TCTCCAAAAATTCTTTTTCTGATATTAATTTGGTTCCATTTTTCTTTGCAGCTTGAAGCTTAGCACTGTTCCCCAAAGGATCTTCACAAATCAGGTACGATAAACCTTTTCCAACACTAGATTTTACAGAACCCCCGTGCTCAATAATCATTGCTTGCATTTTTGCCCGTGGCATCGAAAGAGAACCAGTAATACATAAAGACTTACCAGTTAAAATTCCTACAATCTTTCCTTTTATCTTTACGCCCGCAGCTATAATGTTATCAATTCTATCTTTGTTCTCTTTTAACCCATTATAAAACTGCTCTGCTTTGATTAACCCAAAGCCAGTTATGTTCTCAAACTCAGATATGGTCATATTCTGAATCTTATTCAATGAATCATAACCAGCATCAATAATCAATTTGACAGAAGATGTTGCTATTCCTTCAATACATAATCCTCCAAGGAAATTCTCCAAAGAAATCTCGCGGAACTTGTCTAATTCTGTAATAAGATTTACGGCACTCTTATTACCCATTCTGTCTAAAGACTCTATGTCCTCTACTTTAAGTTTATAGATATCAGCAACATCAGAAACTAAACCGGAAGCAATAAGTTTCTTTAGAATAGCTTCTCCCCACTCTAGGATATTAAGTTCACCAATCCATTTGTTAAGTCTGCCGACAACTTGGCCGGGACAAGACTGTTTATTTGTACAAATAAGATATTCTCCCTGACGAATAGTGTTAGACCCACAAGTAGGACATTTAGTAGGAGAATCTGCAATTGTTCCTGTTGATTTGACAACAGATTTACAGACCGGGATGACGTCATTCGCACGAGAAATAACAGCTTCCGCACCAATATCAATTCCAAGATTCTCTACATTAGATACATTATATAGGCTGGCTCTTCTAATTTCTGCACCAAGCAAGAAAATTGGGTCAAATTCGGCAACGGGAGTTATTCTTCCAGTATCACCAACTTGCCATATGATGTTTCTAATGGTTGTTCTTGCTTCAGGAGCCTCGAATTTGAATGCAATTTGGCCTTTTGGCCTGTGATTTTTTTCACCAAGGGCTTTTTGAGTAGCGATATCATTGATTCTTACGACAAGTCCATCAATGTCATAATCTAATAAGGCTCTGATGCTATCCATGTAGTCTCGCCAAAGCTTAGTTGCATCGGTATAATCTCCTACTACTGTCCATTTAGGAGCAGACAGATTAAGGCTCTGAATAAACTCTAGTTGCTCAACCTCTGTGTTAAAGTCTTTTCCCTCAACGGTATAGCAAAGGACACTTAGATGTTCTACTCCTTCTCCAGATATCCTTTTTGCCAATCCAGAGGCTGCATTTCTAGGATTAGCTAGTTCTGGAAAGTATTGTTTCCAATCAGAATGTTTTAAAACAATTTCACCACGAATATATCCTGTAAAAGGAGCGTTTAGTTTTACTGGAACCCCTTTCATTCTTCGGACATTACGTGTAATATCTTCTCCAATTTGTGAATCTCCCCGGGTTGCCCCCTGAACAAATACTCCATCTTTATATTCTAAAGAAATAGATATTCCATCAAGCTTATCTATTACTAATAATTTGCCATCACCACATTCATTATACCACTTTTTTAATTCTTCTGGTAAATTGCATTTGTTAAGGCTTTGCATCGCCTGTTGTAAAACTACTTTTTCCCATTTGCCATCTTTTGGAGGGGGAGCTCCAACCCTAGACAAAGCATCTTTGCATCGAACAAGAAGTTTTTCTTCTTTTTTATTAGTGGGAACTAATTTGTCAGTTAGATGTTTAAGAGTGTCTTTTAAACCATCGTATTCTTGATCAGATACAATCTGATTATGCTTGTTGTAATAAGCGTCATCATATTCATCAATCTTATCTACAAGCTGTTTGACGTCCATTTATGGCTCCGCGATAAATCCAAATTCTAAAGACCCAACTCTAGAACAAAGCGAGGTTATCTTCCGCTCAAGATCTTCTACTTTTTTCTGTAGATTTTTTATTTGATCGTCCTTGTCCATCAAAGAATATTCCAATTGACTTATTCTTTCGTCAATGGTTTTTTCATACTGCGACATCAGATTAACCTATATTTTGTATGCTAATGCTTCTGTTATCATTCCAAGCGTAGCAAAGTCTACCAAATCAGAATTTAACAAGTCTCTAACTGTTTTTACTACAACGGTTGTTCTTTCCGAATCAGCTTCGACTCCACGCACCTGGTCTTTTGTATCAATTAAATGTTGAATATCTTTATCTGATATTGGTGCACAGAACAATTCCTGCTTGTGAATAGAAAAAGTTCCCATTCCTTGTCTATTGCTCATCTGAGATAAGTCTGACGGCTTGATTTCAATACCCGTTTCCTCACGAATTTCGTCAATAATTACCTTCTCAGGGCTATTTTTGGTTGTTGAAGAGCCTCCTGGAAGCTCATATACAAAACCATCCTTAGATGTATTGCCAGGAGAACGGAATTCTCTTACCAAAACAACCCTAGTTTCAAGAAAACTTTTTCCTTGCTCATATAATACAGCCTGAACAACCGGGGTTCTTCTAATAATGAACTCATTAACCTTAATTCTGTTCTCTTCAGGTATAAATACCTTTACATGAATAGCAAATGAGAACAAAAATCCGTTGCCAACCAAGAATGACCATAGAGGCTTGGCATATTTTAATTCATGCCCGGCCTTTTTTTGGACAGAATACCACTCTTTAAAGGCAGAATGGTTCCAAAAAATGGACGGAACCCACATTTCTCCATCATTTCTTGGAGTTGCCGGGGTTCTATCAATAGCTTCTTTACAAGCGTCCTCCAAAGATGAATGAACCTTAATTTTCTTTTCTTTTGCTGTCCAATCAAGATAATTCATCTTTGGAGCATCATCCGGTCTGCCATAAACAACCCGGCCAGAACTACAATACAAACCAAACTCTACGTTGGTTGTAAATGCAGGCATATCTTGAAGCTCTCTTGGTACCCAAAAGAGAATTATATCAGCAGATTGCATTGCAAGACGTTCCCATTTGATTTGATCGTCTGCACTGAAATCCTTTCCCTCGGGCCCGTCTTCATACTCAGGAACATATACTGTTCCGTCGTACCCCAGCTTTTCCAGCAAAGCTAACGCCTCGGGACGCCAAGATTTTACATTGGGATCCCTCGGAGTTGGGCCGGCCAGAAATAGGCTTCTAGATATAGAAGTCGGGAAGGAACTGCAAGAATACCTAATATCCATTTATTTCACCATTTGTCGTCATCATCATATCCGTTATCATGACAACTATAACCGTCATCATCATAATCATCATCATCTTCGTCTTCTTCGTCTTCCTCATCATAGTCTGCGGAAGCTCCATATAGAGGAGACTCTTTATACTCTGCTTTGATCTCTTCCAGCACAGTAAATGCACACACTCTCATTTTTGCTTGATTATAATCTGTTGGGACGGCAACAACGTCTTTTGGATTTACTTTAACAGCAACCAACCGCCCACTACCAGAATGGTAAAAATTACAAGCATATTCGTAATTAGCAACGTGAAGACCATAAGAACATGTTTGAGTAGGGTCTTCATTTACCCTGTTCCTAGGCATAGAAACTTCAGCACCAATACTGTTATCAACTTTATTGGTGTAAAAGTCTTTAAAATTATCACTAACTCTACGATATGCTAGAAAACATCCATCGACAGTAAGAGGATGATTGTTCTTTTCCAAGAAATCATGTAGTTGTTGAACGCTACGATAGGATGGGTTTAGATTAAGATTAGCCCAGAACCTAAGCAAAGGCTCTACCGGAAGGTTGTTCTTGGCAAAATCAAGAATTCTCATTGAGAGAGAATATGGCAAAGCCTCGTCGCCAACATATACCACATCCCCTTTTACAGTAAAGGTTGAACTAAACTTATCTGAAATTGGTTTGGTGGGAGTCAGTAAATCAGGAATGATTTCCCAATTTTTATCTGCAATTGCTTTAACCACTTCAGCAAATAACTTATCTGTGGTTAGAACCGAACGAGGTTGCCCATCTGGGCAAGTAATAGTAATCTGCTTGTCGGTCTTGATGAAAGGAAGTCCAGTTTTTTGCCAATCAGTATTCATTTTCTTCTCCGTCTGTTGTTGCAATGTAGCCATTCGCCGACTGTCTGTCAAGCTCGGCATCAATCAAACACACATATTTTAATATAGCTTCAAATTGATGGTCTATATCAATCGAAATCATTTTTAATATAGGGTATAATTCGTTTATTTTATCTTTTAAAGCAAATAGTGGTAGGTTTTCCTTGTCTTTACATGATACATCTATTCCAGCAATTTTCATTAATTTTAATAATTGTTCATATTTTTTATTGTTTTCATATATTTGTTTTGATAATTTAACATATTCGTATAACGCCCCTTCACAATGAACGGAGGTTATTTTTTCTATTTTTTTTATTAGAAAATGGCTATAATAATGAGTGTTGAAATTGTCTAAATATCCAGCACCGATTTGTTCAGAAAATTCTATTAGTTGCTCAGATGTTAGATTGTTTTCTACTAGTTTAGAATCTATTTCATTTTTAATATAATCTTTTAATTGGATCCAGCCTGTTCCAATATCGTTTTTATCTTTTTGTCTAATTGCAAATACTTTAATATCTTTGAAATATTCAATTAGGAACAACATGTTTTCATATGAAATATCTTTTTCACCAGAAGTAATAACATTGTTTTGGCCAGAGGTAATAACGTATATTCCATTACCTTGTTCAACATCAATCTCAGCAGGCTGCCAATAATGATCACATTTCCTGCCACCTTGATATGTTAGATTAAACACAAAAGCTTTAGCCAAACTTCGACCACTAGTAGTTCTATTTCTTTTTTGTTTAATTTTCTTCGGAGCATCAATTGATGATAGTAAAATTGGGTTTAAAATGTTTAAATCGAAATTATTATGCTTTTCAAATGATTTTAATCCCTGCTCGACGTCTAATTTAGAAAATGTAATAACTTGAACTAAATTGTTGTCATGTGGATTATATCCATTTAACTCCATAAAATATTCTATTCGACTTCTGGCAATACTAGAGTCGCTAAGATCATTAATAATGATTTGCATTATAGTATTAATAGTAGAGCCTTCTCTACTTGACACTTGTTTTTTATATTGTCTATTATTTCTAGCCCAAAATGCCTCGACATGATATTTTACATCATCTTCTTTTATCGCAGGATATTCAATTTTCAAGTTATGTTTTACTTTGATTCCATTCCATTCTGGAATATAATCATCAGGTAAAGCAAATTGAAAATTTCTTTCAATTTCTATATTGTTTTTTACTGCCTCAATATAAGACGGGGCATTGCCAATTTTATCTATAGCAAGCGCTTTGACCTCAGATAAAATTTGATCTAATCGTGTATTTATTATCTTCTGAGTTTTGGTATCATATTGCAACTCTTCCCTGTTTGCCGAAAGAGTCATCTCTCCATTATTAACAAAGAACTCAGACTGTCTAACAACTTCTCTTTTTAGAGAAATATTTTCCCCAGATAAAAATATGTTATCTGGATTTAAAGGATAGGCAATTCCGTCAATAATTGCCAAAGATCTTCTGTTATAATAACCCGAATATTTGCACAATCTATATTCTTTGGTTTCAAAGAAAGACTGTAGTTTATCTGGCCAGTGGGGAACGCCATTTCCTTTTAGGATGGGAAGAACGTTCCAATATTGGCACACCTCTACTGTTGCTTGGGCGAATTTTTTCCAATCATCCGGAGCAACAACTAATGAAATTTCTGTTCCAGTTTCTTCGTCTGTTGGGGACTCTGCTATGAGTCGCATTTTCCCAGTAGATGAAGCATCTATATAAGCAATATAAATTCTTTTTACATTAGAGCCGTCTTGACAAGGGTTCTTTGTAGTTGTAGTAATACTGAATTGATCAGAATAGGCAAAAGGAGTCTTGGCGCCTAGACCAAAACCACCAGTTTGAAAATCATCATCATTTTTAGTGCTTATTCCATAACGAATAAACACGCCGGCCATTCTTTGATGAGAAATGCCTGGGCCATAATCTTTAACAACATAATGCTCATCAAAAGCATTTGGTATATGAATTTCAATTGGCCTATCTGGTGTTCCAATTTCTCTATGAGCATCCCTTGCATTGCAGGAGATCTCTCTTGCAATAGCTTTAATTGGATTAGAATACATTGAATTGCGAAGGATAACCATAATCCTTCCAATGTTTCCAATTTGGAACTCTTCCTCATAAAGGCAGGCCCCGCCAGTTTCAACACTTGGTTTATAATCCTCGATCCTCATGCGGACAAGGTAAGCACTCCCGCTCGGTCTGTCAATGGCCAGAGTTTAATCTACATATCTATATCTAGAACGCCAATTTATCCATAATAATCCGTGTCCCCATATCTATTTTTTAACTGATCAATAACAACATAACACACAGGCGGGTTTAACTTTGCCAATTTTTTATTTTCTTTATGCGTCCTATACTGTTTTAAAGCCTGCTCTTTTGTTTTAAATATCCAACAATGTATTGTGCCATAGTATAATTCCGGGTTGCCATTTGTTGTATCTAAACAAACCCAACACATTGTTCCAATTAATTTTTTATTATATTTTGAAACAAGAAACGGATTATTTGTTTGTTCTAATATAGAATCGATAGATCTATGTGCAGTATAATAATTGTTATTTGTTTCCCCGTCAACCCAAAAAATTTCCGGAAGAGCCATTGGATAATAGTTCATTTTCTCTAATGGTTTCGTATTTAACTTTAACATTATCTCATCTTTATTGAATAGGCCTTGTTGCCTTTATAGAACATTGTTTGAACACCACACGAGAATAACCTCATATCTCCGTCCAGAACATCATCCTCGACTTCTTTTGCCTGATTATTATTTCTCTGTGCTGGAAACAATACTAACTTATCGTCCTCGTTTAGATGAGCACAAATCCCATTGTCAAGTACAGTAAAGTTTATACCAGAATAGTTAACGTCTTTATATTCTTTAATATCATATCCGTCATATGCAGAGGCCAGCCTTATTATATATTTATTGTATTTGCCGCCTTTGTTTGTGATAACCATTAATACTTTTCTTTCAAATTTGGCATCAATAATCTTTTGCCCATCAAGTTCTTTTATATTTAATTGGTAATGTTTACCACTATCAGGAAAGAAAGACACATATGTCGAACCAAGAAGGTTTTGTATTACACATCCGTCAAATAATTTTGAACCATAAGGCAATACATTAGCAACTTGAGACGAACCTGCAATTATATTATTCCCAATATCGGTTAGGTTAAGCTCATATATTGCATTGTTGCTTTTTATATATAATCTATTATCATATTTCATTATTTCAGACGCACTTAATATTGTTGGAACATCTGTTTTATTTGTAAGATTTTTTAGTTTAAGTAATCCATTGTCTATATTAGCAGCAATAATAGTATTTCTTCCAGGCAAACATATAATTTTAGAATCCAATGGTGCAGGATAGGTTTTTCCATTAATAATAGCACCATTGGTTGTTAAAACCGCTTTGGTTGGACTCCAGATTATATCAATAATATCTGAATTAAAACTGTCCAATTCAACTATTTCAAATAGATTGCTGCCATTAACAGTTTTAACAACAATGGCCACATTAGCCACAGAGAAAGGATCGTTTGGTGGGGCCTCTCTTTTACCATCCTTTAGAACCCCTTTAAACCAATTCAGATAAGCTTCTGGGATTACGGTGAGGGGGTAGCATACCGCCGGCAAAGATACGTTAGAATCGAAAATAGACACGTTCCTGTCCATTCTTTCTTCCCAGGAACCAATCGTAGGATGTTTTCCTTTATAAGGATGAATCCCAACAAATAGGTTAAATGAAATGATAGCAAAAGAAAACCAATCAGAACCTGTTGTCCATTTATTATTTTTAACCTGTCTGTCTCTAATGTTTTCCATAATTGCTGTGGCCGGAAAACTCTTTGTTTGATAAGAGTCTACATCAATTCCATACAATTTTGTTGCATCTTCTGTTATTAAATAATTAAGCTCATTTAAATCAACAATAAGAATATTGTTTTTATGACAAAAAGAAACTATATTTTGTAATTTTCTAACTAATTCTAATATTGTTTGTTCAGATATATTATTTCTTTTCCTATAAGTTCTAGTAAAAGCTTTACATAAGGCTACAGTATCTTTCACATAGCGCATAGTGTAGCCAACATTATGGCCTTTTGAATCTAGAAGAATATTATCTGGTTTTATGATAATACTTCCCGGGGAAGGTTCGTGGGTCAGAACAGAAAGTTCTTGTATTTTCCCTAAAGGAATAGCTTTTTTATGATCTAGGTAGACCTTGTAAGCTATTCCATTACGAACAAAAACTTGACCTTCGCCACCTTGGGCTAGAAGATCTTGTTGGGTTAGATTAATTTCACCCTGCCCTTGAACAACAAGTTTCATTTTTCAGTATTTCCTTTTCACTTTCCTCAATAATCTTTTCCCATTCGGGAAGCATTTCTTCATTATATTCTTGCTCAGCTACCCTAATTTTCTTGGCAACATTCTTATTTCTGCTATATATTCTATACAAAAGACAAAACATTATTAATGTTTGTACCAAAGCAATTATTGCTAAAAACATTATATTGATCAAAAACAATACGACCGTTGCTAGAATTAGCAATAAAGCTATTGATATGTTAATATACTTTAATATATTAAGTTTTTTATTTAATTGGTTTAGCCTATTTATTTTTTGTTTGGCCGATTCTCGTTTGCATATAAAGTTCCAATCTTTTCTGTAATAAGTTATTTGTTCATCACAATTCTCACACGATACATAAAAAAGATCACTATATTCATTATATGTCCAAGACAATTTATAAACTTTACACTTTTTACTACAATTACAAAACGGTTTATTTAAAACAAAAACCAATTTATAATTATCACTAGAAGTTTTGTCATCTATTATTTTTACATCATTTTTGTTAATATAAATGTTTTTTAAACAACTTTTACATTTTAAACAGAAAGAATCTTTTAAAGAATAGTTTGCGTGTCTATTAGGAATCCAAACTACTAAGCTTTGTTGTTCTTTTGAACAATCACAAAAATTATAAGGAATATTGAAATGTAATGTTAATGGAACATTGGTCATTTTGCAACTACCATTTCTGTCTCATAACAATTTTCCAGCTCTTCTAACATTGGTTCATCATCTATTTTGATTCTAATATTTTTATTATACTCTTCAATAATTTTATCATATTGTTGCACCAATAGTTCGTTTAATTTTAATTCATTTTTGGCAATATTTTCTAAACAGAACCTGTATTTTGCATAATAAACATAGTATAAAATAACAACTAGTGTTGTAAGAAATACTACTCCTATTGGAATTGTGTATAAACTAATAAACAAAGGAGGAATTGATAAAAGGAAAAAAAATATGCATAAAACAAACGCATCTATCATTGTGGATTTTTTATCTTTTTTATTCTTCTCAAGTTTGTTTTTGATATCTTCAATCTCTTTCTCTAACTTATCTTCAGTTTTAGTTTCTTTTTTATCATCTTCTTTATTTAAATTTGTTTCTTTTGTTATTATAAAGTCCGCAAAAGTATTATTATATGCTCTTTTTACTATTAGACCCCGGTTTTTAAAATATTCTTCTGTTTCTTCGGAAGCAATGCCATTATAAAAATATGATAACTCTCCTAATTTAATAGATTTAACAATACCATTTTCAATTTTCTCTATTTGTTTCTCTACAGTTTCGCTATATGCTGACATTTTGATTCCTCATATTGCTCTTGATCTGATTCGGCAATAATTTTATCCCATTCAGGTTCCATAATTTTATTATATTCATCCTCTGCTATTCTAACTTTCTTTTTATTTGGTTTATAAAAAAGAAAATATCCAATGACAGATGTAAACAATGTTGCAACAACAAAAGCTACAACGCTTGCTGGTATAGATAAAACAAAAAACATAGACGTTAGAATTGCATATGTTAATATAAAATATCCTGGTATAACATATAATTTATTAATTCTAAATTCATTTTTAGCAACAGCTAGCTTGTCTTCTGGAGATAAAGAAAAACAACTGCCATCAAGACATTTGGTTAAATAATTTGTTTCATTATATTTAATATCTTTATCAAAAAAAAGATTATTTACTTTATCAATAAGTTTTTTTAACCAATTCGTTTCTTCATATTTGAGAGATTTAAGAGCTTCATCAAGCTGTTTTTCCACTTCTTCGTGTGGAATTAATTTAGGTCTATTATTTAGATCATACCGGAACATGTTTTCTATAGCGTCATGTGGTTCTAATTGTTTTAGAGAAAGATTGTTGCTCAAACGAATTTTTTCTAAAGATTTAATCATAGCAGACTCTTCATGGTCTGACATAATTAAATCAATAATCAAACGTTCCTCTTCTTGAGCTGTCATAATATGGCGTTTCGTTTCTTGTGTTGTTATTTTTGGTTGAATAGAAGAATCTATCTTCAATACTTTATTGCGTTTTCTTTCTACCTCTTCAAGAGAAATAAAAAGCGTCGGAGGAGGCGGAAGCATTCCCATATTATTTCCTATATATTTCTTTTCAAGTCGGCCTGAACAATTTTTACATACTACATTGCAACCGGAATTATAACTCTTCTAATTCTTCTTCCATTCCGGAACTAAGAATAGGCCATCTGCACCAACTCCTAGGATCTAAATTCTCATCATCAAAATGGAAGCTTGGAGCGTACCTTTCTCGTTTCCATTGATTCCGACTCCATAGTCTGAAGAACTTCTTAATCCACTCTTTTAATTTTTCATCTTCTGTTCCAGGAAATTCATTCATCGCTCTAAAATAATCAAAACATTCTTTGGGAGAAAGCTTATCTCGAATTGCTTTTTCCTCAATTGCTTCCAATGCCCAATATGGCATTAAATCATCTTCGTCTATTTGATTCTGATCTAATGGACGAAGCTCAGCACTTGGACAAAGGTTTTTATAAAACTCTAAAGGTCTTGAATATTCTTTTTTGGACAAATAATCAAGCCAAGAAAGAACAAACTCTTTATCAATCCCGGCAATAGGAGCTAATCCTCCACAAGTATCGCCATCCATTGTTGCATATCCAACAGCTGCTTCGCTTCTATTGCTTGTGGTCAACAATAAAGCGTTTTTGATATTGGCCAACAACCATACGCTTGGAACCCTTACTCTAGCTTGAATATTCTGTAAAGCAACGTCATCCTTCTCCCAAACTAATTCTCTGCCAATCATTTCTTCAATTTTGAACAAATAATCATTTATAACATTATCAACATAAATCAAATAAAATTTAGCCCCCAGTTCGGCAGATAATTTTCTAGCAGAATGTAAAGTTTCTAAATCATTATTTTTTGTTTTTTGATATACACAAGTTAATATTTTTTCCAAAATATTTTTTTTATTTGTTCCATATTTTATCCCAAAGTAATTAAATATTGCTTCTGGATTTTCACACATAACATTTTCAACCATTTTGTGAACCATAATAGCCACAGCGCTGCTATCCGCTCCTCCACTTAATGAAAGCACAAATCCATTAGACTTGCTTTTTCTCATATAATCCCACAAAGCAAGCGAAGACGCAGCACTGAATTCTTCAAACTTATTCAAAGAGATCTGTGCGACAAACTTGTTTTCATTATCAAAAGTGGCTTGTGGAAATTTAACAGAGGCAGTTTTAGAATTAATGCAATCTTCTGGACGATACATTCCATTTGCACACTGTGCCGTTCTTGTCTGGTCAATGTCAACAATAGCTGTAGATAAATAATGATCTTTAAAAGAAAACCTTTTCCCACATGACAACAGATTTCCATTGCTAGCAATGATCGTATCTCCGTCATAGATGATTCTGCCAGCTTCATTGCCTAACAAATTAGCATAAATATAAGTACAGCGAAATGCTCTAGACCCCTCTAGAACAAATCGCTCTCTTATTTCGGATTTTCCAAATGCAAAATGGCTTGCACTAGGATTCAGAATGATATCCACACCATGAGAAGCTAACTTGATTCCCGGTCTATCAGCAACCCAGGCATCTTCACATATTTCAAACCCAATTTTAATTCCATCAATGTCTAAAATAGAATCGCCAATATAACAGCCTTTAACCATAGAAGAACAACCGTCCTTCCACGGTTTAAACCAACGGGATTCATAATGAATTCCATCGGATGCCAGGTTTTTCTTAGCGGCAATATAAAGAACTTTACTAATAGCAAATTCTTTTTTCCCAATAACCGCAGAACAATTATACAAAGCATTATTCCATCGGACAGGTAAACCAACCGAAAAAATAACACCAGTATCTAATCGTTCTAGTCTTTCAAGAACTTCCCAGGCTTTTTCAGCCACATGATTGGATAAAAAAACATCTTCACAACCATATCCTGTGATGCAAAGCTCAGGAAGGCACAATAAACCAACCCCTCTTGCTTCAGCTTCTTTAATTGCCGCAACAATACGGTTATAATTCCCCTCCCAATCAAGGGGAATTTGGTTTACAGAGGCGGCTCCGACCTTAATTAGTCTCATGCGACCAGTATAACCACCATGCCAGCCGTGTCAAGGGGCCGCCCATAGTTGTTATTATTCAATAATCTTTCATTTCTTTATCTGTTGCATCCACCAGGCCCTGGACCGGTCCATTATTGCTTTGGCAACCTGTTTCCACTGTAAACCTGATTCCTCTAGCTCGGCAACGCTCTCCCTCTGCACATCCTGGCCGAATTCTTTTAGAAATTGACCAATATTTTTCATGTCAATTCCCCCAACCTTCTGTGCAATCTGTTCTAATCTATTATCTGTACAAAACAACTCAACAAATTCGTTGATAGTAGAGACAAATTCTGGATTAATCTGTGCTGGTTGCTTTGAATTAACTACTTTATGTGCCTCTCCTTTGGCTTTAAATACCAAATCTGTATAATCTTGTTTGCTGATTAAAGTTTTGCCATCTAGAATAGGATACATTACAACCCCTTCCCCTATTCCTTCTATTCCAAATGTTTCTTTTACCCAAGGATCACATTTCTCCACATCGGCTACCATTTGGTTGATAACTTCTGTTGACTTTTTTAATTGATCCTCATCAAAATAGTCTAACTCAATTTCGTTCCCATACCAAGGAATGATATAAACATCAGGCTCATTGTGTGGGCCAATGATTTTGGCAATTTCTGCCGGATCTGTTTCTAAATATCCATCAATGGAACCAATTTGAATAGCAAAGATGGCCATAATCCGTTTATCAATCTTTGAAATGGCACATCTTTTTTGAATGGATTGTCCACAAAACTCTCCAAAAATAACCAAATGATCTTTAATGCCCAAGCTATCTGCGTTCTTTCTAACATTAAGAAAAAAGTTATATTTAGCTACTGTCCAGGCAGCTGACCCCATGTTGTCTTCTTTGACACTGATGACTCTAGCATGACTTTGAGGGATAACTTTCAAACCATCATAATCAGATGGAGTCAGTTGAATACCAATATTCGTACCGTCAGCTTTGCATTTTGCCCGGTAAATGACCTTTCTTTCAAGCCCTTGTTTTTGCAAATCTCTTCGTACATTAAATAGGGACTCGATATGTGGCCAAGCAATTAAACTACCGGCAGCCGGTTCTGGCTTGCAATATTCTTCTGACAAATCCGTTCCTTCTGAAGCTCCAGTTTTGCCTAATGCCATTCCATAAGAAGGGATATTTCTAATTTTATGTGTTCTAATCGCCGTTCCATCTTTTAGTATAGATCCTGCCAAAACGATGGTGGCAATATCCCCAACCTCATATACGTTTTCTAGATTTGCTACAATCTGAATTGGATCTGTTTTTTGAGGACAAACGAATTGGTATAGTTTTAAAGCATCGGCATTAGGATGCTTTTCGGCTTTAATACAACGCATTGCTATTGCTGTCATTTTATTCTCCTAAATATATTCCTGCCACTGAAACATCATCGTAGTTTTCCCAGCCCAACTTTGGCATATCTTTTATAAATCTTTTTACTCTCCTCTTTATAAACTCTCCTTGATATCCTTTGAATGCCAATAGTTCTTTTAATACCTCATGATATGTTATCGGAACATTACCTTTGCTACTGTCCGATACTACTTTTTTGGTAAAAGACTTTACTCCATCAGACATCAATAGTATTGCTTTATAAGCAAGTCTGTCAACATAAAAATATTGAAAACGTTCTTTTTGTTCTGTAATTGTTCCATCTTTGGTACTGCTGATAATAGCTTTGGTACCATATTTTTCTATATATTTATCTTCCCTTTCTTTATTTAAAGAATAAGAAAGATACCACGGGGCTCCTGATGGATATTCTATATCTATAATATCTAGAGAATCATCATTGTTAATAAAACCCAATACCCCGTCTCCAATAACTTGAATCCAAACAAGTATATCATCGGATATCACGGACAACAACGTAGCATCTAAACAGTCCGTGTCAACTCCCGGAAAACAAGAACATATACGCGCCGCATTATCAATAAACTTTTTGTCAAATAGGTTTTCGTGAGTTGTTGCTATTCTTTCCTCGGCAGAACATACTAGAATCCTTGCTCCAATATCTGTATGTTCCGAGCTGGAACATCCATCCGAAATAATTGCATATGATGCTCCCATGTTTGTTCTGCCACATCTAGAATAATCCTCACATACATTGTGAGACTTACCAGTAAAGAAAAAACAATCTGAATGCATATTGCCCCTAATAATAATTGAACCCGCCAATTAAACGGGTTCAATTATTCAAATATATAAACGTCTATTCCGCAGATTCTAAATCTTGGTTCCGTATTCTCTTTTTTGTAATTATAGAAAAAGAAATAACGTTTCCAAGAACGGTTCCACTCCTTTGGATTAGTATAACCAATCCAAAGGTTATTGGAAATAAACCACATTATTGATTGGCCAGTTTTTGGCATATCAAATCGTCAACGAACCATTAATGTTAATAACCTGTGATGGTCCGCCAGTTCCAAGACTTTGGCTCTGCGAAGAAATACTCTTGGAAATAAACTTGTTTAACTTAGCTAACGTAGATGCTGAAGCGTCATTTAGCTTAACAAGCTGATCAAACTTACCTTCCTTCTCAAGCTTATCAAGATAAGTAGGGCTAATGCTAGACGAATTTACTGCAACAAGTATGGTAAGAATGGATTCTAAAGCCTCTTCTTTAACACAAGAATCCTTTGCGTTTCCCACTCCTTGAGATCCAAACTTGGATACATTGTCCTCACCGTCCGTAATTACAATTACAATACCGTTAACATCAACGTCATTGGCATTTAATTGCTTGGCATAGTTTTTAATACCCTCAACTGCATCAATTGAAGCATCAAAACAAGCCGTGCTTCCACCACAGGACAGGACTCCAGAATAATCATTGATCTGACAGTTTTCCAACAGTTTAAATCCATGAACTTCTTCTGGGGTATTGGCAAATTTAATTACCCTAACCATAAGGTTGTCTGCTCTAGGAGAATACTGAAGCGCTTTAATTGCTTCCTTGGTACACTTCTCCAGCTCTGATTGAAAAGATGCAACAGAACCACTTACATCAACAACAATTGTTGCTAAAGTATATTCGGATGCCCCAAGCTGGTCCATCCGAACACCAGAGAATCCGAAATGGCCAACGTTGGCATTTTCTTCCATTGTATTGTCATTTAATCGAGGCATTGTATTATTCCTTTTACTTCAATTCTTCTTGTTCTTCATCTGTTAAAAACGATTCGTTAGCATCAGCATCATTTGTTAATCTCATTCGAGACATTCCACGGCTCAAATTAGTATAAACCGCTTTTGTTCCAACACGGTTGGCAGAATAATTATATGCATTTTGCGGAGCTATACCTAAAGAAGTGGCTTGTGCTGATTGAAAATCAGGATCCCCTCCTCCAAGGAACACAAATGACCACTGGTATTTGTCGGTCTGATGGTGCACCATCTCTTCCACTTTTTCTGCAAGGAATTCCTGCGAAGAATTCTCCTGCCCATCTGTAATAATTAAAAATACTACTTTTCCTGGTCGTTTATCTTCCTCTGTATTTGCTAGCCTTTCGCCAACAGTATTAATTGTCTTCCCAACCGCATCTAACAAAGCAGTCATTCCTCTCGGAACATATGTTGTTGTGTCCAACGGCTTTACATCATTGATGTCTACACCGTTGTAATCAATTTGATACTGATCATCAAATTGAACCAATGTTAAGATTGCTTTGCCTTCCAATTTTTGCTGTTCAGTTAAGAAATTATTGAAACCGCCAATGGTTTCATTAACCAGACATGACATAGAACCAGAACGATCTATGATTGCTACAATTTCTGTTAGATTTTTATCTGTCATTTGTATTACCTCAAAAACTTATCTGTGGTTGAAAGCTGCATTCCTTTGGAAACCATCTCTTTGATGAAATCCTCCTGGAGTTTTTCAAAACCAGGAACTGGACTTGTTGCATCTGTTAGAAGAACAAGCTTCTTAATGTAAGAAGCATCATTGAACTGTGTTGCTAGGTCGCGAATACTATTAGCAAGACAATGTGATCCTGCTTCGCCAGCAACAACAATCAAATCGGCAGTCATTAGTGTTTGAACTAATGCTGTATTAACCTGTGTTGACGGATCTTTGGGATCAGGAACGTCAGCCTGGAAGATTGAGTAATGCTCAGTCTTGATGTTGCTCCCTTTGGTGACGTAATCGACTACAGCGAATTCCTCTTCCCATTTACAAAGAGCATCAAACAAAACTGGAACAACAGTGTGTCCACGGCTAGAAATGAGGCAGTGAGCTGGCCATACACATAATGGGTACCTGCCATTCTTTTCCAATTGCTTTACATAATCCAAAGAGTGTCTTTGGAAACTAGGTTGTGTCGCCATCCATCGACCAGATTCTACATCACTAACCGAGATAACTGTGAACGGACTTGGATGATCTCCGTTGCTGTTTCTCCACCAAATTGGATGAGCAATATGAACAGGATGATGACTGTCTAAAGTGATATGGATATCGTCTAATTTAGACGAACATCGTAGAACGAAATCTGTAAGCCTTGCCATGTCATCATCGGCACCTGGAACAAACAAAGCTCCACTGGGTTCCGAAAAATCAATTTGCGGATCAATTACGAAGAGATGAACTTTCATTTCATTATTCCTTTTTTCTCTAGTGTCCAGAACATCATAGTCATCCGGGCCCGTTCTGTCAAGCTCCGGATGGCCAGGAATACTTTTGTATTATTTTAGGAGGAAGATATGGGCATTATTCAAACAATTAAATCAACAATCGTGAAACCAACAATTAAAATTGGAGGATGGCTTCCAGATCCTGCCAATAAAATATATTGGAAATTTGATAAATCTATTCTTTCTTTAATAGAAAGCAAAATACAATATAAAAGTGGTCAAAATGTTGATCTTCGTCCATATTCAAGTCCTCGACATAATCAAGGATCTACATCAAGTTGTGTTGGAAACGGTTTAATAAAAGCTCTTGAAATAAAAAGAATTATTCAACACGGTCATTCAGCTCATGTTGATTTATCTAGATCTTTTTTATATTACTACGCTAGGGCTAGAAAAAATCCACCCATGACAAATGAAGATTCGGGTTGCTACATATATATTGCATGTGATGTAATGAGAAATATTGGAGTGTGCTCAGAAAGCCTACATCCTTTTTCAACAAAAACAATAAACAAATGTCCATCTCAAATGGCAGCAAGAGAATGCAGATTAAACAGAATCAAATCTCATTTCAAAATTAAGTCTCAAGGCAATGAAAGATTAGATGATATTATTTTTAATCTACAGGCTGGAAATCCTGTTGTATTTGGAACAACTGTTGGTCAAGATTGGATAGATTATAAAGGTGGAACCTTGGGTGTTGAAACAAGGCCTATTGGTGGCCATGCGCTTACTGTTGTCGGACATATAAACGGTCTGTTTATAATTGAAAATAGCTGGGGAGGAGGATCTTCTTGGGGGGAAGACGGTTTTGCATATGTTAAACCAGAAGTATTAACACATCCATCAACTAGAGATCTTTGGGTAATTGTAGATGGTTCTGAAGCTTGGACGGAGAAGAAATGAAAAACATATTAACAATAATTCTTAGTGCTTTTATAATTGGATGCGCTTCATGTAGTGGCGGGAATGACGATCCTAAACCATATATAGATATAGTTGATGATCTAGAAGACTGTGAGCCGGCTTGTTTTAATGCCGGACAGCTAGATTGCCCAGAGGGAGAAGATTTAGTATATCCTGGAACCACATGTATTGGTGATGGAGATTGTGTTGATGGAGAATGTATTAATGGACAATGCACAGAAACATGTGAAAAACTTTGTGAAGAATTTGTTCATGAAGGGATTAGACAAGGATTAGAATGCTGGATAACAATGACCGCTTGTGAAGAAATTGAATCCGTTTGCAAAGGTTAATACCTTCCATGATATGAAGCTCCGGGAGTTTTATGATCTCCTATAGTGGTTGGTCTTTCGCTACGGTTGGAATTTTCCCAATTTTCGTTTATTATTTTCCATCTCATTTCAATTAGAGCACGCAGCTCTAAACAAAAACTCTCTGTTGCTGATAATGCTAAACTTAGGTTGTGTAGCAAATCTGGTTCGATCTGATCTATAAAATCTTTATAATTTTGTGAATCACTAAGTTTAGACAAATCATTGATTATTTGGGGAATATTAGTCCATGTATTCCATTTGCGGGTATATTCCAAACAACCTTCTTTATTTTCAAATGCCTCTTTAAGCCTACTGTTTACATCTGGTTTAACTTTTTCTAAAGCTTTTTCTAATTCTTTGTAAATTAACGCCTTGTCTTCAACTGACCAATTACTAGAATTTTTCATAACAAAACCAATATGCTGAACAAAATCTAAAGCCCCGCTTCCATTTTCAGCACAATATTTATTTACAATTCTTTTTAACTCTGTTTCTAACTCTTTTATATTCATTTTATTTTCCATTTAAATTGTATGTGTTATCCAATTATATCTATTATAGAAAGCTCTTCATCTGATGCTTCTTTGAAGAAAAGCATGTCATCTTCGTCTACAATCATAGATAGCCCCAATTTATTATCAGACTTGCAATAATACCCATTCTCGTATCTTAAATTATGCTTAGACTTACAATAATATCCTTTCTCGTATTTTAAATACGAAGACTCACCCTTCTCTATAGAGGTCAATTGCCACAATACATTATTAAAACACTCTCTAAAATATCCACTGAAATATTTTTCACAAATATAATCCTTTCTTTCATCGTCAAGAATATATTTCTTTTGTAATGTTTGCATTATTCGATTATATCTTTTATTATTTTACAAGTTTTACATAAATCTTTCATTTTAACAAACGAAAAGAAAACACATTCTATATAATCTATAGACACATAGGTATCAGTATCAGATTTAAATTCAATATATTTTCTACAACATGAGGAACAGGCAGTATAATACAATACAAAATCTGTGTCAAATAATATGTTAAAAAATACCCTAGCTAATAAAAGCATCGGAAAAATTACTAATATTATAATTAAAAGAACGTTAATTACATAAAATATAATATTCATTTGTTATTCGATTATATCTTTTATTTTAACACATTCAAAACACAAATCTTCATTATTTAATTTTCTGGAAAACTTCCTACAAGAAGAGCACCTGAATGTTAAAAAGTTTTTAATATATTCTATTATATTTATTTCCTGTTTTCCTTTACAATATCTGCAAGTTTTAAACTTGAGAGGAGTTGACTTGAAAGAACTATACGCAATTCCTTGAAGACAAAAAGGACAAATTCCGTTAAGATAATAAAATATAGATAGAATAGTACAATTAATCATCTAAATCTTTTTCTTCTAAATCATCATCGTCATCCTCATCCTCAGAATACTTCCCAACAAATGAGTTCATATCATCAATATATTTAACAACCTCATCAAACGAGGTATACTTCAATTGAATAAGAACTTCTTTCAACCAAGCCCCGGTCATTTTTTCTGATTTCTCTGCAATAATATTTAACAAATCATCTTCTATATTTACATTAAATATCTTTGCATATCCTTTAAGTATATCTAATCTTTCATTTTGATCGGGAAGATTAAATCTAACAATAGTATCTATCCTTCCAGGACGAAGAAAAGACTCTTCCATTTCTTCTGTCTTATTTGCTGTTAAAATAATAGAAACATTTGAATTGGTTTGTTTAATATGATCTAGAGTTGTAAGAAGCTCTGGTATTTTATAACTATGAGCCTTATCAACATCGTCTACAATAATAAAATTGGGAGACAGCACATCAAATAAGAACCTAAGATTCGTTTCCGAAGTATTATGAAGCATATTAGCTCCCATTCTGATAATCTTTCCACCAGATTCTGTAGCAAATCTTAAAGCCAAAGTGGTTTTGCCGGTTCCTGGTTTGCCCAGGAACAAATAGGTTCTAGATATATTGTCAAGAACAATCCTGCCATGCTTTTCTTTAAGTTCTTTTAGCCTTTCTGAGGCTCCTCCAAAAGCAGGAGGGTTAGGATAAGGGAAAGTTGAATAGCCGTATTCTTCGCCTCCAATGCTTGGGATTGAGCATACCTCAATCCTACCATCGTTCTTGTCCCAAATCATCTGGGACAGTTTCTTAAAATCAACACCTTTCGAATGGAAAAATACATCCCTGTAAATATATTCCCCGGCAAGATCTACCTCAACCAGAATAAAATCACCAATATCTTTATGTTTCAAAACAAGAATAGACTGATGATCTTCAATAGGATCTCTGTCTACAACATCAAATACATCTAACATTCCGGTGGAAACAAACATATTAACAAAATGTTTATTGTTTTTAAATACGGCATCGTATTTATTGCAAATAATCTGCATCTTACTTCTTTTGTCTCCCATAGACATAATTTTATTAATTATATTAGCAACTTTAATGCCTCCAGTAAATATATTATCTTGTTTATTAGGAAGGCTGGTAGATATTTCCGAGGCCACATTGAGTAAAGTAAAAGCATTAGATTTCAAATAAAACCAAGCCTTTTTTGTCAACGAATCATTAGATTGTTTTTTATCACGTTTTGTTGGAGCTTCATTTTTCAATGAAGGATCATATCTGTCATTTTCAATGATAGCACGAACGTCTTCCATTATTTCAATCCATTCTTTACGATTTGTTTGTGTTTCCAATGTTCATCTGTTTGAACATGGTTTTTTCTCACATACTTAGCAATAGATGTTTGGAACTGTTCATCAAAGAAACCTCCCTCGATTCTAATAACCAACCCTTCTCTTTCGTCCCCATAAAAAGATGGCCTCTTAGCCTCTTCAAGAATATAGTTTTCTAATTGTTTCTCGGAAAAGAACCATTTGTTTTTTGCAATAACTGGAACAGTTAATAATCCAAGGCTTTCAGCTATTGTTTCAACTGTAGGCCACATATACCAAGCGGATTCTTTGTCATCATCGTATCTTGCTGCAAAAATCATCAGGTATGCAGGCAATGAATCATAATAAATAGAATGTTGTGCAAATAACCATTCTCCATATATAGAAACATTCTTTGGAAGAATATATTTAATAGAAGCGTGAATTGATTTTAATTGATCAAATGAAGGATGGTTAGGAGAACCCGAATGGCTTCTAGCAAAACAATTATCTTTGGAAAGAAAGACATTAGACCCGTCTAATTTTTCCGTAATTATCAATGGTTTGTTCAGCAGGCACGAGACATTATGCATAATTTTATCATCATTACTTGCTCCTGGGGAGAATGGAAGATGATATGTTCGTGGGTATTTCATTGAATTATATTCCTGATTTTAATGCTGCATTGACGATTATGATTTTTAGTGTCCTGTCCAAAAATCAATGTATAGCGGCGACCCATAATTAGCATAATCACCATAACTATTATTATAGTTGTTATAGCCATTGTTGGCATCATCTAATATTCTTTCAATAGGAGATAATACTTCTATAATATCAGTTTTGTTAGCCAAACGTTTTAAGGCTGTTTGTCGTTTTATATATGTTTTCATATTATTCCTTGTTATTGAATTTATTTGGTCAATAATTATTCTGCTCTATTATACCCATTATCATTAGTTTAACTTCACAATATAATATCTTTAATTATTAATTCGTCTTTTAAAGACTGCAAGTTGAATGATTTGGGGAAAAGGTGGTCATATAATTTAGATTCTTTTATTATAATATCATTTCCTTGTTTATTTTTCAAAATCGGAAACGACTCTGAAAGCAATAAAGCATAATCAATTTTATTTTTCAGAAGTTTTTTCCTAGTATTAGCTCCAAACTCCATCCCTTTTGTGAAAAAAGAAAGATATTTTAATTCTGAATTGAAGATGATATGTTCGTGGGTATTTCATTGAATTATATTCCTGATTTTAATGCTGCATTGACGATTATGATTTTTAGTGTCCTGTCCAAAAATCAATGTATAGCGGCGACCCATAATTAGCATAATCACCATAACTATTATTATAGTTGTTATAGCCATTGTTGGCATCATCTAATATTCTTTCAATAGGAGATAATACTTCTATAATATCAGTTTTGTTAGCCAAACGTTTTAAGGCTGTTTGTCGTTTTATATATGTTTTCATATTATTCCTTGTTATTGAATTTATTTGGTCAATAATTATTCTGCTCTATTATACCCATTATCATTAGTTTAACTTCACAATATAATATCTTTAATTATTAATTCGTCTTTTAAAGACTGCAAGTTGAATGATTTGGGGAAAAGGTGGTCATATAATTTAGATTCTTTTATTATAATATCATTTCCTTTCTGTTGTCCCAACAGATCCTGCCGCTCTATAAGCTGCTAAAACTGTTATATGATTTATAGATTTTTCAGGACACAAAGAAATTCCACGTTTTATATTTGAAAATATATTTGTTGTAATTTTAAATTGTAATGATTTATTTCTATTATTAGGATTAATAGGAAATTCAATAAAACTATCTAAATCTGTTAGACAGGTTTCTTCTGATAATTTCTTTAGTCCCGATTTGTTTAATAAATAAACGGTGTCAAAAATGATTGGAATATATTTAATATAATTATGATCATCTCTAATATAGAGATAGTCAACAGTATATTCACCCATCACTTACTACCACCTCTCCAATTGGAATAGACAAAACCTCTGTGTTCGACGATATCAACACAAGATTTTCCTCAGTAATTTTTAGGAACTCAAACTCATCCCCATTATAAAGAACTTTGATTCCAGGTTTGAAAAATTGATTGCTCAATATCTTCTCTGCATCATACCAGTTGCTTTCAGCAGTAGAAGATCTGTTGTTAATAGATCTTATCTGCCACAATTTGTATGCAAGCTCTCTAACAGATTGTTCCATTAATTAATTGGTCCGTTCTTTTTTGGATCATATCCGGCTGTAGTAGCCTGGCTATTATTCATCATAGCTTCAAACATACTCTTGCTATTATTCATTAGCCTTTCGTTCATTTTAGCCTCTTCTCGATCTAAATCGAGAACACCAGCAATATTGTCAACCAAATTATAAATGCACCACAAAGCAAATAGAGCTTTGTGCTTTGGAGAAAACATAACTGCTCCAACAAGCAGTCCTGTTTTCAACCCATTCTTGAACCATAAATCGCGAATACCAAATGCTTTTTCTAAACCGAAATTAGCAAACAATTTTCTATTCATAAAATGACTTGCTAATGTTTTTGCATTTTTAATCAGGTTATCCTTGTCCATATTTTTTATCTTTCAGTTCATTGAGTATTGAAAAAATGGAGACATATTCGCCACTTTTCTTGTGTTTGAGAACATAATCACCTTCGTCCCCTTTGTCAAGGCAGAACTCACTGATAGAAGGCATATATGGTGCTTTAGGAATAATAAGCTCTTCTGCGTATGTCTGAGGAGAAGGAGATGGATCCGTTGACCTAATTAGTTGAATAGGCACTCGTTTTCCAGAATACATTTCAAATGCTTCGGCAATTAATATATGTTCCTCCGGACTAACATTAACTTGATCGAAGAAATACCTGAGGTATTCTATTTCATTGGCAATAGGTTTGCTCATATAATTATGGAATAATATTCTTAGAAACCTGCCCCTAATGCAATTCCTGCCCAGGGATTAATATCCTCTGTCCTGGCTGCATAAGCTAATGCCCCAACGATACCAACTGTGAATGTTTTGCCAAGTGGCTGATAAATTGTTCCACTCAATGTTAGGTCTTGTATCCCTAACTCTAAACCCTCATATCCAGAAATGCCACCGGTTAGTTTAATATTTGCTGCGCCGAAAGATGAAGCAAGACCAGAATAAGCATATGCCCCTTTTGTTATTACAGGATCAACTGCCACCCCGGCTACTGGATATATAAACAAAGAATTATATGCAGATATATCAATGCTAACTTCGTGCATATAATCATCAACAGGATCTAATAAAACATATGCAGTATAAAATAGTTTTAGTTCCAAATTTTTTGTTGGACTAATAGTATAACCAATTCTAGGATCTACTTCGTGTGCATTTCCTTTAGTTGGGAAATAACCTAAGAAACCGCCAGACAAAGACCCAAGTTTAATATCTACCAAGGATTGAAAATTTGGATCAAACAAATCTTCAGACAGAAGATCTCCTCGCCATACATATGAGCTAGCAGTAAGAACTTCTACATATCCTTCGGTTTCTGCTTGGGCCTGGAAAGAATTTAAACCAATTAATGAAACAATAGCAATGATGATATTATTTTTCATTTTCAATTTCTTTAATCATGGAATCTACAATGATCCTAGCTTTATGTTTAGACATAATAGCCAACATAGCCTGATATTTGCTTTTTATTGCAGCAAGTTGTTCTAATGTAAGTTTAGAATTCTTTTTAAGATTATTACAATCAAAACACATTGTTTGTAAATTGTTTTGTTTTGTCGGTCCGCCTTTGGAATAAGGAACAACATGATCTTTTGTCATAAGGATAAGCTCACCATTTTCTTCTGCATATAGATTAAAATGGGGAACAAATTCTGATTCCTGATGTTTCTGTAAAAGAAATACGGTTCCTTTTATTCCACAACATACACAGCTTGGATTGTTCTTGAAACAAAATAATCTAGCAGATGAGGTTTTAATATTTTTTCCATCATAAGGATATGTTCCATTAAAAGAAACATATGGAAAAATTTCCTCTGGATCAAATTTTGCAATAGTGATCATATTATTATTTTTGCATCTATATATGATTAGAACTATATTAGATTTAGTCTATGATTATATGTCTTTGAAAAAGGAAGGCAAAGATACCCTTGAGTGTAGGCGCAACTTTGCCAAAGCACTAATGGCTTTTATTGATTTCCGCGTCGGAGCAGATGAAAAAGAATTAAAAACAGATGTTATTGATCTGCTCTCCAATGCACCTATCCCAGGATCAGAAAACTTCGACGAAGAATATAAAGAATGGTATGAAAAAACTAAAGAAATATTCTAGTTTAAACATCATGGCGGCAGAACGCACCTAACATTATCTTCCCACCTATTCCCTTTTTTATATAGGAGATCGTACTTCTTTACAATGTTTTTAAAAGTATTTGCAACACAATGCAAAGAATAATACGGACTCATACAGACGCCTACACCCGCGCATCTATTTAAATCTATATTAAGGTTCTTTGGAAGAACTCTAATCGTTTTAGATTCATTCCAATCAACAAATGCGTTCCATTTCTTATATGTCTCATAATAAGAAAAATCTGCGTTGTCTTTAAAATTACACGAACCGGCTTTGATTATACTGTCTCTAATCCAGAGATAAGATCCTTCTTTCCTCCAATTAACATATGAAACCCAAGACCCACATCCGAGTCTTTGAATTTTCTTGTGGTATAAATCAGAATGTCTGTCCACATTTACCAGAATTTTTGCACCAGAACTGTTAACATAAGGCAATAGTTGCTGGTGATTCATTACAGAACGAATTTCAATGCCACGCTTTTTAGCTAGAATAATTATATTTTCAACAAATGGCTCGGCACAATAAGGATATTCATTAAAATAATCCATATCTATAGATAGATAGAATCTTTTATTGAATTTCATAGTGGTAGATACTGTCCTTTTTGAAGGAAGCCTAAGAATCCGTCTTTAAAAGATTTTTCTTTCCACTCATCCCAATTGTTTCCAACATTATCCTGGTAATGATATAACCACATCTTGGCTTTAATTTCACTTGGAAGAGAGTTTAAATCAGAATAATGAGCATGAACTCCGCTTTTAATTGGGCCGCTATTAGAATAGATTGTTTCACAATCATGTAGTATTATATCTGCTTCCTTGTAATAAGCTTTCATGCTTGTTTCAGGAGCAAACATTACATCTGTAGAAATATAAACCCTCTTGTTAGTTTCTGGAGCAGTAAACATTAGTCCAAAAGAATCTACAATGGCATACTTGGAAACAATGTGAAGCGACTGTACAAGATCAAATTTGGTTCCCTGCCATTCAAAGAATCCATTTTTTGATACAGGATGAAGTTCAAAATATGTATCAAGCCTTGCCTCAATACCTTCAAGGCTTTCCATTCCGGCAGATAGTTTATTGTTCCACAATCTTTGAAGCAAATATTGTTCGCCATATAGTTTTGGTTTGCCACAGTTTGGATCAAAATATGTTTTGAAACCAAGCCATTCTGCATTCCCATGATCGTCGTGCAAATGCGAAACATATACCCCATCAATTTCTTTATAAGACCTGCCTGCATCACGCATTGCAAAACGAATATCAGACCCACAATCAACAAGAAGATACTTCCCATCTGCCTCCAAAAGAAAATTACTATGATAATTGTTCTCAGTAAAAGCTGAACCCGTCCCCAGACAAATTAGTTTCATGCCCATGCTTCATTCCTTATTTTGCACTGTGTGCAAATGTAGTTTTCAACAGGATCAATATATGGATTATTATATCCACATTTGATACAAATATTTGTGCCGTCGTTAACAGAGCTGCAACTATTAGCAATTGTGGCAATTTCAAAATCTGTATATACTGGAACATTTGTATTGTATTTGACAATACTAGAATGAGAATCTGTAATAAATTTTAGATTTGAAATTCCAACACTAGATTCATATATACAATCATATTTATAATAGTTAAGAAAACAATTATTAGCAAAACAATATTTTGTTTTTATGGGCGAAAAATCATCATCAAGAATTTGAGCCAATCTTGCTTGAACAATAAAATCACAATCATCTTCATCATTACATTTATAATAAATGTTATTGACATTTGGTTCTGATTTTAGATTAGTGATGTAGGAAAATCCCTGAATAAAATAAAGTTTACATTGTTTCTTTCCCCATTGGAATACATCACAAGGTGGTGCTTTTTTAAAAGCAATTTTCCAACCACCCATTGAACATTGAATAATTTCCATGTGTTTTATTCTCCAGCGGCACGTTGTCTGGATCAGCCTAAGCCTTCCCAAACCATCTGTCAAGACCTAAGATACAGCAACGCCTCCGGTACTGTGTGGCACCGGAGGCGTTATGTTTTGCTTTTGAATTACGCGGCAACAGACTCGGCCTCGGGGTTGACCTCCGGCTCTTCCTCAGTGGGACTGCCTTCTGTTAGGTCCCATTCCTTGATCCCACCAGCCCGACCCTTCGAAACGAAAAACTCATGCTCTCCGGGAAGGTCAAAAGCCTTGCTTGCCATGGCACACTTGACGTCAGCCGGGGTCCAAGCACAAGGATCATCTGGTCCAAGCTGAAGCTCAGCATTAATGCCCGCGGCAACCTCGGGGCCAAGAAGGCCCCGGCTATAACCGTTAGCAGCCAGCAGCCCCAGAAGAACCTTACGTCCTGCATCACAATGATTACTATCGAACTTTGCCATTTTGTTTTCTCCTCTTTCTCTTTTATTAATTTGGTTATTCAGAACAATAAGAGGAGGCTCTGGTTGAGTCCGTCGTTCCTCTTACAACATCAATCTAGGTCGTCTTGCTCCTTCTGTCAACGGCCCCCGCGTTTTTTCTTTCGAGACACGGTTTCTGGAGAGCAGCGCCAAACACAACTCCACGAGATCTTTTAGGAAACGGCAGCCTGGTTCCTTCCGCTGCGGCTTTTTCATTTTCAATAGCAATTGTTTTCATTGCTATAATTTCCATCGGAGCATTATTTATATTTATTCCACAAGCGTGGTGTGGTTTAAATTCTTCAGATATATTAACTTCCATTCCACAATAAATACATTTGCTACCAATCCAAGTTGTATTTTTATAAAACCTGTTTGCATTTACTGGTAAAACGAAACAACCCAGCTCATGGCCGTTTCTTGCAGCCATAAGCCGGGCGTTTCTTTTTAACCTATCGATTCTTTTCACTGATTACTCGTTATCATACAGCACATCATCAAGCTCAATGAAATCAAAACATCGATTCTCATCCTTGAGAGCCTTCCACCAACCACGATCCATAGTCTCGGAGAAGAATGCTAGCGTAATGTTCAGATCAGGATCGTCTGCCTTGGCAGCCTTGATCACTGGAAGCATATCCAAACTGTCAGAAACGATTACAATAGTATCGCTATCTGATGTGGCAAGCTGATATGCAATCTGTGCATCAAAGCGATAGTCCACAGTATGCTCCTGATATCTTACATCTCGACTCTGGGACTTGTTTACATTCCACCCAAGCTCTTCTAACCCTTTAACAAAGGACTCTTGCTCTGGGTTCTTTGCGGAATACAGAGTATACCAAACATTACTATCCCACTTCTCAACATTCATGGCCTGAAGCAGACCACTGTTGAGTTGTGAATAGTTAATGCTTCGCCGAACCCTACCAGGATTACAGCCGCTTCGTGCCGCATAGAGTGCTGTTAGATCACCAAATACACTAATTGTCTTACTCATTTTTTGTTTCTTTCTGTTTAATTACTTGTTAATTACCCTTTTTGGGAACCCTTTTAACCTGTGTCTTCTTTACCGGATTGTCAATGGGGAATCTGTATCCTTTTGACACAGGGACGTCATTTTTTAAACTTTCTTCTAGTGCAGAAAAGATATCTACAACTGGTGCCGCTGCAACTGTTCCAGGAGTAATTACAGCTTTAGGATCTTTCTTTTTATCCTCAACCGCTTTTAATACCCTCTCAGCAAATTTATCGTGATATTTGCAAGCTTCAAACCTTGGCATACTAAGTTTATCAATCAACCGACATGCCATGTTTGTTTCTGCTTCAGTCGTTCCAATGTCAGCATAGTTATCTTCATAATCCCTTACTTCATTGATGTAATACAATGTATGTAAAAGTAATCCGCCTTTATATGGTCGGAGAAGAACAAGATGATCTTTGCCTCGATTGGTCCAATAACCAACAGCAGCTTTATTTTTCAAAGCCATTGAGTCGGCAAGTAGTTTGAAAGCCCGGTCAGCTCCTTTGTCTGGTTTAACATAACAAGAAGATTCGACATGAATCAAATCTACACTTTCTACCGGAACAAAGTTTTCAATTTCAACCGCACCTTTTGTTCCTGTTGATTCTAAAGCAGCAATTTCTTCTTTTGTAAAGACAACAAACTTTCCGGTTTCATATTCGAAACCAGAATTGCATTCAATTCTTTTAACTTCTTTATCAGAAATAGGATCGAATGCTTCTTGTTTTAAAGCGTTGCCTTCTGGGGTAATTTTTTTGAACCTAATTGTTTCTGAACTTGCTGCTTTGTAATATTTTACAGGAATAGAAAGTTTGCCAAAAGAAATTGGACCCGATGCTACTGCTCTGTCTGCCATAATGTCCTCTACTGTAAGCCTACCGCCGACCTTGTCAAGTGTGGCCGGCTTACTTATTTACCTTAATATGAAAGTGTCTCTCAAACTCTTTTACAAGAGAAGGATCTAAACTAGATACAAACTTCTCCTTGGCATCCTCTGCTTGCTTTTCTCGAAACTCTTGTTCTTTTTTAATCTTTTCAGCATCAAAAAACATATTTGATTCTTGGATTGATTCACAAATATCTATTTCTAAAACCTTCCAATAAACCGATGTACTATCCCAACCGCCAGTCATAAAAGAAAATTCAGGCAAGCCATCTTTATTACTGTCTACAATATTCCCACATCTACATCTACAACTAATCTCTTTCCTAATTTTAGCAAGAGCCTCCTTTGCTAAAGGCAATGAGGCAAATACATTCTTAGCCCCACTAATCTCACACCTATTTGCCGAAACAATATATGCTTTTTTCATTATATACCTGCTCAACACAACAAACAAAGCCCAATTGCTGAAAGAATATATGCCAGTGGATTAATCTGACCCAAACAAATACCAGCAACAATTAGTCCTAAAATAATTGCCCAACTCAATAGTGAAAGAAAAACATCAGACAACGCCTGAACAATTGTTCCCCCAACAATTAAAAGAAAAACTCCTACAATAATAATTCCAACAACAGTAGCCATATTATTCCTTGTTTAATATAAATAATGCTGCAAAGACATGCTTCTCCTGCAACCCAAATATATAATCTGTTTTAATAAGATATGAAAATAGATTTCCCATATCATCTCCATCATCAATAATTACAAATTTGTCAACAGCATTGGTTTTTAACCACTCTTTTATTTCAGAACCTCTATCTATAACCCTCGTAGAACTTCCTAGCTCCGGAGTAATCCCTATTATTCTGTCTTGATACGCAAATCCTTTTTCTAGCAATGCTGTTTTAATTTCATCCAAAGATAACATTTTTCTCCAAGAACTAGAGATTACTATGCTTGCATCAGTTCTATCACAAAGAGAATTAAGTTGGATAATGTTGTCGTTAGAAATGTAATTCGAAGGATGTTTTTCCATTTCTTTTGCGGAAAATGTTTTATACTGCTCTTTCAAATAGAGCTCGTTGTTTAAAACGCCGTCAATGTCAAGAAATATAACCTTCACAAATCACCCGTTAGCCAACATATATAAATAGAAAGACCAATGCAGAATATAATAAAAGCAATACTATTCAACAATTGAAGAATCATAGTCTGTTAAGCATTTTAATTAGTCTCTTGCAAACAATTCTTGCCACATCATAACTAGGATGATCAAAATAATTTGACCAAGAAACAATGGTTTGCAACGTTATACCTAATTCTTTTGCCAATTCAATTTCATCAATATCATTTTCTTCACAAATAATAATTACTCTATTTAACAGAACGGAAAATTCTGTCGAATCATAATTGCTTGAAAGTAAATGTTCTAACTGAACAATAAGCTCTACAATTTCATTCTTCTTATTGAGAGTCTCGGAATCGGTCATATCTAATCCCTTTAACTCCGTTAACATAAGTCTTTTGGGCCGTCTTGTCAAGACCCAGGCTCTTCTTCGGTCGATGGGCCGGGAACATCAACAGGCTCTTTGTCAGAAACAATTCCGGAATTTGGAGGAACCCAGTCCTCCTTCATAGAAGTAAATTGCTCGGCCGGAACCTGATAGTTGTTTAACGAGGATGGCATTGGTTCAGGAATAAATCCCTCATCTCGGAAGGACGAAACTGTAATTGCGGCAAGTAGAAGAATTGTTCCTGTTGTCATGTGATAAATATAACCAGCCAATACCGCCTCTGTCAATGCCCTTGGCTGCCAAAATGACGAAAGGGAGAAGGTTTTGAGCCTCCTCCCCTCACCTGCCCCCGAAAGCCTCTCTGTTAGGCCGCTACGACGTCGGAATCGTTATCCTTTGCTGCCTTCTTGGCCCGCCGGGCTCCCGTTGCCACTGTCCTACTTGGGCTTACATAGTCCTTTGGTTTGATGCCGGCCTTTTTAAGAATCTTATATTCTTCTAAAAGCCCCAGGGCAAACAATGCTGAAATAGCAACCTCAGCACCTTTACTAGTAATACCAAGAGCTTGCAATACAACTTTACGGCTTGTAGGCTCTCCTGCATCAAGCCTCCGCTGAATTTCTGTTTTAACCGATGCTACGAAATTTGTATCAAATATTTCCATCTTCAATTATCCTTTGTTTTAGACGTGTTGTCTTCGGCAAAATGATTAGATGGTAAAAACTAGCTACTCGACACAGATTTTTGCAATTAATGCTTTCAACGCTTCTTCCTCAGATTGATACAATGTAGTTTCGGCAACCACCTTTCCTCCTATTTCAATAGAGGCTCTCCAACCAATTTTGTTAGCAAAAGCACACTTATCAATGCAGATATCGTCTACATGGCAATCAAATAATTCAGCAATTGTTTTAAGAAGATCTTTCACGACATGTAGTCTTCAATTTCTTGAACCATTGATGTGAACTCTGGAGATCTTTTCATCTTTCTATTTCTTTCTAACGGCAATGGAGAGACAAACTTCTTGGTAATATTCGCCGGCTTGCCGCCCATAACATAAATGTCATCACCAAGATATACTGCCTCCGAGATATCATGCGTTACCATGATAATTGTAGGCTCAATGTGAATCCAAATCTTGGCTAACAAATCCTGCATTTGAGTCCTAGTCTCAATGTCTAATGCTCCAAAAGGTTCGTCCATTAACAATATTTTAGAATCGTAAGCAAGACTCCTAGCAATTGCAACTCTTTGTAATTGTCCTCCAGATAGATTAGGATACTTTGCAAATTTGTTCTCCTGGCCCTCTAATCCAACTTTGACAATCATCTCCATTGCTTTTTCATTGCGTTCCTTCTTTGGAACACCACGATAACGTAATCCTAAAGAAACATTGTCTAGGACCGTCATGTGCTCCAATGAAGAATATTTTTGGAATACCATTCCTACTCTGTCATCCTCCTTGCGGGGCCTCCCACAAATCAAAACTTCACCAGATGTAGGGCTTCTCAAACCTGAGATATATGAAAGGATATGCGTTTTTCCAGATCCAGAGGCCCCAAGCACAACAATGAACTCACCTTTGCCTGGCAAATCTTCAATAAGAAGATTCAGTCCATCGATAACAACATTCTCTTTTCCGTCCTGATAATATACTTGGCGAACATTTTTCAGCTCAACAAGATCGGGAAGCTCCGTATTAATCATCTCTACAGGTTGTGTTGTCATATATACCTTTTAAACATATTTATATGGGAAAATTGTTTTGTCAAGCAATTGAAACAGTTTATCTTGAATGAATCCAACAAAGACAATCACAAACAATAGGGCAAATACTTTGTCTATCCTGCCTTGCCGAGCACAAACAAACAACATTCCACCGATTCCTCCTGTGTTATTTACCATCTCGGCAACAATAACATAGGTCCATGATATGGCAACCAGAACACGAATGTCATTCATCAGCTGGCCAATAACATGAGGAAAGAAAACCGTCCTGAACATCTGCCATCTGTTTGCTGACAGAGTAAAGGCCGTTTGTTGATATACTTCCGGAACCTCTAAAACCCTTTGAACAACAACAGGCAGAAGATAAACCATGATTCCGAAAGCCAGAAACTGAACCTTCATCGTGTTGTCAATACCAAACCACACAATGAACAGCCCCGTCACAGCAGTTAGCGGTATAAACCTAATGGAGTCTATAGACCTGCTAAACATGCTCTTAAAGATCGGAAACAGCCCAATCAGGAAACCAATTGGCAAACAGATTGCAATAGCTTCTATGTATCCCATTCCGTTAAGATACATGGAGTATATGAGATTCCTTACCATTGCGTCTTTGAAGTGTAGGTCTGGCAAAGAAGCAACCACTGACATAGGAGACGGCAGCAACTTGTCGGACACAACGCCAATTGAGCTAATCAACCACCAGGTTCCTAAAAGAAGAAGGATACCGGCAACCTCCAAGGCTGCCGATACCCTCTTGTCTAGGATCCCTCTTATCGAGAAAAGGGTTTCCATTTTATTTTTTAGTTCTCCAGGATTTGGAAATCTGTTCTTCGGTTTCTGGCACGACAGATTTCAGTATCATCGCTGCACTGTGGCTTGTCAGGTCCATTGCCTACCACTACAAACCTGTTCTGATCCATCTTATGAGTCTCCACAAGATAGCTTACAACAGTCTGTGCCCTGGCCTTGCTGATCTTCCTATTGACATCAGCACTTCCTGTAGAATCCGTATTGCCCTCAATTCGAATTCGTGATGTGGGGAATGCCTTTGCTTGCTCAACGAACATCATATCAATGATTCCTTTGGCATTCTCGTCAAGCTCAGAGCTTCCATGGGCAAAAGACACCCTAACCGGCTTACTAGCAACCGCTTTTGCCGCTACTTCCACCTTGGTTGGTGCTGTAAATGCAGCCTTCTTCTCAGCAACCATGCCAATCTCCTGCTCTAAGTTTATCTCTTTGATGAAGGCTGTGTCTACAATCTGAGCCCAAGGCAGAGATCCGCTGGCCAGATTAAGCTTTCCATATACCGTTGTCATCTTCTCATACAGATCCTTGCCAGTGACGCCAGTATAGCCAGGATTCAAGCCAAAGAAGTCCAGGTTGTCTCCATATGTAGTAAGCCTAACATTATTGATTGCTCCAATACAGAACTCAGCATCAACCGAAGAGCCCAGTCCATCAGCAAGTACCTTGGCCGCCTTTGCCTTCACCTCATTGGAAGCATTAATTTCTGCCGCTCCTTTTAGCCAACCACGAACAAGCTTCACAAGCTCTGGCCTGCGTTTATTATAGGTAGATTCCTTGATAAAGAACCCATCAGAGATGATATGAGTGGCTTGTTTGGTATTCACAAGGATTTTTGCTCCTGAAACAGCCTGGACACAAGCGGCATCATCAGGGCTCCAAACCACAGCGGCATCAACTTTGCCAGCCTTGAATGCTGCGGCAGCATCAATTGCTGAGTTTACCTTGACAACATTAACATCCATTATTGATAGGCCTGCCATATCGAGCATCCAAAGCAAGAATGTATGTGATGGAGTCGCTTCGGCCACAGCAATCTTCTTTCCAGCAAGATCACCAACAGCACCAACATTACCCTTGGTCACGATAGCGTCTCCACCGCGGGACCAATCAGCTTGGAAAAGCCACTTAACCGGCTCACCAAAACTACCCGACTCGGTTGGAAAGGAATCTATGGTAGACCACATCAGATCCATCTTGCCTGCCTTAAAAGCAGCTCGAGAGGCAGCAAAATCATCCATTACAGAGAAGTTAACACAGATGTCGTCTTGATGATATCTCGAATTGGGATTATCTTTAAACCCTCCGTTCCACCACTGGCCACCGATATATCCTCCCCACGTCACCACCCCAATCTCTAAGCATTTATTCGTGGTTGTAGAAGCTGTTGCAGAAGCAGAGCCTCTCATCATACCAGAAACATCCTGAGCCTTATCTCCTTCTGGAAGAACCAGGGGACGAAGGAAAATGATGCTACCAACAATCGCGGAAGCAACAAGGACCGTGATTGCAATCTTACCAGCTGGTTTAATTTTTGCCATTATTTATTGTTCTACCTTTCTTTATCTTCTTAATTCACTTAAGAAAAATCTTTGAAAACTCATTTGAGCTTGCTTCTGTTTCAGCTTGATATTGTTCAGCCTCAACTAAAGATGCCGAAGAACTATCGACACGAACCTTGCCAGTTAGATCTCCTGCTTTGTAAGAAAGGATTTCTGAACCGTTCTTTTCCCACTGTTCTAACAGAGCCAGGCCGTCCTCATTGAACACACCGTTCTGCAAATCCATGGACAGCATAAAGTCTTTGCTGGTATCCATGAACCGATCCATTTCACCAAGTTTCATAGCAATATCATTGGCGGTGTATTCCATTGTCTGCTCAAACATTGCTTTGGCTTTATCGCCTTCAATAAGAGCCTCCGCACCCTTCATTGCTTTAAAAGAAGCCGTAATGCTCTTATATTCTATCTCACGAATATAAACCTCATGCTTCGTATCTTCGTACAGATCATTAAGATTGCTTTTCATCTTGCTTAGAATTCTTAGAATGTTTTCAGTCTTATCAAGAATTACTGAAAGTTTCTCGGCAAAATGCTTTTCTCGGGCTGCCATATTGGCTTTTAGAGCCGCCTGATTTGGTTGCCCAGCTTTCTTGGCGGCATTTGCTAACTTAATGTATTGCTCAATGTTCTGTAGTCTCTCAGTAATATTTCTCTCAAGACTAACTTTCTGGCCGCTAACTTCTTTGATATGCTTTTCAACTTTGGCCAAACGTTCTTGCATTTCTTCTAGATAATTTTTTAGAATACCAATTGGGTCAACCGCAATAACCCAGCCAGTAAGCCAGCGCATTGCGCTTTGGAACAAAGAGGAACAAACGAACCTAAACTTATCATTCATCAACAGAGTAAAGATGGCAAACAGTCCGGCCCCGAGCAAGCTGGCATAAAGAAGATTAGAAAGGATAACGATAATTACTGGAAGCAGATACCAGCAAGCAACACCAGCACCAACAACGCCTGCTCCAATGAAAATTAGGCCAGTATTGCCCTCAGGCTTCTCGAAAAAACTCTTGATTTTAGGCTGTTCCATATTTTCCTTACTTAAGGTATGTTTCCATTTTCTGTTGGTCTTGTTGCAATCTTGCTAGAATATCTGCCTTGGTAGCTTCAAAAGCTGAAACCTTTTGCTGCACAGCGATTCTTTCCTGTGAAACCTCAGCCAACATATTTTCTCTACCAATACGAAGTTCCTGAATCTCTTTCGTAAGTTTTTCGATCTCTTGGGCTTTTTGCTGCATTGTATTGTTTACATCAGCAATTTTCTTCTCCTTAGTAGCAATTTCTGCATTAGGAGAGGTTTCAATGAACTTATTGAACTCAACGGCTTTTTTATTTACAACGCCGACGTAGTGAGTGATTGAATCAACCAGAGATTTTTTGTCTACATTGCCCATAACCTGAGCTGTGGCGAACACCGCTTGGTATTTTTGCTCCTCTGTCATTGGCATCCCTGCCATTTTTGCCAGGGAGTCTTTGAATTCAAAGTAATCGAAGCCGGGCAGATTACCCGCAACAATTGCTTCTTCAAAAATCTTAACAATTTCAGGATCGGCTTGTCCAGGAATAACGGGAACCACAGCAATGGGGGTCGGCTTTTCTGGTGCTTTAGTTTTTGGTGCCTCTTTCTTTTCCTCATCACCGGTTTCGACAAACAGACTAGTAAATTTTTTGAACACTATATTTTACTCACTTTCCTTCTGGAACATCGGCCAGTCTTGTTTTTGCGTTATGTATTGCACACTGAGCTTTGTCTAAAAGTTTTTTAAAGTCGGGAGCTTGTATAATTACTTCAAGAATATCGTCTTGATCTATTGTTCCGTTATAATTAATAGAAATAGTTTGTTCTAGTTTTTGATCTAGAACGACACAAACTTTAATACCGTTGATATCAACGGATCCAAGTTCTATTGTTTTTGTTGTAGTATTTTTTGTGGTGGACACTGTTAATTTGCTCAATTAGGGGATGGCAACCGCCGCCAGTGGTAAAAAACTAAAGACTTAACAAAATGAGGAATTAACATTTTTATCCAACTTTACTTTAACGAACCATCTTCATATAACAAATACATCTTGAATTCCGGAATTCAAATTTCCGGAATCATCTTTTTAAGATTTTGCTTATTAGTTTCGATTCCCGTTTTCTCAATACAAAAAGGATCAGAAAATTTAATCATACTACAAATCTGCCAGCATATTAACAATCCCAGGATTAACATTCTGTTCAATCCATGGAATTAAATCATGGCGAATCCTGTTTCTAGTATATTTGTTAGTAGAGTTAGACGCATCTTCCGACCAGGAAAGGTTCCAAATTGCTGCGTATCTTTCAATATCTTTTCTTGTTAACTTAAGCATGGGACGCTTGAACACAACGCCTCCCCACTCTAGATCTTTTAGATCTTTTACCTCATATCCTTTGAGGAATTTAAACAGTTTCGTTTCAACATTGTCATTGGCATTATGAGCCAAAAGTCCAATCCCACCATAATCTACAGCAATCACATCAGATAAAACATTATACCTGGCGTCTCTTGCTAAAGCCTGGATATTACTGTTTTTTTTATCAATATTTACAGTGAGAATTTTTACATCAAATCCAAGCTCTAGTCCTAGATTAGAAATAAAAGAAATGTCAGTATCTGTTTCTTCTTTGGAACGAAGCTGATGGTTAACATAGATAAGACATTTTTTAATAGGAATATTAGATATAAATGTTTTAGATGTAATTGAAAAAGCGTGAGCCATTACTGTTGAATCAATTCCTCCCGAACACGCAATGGCAATAGGAATATAGTGTTCACCAACAATAGAATTTAGAAAAAGTCTAAATGACGAATAAATATTCCTGCAAAATTTTTTATCATCTGTTGTAATTTTGTCGGGCCACAAAATATTTTGTCTGTCTGGTTTCATAATTTAGTAGCCCTTGTTGGGATCGAACCAACGACCGATCGATTATGAGTCGATTGCTCTAACCACTGAGCTAAAGGGCCATATTGTTAGGGTTTCAGAAAAGCTTGTTGACTCTCGAACGCCAACAACCTAAGGCTCGGATGGGCCTTGTCAAGGCCCCATCATTTACAGTTTATTAGATAGTTGTGCACTAATATTCCGGCATAAATTATATGATGTTAAACAAGTTAGAAACATTAGCCAATATTTTTTATGTGGTTGGTAGCGACACTATTCGGTTTGACCAAATAGAAACGCCAGAAAATTTTCTTAAATGGATGGACCGCATAGAATACGGATGGTTAGATAGTTATAACAAAAAAATGAAAGGTGATGATAAGTTTGGGGAATTTTGGTGGGATAATTATTTATTTGCAACTCCAACATTAGTTGTTAAATATCTAATTGGCACCTGTTATGAACAGGCAATTTTAGAACATTATGTATTCGATCGTAAATTATACCTGGAAAACAAAGTGTTTTTCGCGGCTGATTCTAATAATAAGTTTGATATTTTGGACACCAACGCTAATACCCATATGTTTCTAGTATACCAACAGGATGGAAAATGGTATTGGTTTGAACATAGTTGGGATAAAGAAAAAGGTATACATGGACCTTTTGATAATATCAACGATATTCAAGAAGCTTATAAAAAGAAAACAGGCTCTAAAAATTTCTTCTTTAAAGAAATTGATCCTAAAAAATATACCAAAAGAATTGATGCAAAAGAATTTTATAAGTCAGTAGGTTTTCTTGATTATATCAATTCATGACTTGATATAATACTGCTCCTTAATATTTAAAGCCACGTCATATCACTTTTCGTTGGATAATGTGATTGTTTCATTTGGATCCAAAATTCTCCATGTTGATAGATCATCAACATCAATCCAATGTTCTTTAATATGTCCTATATTACATTTTGTAGAGTCTTTAGATACAACAATTCCCTTCGCTGGCGAAATAAATAATACCACAAATTTTTCTTTAATATTTTCGGCCAGTATTGGAAATTTTATTTTTCTATTTCTTGTAGATTGTTTTTAACAGAACTAATCATTTTATTTATTCTCCGTATATTCGTAATATCCTACAACATTGCAACAGTCTTCAATGAATTCATATGCATTTTCGATAACACTATCTGTTTGTGCTATCTTTTCAGAGCAATTAATTTGCTCTTGTTGAATAAAGTTCTCGACAACATTCCACAGATCAGTTAGTTGTTTCTCGGTTGGTTTCATTCTATTATGTCTTTAATTGTTTTTTCGTCATATGTTAGAACATAATTATCTTTACAAACTAGATTAAATAAATCACCAACTGCCGCTGGTCCAACAAATTTATTTGTAATATTAGGATGAAGTAAAATTTCAGAATAATTTTCTTCTATTTCTGAATCTGAAACTGAATAATAATAACTTCTTCTTATTTTTATAAAAATACTAAGTTCGCCATAACTCGAAATAAACAGCCCAATGTTTTTTATTTTTGCAGCATCAAAACTTGTTTTAAGTTTGCCATAACTACAAAATAAATTTACATTAAAATTAATAGTTATAAAATAATGTTCGGTACCAGACAAATCATAACCAACAGTAAATTCTTTTGTATATTTTTTCAATTCTGGAACAAATAACTTAACAGTTTGTTTTATTAATTCTAATCTGTACCTATCAGCTTCAATACATTTATATAATCCATTTTCATCTAATAAATTGTTTTTATTATCATTTAACGTTTTATGTAATTTCATTGTTCATCCAAATGTGAATCCGAAAGATTCTTCTAAACCCTCTGGTGTTTTATCTAATTTTCTACACTGACCGAAATGACCATCTTCCATATAAGCTTTCCAATACGAAATCACTTCATCTAAAGTTCCAGCGCCTTGATAGCACTTTTCAATAACGGCATAATTCCAACGACATTCAAATGGATCTCCGTGATAATAATGTTCTCTAATCTTCTTCCCCGCATCGTTTAAATACTTTTCGGCATCTTCTAATTTGAAGAACCAAATCTTCTTTCCCCATTCAGAAATGCAATTATCTTTTATATTGAAAGAAGTTATAACAAATATAAAATCATTCGTCATTTGATGATACCGTTTTCAACAACAAGGGCTATCAATTCGTCTCTGGATAATTCTGAAGCTTTGGAATAGGTTTTCTCTTTCTCAGTGGGTTTTACTTTTTTAGCAAAGGGGAAATAATATTCTTCTCCGGAAGCAATTGCGTTTTTGGTAATTGTTCTATAACAGATCTTTCTTTCCAATACTTTTGCCGCTTCATCTAGTATTGTAAGTCTGGCTCCTTTTAAATGATGTCCGTCTTTTATAAGATATTTTATTAGATTTCTTAAATTATCATCTGACCAATCGTCAAAACTTTCTTTAATTGCATCCTCTGCTAAGCCATATAGAGAGACTATATAATTTGCCGTATATTCGAAATCATCCTCAGGAGATGTTTTCAAAGCCTCTAGCTTGTTTCTTTGCAAGAATTGTTCTACGTCATCAAAGTTCATATCAACTCATCAATCTTATCTGAACTTGCTTCAAGTTCTTTTTCTACAACAATGAACGCTTCTGTTTCAGAAATAAGTTTTGCAAGACGACAGTCGGGTTTATGATTTTCATCATAATCAGGACTATGATCTCCAAACGTATAAAAACATGTTGGGCAGCACTCTATATATTCAGGATGACAATGACAGGCGGTATTTTTTCTACCAGAATATTGTGCAAACTCTTTTACAAAATATAAAAGATCTTCAAGAATATCTATGTTTGTCCTAACGTTGTCCATGTCTATCTTTCATTCCAAACAACTTTTGCCTTTAAAACAATTGTATCATTATTAAATGATGAACAACAATCACAAACCCCTCCGGCTTTATTAATGTCCCCAATGAGATATTGTTCTACTTCGTCTTCGTTTTTAATTTTAATTAATACTCCTGGTCTGCATAATTCCGAATGATAGAATGAGATTTTTGCTCTTTCTTTAATTCTATTATCATCAAACATATTATAATTTCTATTCCACTCATCCAGTTCTGGAATAGAACTATGTGAGTTTAAAAAATCCTTTATCTCTGTTAGTTTTATTAACAATTTGTCTGCTTCTTGAGTTGCTTCGAATGGAATAAATATATTAGTATCCTCTGGATAAGAGGCCACATATCGTTCCACGCCCCATTTGTCTTTAAAAGCTTGGCCTAATTCTTCTGTTGTAGCTCCAAACTTTTCTCTAACAACCTTATTAATGGCTTCAACTGGGAAGGGTTTATCAAAAGATGAACCTATATCTTTAAACCATGGAAGATTAACTTCAATCCAATCAGACATATTATATTGTTCTCAGTTCTTTTCTTACATCCATTAATACTTTGCCAAGCAAATTGGTTCCTTTCCATTTGCTTTCATCCTGTGCTTCCGGATCGCCTTCCGCCAACCCAATCCCCCATATTTTATCATATGGAGAAGCTTCCACTAGAACTTTATTTTCCGTATCTAATAGTTGTTTTGATAACCAACTGTTTTGTGCAAACTTGTGCTGAACAGCCAAGTACATAGCTGGAATACATTTTAGTTTCCACACTTCCGGATCAAAGTTTTTAACTTGTCTTCCTAATTTCTTGCATTGAATTGGGGTATTATTTACATTGCACATCTTTAAAATATCATTGGCAGTTTCTGTGTCTGAAAATGAAATAGCTTTCAACCACATATAGGATTGCTCTGACCAATAAAAATGATGCCCCTCCATATCAAATTGAGCGGGATAAAAATTGGAATATATATCCTCTTCTCCCCAGAACAAAACATACTTATCTGTTGTGATCATTGTGGTCCTTATTTATTGTAAGTAGCGAGAAGATTTTTGTATAGCAAAGAACGCAAAGATGATGTTTTTGTACCAAGTTATTGTTGGGCGGCCCAAATAATAGACCTCCAGGTTCTTTTAATTCAGAACCACATCTAATACAATCTACTTTAATCATCTTTATATTTCTTTATCTGCTTCCTGCAATGCTGCAATTAAATGTTCCACATCTTCTTTGCTCATTACGATCTCGCCACAATCACCATACCGAGACTTGTATCCAATAACATGTTTAATTGCTTGCCACAATCTTTTATACCATTGCCAATTATAATTGAGATGATATCTGATATACATCTGTTCATAATCTTTTTCATTCTTTTTTGGCCGCCAAGAAAATCCAATAATGTGTTCCAATTCGCCACAAGTACATTGAACAATATAACTTTTCTCATCTTGCCATTTAGGATCTTTCCTAATCTTTTTAAATATGCTCATTGAGTTTACCTTGATTGAAGAAGTGAGATTTTTTGCAAAACACAAGAAGTATGTTTGTTGCACAACCTGCTGTTAAAAAATAGCTCTGGAACCACACTGCATTTTGCAATATCTAATGGACAGATAATCTTTTCACCATCAGGAAATATGTTTCCAAACCTACAACGTTTTACCGTATCAAAGCTTTGCGATTTTGTTCTCAATACTCCCCGTGTAGCAATATCAATTCGTGGAATGTTCCCACTATATAAATTAATAAATGTTTGTGCTATGTTTGCATAATCGTCATTAGAAATAGTATCTGGCGTATCCTCCCAATAATCGTTAGTAATAGCAATGTCTCGGATTGAACTAAGATATAACGATGTACAATTAAACCTAGCTTCTGCTTGTGCAGCAAGATCGTATAAACAAGAAACATTATCTTTGCGCAACATTAATACTATCTTCGTTGGCCAATCTGTTTCTTGAACTTTAGATAACGGCTTTTCGGATGTATCAGATCCTAGAACCCCAATACGCAAATCTACATTTGTATTAGGAAGATTTTTAATAGATTCTAGGTGTCTTCCATTGGTGTATATTGTTGTCAATAGATTGCGTTTAATATTCTCAGAAATAATATCACCAAGCTGTGGATGAAGAAGAGGTTCGCCTCCAAGCAGAGTTATTTTCCCAATATGTTGTGAATACTTATCAAGAATACTACGATAAGTAGCAAGGCTCATGTCTTGATTATCTAATTTGTGGCCATAAAAACAACCTTTACACCTAAGATTACAACGATTAGTAATGAATACTTGAAGTGTATTTACGGGCAGTACAGAAATTTCTTGCCATTTTGATTGATCATAATCCAAAATATATGATTGTTTAGATGCAGTCATTTTGAACAGACTCTTTCAACCACCCTAGATATGTTTTGTCATTACAAACGGCCTTGCTTGGATCAACAGATAGTTTTGCAACTGGCCTGCCGTTTAGTTTTACTAATTTCATTACAATATTTAATGGTTTTACGCCAGGAATATCATTGGTTAAATGAGTTCCAATTCCATATATGGTTTTGATTCTGCCGTCAGTTTTAGTCTCAATCTGTTGGGCTTTTTTTACAGTTAATGCGTTGCTAAAAATAGCCGTTTTTCTTTTAGGATCAATGCCACAATTAGAATACATCTCTAGCATTCTATTTAGCCAAACAATCTCATCTCCACTATCTTGTCTTACTCCGTCAAAAGTCTTTGCCAAAGAACCAGAAAAGTCTTTTACGAATTTATCTGTACCCAAAGTATCACTAAGAGCAATGCCCAGTTGCCCATTATATTCTTGTTGCCAGATCTCCAACATTCTTTTCTGAGAATCCATTGGATGAAACAACGCTTGGCCGGCAGAGATCCATTCATGAGCCATTGTGCCAACGGCAGGAATGTTATTCTGAGCGGCAAAAAGAACATTGCTTGTTCCAATGAATGTGCTTCTTGGAAGAGAAGAAGCTAGTGTTTTAACAACTTGTTCTTGCCAATACCCAGCTCTTCTTCTTCTTGTTCCCATATCAACTAACTTGATAGGGTTTGCTAATAGCGAAACAATTTTATCATTAAGAATAGCTGTGCCAGAATTTGCAGCGCAAAATGAATTAAAATATAATTCACTTACAGTGGCGAGAACTGGAACCTCGTACCAAATGGTATTGATCCATGGGCCTTTAATCGTAATATCAAGAAAACCTTGGTCATCAGAGATTTCAACATAACGTTGCGGATTTAGTTTAAAGTTGTCAATATAATCTAGAAAATCTTTGCTGATCCATTTGATGTTTTCTAATTGGCTAGTAGGTTTAGAAACCGTGGCCCATGTTGAAATCTCATTTATCAAATGATTTTTTAAAAATCCCAGTTCCGTTTCTGCGCCCCGACAAATAAATTGATACTCAGCTGTTGCTCCAGGGAAATGATGGAACACAGCTTGAGCCATCGAAAATTTATAAGCGTCTTGATCTAAGAAATTATTCCAAATTGCCATATTAATTCACTTCTTTGTTGGTATAGTGTAAACTATATATGCCATAATTATAGAAGAAAATATAAAACAAAGTAGTTGTTCTTTTGTCGCAACACCCATATAACACAATGTCATATAGCTTGCGACATTAATGAAATAGAAAATAAAAGACATTAAATAAAGAAAAATGCATATCAATAATCTTCTTTAATAAGTTCTACAAGTTTCTCTTCAATGTCAGAAATCTCAGATGCAGTTAATGCATCATCAACTTCACATTTGTTTAGAATATTATTCCAAACAGAACACTCTGCTGTCCATTCCAGATCCCCTTCTTCTGGATAACAGATCTCTGGTGGACCATATGTTTTAGCTGGAGTATAATATCCCTCCCCTTTAATCAGGAGAATAAGTTCAACAAAGCTCCAACCATTACCTTCTTCTTCAGGAACTTCCAGATCGTTTTCGAAATAATATTGTTTTGTTGGCTCATAATAAACTCTTTGAATTGGATATTCAAAAGAAGCACATCCTGACCAGGCACCATTTGACATAATCTTGCTCCTAGGTGGACAATATAAGCACTCCCAAGCCGTTGTCAACGGCTGCCGACGCAGTAGTAATTTTTATATCACTGGTCTTTAGGATTAGAGTCCTGTTCTGTTTTGTGATAACTAGAATGTGAAGGATATGCTGGGCCAATATATTCTCGTACATCATACTCGTCAATATCAAAACTTATTTTTTTATTTTTAGACTGGAAAATTCCAGTTTTATATTCAAATGTTTCTTTTGAAAACGTTTCCCCATCAACAACAACCGTTTTATATATTTTATTTGAATCAACCGGAGCTTCGTCCCAAGATAAAATAATATTTGGATAACTAGAACGATTTACAACAGCAGATCTATTTTTAATTTTAGAATTATATTCATTTACATAAAAACAACGAAAAACAAACTCTAAATCATTCTTTTCAACAAAATTACAACAAAAATGATATAATGCATCTAAGCTATTTACATATAATGGAACGAACTCTCTATACTGTTCTTGCAAATAATTAACTCTATCTACATAATCCTCCGCTCTATAGATTTTCATTTTATTATATCTTTCTTTTTCCTATATTTAGATCTTTATCTTTATCTTTATCTTTATCTTTATCTTTATCTTTATCTTTATCTTTAATTAACTCAAAAGCCTCATGAACAGATAAAGCTTTTGCTTTTTTAATATCACTATGTTTTGATGTGTTAGTTTTACAAGTTGCTGCTGTTCCTTTTACGATATCTATAAAATCTTGAGAGTGCTCTCCCGGAATCCACTCAGGAACATTATCCTCTGTTATTGAATCTTCTACTGTTTTTGACTCAATAGAACAGTCTGCAACAATTTCCTCTTCTATATCTGCTAGTAATTCATAAATCTCCACAAAGGCAGTTTCTAATTCTTTTTGATCATCTACCATTCCAAATACTTTTTTATTAAGTATTTTTAATATTGTCGGAGCTTTTGCTGACAATAATTGTTTCATCTGCCCTACAGTAGATTGTATAATTTTAATAGCTTCTATTGTTTTCATACTATGAAATGTTTTCATACTATGAAATGTGAAAATATTAATAATGATATTTTCGAAACAATCTTTTAAATCGCAGACCTGAGTAATGTTTTGATCTCCAGGTGGGAACTATAAAAATAACCCTCCCTTTATCATCGCATTCTTTGTCAGGAATAGTGTTCATATATTCAAAATTCATAACAAATACAGGCTACTAACTAAACACAAAGTAAATAACAGCCAACAACCAACCACAGCTAAGCTTCTTTTTATTCTTCCACCTAGAACTTCTTTTAGCGTCTTTGTTCCAAATTCTATTTGATCAGATTCAAATTTCCAAATGGAAAAATGCCGACCGGTATATAGTACGAGCCAGCTTATGGCCACAAATTCAATTAAAGCCAATACAGCTAATTTAATCATCATTTCCTATACACCTTTCAGGATTACACACTATACTGCTGTAAACTCCCCATTCAGCACAAGCTCCAATTGGATGATAACAGTTGTTGGTTGGACAACTGCCGGAAATACAAACCAAACCATCTTCACATTGTGAGCTGTCTGTGCAAGGTTTTAAATAACTTTCTTCAGCAGAATTCGTAGCCTCTCCGCTACAGCAGATACAAAACAAGATAACGAATAAACAAATGCTACGTACCATGGCTTAACTACCTCCCCAACCGGAACAGATACATCATCAACAATAGATCTATATTTGTAAACTGATTCAATCTCTTTTGGATCAGAAACAATATGTCTAATTCTAATTACATAATCATCTCCTTCAAAATTAATTTTAGCTAAGCTGGTCCCGTCCCAACATGCTACTTCTACTTGTCGAATCGGGGGAAGTTCTGTTCTAGAATCTGTTGGAAGAAATGGATAACATGTATAACCAGTAATCATTGTTTGCCTCTATTCGATTATATCTTTTGCTATTTTTTCTGCTTCAGATAATTTCGTTTGTTTAAAATCAACTTCTACCGAATATCCGTTAGAGCTTTCTCCAAGCCAACGAATAGTCAAATACCCTTTAATTGTAGCGAGTTTGTAGAATGTCCAAACTCCATAGTTTTCTTTTTCAGAATCTTCGTGGACATAATTACTAACCTCTTCTGCCATCACTAAAGGGCTGCCAATAAGATCTTTAGGATCCCCGCATATATCTTCTATTTCAACCTGCTCGCAACAGTCCTGTTCGTGCTGTAGCTCATATTCAGAACCATCGGAACAAATGAATAATATTCCGGAACTGCCCTTTTCCAGTCCAGCAATCCTAGTAATGGTTTTTCCAATCATATAAGATATATCAATTTGCTTGTCCATTTTCTATGATTCTTTCTAATGTTTTATTTAAAAAATGATAGGAAATCGAGAAACCTGTTTTTAATCATTGGTAAATGTAGAAGGAAGGTTTCTTCTGGCCTATCGTTAGTTGGTGATGGGGAATCGAAAAATCTGTTTCGTAAAATGAGAAGGAAGATTAATCATGGCCCATCATTGTCTTGTTCAACCACTTAAAATCTTATTAAGATCTAGTGGAGTGTAATCTGTTTTCTCCTCGTTTTGGAAGATATATGAAGGTTGTTTTGGACCAACCTTAACTCCTTTATTCGAATATAATACCTGCCCTTTACCTCGACTACGAACCGACTCTTTGAATAAATCATGTACTGACGGAAGGGTATTTATATATTCCAAGAATGCCGGCATCTGTTCGCTAAGTGTTTGCCCATTCATAGCTGCACTTCTAACATTAGACTTCAGATTAGCATCAATATAAATCAGCTCTTTGGTCTTCAAATCAATTAAACAAACATACTTTGTTTTGTACTCTCCAGTAAGTTTAAACGAAAGCTGACACCGCGATGGTTCAAATAATTTTCCTGCTTGTGGATCAGTTCCCCATTGCAATGCAGCAAAAACATCCTTTGCCGCAGAGAAAGGAACTCCAGAAAAGCAAAGAATATTCCAGACGGCATATCTAACACCGGATTTTACCAACTTGTCGGGATAGATATCGATTAGTTGTGCTGCTCGACCTTTCATATCTGAACTATTACAAGGATCCCCAGAGAAAATAGCAGCATCATGGAAACGATTTGTATTCCAACAACATGCTCCAATCGATTTCCAGTTGGCATCAAAAAAGTTCCACCCATTATCAAACCAAGTGTTTCCATGTGATTTGTTTTCCCAGTAAGATGCTGTTCGAATAAACTTTACATCGTCTGGAATCTGGAACACTGTGCCCCTAGCATAATTTCCTTCATCATTTCCATTTGGAAGCTTGATGGATTCCGTTGCGGGATCTAGGTTGAGAACCTTTGGAACGCGACGAGACAACTCTTTCCCAATTGCAGAAGAAATTTTCTTAATACATTCTGCATTTACAGGACGCGGTGAACTAATTTTTAACCTTGCCCAATTTCCCTTGGGAGGAAATACCCGATGCTGTCTTAGATTAGCCGTTTCAAGCAAACGCCGAATAGAAACAAGCTGCTGAATTGTTAGTTTAGGAACGATTGAAACAAAAGAACTAGCCGCATGTTCCCCAAAGACATCAACAGTATGAACTAGACGCCGCATAAACTCTCCAGGACGAGCCGATAACATATCTAGTACCGCCAGGTCCTTTTGCTTCAAAAGCTTTTCTACTTTTGAATTAAAAGTTATTAAGCGGTTATTGTAGAGTTTGTCAGCAATATCAACAACGCTAGCATGAGATTCTTTAAAATCTCCGGGGTGGAGATTGTGAAATAATTTCTTCCATACATTCTTTCTTCTAGCTACATCTTCTGATAGATTATTACACCTATCTAGCATGTCCATTAAGAATCTTCGGGTCTTTCGATTGAAAGACTTGAACTTAACATTCTCTCGCAATGATACATCACCATCACTTAGTCCAGCTGCTAAACGCAGAACATCAGTAGCTGTCTTTACTTTAATCTGTATTCCAGAATTAATATAATGTTTAGCAAGACTTACCAGATTTTCTTTAAAAGAAATTTTAGAAAAGTCTACAACATGTTCTTCACTAAGAAAAAGAACATCTTCAAACTCGCTGTTCTTCCATTTAACTTTAATGGACAGCAATGAGTTCAACACGTTTTGTAATGTGTTTGGTTTCGCAGGCATTAAAGCAACAGACTTGCGTTCTGTTGGATTCATGTCTTCACGGGGTTTTGTTGGTTCCGTAAAGAGTTCTTTTGGAAAACCCCAATACATAAGGATTTGTGGGATCCAATATTCAGCTTCGCTCTTTGCTAGAACCTCAGCGGGGAAGTTTTTGTAAACAACAAACTTGCCAATCTTTCGGCTCTCACCAGTGATAAGTTTTAACTCTTTTTCTACGGCAAACCACCAATTTACTAGAGTAGAATGAGGAAGAACACTGACGGTTTTGTAAAAATCTGGGCTAAGACAATAGCCATAGTATTCCAGATTCATTAGAATCGTAGCTAACGCTTCAGTATTTGGCTCTGATGGTTCAGATGTAGGAATCTGAACATAATTGTTTCGCAGTAGAATATTAACGTTATTCATGTTTTGGTCCAAATTGTACTGAGCTCGGCTCGTAGGTATCAAGTGTAATCACTTGGGGCCAGGCTGTCAAGAGCACGGCCAATTGTTATTTAATATAATTTTAAGAACAATATAAACATACACATTTAACATAATAAATGTTATTGTTTTTCTAACAAAAGTAATTATCTTAACAGTAGTTTCTGACCACAAAAAATCCAATACGTCTGACTCTTCAATAATAGAAAGTTCTAAATGACAAAAATAATAAACACAAACCAAAAGACTAAAAGCAATATTTCAATCATTAGAACGAGTTTCCATCTGGGCGAAGCATTCTTTCTGGCATGTTTTTGTTATTACATTTTAACCAAGCCTCGATTAATTTTGCATGTTTACAATAATTAGAGCACCTACATCCTGGACTATCACAGGACCATTTCTTTTTAGACCGGTGGATAATATAAATTGCTACAGGCTCCTTGTCAAGGTCCCATTTTGATACTTCAAAAGTATCCCAACGAAGTTCACGAATCAGGTAGCCTACTTCCATTTGGTTCCTATTATTCAATAATATCTTTTATAGCCAATTCATCTTCTGATAAGGCTCTAGAGCCGGCAGGAAACACATATTCTGTTATTCTTTTTATTTTTGGGTTATAGATTTTAATAGAAACTAATTTCTTTTCGGAAATTAATTCCCTGATTATTTTTAAAAAATAAGAACATGCATCTTCTTCACCCGGATATTGTTCAAAATCATTTATGTATTCCCCTTGATCAACAATTTCAACAAGCGGGAGTTCAGCATTTGTCATAAATTTTTGGATAATATTTTTATTCCGTTTATATACATTTTTCACATAATTTTCATTTATGTCAATCCAGAATTTAGGTGTAGTTTTAAACGCCTTTGCTAAACCTTTTGCGATATTTTCATTTATACAAATTTCATCATAATACAAGTTATACAACTCTTCCGCTGATATACCAGATAATTTTGAAATTTCTTCATCGGAAAAATTTAAATCTGTCTTTTTTTCACCGAGAACTTCTCCTGGAGATTTTATCTTTCTGTTCATATTATTTATCCATACTTTGTTGTGAAAACAATTATGTTATGATGTCTTTTATCATTAATTCGTCTGGAGATAATTTTCTTAAGTTAGGCAATAGGTTGTTTATAAAATCTGACAAACGCCAATCTCCCTTGTCTTCATAAATAACCAATATACTGTTCTGCTTTCTGTTCCGCTTTTTTCTAAAGAATTCCATATAAAATTTAGTAGATTCTAGCCACTTAAAAAAATCAAATTTTATTAAATTAAATTTTATTGATATCATTTCATTTTGATGAAAATCAATGCCTAAATTTTTTAAACAACAATCATTAAGAACAACATATTCACCCTCAGATATAAAACACTCTAGAATTACTCTGTCCATACTACGCCTTAAATTTAATTATATTAAGTAATAATGTCTTTTATCATTAGTTCGTCTGGAGTTAGTTTTTTAAGATTGGGAAGAAGGTTGTTTATAAACGCATCTAAAGTAGGCAAACCATTGATATATTTAGTATTTTCCCAAATAGCAAGATTAAATCTTGCGCCACAAATGATTAAAACAAAACTATGTAAAATCATTTTAGGATTGGGGTTTAAAACAATTTTTTCTTCACGAAATTTAACTTGTACCAATTCGTCTTTATTAAACGGATAATAGCAACTACAATCATTCAGGACAACATATTCTCCTTCCGATATAAAACACTCTAGAAATATTTTGTCGTTAGGAAATCTCATGTTATGATGTCTTTTATCATTAATTCATCTGGAGATAATTTTCTTAAGTTAGGCAATATGTCGTTTATAAAATCTATTAAATGCCGAGTATCAAAATCATAATTAATACAAAACCCAGTATATCCATAATCTCTATTTTTTGAGATGATTAAATAGTTTTCATCAATTTTAACTTGTACCAATTCGTTTTCATAAAACGGAAAATAACAATAACAATTATTCAGGACAACATATTCTCCGTCCAATATAAAACACTCTAGAATTATTTGTTGGTTATTCATGCTATTTGGTTTGCCAACCGGATTCTATTCATATTCTATCAAACAACAGCTGTTATTAAAAATTTCAAAGTTTAATAATAATGTTTACATTCGCTAACCAAATCATAACTATTTTGCGATGTTGGGTTGTTGTCTACACGACTATTTGCCGGAAAAATTTTAACAATTAAAACTTCTTCGGGATTATCTTTTGAATAACGAAGAACTGTATAATCTTCATATTTTAAATCTCCAATATCTAGCTCATTAGGGGCCTGTTCAAATCCTAATTTTTTAGCAAGCTTGTTTGATTCGGCTGGTGTTTTTATTTCATCTGAATAATCATCTTCAGACGAAAAGCGTGAAACTCCATAAAATTCCTTTTCGTTCACAATCATATATTTGCCTTTGATTTTAAAATTTCATTAATTGTTTTTTCTTTTTCTGGATCTAATTTTGTGATTTCTACAATGTCAACAATTTTACCTATATCATTTGTTTTCAACTCAATACCATAAATTAAACTAACTCCTGGATTATAAATATTTCGTAATGTTCCGGTACTGAAATAAAGTTCATAACTAAAACTTTGATCATTAATTGCTTTTTCAGCATTGTAATCTGCTTCTTTTTGACTACAAGCCGCTTCAGTGGTAAAATAATAATTTTTGTGGGGCTCATTAACTTTATAAGGAGTCTTGTCTAGATTCCTATTATAAGGATCTTCGTCATTTGATAATTTAAAACATTTTCCATTATCTGGTAAAAGTTGGGCCCAATTATTTTTTTCTAATTCTAATTCTATATCTTCAAAAGAATTTGATTTGAAATATTCTTCTATATCATTTTTTATTAGATTATAAAAACCCTCAGTCAGGATTTTATATTTTTTATCGTAGTTGTTGTAAATATGATTTACTGATTCTAAATTGTATTTTTCCAAAAATTTATTATATTTATCTTTATTCGTTGGAATATTATAATTCATTGGAATATTATATTTTTCTATTAAAAACTTTAACATATAAATTATTTCTTCACCGGCTTGTAAAAATTTATTAGTTAATTCAGCAAACAAATCATTTTCTTTTTTAGTTATCAACATATTTTTCTTTCTTTTCATTTGCGGTGTTTCCGCGGGGTAGGCAACTAATCTAGCTGATATTTTTCTTTTGTCAAGCTCAGACTAAGGTTTTTTTTTGGCTGAAAATTTGTTCAGGTAGTGTGAACAAATGGATACAGGTGGGAGGCTAGAAGGTTTCTTCTGGGGGCGAACCACATTCACACACCTGTTCACCGGCTGAGTTAGAATTTATAATATAGGTGCATATATAGCCGGCAGGGTAATTTTCCCATATAAGCTGGGACTCGATAGCTTCGCTTTGGAGCTGAGACAGGGGAAAAATATCATCATCTTCATCATTTAGAGGATCATCAGGATCATAAGGCACACATGATGCTTTTTCCCAGCATACATCACCGTGTCCTAGTAGTTGGATATAATTATGCATTCCCACATAATGATAACAGTTCCAATCTGTTGTTATGTCTGAATAAGTATTGGTGTTAGTTATTCTAATTGGATTTGTTTCTGTTGTTATGTCTGTTTCTGTAGAAGTTGTTATTTCTGTTGTTGTATTTATCTGAGATTGTGTTTCGGGGGATGTTTCAATTTGAGATTCTGTTGTTGTTTCTTGGAAGGTTTCTGTTTCGGTGGAAATTGTTATTTCTGTCTCTGTATTTATTTGAGATTCGGTGAATGTTTCCGGGGAGGTTTCAATTTGAGACGCGGTTTCTGTATTTATTTGGGTTTCAATTTGAGTTTCGGGGAAAGTTTCAGCTCCGGTGGAAGTTTCCGTTGTTGTTTGGGTTCGGTATTCTATCTCGGGAAAGAGGTAGGTGTCATTTCCACCGCAGGCGGAAAGAGCAACTAGGACCGGAATAATTAGTAGTTTTTTCATGGTTTTCCTTTTAGATTTTTTTTATTTATCACAAATCACAGGTTTAAATGAATATTCTTCAAATGGTTCAATATTTTGACCACAATAGTCAATTGACTCCGCTGGGTGTAAATTCCTAATCGGTTGGTTGGGTATAACAAATAATGTCTGTTGATTTCTCTTTGCTTGTATTAGGTTTTTTAATTTTCATTCTTCATTTCCTTGCAACATTTTTTTTAATGAATGGAAGGATTCTTCTGAACGTATAAACATCAACAATAATAAACCTTCTGCCAGACAATATCATCTTATAATCACCATCTTGTTTTTTTATACCTAGAACCATACGTCCAAGATCTTTAAATATCCACTCTCTAGTTTCAGAGTTTTCTTTTGATAAAACTTTGGCAGCATCTTTATGTTTCGACCAATCTAAAACCGATTCTGTTCCCTGAATAAAAAAACTTGCATCATCATATAAACTACAATAAAGAAGAGTATATCCGTCTATCCATACCAAACCTTCCCTCTTTATCTGATCATAAAAAGATGAAGGCAAAATTATTGCAGGAACTTTAATCCCAACACTCCTTGCTGCCGCAATCCTGTGAGATCCTGTAATAGAATAATACTTCCACCGTTTTGAATTACGCAATTTAATTACTACTAATGGCCTGTTCTTCCACCCTACATCTAAAAACCTTTTAGACAAAACAATAGATCTTAACCTGCAAGTCTCTCCATGTGGCGGACGTATCGAATTAGGATCTAACCATTTCATTTCTGCTATACCCTGTTTCTTTTCCAAATTAGATCAAAAAGTGTACAATAAGTATAAGTTGCTAAAAATAAGATTAAAGCAAGTATAGCGTCGCCAAATAGAAAATAATGTATACACGCAGCAAACAACGACATTACAAAATTCATTAATTTAACTCCACTAGAAGATAGGGCAAACCAGCTCGATAAAAAATATCATTATCATCAGCTACACAATGTGTGATCTTTACTATTTCAAATGATCCCGAACCGTCCGTGGATTGCACATAATCACCAACCATAGGCCTACAAGCAAATTCAATTGGCCAGTCCCCAAATTCAGGATTGTTATTAACTACACACGCCACTCTAATCTTTTCCATCACGCCTCTTCCTTCTTAGATGCTTCAGGTTTCCCAACCACATATGTCAACCAATTCTTAGCCCTAGTAATTGCGACATACATTAAGTGTGCCTCTTCTTCATTCGCATCCCTGGGTGCATACGTGTCCACTAATACATAAACGTGAGGCCTCTCCAAACCTTTGAAACGGTGCGTGCTAGAAAGTGTAATGCATTCCTTCCCATCTTTATCTTCCTTGTTCTCCTCAGGAGAAAACACATTGCACCTATCTAGAATTTCCTGAACAGATTTGACACTATTCAAAGCCGAATCCAAATCACTAGTTAATGCAACCACAGTCTCCCATTCATCCCTTAGCCTGTCCGCAGCTACTTTATAATCACTTTCCTTCTTGTTCTGGGAATGATGCCTAAGCCACTCATCATTATAATTCAATACCTCCTGTCCAGTAAACAACCCGCAAACCTCACCCTTCTCCACCAATACATCATGTCGCCTCTTCCAACACTTGATCCGATACGAAAGCATCCTTCCATAATCCCGGCCAATAAACTTTACTTTCCTCTGCTGCTTTGCTAGCTGAAAAAATACCCTAACCAATGGAGCATTGGTCCTGCTAATCAATACATCACCAGCCTCAATCTTCTCAAGCAACTCTTTGCATTCACATTTATCCACAATTCCCGCTGGTGCATTGGGCCTTGCCGTAATAATTGGATTAAATTGCTGAGCTTCGTTAATAATCAGTTCATCACACCTCCAGGAACAGGAAAGAGGCAAGCTAACACAATTGAATTGCTCAACCATTTCTGGCAAAGCATTGCTGTCTGCACAAGCAAAGCCGAAAATTGCTTGGCAAATATCACCCACGATAAAAATTCTTCCCGAATCCTTAACGGACTTTGCAACAAGCTCTCGCCTTGCTTTGCTTAGGTCTTGACATTCATCAACAAAAACCTCATCATATTGGTCCACAGCCCAATCATTCACAATGGGCAGCCAAATCTCGTCATCGAATGTCAACGCAGCTTTAACGAAAGTCTTTCCTCCTTTGCCTTGACAAATGGTTGTTCCGGCCCTATGCTTTGTGAACTCCATGATCTTCAAAGCATACTTGACAAATTCCTTCCTATCATAACCGGTTTCAATATTAAACCGATCCATTAGCTTAATCATTCCTTGTGCACCACTTGTCAATGTCATCTTAGCTTTGGAGATCAGGTCCATCAAAGCATCTCTGTCATCAGCTTTTTCTTTCTCGGGGCCAAGTTCATTCTCTACCAACCCTCGCATATAAGGACCAGAAGAATCCTGAACATCGAATTGCTTTCCTGCCCAGGCTTTCTTTAAGGAACGATAGCCAAGGCCATGACAGGTTAGAACATCAACATTATTATATCCAGCAAGCCTTTTTGCTCCTTCTTCTTTGATGGAAACATTAAAAGCCACAAAGAGAATCTTGTGGCTTGGGTTCTTTTCGGAGCACCGAATAATACTTTCTACAATGGAGGCCGTTTTTCCCGATCCAGCTACGGCCTCAATACAACCATTTCCTGTTCCATTCTCGACAAAGTCAAAAACAGTTTGGAATTGTTCATTCCAGCCATCCTGTGGAACATATCTTGGAAGCCTTTCTTTTGATGCCTCTGGCTTGGCCCAGGAACGGCTTTTGATTCCTCCTGCCCCCTGGGGGCCGGACTTCTTGAAAGAGCTTCCAGCGGGCGGATAAGAGGCTTTGCGGGCAGCATTAGAATAATAGGCCATGGGATCCTTGGGGGTGTGGCGGGTGCAGCTGTGTCAGCCACAAGTGGCTGCTGGTGTAGCAACACCAGTATAGCCACTCTAGGGAGGGGCGCAAGTGTCGGAGATTGTTTATGTTATGGCCGCCAGCCTGCCGCCAGAGCCTCTCTCATCCAAGGTTTAGTGTCTTTTTCTAGCAACCCATCAGCAATTTTCTCTGTTGCCAGCAAGGCTTTTAGCGGATTTTTAAAAAACCTTGTTTTCTTTATTGTTCTGAAACGGTTTCTAGTTATAGGATAAAACGATACTTGACCAATATATCCTTTATCATTTCTATCCACTGAACAAAAACAACTTTGCGGCCAAACAATGGTTTTAATATTTAATGTCCAGGAGCCATGTTGTAATGGCGGACTTGCCCAAAGATATTTGGTACCTTTTGGCGGAAAGTAATCTAATTTATATTCTCCACTCATTGTATTTTCTTTCAAAAATATACAACAGATTGTTGTCGATTGGGGTATAGAATATTAAGGCCGCAGTTCTGGGCTTCTGGGAAGGTATCTAATGTATAATCATTTCCTTTTGTCTGGCGGGCATTTTTCTTGATATAATCACCACAAGCATCCTTAACAAGGAATACATTTATAGGTGTATTGTTAATGTGATAATAATTTTTCAAAGAATAAGCTGTTTCAAAAACACAAACACTAGATTGAACGCCACAGATTCTGACGTTATTATTTTGTAATACTTTAACTACTTCATCGGAACCATCATCGGTAGTTTTTCTTACAAAGACTTTGTTAGTATATCCTTTGAGAGCTTTTAAAATGTAGTCGTTTGTCCTACCATATCCAGCAAAATGGGCAACAACAATTTGCCTATTATATTTTCGGGCCAGAGCAATTTCTCTAAGGATAGGTTCCTTAAGAGAGGGTTGTCTTGCTGCCAAAAACCCCCGCTGCATATCAATAATAACTAAAGAATATGATTTCATTATTTAATCACCATCAGATAGTTCTTGTTCTTTTATTTCATAATAAATAAAAGAGGCATCGTCATTAAATTTCGTGAAATAATCATTTAATAAATATTCAAGAAGACTAAAGTTTGAAGATTTCAATGCAGCTTCTGCATGAAATAAAACTTCCTCGTAATCATCATTGTTGTCAATTCTTGAATTAAAATTATTTACAATATGAAACAAACATGCTAAAGCAGACGCTTTTGTGTTTTTGATATCAAGAGTAAAGTTTCCTGAGAAATCCTGATCAAAGAAGCAAACGATGTATACTTTTTTCATTTTATTTCCTTTCATTTTACACGTTAACAATTAAGCTGTAGTTCATATAGGTCTTTCATAATTGGAGAATAGAAACATTTAGATTTAATAATATTTGTAATTCTTTGTTTTGCCGAAGTTTTAGACAAAGAGTTAAGATGTATCATCTCTTGTTTAACAGCACCAATAGCATCTTGTGTTAAGATATTAATGCCTTTAGCGACATTGCACCATTCACACATAGTTTGCAGATTAGACAATACGTTTTCCCCACCAAAATAAACCGGAATAATATGATCTTTTGTCATCAAAACAAAAGACCCATCATCTCTTTTGGCATATAGATTAAAGAATGGAGCTCCATCGGTTTCGACATGTTTTTGCAGTTTGATTATAGTTCCTTTAATTCCACAACATACACAGCAAGGATTTCTTTTAAAGCATTGTAGTTTTAAAGAATTTCTGGATATTTTATATTTGCCGTATTTAAATCTGTTTATTGATTCGAAGATTGATTCAGCACTATAAGTTTCTAGAGTAATCATATATTATGGGCGGGGGAATATTGTTTCCAAGTTTTCAATAAGCCCAATAACCCAAGGGGCAAAAATACTTTCAACCAAATAGGTGTAAGGTTGAAGAGGAGTTCCTATGCAATAACTTCGAATTATTCTACTCAATGATTCTTGTTCTTCATTTGTCAGTTTCATTTTCCAAACCTCCATTAGGACAGGTCCAGCCTTGAATATAGCCTTTAGGATATTTATATTTCAATTCAATTAGCACGGCTACAAGATTGTCATAATCATTGCTAGAAACAATTAGACCAAAACGTCCAGGCTCTTGAACAACACAGAATCCTCTTACAAGTAGAAATCCAATTATTTTATTGAAAACCCTTTTAGTTGTTTCTACATGTGCTGAGTATTTTTTATTCTTCATCCCAGTCTTCTTCTTTCGGAGCCTTCTCTTCTTTAGTATCCAATCCGGAATGAGTGCCGGCACCAGAATGCAAAATAGCAGCAAGACAGGCAGAACTTCTCACCCGCAATTTGCTGCGTCGCTTTTTAACTCTACGTATCTTTGCCTTCCGGCTTAATCTGTTCTGGGACATTAGTTAATTCCATAATCATATATTTTCAATCTTCTTTTGGAATCATAACCAACCTGGGCACAATCAACATAATCGGTCCACCTAGGAAGATTATTCCTACTACCAACATCAATGTCTAATTTTTCCATTACAAGAATATGTGGCCCACACATTCTACATCTTGCATATGGCCAGTCTTTATGTCGTTTAAAAGCAAACGCTTCGTGCCAATTATCATGCAAACCAGATTCACATGTTGGAATTTTTGCTACATATCCTTTGCTAAGGTCATATGTTTTTCTAAACCTTCCCTCACCAATAATAGGAAACCTACTACTAAAGTAGGCCTCTAGTTTTTCCAGCTCAATACTAAGTTCTTCCATAACAAATGGGTAGTGTATTCTAACAGCCTCTAAGAAAGCACACCTTTATGAACAACATGGTTTGATGACGAACGAGCAGAAGATTGTTCACAAATATAGAGGTTCCCCATGTTAGTCTTACGACATTTTTAGATGCTAGCCAAAACATATTAACCGAAACTAATTTGCTCAGGGCAACACCTAAAATTATTTTTTCCTTTTTGGTCTTACTACCTTGTGCTATATTCTTTCTTTGCAATCCTAATTAGAGAGAAAAGATCCTTATTTGACAGTTGTTTAATTTGCTCGTTGGCAGTAATTTCAAATACTGACGGCCTCAGTCCAATCTTGTAATTCTTCTTCCTAATTCCTTTCCTAAGCCAGTCAGGGATTTTATCATTTAAATCTACAACGTCAAATTTAAACATATACTCTACTAGAGCTGTGTTTAGAACATCGTTCCAATCACCATTGCAAATAAACTCAATTCTAGATTTAGAAATAAGTTTTGCTTCAGCTTTCATTCTTCCATTTTTCTTCGTAAAAGTGTCCTCCAAAGAACAGAAAGCAAATGCCGCAACATGCTTCCCAGTCGTATCTCCCTTCTCAGGTCGGCTAATTGCCACCGTAAGATACCCATTGCCCTTGTTTGTTGGGAAAACTACATAACCATACTTTACCATTGTTTTATTCCTTTCTTTCTAGATTAGATCGATTTCTTTCATTTGATAGAATGTCAAATGTAATTTTTGAGAAAACTCAACAGCATTAACAATCAATTTGTTATTATCTACTTCTACATCTGAGTCTTTTTTAATTTGGATTAATTCATACTCGTCAAGAATGAGAAGCAAATCCTCATCAGGATCTTTCAGATGATCTTCAGAAATAGTAGCATTGCCCACAAATTTTGTTCCATTACAAGTGCAAACTGCAACAGTTCCAGTTTGAGGAAAAACTTTGTTAAAAATATCAATTGCCTTCATTTGCCATCACTCCCGTCAGAAGCACAATATAAGGCTCACTTGGCCGTTGTCAACAACTTCGGCCGGCCGGACTCACTTGGATACTTTAGCTTCCTGTTTTAGCCGCTCGCCAAACTTAATCAAATCATCTGCTAATTCTTCTAATTGTTTTTCATTGTTAACCCAGATAAAATCTGCACGACATGGGTTCTCAATACAAAAATCACCTTCCGGACCTTTGCTTATAAAGTTTGCCAGGAAGAGCTTCTTAAAATTAGAATAGTTCTGATGGCTTGACATTGTTTTGTCTTTCTCAACAATCAAATTACTGCAAGACAACTATAGAATTCTTCTGGTGAAGTTATAATACTTGCCGTGCCACCATCATTTAATTCAATTATTGTCCAAGATCCGTTGGTTGTTTCAGCTACATCAACGGCAAAAAACATACTGGAAACAAAAGGAATAATATTTTCTACAAATTGTTGTGGTGGTTTTTCTGAATTAGAATAATCTCGACTGTCCCAGCGAATACTTTGTGTTAATATTTTCCCTTTATAAACGAACAAACGATGCTCATTTGGTAGAGGAAGATCCGTTTTAGGATGTTTTCCACTGCATTTCAGAGGAACATATTCTCTAAAAACAAGCCCTCCTTCTAGATCACAAGATTGCAATCGAAGAAAATTGTTCACTACCCGTTTAATATCAACGGAACTAGATGCAGACGGTATATAACAAGCATCCTCCCATTCATAACACCGACTTTTTACATAGTCTTTAACTATAAGAGGTTTATCTCCAAACTCAGAAGCAAGTTTACTAACAATCTCGTCTAAATCAAATTTAGACCCGGGAAACCAAATTGATTTTGGAGTATTTTTTACACCTAATCTAGGATACCAACAAGGGAACTGATTACAGAATTGGTATTCTTCTAGTTTGGTAATTAAATTCTTTCCACAATTATTAACACCATCAGCCATTTTTGCATAGTTGTCTAACGATAAAATCCATCCACGATAAAGAACATCTCCTGGGCCAATCGGAAGATTATTTTTTCCACCATCACATACTAAACCAACATCAAAACCCGCCTTCTTGGCCGCCTCTATTTCTTTCAAAAAGAACTGGTCTGGATTCTTTTTAAGAATAGGATCTGTAGGAAATAAAATATACATTTTTTAACTACCTATTAGAAATCAACATCCTTGCTGCGCCTTCAGTAGAAAGACCGTTATCAAACAACCCTCTAATTCTTTCGTCATTATTGCAAACATCAGATAAACATATTCCAGCTATAAACTGAACCTGTTTGTCTAACTCCGCTTTCCACTTAAGATATTTTTTAATCATATTGTAAATACTTTTGCAATAGCTGGGTTTCTATATTCAGCTGCCCCGACAAACATTATCATATTATGAGACACGCGATAGGTATATGGCTTGTGCCTATGTCCTGCAAGGATTGTAAAAGAAGTTTCTGGGAAATCAGCAGCAATATCTGCTAGTTTATTTCCCATTGAGATGTGAACGAACCAAGGATCCCATACTCCATCTTTTCTTTCAGGGTCTGGAAAAGGTGGCACATGAGTTGCAAAGTAGATATTTTTGTATTGCTTTGCAATATTTCTGATTTGAAAATCAGCCTGTTGTGCCAACGTATCAGCTTCTACTTTTGATAGCCTAATGATTTCATCTTTATGGCAAAATTTAAATTCTTCAATTACATGATGGTCGGTCATATCTAAAAGATAAGGATTTTCCCCACAACGACAATCATACCATCCATCTGAGCCAACAAGAATTGTTTCATTGTTTAAAACGACTGGTTGGCAAGGAAGATAGAAAAGGTTTTCCGTATATTTGCTTATCTTTTTTGCAAGCTCCCTGGTTCCACTAATAGAATTTCCATAACAACAATGATTGCCATTTACAAAATAAATAGGCTTCTCAAATCCATCAGCAAGCTCACACAAATTATACTCTAAAGAAGTAGATTCTGCTGTGTCTCCAGTAATAACCAACACATCACCGTGTTTAGACAGTTCTTTTCCGAATTCTTTAGGGAAAGATGGAGGTAGAAAATTAAGATGTAGATCTGTACAATGAATAAGTTTCATTTTCTAAATTTTCTTTTCTCATCATCGGTTAGAACTGGATAGCTTTTGATTTCAAAAGCAACATTCTCTCCTTTAATGCTTGCACGAAGATCAAGTTCATACTGTGTACAATCAGGACAACGACATTTACAATCATAATTGTGAGGAATATAATTTTGGAACTGCATAATAATATTCTTTTTTATTGCTTTATTTTGGAACAGGAAACAAAATGTATCCGTTATCTACTAACAGTTTTCTTATTCTATCATATCCTGTTCTGTCTTGAAGAGCTTTAAGAATTATAACTTGGCTTTCTTTTTTTGGACCGGACCAATAAATTGCATCGTGAACTAGGTTTAATACATATCTTTCTTCAGAGACTCTCGAAGCTTCACATCTAAACTCTAATTCGTTTAATAAATCTTCTTGGTTCAAATAAAATAGTTCACTATAAAAACCGTCTGTCAAATGATGGATTTTGTGAAAAAACTCTTTGGCCGACAAATGATCAATAGGCTCAAGTTCACCACAAATCTTGCATCTCCAATACCTAGACTTGAATGTTCCAAACCAGAAAATTATAAGTTTTCTTTTAATCCTAGAAAACATTCTTTTACCAAACATTATTAAAACTCCAGAATATCTAGAATATCTTCTGTATCCCAACAGTCCCTATATGATCTGCTAATCGGATTATAAATCTCTCGATATGTTTGAGGATGATTACGTTCCGAATCTGGCTCAGTCCATTCTGACAATTCCTCAACCGTTTTTCCAACCAACCCAATTTTAGAATATGCTCCGCCAAGTTTTTGAACATCAACAACTTTATTATTAGCAATTGTTAAAATGAATTCCGAATGGCACTCATCGTCCAGCACATTGTCAGAAATCCTAGCTTTAATAGTTGCTGTTCTCATGTGTTCCTTTTATAAATTTTAACTGGAAGAATTTGTTTCTTTCCATCAACTACGACTTCTTTTTCCTCAATATAAAATACTAAATCGGCCGCCACGGTTGCCGCAACGGTTGGTTTTATTTCTTCCTGCACTTGTTCTTTAGGATACTTGTTTTTGCGTCCTCTAGAATCCTCATCTGATAATGTTTTATAACCAAGACAGGCCCGAATAAATTCTCCAAACTGGAAATTGTCCAACGCGGAATCAGGAAAAACCCTGCCGTTTATTTCAACAAGAAGATCTGGAACAAAATTCTTAACTTCTTCTTTTGTTGCATTTTTCGGCGGTTTGGTTAATCCCAAGATGCCTACGTTAAACAATCCAGCGGTTTTTATCATGCGTTCCTTTTAATTTTTCAAAGTATTCTTGGTTAGAGATACATTATTCCCGGCAGAAATTCCTGCTCGATAAGCATCACCATTGACATTGCTTCTGCTTAACTGCTTGGTTTTAGAAGAAATTCTATTAACATATGCTGCAACATCTTTGTCTCTATTATCAATAATAGCAAGGGCCGTAGTTGCATTGTCTAAAACAGCTTGTTGTTTTGCTTCAACGGCCGCTGCTTTAAGCCTTTGACAAATACTTGCAGTGCAACCAAGTTTAAAACTTGTTGCCCAGTTCTTTCCTTCTCCTCTGGCCAGATCTCCTGGATTATAAACCTTTGCAAGGTGTTCAATAGTATCTCTAATTGAACAATAAAAAGCCCCACATAGAACAGCATCACTCTCTGTTCCAATTACTTCAAGGTGTTGAAGCCTTGCTCTCCTATAAGATCCAGGTTTATATCCAAGGTTATCTGACGAAATCAACACACGACATCCGTTAATAACACAAATAGCATTAAGAAGAGCAATTTTCCATTGAGCAATCTTTTGCCCACTTTCTGGACCATTATTTTGTTTAATAACGTTATCCGTATTAATGCTATTTGCAGGATTATTTTCCACATCCACCAGTGAGACGCGATATTTGCTCATTAGCATTTGAGCATGATGTGAGGCATTTGCTGCTTCGGCTTCTGTTCCAGCCCTTTCTGCCAAAAACAAAAGGTGTTTGATTTTATCAATAATAGAAGTCGTGTCAGTCATGAGATACAGTTTAACCACGGTGCGGGCCAGGTCAAGGGCGTCAGTTCATTTTTTTGTCGTTTTTAAAAATCCTATCAAGACCAAGTCTGTTAATAACTTTTTGCAAATCATTATCGATACCAACAAAAGAAAACTTAGCTCCTTCGCCCAAGTAAGCTGTTTTTACATTTCGTTGTATGTCAATAATTTTTGCAAGAGCTTTAAGCCAATCTTCTTGTGGACAAGCAATTCCTTGCGTAAAATCTAAAGTCGGAAATGACAATGTTTTATATTCTCTATATGACCATTCGTAAGATAGTGCAAAAGATAATATCAATTCGTTTGCTGGAACGATAATGTTAATTGGACCATTGTGATCCTTGGGCTGAAATGATCTTAAAAGACTTTGGGTCTTTACAAAAGGAAGACCATAATTCAACGCCATATTTTCTTCTTGTTGTAGACGTCTTACTAAATCAGAGTGGTATTCAAATATTCGCAATTGATCTTCTTGATCCTTTGCAAAATATGCATTAATTGCACCGGCTAATTCGTTTGCCCTTTCATAACCAATGCATACGCTGAAATTTCTAGATCCTTTTCGGAAGCCGGGAAATACCCAAGATTTATCAAACCCCTCAAAATAACATGGGCTCAAATAAAAACTTGTACCGGCCGTAATGCCAAACAGATCGTGTTCAATATTGTCTGCACATTCGAAACTAATCTTTACATCATGGAAATTATCCCTAAGATATATTGTTCCTGCTCTGCCAGAAACCCTAATCACTGGTAGTCTAATACTTTTGCTGGTATGAGAACTAACCACTTCAATTTCATCGTCCTCTCCGGCCCAAGCTTTAGCAAAAGAAACCATTCCTGGAAAAGATTTCTCGGCCGCTCCTTTCCAACACATTTCTTCGCGGACTGGATTTTCTTGCACCCATTGTTCTAAATTCATTATTACTCGTCCTCTTCTTCGTAATCCTCGTGCCAAATGATCTTTATTTCTTTTGGAATAAAGTTCTTTTCTGAATACCAGGTCCTAACTTCCACTTTATAATTTAACGGTTCTTCTTCAAGATATGCAACAATTCGTTTGCCATGACAACTGCGTTTAATTTCGTAATAAACAAATTCCATACCAAGGTCAGATAGGTCTAAAATCTTTTTTTTAATATGAATTAACTCGTCTTCAAAAGACACGCCTTTTAATTTATAAGTGTTGGCAATTTCTCTTGCTCGTTCTGCTGATGGCAATTTGGGCAGCTTTTCTTTTTTCCAAAAATTAAACATAGTTTATTCCTAATTATGGAGCTTTCATCTTTCCAACATCCCACACTCCCCATTCTTTTGGAGCAATGGTATAATAAACTCTCTTAACCCCCTTAGCCCGAATCAGGGCTTGACAACGGGGACAAGGCTTGGCGCTGGCCCAGGTGCCGTCTCGCAACACCCTGGCAACATAAAGAGTACAACCAGTGTCAGCCTTTCTAAGACTCCTTGCCTCAGCATGGGCCGCGGGCTGTGGTTCTTTGGTCAGCGCATTGTTGGAACTAACAAGGGCCCCGTCACGCCTTTGAATAACAGAAGCAAGACGGTAGTTCCTCTTCTGGTCCCCTCCCGCAGCAATCCTTGCAGCAATCTCAAGCAGCCTCATAACTCCTCGCAGACAACATAACTACGAAAGGCCGCCTGTCAACCCTCGCCGTTTTAATATTTGGCAAATGTTTTTTGAATTTTAATTATGGCGTTAGGCCATATATTATTTATTCTATCAATCTCTTCAGCAATTACTTTTACTTCTCTAAGTTTCTGATATCCTTCCACAACTGCTTTAATCGGTACAGATGCTACCGGAATATCCCCCAAATAAGCATTAACATAAGCTACAACCTCAGTGTATCTTCTAGTATAAATTTCGTTCCAAACAATATTACCTTCGCTTTCGGTAAGCAATTTAAGTACAGCTATTGGCTTATTTTTTCCGGCAAGTTTATATGCTGAAGCAAGATTGTTCGCCTCGAACATATAAATCTTGCCATCAATATAAGTTGCCTCGAACATCATTGATCTAATAGCCTTAACTCATCAAAGATAACATAATTTGTTCCAACACAAGTATAATTTATAGCAGACAAAACAATTTTATTAAACATAACAGTTTGTGTAAAAGAAATCTGTTGACAACCATCAGCAGAAAGCTCAATAAAATCATCCGTTAACAGGTTCTGCTCCCAATATTCTCCAATGCTTTCCGGAGTATAGAAAAAGTTTCTAATAGCTAAACTGTCATCATTATACAGATCAAAACTTACAGAGGAAAAGTTGTAAAAAGAAGGCTCGGGAGAAGTAATCCTAGAAGCATCAAGAGCAAAACACAGCTCTATACTATCAGAAGACATGGTTTGATTAAACAAATATTCTTTGTAATTATAGATCGTACCACAGGCCGATTCTGTTTCACCAATGGCAGAAAATTGAATTATTTCACCATCCGAATTACAGGAAACAATTGGGTTGCTTCCTTCGTTGGTATTAAGAATCCATCCGTCCAAAGAACTCATATCATCAACAACAGTATATTGATTTGTATCAGTAGCAGAACCGGCTGTATTAATCAATCCGGCAGAACCAGCAATATAAATAGAACCAGCGGCGCCTGCATAATCAAAAGATACAGAGCCGGCTAATTCAGCAGAAAATTTCCCTCCTCCAACACCACCAGTAGATTTAACCAGATGAATGTCTTCATCAATATAAGACGAAGTGGTTCCAGAGCTTCCGCCATTAGGGACAGATGGAGAACCAGAATTTTCTACAACAACTGTTCCTCCAGTATAATTTGAACCACCATTGTCAATATTAACTGTTCCTGAGGAACCGCTCTGAGCTACATTATAAATAGCCTCACCAGAAGACCCGGCATACGTTGCTTCTCCACCATTATCTGCTGTTCCACCATTATCAGAATGGCTGATAGTAGTTAGTCCTGTTCCGGAAATTTGTCCACAAGATAAACATAAAACAAAAGCTGCAATATAACAATTTCTCATTTTTATTTTCTCGCTGGTGAACTGCTTGGAGGTTTTGATATCCTAACAGGACTCATTCGAATGAATTTAATTTCATATTTTGAACAATACTTCTTAAAATCAGTTTCGTTGGTTTCTGGAACATCAATATCCCAATCGAAAGTTTTATCTGATAAAGATGAATATCTGTTTTTGACAGTAGCATCAAATGCATAAACAACAGTTTGAATTTTCTCAGATAATGCTTTAACGTTATACTTTACCATTTAATTAAACCTTTCGGGCTAAGTGTAGGATTTGAACCTACGTCTCCAAGATCCCTCTTGGGCTTTTCCAGATGCTATTCTTCTATTTCCTGGCGCAATAAAATTGTAGCACACCTAAGCTAACTTAGCCAAATATTATTCTTCGTAAGTAAGTTTATATTCTGTCTGTGGAGGAAACTCTTCAATCCAGTGATGTGGCTCAATGTCTTTAAGCTCATACGATTTGCTAGTTGTTGTATCAATAACAACTAGGTTGGTATTGCAGCCACCAAATTCAATACGCAGCCCTAGCTCGTCTGCTTTACAACAAAGCTCATCAAATTTTTTAAAGAACGGACTCTCTTCCAATAAGCGAAATGTAGGCATTTTATGTTCTCGTCCTTAGCTAACTTAACCAAGATTTAGAAATTTATTTATTCGTTATTAGTTGTCGTGGCGTTCTTGGGCATTTTTGCTTTGGCAATAATTTTTGCAATTCCCACAATGCTTCTTTGGAACTGGTTGCTTCCGGCTATTTTTGGAATTAAAGAAATTGGATTGCTTCAGGCGGCTGGAATTAATTTGCTTTGTGGAATTCTTTTCAAGGACACCACGACAACTGCTCCCAAAATAACAACCAACTTATCCATTTGTTTCTCCTTCTTTCATCCAACGGTCAGCACAACATAAGACCTATCGGCCCCGCGTCAAGGGCTTACCGCCTATAGAAGCATCTTCTTTCACGGGATTTTGATTAGAATACACAATTAGGTTAAGAGGCCCGGCACTATGAACACATTTGTATTTTGCCGCAATGTAATTGTCGGTTTTCCACTTGCCAATAAAAATTATAGATTTAACTTTATTGTCCTCCACAAACCCTCTTCCAGCTTTTTAGAAAGCTATGTATGTTTAGTTTTCCAATTGGATTAGCAGAATGAACATCATATTCTGGTACTGGTCCATCAGGATATTTTTCTACCAACCATTTAAGAAAATCCATTGTTGTTTCGTTTTTACCAAGGTCATGATCTAAATCCATAAACTCTGGCAAACCAAGAACATTAATAAAACTTTTAGCCTCTGCAATAGAAGTTGCCGGAAGAAATCCATCAGGAGCCTCCCGTTCTTTTACTTCAAAAGACTGATCGTCTAACCAAAGTTTCCAGGACATATGTTAAAACAATGTAAATAGAAATACAATACCACCAAAACAACCAAGCAACATTAACACGAATACAAAACAACCAACGCTTCCAACAATAGCATTAGTAATACATTGTGTGGTTGGATTTGTTCCTTCTAATTCTAAGGAATTAAAATACTTTAAAGCCCTGCTTGTGTCATCAAATTTAAACAGCCCGTAAAAAACAGACCTAAATTGATCTTTGTCTACACAAGGATTGTGTAGATCATACCAATCACAAATACCTTCTAAATCTTTTGCTTTAATCAAATCACGAGCAACTTCAATATCAAGGCTGGTTATTCTTGCCATTTGTTTTAATCCTTCTGTTCAAAAGAATTTTTCTAGCCAGCTGAAGAAGTTCTACTGGAATGTTGCTCCCAGCAATGTTGAACTCATATTTGGCTTCTTCAGCAAGTTCAACGACATTATAGCCGTCCAACCCAGAAGTATCTTCCATGAATTTTTTAATTCTATCTACTCTGTCCATCACTCTTTTCCATATTTAGATTAGATCCAAAAATCCACCATGCAAAAGACAATCCAAAACATATTGTCTGCGGGCTCCGGCAGTTTGTTTACGAAGATTTTCTCTTTCATCATCTGATAGAGAAGAAGTAGACTCCAAATGATCTAGGTATCCAGCCTTTTTTAAGCCTTCACGCATACTGTACCAATCAATTGGCACAGAACATTTCTTAGCAATATTTGCCAATGCGCCATACCAAGTTCCAGGCAATCCTAAATTGGTCCAGGCGTCCAAAATGTCTTGATCTGATTGTTTTGCAATGTTCTTAAGCCAAGTAAGAACAATAATCTCGTCCGGAGCAAATGTATTCATTGCCATAATTAATTTCCTTTCTTAAATAATCCATTTGGGTTCTTTTCCTAGAATCCACATTCCTTTGTCATCACAAATTTGAAGCCCAGAATTAAGTCTTTGCCATATAATATCTTTGTCTGTTTTGAAACTCCAACCATTTGGAGCATTTCCCATCTCAGCATACCAGTTTTTGATGTAATTAGTAATTTCTTCAGAAGTTTTTGCGGGGCAAACACCACAATTCATCAAAGAACAGTTCCCACCAAATGGTTCTGTTGTAAACATTACATCATAAATATACCAACCCGAATGATTATTTCTAACTACTTCTAGTTCAAAACTTCGTACAATAACATTAAAACCAGAACAGTCGTTAATTAAATCTCCCTTAGATAAATTCAGAGCCCATTGTAGAATGTCTCTCTGAGACTTTGGTACAGATTTTAGAAAAGCAAGCCTGTTATAATTGTGATATAACCTATGGGGTTTCATTTAATTTCTGTTTCGCAATTGATGTCAATAAATTTTTGCGATAATTCTTCGGCCGCTTGTTTTGATATTTGATATCCAATAATCACTGGAAGTGAATTTAGATGTTTAACAGCTTCGGCCACTGTAATATCAACAAGTTCTCTAAGAAGTTTTGCTGTTTTTATTTTATCAACGAAAGATATTAGATAACAATTATAAAATTGTTCATTGTCATTTTCGAATGGCATTGCATAGGCACTTGGCCCATTAAATATGTATGAATCATCATCGTCATTTGCTCGATCTAAAAATTCATCGTACCACATGGTTAAACTATAATCTGTCTCGTCGTTAATGATAGAATCGAAAACAATACCCTCATCATTCAAAGTATAATGACGTTGGCAAATATCTCCATCAATTTCGCCATCCTCAAAAATAACCTTCACCGAATCTGCCGAAGCAATCTCGGTATAATTCTCACCTTTGAATACTAATACTTTCATTGCTTCTCCTATGAGTTTGGTGCAATTACGGTTTGAATTGCGGCCCCAGCAATCTTTGCCATTGTTTTAACAACATCTTCATCAGATTTGGCAAAAAAGAAATACCACTCGTTGTCTCTTACCTCAAATGCATAACAAATAACTTGTGAAGAATTACAGTTATTACAAAAGAAATAGAAATCCCAGTTGGCAATAAAACCCAAACTATTTATCATATCCTCCATTCCGCAACCTAGTTTGTTAGAACAAACCGATCCATGACAAAATTGAGCCAATCCATTTTTGCTACCATTATCCTTGTGAAGGATATCACATAGCGAATCATATAGCTTTTCTGCTTTTAAAAAGCAGTAAAAAGCATCACTAACAGATCCTGTTTTTGGAAATACAAATTTCATTACTTTTATTCCTTTCCTGCTTCTACACAATCGGCTCTCATTTTACAAATAATTCTGCCGTTCTTAACAGTTCCAAAACTTACGCCAGGAATCATACAAAGAGATTCAAGAAAACCAACTGTGTTGTCCAGCGAAAATGCTGGGCCATAAACACACCACCTATTAAATAAATAAGTGTCGGCCATCTTGGCATCATAAACAACCGTTCCGTCTGAACAATTCTCTAGAAACTCTCTGATTGGTTTTAGATTAATCACTAAAGGCTTCTCGCCATCATACCCATCAAGATGCCATTGGCCTTTTCCCCGGCCCAGAATAGCTTTGGTTAACATAATTTATTTTGACCAACCTTCCCAGTTTTCCCTATCTTTTACAAGATAGTCTGTACAGGTTTTGCAAGCATTGTCGTTGTATGGCCGTTTTAGTTTACCACATATGAAACATATAGAATTTTCATATAGCTCAAAAACTTTGAAAGCCAAAACAAAAGAATAAGCAAAGAGAAAAATGGCCAGTATTAAAATTACTATAAGTAGTAGTAAATTTGCCATAAGTCCCATTACAGACCACATATTATTTTCCAACACTCCTTCTTTTTACACAAAACTCACAATTGCAGCATTCGCCATTACATTTAATGTTTCCACATGTTTCACATGGTTCAGGATCCGGTTCACATAAATCACAGTAAACATCACATCCTTCTAGTTCTTTTTCAAGAACAGGATTAACACAAATATCTGCATTGCATTTAATGCACTTCATTCTTCCTCTTCAATAAATTCTCCGCAATCATCAATAACACCGTTATCAACAAGAAATTGCTTTAGAGAACCTCCAGTGCCAAAGTATTCCTCGGCTTTAATGCCAGTCTCAAGGCTGGCCAGCCAATATGCTCTGGCACGATTATATTCATTAGAAGAAGCATTGACTCTAAAAATATCTGTTAGTTTACTATAATCAGCGCACATTCTATCATAGATATCAGATAGATCTCTTCGGTCCTGTTGTCGCATAATGTCCTCCGGTGGTTCAGGCTCCAATGTAGCCACTCACTGGCCAGAGTCAAGGCTCCGCGTCAATTTTAGCATGAATGACGTGGGGCCAATCTAAAAACCCCCTCATTAAAGAAATCACGAATCTTTCTAGCATAATAGCCCTAGTTCTTAATCAGAATAAACTTCTACTTATAATTATTAGGGCTTCATAGTTTTGGCCATATCAACCAGATCTAAAATCGCACTATATTCTGGATTAATTAGATGCTGTATGGAGGCGTCAATATTAAAAATCATAATAATAGAAACAAGAACAGCTGCAATTGCAGGCAATATTCTACAGCAAACAATCCAGGCATCATCATCATAATCTGGTTTTTTATACCATTTATTAATGGTACGATAGTACATATAAGTCAAAAGGAAAAACATTAAAGAAACAAAAATGTTTTTCATTGCTTTAACATACTGTTGTAAAATCAAAATGCGCCACACCTCGGGAGCAACTTTTTTAACAGTGTCCCCAACAACAGAAGCACTATCCCTAATAATAGAGAATGTTTCTGATACTGTCTTGTCTGCTACTCCAGCAAATGTTGAAGCCGTTGCAACACTAGAAACAGGCGCTGGGGCAGCCACGGCACTGGCAGATGTTGCTTGAGCAAATGCCATATTGGCACAGAAAAACATCGTTAAAATGGATCCTAGAAACATATTCTTCTTCATTTTATTTTACTTTTAATCATGATCATGATCATGATCATTGCAATTACAACTACGATTACCGAACTTAACTCTTAGCCAACACAAACATGGCGAAAGAAAAGTCAACGCAAACACAATCCACATTGGCGCATCATGAATTGGATTTCCACAACAGTGCATAATCAGACCCTTTCCTCTAAGGAAATTGAAGGAACAACTACCCACGGCCCACTATTAGATCCTTGATGTTGGTTTCCCCACCGAATAAAATACTTGTCAGAATTATACATTTCCATTTTTTTAAGAAACGAACGGAATTCTTTTGAATCAACAGAAATTTTCGACTCAAAAGAACGCCAATTTTCTTTTATATAACAGTGGCCAAAAGAATTTCTGGCCCATTCAATAATGTTTGGATAACAAACCGTCATCCAATTAAACTCATCATAAATACTATTGTGGATAACAAGAACGACATTAGTTATCATTTGTTAATCCTTTAGTTCAATCGTTTGAATTGAATAATCCAAGTAATAACCTGTTACTCTAGAGTGTCCGTCTGAATCAAATTCAGAAATTACCTGCTTTAAAATATTTATTGATATAGACCATTTGATATCATAGCTACGTTTGTTATTTGTATTTACAACAATATCTGGAAAACTATTACTGTATTTCTTAACAGCAGAAATAATCCTCTCCAAGAATTCTTCTGCACTATTCAGTGTCTCAAAAGCAACTACGTTCCATTCCTGGTTAAATTCGTATCCATCATAATTTTCCGCCTTGACAATATATATCTTTTTCACCACGGATTGTTTTCCCATAGTTTTATGACCTCCTCTAAAGAATCACATTGCTTCGGCAATGGCCTGTCATCTTTAACCTCAGAACACTTAATGACACGTTCAAAATCTTTCGGATTTCTTGTGGCAAATTCTATTTCATACTTAGCTTTTTCATCACTACAACCGGCTAGTGTTGCTCCAATAAATTTTAACTCGAACCGATCTGGCATATCACACCAAGTTAGTTTATTGTTCCTATCAAATACATAGGTAATAATAATTCTGCCACCGTTCAAGCTAGATACAAAATCAGGTTCCCAATTCTCTGTATCATCAATCTTTACATAACGAAAATCACTGGCCATAGCTTGCCTTCACAGCCCATCATAACCACCAGACCCGCAGTGTCAACCCGGCCCGATTTCCTCAATCAGCGTCTTTAGTGCTCTTAATTGCCTTTCTAAATTCGCTTGCTCTTCCTTGGCCAGAGGCAGCAACGCCAAGCTAGCAGCCTTTGTTGAGGTAAATTTTCCAACTTCAGTTTTGTCTGGCCCGTGTCCATCATACAATGTATAATTTCCATTCAGATGATTTAATAATGAAAATGTTTTAGAACCAACATTAACTATGCTGGTTTTGCAACCGCAATCGCAATATGTCCACTTCATAAAGCATCTACTTTCTCGTTAAATCTACATTTGAAATCCATACAATATTTTTTGCAAATAGGATCTTCGTAAGAATCATGCTTTTCAAACCAAGCATATCTTTCAGCTTCATTGTTAGAATTAAATTCACCAATAGGAGAACCACCTTCTCTAGCATAAACAGCACAAGGAAAATAATACTTACCAGCAATCGTTATGTCATCTTTAACCAGATGACACTTGTGAGATAGCCCGAGACTAGAACCTCTCATATTTTTGCCAGCATTAAAATTGTCTACTCTAAATTTTAGAATAGGATGCTTAGACAAAATATCATCCGGAATATCTAGCTCCAGAACTTTATTATACTTTGTTGCAGTCATTAACCGAATATCATCAACTCCAAGATCAGAAACAAATTTAATAATATCCTGATAAAAACCTATATTATCATCGTTTAACACGACACCAACATTAGTATAAACTAACGAAGATATTTCTTTAATGTTATTAACAACTGTATCGAAAACATTGTCTACTAATGTGAACTGTCGATTAAGTTGTTTTTTATGAACATCAAGAGATATAGAAAATAATTCTATTCCGGAATCAACCAAAAAAGTATAGTATGAAAGCGGTTTAGATCCATTAGTTGAAATGCCTGCTCTCATACCGTGAGATTTAATCTCATTGATTATTTCTGGCAAATCTTTTCTTGTGGAAGGTTCTCCGCCAGTTAAATGAACATATTTGCACTGCTCCCAAGACAACAGTGTAATTATGTTTTTCGCCTGATTATAGGTGGGGTCTATAGCAAGCTCCCCTTTTAGAGGATTGCAATATGGACATTTAAAATTACAATGCGAAGTAATTATCCATTCACAATATGAAATCCTGCCGGGAGCAATTGTTTTTGCCCGCTCTTCAATTACTTCTAGAAACCCTATGTCCTCAAGTTTCATGTTAAAAATTTCTCAAATTAATACGTTTCTTTTGCCATTTATAACACCAACCATTTGGTTCGGTATTAGAATCCCAATTGCTACAATAAGTATAAGGCTCCCACTCTGCGATGTTGTCGCAACAACAACAAAGTTTTTTGAAAATAGGTAGTCTTTTTCCTCTTGTTAATTTAAACTTGAGCATTACTTAATTCCTTCAACATTTACCTCAGATATGCTACTGAATGTGGATTGCATCCATACAAAGGATTTGCTCCAAAAATATTACCTCTGGGAACCTTTTTTGGTTCAGGGGCCTTCCAGCCGGCTGGCTTTAGAATGTTTCCATTGGATTTATCAATGAAACAATATACGCAACGCTGAGAATCAACCTGAACTACCCTAATATACTTTAAACCAGGTTCAAGTTCAACCTTTGGAGGTTGAAGATTAGTATAGTGCTGCGCAAAATATGCCCTCCACATATCTTGCAAAAGATTAACCCAATTCTGTAGAGCAGTATCAAAGTCCATTATTTACATACCTCACAACATTTGTCATAAGATTCTAGACACTTTGTATTATCCATACCTTTGTCAAGGCAAGTTTCCATGTTGTTCCCACATTGGATTATGCATTCGCTTTTACAAGAGAAACAAAACATGGAAACTACAAAAATTAGAATTAGCTTATTCATATTACTCCAGAATATATGTAATCTCTCTCTTGGTTTCTACTCTAGAAACCTTAATTGGTCCATGTTTTGTATTACAGTCCTCAACAACACTCTCTGTAATAACAATTGCCCACTTGCCAAGCCTCATCTCAATTTTAAATTGAGCATTATCATACACTGAACACAAATCTTCAGCAAGACTAGTAATATCGTTTATGTCGAACATTGGATCTCCTCAAAAAACCTAACATCATAACCTTCCCAACTTTTGGGGATTCTATCCTCTAGATACGCCGGGCCATAAACTGAAATGTATTCCGACGAATCTCCCGGAAAAACAAATGTAATATACTTTGCCCCTTTTAACCAAGAAGATAACGACCTAATCAACTCATCCCTGTTCTCAAGCTTCATATCTATACCTTTGCAACCTTTACGAACGTTGCCATTTCTTCAATTTTATTACACAATGCTTTTTGCGAAATGTTCTTTGGCAAATTCATTGCTAGTACAATTGCCTGTCTATTATCTTTGGTAAGCTGCTTTATGAAAGCTTTTCTTTCATCAGGCAGCATTATCAAAAGATCGTGTAGCGTTTTTTGTAGCTCCATTGTAGAACCTAAAACAGTTTTCCGATTCTACCCAGTATACCAGCCCCATGGATTCCATTTTCTTCCAAACAGAAAAAGCTTCTTTTGTTATACAGGTAGAGCTCCTTAGTGCCAAACCTTTTTCTGCATAATGTTTTGCAGCTTCTTGATATAGTGCCAAAGCAATTCCTTTCCTTCTATATTCTCGTTTTACGCTAATATAGGCAGGAAACGGATTGTCTACATGACACTTCCTAAAAGTGTCAAATTGATCTTCGTATCTATTTTTAACCAAAGCCTCTGTTTCTAGAAATAATTCATCAAAATTTTTATAAACAGGTTTAACATAATACCTATGATGGAGATTAATCAAATCATCTAATGTAAGATGAGATTTTATATCAATAGTGTCTCTTGAGCAACTAAGACAATGCCCACCAATCCTACAAATATAATCAAAAATTGATTTGTACCATTTGTTGTATTCAACAAGTGGAATGTTTTCCACTTTTAGATAGGCAGCTTCTTCACCATCAATAACAGCAGTTAGCTGATCTACAACCCATCCCCGATTCTCTGGATAAATATTCTCTTGCCAGATAAGTTCCACGACTAATTCCTCCAAACAATACTAGAAAAAATGATGGCAAAAATAATTCCAACAAATGGAGCTGCCGTAGTATAAATAGCAGCAACACAAAATGCCACGGCTGCTAGAATAAATACAACAACAAACCGCCCGAGATAATTTAAACTAGACATAGAAAAACTCTCCATTTTTGTATTCAACAATTTCTTCATAATCAATACCTTCTTCTTCGTCATCATCTTCTTCACACAAAAGAAAAGAAGGCATGGTCCCGTTTTCAATATCCGTTTCCCAATAATTATTCCAATGATCTGGAAAACCATTTAGTTTTTTAACATTATTTTCTATGTTTACAAATCTTTTAATAAGACCTTTGTGTTGTTGTGCCTTTTTAATACCTTTTAAATCTGACAGAACAAATTTAATGTATTTGATTATCGCCTGTGCTCTGTTTTCCACGGAATCAAAAATACAACAATCTTCTTCACTTCCTCCGACTGTTGCAATATAAATCATTGGTGCCCCTTTGCTGAACTTGCCCAGCCCAAATCAACGTTAGATTATCGTCCCCTTATTCTACTATCCAACATGAGAATATTGGGAAAAGGGCAAAAAGTAATAATTTTGTTGCTCCCACTATTGTTGGAATTAAATGGGCAAAACTATTCCCGGCAATCATTCGATCAAAAACAATTACGGATTTGAAGAAACAATTACCAACTATTTTTAAATTGGTTTATGAATCGTAAGAACAATAGGCACACCACCCTTAATGAAGGCATAGCTCTTAGCAATAAATCCTTCATATCGCCATCGCCTAATAATCATTCTTGGAACTCTTTGTTTTGTCATAACAACTCCACATCAACTATACAGCACTACAGTATTTATAATACTCCCAAGTTAAACATACAACTTTTTCATCAGAACCATTAATAATGGTATCAGTACCAATAAATCCACATTCAATTCCATCTCGTCCGTCTGTATATTTGAATTCTTCTCTATATGGTGAAAGCTCAATAGCAATAATTGGCTTCAAAAGCCCATCTAAAATATCACCTGCTATGAAGCCGGAAAGTTCTGTGTCCCTATTGTTCAAATTGGGTTCGAAAATAATCTTCATATCTTTTGGAAACTGTTGCAAAACATTTATTAATTCTTGAACGGTATGGGCAGTTCTATAAGACATGTGTTTCTCCTATTATTATTTTATGGTTGTTCCAAATGCTACAAATAAAAAGCCGGGAAACCTTCCGAAAACAAAAACTGGATCGGTTTTTTGTTTACACTAGCGAGATGCCGTTGTAGGTGGATGGTCTACAACCATATTTGCTACCACAAATTAGGAAAGAATTTCCCCGAACAACACCTAGGATTTGAACCTTAGACCTTCTGGATCCGTTCCAGACGCTCTGCCTGGTTGAGCTAGTGTTGTCATCCCATTGATCTTTTTCAGCCGGCAAGATCTATAGCCTATGGGAAAGACTAAGCTTCCAACTATTCAGTTGAACTATATTGGTCATTGAATTCCTGAATAAATTCTTCTCTCTCTTCTCCTTCTAACCCCTCACATTCTTCTTCAAGAATCTTTTCATACAAAGGATGGGCTAAAGAAGAAATTTTCTCTTTAATCTCTTGCAAAGAATCTCCAACCCAAACAAAAGCCTGATCGTTCCCACCATGGGGCCAATCATCATCTCTTACATAAGCATAAATTGCTTTATGTCCTTCTTCAAGAAGAGTTTTCAAATTGTCAAAACCACAAAGCCAAGATCCACATTGTATTGAGTAATATGGCTCTAGTGTTTTTTCAATCTTATTGAACGTACTACACTCGGCATCTTCATCATAATATGAGAAATCTTGTGAATCAATAATATAAGGAAGTTCCCTACATAGGCTTTTGCCGTCCTTAAACCAAGTGTCAATTCTAATTTCCATATTTCTTTCTTTTGACATTCACGGGTTTAGTAGCAGTGCTTGGCCTTGCACCAAGATCTCCTGGCCTTAAGACCAGTCGCTTTAACAAATAAGCTACACTGCTATAGTTTCGGCATTGAGGGCTAGTCTCCTAGCCCCCAATCCCATTGTGTTGTGAATTACGCAGCCTTGAGCTTGGCAAGCTCTGCCTCCAACTTGGCAGCCTTCTCGGCAGCCTTGGCAGCCTTCTTCTCAGCAGCCTCAGCCTTCTTGGCAACCGACGCCGGAACGAAACTGGTAGGGACAATGCCCAGCTTTTGCTGGGTTTGGTAGCCCTCAATCAGCCCGTTGGCAAGCAGATAACTGACCACCTTGGCCCCGCCATCCTCCGCATCCGGAAGACCAAGAGCCGCTGCAACCGACTTACAGGTAGTCTTACCAACCTCACCACTAACAACCTCAGCCTTAACCGCCTCAACCAACACGTTCAGATTAACATTTGTCATATTGTACCTTCTCTTTCTTTTTTTTGTTGTTGTGTCGGCCTTAGTCAATCCGTCCGACACCATCAATCATAAGGCTCGATAACTACTTCGTCAACCCCCGGCCTCACTTTTCTTTTTCGGACCGCGGGCCGGCCAAACTACCATTGGCCACCTCTGAAAATGCCTCGGCCAATGCACAACATGCTGAATTAGAAATTTTTTCTGCAACTATACTCTCAGATCCAAACCAAAGATAATAATTATAATTATCATTGCCAACTTGGAAAACAAATACTTCCCTTTCCATTGAATGCTTTATAAAAGGATCGGAAAACATAAAAAGATTATCTTCAAAAGAAGCTGATTTATCATTGATAATCCAGCTGTCAGCAAAATCGCCCAACGGCTCATCAGAATGTGTCATTTTTTGACAAAGCTTTTCAACTTCCAAAAAATAATCAAAAACAACCTTCAGTGCACTATCCGAATTTTTATTGATTAAATTAATTTTCATTTTGTCCATTCCTCTTCTGGAGGCTGCTGATATCCCCAGCATCCTTCTGGCCTTGTATCATACATATCAGCAACGGTATGTAGCTCATATGATAAACTATTGTTTTTGTATGGATTTATAATTTTAATCATGCCAATTAACATGATAGTAATCCTATCAGTAATAGCAAATCTAATATCTCTAAACTTCATCATGACTGATCTGTATATGCACCAAATTTCAAAAATCATTTAAATTCCTCCGGGCATGGAGCATAATGCTCTGTCAACCAAGCACACTTAATCCCTGTAGCAGCCTGAAACTGTCCTTCACAAGCCAACCTATGAGCTTGTTTCCTAAAACTTTCCTTCTCAGGAACTTTCCCAGCCAACTTGCAATTCTTCAAACCAACCTGAATATGATTTCCGTCCTTATCAACGCCATACACAGTAGTGTTGCTTCTATCAGGCCGATTATATCCTTTGGCATAAAACTTGCCAAAACTTTTCCAGTTTTTCACAATAATCTGGGTTCCAACTGGAATATGAACCCATTCAATCTTATCCCTCTTCTTTTCGAGATATCCTTTGCCACTGCAAGTAAAACACTCTCGAATGTCCATATGGTTTTTCGGGTTAATCCACTTGCCAGAACCATCGCATTTCTTGCAAGGCTCTCGGTCCTTGAGCTGAAATTTACAAGCGATATTAACCTCAAGAACCAAACCCTCAAAAAGATGATCTGGTTCCGGACTCTCGTGGTTATGTTTGTTAAGATTATAAATAGAATTAATAATGAATTCTTCAAGAGCTTTGTAGGCCTGAAGAATACCAGGATGGCCGGCAGCAACCTTCTCCCCTGCCTTTTGGAAGCCTCCGGCATGGCGGGTTGACCTGACTAGTGGGGCTGAGAAAAAACCCGTCTCCGTGTCAAATACGGCCGTATGCCAATCCGAATCAGAATAACCATTAATTTCCCAATGACACAACTCAATAAGCATAATCAACTCCTCGACTCAGGACCAACTTAACCACGCCTAGCGAGGCGTCAAGGCTTCCATCTAAAGTATTTGATACTCATCTAGATCAATTTTGATCTTCAGATCGTCTGGGATTTCCTTTTCCGAAAAAACAGTGATAGGAATAATTTTGCAAAATTTGCCATAAACAATTTTATAAATTACTATATTGTCTAAATTAATTAGATTATCTTCATTGAGAAGATTATATTGTTTTATATATTTAATAGAATCTTCTTTTGCTCCTTCCGGAGAATCTCCAAGTCCCCAGCAAACATCTTCAACAATACCTACATAATCATTAATATCGTCATCGTTTATATCATCACCAGCAACTAAACATTGAACTTCGTATAAAGAAATTTCATTCATTTTATCTTCCTATCGTTCAACAAAACCCGAAGCATTACATCATAGAATTTACAATCTAAATCAAATTCTTTATCTGTTAAAAATCCTTCTGGATTATAATTGTATAATACACACGGCAAATCCCGACCTAATTCATCTTTTGGATAAGCTTCCAGGTCATAATTAAAGTTGCAGGAACAAGGGCTTCTTGGCACACAATCATCACAATAACCTTTGAACGTTCTGTAAAGAATATCACAAGGCATATAAATCCAAACAGCCAACTTGTCGCATTTACATTTAATCATTTGGTGTTTTCTTTACTATACACGCCTAATATTTCTCAATTTTTCGTAAACAAGATTGCTGATCTCATTAAGTTTCTTTTCATAGGGTGCCTTAGCTTCTTCTAGCTTTGCTCTAAGAACCTCATATTCTAAATATAGCTCTTCTGGAATTTCATGTCCTCTAGGATCCAACTGGACAGACACTGGTTTATTATAGTCATTATAATAAAAAGAAATTGATACGTTTTTCATTTTTGAATTCCTTAGCAATCAAAACACAACTCGTCCCCAGATCTAGGGATAAAAATAGCAGAAGGCCATTAGCCAGCTTCAACTAGGTTTCCCTATCCACCGACACAGGCTTTATAACAATTCAATTCTAAAACAAGCATCATAGAGTTTCCTCTCAACTTATTTCCATGAACTGTTAATCGACACTTCCATACCGAGGCTTGTCGCCAAACTGTTTTTGCTGAAACCACTCAGCTTCACTTCGTAGGTTTTTCAGCTCCTACTATCCCTTGGTTAAAAAGGATGGGTCCCACATATAGGACTTGAACCTATACCTAGATTACTAGAAAGGCTTCTAAAGCCTTCGCGCCTGCCATTACGCCAATGTGGGATTATATTCTTGCTAGTAGCTCCTTCCCGACTTGAACGGGAAATACCTTCCGGTAAATAGGGCTTGAACCTATCGCGTTTGCCAAATTTCGCCAAGGAGCCAAACTTCATTTATTCATCTCTGTCCACTCTATATACGATTTCTTTACCTCCTCATCTTTGCATTCTAATTCTTTTTTAACTACTAGAAGTTGGTCAGCATAATCTGTCAGGCCTTCCACGGTAGTGCCAATCACAGTATAATGCTCACCAGAGCTTCTGTCAACTAGAAAAACATGCCCGTCTAAAATATTAGCATAGTAGTTTTTAAAAGAATCTTTCGAAAAAGGATCAGAAGAAAAAACGCACATCCTCTCATTCTTAGTAAACCGTGGTATCTCCACGATCATCCAATGGTAATCGGAATATATTTTAATAGTTGCACCAATCTCTCCAAGAACATCACAAATTGCTTTTTGTGCCGAAAAATATTGGTCAATATTGTTGTCAAAATCAGTCATGGCTTTTTCCTAAAGTTCAGAATTCATCATAGGAAACTGGAGTCTTTCCATGAAACGTTCATTTCGCTCATCTTCACATTTTTCTCTCCACTCTATATATGACTTCTTTACTTCCTCATCTTTACATTCATGATCTTTTCTAAAAATCAAATGCTGTTGCTCATAACTTTCTGCACTAGAATCATAAAAAATATATACATTAACATAAATATCACTACTGTTGCTGTCAACACTTAACACAACATAATCTAAATCAAATGGACCAGAAAATTCCACGGCTGGCGTATCAAAAAAGATACAAATATTATCATTAGAAGTCGTTCTTGGCGAATTTATAATCATCCAATATTTGTTTCTATAATCTTTTGGATTGCCAATTTCTTTTTCAGCTGCAAAATATTGTTCAACGTTTTTGTCAAAATCAGTCATGGTTTTTCTCCTACAGAATTATAGATCCTTCAGCGTCCCAGCGATGTCGAATTCTTCCATCAGGAAAATAAATCAAATTCCTCATCTGATCATTACTAGTAGGTTTAGGATCTAAACAATTATTTATACATACATTCTGCCCAAAAACATCATACACCCTGGCTCCGTGCGCTAGCTCCAACACAACCATACCATGGAACTCTAACCACTTGTGAATCTCACGCAAGGCCCCACGTGATAATGTGTGCTCTTCAACCCACTTCGAAACATTAGCATTGCTTGAATTGTCTGGCTTCGATACCGGCAATAATGTAAGCTGCTCAACATGGTTCTGTTTTGCAAAATCAATCATGCATTTGATCTGCTCCGGAGTATCAGTAAAGTCTTTGCAAAGAATACAGATAAGCCTTACACCAAAACCAATTCCGTGCAGTTTCTTAATGGTCGGAATAAGATCTGGATATTTTTTACCTCCAGTATAAATTTTACTATTGATATCTGGGGAAATGCTAGCGATACTAATCGCTATAGTAGATAGCCCTTTGGCGTACCAGTCAACCAAAATATCATTACTAATTTTTCCTCTAGCAATGCTCAAACCATTAGTCTGAAGTTCAACAATAGGAACAGGGTATTCGTTTAGAACATCTAGGTATTTAGAAATCAGTTCTGGCCAAAGAGTAGGCTCTCCTTTACCAGTAAGCATTGCTGTGGTTGCCCCCGCTTGAACAGCTAGTTTACAAGCAATATCAAAGTTCCTCCAATTGGGTTCAATTGGCTTTACTTCTGCTTCTCCAGTCATTCTAGAGACACAAAACGGACACCTGGCATCACAAGCACCACTTCCCGTCACTATACTAAATGTTTGAATTTGCATAACTAAACTCCCCTTAGGTCTACAACCACATCATCTTGTTCAAGAAAATCCCTGTCCTCGTCAGAAAGAGCCATACGATTTTTAGATTCTAGTTGACTGGTAGCAATTTGAACAAATAGATTCCCTGAACATAGATTACCGTGTTGATAAGATCTTTTGAAAAGATCGTGTCTAACCTTTATAGGCAAATTAAAATTATTTTTTGCATCAACAACTTTGATTTCTCGATATTTAATCATACATCACATCCCGTATCGTCAGCAATTGACGATCCTTCTGCATAATCGTCTTCATTAAGAGCCTCTGCATCGCTGATATAAGGAACGTCAGGGAAGTATACAATCGTTCCCCGGCCTAATGAATCTGTTTTGGCCCCCTTCAAAAGCTGACCAATATCATATACTTCAGAATCTGACTCTCCAGAGGCATCTATTGCCGTAAAAATAGTCTCAACTACCAAAGTTGCTACAATATTTCCCACATTATCGTCTATACAAACCCCTAGACATTCCTTTCCATACATCCCCCTGCCAGAATAACTCCTTGTTCCGTATCCAGCTTCTTCAATAGCTTCTTGCAGATTCATAACTTATTTTCCTTCATTGCTTCTTTTGTGGTATCCCAAATTCGTTCCACTGTTGTTTGTAATCTGTTGGCTTTTTCAACAGTTCCTTTAAAAGGACAATTGCCAGCACCATATAAAGCCCCCTCAATAACTTTTTTAAAATCCATTATGTGTTTTCTTTTCGAAGCCTATATGCTATTAACACATGATGTAAGTTTCAAAAAACAATTGGTGATCAATTCCAAGTTCATCTGCTAACTTATCAGAGTTGGAACAGACGGCATTAATCCTTGCTTGGAAAACTTCCCGTCTTGTCTTCATCTGTTCTTCATATTGTTTACTCACAGCATCCCAAAACATATAATCACTACCAACACCATCTACTTCAGTAAATTCATCCCCATCTTCCCAATATAGTTTAACTCCTTTATCAAAGGTCAGAACAATATCGATCTCTTCTCCCAAAATAAGTTTTCGGTATTCTTCTTTTAGAACGGAAATTCTATCAATAATATCTTTTGAAAAATTCTCTGTATTCATGATTTAATCTTCTCTCGAAATTAGTACAAGAATATATGTTATTATATCAAGCTCCACCCAAACAATAGCGAACGTACAAACCAAATCCCACAATGTGTAGGTCATGTTTAATCAACTTTCTTAGTTAGCCCTGTAATTATTTTATTATCAATCTCTAAAATATATATTATGAATATATTCGAAGTGATCTTTTATTGCCCCCAACGAATTTCGGAGACTTTCATGTTTTTTATTGTTAAGTGTCTCTCCCATATTAACAACACGAATTTCCTTTCCCAAAAACTCTCATCAAGAGAATTTAAAAAAATCTTTTAAATATTGAACTGTCATTATTTGTTCCTTAATTTTTCATTAATCTTTTCAGCTGCGTCAAAAGCTTCATCTGCAAATTCTTCTGCCAGTTCTTCAACAAAAGGAAAGAACATAGTTCTGTCATCATCGTTGCCTTCAAAGGTATTTTGAAATACTACGCCTAGTTCTTTTGAAACCGCATCGCAGATCTTTTTAATTTTAACCAATGGTGGTTTAAACGCATTGACTTCATTTATTGTCAAGCCGGCAGAATCAATACTTATATCCATATGAACTCCTGCTTATTTCTCTTTTCTTAATTTGAAAAACTTATCATATATTAATGCTTTTCCGGTTTAGCATCCCAGGTAGGATTCGAACCTACATTATAGCCAAATTAGAAATTTGGTGCCATATCCAGTTAGGCGACTGGGACATATTATTAACATTATACCTGTTTATCCTTTAGTATAAATCCTCTTTTTTACACGCCGTTAGCAAGTAGCCAATTTGCCCACAATTCTGCAACCAAACACAGGGCTTCATTTTCAGAAGAACACTCCCACTCCTTGTAGGCCACATCCACACTTAAAACCAAAGGACATTCGCCGATGATCTTGTCATTCATCCATCGGGCATCATCCGGCGTGTAGTCAAAGTCTGCCAATGCGACGATCCATTTGTTTCCGCCGACCAAGAAAAGAAATGGAATTGCTTGGTCAGGTATAACACCTTCTCTCTCATAGACGATTTTCATGAACGTTATCCTTGCAATACATCGTCATCCAAGCTGTTCCAGAAGCTCAACCGAATGTTGTGCTCAGGCCTGCCTGTATTCAAATTGCTTTCATTATTTGGTTTGACCCAACTGCCATACCTGGCTAGCAACGAAATCACATTGTTTTTCTGATTATACCCAATCTTGTTAGAGAATTGTAGCCTAACCAATGCTTGGCTTCCCTCGTGCTTGTCCACAGACAAAACTTTGCCAACCATTCCTTTCTTAATGTGCAATGGCTGACATCCTTTTTTAACTGTAAAATGCATTGTTCCCTCACACAAATAGAACGTACATTCCAATAGCCGCGGCAGCAACTCCTAACATAAGGATAATCCCACCAACAGCTACTGTAATCATTAGTTCAAGCAACGTAAATCCGCGGCTATTATTCTTTGACATATTTTTACCTGTGTTCAATTGTCCAACTTCGCAATGCACAATAAGCAGGCTCTTTCTTGCCTCCCTTTGTACACTTCTTCATCATGTCAATGTACGCTTCTGCATCCTTCTTATCATCGTATCCAATGAAAGGATTTCCATCACACTTGACTAGATATGTTTTACTTGCACCAATTGGCGTATCCAAAATTCCCATTGTTTTTCTCCTTGTTTAATAGACCTAACTTAGATCATAGACCTAGACCTAGACCCAGACCCAGACTTAGACCCAGACCCAGACCAAGAATTAGACCCAGAATCAGACCCAGAATTAGACCAAGACTTAGACCCAGACCCAGACCTAGACCCAGACTTAGACCCAGACCCAGACCAAGAATTAGACCCAGACCAAGACCAAGACCAAAACTTTAAATATTTATTTATTCTTGATTTTATCATACAATCCTCTTTACTGCAAAAAGAGACTCAATATGATCAATATTTACAAAAGCAAACTCAGTCGGAAGCCTTTGGTTATCTTTCCAATTTTTCTGATTCCATGGACCAGTTTCATAGACAATACTAGGGTCCATAATTTCAATAATAGAGCTATTAACTCCAATTAAAACCCCAGTATATGCATAATTTCCACAACTAACATATACTTCTTTGCCCAGAAGGTTAATATAACCATTATCAACATCCTGAATCTCTTCCACGTATTCGGTTACCTTCTCAACAACCTTCTCAACAACAACCGGCTTCTTTACTGACTTCTTCATTTTTTAATTACCTACTTTCTTTAAATCACTTTCCTAAATATTTCACCATAGCTTTTGCAACTTCTTCTGCATGTTCTTTTGTAAGAATAATTGCTTGTCCTTTTACCCCGTCTTGGACTTGGAAAAGTTCCACTAAATCAAGGCCGTCTCGATCCTCCCCAATACTTACATAATCTCCGGTTTTGTCATTATAGACTTTGTATTCTACACATGTAGTGAACTCTGACATATTATCCTCATTTACAGAATGAATCCAGAAAGAACTACCTTCTGAATGTTTGCACAGAAGGGCTTGAGTTTATCTTCATCAGACAGTTTATACTGATCAAGAAGGCCAGTACAATCATCACCGCCATTTTTGGCAGTATATACTAGCCTCATTAGCCCAAGAGCGGCATCGCCATCAACATTATTGATGGCATGTCCAGCCGCTTCGTCAATAACTTTCTGGTTGTCTAGGTATACGTTCCAAGGAACCAGATACAAATCTGTGTCCTCAGGCACCTCTTCCCAAATGATTAGTAGATATGTGTCGTCCATTTACTTCTTTTCCTTTGGGGTCCGCTTGGGATAAATCACCCCCGGCGGGTTATTGCTGAAACGAATCTCTTCCTGCTCCTGGCGGGTCAGAGGCGACGTCAAGTCATCATAAGGCACCAAACCGCTTCTGGCAACCCCCTCGCCCCCAAGACTCTCCACGTATCCATACTTAACCGCCATATTGTACTGGTCATCCTTAATCATTTTCTTTATTCCTTTCTATTACACAAATTAGAATCAACTTCTTTTCATTACAAATGAATGTCATTTGAGAGGATAATCTTTAAACAAGGACATAAAATCAGGAGAAGGCCCTTCCCAAATAAAAGTATTAAAAACTCTAGAAAACTCAGCAGAATTGTACATAATACTTGAAAGTGTATTTGGGTACTTGTCTGGATTATATATCCAAGGAATTCCATTAGCAAGATTATCCACAATAGCTTTGGCTTCTTTTAAGCCAAGTCCAGTAAAAGTACGAATGACTTTAACGGCGTTAATGGACATAGGCCCGACACTAACTAGTTTATATAGTTTATGCTTGTTTTTAGAATATCCCCAAGTATACTCCTTGGTCAACCCAAGACGCTTGCAGATACCTGCCAGGAAAGGAAGTTCAACCTTCCACTCAATACTATTTTCCGTTAGATTAAAATAAATCTTCATGTTATTTGTTTTTCCTTTATCCTGGGCACAACCCTAGTTCTATAGCAACTTCTCTTGTTCTATAAGTTCTTGCATCTATCGGCAGTTTCTTCAGAAAATCTATCGCAGCCTCCGTAGAAAACAGAGTAGCAAATACAACTCCATGCTCCCTGCCGGTTCCATCAAACGGAATGCCCCAATCCCCATGTACAGGATCTCCAGCTACAAATTCAATGGTATGCTTCATTTTAAATCCAGTTCTCTGGGTCCGCAGCGGCTTTGTTGACCTCCGCCTGAGATACCAGCTTAACCACCCTCTTGGCAGCACACAAGAGGGCGTGGAGAGCATTTTCCTGCCGTGTGGTGGTTTTAGAATACTTCTGCATAGTTAGAAGCCACTCGTGGCCCTCTGACCCAGGCACTGGCACAGCAATACATGTGCCATAAGAAAAAATCTTTTTACCATCTGTATGAATAGCACCAGATTTCGTTTGGTATGACTTGCCCTTCAAAAGTGCAGCAAAACAATCAACTGTGTTCTGTCTCATTTTATTTTCCTTCGATAAAAGACATAGTCTCAGGATCTCTTTGCTCTTTAGGAAGATTCACTTGCGTACCAGCAAGCACAGCCTTTAGCATATTCAAAGAAGATTCACCGGCCCTCTTAACAAGATCATCCTGAAGTTTACAGTATTCTTCTTGGACTTTAAGAAGCCGATCGATCTCTTTAAGCATCATTCCAAAAATGTCTACAATCTCCCTGGCAGAAAGCTCTGTAGCAATATCTTGTGGACTCATCCAAGAATATTGACGAGCCAAACGGTTCTTTTCGTGATAATTTTCATTGCGAGTTTGCATTATATGATCCTTCAAAAAAGAATTGCCCGTTTCAAGGACGTGGGAAACGGAGCAGAAAGGCACGGATGGTTATTTAAATTTAATGTCCTAGGATACCTTAACCAACGAACCCCTTTCCTAGCAAGCCCAACACACATCCGAAGATGTTCTTTTTCAGTATTCCTCCCGGGCCAGAAGGAACCCTCACCCATATTGCTATGGATTAAGTTTAATCACTACAGAAAACTTCCTCAACTGTTTGAGAGCATTTCATCGTGATTACTCGGTGGCTTGAGCCTCAGATTCTTTGGATTCAAAATCCACCCTGTGGTAGCACCAGCGCCATTAGTGTTGTTTGCCACCACAGCTCCAGTCTCCGGGATGACACAATCAACCACCACAGTGGCTCCATTCAATTCAGTCTTCGGCCCATGATACACACAAACATCGCCTTGAACAAACATGATTTACCAACCTCTCTCTTCTCTGTTAGCACAACTATTACACCGACACCCTCGCATAATACCAATGCGAGTTAACACGTTCTTAGGTTTTTTCCACCCTGTCCCAAACAACATCTTCCTTGCTTATGAAGGACAACTTTCCGTCATCATCATAAACATTAATCTCTAGGCAAGGTTCCGCCATAATAAAATCATTCAGGTTTACAATATCCGCATACAAACGGATATCGGATTTAACAAGAATCCCTGATGCAATATACTTTACCATTTAAAATCCTTTCTTGGATGCCCCAAGAGCCATTCCCATAAGCGATACCAAAAAAGCATCAATGTTTTTGTTGCTAATAGGTTTGGGATTGATTCCAACCTCTCGGCAGATCTTTAGAAAAACTTTTACTGACATAACTTTGTTGCCTCCGAAAATGTACCCCCACGCATGATAACCCACCATGCCCGGATATACACCCTCCACCCAAGCCAATTGATAAGAAATCTAGCGTTGGTTGCTAAATGCTTTATTCCTACCATGTTATTCTTTAATGTCCTTTGGTATTGGACCGGCCCCTAATGTATGTTCACATTTCTGATACATGCCCAATACCAACTTCTGAGCTGCCGTAGCATTAGGATCACCCTTAATGAAGCGAAGTTGATCCCACAACTCCTCTGTTCCTCCCATATAACTTCTTGCAGACTGCCCAATAGCATTGACTATGGTGCTGTCCAACAAACTGTCCCTATTAGTATCATCGACAAGATTAGCCTCCGCAAAACGCCTTGCCGAAGCTCTTAGGCCACGAAACACTTTGCTTCCTTCACTAGGACAGTTCCATTGCCAATCCTTGTTGGTTTTGTCAATGGATGCAGATGAATTGCCCCAAAGAACCCCTTTTGAACCATAACTGTGACAAAGCTCTGCCGAGATAAGATCCCACTTGCTTTCTGGATAATCAGGAAGGTAAATTCCCGCAGATTCAAGAGCGTTCTCAACACCCTGATCTCCAATAATATTCAAATTAACCACCGAAACCTCCGCATGGAACCAATACTCGGCTTCTTTTCCACATGCGTCTACCATGTCACCAATACAGATGAACAGATAAACCCCATTGCTAACCTTCCGGGAATATACCCACCGGCCCGAACCACCATCCTCTAACACGTCCCAATTCTTATGATAAATGTTCATTTGTCCCAACTAACTGGCAAAACAGCATGACCTCTGTTGTAAATATGACCGGGTAAAATTGGCAACAGACCTCCAATAGGACTATTCCTATCACGCAAACCAGCAAGATATAACTTCTCATAATAGTCATCAGACACAACAAGAACAACAAGAAATCTTGCTCCCGTATCATCGGTTAAAGTCTTGCCAAGATCATCCTGGGTTAAAGTCAAATGCGCAGCCAACTTATTTATATTAGACTTTGCCATGTTGCGGCCCCCTCTCTTACTTAATATCCCATTGCCCTCTCATGAGCACTTTCACGAGCATATCGATAATCAGCCTCTTCCTTATGCCTCCATTGCTTTAGAACTTCTTTCTGCCTATCAGAAAGATGCTCTTCGTCAATCTCTGGAACCACCCGCTCTCCCTTACATTCATAACACTGCACATCATATGTTCCAGAAATATAGTCTTCCCGGAAATCAGGATCATCCGAAAAATCCTCCGATGTCAAACCACAACAATCAACACCCGGATCAACATGAGTTCCTTTTCCCTGACATGTGGAACATACCTCGTACTTGGCCGGAAACTCCATGACCTCGCCAGTTTCCTCATCATCCTCATCAAGAACAGGAAGAGAGATGGTCATGTTCTGCTTATCGAAAGCAGGCTTGTCCCGCTGTCCTGCCAACACTCGGGAGTCATTGAAGTAGTTAGAGTCTTCTAGAGAGTACATCGTTCATTCTTTCATGGAAGTTGGCAGGTTTACCTGTTTTACTAATCCTGCGAAAACCTGAAAAAGTCAGGATAGGTTCCGTTTTCTATGATTGTCAGAAATAGGAACAACAAAGATACAGATGGTTGCCTGTTCCTCTGAAGATATTAACCAACAAGTTCTCTTCATAAGGACATGTTTCCAACATGCTTCGCTAAACCATCTTGGTTATGATGGCTAAGTTTTTAACTCACCTTTGCTTTGGGATACATTCCCAACACCACAGCCTTTGCTCCCTCATGGCCTTCGGCCCGGAAACAAAAATCAACGGTATTGTCTTTGTTGGCACACCAATACAAAGCTCGGCCATGCCCCCAGTAAGTTCCATTTTTGTCGTACCCACCAGCATCCAAACGGATGCGAGTTAGATACAACCTTTCACTAAACACTGCCTTGTCCTCCAAATGAATCGGAAACCTTCCTAAAGCAGCTCCCCGCTTTGGATCTCCACACCATCCCTTTGGATCGTTCTTGCAATAATCTGGTTGAGTCATTTAGCCGTTCTCCTCAATCTCAATTTCTTGTACATAAGGATTTACATTACATAGTTTCCACTCATAATCCATGAGATTAATATCTTTCAAAACAATTTGATATGTCGTTTTTCTGAATTCAGGAAGGAATTTGTGGGCCTCTTCAGTGGTTTTGAAACCGTTTGAACAAATCTTATGTATTAGTATGTCTGCCCCAGAATACGCCATACCTCTTGCTTCAGCAACAACAATGTAAATTTTCATGTTTATTCTCCTTTGTGCGGTAAGTAGGATTTGAACCTACAGTGTCCGAAGACGCCGGAGCTACAATCCGGTGCACTACCAATTGTGCGTCTACCGCCTAAACTTTATTCTACCTCTTTTTCTGCCTCAAAATGGATTTACCCACGTATCATACTGCTTCTGCGTGATTCTTCCGTCTTTACACAAAAAATCCGTAAAATTATTCCAGGCCTCACACAACCAAACCTTGTCCCCTTTGGGAACACTCGGGAGCACATCCTCCCGAAACTCTGCCAATGCTTCTTTCTTGGTCATATCTGTACCTTCGATCTTCTTCTATACCAATAGGATAACTTCGTAGCAGAAATAAAATATTTCTTGCCATTACATTTAAGTAAACACATTCCTGTTGCTTGGTTTATATCCAACAAACTATAGCTGTTGTAAAAATCAGGAATGATACTATAGTTCCATCCTATTTCTACTGGAGTAGGCCCTTGCTCAAGTGCATGATAGGCCATATTCCTCTTTCTTGGTCATTCTGGCCTCCAAATCTCCTCAAAACTACCTTTCAACTGACGCCGATATCGGCACAAAATCCTTTCCAGAACCCTGAATGCCATATCGTCCTCTTCCATTAGCCCGGTTGCCGCTAACCAATGCCCAATGCTTGCATCCGGCCGATTGAAGCCTTTATAATCCTTCTCCACAGCCCCATCACATACCGACACCATATATGACAAGGCATGTCTAAGCATCTGCTTTCGTGAAGCAGTCAATACAGGCTCCGGAACCCCAGAAACTTTCGCTGCCTCTCTACCAGCTATCGCTGAAAGCCTGCCAAGTGCATATTGCCTCTCAACCTCAGCCTCTGCATTGGCCATCCTTGCCGCAAGCTCTTCCGCAGTTTCTTCAACCAACTTGATGTCTTGCGCCAATGGCCTGGCCTTCGGATGACTGAACTTATAGGATGCCTCCAATGCTTTTTGATAAAGCTTCATTTTATACTCAATCAGATCGTTGACCCTCTTGTCCAAAGGATGCGTGCTAGTCATCCTCATCACAAGAATATTATTGCTGGTCTGACCAATCCGATGCAATCGGTCTTCCGCCTGAATATTAAGGGCAGGAGTCCAGTCCAGATCCACAAACAACACATTAGAAGCATGTGTAAGTGTGATTCCTACTCCGCCAGCTTGAATGGTTAGCCCAACTCCCTTCAACTTCCCAGCCTGAAATTCAGAAACAATATTAGTCCTTTCCTCTGCTTTGGTTTCCCCAGTGATAACCTTCCAATCTTCACGGGTAGCCAATGCAGCAATAGGAGCCTTGTGAGCACTGAAGACAACCAGAGGAACATCAGATTCCTCATAGCTCTCTACAATCTCCATCATCGCAGGAATCCTAGCTTCCGCCAACATTGCCCGGATCTTGGAGAACTCCTCAAAAGAAGGAAGAGAAGTGATCTCTAGCTTGTCAACTAGATCATCAATGTCTCCCTTTTCCTCAGCAGCATCATAAACCAAAGCGTTGATCTTGGCATAAAGAACGTTATCAAGATTGTTAACCTCAATGGTCTTGTATGTCTTTGGAGGAAGGTCCGAAAGAACCTCGCTCTTCAAACGACGCAACATAACCCTCTTCATTCTCTCAGGGACCTCAGCAGATGGCATTCCAAACTTCCACCCGTACTTGTCTTTATACCCATCAAATAAAGACACGAACTTGTCCCATCCACCAAGAACACTCATGTTCCCCGCAGAAAGAACCCCGTACAGATCCGTGGGCCTGGTCATCAATGGAGTGCCAGTAAGGAACCATACAGCCTTGCACATACGAGAAAGCTTATTCACCTTCTCACTTCTGGCCGCCTTGTAGTTCTTTACCATATGTGCCTCATCTGCAATCAAATGAGTCTCTTTAAGCTGAGCTTTAGTCTCCTCGGGAATAGAATCAGAAGCCAACCAAGCGGGGAGAATATCATAGTTCACAATGATAACCTCACCCTTATCAGGCAGACGGAAATTGCCCCTGCCTTCCAAAATGGAAGCTTTGTACTCAGGCCTCCACATCTTGATCTCATTCCGCCAGTTGTACTTAACAACCGCTGGGCAGATCAGAATAACCCTTGCTCCTTCAGGCAAGGCAACAAGAGCCTGAATCGTCTTTCCTGTCCCTTGGTCGTCTGCCAACAAAGCATGATCTTTTAGAGCAAGGAACTCAACCCCGACCTTCTGAAAATCATAGAGTTCAGATCCATCTACACGCTTCCTAGAAGCCCTTTCCAAAGCCTCCCGGCTCTCAGTCGTCCCTTCTTTAAGATTGCTCCGAAGGGCCTCAGGGACCGAAAGTTGTAGCTTGTCAGCAATCTCAATAACCCTGGGAAGGTCCCCAGGCTTGATAGAACAGGTCCAACACTTGCTCTGAAGATTCCACCTGGCACCAGGCAATGACCGAAGCAACACAATTGCGTCTCTGTCATATGGCATCGAAATAACACCATCCTCAGAAAGCGTCTTCTCTTGCTTTGCCTCTGCTCCGGGAGGAGAGATTCCGAGCTTGGCCAGACACGCAGTTGAAGTGCAGCACTGCAACCAAGCATAACCATTTTTGTAGGCAAAACCTTCCCCGGCTCCCAGCTTAGTCTTGCAACTCTGACACTTGCCAGGATATCGATTAACCATTGCTGTCGCCATTGCTCTTCACCTTACCTAATGAACTCTTTTTATTTCTCTAGAACCAGTTTATAACTCCATTGAAAATCAAGCTCCTCATTGTCCTCCCCAGGCCAATCAGGATCTCGATCCCACGCAACCATCACGGAAAGATTATTGTCCTCTACAACAGCCACCCGGCCTTTTAAACAATAGTCCTTCCGATGCTGAACCCTATCGCCAACTTTAAAAGTTGTTGACTCTACAGATGAACCTAACATTATCACCTACTATCTGCCACTTGGCCATTTAGTCTTTTTTAACTGCCACAGCCCCACATTTTTTACAAATCCAATCCTTGTCAGAAGGATTGCCAACATCCGTGCACCCTAGAGTCTCAATATAGTTCCCCTCTGAATCTATAACCTGATCCTCTTGTACACAACATGATACAATAAACAGCTTGTGCTCAGAACTGTTAGGACATATTGTTTTCATTTTCACTCCGAATAATAACAGTCAAACCAAGGCCCGCTTCTCCTGGTCCGACGTTTTCCTTCTGCTTTTGTACACGTTCTCGAACTTGTCTCGGGATTCTTGCAATGACCTTGAGCCATTGCTAAAGTCTGGTTCCGAAACAAAATGTACGCTCTTCCACTGTTTTGGAATTTGCGCACAATTTTGTACGACATTTTATTCCTCCCCTTCAAAAATGGCCCAGTTGTATCCTTCGGCTGGCATATACCAGATAAACAGGATCCCAAACATAAACACCAGTGCGGCTGGCGGCATCCACCACCACAAAGCCACAGCAACCATTCCCGCAATACTACTCAGAAGAATCGAATCCATATATCCCTTTCAAGATGGAGGATCATCAATTAACATATAATGATCTACATCACATGCCTCAGACCAAATACGCATTTCTAATTATGCTAAATGAGCTGAGTTTTTTTGTTAGCTACCTGGCGGGTTCTCAACCAACATGTAGTATTCTACATTTGGAACGATGAATCGAAGAGTCTTTTTCGGGCATGGCGGGCATGGAACCTCGATCTCATAAACGAAATAGAAACTATATTCGGAATCACCTAGATATGTTATTACAAGTCCAAAATAGATTTTCCCTCCAGAAGAAAATAGACACCTCTTCTCTGTTTCTCTATTCTTCTCTGTTTCTTCGGGAGGGTTATCTTCTACACTTTTCCATTGCATTTGTTTTATTCCTTCTTTACAAACTTCCATGAATCATTTCGTAAAATGAGCACATTCTACATCTTCATCTTCGTCTTCCCAAAAAGATATTTCACCAAGACTCCCCACGGAAAAATGATCCGCCTTCACTTTAACCAGATCATTCAGAGTATCTCCTTCCAACTTTACAAGAAATGTCTTCATATATCTTTTCTATTCTATTGTTTATATGCAAAAGGACACTTCTTGTGGCACCCTTCCCCACATTCACAATACCCTTCGGCAATGTCAACACATTCCCAACCACTCTTCTCCGGAAATCCACACTGCCGGTGAGAACACATCCCGCTTTTCTCTCTTTCTCCACAAGCCATATTAGCCCTTCCTTGCCCCCTCACTGCCTCTCTGAGAGGCTTTTGCACCACCTAGGCCCCACTGGCCCAGCCAGACGAAAACCCCTCACAGCGGCTTCTGGAGCCGCTCCCGGAGCTGGTTCTCAAACAGCCGATGACATTTGGAAAGCCTGTTGTATTTGCCTATGTCTTTTCCGTGATATTCTTTGTATAGAGACATGTTCCCAAACTGGGAACAATTTGTCTGATCAAGGTTGCTATTAGCATAGGTCTGGAAATGTGGACACTCCCGAGAACAATATTGCCCCCGGTCCCCACAGACAACTATGTCAACACTATAGGTTAGTTTTATGTCTTCCATTTTAACTCATGATCTCGTCAATAAATGTACAGCTATAATAAGCATTGCTATACACCAAAATATAAACGCCACCGAGCCGCAATAATCATGCGAAAACAATGCTTGCCATTTGTATTGACGCTTCCTGTCGCCACTCTTTGCCAACTCCTCCGGACTTTCCAAAGGAACTACAGAAATGTATCTTACCTTCTCTGGGTCAACAAGGTTGTTATTGGTATATGCGTCGGCAGCATCAAACGCCTCTTCCTCAGAGTCATATGGTCCTGCAACACTCTGAAAATCATCCGCCCCCGACCCGAAAAACACAATCACATGTTTAATGAATCCTGCCGATCCTCCTAAGGTTGGCTCTGCCATGTTCTTAACCTGTCCCGCCATTTAACTGGCGCAAAAAAATTGGGGGCAACCGGTTTCCCTACGAAGCCCTCCACCACTTAACTAGATGCACCATTGCGCCTAGTAAAGTCTTTTTACCTACATATAGGTTAGTGTAGGTGCCGGGAGTCGAACCCGGATCCGCGAACCAATGCAAGACACCATCATTCACAAGCTTAGGTTCATATCCTAGAACCAGGATCCCACTCCCAGGGATTAGGTTTGCCCCTTATTGTCCTCGACCCGTTATATTGAGGCCCTTACGGGTTCAGTCCGTATGGTTTGCACCTTCCAAAATATCCAGACTTATCTCTTGGAAAATGTGACTTATGCCGCAGCAGCAGTCAGGTCTGCGTTATCGTTTGCAGTTGTTTACGACCCATTGATAAGTGGATAGGCGCCACTTGCTTGCAGATGCCTCTTTCAGTCCCCGTCGAAACCAATCACCCACATATACTCTAAGCTAAGTTATTCCGGGATGGAGGGAAGGATAACCCTCCCCTCCGTCCTGTCAAGTGCTCAAGCCGCCTTGGTTGCCAGCTGGGCCTTCAGCTGATCCAGCTCCTTCTTAAGAGCTGCCTTGCTACCCTCCTTAGCAGCACTCTTCGCAGCCGGGGTACCCTCAGGCACAATCCCCGAACCCTTCCGAGTCTCGTAGCCAACCACAGCACCACTCTTGATCAGATGCCCAACCACCAGAGCTCCAAAGTTATTGTCTCCCTCCTCCGAGAGCTCACAAAGCTCCGCAACCTTCTTGCAGCTAATACCATTAGCCACGTTCGTGTCAATACACTCCTGAACCTGCGCAACAACCTCATCCTTAACAAACGTCATAATATACCTCTTTCCTTGGTTTCCTCAGCTAACCATAAGCCTTGGCTTCGAGGAACAAGCTGTCCACTTGTTCCCCGCTTGTCAAGGTTTATTCTTCAAACCTCATGCCAATCACCACATTGAGCCTCACCCGAAGTCGGATGATACGGCCGAAGTTCACTTCTATTTGACACATAGACTTCGTGGTCCCCACCAACAGCAGAGTCCTCAAAACTGATATAACTTCCCTCACCACTGTTCTTCTCAAGAACCGAACATGTATAGTGGGATCCTCGATGCCGCCTACTTAATGCACACATGTCAATATAATCCATATTAAACCTTCTTCCTTTAGTTGTTCCTGACTGTCTTACTGCCACCAAATCTTCAAACTCGGATTCGGCCCCGAAATCCAACAACACCTATACGCATACTTGCCATTGCTTGCTTGCGAAAGAAATTCCTCAACCTCTTTCTTGAATATATTTGAAACATTCCTCACTAAACAGTAGTACCTTCCTTTCGTAGAGGCCATATAAACAAAATAGTTTATTCTGTCAAGGACGGAAGTAAGTTGTGCCTCGTTTGAGTATTCTAGAGCTCGTTCTGCTGAAATCATTTCACTTTCCTTTTATGGCAAAAACCATCCTGCCACGGCTTAGTTTGCAATCGTCATCATCCACAAGATCAATGGATGGGCATTGCCCCGAAGTAAAATTGTTTGGATATGTTCCAGCCAACATATACGTTAAAAGGACTATAATGTGTGCAGCTTCTACACGGTCTAGTTCCACATAAGACACGTCTCCGTGAAGCTTAGATTTGCTTAACTTTGCCATGATCCTCCATAAATCAACCCTGGCTTCCAAGCCCAAAGGATAATCCCTTGGGCTTGGTTTGTCAAGACTGATTGTCTTAACCCGTTTTTAGACGGGAACCGTTCCTATTGGATTTTCTTTAATGTTGTTCTTGATGGCTTTCCCGGTCCATATAGGGCCAGTACAGGGTGGTTATACCCTCACCTCATCTTAACCTCTACATTTATGTCAAGTTAGTTGACTCTAGACAATCCACCAGTGGGAACCATTTCGCCCGGTTCTAAGGCTTCCACACACAAACCATTTATCCTAAAAACTTTTAAACTTTAGAGCTTCTACTTCGGAGGGCCTCTCGCAGACATATCTCTCTCCTTTTTAGGTGTTCTCGTCAGGACACAAAACGATCCTCAAAGAGTCAATCCCGCCGACAAAATCGGCGTACAGAAGAGGTTTCAGACCGGCTGGATACCAAATCTTAACTTCGATATCATTTGCCGGATTCTTGGCAAGCTCTTTGATAAGCTCAAGCTCTTTGATTAGTTGCTCCAATGTCATTGACTCGGAAACCTTTCTGCAATGTCTCCCCAACATCCCACACGCCAGATACCACGCCACCTTACCAACGTGGTTGCATACGGGTCCCCAGCATTCAAATACGTTGCACCAAAAAACTCAGTGCATGTATCCTTAGGATGCGGCATGTACTCAACCCCATACGTGCCAAGACATTCATTCAATGCCTCGGCCCGAACCTCACTCAACCATGGCTCATTGAAACAACTCAACCGCCACTTGTAAGTAAGTGGATACTTCTCCTCCAATAGAAGAAGCAATGAAGACTTATTTGCCTTCAGAATCTTCCGTAGCTCCAAAGCCTTTTCCTTGTCCACTCTCGGAATATTCATCAAGGTCTTGACTGATGGGAATCGTGTCTGAGCCATTTGTTTTTACACCCTACCAGTAGATTCCCCATGCGTCGCCATCACTATTTGGTTCTACCACAAACCCGATTTCACGAAGTTTTTCAATTGTTATACTTGCAAGGCTTCTTTTGATGGCAATATATGATTGCCCAGCCTTTGCAGCCTCTACAATAAGCTCCTCAATATAAGGAAGATCTACTGCCAGAGTGGCCGCCTCTGTCATCCTCTTTGCTTCTTCTGCTGTGATCATCTGTTATCTCCCAGATCGTAGTTTATCTTCTTAGCTAGATAGTCCTTGGCTTTAATGATTGCACCTTGCACATTTAGAGCAGAAACCCTAATGAGCCAGCCGTGGTTGTTCTTGGAGTTAAGCTTCGGGGTTTGTGGCCTGGAGACAATCTCCGTCTTGGTTGGACCAAAAACAGTACCAATTTCCCTCTTTATTTCTGGTACCCACCCATTAATATCAACTTCAACAAGATACACACTTTCAGACATCTAGCCCTCCCATCTGCTTTACCAGAATGTGATGCTTGCCAATCTTAATGTCCGGCTCAATCCCAAATTCCCGGCCAACTCCATCTTGAAACTCATCCCAACCAACCAAGGTTAGAATAAGCTCTCCCTCCCGGTCCCGCCGAGAATGATAATACTCCCCACAACCCTGGCACTTTAACCCCCGCCGAGTCTGCCTTAGTATCCCATGACAAGCCGGACACTCCTCCCCTTCCATCCGGTCCTCAGAAGCATCAAAGAGAAACTCCTCCTCAAATGCCTTTGCATATGCCTCAACCTCAGCCCGGGAAAACCATGCCCAGTGTACCCACGTTTCCCCAATCTCTCCATAACGGCGCGTCCCTTGGGAAATTGGCTGCGGTCCGTGATTCACTGGATCAATGAGAAACCTTGGGAACCCAGCCCTCTCTAGCCAATCAAGAGTCCTCTTCTGTAAACTCCCGGCATATTCATATGAAGCAAGCCGCCTGGCTTCATCCTGCGCCGCTATATGCGCCTCCCTCTTGATATTCCGAATATCATTGTTCATTGTGGCTCCTACCTGACTTAATGGTCAGTTTTAAATGGATTAGAGAAAGCTTTAACTTGGTGGCCTGCTAGCCATTGCTTGAGACTCACACGTTTCCACTTTCGTGGGCAGGTTCTGTCAGTCTCTCTTTCTCTCTGCTTTTGATTGGCTTCTCCTGGCACGCCGCCATCCGCCAATAAGAACTTGTTGGATAATGCTTCCGCTTCTACGAGGTTTCCCTCTCCACTTCCACACCTTCTAAACCATACTTACCAAACACAGAACAGTCATAGGCTTTCTGGCTTAATAGCTCTCCAACAAAACTACCTAATCAGGCAAGGCTGTTATTGTTCCTACACTCCTGATATAGTCTTTTATGACTTGCTTTTTAGCTCAAGCATAACTATCGGAAGTCCATCCAATGTGGAATACACAACGTCCACAATAGTGTAGATGTTTGTCCAAGTATTATGCTGGTCAGCCACTTTACCCTCAATAGATTCTCCAATCCGGGGGACCGACACAACATATTTAGGCCAAATAATTGTATATTCGGCGGCTACATCTGTATAACCACCATCAACTGGTTTACAGTTGCCATTTTTAGACCACTGCGTAAAACATTGCACTGGAATCATACTTAATACCTTTCTTTTTGTTCCCTACCTGGCAATTGAAACCAGGTTCTCCTATCATAAAGAGTAGGCACATAGAACCACAAGAGGGCCACCGGCCGGTAGCTTACTCATCATGCTCTAGGGAATACCATCCTTGCTTTTGCTTTTAAGCTACGTAGGATTCACCCACGGTGGGATATGAGCCCACATCTTCCTTGGTTCTACCAAGGGACTTTAGCAAGGCTCCCTGAAGTTCCCATTTAATATTCTACATTATCAAATGGCCGGATTCAGGAGCCCCATTCTCAGGGTGATCCGGTGTAGTTTGTTTACTCTGGCACCTTGTCCAGAACCTCCACATATGTGGTCGAATACCATACCCCAGTATAGTCCACCGAAGGGAAATCTAACGGCATCATCTTACACGCAAGATTATCCACTGCCGACGCTTTTATATTTCCCAAATATTCGCCAATCCCAAGCTCTTTCGCTTTCTTGTTGGCGAGATCACAATGGAGAATAGCGTCGTTTTCGGAATGATATGCTGCCACATTCCATTCCCGCCGAGAATCACCTTCTCCCGTTTCTCCCACAACTAACCAGACTTTCTTTGGCATTTTTATCCTTGAATGGGAGTCCCTTCGTCTGGCGCCTCTTCCCATGATTCATCTACTTCATACATGGTTCCCTCCTTATCCTCACTTCGGAACCCAAACCTTTTACAGTTTGGATTCCGCTTGTCAAGACAAGTACCAGCCTACCTACACGCAACCCAGGTTCCCCTGAGCTTCGACTCCAATCCTTGATGCTTCTCCCGCAATGCCACCGGCCCAGGTTCCGGATTCGTCTCCGTGGGTGTCGCCTTATCTCCTCCACACCGCCGGTGTGGCTTCCCAGGATGACTGAATGCCTCCTGCCCACACTTCCCACATCGACACTTCGTAAAAGATTGCTGATGTACCCGCTTCATTTCTTATGCCCTTTCTTGCCCCTTGAGAGGCTTTACAAATCGTTTTTAACTGCCCCTAGCAACCTAGGGGCTTGGTTGGCTCAAAGCCTTTAGCGCCGGGAAGAGATTCTTTGAATCCACTTGCAGGTTCCACACTCTCCCCCAGGATCCTGCACACCTAGCTTGGCACCACACTTGACGCAATATGTCAAAGCAGCATTTGCTTCTAGTTGCTTTTCTCCCAGATTTTGTGGCCACTCAACCACAATGCCATTGAACAGTTTCTCAAATTTAATGGGCATCTTTACAGACACCCAAGATAAGAAATCATCCCAGGATCCACACCTGCGTCTGCCTGGCCAAAAGCTTCCACCTTGTCCCACCCAGTCAGATACAACACCTTCTCTGCCTCGGAAAGCTTGTCCGGCAAGAGACACTCAAATACCATCGTGTCCCCTTCATCCCAACTCTTCCCACAAATCCTCCCCAAATCACGAAACAAGGAAAACGGAATATCCATCTTCGCAGAGTGGAGAATCAATGTGGGCCTGCCCTTGACAGATTGCCCTACTTTATAGGTCTTTCCCATTGTTTTTAGTCCTTTCAGGAGTTGTGCTTATCCCACGCTTCCTTAGTCATACCTCCTGGAATGTGCTCCAGGATTTCTTCCATGGTTAGCTGAGAAGGATCCCAATCCAAAAACTTCCTGGCCTGCTGAATCGCTTCCTCAACATCTTCAGCAAAAATCCTAACGCCCTTGCTTAGGGTTCCATCCCACATTTTGGTGGGATCATTGGGCACCGGGTCAAAATGGTAGGGTATCACAGATGAAATCTTGCCATCTTTGGCAATCTCAACAATGTATGTGGGCATGGTCGTATTCTCCTTGGTAAAAGATTAGGACTGTGTGGAGGCACTCAGCCGTATAAAAGCTATACCTCTTTGCATTGCAATGCCCGCTGATTCACAAGTCCCCTTGCAAGGGAAAACCTGCTTATCATTAAGGTTATCATCTCCTAGGAGCGATAATAACCAAGCCTTGGATACACACAGTTTCCTAGTAGGGCATGACGGTATCGATCCGTCGTCGATCGGTTAAAAGCCGATAGCTCTACCTTTGAGCTAATGCCCCAAATGTTTACTCAACCCAGAAATAATAATTTCTTTCTTTCGCTGTTTTCCTCCTATGACAGTTTGCACACCTTACTTCACATTTCTCTATCTCTATCTTTAGAGCCGGAAATGTCTGATGGGCTATTCCGTTGGCTATACTAAACTTCTTCTCTCCTCGAACATGATCAAACTCTAATACAACAGGGTCTGATTCGCCACAGTCTACACAAGGATGTAAAGCCAGATGTTCCCAAACATACAACCGAACTTTATGTCTGGTGTCTTTGTTGTTTTTCTTAACCCTCTGTTTATACTTGGGGTCTTCTCGATACCTTCGGTTGTTGTCCTCGCGAACACAGACTTTACACCTTGTTTGCAAACCATCTTTCTTGGCTTTATTCTCTCCCCAATCTGAGAGAGGTTTTGTCTCACCACATTTATTGCACTTTTTCACTTCCCGCATTATTATATGCGGGACTATTAGTTATAGGTGAGATTAAAAGTCAGAGAATGGTTTAAATGCCTCGAAAGAAAGCATGAACTGCCTTCTTAAGTCTCTTCTTCCACCTTAACCCACATGCTCGGGTTATTCTCGTCCTCCTCACGAAAGACCTCGAAAGTAGTTATGGTGGATGAACCATAAAGCCGCTTCGCCTTAACTCCACCATTATACCTGCTTACACTTACGGCTTTCAGTTTCATTCGCTTTCCTTTTCAGGAACCCACAAAAGAATGCTCCTACCTTCCTCCCAAAGGAAGGAAGTACCATCAAGCTCGAAAAGCTCACCAAGATGATCCCCTAACCATGAAGGAATAACAATACTGCATTCCGTAAGGTTATCCACAAGCTCATGGCCAGTGATGGCAGTCAGCCCCGAATCTCCCCAGGTATGCTCCTTGCTTATCACCTTCCCAAGAGAGATGATCTGCTCTTTGGTGAGAAACTCAAGGCAGAACTCCTCTAGGGAGTAAAGTTTGATTAGCTCTGGCTCTTGCATGGTGCCTCGCTATGCTCTTCGCAAACCCCAGGACCACCAAGCCGCCAAGGCTTGGAAAAGTCAGCCATTTCCACAAGCTCCTTCATGCACTCTTCCAAAAATTTTGGAACCCTGCTTTCCAGCGGAAAAGCACAGATATCGGAATGAACCGATTCTCCATCACTCTTCCGGATGTATTCGATTTCATATAAGAGGCGCATTGTTTCCCCTGCTTTTGGCCTTCAATGTTGGTTAAAAACCTCTAAGAGGCGCAGCTCCCAACCTTGCTCCGAAAGGAGCTCGCGATAATCCTTGCCATTAACAAGGAAGTTGTCCTCAAATGCCTGGAGTCCAGAATGTCCTTGGCTTCCTTCAAACCAAGGTTAAGACATTCACGAATGAGTTTGATGGCTTTGATGTATCTTCCTTGCTGCGGAGAATACAAGGATTGGTAGCCTACATTGCCATCCTCCTCCGCAGCAAGAGGATGATAGACAAATTCGTAAATCATCAGTTTACGATTGGGAGAAGAAGGCCCAACAACAGCAAGAACTCGCAAAAGTTCGTCCTTCTCTGGTTCCGACAGAGACTCAACAAATTTTCTGAAGTTCATGATCATCCCCTTTCAGGACAATGCCTCGATAGACACCCGTGGAGTGGCAACAACCCACATCCACCCAACAATATTGCCCTGGACCCTGACGGCAACTTGCCACCAACCAAGCCCACCATGGCCAAGCAGAATAACTGCCTCCCCATCCTCCGGAAGAGCATCATACTCAACCTCGGGAATCATTATCCTCTCACCCTTGGCTGTCCACGCTTCCGTTGCCATGTCTTGTTCTCCTTATCCAACCGGCGTCCCATCAATGGAAGAAAATTGTTCCAACTGTCCGGCTGGAACTACAAAAGTTCCAGGCTCAAAACTATACCTATCATTTTTGGGCCGGCTATTCACCTTTACGTATTGCTCCTTTACCTCCTTAACCAAACCCATTTGCATGGCTCGGTGAATACAGGAGCATCGAATACAAGTTCTTTCGTACCTGATAGGTGCCTTCGGCCCATCACAGTATGGTCCACAACACCTGCTAGTCAGAGCGAAGTCCAAAAGATTGTCCAAAAGAACAAATCTTCTCTTGGTCTTTTTGTCCATGTCTTGTTCTCCTTTTTGGTAGCCCCTTCCAGACTTGAACTGGAACACCATTGCTGGCGAGGGATTTTAAATCCCTTGTGTCTGCCTTTCCACCAAGAGGCCTTATTTCACACATCCATAGATTCTATAGCCAGGTTTTTACCTGGCCTAGATCAAGGAATCGGAATAAAACAGTACAGCTATCCTCTAGCATCCCAGCAGAGAATGCATTCCCTAGATATCTCATATTATTCCCTCCCCAAAATCTACCTTGATTTCGAGGCCCAAACCAATGCTTGGACCCCGCTTATCAAGATAACCATGCCTACGGACAGAAAGCCACTTCCACTTTAGGATTAATTCCAGGAATCAGAATAGCCAAGGCCATCCCAGTAGAATAGAATGTTCCCCCCGAACCAAACAATGCTTGGGAAATGCAGCTATTCACCACATTGCTTGCCCATTCCTCCGGATCCCTACCTGGATTGTTAGCCGCTAGGTTCTTCTCCTTGATAAGGTCAATCACAGCATCGTAGCGCTGTGGAAAATCACATAGCCCACGATAGTATTCGTCCCTCATGGCTCCTCTTCTTCTGCACAAGCACTGTTTTGCTTGTACTCATACCAACTTCCTAGAACTTGAAATCCTTCACAGCTGTACATTGATACAGCTGACATTAAATCACACTTGCCAGATGTATGCCCCAATCCGTAGAAATGCCCTACCTCATGGGCAAGCACCAACGCCCCGTCATACCGCAATGCCTCCGGCTGGGCTTCCGGATCAATCCATATCTCCCCTCGGGTAAGGTTCGCTTTCCCAAGTCCAGATCCGGAAAGCTCCTTTACACCTACCAATATGGACCCTTCCCCACACCCTTCCTCTGTCCCCCATATTGCTTCCGTTAACTCCAGTTCACAGTCCTGGATCTCAGCAGAAGGACAGAGGCGAATCTTCTCCCCTAAAGAGAAGGTTTCTACAGAAGCACCTGAACACCCTACAAGGAAGAGAGCCGCGAAGAGCTTAAAAGACATTCTTTTCCTTTATGACTCATCCTCTTCCGGACAAACATCGTCCAGATAATCGGTGATTGATTCCCCAGGCTTCCGGGCACGGGCCAATCCCCCATCCTTTGCTAACCCCTGCCGAGAAGCAAGATGATATCCAAAATGCTCCTCATCCCAAGGATCACACCCATACTGCTTATCCAACTGGTTTTCGTCAAACTCGCTCACTTGACTTTAACCACCTTTCCGCCCTTCAGCTCCACTTGTGCATACCAAGTATGTGCCGCGGGGAAATGTGGCCCCTCAACAGCGCAACTGCCATTCTCTGGGGGATCCCCAAAGGGACCAGGGTTATAGACCTCAACAACCTTGCCGGCTGCCACAGCTTCCTTCAGAGCCTTCTTGGTCTTGAAATTGATGCTCGTATACATGGTTCTCCTTTTGGGGGAGTTTAACACCCCAAACTATACCACAAGCCCGTTTCTAGCTTGGGATTCTTTACCCCAGCTTGCTTGAGAAATTCAGCCATGCAATCCTTGTCCAGAAGGGTGTCCGGATTGTTGCCAAAACTCACTGGAGAAGCGCAAATCAAATCATGAACCTTATCCCAGTCCACGCCGATATATTCACAGAATGCATAGGCAGGAACAATGTCCCTTGACTCAATCCGCGGAAAACTCTTCTTTTTGATTGCCATAAAACCCTCCAGAGTTGTGTTCTGATTTCAGGGGATAATCTCTTATCCCCCGCGTATCAAAGCACAAGCCGAATCTGCACCATGCTCAATCTTCTGGTTTGTGAGTTGTCCTGGACATAGCAACGGAACATGCTTTCTGGACCAGACGATTCTTTTCTTGAGTAAAGTTCGGATGACCATTGCTATCAGGCAAGAAATAGCACCTATCCCCATTGTCAATGTAGAAATTGACTCCGGTCAAGTCCTCAACCGCACTGACAATCTGTGAAGAATCACAAATCGTTTGATGGTTCATGCCCTGAAGCTTCTTTCTTGCTACCGAAAGATCACAGTCCTCTAGTTCTGAGAGAACCTGTGTTGCTTTGGCATCTCCACATATAGTCCTCACAGCGAGAACCGCAAGACGTTTATTGAATGTCAACATAGCTCCTAACACTCCTTTATGTTCAGAAACCCAAATGGAGCCACGATAATCTGGGAGCGGCCTGGCGGGATATGTTTCCAGGTAAATGCCCATAAGAACCAACAAATAATCGTGGACCTATTCGGATTCCTGAACCTTTCCAGAAACCCTAGCGCCTACTCCTTAGCTACCCTCTTGCACCAATCATAGGCCTTGGCGAAGGCTTCTCCACTATCCGCATTGGATAGTGAAGATAGCTTACTCACATACATCACCACAATGGGATGTGTGTTCTTCTCTTCCGTATAGAACTCCGGATGTTCCTCCGACAACCAGGTAAGGAACTGTGAGAGACTATGCACAACCCCTGATAGGTTGCACGCATCCTGAACCAGGATTGCCTCTTTTGCCCAATGCTGAATGGTTTTGGCCATTTCCCTCCTTAACAGGCATATTTAAAACCACCTGAATATTGACGAAACCCGTCATATTCCCAATGATTTCCAGCATTGAGAACATCCACAAGAAGCCCGGCCTTCTGCTCTTCAGAGAAAGCTGATTCGTACTTGTTTCTAGCTTCCTCTCTGGAAGCTGCTTCACAATGAAGCGTTGCTGTCCTTTCGCACCAAATGCCTAGTATTATGTACTTGGCCATTTTATGCTCCTCCAGATCTAAAAAGGAACTCCAATAGATATTGACTTCGGGTCCCCAAGCCCATACTTGAGAACCCGCCTGTCAAGGCCTATAGAACAATAATGTACCCAGCCTCGTCTAGCTCCTTTTCCAAGGCGTTAAAAGCCTCGGTTGTTAACCCTTTTGGAAGACACAACTTGCCGGCTTCCACTTGATCCTTGGCTTCCTGAAGGAAGATCCCAAAAATATCTCGGATAGACTTTATGGCCTTGATTTTGTTCTGGGGCTTATCTTTCTTTTCCTCTAGGGGAATGACGGTTTCGCCAGAATGTGCACCCGAAGCCTCAATCCTGGCTTTCGCTTCCCATTGATGAAGAACCCCATTGTTCCTAGCTATAGCAAACAACCAGATGAATGCCTGCTCTTGTTCCTCTTGAGTACAGTTCTCAAGAAACTCAAGACTTAACTTCAACATTTTTCCTCCTGTTGAGTCCGGAGAATAGAACTAACGGACAGTTAAGCACCATGTGTCCAACCCTGTAAGCGGATTGGGATACTTAACCATCCGGTAGATTAACAGAGATTATGTGGTATTAGATTAGGCTCGATCTGCTAACCCCCACATAATCTCTTGGCCCTTCTCCCAGGTCTTAAACCTGTACCCCAGCTTATAGCCAGGCAGAGAAGGTTTTCTTCTAGGCTACTTCCTTCCGAAAAGGACTGCTCCACAACACACCGCCACAAACAGGCAGAGAAGATTGCTCCACTCTGCCCATTCCGGTGCATAGGTCCGCAAGCAGTAAGACGCCCCGAAGATAACCAACACCGTCAGACCAGCCTTGACCAGGAATCCCATGACATTGCCCTTTCTTGCCACCTAGGATGCCCTAGGAAGCGTTTTCGCTTCGTTTACGTATCCTAGAGCCTACCGGAACCAAAACGGCTCTCAGTGACTGCTAGGGGACAAGGATGCCCGAATGGGGAACCGACCCCCGATTATGCTACAGGGAACTGCCCCCCGATTATGCCATTAAAGCCTCCAAAAGCTTTTGCATTCGCATAATCACCAACCAGCCCTATGGAAGGCTTTTGGTATCAGGCGTTATTTTAGACCTCCCGGAATCTACAGTTCCAGAACCCCGGAGGATCTTCCATTCGGTCTGACATTCTCCAAATGGTGAATATCGAAACCCCATGCACATTCCTCGAAGCACAAAGCTTCGGATCGGCATTGACCCGAACCACCTCTACCTTATACCCCTTAGCTTCCCCTACACGAATGTAAGGAGCCATTTCCCACAGGGTCATGTTCGTGTTGTCAATGACAATGTTTGGATAACCTTCCACCAGTTCCAAGAACCGGCAGAAACAGGCATTGTGAGCCTGACTGATCTTGTTGGGATCGAAGACGTATCTCCCATCCACCATGAAGAAATCGTCAGTGGAGACGATTGCTGCCGTGGGACAGTTGTTCTTTGCCCATGTACTTTTGCCAGACCCAGGAAGGCCTTGCATGATGATCAGCTTGTGCATATACCCTCTTGGTTGAAAGATTGGCTTCGGGGTCAGATCCTCATATCTAACCCCGCTTGTCAAGCTTTCAGTCCTTATCCTCTCAACCCGTGCCCAGGTTTCTGAACCTTGATATCCTCAGCAGATATCACTTCACATCTTAACTCATGTCCACACCGATGCTCCCGGCGGGGCAACATGAATACAGTATAAGTTCGGAAAAGCTTATTCAACTCCAGACCATAATCGAACCCCAGGGCATTTGCCTGCTTCTGGGCTTCTGCCCTGGCTTCGTGATAGTCTTTGAACATTGTTTCAGTCCTCCTGGTTCCTCCGCTGACTTTCTGGTTCCTCCGCTGACTTTTGCTCTCATCCGAGATCTTCCCTCAGGTTATGAACCTACACCCCCATGACCAGGGTTAGGGAAGAAAAACTACTAGGAAGATGCTGGGGGAGGCAGCCGGGGACAAGGAGGCACGGGTCCCTCCCAAACTAGAACAGGCCAAGCGTCCCGAAGGAAATCTTGGTCATCGATGGTATGCTGGACAGAGCAGGGCCGCGGCTTAATTTCCAATGGATCATAGATCCACGGGTTGCCAGGGCAAATGCTTTCCACTAAGTTCTTTGCGTCTAGCAAACTCAGGTCAAGAAGAATCCTGACAATCTTGATGGCTGAGATTTTCCCGGTAACACCTACACACTTATAGGTGATTTCCCCTGCCTTGGCTTTCTTTGCCTTCGCACTCGGAAGCAAACCACAAGCCCGGAGAACCCGTGGAAGAGCTTCGTCCGGCACTTCCACAGTCATGTCAAAGCCCTGCCGTGTAATACTTACCCTCATTTTAGTTCCTTCCGGCCCAAGAGCCGATGTATGAGATTTCCCGGAGAAAAAGCAAATTCTCTCCTGGGTGAAATTCCTTAGTGGTGGCGGATAACTTCCAAGAAGGTTCCGCCGCGGAAGGCAACCCACCATGCATGTAGGTATGCCTCGAATCCAAATGCCTGAATGATTATCCAAGCATGACTGACCAAATGCCTGGTAGTGATTCTTCCAGCCATTGTGTTTCCCCCTTATTGGAATGGGAACTGATTTCGGAACCCAAGGGACAACCTTAGGTTCCGCGTATCAAGACCTATTCTTTCGGGCTCTTTCGATGCGTCTACAAAGACGCATCCAATGCCTAATTTTGGATCTGCTCCTCGGGGTAGGGATGTGGGCCGCCCTCCCCAGAAGACATTCTAGTTTGAAAATGTCTGATATGGTCATGGCCCCCTCCCGTCTCAGGAATACCAGAAATCTCCAGGTTCCCGCCCCCGGGCCATGAGAAATCTCTCGATACCGTCGGGGTCCTTACAGGCTTCTTGGTCTGCTTTTGCCTCCTCATAGGTGGCGAAACATCTCCACCCTATTCGGCATTGGTGCCGGATTGTGAACTTTGATAGGAACACACGCGGACCAATGCCACATTCCGAAAGAACTACTTTTCGGTCTTTCTTATTCAGGCTCACAAACCAGTTCCACCAATAGAAAGACAGCCCTGTTGGCTGCTCTCCCTTTTGGATATGGCGGAACGCTTCTTGCAGGTCCCCATATCCCCCATTCCTTGATTGAACGGATTTGTGGGCACTTGCGGCACTGATAGGAGGTATTCGTACAGTGTTGCCATGTGGATGAAACCTCTTTGGTCTTTTCTCCCTGCCGTCGATTGGGGAGAATATCCACGGCCGATTCCCTGGTGTTGTTAACCCAGGCGGGATGACTGGACTGGCCCCAATAACCAGATAGATTTATTCTATTCAGAAACCCGGACCGCATGAAGCTGATCTAGCCCAGGTTCATTATAAACCTGGAACCAGAATACACACGCCTGTTCTGGCGTATCTGCTTCGATTTCCCCCAGCTTTGCTTTTGGGCAAGATTCCCAGTTCCAGATTATGTACCGAGACATCTTTTCTTGCCTCCCGGCCCGGAGGCCGAAGTGTTGTTTTGTCCGAGGAATATTCAAATCCTGCCCAGAACAAAATAGCTCATAGAAAGAATTTGAAACCGGCTCGTAGGCCGGAGAAAATAGATCCGAAAGATAAAAGCCAGGGGCAGGTTTGCATCCATCCCTGGTATTCGGAGAATCATCTTCCCCTATTTATCTCTTTTCCACTATTGCGCAATAGCGGACAGGGCTTCGGTAAGAGCCCCGGCAATCTTTGGTAGCTTAACTTATATATCTATGTTCCAGCTACCTAGAAACATAGCATCATTCCAGGGATTGCTATACCCTGTGAAAATTAATGCCTTTATCCTCCCGAATATAGGCTTGACAAGAGGAGCAAGGTTTTTAACCCTTGCCTCTTGTTCGACGATTCTTGCCCCTTAGTTGTTAGCCTTGGAGCTTGGCCAGCTTCTTTTCCAAGGCCTTGATCTGCTTGACCCGGTCCTCCGGACTGAGGACCTTCCCGGTGTAGTCCTCCGCCACGATGCCCTTGCCCTGGGCCAGCTTGTATGGCCCTGCCCACCCGGCCTTGACAGCCAGGCCCACCAGATCCTCGCTGGTTTCCTCATTTTCACCCGGAAAGACCTTCCGGGCCACCGCAGCAGCCTTTGCGCAGTCCTTACCACTGCCCTTGATGCAATCCTCGATTGCCTGTCCCAGAGCCGCGCACACTTCACTCTTCAACGGATTCGACATTCTTTCAACTAACCTTTCCCGGGGAACCTTCCCCTTATCAAACCCATATTGCCATGAATATGAATTTGACAAGAGGAGCGAGCAAAACTCGCTCACAAGAACTTCAGTAGGATTTAATCCTCGGTCGTGGTCATAGGGCTTGGCTGCAAATCAGCAGCCGGCGGGGATTGGGGAAGAGGCTCCTCCCCATAAATTCCGCACCTTTCACACGCCCACGTTCCCCATCCTGCCGGGGAACAATTTTGAACCACATGCCCACAACGTGGGCACCCAGTCTCTCTAGGATGATTCATAGTTTCTCCTTCGGGGAACCTTCCCCTTGCAATATACTTGTCCCGCAGGTTCAATAACCGATTTCTCTTTCCAGTTATTCCGGCCAGTCAGAACAAGTACATTGCAAGAGGGGGAAGGCTTCTCAACCTTCCCCGTCCCGCATATTGTCTTTTCTTGGGAACCCGAAACCCTTTATCCTCACAGCTAAGTGCCTCAAATGCCAGGATATTGTTTCAGCCCTGGCGGAGGGCTTTTGCTTCCCAAACTCTGTCATTTAGGGGAGGGTTCAGAATCTCAAGGGTTCCCGGAAAGATTCAATCCTTTATCAGTCCCTTTCGAGATTGGCCGGCTTAGCGGGCCGGGCTAGGTGTCCGCAAATGGACACTAGGATCGAATCTTTCCATTTTTGCTGACCACACTTTGCCAGTGAGTTGCTTGGCGCTTCTCTGCCAATTTGGCAGACGATCCCTCTCCGGGGACCCCGTCATAAAAGCCACTTGATACGACCAGCTAGCAACAATCCCTCTCAGGACTGCCCTTCCCGGAAATCCCCACTAGGGGAATCTGCTAGCGGCCTTCGGCCGTATCCTCGCCCGGATATCCTATCCCGATGCATTCCCTAAGGTTTTGCACCCTATCCCTTCCCATTAGAAAGGGCTTTGACCACCCGGCCTTTGCTCCCTAATCCGCAAATGGAGAAGAGGCAACCGGGTTAGCTGTGGAGATAGGCTATCCGTAGACTCCCGAGAGAAAACTCCCTTCGGGATACTGTGCCAGGAATCACAATACGATTCCCATGTATCTTTCGGCCACGGACCCAACACTGGACGGCCATTTGGCCGATACTATTTGCCAGTGTGGTCAGCTAATCTCAGATCCCTTTCCTCCCCCTATCCGGATCAAGCCCGGCCTGAGAGTCCTAGGACCCACACTATCCCGCCATTTCCCTTACCATGGCGGGTCGGCTCACAGTGTCCACTACCCCGCGCCTTACGGCTTAGCTTCCCTTTAGGGTTTTCCCATGGGTCGCTGTACTAGGGTCGCTTGGAAAACCTACATGGTTTCCAGCGGACACTTATCAGGATACACTGAACCTTGGCTCAGCATTCCTTAGTAACGCCTTAATTTAACCCGGCTAGCCTACACCCCTATTTTCCATATCGGAACCTGCCTCGAAAAGCGGGTCGGTTCTGCCTCCACCTTAGCATCGGTGGGGGAGGGGTTCGGATGGGCCCTGATTCTGAATCAGGGGTTCCGGGTTTTCCGCGGGGACTGTCCTATGCCCACCCTGTCGGGTGGCAGATACACCGTGGAAAGCTACTCTCTCTAGCCTGTAGCTTCGGCCGTTCATCCTCTCAGCCGGAGGACCCATCCCCGGTTTCCCGGGGGCTTTCTTAACTTAGCTACGCTTTCTTGATTGTCAAGCCCCCTTTTTGGGGCCGCCGGTTGAGGGATTGTCCCTGCCGGCACTGACAACCTAGGCCTCGCCGGCCCATTGTCAACCCCCGGCTATTTGCCAGGGCCCCGGAGTTCTCCGCTTCGGGCCGCCGGTTGTTTCGGCGACACCCACAATCTAGGTCCCCTTTCCCCATTGTCAACATTAAACCCGCTTTCCCTAAACTAACCCGGTTTTCCCGAGGTCCGCTGCCTCCCCCTGGCCTGGCCAGCGGCTGGGCTTTGCCCCCGGTTTGACGCGGTTTCCCCCTGGGGTTGGCCTGGGGAATCAGCCCAGCCGAAACCCTCCCGTTATGCCTCTATACTACGCAAGAGCTAGGCAAGCTAACTATGCGATATCATTAGGTTTATTGAATGAATGAGCTAAGTAGTTGAAATGATTAAGGAAGTGGTAAGTAGTTGAAATGATTAAAGAAGAAAGAATGTAGTATGTTGAAATGATTAAAGAAGAAAGAATGTAGTATAGAAAGAAAAAGAAAGTAGTGATAATGTAAAAGAAAAAATAGAAATGGGATGATACTGGAAAAGGGTGATAGGTTTTGGGGGAGAATGGAGCGGGGCTGGAAAAGGGTCGTGGGGTATTTCCAGTGGGGCTGGCGCGGGGCCCCCAATATTTGGTGTTATGGCAAGATAAATTTGGTGTTATGGATGGCAAATGTTCTTTGGTGTTATGGCAGATGTTGATGTAGTATGGGTTATTATTCTATCAGGTCTTTAATGATAGAGCAAGAAGGGCAGAGAATGGCCAAGAATTTTCTAAATGGCATATAGCCTGGGGAGATATAAAGGCAAGCTTTACCGAAGGTTAATTTTGCTGAGGTTGGGGAATTAATATCGCAGGTAGTTTTTCTATATTTACCATCTCCGATATTAAGTTTAATGAGGACAGATTGACCAACAATGATGGGAGAATTACAGGAGGAGCATTTAAGTGGGAGAGAGTTCATTCTATGATATTTTTTATATTGTAGCAATCGGGGCAAAGTAAGGGGAAGGCTCCAGATTTAGGGAGGTCAGATTCAATAAATATTTCGAACCAATAACCTTTCCATAGAATATAAGAATACCACCAAGCTATACAGCTAGAAGATACAAATTTACAAGAGGAGCATTGGTACATTATTATATGTGTATTACAGGCAGAGCATTTATAATAAGATTGAGAATCACAGGATTGAGCCTCAATGAAGATGAAGTGATGATCTTTCTTAGCATTATCTGGGAGGGGGATCATTGATTTGGTACCAAGGGAGAAAGCGTGGCAATATATTAAAAATAATAACTACGTTATTATATTTTTAATGTTAAAACAATCTTGACAGAGGAAGCTATTAAGAATAAAGTTTTTTGGATCAACTATTTCGTAGGGGCCGATGAATAATTTATTATTCATAAATTTAATTTTGACATAAGAAAATCTGAAAGAGAGGGTATCATGACAGAAGAAGGAATCATTATTCTTTATAGGGGAGAGGCAAGATGAGCAGAGATAATTCATTGAATGATATCTTTAATTATCAAGTTGGTTAAAATTTCATCTACGAAGTCTTTATAATCTGGGCAGAGGGCAATAATTAGTGGATGATATTTAGCCTGATATATTGCTAATTTTTGAAGTTCTTCTGATAGAAAAAGGGTCTTGTTTAACAGCTGCTAATTTTATTTCTTTTGAAGGATTGTGTATATATTGAATATTATATCCATCTTGTTTAACTGCTTTTAAACAATCAGATTCATTTTCCGGATCGAAGCCTAATGTTTTATTTATTAATTGTTTTAATTGTTTTAATTGTTTAATATTATTCATATTATGATATCTCTAATCAAGCATTCGGAGCAGGAGAGCTGGGAAAGTTGATCGACAGTCTTCCAAGAGCAAGCTGGACAATAGTAATAGAAGCCATTAGGACTAAATTCTGAAGGATCATCGAAAACAAGGCACAAGACATTACAATTGGAGCATTTATAAAGTGATATGTTTTGATATTCTTCAAACAGGAAGAAATCATGATCTTTGACAGCATTTTAAAGGTACAATAAGGCAGGCGTCGGGATATCCTTTTGTAGTACGGTCGTAAAAAAGGTTATTATTTTTATTTTTAATTTTTTGCCAACCACAAAATCTGGAATTTGGTGGTTTATATCTAAAGACGAAGAAGTAATTAGAAGATATAGGGGAGAGGCAAGAGGAGCAAGAGTAATTAATCATTGAATAATATCCTTAATTAGGTAGCAATCTGAGCAAAGGATGGTAGAGATTTCATATTTTTGGAAGGGGAGCAATATAAAAGAACCTGTATTTTGATAATAAAATTTTCCATTTTTAACACCTATTTTTTGCCAACCCTGGCAAAATTTATTACGGATTAGGGAGTCATTTCTAAATATGTAGAAAATGTTAGGATTAATTTTTAAAAAGCAGGATGAGCAGATCATTGGATTATATCTTTAATCACCATTTCTGTTTTAGACAAGCATTTGAAATTGTTTAAACATTCTAACAGATTATATGTTAATCTGTATAATTCATTAAATTTAATTTCGTTTTGGACAAAAAAATGTTCATCATGATGATAGTTTAAAAAGACAGAAATATTTTTATTAGAATGATAATAGAAAGTAATTCCAATTAAGCAATTTTCTGATTCGGAGAAGATAAATGGTTTGGAGAAGAAGGAGGAATCATTTTCAATGAAGTCATTTAGTGAGAGGGAGAATTCATAAGGTTCCAGGGCTAAATTTATCTGATGGATAATTTTTTGTATACTAGAAGGTTTTGTTAAATTAGGTTTAAGATATTTCATTGGATAATATCTTTAATCATGAGGCAATTAGGACATAGGAAGGTTCTATTTTCTAGAAGTTGTTTACAATGGGTGAATATTTTTGTCCAAGAAATATTAATTATCTCCTTTGAATAAACAGCAATAGAAACCCAATTATCGGCCAAATCAAGAGATATTTGATCATGGCAAGAAGAGCAAGTTAAAATCATTTAATTATATTTCTTATGACAAAGCATTCTGGGCACAAGAATTTAATATATGGTCGTGCAGAGTGGTTTTTAAAAGAAGCTGAATCGAAAAAGCTTTCTGTCATTTCAAAGAAACTAGAAGAGTAATGGTTATTACAAAAGAACCAGCTAGTATTTTTATTATTTTCTATTTTGTGGCAAGATGAGCAGATCATTCTATTATGTCCTTAATTATGTAGCAATCTGGACAAAGAGCAACAACACTGTCAAAAATATCACTAGCTGCATGGAATCTTTCATTGCCCAAATTGGATCTTTTGCATGAGTCGCATATTTCTTTTTTTATTCTATTATATCTTTAATTATAAGATTGGTCATAATTTCATCTGCAAAGTCTTCATAATCCGGGCATAACATTATTACTTTAATATCATATTTAGATTGTTTTATTGCTAATTTTTGAAGTTCCTCTGAAGGGTTTTTAATATATCTAATAGAATATGCATATTGTTTAACCGCTAATAATTGCATTTCTTCTGAGGGGTTCTTTATAAATTGAACAGACCATCCATTTTCTTTTACAGCTTTTAAACACTCTGATTCATTTTCCGGATCAAAACCCAAATTTTTAGCAATTAACTTATTTAATTGTTTTTTATTATTCATTCTATGATATCTTTAATAACGAGGTTGTCAAGGATTTGGGAGACAAAGTAATCAGGAAGGTTGCGCAAGTCAAGGGAGGAGATAAATTTAATATCGAATTTAGAATTATATATAGCCAATTGTTTAATATCGGGTCCCGGGTTTTTTATAAATCTAATGCTTTTATAATTTATTTCTATGGCAATTTTCTGAATTTGTTTAGAAGGTTTGGAGATATATTTGATAACATCAGGATCTTGGGACACGGCTAATTTCTGAATTTGTTTAGAAGGTTTAGGAACACGTTTGATAAGATCAGAATCTTTGGATATAGCAATTTCCTGAACAAGTTCTGATGGGTTTTTAATATGAATTAAAGCATTTGGATTTGAATTAACGGCAATAATGTTTAAATCTTCTGTTTGGTCATTTAAATATTCTATAAACTCGCCGTCTTGTTTTAGCGCAAGTTTCCACAATTTTTTTGAAAGAGTTATATTTTCATTTGACAGTAAAGTTTCGATAGCGGCTGAATTTTCAGATTTCACCACCATTTCTTTAATAATTTCGGAAGGATCATTAATATGATTAATAGCTTCTGGTTTAGATTTTACTGCGAGTTGTTTAAAACTTTCGGAAGGATTTTCTATAAATTCAACAAGTTCTCCATTTTTAGAAAGAGCCAGGGTAATAATTTTATCAGAAGGATTTTTAATAAAAAAGATATTATATGGAAATTTTTTAACTGCCAGTTCTTGAATTTCCTTGGATGGATTTTTGATATATTGGAACATCTCTGGATTTAAAGAGATGGCATATTTTTGTAATTTTCTAGAAGGTTTTTTAATAAATCTTATTGAATAAGGATCATTTTTAATTGCCAACATTTTTAATTTTTCAGATGGTTTTTTTATCTGTTGTATAGACAAGCCATCAGATGAAACCGCGATAAGTTTTTGTTCTTCTGTTGGTTTTATAATATATGGCAATATATATAAAGGATCTATTTTCAGCATAGCATTGACAACATTTACTGATGGATTTTTAATTACATGATAATTGTATGATTTTAAAATATTATTATTTATTGCATAAATTTGTGCTTTTTCTGCAAATCTATTCAATAGTGCATTCAGTTGTGTAGGTGTGTCTGAAAACGCTCTTGCTTCTTCGACGTGTTTTAAATATTCTATTTGTAATCTTATTGAAGGATTTTTGATATATTTTATATTATTTATATCGTCCTGCAAGTGTATATTGGTTAGATTATCTATCCACTGAATTGAATTTGGGTTATGTTTTAGAGCAATGGTTTGTAATTTTTCTAGAGGTTTCATGAAATATGAGCAAGGAAACCCCCAGCCTTGTGCCAGAGGTTATTGACTGTATTATGTTTCTTATAGAAAATTTACTCTATAATATCTTTAATAATGAAACAATCATGGCACATAATTGAGAAACTGTCTTCTCCGCCGCATTCTTGGATACAGGCTTGGATAGGGATATCACATTTAGAATATTGAGATAGTTTAGATTGTAGGGAAAGCAAAGAGGCCCAACCGTCCTGGGATTCATAGCGCCAAGACAATTCATTATTATATTCGGCATTACAGGACAAGCATTTCATTCAACATCTTTTATATTATGGCAAGAAGGGCACATTAAAGGGATAGAATCAAGAATACGTGGAAGTGCGGTAGGGGAGACCCAAGGGATAAGAGGTTTAAGGGAAGATATTCTAATCCATTCAGATTTGAAAAAAGCAAACCATTTTTTATCCAGAGGCGATTCAGAGTTGCAGAATTTACATTTCATTCAATTATGTCTTTTAAATGCCAGCAATCTTGGCAAAGAATGGTAGAAAGTTGATATTTATTGAATAAATTTTTAGTATTTTTGTTATGAATATTAACATAATTAAAGCTGGTTTGATATATTTCATTATCATTTAATTCAAAAAAGCAATATATTTTACCTCCAGGGGCTCCACAATCTGCATAAAAAGATTTAAGATTTTGGGCAAAACAGGAAGAGCAGATATAATTAATCATTGTATTATATCTTTAATTATTAAACATTTGGGACAAAGGATGGTTCTGTTTTCTAGCAAAGCTTTATAATTTTCAAATGTTAATGTATAAAGAATATCGATTAATTGAACCTCTGTTTCGAAACGAGAAAGAGACACCCATCCTTCTGCCAATGACACCCATTCTTCTACCAATTCAGCAGATATCCTATCACGACAAGAAGAGCAAGTTAAAATCATTCAATAATATCTTTTATAATTAAATTGTTATATATTTCTTCAGCAAAATCTTTTGCAAAATCTTTATAGTCGGGACATAATAATATTATGTTTATATCATATCCAGACTGTTCTATTGCAGCTTTTTGAACTTCCTTACAAGGATTTTTTATATATTCAATAGAAGGCGGATTTTGTTTAACTGCTTCTAATTGTAATTTTTCTGAAGGATTTTTTATATATTCAATAGAAAATGCATTTTGTTTAATAGCTTCTAATTGCACTTCCTTAGAAGGATTTTTTATATATTCAATAGAAAATGCATTTTGTTTAACTGCTTCTAATTTTACTTTCTTACAAGGATTTTTTATATATCGAATAGAATGCCCAAATTCTTTTACAGCTTCTAATTGAACCTCTTCGGAAGGATCTTTTATATATTGAATAGAATTTCCGCTTTGTTTAACTGCTTCTAATTTTACTTCCTTAGAAGGTTTTTTTATATGCATAATTGAATGCCCATCTTGTTTAACAGCTTCTAATTGAACTTCTTTAGAAGGGTTATTTATATGTCGAATATTAAATCCTTTTTGTTTAACCGTTTTTAAACAATCAGATTCATTTTTTGGATCAAATCCCAAATGTTTATCAATTAATTTATTTAATTCTTTTTCATAGTTCATTGAATGATATCCTTAATCATTTTACAAGTTTCGCACATAAAACTATTACTATTTGTTTTAAATAGTATTGTACTTATAGTTTCTCCCAAATTTGTATCATAGTGTTTTAATTTAATATGATATTCCTGTTCGGCAGGAGAAATTATTATATACCACTCTTTATTATAGAAAACAAATTTTTTACAAGAGGAACAGATCATTTCCACCACATATAATCACAATCAGCCCAACGAATTTCATAATGATATTTAGACCAGAATAAACCTTTAAAAGGTTTTGACACTTGAAACCCTACATCTTCCAACTTAAGAATTACTTTTTTACTCAATGTTGGAACATTAATATAACTCATTGATTGATATGCCGCCTTTCTGCATTTTTTCGAAATAATTCTGTATTCTTCCATTTCTTCTTTATTTAAACGCCTCATTAGTTCTAAACACTCTTTTTGTTCAGGCATTATATAATTCCTTTGTTGAAAATGAACTAGGATATACTTTCATTGTTTCTAAATCTAGGTATTTGCTTAGAATTTCGGGTTCATACATAGATACATTAAATCTTCCATCTTGCAAATATGGATAGAAGTTGGCTCCAAAAGCGATATCAGCTGGAGAACCGACAATAGATTGTTTTAGATATTCCCAATCTATTTGTGCTTCTTTACATCTCCCCTGGGCAGAAAGAGGCAGAAGTACAAAGTATTTAATTCTATCATGATATTCTTTGTATATAGAAGAAAATGTATCTATAGATGATTTGTCAGATATGATACAATGTAGGTTAGTGAAGATATTTTCTGCCAAGAAGGCTTCTGTGGCAGATCTCCAGAATTGTTCTAGATGAGGATGGGTTGATACAGCAACTCCTCCACAAAGCTCTTTGGTAGCCTTGAGAAGGGTTTCTGAGATATGCATTCCGTTGGTTGTGTAGTTAGGGGTGATTCCTAGGCTCAGGCTGGCTTCTAAGACCTTTATGAAGTCAGGATGGGAAGTAGGCTCGCCTCCTCCAAAAGCGATTTGAAAAGGCTTCTGGTTTTGAGAAAGAGGGGAGAAGAATTTGAGGAATTTATCCACAATATTTCTATCATGGGATTTAGGAACAGAAGACTGATAGCAGTAGGAGCATTTCCCCATACAATGCGAAGTAATTTTCACATCATAGAACTCTGGATATTCCAACTCATTAATCTCTTCATTTGGATTTAAGGCAAAGCGGAGGGTAGTTCCGTCTGACAGGTGAAAAGCTTTGTAATTAGATTCTGGGAATATTCTAATTTTCATTCTAATATATCCTTATTTTTGATGGAGGATAGTTGTATACATTAACATCTGTGTTCTACAGCTTCGGTAGAGTACAGGAATTTAATTGCCAGTTTGGCTAATTTTTTGTATTTTGGATCTTTTACAGTTATTTCCAATTCCGTATCACCTTCATAATATTCTTTAATTTCTTCCAACCAGCCCGGCGCTTCTATTTTGCCAGACTCAACATCTTCCAAAAGTTTAGAAATTTTATCCTCGTCGGGGTCTCCATTGGGAGAAAGGTAAGTGTCATCCATACCATTATAAATGGCATCTACAGCCATATCCCAAACCAAATCTGTATTGCTAACAATTTTTACATTAAAAATTTCATCGCAAGTATTTCCCGTTCCCATCAAAGTAAGCATTTCGTTAATTAGGGCTTTAAATGGTTTGATGGAACCCTCTGATTTAGTGTATATAGTAGTAGAAGAGTTTGTGATTAAACTTGTTATGGAATGTAGTTTGATTTTCATTGTATTTTCTTTTTAGCTGTAGGTGGCTTCTTGATAGGTTGAATATAGAAACTCTTGCATTTGTTTTGCAAGTTTTTTATATTTTTCATCTTTTGGAATGATATGAAGATAGGTAGACGGAGCCTCATCTGCCGTACCTTTTTCTATTTTTTTAAACCAGGTGGGCTTATCAATTTCTCCAGCTAACACAGAATCATAAAGCTTCCTTACATCTTCTTCAGTTAATTTTTTTGGAGCGGATTTGTAATACTCTTCTGGATATTCCGACAAAACTACCGTTTTAAACACATCGTCAAATTTGTATGGTAGGTTAAATGTTTCAAATATTTCATTTACCAAATTTCTTGCAGATTCTTCAGAATTTTCTGAATAAGTAAATATGGTAGTTGAAGAATTGGTTATTATTGAGGTTATTGAGTGTAGTTTCATATTATCCATCCCTGAATGCTTCGTGAGAGGTTGAGTACAAGAACTTTTTAATCAGATTTGCCATATTAGCATATTCTGGCTTCTTTGGAACAAGATAAAGTGTTGTTGGATACGAATATCCATTCTCAGAATTTTCTGATTTGGCTTCAGCTTCTTCGAACCAAGTAGGTTTAGGCAAAATTCCCGCCATAACATCTTCATACAAAGATCCTATATCAGAATTTTCATCAATTCCTTCCACCGTATTATTCTCCAAGTATTCATAATACAAATGTGAATCTCTGAAAAGAAGAACTGTAGTGAAGAAATCATCAAAAGTTTTCCCTTCTACTCCAAGTGTTTTCAAAATTTCATTTATCATATTCTTAGCAGCTTCTCCAGAGGCATCAGAATAAGTATATATAACCGTTGAGCTATTTGTTATTATTGAGGTTATTGAATGTAGTTTTATCATCAGTTTTCTCCTTCCTCATAAGAGGCAGAATATAGAAACAATTCTATTGTTTCGGCCAGCTTATCATATTTTGGGTCTTTTGTAGAAATGAACAAATTAGTTGATCCGGAGTCGTTTTGTTCGACATAATTAAACCATGTAGGTTTTGGCGTTTTTCCTGTTTTTACATCGTAGTATAATTTATCAAAATTAGTATTTTCATCAACTCCTTCTATAGGATGATAGCCCGCATAATCAGAATATCTCCAAGAGGAACTGCTTAATAGAACCACTTGAAAAACATCATCGAATTTTAAAGGAATATTAAACGAGACAAACAGTTCTTCCACCATTTTTCTAAAAGCCTCCTCACAGTTTTCTGATTTGGTATAAATGGTAGTTGAGCTGTTGGTAATTAATGATGTTATCGAATGCACTGGTATTTCAATTAACATGCGTGGCCTCCAATCTGTCCAACGTAATCATCCGGCCCAGGGATGTCAAGTAGAGTTGACACACCGCAGGAAAGTGAGTATGTTCATGGACATGGAGAACATCCAGGAGCAATAAAATGAATAAAGTATATGTTGTAATAAAAGATGAAGTTGTAGAGAAGGTTGAATTTGAAAGAAGTGTAGCTCTAGAGCTGGCAAAACAGTTAGCGGGCGTAGAGGCAGGCATTTCTTTAGCGGACGTCTCAGTATGGGAGGCAGAAGCGGGCGGAAAGCCAACCATGATCTATAGTGTGTCATGGGAGGCAACCGGACCGTTGGAACCCCTGATATTCGTTGGAAGCCCAAGCATATCTCCTCAATCATAAAGAATAAAATGAAACATATTTTTAATTTTTTAATTTGGTTTATGCAAAACAGCCCAGATACAAGTGAATTTATTAAGAAAAAACGATTAGTACAAAAATCTATAATAAAACTAATACGAACAGACGGTTCTCTTATTGAAGATATTGAAAATTTAGAGTTGCAATTAATAGCGGTTAAACAAAACATATATTCTATTCAATATATAAAAGATCCTTCCGAAGAAGCGCAATTAGAAGCAGTTAAAAATTATCCGCCCATATTAGATTATATAGAAGATTTTATAAATGGTAAAATTTGTGAAAAAATAAAAGACATGTTGGTTATAAAGGATTTAATTCAATAAAGAACTTCAGTTATTAACAAAGAGGCATGATCAAAATCAGGATTAGTAATGGGTCTAATTCTTGCTGTGTTATGGGGCCATTGCTATAAAGCGGTTGACAGAAGGCCTGGCGAAGGTTAGGTTTGAGGGCATGATGGATTTGGAAAATAATACAGGAAGTCGCTTGTTTTTGACAAGCGATCTTCATTTTGACCATACGAACATAATTAAATATTGCGACAGGCCTTTTCCAACTGTTAAAGACATGAATGGCGCACTAATAAACAATTGGAACAGAGTGGTTGGCTCAAGTGATATCGTCTGGGTTCTCGGAGATTTTTCTTTATCTAAAGATACGATATTTATTTCTAGAACTTTGGAAAATCTTAATGGACAAAAGAATCTTATTATTGGAAACCATGATAGTAAAGTGTGCACTAATTCTCAACACTGGAATTCTGTTCATGAACTACATAACATCTGTGTAGGCAAACAAACGTTAGTGATGTGTCATTATGCTATGAAGGTATGGTATCGAAGTCATCATGGGTCGTGGCTAACGTTTGGTCATTCTCACGGTAGCTTGCCAGAAGATAATTCGTTATCTTTCGATATTGGTGTTGATGTTTGGAATTATACCCCTGTGTCATTTGAGCAGATAAAAAGAAAAATAGAAGATAAAAAGAATGCTATTTTAGTTGGAGAAAAAGGAAATGTAAATATTAGAAACATTAATCAGAATAATAATAAGAAGTATTGGATATGACTAAAGGTATATGTTGTTCGTCTTGTGGTAAAATTTCAAATGATTATCATGGGATGGGCAAGAACCAACATCTGGGACAAATCAATAATTTATTCACTTGATATGGAATATTATCGAAATATTCCTGAACCATTTGAAGATTATGGATATCGTGAATGTGATTTCTTTTGTCCAGATTGTATTATTATTAGAGACATAATAAAATAAAGCTCGCGTTGTTGAAATAAAGAAAACTGCCAAAAAAAGTCGAGAAACAACAAAGCTCATAGAAACAGTTTCTATGAGTCATAAATGGCAACTGAATGGTATTAAGTTTAATTTTTGTGTAAAATGTGGGTGTAAAAAAACTTACGCTGGTAGATGGCACCGATGCATGTCCAAAACAGCTTATGGAAAGAAACTTCAACACAAGTTAGAAATAATTATAGATGGTCGTCTAACTTGGATGCCAGCATATTGCAAATGTAAAGTATGTCAACTAGAAGAAAACTCTAGACATTCAAATATTATGTGGTCAACAGACGATACTGGAATAGCATATGTTCCATATAAACTAATTAAAAATAATAATGGAACTACGTTGGGAAAACATTGTAAATGGTGGAATTGGCAACAAGATCCTGTTAGTAAAGAGTGGGGTAAAGTTCCTATTCCCGGATTGGCTTTCTGGCCGGTCTTCTGCCTCTTGACAGAAGACGAGGCAATGATTAAAGATCTCATCCTATGAAACCATACACGGATCGCGAAGAAGCAAAAACTAATTTGTTGTATCAGTTTATAAATGATAATGAAACAATTAAACCAATGAAAAGTTTTATTTGTTGTCTTGGAAGTGAATATGATAATTTTGACTTTGATTTATATGATATGGCACACGAATTAGTAAAAGAAGGAAAACTTGTTTCAGTTAAAATTTATATTCCAGATTCATATCAATTAAATGAAACTCGTGGAGAAAAAGATTTAATAGAATGGATTCTTCCTCCCGGTTCTAAAGTCTTATCCGAGGATGAATTAATAATTAGAGATATAATTGAATAATAAGGACATTAATGAAAAACAAAACCAATGCATTTGATTCCTTGGAAAAGTTAATTGACAAATGGAAAAGGGATAACAAACTAGAATCAACGGAAGATATTTCTAAAGTTGTAGAAAGTCTTTTGGTATATTCTGTTGTTTTAGTTGCAAGATCTAACAATGATGATTTTGAGATTGAGGGAGATGTATCTGGCGGACCAAACGAAGATACGTACCGATTTAATTTTACTGTAAAAAAAGAAGAAAAAAGAATTCCTGAGCCACAAGATATCAATTAATAATGTCTAAATCAAAAGAAAAACAACTAAAAAAATTAATTGTGGAGAAATTGGGTTTTGATCCAGAAGATGAATCTAATTATTTAGAAGCATGTAAAAAACATGGATTTCGTATTAGGTTTATAAAGAACCCTTCTAAAGAAGTACAATTAGAAGCAGTTAAACAAAATGGAAATTCTATTCAATATATAAATAACCCTTCTAAAGAAATAAAACTAGCAGCTGTTAAAGAAAATGCATATTCTATTCAATATATAAAGAACCCTTCTAAAGAAGTTCAATTAGAAGCTGTTAAAGAAAATGGAAATTCTATTCAATATATAAAGAACCCTTCTAAAGAAATAAAATTAGAAGCAGTTAAACAAAACGGAGGATCTATATGTTATATAAAAAATCCTACTAAAGAAATTAAATTAGCATCAGTTAAACAACATGGAAATAATATTAGATATATAGAATGTCCTTCAGAAGAACTTCAGATAGAAGCAGTTAAACAAAACGGATTTTATATTGAACATATAAATTGTCCTTCAGAAAAAATACAGACGGAAGCTGTTAAACAAAATGCATTTTCTATTGAATATATAAAAAATCCTTCAGAAGAAGTACAATTAGCAGCTGTTAAACAAGATCCATCTTCTATTCGATTGATAAAGAACCCTTCAGAAGAAATTCAAAAGGCTGCAATAGAAGCTTCTGGATATGATGTAAAAATAATAATATTATGTTCTGATCGAGGAAAATTTGCAGAAGAAATATATAATAATTTAATTATCAAGGATATTATTGAATGAAATTAGATTATAACAAATGTTTAATAAATGTTAAAGCTTTTCTCCCAGACGACAAAGAAATTATAAAAATAATAAAATTATGTTATTTGGAACCGGTAAAAAACAATTGGAGAATATGGTCAGATAATCAAGGAAATATTATAACTCTATTTAAAAATAGAGTTGTTATATCTAGAAAAATAAACAATTATTTATTAAAAGCAGATGATCTTTATTTAAAATCGCCAGCAGAAAGCATTATTGAAAACAGCCGTTGGGCAATGATATGTTTAGAAGAAGACAATTGTGTTATATGGCTTCTAGGTGTCGATTCCAGACTACGACACATTCATTATACGAATGGTGTCTGGATAGGAAATGTCCCCCCAATGAATAATGGTATTAATTCTATAAGAACAGTCATTGAAAATCTTGATACGGATAAAGTTATAACTTATCCAAATAAAAAATCTTGGGCAGCTAATCTGCCTTTAAAACCAGATATAACAAAAGATATCTTTTCTACAAATAAAGATATCGGAGAAGCAATAAAGGAAATAACCAAATAATGTCAAAAACAGACTATCTTCAATACACAGGAATTGTTAAAGAGTCCCGAGGAAATGGAAATTTCCTTGTTTTAATAGATGAGCTGGGAAGAGAAATCTCCTGTACATTATCAGGGAAAATTAGAAAGAACACTATAAGAATTTTGGATGGAGATAAAGTTTCTGTTGATGTCTCTGTTTATGATATGAACAAAGGAAGAATAACTTTCAGGCATAAAATATGATTGTTCATCTTGCCCTGTTTCCTGATTCAAAAACACAAGTAAGAAATATTCTCTGCAACAATAGAGAATATACTTTTGACCTAGAAACAACTCAAATTTACGGCGATATGGGGTTTTATGTTGGAATAAATAAAATTGACAATTCTAAAATATTTTATGCCTACAACGAAGGTAGAGTAAGTTGTAAAGAATGTTTAGACAGCCTGATGATAAAAGATATAATAGAATGACAGATTGCGATTTTGAAGATGGTTTGTATTATTTTACTGAACGTGATTGCTTCGGATTTGGTCCAGGAGTTTATAAACTTAAACTTAAATATCAAGGTGCCGTTTATAAATATAGTAAAGAAGATATGGTTTCCTGGTCTGATGTTAATCATTATATAAATTTGTTAAAAACTGGGAAAATACAAAAATTAACAAATGATGAATTAATGATAAAGGATATAATAGAATGAACAATACAACTGTACATTACTGTTATTTTTGTTATGAAGACGTGTATCCATCGGAAACATTTTGTTTTTGTAATGGTGAATATTGCTCTGTTAATAATGCTGATTATAATTTACACATTTATAATTTAATTTCTGAAGACGAGGAAAGGTATTATGTAGCCACAAATATTAAAGAAAATGTAAACTGCACAGCTTGTTTACAAAAATTAGCAGTAAAAGATAAAATAACTATACATTATGCAAAAGACTATAATAATATGCCGGGAATTAAAATTTTATGTTCTAAAAAGGGGCATAATTATACAATGAATCTTTCGGGCCTCCCGCAGAATGTATTTTGTACAAGTGAAAACGATTATTCATACGTTATATATACCTTTGATGAGGACAAAATAACTTGTAAAGACTGTCTAGACAGATTAAAGGAATAAACTATGCCAGAATATAATAATCCATTTACTATTGGGAGAACAAAGTATGTTAAAGGAAATGCTGCTCGGCCTGTTTCTACGGATAACAGAACCATCGTATTATTTGTCTCTACCACAGGCGATTTCGAAAAAATTGAAGGAAACGCCGCAGTGGCCAAGATCTACCCCAAAGCCAAAGACCTCTACAGATCTTGGTGGAGAAGTCAGTCCAAATTCAAAGCAGGAGAATTCCAGGTAAATACTATTCTCTCAGATACAGAACTTGCTCACCTTATTGCATACGTGGAAGTAGATGGAGAAACCGGCTTCGAGGAAACTGCCCTCCGTGGCTCTATCGATAAATTAGGAAAACATGCTGCTTTGAACCGAACTAATGTTCATGTAAATAAATGTGGGACAGAAGAGGAATGGGCGGTGATAGCAAAGCTGCTTGAGGAACTAGTTGCCAAGAGAGCAGTTAATGTATTTATATACGAGGCATAATGAATATTAGAAAATATTTTTCCATTAACAAGCTGTGTGTTGTCTACATTGGATTTGGCAGGTTTTGTTTGCTTTGGGTTCCACCTTGGTGTTGGGAGGGAACTGCTTGGGAATGGATATTAGGATATGAACCAGATGATTACTCTTGGTATGTTAGAATTCTTGGTTGGGAAATAAACTGGATTAACAAATAATCTACACCCGGGCCCTGATGAGAAATTGTTAGGGCTTTGATTTGTGAATAATTCAGTATTTGTGTATGTTAGAAGACCTTCCGGAAAAGATAAGTGATAGAGAAACAAAAATACTGGATATCATTCAAAACCAAAAACATCGCGTTATTCATAATTGGTATCCAATAATTCTCCCAGAAGCCACCTACGTGGTGTCAGCTCAGCCTATCCGCATCGATGGCGTTTTTATTACCCTATCCGCTAATGCTCAGACCCAGTTGGCCAAACTATGGGACTGTACCCTGCTAACAGCTAAGCTTGTTGATATCATTCATCAACATGCTGATATCATTATAGAACCTTGTCCAAGACTAATCTCTTCAACCAAAAGCGCCATGATCCTACATAGCCAGAATGTAGATAAACAACTGGTAAAGTATGATACAACAAATAAGTTAGTATCTACCATAGGAAAGATGTGGATTAATAATTTATCTGCTCCGGCTGGCAAAGCAACTATATATGGTTGGCACATAAATACCAACCAATTAAATTGGAAAGGAATTAAACTGTTTCCATCAGAAACATTACAGAACAGCAGAGTAATTCAGCCTGTTTCTACTACTCATAATATGTTTCATAATGACTACTCTATGTGTCCTAGGTTTATATCTAGAATTATAGTAAAAGAAGAAATTTATAAAGCCGCGGATGTTATGTTTGATCCAGAATTTAAACACTTATTTTTCTAAAACACTATGTATAATCATTTATTAAAATTATCCATGTTCTTCGAGAAATATGCTATTCGAAGTGTTGTGTATGATCCGAAACAGCATGAAGAGTATAAATATTATGAGTCTAATATGGCTCCAGAAGATACATATGGAGAATCAAAAGAATATGGTCAAACGAAGAAATTTGACATGAATTATTTCTCTAGGATTCAAGACCCAGAAAAGATCCGTTTATATGCTCATAGAAGGCTACAGATGCTTGGCCAAGGCTCTTCAAGGGTGGTCTATGTCTATAGTTCCAAGTATGCTTTAAAGATTGCTACAAACCTTGCTGGCCAGGCCCAGAACGAATTAGAATACAAAATTTCTCAAGATAGACAGTTCAATGAGATTGTTGCCAAATCTATTAAATCAGATAATTATTTTAATTGGTTGTTGTCGGAACTAGTTAGACCTGTAAATATTATGGACGATGAAGGTTGTCAAGACGAATTTTTAGAGAAAATGGAATTTGAGCAACACTCTCCTGTTCCATTTGATACATTAATTCAAGGAATTGATCCTAGGTATAGAGGAGAATATGACGAAGGGTTTGTTCCATATAGGAAGTTTGTTAAAACATCACCTCAGAAAGAGGAAATAAGAAGGAAAGTAAGAAAAGCAAGAGCATTGATTAAAAAATATAATTTAAAATTGCCAGACATAAAAGTTCCTTCCAATTGGGGGCAGACAACTGATGGCAGAATGGTTATTTTGGACTTTGGTTTTAATGATGATGTTAATATTAATTTTTATGGAACGCAGAGGCCAAAAAATTGGCCCATAGATCCAAATGACTACGGGCCAACATTTCCAGTGGACTTGACGATTAAAGAAAATCCCAACGCCCCGAAAGAAGAAGATTAATGATCAAAGAAAATCATTGGATCGTTGAAATTTATTTCTGGAATTAACGGCTCTTTTTTGTCATGTTTTTCAACATACCATTCGTTTTCTTCTGAAATCAATGAAAAACAGTGAGCAAGCCACGGATTAATTTGGCCCCACACTCTATTATATAACTCTCGTATCATACTGATTTTTGTTTTATTCATATTTTCAAAAGGAAATAGAATTATATTTTTAACCTCTTCATTATTCAATGATTCTTGTTTAGCTATATATGTAAAAATAGGAACGAGGTAGCTCGTTCCTCTAACTTCTGTTCCTTGGCGAGATAATTTTAAATGTTTTATATATTTTTGTTCAAGAGGTATGTTTCCGCCAGTTTTTACAGAATCATAAACCTCTCTGCTAATTTTATATTCTAACAAATCTTCATATTTGTTATTGTTAAATATTCTTTTTATACCTTCATCAGGTATTATGAACATATCACCTGCGCCATTAAGATTTCTTTTAACAACTACATAGTCAATATTTTGATCCAATATTTTTGTAAAAAATTTATCTTTTATTTCTATGTAAGGAAAGCTTTCTCCAAACACTAGTAAATCATATATAATATATTGTAAAGAGCTTTTCACAATTGGAATAATTTCTTTGAATTTGTTATGATTTGTATCTATAATAGAAATTGATTTTTCTATATGTGATATGTGGAATTCTATTGTAGGATTTACAATAGGATCAATTGTCGCGGCGCTCCTAAGCCAAGCATTAATTGTTGCTCTGTCTCGTGGAATGTTTAAATTTTCATACAACATGTTGTTTTCCTTTCATCTTAATATCCTGTTTTCATTCTTTTTTGAATTTCTTCTTCAATCGTTTTCATATCTAATCCAGCCGTGTCAATTTTGCCACGTTTCCAATTATAATGATTTAACAATCCGTTATAATTCATAGGATTAGGTAATACGGTCGTTATATAGCCATTTTTGTTTTTAGGGAATTCCGGTTTCACATTTGGGAATAATGTACAATAACCCCACATTAACTGAATAAGAGAATTCATTTGTGCTTGAGTTGGAAGATAAACTTTAAGTTTGGTTCCATGTATCGGAGCTATTGTTGTTTCATGAGTGGGAACTTTCCATTTTTCGCAATCATTTTCATCATACATATTTCCTTCCCAGGCTCCGGGACGATAAGACATTTCTACTCCAGATCCTACATCATTCATTCCTGTTCCTTGGGACCATCCAGAATGTTGGCAATTTAATGGTTGATAAATTGTAGCATATCCATCTATATCATTATCTCCAATAATGAAATTAACACTGTAGGCTCTGTATACCAAAGCCTCAAAAGTATTCTTTGCAGTATATGTATCAGACCAATGTACAGTAAATTTAGTAAAATTATTCTTTAATGTATTATAATTACAATTTCTATATCTATACTTTTTGTATGGGACAAAGTTGAGCCCATCAGGTTCGTCCCATTTAATTACTCTACAACCGATATCAAAAGATTTTTCTGCTGCCCATATGCTGGTGTTCATTTAATAAAAACCTTGGTTTTAATCTTATCCCACCAACTAGGCTCTACACGATAATAATTTTCGTATTCTTTTATTTCATCTTTTCTTTCAAAAAGTCTATAACTTTCCTGTGCTGTCATTCCAGCAATTCCACCGAGCTGTTGTAGTTCCCAATCTGTGAATAGTGGTTGGGGCGGCTCTGGGATAGGTTCTGGTAGGGCTGGACGCCATTCTGAAAGGGTTTTGGCCTTGGCAGTGAATTGCTCAGCGAGCCGGATCAAACCCCTTGTGTAGAGGCTTTCTGATGCTGTGTAATATTTATTTTGATGCAATTCGTGGGAATAGCCGGCCGGATCTCCATCTAACACTTTCTGCCATACATTTTTATAACTAGGTTTAGCTAGGAATGCAAGATGATGAGCCATTCCGTCTTCGAGAGTTTTAAAAGCTCTGAAAGAGCAATTTGGATCCGGTGGATAAAACCAGACTTCTTTGCCATTAAGAATTTCCGAGCATTTGAATAATGTAAAAAATTCGTTAGGTTTAAGTTTACTAATATTAGCTCGAATATTTCCCATATTATACGAATGGAAGCCCTTTCTCCAGCCTCCCGTTTCTAATGCGCTATGTGCTAAAAGCACAATAACGCTTTTTGTGGATAATTTTATTTTGAGGAAATTTTCTGCACCAGTTTTAATGTAGTAGAACATTTGTTCTGGGGTGGATGCGATAAGTTCATCTGGTAAATATTGCGGGTGTTTTGTTAAATCTATTGCCATATTTGAATGGCAAATTATTATTCAATGATGTCTTTCACCATAATCTCATCATAAATTCTATCAACGTTTTGCGATAAATGTTTTAAATCTGGGTAATATGCGTTAATTTTGTATCGTTCTTGTTCTAACCAATCTGGCATACAGTATTTAATATATTCTTTGGGGATATATTGGAGAAATTCATAATCAACTTTATGATCTATCAATAATCCCATAGGATTGATTAATTCGTGTACTTGTATTAATCTGACACTATAATGTATATTAGGATTATTAACTGTTCCAATTACATAAATAAATATTTCTTCAAGAAATTTATAATCAATATTGTCGGGCCAATTTGTTATTTTTGGACAGTTATCATATATACATAACGAATTAGAATGTAGCAATAAATACATTTATTCTATGATGTCCTTTATCATCAATTCGTCATATATTTTATCTAAATTATCTTTTAAATATTGTAGCCTTTCTAAAATAGTTATATTTATAGAATTAGAAAGTATCAATTTTGGCAAAATATATTCAAAGAAATCTTTTGGAATTCTTTCTATTGTTTCATAATATATTTTATTATTATAGTCGTTAAAGTTCATTACGTTGCTCAAACGAATATATTTCATGAACAAATCTTGTGGTTTCCAAACTTCAAAATGTTTTTGATTTAAATCAAACAAATCAATGGTTCCAATAATATCAATTTCTCCATATTTCAAATTTGAGATGAATTTATAATCAAGACCATCAGGCCAATCCAAAATTAGCGTTATATTAGGTCTGTAATCTAAAATTTTAGCTAGCAATTTCATGTTTTATTCTATGATGTCTTTTATCATCAACTCATCGTATATTATGTCTATATTATCTTCGATATACTTGATCTCATTTTTCCAAAATGATTCTTTTATTTTATCATTTTTCCAGACATTTATTAAATATAACAAAACCTCTTTTGGAACATGTACATATATTCGTGCCATAGTGAAATCATAAACATTAAATAATTCGTGTAATTCTACTATTTTAATATATTTTGGACAGGTATAAGCTAGAGATAATTCTGCTATTATATCTAGTTTATAGTTTAACCATTTATAATTAATTTTTAACTCATCTGGATAATGTAAAATCATATAATAATCTTCATCATCGTAATCTCCGTCTGTTTTTTTGTATAGCAATAACATTATTCAATTATGTCCTTTATCATCAATTCGTCAGGAGTAAATATTTCTTTTTGTATGTAGTCGCCAGCATAAATTTTTGCATTATTAAATAAACAATAGTTTCCATGAGACATTTCTGATTTATAACTATCTTCTATTTTACAAAAGAAGAAGATATTTGCAAATTTTCTATAATCTTTATTATAATATTTTATTATGGCGAATTGTGAATGATATGATTCAGATTCCAAATATAAAAATGGAATAAAAATATCATACCCGTTATGTCTTCCGAAAATTCTATCTACAGGATTTTCAATTCCAACACTGTAAATGTCCTGATAAGTTCTATTTTTAGAAACACTAATTTCTTTGCAATAGCCAATGGTTTCGTTATTTGTTTTTAGATATATCATTTTCTTCTTTATTCTATGATATCCTTTATCATCAATTCGTCATAGGCTTTATCTAAATTTTCTTCAAAAAATTTTACTAATTCAGAACTCCATTCTTTTTTCCATTCACCAACAATGAATTTGAGAACTTCTTTTGGGATTCTTTTTAAATTTTTCAGATTTATTTCAAATTTATTACCATTAGACACAGAATGACTTGCAAAAATCGAAGGATGATAAAATTGTGATAAATTTTTCAAACAACAACTGTTATGTTGTATTGTTTCTAAATCTAGCATTTCTTCGGGAACAATTCCAATAATAGAATGATACAGATCGTTAAGAAACGAAAAATTGGTTATAAACGGTGGTGTTTTTATTAAAACTATATTTCCTATATCTAAATTTTCTTCTTTTAGAATAACAATCATTTTATTGTATTTCTCCAAATTCTTCTAACAACATCATTTCTAGAACAAATGAATGGCCCATAGATCTATCCGGATTATTAATTACATCTTCAATACTCATTCCCATTGCTTTCCTGTTGTATCCGTCATAACACCATAACATTATTCTTTTTTCTTTTTCATATAATTCACATAATTGTTTAAATGCATTTGTGGGTTTAATAACTTCTTTATATACTGGAATATAAATTTCTCTTCTAGCTTCTATTTTTCCTAATAACCTTCCGTCCCACCACAAACCCTCAGGAACGGCTCCCTTGCCCCTAGGGTACCTGATAGCCGCCTTGAGTTGAAAACCGTTCCTGGCCCATTCTACCCAGTGGGAATTAGGTGTTCCATCTTGTCCGAGGTGGTCTTGGTAAACCTTGCTGTACTGCCAACAATTTTCTATATTACATGCGGTTTCGGAGGGAGCACCAAGGTAAAGGCCACATGGGCCATTAAGGAATGGGGAAAGACCTTTTCCAAAAGAAGTAGAATGAGAGGTTGTATTAACAAAGAATGGCGAAGATGCTTTTCCTGGGCATTCCTGTGGACCAACAACCGTTATCATTCTATAATGTCCTTTATTATAAGATCGTCTTTTGTCAATTCTTCTATACAGTTTTCATTTATTAATTTTTCTATATCATAATTAGTATAGAAACTATTCGTGGAATACCAAACATTTCCAACTTTACATTCAAAAATATATTTTTTAAACCAATAATTATAAACACATCTGCACGTTTTATGTTTTTCAAATATACCAATAGGAATTAAAGGCATATTACACAAAAAATATTTTCCATTATAACTCATTCTATAATGTCCTTTATCATTAACTCATCTTCTGTTAGACATAATATATTGCAAAAATCGGGACCACATTTGTTTATCAAATTATGATTTGAAGAAGCGTTAGATGTTAATGTCTCTCCACATTTTCTACAACAAAAATACCACATAATTGTTTTATTTCCATTTTCCAAAGAATATATAAAATTAAAATCATGTTGTTTTAACAACATATATGTGGTATAGTCTTTTTCTGACAACATCGTTTTGTTGTATCTGTCCCACCAATTACGTGGTTTAAGGATATTTTTTATTTCTTTTGTTGAACAATCGTTTATTGTTCTCATTCAATGATATCCCTTATCATCATATTGTCATACAAAGAATCTAATTCTTGTTCAAACGAAAGAACCACTTGAAGATCTTTTTTACAAATCTCTTTCCAATTTTTTATTACACATTTTATAAATTCTTTTGGAATACACTCCAGCATTTGATATAATAATTTTTCTGCCAATTCATTGCCACGTTTATACTCTGCGTAATAATTAAATATAAAATTACATCTATCATATACTGAAAATATTTTTATTTCTTTAGGAAGCTCACCATCAAACACAAAGCATCTTCCTGGCAATATTAATCCTTCATCTATTAAATATTCATTATTTAGAAATTTATAATCTATATTGATATTATCTGGATAATTTATAAAACAATACGTTCCAATTTCTACAGAAGTTATTAGAATCATTCAATGATATCCTTTATCATAAGGTTATCATATATATAATCTAATTTTTGTTCAAATTCGGCAAGAATATTCAAATCAAAATTTCCCGGATATTCTTTCCATTTTAATATTAACCATTTAACAAATTCTTTCGGAACACCATTTAAATAATAGAATAAAGTTTTTTCATCATATATTGATGCATAAATTATTTTAAACATGTCTTCTAATCTAAATTTAGGCACATGGTCATCAATTATTGAATTGTTATGAATTTTTCCTATTATTTCTCCTATTGAAATATTGGAATCGTTTAAAAAAGAATAATCAATATAAAATTCGTCAGAGTTTTCAACGAAGAATATCTCCCCGACAGTTCCTTTGCAAATATAAATCATTCAATAATGTCCTTGATTGTTTTTTCTTCTGGAGTTAACCAATGATCATAACCGATTCTTCCGAAACAAAGAATAATTTCTCGCCCAATTGCAAATATATGCATTTGATTATAATGCCATTGTCTGTTTTCATCTATTGATATTTCTCCTAGTTCGTCAACAAATGACAGCGCTTTATTTCTATAATCTTCTAGAACATTTTGATTACAGAATTCTTCATACCAACTATAATTAAATATAATATCTTGTGCGGCGTATAGCCTTGTTTTTACTAAAGGGTCTACATTAGCCAACGACATAGGAACAGCCTTTCAATATTGATAGAAAAACAAATCCACATAACAGCCCATATACAACAAAAATTATTTTATCTTTCATTTTATGTCCCGTATTTCTCTTTTTAAATTATATATAAAAAAGCAATTATTACATAGACACCTATCCCACCCTTTATGATTTCTTAATTCCCCAGCAATACCACAATCTTCACAAGTGTTTAAAGATTTGTTTGCCGTTTGTTTAATTATTTCAACAATACGATCCCTGGCAATATTTCTACCAATAATAATAACATCAATATCAAAAGCTTCATTCCTATCGCGTTTAAAACCATAATAAATTCTCAGTTCTCCAAATTTTTCTTTTATTTGCAACATAGAAATGTTATAACCGTCTTTTTCTAAATCCCCCATATTTTCATATATTTTTTCTGACATGTCCCAAATTAAATCAAACCAACCATTTCCATGTTCAAAATGAAACCACTCAGGTTTCATCATAGGAGAATTTGGCTTATATAATTTTGGGAATGTTTGTGTAAGTTTTGTTTCTAACTCTGGTTTCATTCTATTATATCCTTAATTATTCTTTCATCAAAACTTAAACAAGTATCGTATACACCGTATCTAATAACTTCTTGTTGATATTCTTCGAAATCTTTTTTCTTCCAAAATCCTGGAATATAATATATGTGTCTTTTTAACGGATCAAATTCTTTTAAACAAGACGGAGTTGTTGCTTTTAATTCACAATTAATACATTTCCATAACGAAGTGGTCATTTTTCTTTCTACTAGAATCCATTCGTGTTGTTTCATTGAATAATATCTTTTATTCCTTGACAATCGGGACATAATAGTTTTGGAAATTTATCGAATGACCACCCACAATTACTACAATCATATTTATTAATTTCTCCTAACATCTTACAAGAAGAACATTTAACAACAATTGTAGAACAATTACAGTCTGAACAAACAGTTTTTGCAATGTGCCCTGTTTCATTTTTTACATAAATATATTTAGGTTCACCACAAACTTTTTTGTTGCAAGAATAACATTTAAAATATAGTATCATTCGATTATATCTTTAACAATTGCACAGTCTGGACACAAATGTTTACAGGAAAATTTAAAAGGAAAGCACCTATCATTAAAAATGATCCAACCTTTAGGGAAATCACCATTTAAAGATTTATAGATTACTGCTTTAAAACAAGAATCACATGTTATTTGATATTCTTTTATTTCAGACAACATCAACTTGTACCCAATCTGGAAGATCTTTCATCCAATCTTTACATGAATAAATTGTTGTATTTAGTGGTTGGTGTGCTTTAATATATAAAGAGGTTGTTCCTAGCCCTGATTGATTGCTACAACTTGCATAAAAGTTCAAACTTTCGATTCTTCCTGCTGGTTTTCCATTAATATTTATATAACATTTTGGCGATACATGATTTGCAAAGCGTGGACTAACACTAATATATGATTCAATTTTTATCATAATTCCATCATCCGGGGGAGAGTTCGTATCTTGCAAATACATACGAGGCGATATTAACATTATATCACTGATTGGAAAAGGAAACTGATTAATAGAAAGGTTAATTTGTATAGAATCAATAAGCCATACATAATACCAATTATCATTATTTTTAAAATATATAGTAGAATGGGCAGGCCCCTTTCCATGTATATGAACTATTAGATCGTAATTCATTATTATTCATTCTATTATATTTTTTATAGCCAAACAATCCGGGCACAAATGTATATAATCACAACCTGTACTAAAAAAGGCCCATCCATATGGAAGCTCTATAAGTTCATTAAAATCTGCCACAACAGCCCCGGTGTTTTCTCTTTTTTTGCAGGACGAACAAGATATCTTAATTAGATAACGTTTTTCACACCTAAAAATAGAACCATTAATTGATTTTGTGTAATATCTAGCGTTCATTATTATTCTTTCTTGAATTTTACTTGATAATAATATTTACTTACTTCTTCATCAGAAAGTTCAGAAACCCTTTTTATAGCTTGTTCGTTGGTGGCATCAAAATTATCTATTAAATATTTTATAAGTCTTTCTTTTTTATTATTGAAAGAATCGGGGCCCCAATCCCTTGGCCATACACCATATTGTCTTAATAAACGAATCATTGGCTCACCCACCAAAACCCTATCAACACCCTTTGTTTTTTCTGAGAAATAATCTCCCGGCTCGACAGTTTGATACTGTGGATTCTCATATTCCCACTGCCCAGATAAATCTTCTTTTGGTTTCCTTGACCAGGCCTTATCAGCTTCGTACATTACTACAATAGCCCCAAACCGCTTTAGCTCCTCATCAGAGACTTCATGAAACTGTTTTCCAAGCATACCAGCTACTGCTGAAACCATTCCTCCTAAGGCTTTGCTTAACTCTTCTTTGTCTGTTGCAAAGGTAAGGTCAAATACTGGCTTTTGATATAACCCTTCGTATTCTTCAGAGTCTGTATCAAAATCCATTTCTGTTCCATAGCTATCCGAAACCCATTTCCCAACCTGAGGAACCAACCCATGCTGCTGAATGCTTTTAACATTATTTATAGAAGTACCATGATATAAAGTTCTGTCTTTAGCAATCTTTTCAAATAAATAAGATAGTTGTGAAATACGAGAAAACATAAATTAATACAATATTATCCGCCAGATACTTTCTCAAATCCGGCGGACATTTTTTCTATCTTTTCCAATGTGTCTTCTGCTAAAGTTTCAATTGCACCAACTGCATTACAGTATTCTTCAATAAATTCTGTAATCTCTTTTTTACTAGCAATTTCTCTTAGCTTCTTTGCTACATTGTTTGATAGCCTTTTGAATTCATTTTCATCAATTGTTTCTAATAACTTAGCAACTAATCCACATATTTTGATTAACTTCTTCCAGTTGTTTAATAACAACACTGCGTCTTCTTGAATTTGTTGATCTAATTGAGGGTGGGATTGGCACCACTGATTAAGAACAAATCCAGTTGATGTTGGCAATAATCTTTTTATTTCTTTTAATGGGTTTTTAATTTCAGCAATTGTATCAGTAATTCCTACGTTGCCAGTTTCAGACAATTTGTTTGAAATAATGTTTAATTGGTGGGGCCAAGGTTCAAATAGAATATTGGACATACTGTAAGCAGTTTGCGCCAACGGAACAAGAATATTAACAGTATCTCTAGATAGCAACATGATTGTCTTTTCGAGCCTCTGACCTGATTCGAACAGGCATCGTCCAATTACGGCTGTCCAGTTTAGGAAACTGGCCCGATACAGAGGCGTTCTGTGTATCCTAGTCATTCATCGGGGCTCTGTCAAGTCTATATCTTAACAATACCCACTATTTCTTTATTTCTGATAAAGTTATTGCAAATTTTGCAGCCAGCTCTTGAATTGTTTCATGAGCCTTCTTTTTTCTGCTCTTTTTCTTTCCTTTAAAATAATTACTAGGACTCTTTTTCTGACAGTGTTTTGAATCTGGGTTTTTGTATTTACAATACCTGCTCCAAGCTACTGCCCAAGCTTTTGAATCATCATAATCTGGATTTTGTTCTTTTGTTTCTTTAAAATATCTATCTACATCTTTTGGCATAATTTATTCCCCAACAATATAATATCCTATTAAGCACATATCATAAATTTTACAGAATTATCAATTGTTGCTATTGTCTTTCCTCCGACAATTATATTAATTATTGGGGCCAAATGAAACTTAGCTGCTTTGGACATGTGTCTCTTTCCTCTTCTTTATCTACGACATCAACAATATTTTCTATCTCTCCAGAATATACTATAAATAATTCTACATCAGTTATTCCAGAAAGTTTATATGTTTGTCCTTCTAAAATCTTACAATCTTCACCTTCATATAAAACTATATTTCTACCACTTATTTCTATTAATAACGCTCCTTTAAAAACAATTATAATTTCATCACTTGTTTTGTTGTATCTGGGACCGATTATATCAAATTCTTTTATTTTCAATATATGCGAGTTAATCACTTAACATTCCTTTTTCCAAAAGATCCTCAACAGAAACCTTTATCATTGACATTGCCTCTGTATCGTTTGGTGTTAGTTTTCTTTTCATTGCCTCTTCTATCCAAGTCCACATATTTTCATCCATAAAGAAGTCCACAGCATCTGCTGTCATTTCTTGTGGATCTAATAAAGCCTCAGCTGGAGGAAACAGCATTTCTTTTGTCCTAACCAAAGATCCTAACAGTCCAGTTGACAGACCATCTTCTAATGTGTCTTCAATCTTTTTGACCTTAACAAGTTTATTAAATAAAGGAAGAACATCTTCTGGTTTTGACTTGATATATTCTGGAAATAAACTGTGGTTTTTACCTAGGTTTTTTAATATTGTTAATGCGGGGTTTAATTTACCAAGACGAAGAAGTTCATATAATTCGTGAAATTTTTTAATATAGTCAAATGTATCTAGAGCGGATACTGAATATGGTTCTTCTGCCAGCTTTGATATCAGAGTTGTCATGAAATTATGTCAAAATAGTATTAGAAGCTAGAGGGAGAATCGAACTCACCAAACAACTGTTTTGCAGACAGTGCCATTTACCAATTTGGTATCTAGCCTTAATTGATTTTGGTGCGCCATCCCGGTGATGCTCCGAGGTACTCTGGTTGGAGGCCAAATATTCTACTGTTGAATTAATGGCGCATATTATTACCATTGAATATCTATATCTCCAATGCTTCTATTTATATCATTTTTCAATTTTGCTAAAACCTCTTCAGGAACAGCTTTCACATCAGCGGGATATATTATCTTGGCATTTTCGCCAGAATCAAAATCTTTTGAAAATTCTACTATTACTACTATTTTATTGTTTCCGTTAAATCCAACATTTTCTACAAGTCTAGCATTAACGCTATTCCAATCTGAATTTGGATTTGTATTCCTGGCTAATATTTTTAAAGCTCTAGTAATTAAATCTTGATATTTTTTAAATTCAGCTTCTGATTCTGAAGAATTTGGTTTTGTGGGTTTTTGTAAATTTTTATTATTTTCTGAATAGGCCTCCCAAGCCCTATCATAATCATAATCTTCAACATAAGAAATTTTTCTTTTTATTGATGCTTTTGCTGTATTTTTTAATAGTTCCGTTAGTCTATTTTCTAAATCCGGATGAAGAGTATTACTTATTTTTGTTTTTATTTTAGATAAAGCGGTTTGTACAAAATACATTACGTCGGCAGAATTTTCCACAAAAAGGCTTCCGAAATAAGATAATGCTGCTTGGAATCCACTGCCGCCCGCAATACGCATTTCTAAATTAATTTCATCTTCATCTAGTATTAACGAATTGCGTTGGGCCTGAATTATTATGACAATAGGGTTTTCTCTTTTTTTATTTTTTGCATTGTTTGTTGAAATATAAGCTGTCATTAAATTTGGAGTTAGGTAAATTCCTTCTAAAGAGTTTCTAGAAGACATATTAAAATTTGATTCTTCGTCTATTTGCCAAGTTCTTTTTTTCGGATTAGCTAATAGTCCAGACGACATTATACTACTCAAATTGCTTTTATGAGTTCCATGATATAAATATATTGGAGGTGTTTTTGCTAGTTTTTCAAACAAACACGCTAATTTCTCTACTTTATCTCTGTTTAATATATTAATAGCCTTGGAAACATCTTCGTCTGTTATTCCTGTCTCATCATTAATATGAACTAAATTGTCAGGAAATAATAACAACAGGTCGTCTATTACTACATAACTATCTACTTCTTTTCCTTCTAACCATTCTTCAATCTCACTTATCCTATTTCCTGTTATTCCAGTGTTGCCTATTATGTAAGAAGATAATGTTGGCAATGATTTCCTAACAAGACCCATATCGAAACGCCAATTAGAGGAAATAACTATCTTGGCACCCGTAGCTGATACAATCTTTTCTATTCTTTTTATTTTCTCAGGATCTAAATAATTGTGTCCATACTTACCGAGTTCCTTGTAAGTATTTAATACACCATCTAGATCAAGGAAAATAACAGAAACCATAACATAATGCGGTTATATTATCTCTTGCGCATTCTCCCGGCGGTTTTTTTAAATAGCTTTTGGAAAGGAGGCATCTCTTGCATAACCATTGGTTTATTAAAATCAGGGATTAGTCCTGTAGAAAGATACGCTTGAGTTTCATCAATAAAGAAATCATCAGAATATCCACACTTCTTTAGTTTTTTAGAAATGAAATTTCTTGTTTTTGTTGGCAATGCGTTAACCAAAGCCGTTGTTTTGGTTTTATATTTCTCGTCAGTATAAAAGAATCCATGAGCAAGCTCGTGGTTAAATGTTCCAACCAAGTCCGCGTCTTCACCTGATGTTCCAATTATATAAAAATCGCTTCTATTATCTTCTTTTGAACAAATAAATTCTGCCAGGGAGAGCATAAGTTTATCATATCGATTTGGATCTTGTATACCATCTTTGTGGAGGGAAAAGATATATTCGCCAGGAAGGTTGAAACCAGCCCAATCTTTAGTATATGTAAAGACACCTTCTCCCATTTCTCTTGCATACCAATCCATGTAATTCACTAAAGTTAGATTGGTCTTCCTGAATTTTGGAGACTCATAGAACTCCTGATATCTCAGGAAGTGCATTGTTAGATCGTAGTGGTGGTCAAAATGTAGATGCCAAATTTGCTTTCTGAGTTGCTTTAAACTAAACATTCACCCTCCAGCCGTATATATCTATGCTGGATTATAGTCTGGGCATTGAACTTTAATATAATAATAATAATAATAGAATTGTGGGGAATATGTGGTGTAAACTTTTGTTTACATATTATTCATTTGCTGCTAATTTTATATCTTCTTCGGAAGCTATTTTTATTATGAACGTTCCTGACAATTCCATTATTCTACTAGCACCAGCTCTAAGAATGGTTGCTAATTTATAATCGTATGAATATTCGTCTGCTAAGTCTGATATTTTTTCTGCTGCTTCTAGATAAAAGTTATTTCCCATTATTACCACCCACAATAACTATATCAAAATATTACTTATCATCCTCTGTTTGTTTAGCTCTTGCCAAAGCATGGATTTGAGAGACAATATTTTTTAATTCCCCGGCAAGCTCAAACAAACCCTTGTCTTCGTATTGTTTGGCTAATTCCCAAACTTTATCGGCCGCTTCCCTATATGACTGGCCTTCTGTTTTTAATTCATTGTCTCCCATGCCTTTATAACAAATTATGCACAAACAAGAAACGTTTCATTTTCCATTATAGAATCTATAATAGAGGAAACAAGCAAATCTTCTTGTATTTGAATGTCTCTTAAGAAATTTAGATAACATTGTTGAGTTATGCACATACTAAAAATAGCTCCTCATACCTATCAATTATGTTAAACCGTCGCATTTTAACATCTGATAGAGTTATAGGACACGTAGACCAATCAACAACCTTAAATGTAGGAACAACAACTCTATTTGCTTTTAAATAATTCATGCACACACCAAAAATGTAGGACAATTAAGAGTTGTTCTTAATGGTTGAAGCATTGCTTTTGCTAATCTTTTTCTTCCTTCCAGAGTGTAAAGTAATTGGCTAATTAAAGGGTGGTTATTTATGCACATACAAGAAATGTCCTTTCTTTAAATAAATGAGTTATTTGCAGCGGTATGTATGGTAGTATTGGTATGCTTGGCGGGGGTGGCGGGGGTGGCATTGGTATTTTTAGTGTGCATAATATTAAACAATCAAGCACAGACGATGAAATTTGTTGACTCATATCCAAATACTTTTAAAATTACTTCTTGCCTAATCAGTCCTTGATTAACATACTTTGATATGTCAATATTATAAGCTTTTGCTAACAGGTTCCAATCTGGCATAATTATCCCAGATCCTTTCTGTCCAACATAAACTTTTCCATATATTCCCTAATAAGTTCTTCTCTGTCTTTTGGAAGCTTTCCTCCCCAAACATTGCATAATTCTATTCCAAACATTTCTTCCACACTATCATAGTGTAATAATACCCAAGTCTTAGTAAATTCTTGGCAGATCGCCAACCTTAATTCCATCATTAATTCCTTTGAAGAGTCAATTACTAATACTTCATCTCTCTCACCAAGCGGTAGAATCATGTGTCCTCATGTGTCTATGTAGGTTTACGTTATGCTCTCGGCAGATCTGTGTCCTATTTTAGTTTCTCCACAGATCCATTATTCCAGCTTTTTCTACCGACAGTATTCCAGGAACCTCTAAAAGCAATATGTATTCTTCATTTGATACTTCGGCTGTGAATTTTTCATCACTTGAAGTGATTATATTTATTCCAATTTCCTCCAAAGCATTTTTAACATCTTCAGATTTTCCCTCTTTACAGAATATGTTTATTTTCACAGCTTGTTCTCCGTTGTTGAACTCAGGCCTTCTATTACTAGAATTCTATTTTCTACCTCATCGATTAATTTTTTGTCTAAAGAATAATATCTCATTCCTTGGCCTGGAATCATTTTATAAAATCCCGCCATATCTATTCCATTAACCCTAAGTTTTGCTTTGAACATAGGATAGTCATCGGTTTTAATTTCTATTGAAAAATAGAGTATTAAAACAATAATTAATAGCAAAATTAACCATATATAAATCATAATATAACCTTTGTAATTTCATTGTTATTAATTTCAACATTAATCATTTCTGGATTAAGAGCTCCAAAGTTAATGCCATTTGATATAGCAACCCGAAACTTCAATCCGTGATCTCTAACAATTTTGGCTCCTTCTTTGATATTGAGCCCAATAATTTCTTCTGCAATGTGTTCGTAATTCATTTTCTCTCCTTAAAAACATCAATGGCCAGCTTCTGGCTGGCCATTTGGAATAATTAGATTAACTTCTTTTATTCCCGAATAGCCTTCCAAACCAACTCTTCGTTTACATTATATTTTTGTGCCAAATCTTTAACTTTATTTCTAAGCAATAATAGTTGTTTTTCTTGTCCGTTTAAAAAATCATTATAACCGTCTGAAAGCACCACCTCTTTTGGTGCAAACTGTGTTTTTATATTAGATTTGATAATATCGTAATCGTATCCTTTTATTTCATCGTAATTCAAAGCAGTACGCATTATTTTAATATTACATGTAAAAGACCTGTTAAAATAAAATTCAAAATATAATTTCTTTAATGTCGCAAGCTCTTTTTTGGACAATTTCGTTATTTTTATTAAATCAACAAACTCAACTAATTTAAAAAGTTTATCAATTGATTCATTCGTCATATTAATTGTTTCTTTTTTACCATCTCTGTCTATCGTTATTTTTGCCATTGCTCACCTTATTCAATCAGATCTTTTATTATCTTTTCGTCTTCTGAAAGTGGTACAAATTCTTCTATGGAAGTTTTTTCATACATTCCACATCTTTTGCATGGAATTAGATTTAAACAATATTTGTATTTGTCATAATCGTATGATATACAATTGTATGTCAATGACGGGGGGCATTCTTGTTCTATTGTTATTGAATCTGATTTTACATAATATCCCTGGTCAGAATTGTTTTTAATTTTAATATGACCAAATATTCTGCATAATAAACGATCCCACCATGTAGGCTCCCTAATTATTATTTTTCCTTTGGAAACTATTTTTACAGGCATGTTGGATCAATTCTATGTATTTTATACTCGGGCCTAACTTTCTGTTGCTTCTGAGCATATCTTATTGTTCCATAAGTTCCACCTTTTTCAATACCATTCCATACAGCTAATAAACAATCAGAATTATCTATAATCCACCTATCACGAGTATGCATCTTTTCTGGTGCATATGAACCAGGCGATACTATAACTACCTTTTCTGCAAGGCTTAATAAATGTTTAAATATGCGCTTGGTATCATCTGGCCACATCGAATCCTGACCTTCAAATGGTACTGCTGCTATAAAAGGTATATTTAGTTCTATTGCTGCCCAACAGGAAATTGTGTCAGTCCCCAGCGCCATTCCAGATATAATCTTTTCCGGAGATAATTCGTGGAACTTGTCTACGATTGCTTTGTAAACTTTATCATATACAGGATTGGGAATTTCATATCCACATCCAAGTCCGGGGGGCCGATGACCAGAGATGCCAACAATATTACTCATTTATTTCCTATCTGGGTGCGTATGGTACAAAATGATTCCCAACAACACTCCTGCTGTTAACATTATTATTACAAAAAAATGATGTTGGCATTTTGTGGCTCTGAGTGTAGTCGAAACACTGATCGGGTTTTTAGAGAACCCTGCTTTAGACCGCTAAGCTACAGAGCCATTTGATCACCATTTTATGGTGATCATTTGTTCACTTGCTCATTGCTAATGGTAATTTCCTTAACAATCTCTTTGCAGCGTCTCCTGGTTCAAAAGCCACTGCTGTTATCTGATTGTTTAAATCTGGCTCCCTAAACACAGAATATCTTATTTCTTTGCTTGCCGCAATATCTGTGAAATAAGATAACTGTGATTCATTTTCACATTCTAGGACAGCTAGATAATCAGAGTCTAAATGCCACTCTTCTGTTATTTCCGTATGTTCTTTTGCAAATAGAAGAGCAGCATGAATCCCTTGAGCTAACATTGCTCCTGGTTTTATGTCTTTACGTATTACTACATAAAGTTTAGTTCCCTAAATCATGCCGCCACCTCTTCAATTTTAGTAGCGTACTTAGCAAAAACCCAGGCTCTAATTTCTTCTCTCAGATTCCCGTCTTTGAGAAATTCTTGGAAAGATAAATCATATCCTTCGTATTTTCCAAAGTAATATACATCATTACATATACTATATATTAGACAAGAAAGAAAACTATTTCTTCCTATTTCTGGAAAATTATCTTCATTTATTTTTCTTTCAAGTTTCACATATGCAGCTCCTCTTAGGAACGCATAAGCAAGAGCTTGAGTTCTAGATAAATAATGATGTTTCTTTGCTAGATTTTTAAATACCTTCAGCGCTTCTTTTTTATCAAATGTCATCACGAAACCTCCTTGTCTCGATTTACAAGGTATCGAGCTACCTTTGTAGGGTATAGTCAAACAAATATACCAAAAACAATTATTGAATTAACTATTTCTAAGGAGGGCCACGAATATTAATCTACGCCATTTTAAATACCTTTAACCTTTCTGACAGCTTAGCTGTCAATCATATTCCTAATTATTCCCAGCTTCCTCGACATGTACATGGAAAATGTTTCTTTTATTCCTAGGAACGGCCTATTACTATATACCCTGTGTCCTTGGAATAAAACTTTTTCATAGTGGCACTTTATATGGTTTTTGATAGACATATTTATACCAATAACATTTAGAACAATGTATTAGTGCTGCAAATTTATAATAGCTTTCATTTTTACCTGTGTGTTTCTTGTTAATCGGAATAATTTTATTGTTATTGGCTATTTTTATATTATGTTTAAGTTCTCCTATAATTCTTCCTTTAGCTTTAACTTCTGATAAATTATCATCTATTTCGTCAATAATGAAAACGGAATATTTATATATGTTTCTATTGTTATTGATTCTGCTAAACGATTCTTCTATGCCACAATCATAATCTTGATATTTGCCCATTTTACATTTATAATCTTTAATTTCTAATAAAGAAAAAGTTTCAGATCCGCAGTAGGGACAACGATATTGCCCTTGTTTCAATTTGGTTAAACTAATTTGGGCTTGAAAATTATTCAATGATATCCTTTATCATCAAATTGACTAATATCTCTTGTTCAAATTCTTTCCAATCTGGACATAATAATATTATTGCAATATCATATCTAGATTGTTCTATTGCAGTTTTTTGAACTTCTTTTGAAGGATTGTTTATAAATTGAACAGATCGGGAGGATTCTTTATAAATCGAATAGAGCTTCCATTTTGTTTAACCGCTAATAATTGCATTTCCTTTGAAGGGTTCTTTATAAGTTGAATAGAATATCCATATTGTTTAACTGCTTCTAATTGTGCTTCTTTAGAAGGGTTCTTTATATATTGAATAGACCATCCACTTCGTTTAATAGCTTCTAATTGTACTTCTTTAGAAGGATTTTTTATATATCGAATAGAATATTCATCTTGTTTAACTGCTTTTAAACACTCTGATTCATTTTCTGGATCGAACCCTAGTTTGTTTATAATAAATTTTTTGATTGATGTATTAGTCATCTTGGGGCCTTTTAACAATATATGTTTTAACACCTGATTTGTCTGCAAAATCATCAATGGCTTTTAGATACCAATCCCAATCTCCACCAGCCAAACCACACCCAATTTTATAAGGAAAAGCAATAGACTGCAAACCATTAATACAAGATATGTTTGTCAAACAACATATGAACCATAATTGGCGCATATCTGGTGTCTCGTTAAATTTTATACTATTCATAGAATATCTTCCCGACGGACCGGGATAAAATTGTCCCATTGCATTAATTACATGTTTTTTTATGTAAATATATCCTGGCTTGTGCCAATAATTACTATTAGATCTTTCTTTATATATATTTGTTTCTGGCCATTTATCAAAAATAGCCCTAGCTATTCCGCTTGCTCCAGAAGAAACACAGTTGGTTTGATGCACAATATATTGCATCGTTGATTCTAAAAGATCACCTTCTATTTGTTTTGTTGGCATTGTAAACCTTATAGTATTATGTCTCTTATCATTGCTTCATCTTCTGTTAGTTGAATAAAAAATGCCTCTGTTATCTATTGCGACACATTTGAATAATATATTATATTTTGTTAAGTGAAAATAATTTTTACATTCATCGTTAAGACAATAGTATTTTCCATCTTCAATCATTGAATTATGTCTTTAATAACCATTTCTTCATCAGAGAGACATGGTATATCAGAAAATATTTTATATTTTAAAGCCAAAAGTAATTTTTCAGCCAATTCTGAATCTGGGTCATTTTTAATTTTTTCTTTAATATCTTTGAATAAATCAACATTATTTTTAATAAATAATTTTGTTATATCTGTAATATTTACATCACACCTTAAACATTTTCCTGCTTTGTTCCAAATATGTTCAATTGGTTTTTTCATTAGTTTTCCTCGGGAAATATTTATAATAAATCAGAATGATAACAATTGCAATATTTAAAATATAATTCGACAATTGTATTGTATCAAAATCTTTAAACAAAACATATATAATGTAAAAAACCTCTCCCCAAAACCAAAGCCACAAGAAGGCATGACTAATTCCTTCTGAATGACCATCTTTAATAGATTTGATCATTTGAGGAAAGCCACAGATAGCAAGAAGAATTGTGCCTATCCAGCCAATTATTCCAATGTTAATCATCTTTTATTTTGTTCCAAATTCGGAACTTCTGCATCCTAAGTTCTAGGGACAGTCTTCGCAGCTCCTCGGCAAGATCTTCTGCTTTTTCAAGAGTCTCAAGTAATTCTTTATATTCTTCCTTGGTTAGAACAATATATTCTTTTGTCATCTGTAATTATATCATTCTATTCTATTATATCTTTTATCATCATGTTGTCTAGTATCTCTTGTTCAAATTCTTTCCAATCAGGACATAATGCTATTATTGCAATATCATATCTAGATTTCTCTATGGCCTCTAATTGAACTTTTTTTGTAGGATTATTTATATATCGAATATTAAATTCATTTATTTTAATAGCTTCTAGTTGTGCTTGTTCTGAGGGATCTTTCATATATACGATAGAAAAAAAAGCTCTGTTTAACAGCCGCTAGTTGTTCTTGTTCTGAAGGATTTTTTATATATCGAATATTGTGTGCTTCTCGTTTAATGTTTGTAAAACAATCCAATTCATTTTCTGGATCGAAGCCTAAATGTTTTATAATCATTTCTTTTAACATAACAATTAATAGCCCTTTATATAAGGAAATACAACATCTTCTAAATTAATAGAACTACAAATTTCTCTCTCTAATTTTTCTATGACATCCATTTGTTGACAATCTTTTAGAGCTAATTTTTCCTCTTCAGGATAATATTGCCCAGCGTGGAAGAACTGTCCATTTTTGTATATGGCAACTCCACATCCTTTTTCTTTTAGACGGATATCAAACTTGTTGTCCCCAATGTAGACGATCTTGGTCATATTCCGACATTCCTATATGTATGGTTCCATCCTAAGGCTCTCTGAGCTCTTTGTCAAGCTGGCAGAAGAACTGGCTACGGTAGATTCGGCTAAAGTAAGATATCCTTCTGTTCTTCCTGAACTTAATCCAGAATTGCTTGATGATAAAATAAAAGAAATTTTAAAAAGAAAGCAATTTAATTATGATGAATTTTCAGAATTACAAACCATAAAAGAAGTAAAAGAATATATAGATTCAACATTGTTCCCGATTTTCAGTGCGGGAAAGCAAAAAAGAGGAACTTCTAGAATGGCCTATGGCCTTGAAGATAATGTTTTAAAAGTAGCTATTAATCAGGCGGGGATCGCTCAGAACAACATGGAAGCTAGGATACAAAACAGAAGCGAATTATTTACTAAAGTTTTTGATATGCACCCCCGAGCCCTTTGGATAATTGTTGAGAAAGTTTACCCATTTGAAAATATAGACGAATTTGAACATCATACGGGAATTCCAAAAAATCTGTTTAGTAGCAAATGGCTTTACGATGTTATACGTTATAAATTTACAAAAAGCAATATTAAAAATCTTAAAAAATATAATCTATCAGATGATGCTATTAAAACACTAATAGAGATTGGTGATATTATTAATTTGGGTGTTATTTATGGTGATGCAAGAAACCCTGAACATTGGGGTTTAAATAAATTTGGAGATTTAAAATTATTTGATTTTGGATTAGACTCTACAATGCATTCTAATTTTTATACACATGAAGGTTTTTTGAAGGATGAGTGAATAATTTAATATTAAGACTGAGGACTAAAATATGGACAAAAAGGCTCAAGCACATACAAACACTGTTAATTATGGACCTGTTTCTTCTGGAACCGGACGGCCTGAGGGAAATGCTTCTCCTGCAACGTCAACTGAAAGAAGTAATGTATCAGAGCTTACATATGCTTTAAAAACAATTATAAGAGCTCTTCAGTCTGGACAACAGGATAAAGCCCAAAGGCTTTGGGAAGCTAATAAAGAAGCTTTTATAAAAGAAGTGCAGAATGCTTTAGATCCTAATAGCATGGTTGGTCAACAGGACAAAGAACTTGTTAACAATACTATTCCAAAAGCTTGGATAAAAACAGCTTCAAAAATAGCTAGCTTAGCATCAGAATTTGAACTAAAATATCTTGGTAAAAAAAAGTAATCTGACCAAGCTAGCAGAGTTTAATCATCCAGGAGCTGATTTTGTTAATGCATTTGAAAGCCGAATAAGCGAAGCTTTATACAGTATGGCTGAAGGCATTCAGGTTTTAATAGAAAGTATAGAAAATGATTTTAATAGTTTGCCTGAAGATAAACAAATAAAAGTAAAAAGAATAGAAAAACAAAAAATTGATCTATTAACTGGTTTGGCTAAACAAATGGAACCATTAGATAATGAAGAAACTTCTATCTAGGAATCCCTCTAAGCACATACTAGAAAATACTCTTTTAGAGGATAATCAAAATAAAATATATTTCCAATGGAAATTGGAAACATTGGTTGAATTATAAGATCCGATATTTTAAACATAGTATTTAAAGTTATTTGTTTCATTCGATTATGTCTTTTATCACTAATTCATCACACGATAGCTCGTTTCCTACCAATGTCCACGTCCACTTATCTCTTTTTGATATAAAAAGATTATATTCTAAATCATTTGTGTCGCAAATTATACCACATTTTTTACATGTATATATTGTTGACGGACATTCTATATTTTCTTCCAAACTATTATAACAGAAAACAAAACTATGATCTGAATCATTTGGCGGTTCAAACAATGGTGATTCAGCATTCATTCAATTATATCCTTTATCATCATTTCGTCGCATGACAAATAGTTTTTCGGAAAACAACCCAAACCATCAATTGTAATTTGTATTTTACATTTTGAACATTCATATGAGGAGCCCGAAAATAATATAAGCCCATCCACATAATCATGATTTTTAATCAAAACTAAATCATGTCCTTTTTTATCATAGCTAAATTTTAAAATAGGCTCTTTAATTTTGTTCATTATTCTATTATATCTTTTATCATCATTTCTAAACAAGATAATCCATATGTGTTCCCATTATGACCATAATAACTATGACACAAAAACACATCATCAAAACCTTCAACCTCTTCCTCTATCATTAGAATAACTCCACATTTTTTACATTTATAAAATGATTGTTTGTCGTCTGGCCCACAAAGAAAAGAAATACTCCAATTAATATCTACGAACTCACAATTATTTGAAATGAAAATAAATTCATGATCTGTTTTAATAGGTGGATCAAAATTAGGCTTATCCATATCTACTCTATTATGTCTTTTATTATTACTTCGGCACAACTCAAAATTTCATTTTTATAAATTCTCCCCCTAGAACAAAACTTGGGATAAAAATGAAAACTATCTCTTTTAAAATCAATTCTAATTTTTGAAACACATTTCGCACATTCGTACCAAACTACATTGTTGGTAAATCTGCCAAGCTCAACAAGTACATGATCTTGTGCAATATTGTTGGGAACAATATATTTTTTAATCATCTGCTTGCTTTCAAAAACATTTCAGATAATTCAACAATGCTGTCAGAACTCTTCTTCTCAACACCAAGAGAGAATGGGAAATTAACAAATATCTCTGAATCTGCTTCGTCTCCACCAAATAATGCAATCTGGTTTATCATGAACTTTGCCTTGGTTGGTAGCCTCAAATTCTTTTGCCTCTTCTTATTAAAAGATAATGTAATGTGAGGTTTGTACTCATCATGGTCATTACTGTATTCTACTTTGTTCTTATCAAGTAATTTGCGAATCTTTTCTCGAATCTCGAGAAGTTTCTCTGATTTAACTTCGGCAATAATTGGGTATTCCTTTTTATCCTCTCCTTTGGGAAAGGAGGTTATCTTTCCGACAGTAGCCTCAAATGGCCTAACGTCCTCAACCACTTTATGTATAATAGGAATTATATCTAATATAGTATCTAAAGATATCTCATCTCCTAGATAGAATAAAGTAATGTGGTCAGAAGGGTCTCTGTGTCCATCTATATCAATTTCTCTAAAAAGACGGGACACATCAGGTGATATTGGAACTGCTATCATTGCCATGATTTAATGCAAGAATATTATGCGCAAACAATAAAATATTCCTCCTCCAAAATATGTCTTCTAGCAATTCCTTGATAAGGAAGAGATGGTTTAACTTTAGTCTTTGGTTTTTTACCAGAAATATCTATGTCTCTAGGATAATCTATTATTAGAAATGGTTTTTTCACAGAGGAAGGCAGAGAATTCGAATCTCACTGATTTTACTCAGCCCACCGGTTTCGAGCCGGGTACAGCGAACCTGTCTGTTTTACCTTCCATAGATACGGAGGAAAGCATCGGAGTCGGACCGAATGCCTTTCGGCACATTCTGTTTAGCAAACAGATGAACAACCACTTGTTCTTTACTTTCCATTTAGTCGGCACACCCTGGATTGAACAGGGAGCCTCAAGTTTATCAGACTTGCGTGCAAAACCAATTACACCTTGTGCCGAATATTGTCAATTATCACTAGGCCAACATTTTTCACACCATTTCGTAAAAGGATTCCCACACCAACAAAATGTTATCCACCCCAGGTGCAACATACAATGCGGACCATCATAGTAATAATGTTCCCTACCAAAACGAAATTTATTATCTAACCATACTTCGTAAACCGTAGTGTGAGAAGACTCCCACTCCCCATTACTTTTATTCTTATATTGCCAAACAAATCCTATGTGCCACATTCCTGTTTCAAATACCCATCTAAATGCAGAACAAGGATACTTTTCCCCTCTTGTCTCTGGAATCTCTTTAAACTTGTAAATTATCATTTTCTATCCTCAGCGGAGAGTGGTGGTCCCGCCCCACAAGGCCTTTTCAAACCTCCATCACCTTTCCAAGATGCTCCGAAACTTATTCGGTTCACTCTCCATTACATATTATATCATATTCTCTGCCATTTTCCTTGCTAAAAATGCCATTACAATCATTTATATCTTCCAACAATTCCGGGTGAATATTCATCAACGCTTTCAACAAAACCACCTCTCCATCTTTATTAATAATTATCATTTCATCTTTCGTTATGCTAAAATCAAAATCCCACGGGTTCCAATTGCAATCACAATCAACCTCAGAGTCTCCATAAGAATTAGCAGTGCTATGAAATATATTATCTAAATAATTATACCAATCATCAATTGAAAATTGCGATTCAGCCTCTACAGAATAGCTAGCCCCACATCTGGGACATTTTTCGGGAGGATTATTTTGATCTCTTTTATCCCAAGCTTTTCTGCAACATGGCGCCATATATGTTTTGTATCTATTAATATGGTCTACATGTTCTTTAATTTCAAAAGAATATTTCGTATATAGATATTCTGCTAGGGAATGTAAAGCTTCTTTTCTTGTTTCAAAAGCATGTTCTGGTGTGAATATAAGCACAGCAGAAGTGGCAGATTCTACATATCCAAAAGTTAGTGCTATTGCTTTATATGTCATGATGTTCTTTCTTGTGGGTCCTTCCAGAGTCGAACTGGAACCAGCTTCGGGCCACAACCGAAGGCTCTACCATTTAAGCTAAGGATCCAAGTATTTTAGCGGCCATAGTGGAATTCGAATCCACATTGAAGATACAAATTCTCGTTTTGGAAATGTGCTTCCCTAGCGACCCAGGATCTCTGTGCCATTCGGTGCATCAGCAACCATGAGAAAATTCACATTAGTAGAGGTCTATCCGAGCATCACCCTATAAACATTTGCTAATGCTACTTTATCTTCCCTCTTTCGAGTATAGGTTCCGATTTACATTTTTACCTACGCATTGTCCTTTTTATGCTATATGGCCCTAGTCGGAATTATAGGATTTGAACCTATGACTTTTTCTCTGTGAAAGAAAACTTCTACCGCTGAATTAAATTCCGAATCGTTTATGATTTAAAAAACTTTACGAGATCTACCTCATCTTCCATCAAAAATTCTTTTATCCAAACTGCATCACTGATGTCTTTTAAATATATAATAACATCACCACGGAATTGACCAATTGCAGACACTTTTATATCAAGCTTTTCAAATCTCTTTTTAAGCGTATCTACAAGCAATATTCCTTTGAGCAATTTATCATCCACAATGTTCCTTAGGCACACACTATAAACACTTCCGGCCCCTTTGTCAACCTCCGAGGTCCGTTATATCCACATTTTATACATTTATATTGTTTTATATATTTAATGAATTCAGAACAATGTTGGCAGAACATACTTATATGCAATATTAATCATCTGGTTGCGGAAATTGGATTTGAACCAATGTCCTTCAGCTTATGAGGCTGACGGGCTTCCTGACTGCCCTATTCCGCAATATTATTTTATCCAAATATCTCGTCCATTAATAATTCTTCAATTAGGTCATCAAAATCAATTTCTCTATATCCATAAACTGTTTCTTTTATTTTATCTATTCCAATAGAATTCGAAATACCCGCTTTGCATTCAAATACTATTTTGTTCCTTGTTATATGCGCCATTATAGAAAATCTATTTCTATTTAATTTTATTGTCTTGTTGGCCAAGTGTTTTATATAATCATCTTGCATTTTGCTGAGCTACTCCGAGTTGGACGGAGATTTCAAGGGCCAGAACCTTGCGTAATGTACCGTTATACCATAGCCCAATTTAACATACACCCTACTATATATCTCAAATCATTACCATAGTCAATATTTTCTCATATTCTTATGACAAAGTTATTAAAACTAGCCAAAGAGTTTTCAAAGAAATATGCCCAAGTTCTGCCTTTGGGAGAAAGCGAGAAAGAACGAATCTCTGTAGGAGAAGCAGAAGCCCTTGCAGAAGAGTGGTATAATAAAATTCCACAAACACAATCACAATATACTACAGCAAAAGAACTACTAGGCTTCCTTACTGGCAATAGAGCCTCTAAAGCTCTTTTAGAAAGACCTATTACTGCTCATTCACGTTATTGGGCCCTTGATGATGTTAAAAAATATCATTCAACTGTTATTGACCCAGAACAGTTTAAAGAAGTTGTTGATGTCCTTTGGGATTACAAAAAACCCAATCTTTAAAACCACATCTAGCTCTATATTCTGTGATTTTGGTGTTGGTTATGGGTGATGCTCCCATCTTAATTCTGCTTATGAAACAGACGCAATCCTGGATTGCTAAACCAACATGGATTGGAGCCAGCCGCGAGAATCGAACTCGCCTTATTCCTGCTTACAGGGCAGGTGCTATCCCTTGATTGCTAGACTGGCTGATAATTTACTCTACACAACAGGCGTACTCACCTGTCTCCGTACACAAACATCCATTGAAATAATGCGGATGCATCTCAATACAAGAATCAATTTCAAAACTATTCACAATTACAGTTCCATTCACTTGCCCACTACCATTACTTCCAAATGATGCCAGTGGTGCTAATATCGATCCTTGAACTGCTGTACCACTTACCGATATCACTTCAGCTTCATAAAAATTCCAGATTAACTGATTGCAAAAGTCATCCAATGATACTGCCCCAGATCCACAAGAAACTCCATCCGGCAATATAGTTGTTCCATTTACAAATCCAGCCTCTGTTCCCGAAACGTTTATTATAACCGTAGATGCTACAGGAACATTAATTGTAAATCCATTTGAGGATAACATATCTGAACCACTTATGGAGAATACATTCATTTCCGTATCAGTACCTGTAAACACCGTTGGAGAACCTACGTCTGTGGTTCCATTTGTTTCATATTCTGCTAGTCTGGTACTGTATGCAATTAATGTTTCCTCTAATGACTCGAAATCTACTGGCGAAGGAAGATCTCCCCAAACTCCTCCACATTGAGAAGTTCCATTAAGCACATTTCCTCCAACCCAGATTTTTCCTTTTATTCCTCCATTAGCATCTAGATCCCCTCCAACAACAAGAACGTAATTTTCTGTATCACATTGAGATAGTTGAGCACCTACGCCGTATCCACTTAATGTAGCATTGCCACCAACCCACATTCTTCCTTCTGTATCACATCCGCTTGCATTTGCGTTTTCGAAAATTAGAAGGTTAACCGCTTCTTCACCAAAACCTAGAATGTCTGGGGTACAAGTGGTAATGCATAAGTCAGTGGTTCCGCCAGTTCCTAGATCAACAGAGCCTCCGGTTCCCAGGTCTACTGTGCCACCAGTACCAAGGTCAACCGTACCTCCCGTTCCAAGATCAATGGTTCCGCCTGTTCCTAAATCTATTGTATTTCCTTCCCCTCCTGTTCCTAGATCGATAGTACCACCTGTTCCAATATCATAAGTTGCTCCAGTGGAAGGGGCTTCCCCAGCTGTTCCTCCATAAGAGAATACAGAACCGGCCATTCCTGGTTCCAGGATGCCCGCAGAGCCTGCTTCGTTCTCAGGACCACCCGCAGCTCCTGGATCAGTTCCTGCTGTCTCAGAGCCACCTGAACCAATTATAATATCTCCTCCTGTTTCATTAGGAGCAGAGCCGGTAGCAATTCCACCGCCACCGGTAGTAATAGCAGATGTAGAGCCAGCAATTCCATCTGGACTTGTACCGACATTTATACTATTTGGTGTAGAACAAGACAGTAGAATTGTTGCAATTATAGATGTTAGGAACTTATTTGTTTTCATTTTATCTTCTCATTTCTTTTATAGTTTGTAGGCTTGTTAACCATTAATATATGGATTTATTAGTTTAGTAGACCCTCCCACAATTGCAGTGGGGCAATCTCCCGGGTAAGAGCCGGGTGCTGTTCTCTGTCTAGCTTAGGGTCCAAAATATTTTGTATAAAACGTGTAGCGCACACTTAAACATTCACACTGTTTTAATGGAGTTAAACCATATATCCTTCCGCTGGAACGATATGTCTTCCGCTGGAACGATATGTTTCCGAACTTAACAGTGGATTATTTCCAGGCTCCTAACTGGGACTTTTTATACAAAATATCCAATACAACATAGAGTTCTAGACCTCTTATTTGTTGTAATAGTTTTTATTCTACAGATTTGTGTACATGATAATATGTTCTTTGCCAATCACTTTCGTTTTGATCATGATCATATTTGTCTCCCTTTTTACGATTCCTTTTTAAATGATTAATTTTCGCATATGGGGTTGAATTGCTTGGCGTAAAACTCCATCCCGGGAGTTTGGAAATATTCATAATTGTTTTATGCACCATATTTTTTGATGCATTGAATTTCTTTGCTAATTCTTCCAAAGTTATATAGGAATCATTTTGTAATGATGATATTAAAGACAGTTGTAGATCTTCTAATTGTTTTTGTTTGTTCATTATAGCTTCCTTTTGTCAGCATATTCTGATTTGAACAGAAACTATATGGTCCCAGGCCATAGGTACTACCAGGTTATACTATATGCTGATAAAGAATATGTTCCGATTCGAACGGAATTTAACCAATATAGGACTCGAACCTATTTAACCTCGTCAGGTTGGGAAACCCATCCCCATATTCTTAGCGCCTCCAAGGGAACTCGAATCCCTGTATCTGCTTCGACAGAGCAGTGTCCTTGCCGCTGAACGATGAAGGCAATTACTTTATGCACACAATATAAACCTTATAGGTTCTTTAACAATTTCCCAACTAAATATACATTTTAAACTTTTATAGTCGTATTCTGTTTTATATGGGACAACAACCGCACCAATAAGAGAACCATATTGGTTTACATATTTACATTTTAAATTATTCATGGCATTAGTGATTTTGTTAAATTTTCTTTCTCTAATTTCACCTGGTGTCAAAGAAACTGTTTCGATTATTCTTTCCATATTATTCCTAAGAGGCCTGGGAGAGATTTGAACTCTCGACCCGGAACTTATCTTTGGATCTTCCAGACTTGAACTGGAAAGAGACGTGTATCTAGATCCCACAGGTTCCCGCTCTTCCTCTGAGCTACCAGGCCTTGTATTAAAAAAAATATCACTCAATTACTAAAGCTTGGGGTGCTCTGCCATTGAGCTAGTTATTCTGATTATTCATTTCTTCGAGCCGGCACAAAGACGGCAGTTAGCTACCTGCCTAGCATTGCTTTTGTCCTAAGACATAACGGCTGAGAGGAAATTGCCTTTGCAGGGCTGATTTCTTCAGAATAGCAAGGATTCGAACCTCTTCTCCCCATTAGTGGCCTGAATCGGATTTGCGCCGATGACACCAAACTTTTCAGACTTGTGCTCTACGTAGCTGAGCTATCAGGCCATATATAAGTGGTGATGGTTGGATTTGCACCAACACAGGATAACCGGGAGTTTTACAGACTCTTGCCTTCGCTAAAAATAGGCGAGCACCACCAAAACAACTATTTAATTTTCATAGAACAATAGAATTTCTTCTATTATGGTGAACCCAATCGGATTTGAACCGACGTTCTTCCGGGTGAGAGCCGGATGATTTTTCCGCTAATCTATGGGTCCAAAACAAAAACCCGGCAACTTCTTCAAGTTCCGGGCCGTGCATCCTTTTTCTTTCTGAGGTTTATTTCCTTTCCTCCATTGCACAACCCGAAACATTACTAGGCTTATTAATAAAGCTATCCGGCTCCATATTATTATATGGAGAATGTTCCTGGAATTGTGTGGTTAATTTTATCATGTCCAAACCTATATCTTGTTATGCCTAGCCGTTCTCGACTTTTTCTTCGATTTTCTTTTATTCTACTCTATTATGTTTTTGATTATATACTCGGCACAGGACAATTTGTCCAATTCATAGTTCTTATTAATTATGAATAATGAATGGTAAAATCCACAGGAACCGTCTCTAAAAATGTGAAAATAAGTTCTACATATTGAACATTTATATTTCGAGCAATAAGTATCTGACAATTTACTATAATTGTTTTCTATAAAATGAAACTCATGATCTTTTTTATATTTAGTTGGTATTGAATACCAAGGAGCTTCCATTATTCTATTATGCTTTTTAAACATTTAAAATTATATCCATTAACAGTAGGAATAAAATCATGATCTTTTTTAATATCAGGTGGTATTTTCGCAATTAGCGCTGGCCATGTATTTTTTAACATCACTCTATTATGTTTTTTATTATTATTTCATCGCAAGAAAGTGTTTTACCATTTATTATTGAATAATAAATATAATTATGCTGCGGATATATATGGCATATTAATCCACATTTTAAACATCTATATTTCGACAGAAACCCTTGTTTGTTTTGTCCTTTATATCCAAAATATATATCAACATTCTTTTCAAATACATAATTATGATCTTTAATTTGATCATCTGGAATTTTGTGAAACGCTTCCTCTTTCATTCTATTATATCTTTTATTATTATTTCACTACAAGTAAGCGTTTGTAATTCTTCTGATAAATATAGTCCATTTTTTTGACTAAAATCTAATCCATCAGAAAATTGATGATGAAATTTTCCAAATATAATTTTGCATTCATCGGAATAAATTCTTAATATAATTTTACATTTAGAGCAAATATACCTCGAATAAAATAATTTATTTGTAGTTAGGTATACGTTCGAAACAAATGTATAATCATGATCTTTTTTAATTTCTTCCGGAATTTTAAATGCGGGGGTCATATATACCAAGCTTCCCCCAATATAACTCAGCCACACGATATGTCAACCCCGGCGGTCCAAATTTGTTGTTCTCAATCGCTGCCATTCCATTGTTAACATAAATAACTACATCCGCAAATATTCTGTTATTTAATTCCGTAAAAGGTCGCATCACCATCACTCTTTCACTATGGTTCCTTACCCATGTAGGATATCCAGGATTACTTGCTACATATCCATCAAATGCATACCCGTCCATTAGTTGGGTTATAAATAATTGTTTTCTCAACGTATCCCGAACCTGGTCAGGCACATTGTTGTTCATAAACACAATGGCACCAGGTAATGTCATTAAGAGCTCCCAATGTTTACATCGAATCCTTCAGAAAGATCATTTACATCCTCTACTTCTTCTTTCTTTGTTTTCTTTTCATATCGGCAAAGGTCATTAGTATCAGCATTATAAGAATATCTTTTCCCATCCTTGATATAAGCAACATCGTCTTCGTCTGTTCCAATATTAACTTCGTCAGCTCCAGAGAAATCCATGTTCCTAAGAATTTCATGGGCTTTCTTCATCTCTGCTCTGGTTAATGCTTCCCCTTCCTTATGCTCTTCAATAAAAGTTTGAAGTTTGTCTAATTGGCTCTGAGCATCTTTAAGCGATGTGGATAAAGAAGAATACTGTTTCTTGAGTTTATCAAGAAATTTCTCCACAGACTTTCTATTGTTTTTTCCCTTGAGCTTTTCAGTCTTTTCTGTTTTTGCAGCAAGCTTCTCTAAAAATCTTCTTCTAACCAATTTATTCATCGATGCATCCTTTGGATAAGATATTCCAATATTATGTCAGAATATAACCTGCCTGATTATGGCACAAACATACATGAATATATAAGAGATAAAATCCAAACTGCTATGCAAAAAATCATCGGCGAACCAATGAACAACCAGGCCTTGTCAGTATTAGAATATAATTGCAAAGAAATAATCAAAAGTTTACCTTTTACAGTTATTGATAGTGAGATAATAGTTAAACAAGACGAATTCGATACGACCAAAATAAACTTTACATTTCCATTTATTTCAGAAATACTTGGATATATTTTATTTGATCCGAAAAATGACAATCATTATTGGGATTATTTGTCTGATACTAATGTTTATTTAAATTCAGGACATTATACTTCTTTCAAATGCAGAAAATGTGGATTAGAAATGATTATAAATAACGGATGGAAGCTTGCCAAACAGAATCTGACTTGCGAAGAAATGGTAATAAAAGATATAATTGAATGACCGCAACATCTTTAAGCAAACTACGAAGCCTTCCTTATCACGAAAGGATAAAATTTATCTTCCTTCAAAATAATTGGTTTGAAGAAACTTTGTATTTATTAAAAGATTATCCAAATTGGGACCACGATGAACTAGAAAAGAAATTGGCTATCGAAATAACATCACATGAATGTGTTAATTTATTTAATGTTTGTGCTTTGTTAAAACACAGGGGTATAAATTTTGACAGAATGTTTTCTTACATTCTACAACACATTCCTATATATCATCTTTCAGATTCTCTCTACGAACCCACCGTTATAATAGAGTGTATTGTTAAATCTGAGAAAATAAATTCTCTAAATGCATTTATTCGCTTTCTTTCTGAAAAAGAAAATGATGAAAGTTATTTTAATAATTTATTTTGTTATAATTCTATAGTAAATAACATCGATCATTTAATACATCAAAATAAAGAAAAATTTATTGATTTTAATACTATTATAGATGTGTGTTTGAAAAATTTAAATAAAGACCGCCGTGCCGCACACATTTTGTCCACATTATTAAAATTGCTGAAAAACAAAGATTTAATTCAGAAAATAAAAGATAATTTGTTGATTTATGATATTATGACGTAATCTTTTCCAAAGAGGAGAGATAATATCTTAGTACATACGGTTTGCCACGTTCTGGAACAAAACATACATAGGAATCCAAGTCTCCATTCTCATCTTCCCATATTTTTACCACAATACCTGTTTCTAGATTGCCATTGCAATCATAAAAAACCCAATCGCCAACCTTAATATCTTTTTCCATTATTTTCCCTGGTATACAAAATTGTTTCTGCAACGTGAAATCCTGCATTAAGCTCTTCTTTATGTTTATTTAAATCCGATGCTGTTTCGGGTCCAATTACTTTAAATGCTATAACTTTATCTAAGACATCTTCTGGTAATTGGGCTAATACCTCTGCTACACTAGGTTTAAAAAAACCATAATAAGCATATGTATGCAAAGTCGGTAGTGATGCGAATTCTTTTAACCCTTTTGCTTTACAATCTTTTTCAGCCCATGAAAAAGACTCATTTCTAAGATCACAGGATTTGTAATAAAACAATTCGCCATTTTCTTCTTTTGCCGGCCTGATTCTTTTGCTTAGCTCTTCAAGTTTTTCGTCAGATATCTTTGGGATCTTTATTTCCATTTTCGCTCCTATTATTAAACGGATTACACAAGTCAGCTATCTCGCCTAAAGCATAATATACATCAAATATATAATCAGAAAGATCTAATAATTTACTGGCTAGCATTTTTCTTCCAGCCATTCTGTCTTTATTTGAATCAGACAATACTTTATCATGCAACTGAAACATGAATTCACACAGAGTCTCGTAATTCAGGTTCCCGAAGTTTTCTGCCCAAGCTTTCATATCTAATACATTTGAAGGAATTTTGGGACTTTTGGGGTGTTTTTCTGCCGACATCTTTTACTCTCTGGTTAACAAATGCTACAATTGTTTTACACCTAGTCATTGAAAATTGTTTTATATCAAAATCTATTTTGTTTACTTTAATCTTCCTACACAAATCATCAAATATTTTCTTTCTTGTTTTTTCAGGAAGCAAATTATTTCTCCATAAACCTTCCATAGCCACTTCAGCTTTAACTCTTAATATATGGCTTTTCTCATCCTCTTTAACAGGATTGCCTAAATTGTCAGCGTCTATCTTGCCTAGACAGCCATCAAATAACCATTTAGAACAAGAGTAGAATACTCCAATCCGGCCCTTCTGAAGAACCATATTAGAACTGCATTTAGGACAGGTTAGGTTTTTGTAGACTCTCATACAACATCTTTCACAAAAAATTCATGCAACTCGTGGTATACATATTTTATTAAACCTTTTTCTGGCCACAAAATTTCTAAATCACTTAATCTTTCTCCACCATTTCCACGTTCCTCTTTTATTGCTTTTTTCAATAAACCAACGTTTCCATTTTTATCACAAATTTTCATGTCCATAACCAATCTCTCCATTGGATAATTTAATAATGGAATAGAGGCATCCCTAACTGCCCAACCAAAACCAGGTTTTACTGCACCAGATATTTCCTTTGAACCAACGATTCCTCCAATGAATTCCATAGGATACTGTTTATCATAATAATTCCATATAAATGGAACTGTAGATATTCCTTTGGGGAATTCGTTAATTGTTAAACCTCCGCCGAAAGACTTAACATTATCAAAACATACATATTTATTTTGATAATATTCGTTATTTGTATCTATCAAATATGGGTAAAATTTAATAACATGACCATTGATAAATGGGCCTCCGCTCCCGCCACCTTCTGAATAAAAATTCATCCAAAAGTCTGTATCAACATTGCCTTTGGCACTGTCAACAATCTTCTCTAAAACCGGATCTAGTTTTATAGTCCACCAATCAAGATTATATTGTGCCAATTGTTTTGTTTTATCTCTAATTAGTTCCCAGTCTTCTACTGTTCCTTCCAGCGTGATAGAAGGAATTCCACAGAGGGTAGTACAAGAATAATTAAAATATTTGCTCATTGCGTCCATAAAAACAATTTCACTACTTACTCTTTCTAATATTCCAGTTGTGCTGAAATTTCCCACTATTAAATCTTTTTGTGGACCAATTTCTTTGCCTATTTTTTCTGAGAATTCATCGAAACAACCTTCCCAATGATTATTGCCACCTTTTACAAAACTGTCTCTTCTTACATCTATTGTTTTCTTTCCATCGAAATTAACAAATTTGCTTCGTAATTTTTCTGCATTTTCAGTAATATGAGCAGCCATCCCACGTTCTATTGTTAGCCAAATAGAATCAGGATCAAGAATTAAATGACGATGCTCTGCAAATGAAAGCTGAACAACAGATACCAAACCTGATCCAGTTCCGGAAACAAATTCTCCTTCTGAGCATTGTTCTAAATCACCCCCAACCAATTGTTTTATTTGTATGTTAGTTTTTGATTTTCGGGAAGGATCGGTGTTGGTAGAAAAATTCTTTTTAGTTAGTGCTACGTCAAATGTTGCTGTCATTGTATTATATCCCTAATAGTTAGTTAATTTTTTCTTGATTGGAATCAACCATTTTTATACCCATCCTTCGCCCAACCACTTCCTTTTAAATGAAATGGTGGGGCTCCTGATATTAATCTTTTAGCAGATTCTTTTCCACATTTTGGGCATATTTTAATGACAGGATCTGTAATCTTTTGATCTTCTTTCCATTCGTGTTTGCAATATTCACAGATGTAATCGTATTCTATCATTTGAAAAACTCCATAGCATCAGCATATTTGAATCCACATCTAGAAGCAAAGGTTTTATCAGACGTCATGTCTCCAACCATAATGCATTCTTTAGGATTTAGTTTATATTTCTCTACAAACTCTATCCCTATTCCAGGCATAGGTTTCCTCTTCCATGATATAATCGGAGGAACTTTAGATGTATCAAATTGATACTCTATATCTAACCCAATCAATTTATTAGTATGTTCAAAACAAGCAGTGGCAGCTTCTATTGTTAAATCTCCTTTTGCTACACCGCTTTGATTAGATGCTCCTAATAATTTGTATCCTTTTTCCAGGTATGATTTTAAAACCTCTGTTCTTCTTGGCAATAATTTTATTTGATCTGTGCTTGTTGGGAACATACCGTTTCCATTAACAATTTCTCTTAATGTTCCGTCATAGTCCAATATTAATGCTTTATTAACATATTCTGATTCCCATTTCCTAGTAAAGTTATTCTTAATTATTTCTGAAAATCCCTCGTTTATATTTGGTTTTTCAAATTCTTTGTTGGCTTTGAATAATACTGCCGGTGGAAATGTGTTTGGATCTTTTTCCTTTTTTAACTCTTCGGGAGTTAATACTTTGCCAAATTTAGAACACATTCTCCTACATGCATTAACTTGACAATCTTCTATACTGGTAGTTTGCCAGATACATTTAATTTCAACATTATATTTCTCAGCCAGATCAATAAAAGGTTTTCTATCTGAAACTTTAGTAAACAAATTATCTATAATAACATCTTTTGATGAAGATATTAGAACTTCTAGTTTAGGCAGAAGATCAACAACTTTTCCGCCTACAAGATCTCTGTTAAGTCTTTCGTAGGTTGGATATTGGTTAGTTATTGTTGTTTTTCCTGAAGCTGGCAAACCACAAACAAGTAAAATCATAGTATTAAATCCTTAATCATTACTTCATCACAACTTAGTAGATCGGTTGGTAAAATTGACTTTTTATCAAATATTAGCGAAGTTCCTGTCATAAAACATTTTTTGCATTTCCAGGACGCTTTATCGTAGCTATATTTTCCTCCAAAATATCTTTCCCATTCATGATCTAATATTTTAAATGGTTTTAACATTTTATTCCCATAACAATCACCAAATGTATAAGCTATTATTTCAGGATAAACAGCGCTTCGATAAATATATCTTTTTATTTTAACAATATTAACCAATTTATATCCGGTTCTTTTTAGACCAAAATTAGTAATATATGAAAACTTCTTCTTCCTAACTGTTTTACCAGGTTTGATTAAATGAATTTGATTGTTCCATTTTTTTTATATTTTCTGGCAATAAATTCCATTCATATTTTTCATTATCAGTTAATTCTGATTCTTTTATATGTTCTTTAAAATTGGTTAAAATCCTGTCATAAATTCCATCAATTTTATATTCTATAATTCTTTGGGCAAATTTTACTTTACTTAGGATATAAATTAAATCATTGTAAAACTGATCAATTGTAGAGAATTCATCATTATACACGGGCAAATATTCTGGATCCACATATTCGTACTTATCATCAAAATAAAAAGATGAACTCATTGGATAATATCCTTAATCATTACTTCATCAGCGGTCAATAATAACAACTCCGTTGATCCTTTAGAATTACCCCTGTATTTTGTTTTTAAATTTTTCTTATCTACATTTATATACATTACCGGGCTGTTCTCTGACATTTTTTGAGCTTCTAAACCGGTTTTGTTGCATCTAAATGTTCTGGGCCATGTCAATTGTTTTTGAGATCCGTCTTCTTCAAACTCTATCATTGTAATATCGAACCAGTCAAATGTTTTTGCACACTCTATAGCTTTTTCATAATCTTTATTTCTAATTGTTGGTTCAAATTTTTGTGATTTTGTTATTTGGAAAAATGCCATATCTAATCCTTTTTAAAAAATTGACGCAAATGATACTTCGTATCATTTGATTATATATTGCATTTGATCCTTAGGATCTACTATTTGTATAGATCATAGTAGAGGATCAATAAGGACTACTTTGCAATAGTCGTGCCAACATTTGGACGGCGAATATAAATTTCTAGGCCTAAAATTTTAATAAATGAATAATTCCCCATAATTTTTGTAAATTGGTTTCTTCTGAAGCAGAATAACCAATCTGTTGTGGGAAGCCAATTAAACCAAACGTTTCCTAGTTTTCTCATTTTTCATCTTGCTCCAAAGCTTTTTCAATTATTAAACTGTCCTCCGAGAAAATTGGAGTTTCCGAGCTGGCATAGATTTTACTTCTTATAGATCCAGAATCAGATGTTTCTTTTGCCCTACATAAACATATTCCAAGTTTTTCCCAATCTGATAATTTGTCCCAATCTATTCCTTTGTTTTTTAACATTAATTTCATCTCTTTACATGTTTTGTTCATTAGCTGCTTATGAGAGAAATTTGCTTGTGCTAGACTTGATACGCTATTTCTTATCGTGTCAAGTTGCCTCCAATAATAATAATTCACCACATCTTCTCTTGGAACTACGAAGGCCCGGCAATCAAAGAGAGCGGGGTTCTTGGGAACGCTTTTCCCACTGGCGAGGATGAATTCTAAAACAGCTTTGTTGAAGGCTGCTGTAGCGATACTGGCAGAGACTGAAACGACCTTAGACAGCTTACTGCCAAACCAGGGCTGGGTATTGAATTTCCGGTATGGATTTATTAAAATAGAGATCTCGTCAGATTGAGTATAAGCAAACTCAGCTCCGGATATTTGTTTAATGAGAGCCGATGAGGTTTCAATCATTCCGTGTCGGATCGCAGGATCCCATGGTTTATCAAACTTTTTGGTATACGAAGAAAAATGGCAACCATCAACACGAATAATAATTGGAGACCGGGGAACTAAAAATATTTCACTAGACAATTCATATTGTTTCATCCTTTTTCCCAAATTATTAAATTTCATATATTTAATTTATTTTTTTGTGGAAGGCTCTGTTGCAGATATAGCATTTGTATGCCTGTCTTGTTGCAACTTTATTATTGTAAGTTTTACCATTTTTAAAAGTTTTATTTAAACAAAATTTGCACGGAACATTTTCTTTATCATTTAATAATTGATAATTTTTTCTCCAAATATCTGATTTTCTATCCATAAAATCAAATACAGGATCTATTAAATCAACAAATTTTTTAACATTTTTTTTATTAGTAATATACAATATCGGTTGAAACTTGTTTTTACGATCTGTATACCCTAAAGATGTTTTTATATCAAATTTTGACAGTTCTTTTTGCAGAATTTTTATATCATTTTCTGAAAATGAATGCGTAGATAGTTTTATTGAATAACGTCCTTTTTTGATAACAATTGATCCGTCATCTGCAAACCAAGTTGCTATTATTTCTGCATTTAAACACAAATCTTCAGGAATTGTCTTTTTGCCATTTTTATACCATTTTTTATGTAATGATGTAAAAAATCTATTACATTTTGTTCTTAACCTGATGTTATAATAAATTTTATTAGTTCTTTTGTCGAAAATAGCCCCTTCTGATACGGACTTTTCTGTAAGAAAATTTATTAATTTATTTTTGCTAAAAAGAAGGTAATTTTTATCTTTTATTGCTCGGGTTAATTTTAAACAAGCATTTTTGCCAAATTTGTGTAGTTCAAGATGTCCGTCTCCTAAAATTAACCCCAAAACATGATTCATTATATTCATAATTAAATGAAAAATTATTACCAGACATGTAATTATTTTCATTGTGATGAAAAATAGTTATAATTGGCATACGTGGAGTAAGACAAAATTGATAAGTTCCTTCGTAAGATTTCATCCTATTGCCAAGATCACTGTTTTCCATTATTCTATTATATCCTTTATCATTAGTTCATCTTTGGTTATCAACACAGAGTTTTCTTTTATTTTATCTAAAACTTCGGGAAATTTATTATTGGACACACTAGCTATTATTTTGCTTGAACTGGTTGTTATTTTTCGTTTTGTTCTCTTGTTTTTTGGATATAAAATTTTAATTATATCATTTTTAACAAAAATAAACCCCCATATACAATCTTTGTATTGCAAATTACCAATTGTAAATGACCGTTTGGCTAAATAAAATTCTTCTCTCTCAATTTTGACAATATTCATTCTATTATATCTTTTATCATTAAATTGTCTATTATTTCTTCGGCAAATTCTTTCCAATCTGGACATAATAATATTATGTTTATATTATATCCAGATTGTTCTATTGCAGTTTTTTGAACTTCTTTAGGAGGGTTCTTTATAAATTGAATAGAATATGCATCTTGTTTAACTGCTTCTAATTTTATTTCTTTAGAAGGATTTTTTATAAATTGAATAGAATATGCATTTTGTTTAATCGCTACTAATTGTACTTCTTTAGAAGGATTCTTTATAAATTGAATAGAATATGCATTTTCTTTAACAGCTGCTAGTTTTATTTCTTTAGAAGGGTTATTTATATATTGAATAGAATTTCCATTTTGTTTAACTGCTTCTAATTGTACTTCTTTAGAAGGGTTCTTTATAAACCTAATACGAAATCCGTCTTGTTTAACAGTCTCTAATTTTGTATTTTTTGTGGGTTTATTTATAAATTGAATATAACTTCCGTCTCTTTTAACCACTACCAGTTGTACTTTTTCTGTAGGATTTTCTATATACTTAATTGAAATTGGGTCTAGTTTAACAGCTTTTAATTGTATTTCTTCTGAAGGATTTTTTATATACCTAATTGAATATGAATCTTGGTTAATAGTTTCTAACTGTACTTCCCTAGAAGGATTTTTTATATATTTAATGTAATCACTGTCAAAATCAATAAGTTTTCCTAAATGAGATGATAATAAATCCTCAACTTTTTTAGCATGCGACATTTATACATCCTCCACAGATTCATCATATCCAAGCAATTTGTCTTTAGACTTGGCGCCAAATTTATCTACAATTATCTTTTGCCATTTTGTCTGTTCAATAATCGCCGAAGCTTCACCTTTTGTTATATTTGTTATATCTAAATCAAATTTTATTTTCCCAGCAAACATTAGATTCTCAATAAACTTCTTTTGAGAATCACTTGCTAATGTCTTCTTCCATTTAGCGTCTCCCCTAACCAAAGGCAATACTCCAGCTTTCCTAGCCGATTCTACAATATAACTTTTAGCATCTTGCTTTGTTAACCTGTCATCTTTCAATACAACAAGATCATTCTTAACCTTGGTCATTTCTACAATACGACCTTTGTCGGTAGTAGTTGGAAAACACAAATAGAATATCCTGTCCACTTTCTTTTTATCTTTTTGTTCAGATATCTCTTGGAACTCATGTTTTACTTTAAGATCAGATATTGATACAAATTCCTTCCTTCCAGACATCCATCCGTCAGAATTAAATTCTACTTTTACTTCTAATCCCAGTCCAATATCAACAATTTTCCCTTCGCCAAACGTATCATGCATAACATTAATAGGATATTGTTTTACAGCACTTATTGTTGGTTTAATTGTTAGCGGTTTCCACGTTGATTTGTCAATTATTTTATCCAACAACTGTTCTTCGGTCCACGTAATAAGCCTTTGATCATTTGCAACAACCCATGAGGTTATCTGCATAAAATCGTCATCTGTAGTCCATCGGTCTTGGTCTTGATGAATCATAAATACGGGGAAATTGATAAGCTTTTCTGCAATATGGTCATTGGTTGGGTTTTTGCCAGTACCAGATCCTTGCAGCTCTTTCCAAGTTGGAAGATTTGCTGTTAAGATATTATTGGCTCGTTTCTTTTCTCCATACATATCACCATGTTGAGCCATATCCTCAAATGTGATACGAGATTGTTTTACTTTAAGCTTATCGTATACATCAACTATAATAGCATCAGTTTTGCCTGGATATTTTCGCAATGGCCGTCCAGCCATTTGAAGATAAAGCCCAAGGCTTCTTGTTGGTCTAGCAATAGTTGCAAAGCTTAAATGTGGAACATTCCAACCTTCCGTGCAAACCAAATTATTAACGAAGCAATCTATTTCACCGCCTCTAACTTTTTCCATAAAATATCTTCTTTGTTCTTTTGGCGTATCTCCATAAACCTCAGCCGCTCTAATGTCATTTTTTAATAATTCATACATATCATGAGAATGAGCAACATCAACACCAAATAATATCCCCTGTCTTTTTTGGTCTTTAACTAGCTCTATAATGCGCTTTGCAATTAATTTATTTCTTTCTTCGGTATTTACTGTTTGAGACAGTTCTTTTGTGGCAAAATCTCCCATTTGTGTTTTAACATTGGCTAAAGATACATTAGATTTTAATATTTCTGGAACTGCTGCAATTAGATATCCATGTGATATAGCTGTTCCTATATCCATTTCTAATAAAACTTCTCCTAGAGGCAGTTCATCACCAGAAAACCTCCAAGGGGTAGCTGTAAGTCCAAGAATTTTTGTTCTGGGAAACCAATCTTTTAAATTTTGATATGTTTTATTTTTCTCAGAAAAATGATGATATTCATCTATAATTATTAGATCTGGTTTGAATCCTTTTAAATGAGATCTTCTTCCGGCTAATGTCTGAACAGACCCAACAATAATATCGCTATTATTATCGGCTTTAAATTCTGCCATTTCTTTTGATAATTTTTGTGTCCATGATACTGTTTCTGACAAACAATCATTAGCCTGATCAATAAGCTCCTCCCTATGGGCAACCCAAAGAATTTTTAAACCACTAATTTTATCAATGCACAATGATGCGGATTTGGTTTTTCCAGTGCCACAAGGAAGAATGATTGTGGCCAATTTCCCATCAGTATTAATCCATTTCTCAAAATTTTCAACAATCCTTTCTTGATATCTTCTTTTCTCAAATTGAATCATTAATTCACCATTTGAACCTTGGTATACCAGGAACAACCTTTATATTAGTTGCTTTAATATGCTGGTGATATTTAGCAACAATTTTTTTCTGATCCATTGTTAAAGCATACCAAAATGGATGCTTGGCAGGATCTTCTGGATTGGTCAATATGCCTTTATATTTTTCCTGATGTGTAGTAAGATTATATGCCCACTCTTGTTCTCTTTGTTCATCAAGCATATTTACATTAGATAGTTTATGTTCATGTCCGCTGATTTCTGAATATATTTCATTCACTCGCCCATTAAACATATTTCCAAATGGCAAAATATCAGCATAAAGTTGAAACCTTAACCAAGGTCTAGTTATTTCCAGATCAATTAAATTTTGACTGCCAACAACAAGCAGGTTTTTATCCTCTATTTCAATTATATCATCTTCATCATCTTCAAAATAATAAACTTCAGCGGTTAATCCGGTTTTATCACATAATAGTTTCAAACCATCGCATGTGGCCGCGAATCCATTTGTTCCAAATGCTTTATTCTGTTCTATAAGCCATTCAACAAGTTTATTCATCATTCTATTATGTCCCTTATTATTACATTATTATATATTGTTTCTAACGTTTTTGTATCTAACCTGGATAGATTTATAGTCCCAATAACATTTAAATTATATTTACTTGCAACAACGGCTTGTTGTTGTACTTCTTTTGAAGGGTTTTTTATAAATTTAATAGAAGACGGGTTTTGTTTTACAGCTGCTAGTTGAATTTCTTTTGAAGGGCTCTTTATACTTACAATAGATAGACCGAATTGTTTAACAGCTGCTAATTGGACTTCTTTAGATGGATTTTTTATATATTGAAGTGCATATCCATTTTGTTTAACAGCTAGTAATTTCATTTTTTCTGAAGGATTACGTATGTCTTCAATACAAAGTGAACATTGTTTAATAGCTGCTAGTTTTATTTTTTCGGAAGGTTTTTTTATATATTGAATAGAAAAACCGTTTTGTTTAACAGCCTCCAATTGAAGTTCTTTAGAAGGATTATGTATAAATTGAATAGAATGCCCGTTTTCTTCAATCGCTGCTAATTTAACTTCTTTTGAGGGATTTTTTATATATTTAATAGAACATCCGTTTTGTTTAACAGCTACTAGTTTTATTTTTTCGGAAGGATTTTTATATAACATATAGATCCTCCGTTTTGTTTAACTGCTTCTAATTTTAATTCTTCTGAGGGGTTCTTTATAAACTTAATAGAATATCCGTTTTGTTTAACAGCTGCTAATTGCATTTCTTCAGTAGGATTATTAATATTTCGAATATTATGTAAATCTTGTTTAACAAGATTTAATCTTTTAGAATATAAAAAATTATCTAATTTAGAGATAATGTCCGATTTAACAAGTTCATTTGTCATTCTATTATGTCTTTTATTATTACGTTATTATATATTGTTTCTAGATTTTCTTTGCTCAATTTTGACAAATCGACAAATACAATAACTTTTGGATCAAATTTACTAGCAATAATAGCTTCCATAACAATTTCTTCGGTTGCCCATCCTTTTTCATAATACATATCCAAATTAAATGGATGAAGTTTAATTGCCTCCAATTTCATTTCTTCACTAGGACCAACCGGATCTTTAATCCAATATATTGCATTATAGGCCCTTTTAATTGCTTCTAATTGAAGCCATTTTGGAGGATTCATTACACTATGAATAGAACAAGGCTCTTGTTTAACTGCTTCTAACATAACCTCGTTTGAAGGATTTTGTATCCACTGTAGGGAATTGCCCCAAACTTTAACAGCTTCCAATTTCATTTCCTCAGATGGATTTTTTATTTTTGAGAAATAAAGGCCAGGATTATTTTTAATTAGCTCCAATTTTGCATTGTACAACATTTCGTCTATTTTATCTGCAATGTCCATTATGCCACCAAAACCTTGAATTGTTTAACAATTGTTTCTTCAACAGAGTTAAATAAATCATCAGACAGTCTGGTTAATTCTCTTCTCTTCTCCAGATCTCTTTTTAGTAGTTTTGGAAATGCAGCTGCTCCCCATCTGGCCCCAACCAATGCCGCATACATTGCCCCTATAGTATCTGTGTCCCCTCCCTGTTGTATTAGTTCACATAAATTAGGAAAAGCTTGCCGGCGATTCTTTGTGTTCAAAAACACAGCGGTCGCCGTTATCCATGATTCCGTTGCTTTGCCATTGGTTCCAATTTGCTCTGCAATAATTTCTATTGTTGGCAACTTAACCGCTATTTTCAATTTATCAGCAAACCTAGTTTCCCCAAATAAACTTTCTTCAATTCTAGCAAGCTCTTCAATTAATATTTTTTTATTACGAATGCCGTTTATGGACATTGCTATCAAAACAGATTGAAGCACTCCGGCCGTAATACCTATTTCATGATGTGTAATCTTTCCAACAGATACAATAGAGTTAATTGTGTTATAAAAAGTTTTATGATCCTTCATAGAACTTAAATAACACCCCAAGGGAGCTGCCTTCATTGCAACACCATTTCCGTAGCCCAAACTAGTGTCAGCGGCCCGGGTCCAAGGAACACCCTCGCTAAGCCGCTTTACAGCCTCTCTGGTGGACTTTCCCCATCCCCTAAGCTCCTCCTCCTGGTACACCTTCAAACTGAATCTAGCAATGTCCTGAGGGCATATATAACCAAGGTTTGTTATGGACAGCAATATTGGCTTCATTAGTTGTGTATCATCTGTCCATTGTCCTGAGCCACGAACATTCTGATGAATACTTTGTGGACGATTAACCTTGCCAGGATCAACATATTGATATATTACAGGATATTGTTTAATAATATCTTTTTTAGACATACATTCAAAAGGGGCTCCAAGAGCATCACCAATTGCTGTTCCTAAAATAGCGCCACGATATCGAGATTTTACTGTGATTGGATTTCTAGTAGAGGTCATGGGGGTAGCATAAGGCTTCCATCGGTCTTTGTCAACGACGAAGGCCTCGACATCTTACGATGTCAAGGCCCTCTGAATAATAGTTCCAATTTTAATTTAAGTAATGACTAACCGTTTTTTCTCATTGACTTCCTGTATTTTGGAGATCTGAGGTTGCTAAATAACGGCTTACTTTCAAAGCTCGTTTGTTTGGAAATAATAACGGCTTATTCACCCAATCGGCTCCGGGACCTGGAATTGAACCAAATATTACCTACACCTGTTTATGGCCGCAGATAGTCTTACGTTTAAACAACCCGGTATATTTCACTTAATCTTTCAAAGAAATTATATTCTCGACAACAAACCTTAATTATTTAAAATGGCCAATTATTAGCTAGAGCAGTAATTAATACTCCAGCCAGTGCTAGAATCCCAGAAACCATAGCGGTTTTTGTTTGCCAGATTCCTTGGCTAGCTTCTTTTTTTATTGTTTTGTTTTCTTGTATATAAGATTGTGTTGCTTTTTGTTCATTTTCTAAAGCGCTAACTCTATCTAATAGACTTGCTTTTCCATTTCCGTCTCTAATTATTTTTATTAAATGATCTACGCTTTTTTTCATTTCATCATGAGAAAGACATTGCAGAGCTAATGTTTTATCGATTACAGAAAGCTGTTTTTGAAATTCAGATATGGCATCTTTTGACGATTCCAAACCGTCTATTATATTTTTTATTACTAGTCTGTTTATATCTGGAGGATCTGAATTAGCTACCATAAATCTCCCGTGTCTGTTAATTCTCTTAATTCTTTTATAACATCATCTAATTTAGATAACGATTGGGAAACCTCTTGTTTTTCAATTGACTGTAATATAATTATTTGTTGTTCAAGTCTTTTTGCCTTTGCTTCTGATGCTGCACTTCTAGATAATATTTTTAATTCTAATGTTTCATTTAATCTTTCCAACTCTTCGTCTCTTGACCTTTGATAAAGTAAAATTCCGCCAACAAATGTTAAAATAACTATAGAAAAAAACCTAAACAATCCTTCATAATCTAACTCTGCTTGAATTATTCCAATATCTACAAATGATTTAACAAATCTGGTTTGGTATAGCCAACCAATTATAGTTAAAGATACAGAAATAACAACAGACCCGGCCATGTTAAATTTTCTTTTTGCAAACCAAAAAGTGATTAGCATTAAAAAAATATAACATAAAGAAATGGCGCCAAGGCTAAAAGTAATATCTGCTATAAATATTAAACTAGATACAATTAACCAAAGCAGCAAGAGACGAAGATCGAAAAGATGCATACAGTTATGCTAAACTATTGATATTACTTACGCAAAGCTCTTCTTTTTGCTTTATTCTTATTTCTTTGTTTTCTTTTTTGTTCAGCAATATTGTTTAATTCCGCTGAAGCAACAGTCTCTAAGTCAAAATGTCTTGGGATTGTATTAATCGGCTTTTCTTGTTCAGAAAAAGCTTTTTCCACAGCTTTTAGTGCTCTTTCAAACTTAGCGGTTCTTTTTTGAATTTTTCGTACCAAAGTGCCCATTTCTAAAAACTCCTTTTCTTATCCATCCAAAATCATGAACAATTTCCTCAATCTCGACAACTGACCCATCATTTTGTCCAATTATCTTTCTAGGACATTTCTCAAATGCTTTTAACATCCTAACACAGGTTTCTAAAGGAACATTGTGTACATTTGATTTAAAACTATCCTCGGCAGTCATTCCTGTTATTGAATGACAAATTACTTTATATCCAGCTTCTTGCCCTAATAAAGCATATACTTTAAGGTCTTTTAATTTAATATTCGTATTATCTATTATGATTAATTCTTTTTCTACTTCAATTGCTTTAATACAATTATATTTACAAGATCCGTGAGCTTTGCTTAACAAAGCAATATCGAATTTATAATTCTCTGGAATTTGTTCTTTACCAAAGTACCAATAATGATCTGCACTACATACTGTAGCTTCTTGACCATATTGTTTTTCTAACTCTTTTATTATTGTGGTTTTTCCTGCTCCTGGAAGACCACGTAGTATTATTAGTGTTTTCATTCGATTATGTCTTTAATCATCAATTGATCTTTTATATATGGCCAAATGTCTTTAGGATATTGCGTTTCTAAATAACACGTTGATGTTCCGGAAATTCTTCTTAAGAATTTTGCAGATATGAGCGTCTTTCTATATTCTAGAGGAAGATTTTTGTTTTGTATTAATATTGAATCTGATACTATATATTCTGATACTATATATGTGGACATCGCGGCATTTACTAATAAATTTTCAGTTGCTTGTTTAGATTTTACTTTTCTAAGCAACCTGAGGGCTGTTGATTTATTCATTTTTTTTAAACATAGTTTTTCTAATTGAGATTCGGACAAATCATTTCTATGAGAAAGCCATTGAATGGCTATTGTATCACCAAGATCAATTACTACATCAAAAGCTTTAGATATATCTTCTAGTGTGAAATTTGTTGATTGTTGTTTCTTTTTAATCATTCGATTATATCCTTAATCATCATTTCATCACATGATAATATTTCAACATAGAGATTGTAAAATAATGTCGGTTTTTTCATATGAATAAATAAGTCGCCAAAAGCTTCGAATCCACATTTTTTGCATTTAAATCTATAGGTAGAAATTTTCTCAAAATCATGGGAGTTTAATTTTTCACCAAGATTATTTATACTCATTCTATTATATTCTTTATAATAAATTCGTCGCAAGAAAGAATATTATAAATGTCTCTTAAATAAGATAATCCGTAGCTGTCTAATCTATTAAACTTCATTCGAATTTTATATCCACATTTTTTACACTTATAAACAACGCCATTATATCCAAAATTATCTAAAGGAAAAAACTCATGTGTTTTAAGTTTTTCATCGGCAATTTTAAACAGATCTGGAAAGCTATTTATGTCCATAATGTCATGCGAATATCAATTAGTTCTTTCAACTTTTCATTAATTGTTTCATCAATCTTTTGTTGAAGATCCCACGTTTGATCCAATTTGTCTTTATCATAATCTCCAAAACCCCTTCCGCCAACAGCTTCATGGCAAAGCTTGTCATGCTCTTTATACATCTTGGGAAGCTCATATTTCCACCATCTATAAAGTTCTAATTCCTTCTCCATACTTTTTATCTGATCAGAAGGAACATCTTCCAGCGTTTTTAATTCAGCAATATGTTTCTCTGCTGCTTTACATCCGCCCCGCTCTTTTTCTACAAATTCAACCAACAGATTAAAATTAGCAAAAATCATCTTATTAACAACATCACACCATCCCCAACGATAATCATAATATCCACCTTTAGGTTGACGCAAATCAAGCAGATGATATTTGTTATATGTATTGCACCTAATGTAGTAAAATACATTATCAATTTTATCGGCTAACCGATAAAGTCTGCTAGGAACCTCTTCCATCAAATAATGCCTAATTGGATATTTGTTTTTCATCATCTTGTGCCAAGATTCCCAAGTCATTTCTCCATCCTTCTTGTGTTTAAACATTTCCATAGGAAGAGCATAAGGAACTTGCCATTTAAACACCTTATGAACTAACTTTTCCAAATCTAGAATTTTTTCTTTAAGTTCCATTGTGTCGGATCCATCCTAACCATTCTAGCTACCGTTGTCAATGAGCTTTATACGAAAATCTTCGTCAAAGTTTATTTTTCCTTGTTCCCATAATTCTGTTATTATTTCTTTAACTATACTTCGATCAAATCCCTCTTTAGAAAGAAGATCTTGAATTTCTTGCGAACTATAAGAACCAGAAGTAATTGTTCTTATTACCGCATCTGTTGTTTTGAAAAATTCCATGGCTGTTTTCCCCCAACGTATTGTTGTAGAATATGTAATTGGTGTATTTTCATATGATACATCGATTAGTTGACAATAATTTTTAGGAACAGGGTTGGGAACTTCCCCATGAATATCCAAAGCGCCACCACTGTTCACATAATCTTCTTTTTGTTTTCTTAACTTTTCTTTTTGATCATTAATCTCTTTTTCACGCTTTTGATTATTTTCATATATAATTTTTTCTCTTTCTTCTGGCATTAAAAAAGAATAATTTGAGTATTCTTTTCTAGTAACACCAACCTCATCATAATCAACAATATCTATACATCTATTGTGTTCTTTACAAAGAAGTTTATATTTCTGCAAAAACTCTATGTCCTTTTCTTCTTCAGTCATTCTTCACCAACTTTATGAGCAAATCTTTTTATGTGAGAAACGGCAGGAATTCCTTCCTTCTTCAATTTGTCCCATAACATATAGTTGTTCTGTGTATCAATAACGGCATTATGAGATCCTTCTTTAGGCTTACCACCAACAAGAATTAATGAACTCTCTAAATCTAATTTTTGTTTGCCAAGACCGTTTTTCTTAACAAAATCTTTTACATAAGTATGAGTATCAAGCCACAGGTTTGCAGGAAAAATATATCCTAAACTTTCCCAAAGCGAATGGAGAAAACGTTTATCAAAAGCAATTATTTTATGTCCAACAATACATCTTTCCTCTGGAGTCTTTCCGTCGGCTTCAAAGAAAGCATTGCAAAAATCTACAACGTCTTTTTTAGGATCCCCTTTATCAAGGTCCTCCATTGTCCTATCAGTATAAGTCAGAGCATCAATAGATGTTCTTTCTGGATGTTCTATACGAATATATTTATTTAACTGAACTCTATCTGAACAACGGATTATAGAGATTTGTGTAATCTCATGCCAATATCCAGCAGACTTAGATCCGTTCGTTTCTGTATCCAACATATAGTATTGTATATCTGCCATACAAAACGAACAAGTTAATATCCGTCAGCTCGACTCAAAATTTGCGAATATGTTTTATTACGTTCGTGCCGTACTCATAAACCTTTGCAGACAGCCTTTTCATCTTTGCTAGTTGTAGCTTCGGAGGAGCTGCCGGAACAGCTTTTACACTCTCCAGTGCCGCCTTGTCATATTCTCCCTCATCTACCATTATTCGATATTTAACTATGGCTGGAATAAGACACTCTACCTCAACTGTATAAAATTTCTTGTCTATTGACTTTTCCTGTTTTTCTTTTTTTTGCATAATCTGATATATAACTGATGGCAATTGAGAATGTAAAAAATGAATTAGAAGAATTAGCCAGGTCCCTAGGGATAACATTGCCAGGCCAGCGGGCCGAATCTAATACACAGACTTATAGAATGCCAACTGAAGGACAAATAATCAGCCAACATCATCCTATATCCCAAGGAGGATTTGCCACGCCAACCCATCCACAAGGGCATTTCGGATTAGATATATTAGGACAGGTTGGCACACCAATATATGCTATTGGCCCCGGGGTTGTCTCACAAATATACAACGAAAGCAATAATCCCAAAGGCGGGAATGCTGTAAAAATATACCACGAAGACGGAGCTGTAGTTTCATACTATGCTCATTTAGATAAAGTTGATGTGTCTGCGGGAGACGAGGTAAATCAGAACACACAAATTGGAACAATGGGTACTAGCGGAATGATTTATAATGGGAAAAAACGACACACAGCTCCACATTTGCATTATCAAGTAAAAATTAACGGGACCGATGTTAATCCATCAATGATTGCCAGCAAACCAATCGGATCCTTTTCTAGAGTTGCCAGGCTAGCCGAAGAATTTAGAAAAAAGCTAGGATTTTAATTCATCAATTTTTGGCACAAATTTTTCCGCTTCTTCCTTAAAGAAAGAAGGTGGTTTTACCGATGACAAATCAAGATCAAAATCCGGCTTATCTATTGGATCAGAAACTTTTGCAAAGAATTCATTTTCTTCTCTTTTGGTCATTCCCAAATTATCGCAAGGATGAGATTTTATTACAAAATCTTCGCTAAGAAGATTTCTTAAAGCTAGTAAATCTTGGTAAGAAAAACTCTTTGCACAATAGTTATAATCTAACCATGCTTCAAAAGAAATTGGCACAACCCGTTTTACCATAGCCGCTATTATATTTGCATATTCCCTAGTTTCAAATTGAGCATGTTCGTCGCATCTTAATTTTAGAAAATGAAATAAGTTATGCAAATCCATCTTCCAATACCATTCGGTATATGTAGACAACGGAAGATCTATCCTGGCAATTTCTCTGGCAGTTTCGTTCTTCAGGTCTTTAACATAAAGATTACCACAATATTCTCTTAAACTAATATGATCCTCGATCCAGTTGCCGTAAAGATTTTCGTCAACAATACCAGAACGTCCTTGTTTGTTATCTGTCGATTGATATTGAAAATCTTTGTGTTTAGGAGTATAGAATTGTAATGGCATAATTGAATATCTGCCGCTGAGCTCGTTCAAATTAGCAACTCTGTGCCGTACTATTTGTCTAGCAACAAATATAGGCAGCTTCATATGGAATTTTAATTCTACCATCTCTAGCGGCGAAGTGTGTTTGTGATTAATCAAATATCTAATTAGACCTTTGTTATTAGATATAGATTTGGTTCCAGCTCCATATGAACATCTTGCTGCTTGTGCTATACAAGCATCATTACCCATATAATCAATCAAGGAACAGAATCCATTATCTAAAACTGGGAAATATAATCCTAGTAATTCTTCTGCTCCCCGATTTGATCTAAAATTTTTCGCCTCAATATTTGCTTCCGACAATCCCATTATTTCGCCCTCTGGTACCAATTAATAACAACAGCATGAAAATCTCCAATGTTCTTAATAGTTTCGTGTTCGACGTCTATTGTATAAAAATCTTTAATATTAACATTTTTTACATAATCAATTAAATAAAGATCTGTTGGAATGCTATAAATATATCTGTTCCCAACAACAAATAATAATTTATATGTATTTGTTTCTTTGGTTTCGACAATATCAACCAACGTTGCTGGATGTTCTGTGTTATTGATTATATTTGTTCCCCTATATCCAGCAACATAGGTTTTCCCAGAAATTATTTTTGTTGGCAATGACATGTCTTGTAAAGCTCCACTGATATTATATAGAGTGGCTTCTGGCCCAAAAATCAAAGCAAGATCCTTAACGACTTTACTTAAGGAAACCTCTTCCTCTTTTAATGAATCAACAAGTGCTTCCAATGCCTGTTCTTTTGTTGCCCACCCTACAATGTTAGGTCTTCTATCTTCTAGTATCATTCCGTATTTGTATCCTTGATCAAGCATGTTATTCTCCATTTGTTCTTCTATTGCTGTTAGTAAATCCATTGGACAAGCATATGCCACAGTCATATTAGGTTCCTTTATACTTCTTTCTCATTTTTACACCAAAAACACTAACTGTATCGGTTTCTTCTTTTTCGGTGCCCCAACAATCTGATTTATATATTTTTAAATTGATTCCCTGATCAAATCCTTTCATAAATTTCCAAATCCAATAAGTGTCTTCTCCAAGAATTTCACAGCAATCTTTTAACCATCCTGAATAAGGAAATGAATTCGAAATATCTTTAATAGATTCTGCTGTTTTTATTTCAGGTTTGGCAAATCCTTTTCTAAGCATAACAGAGCCAATTGCACTAACTCCAATTAGTTTACCATTAACATAATCATATGCACAACTGGTTGCTATTATTCTATATCCGTTTTCTTTTGCCCAAGAAAGAGATTCGTCAATGATAGTCTCTGCCTTCGACATTATCTAGCCTTTCAGATAAAGAAAAAACTATATCTTCTAATTTTTGAATTCTACTATTAAGTTCTTCAATTGAATTTTCTATAATAATTTCACTAACAGTAATTTTCTTTTGTAATTTTCCGACTTTCTTCAGTTTCTTTAACCTATTTTCTACATCTAGTAGAGATTTCTGATTAAATATTTCCGCTTTTGTATAATATATATCAAATAAATTATTTAGAATTGCTTGGAATCTATGGTGCCCATCAATAAGTTTAAGTTTTTTATTGTTATCTTTAATAACAATTAGGTTGTTTAATTTTTTATCCACCATCAGCTCAGAGATTTTGTTTATATCTGGATTGTGATTAGTAATAACTAATTTGTTTATTAAATCTTTTAAAGTTATAGAATATATTTTTACATCACAAATATTTTCATGATCTTTTAATAATTGTCCATGTTCTAAAGTAGATGCTAGTTTTAATATTTCAGTATTTCTTTTTCCAACCAACTGTTTGGCAAAATTAATAAACTCATTTGCTTTTGAACAGTTTAATTTTATGCTATCAATCTCTTCTCCATAATATCCTTCGATAATATTTATGTCAAAACTATCACTGCTAATAGTATTTTTAATATATTTTTCAACAGCATATAAAATATTTTCAGCCGTTTTTGAAGTAGAATCAATTTCGATAAAAAGCGATACGTCTTTTGCTATTTCTCTGTAATCTATATTTTCCACTCTAGCATTTAGAATTTTTTTACATCGACAACAACCATCGCTGTTAATACATTCTGAAGTGCAACCGGTTGTATCATATTCACAATCACCATAATAATATTTACAATTATCAAAAAGATGAATTTTTGGAACGTTATTTTTTAACTTTTTCATAGTATTATATCATGTGGTTTAGATTCGACAATACCAGCATTACTTATCTCAACAAATTCTGGATTGCGCTTTAGATCTTCTAGATTACTTACTCCTTGATAAGAACATCCGGATCTAATTCCGTCCATCAACCTTGCAATAACTATTTTAACATCTCCTCGATAAGGAACATAACCAGAAACACCTTCTATATTGGCAGATTTATGTGTAGACGATCCTGCATACTGTTTGTATATTTGTCCATTTATTATAATCTTATCTCCGGGGGCTTGGTCTGTTCCAGCCAAAAGATTTCCTAACATAACTGCATCTGCAATAGATAATGCTTTAACACAGTCTCCTGCGTTTTTTATACCACCATCTGCTATAATTTTAACATGTGAAAAATAATTTTGTTCCAAAGCCTCTCTACAATCATCCAAAGAAGTAAGTGATCCGCAACCATTACCCGTTTCTATTCTGGTAGAACAGCACGACCCCCCTCCGACGCCAACTTTTATTACATCCGCCCCGGCAATAGCTAAAAATAAAGCACCTTCACCTGTTGCAACATTACCGGCAATAATTAAAACGTCAGGCATATGTTTCCTAACAAAATTAATCATGTCCGATGTATTTTTATGATGCCCATGAGCAACATCAATACAAACAATTTTTACCCATTCTTTTAGTGGCAAATATTTTTCAACAAGATATTGTTTTTCTTGATCGGTTGTTCCAACTGACACACCAACGTAATTTACATATTGATCATGTTTTATACTGGCAGATAACCATTTAATAGCTGCAAGATAATCTTGATCCCTGTTATTATTAAACCTATGTAAAATAGCTAATCCGCCAAGTTCTGCCATTGACCGAGCAAGCTCAGGTCCCGTCACAAACTTCATGTTGGCAGATACAATAGGAATATCTAAAACAATTCCCCGTCCCAGATCTGCCTTTGTTGATACCTCTGATCTGTGCTGAATTTCTGAATATTTCGGCACAAGTAATAAGTCGTCATACGAATAGCTTTTTCTAATATTCATTCCCAACTCCAACAAGTTGTTGTTGGTACAGTGTGCGTGTCTCGACAGAAACACCAGATTCTAATAATAAACCTCGCCATCACAATTGTGTTTTGGTGCTTCAATATCATCTCTAGGAATTATAGTCTTCAAAACCAAAGATACAGCTTTTTCTAAAGTAGGAACGTTCACTACTTTCTTATCTTTATAATAAATAGAATTACTGCCATTGTCTTTTTCGAAGAAAACTTCATACCCAAAATCATTTTGCTCAATAATAAAGCCGTCTTTTATAAAATTAATTGAAGAGTATTTGTCTCTATATCCGCCACCATATATTAATTCACTCAAATCACAATACCTACAAATTAATTTGGCATCCTGTAATGTTTTTACCGCCTCTTGTGGTGTCATTCTATGATATCCTTTATTATTAAATTATCTACTATTTCATCTGCAAATTCATTTCTATCAGAACATAAACATATTATGTCCATATCATATTTTGATTGTTCTATTGCAATTTTTTGTAATTCTTTAGAAGGATTCTTTATATAAGATATAGAATATGCATCTTGTTTAACTGCTGCTAATTGTACTTCTTCGGAAGGATTTTTTATATAAGATATAGAAACCCCTATATTTTTAACTGCTGCTAATTTAACTTCTTTTGAGGGATTCTTTATAAATTGAATAGAAAGCCCGTTTTCTTTAACGGCTGCTAATTTCATTTCTTTAGAAGGATTCTTTATATATTGAATAGAGTTTCCGTTTTGTTTAACGGCTGCTAATTTCATTTCTTTAGAAGAATTCTTTATATATCGAATAGAAGTTCCAATTTGTTTAACCGCTGCTAACTGCATTTCTTTAGAAGAATTCTTTATATATCGAATAGAAGTTCCAATTTGTTTAACCGCTGCTAATTGTGCTTCTTCGGAAGGATTCTTTATATATTGAATAGAAGTTCCAATTTGTTTAACCGCTGCTAATTGTGCTTCTTCGGAAGGATTTTTTATATAACAAATAGAATAGCTATTTTGTTTAACAGCTGCTAATTGCATTTCTTTAGTGGGGTTTTTTATATAACAAATAGAGGTTCCGTCTTGTTTAATAGCTACTAACTGCATTTCTTTAGTGGGTTTTTTTATATATTTAAGATTGCTTCCAGCTAGTTTAACTGCCTTTAAAGCAAATTCCTCATCGTCATAATCAAATTTAAGATGTTTAATGCATAATTTATTTAATTTATCTATTGACATTTTTTTTCTTTTAATAGCAGTAGTTAGCCCGACACCGCTTGCCAAGATTAATTTCTTTTGTATTAGTTATACAAACAGTTTTTGCATTGCTACATTCTAAAACTTTATTCGGATAACAAGCAAGTTCACAATTGGTTTGTTTATAAGACAAAGCCAATACCAAGAACACAAAAATAACTACAATCATAATACCAATTATTCCAAACATATTTTCTTTTGATTGTCTGGCGTCTATTTCGTCAATGAGCCGATCGATTTCAGTATTAGAATTTTCTAATTTTAAAATTGATGCACCAAAATTTACTATTACCTTTTCTAATTCTACAACTGTTTTCTCTAATTTTTCATCGGACATATTATTTTTTCAACCAAAGCAATAGAGTTTTGTAAAATTTTTGTCAGTTGGTTGGATATTTTGAATCTCTTTTTAGTCTCTTTTGGTTTATTTCTAAACTTTTTCTTAAATTCCCATCATAATGTCTTTGACATGAAGAGGCCCAATCACAAAACATCTCAATAATATCAATCAAATTCATATCATCAATTCCTTCAGCAAAATGCTCCGGATGATGTGAGTTTTTCGCATAATGATGTATTAAAGCAGGTTTTAAACCATCCAAAGATTTTTGATATTCATCAGAACCATATGTTAAATCCTTCAACTTTTTCGTGTATTCAGAAAATAATGGAGATTCAACTTCGCCTAATTTAGACAAATCATGTTGTTCTCCTCGGTTTAGTAATTCTATAATTATTGAATTTAGTAGATTCCTTACCAACAGTATATGTGCTCTAGTTTCTGATTCTGATGAATATTTATCTTCCTTTGTCGTCATATATTATCTTCTTGTACATGTAAACTCAAGCAGGTACTTCATTATATGTTGGTCTGTTTTATATAAAATCATTTCATCGTTGATCACTCCAGAATTTTTACCTCCGAGGGCCCACACAGAATGATTTGGTTGAACATTATTCCATGAATACATATGAGATCCATTAGCTAATTTCTGATTGCCTAATATACAATCATTAATAAACAAATACGCAACATTATCATTTCCTTTCGCCCAAATACTTGAATTTATTGAAGAATACCCGCAGGCCTTGCTCGACAGTCCGTGATAGATCCCGTTCCCGTACATTGACCCACATAAAACTACACCAGAAGGTCTTATCAACAAACCTTTCTTCAATATACCAGTAAGGTTCTCAGTCCTAGTTCCATGGAACAAAGGAATTACATTAGCTTTCTGATACAACTCAGGGTTCCCGTCAGGCCTAGTTTTTACTAGCTTTTCCATCTTGTCTGGAAATACTTGCTTTCCACAAACTTGAGCAATAGTCTCCGCTGTATTTTTAAATCTAGCAACCTCTCCTTTTCTTTCAATTGACCAAGCGTTTAGTAAAGAAATCTTTCCTAGGTAATGATGATTTGAAGCACGTGTCTCCTGAATCATCTTATCTAACCATTTGAACCTATCATCTGTATGATCTATAAATGAAAATTCTGTTTCCAAACTTCTATACTGGTCATCAACACCATTACCAGTTAATTCTATATTAAGATCTTTGGCATCTAATAATGTATCTAAATCATACTCTTTCTGAATAATTTTATCTTGACTATCTAATTGGTGTTGCAGAAAGATATATGGAAAGGGCGTCTGTAATTATTGCAGATGAAATGTCTTGGTCTAGAGAATCGAATGCTCGAAAAAGAATAGAAAACGCAATAAAATCAAAAAACTATTTATCCGCGGCAAAAATTGCATTTCATGAGTTTAATATAGACCAAAATTGGGATACAGGATATGGAGGAAAAAAATGGGCCGAATTCTGTAAATATCTTGTTGCTCTTGGAACGGCTATAGAATTATTTAAAAAATCAAAAACAGAAGAAGAAAAATTAAAATCATCAAATGACATTTCTATTTATATGAATGTTCTTAATGGGCTTACCCATAATACAGGTTCTTTTTCGGAAAAGATGATTTACAACGAATCTAATACTAATGTTTTTAATAATTCTTTTGGTAATTCTTTTGGTAATGAATATGAAAATAAAATGAGGGAATTTCTTAAAATTATGAACGCAAAACAACTAACTCATAAAGAGGACGTTTTACCATTCATAAAACAATACATGTATAACAATCCCGACTCTTTTTTATATCGAGAGCATTTTTCTAAATTGTTAGCACGGGATAAGCCAGATCTAAATAGGGCAGAAATTGAATTACAAGAAATTAGTAAAAGAAAAAAACTAATAAATTATGTTATTAATTTTATTGATTTTAATATCGAAAGAATACAAAATGATTTAACTGAACATAACGTTGTAAATTACAACAATTATATAACGACTATATTAAGTTTGGTAAATAATGTTATTTGGAAAAATATAAAAAACAAATTGCTAAATATTGCTAACGAATACAATTTGATTTCAGAAAGTCATAATGTCGAAAATGATATTGAAAATTTATATAAATATTTTAAAGAAAATGAATTTGGTCTATTTCCAGGAAACTATATAATTATTCTTGATTGGAAATCGAAATATGAAATGAGTTATAATAATGGAAAAATTATCATAAAAGCAATAGACAATTATTATCAAACATTATCTAATGATTTTCTTAATTATGAACAAATAGATTTGAATCGCAGTATAATTGATCTTCCGTTGTTAGAAAAATTAGAAAACGCACTAAATGCATTAAAAAAAATGCGTTCCATAATTAATCAGGAATATAATCTTGGTCTGCCAGAACTAAATTAATAGAAAATTCAATTTGTGATTGTGTTTCTGGACCAAACACAATACTTTTAACTATATCTAGTGATTCTTTTGGATCTTTATGCAACATAATCATTAAAGATAATATGGCCATTCCAGTTCTGCCATGCCCGCCGAAACAATGAATATATATGTTTTCCCCACTATTCAATAAATTAATAATTTTCAAAACATCTTTAATAAAATCTTTTTTATTTTCTGGAACGGAATAATCTGCAATTGGTGAATGAAAAACTGAGAAATGTTTTTTCTCTATTTGTGCTATGGTGTTATCTTCCAACAATGTCCAAATAACAGATACATTATTTTTTTTCAAATAATCGAATGTTTTATTCATTTTGTCTATTGTTTCATAAGACGACCCAAACCAAATTTTACCTTTGGTTCCTATATCAACAAATCCACTAATTGATGTTTCTTTGATGTCCACGACTGGAACCTAATCACCATTGTTTGACTTGTCAAGCTGCATATTATTGTATATCTGCATGAGTAGAATTGCCAGATTAAAGGTAATCAAAAGCATATTTAAAAATGCAGGATACATTACTACACTAGTAGATCAGATTATTTCTCAAAAACAATCTGGAGAAACGACAGAAACCAAACCTGCTTTAGAATATAAACAAGTTCCAATTAGTCTTGGCCCAGCCGCTACTGTAATGATGCCGTCTAATGTTGTCAACCCCGATGGAGCAGTAGACATCATAGTGAATTTCAAAGGTGGAAACTCCCCAGCCGTCGCCGCTACAACAGGTAGAAAAGCCGTTGTCGTATCTATCTATGAACCAGAAGGTGGAAAATATAAATTCGGTAATTATTCACAATATGATCATAACTTTATAAATAAAGCAGTAGATACAATCATATCTTCTTTGCAAAAATCTAATCCAGGCAAAATAATTAAAAGAGGAAAATTAACCATAACCGGCTGGTCGGCCGGAGGCAGTGCATTAAAGCAAGTATTGGCGAATGAGGATAAGGTGAAAGGAGGAGTAGATGAAGTCTTCTTCTCTGATGCCCTCCATTCGGGCCTAGGAGAGGGTTTAGACCCTGGCCTAGCACCAGTGCTAGCCTATGCTCAAAAAGCCGCCACAGACCCTTCTAAACGAATTGTATTGCTATCTACTGGAGTTGTGCCAGGTAATTCAAAAGGACAGCAATATGCATCCACTTATGATACAGGAAAAAGAATAGCGGATCAAGTTGGAGCAAAAGAAGTACAAGATAACAATATATATGCTGGAGGGCACCCTGCGGCCATTAGCCAAACAGGTGGCTTCAAATGGATTCAATTATTCCCCCCAGGAACAAAAGACGTAAACCAAATGAAGCAGCAACATGGAATTGCTCATAATTGGGGTTTCAATAATCTTTCTGAGCTTTTAGGATAACATCTGGTTTTCTTCTTTTATGAAGTAAACCTCAACAGACCCGTCTTTAAGAAACTTGGCTGTTAGAATTCCTTTTGAATCTTTTGGCAAATTGCTTCCAGCATGTTCGGCTATAACCACAAGAACTTCTTTTTTATTATAACTTTTTATTAGATTCATAATAATCTTCGCCCCCTATAAAATATCTACTATAGATGGCCTTTTTAATATTTGTTAAATCAGGTTTAGTTCCAAAAAATTTAGACAAATCAAATTTAATTGATTTGAGTCCACATTTTGTACCAGTTAATATATTTTCTTCCCTATCATCAACATAGATACAATCAGAATATCGTGGATTTTGAAGATAAAAACTTTGATAATAAAGCAAGCTAGGCTTTGCAGTACCTACTTCACATGATATATGTTGAACATCTGCTAGCTCAAATATATGCTTGAATTTAGTTCTGGCATAATCTATTTCACCAATTCCCATATTAGAAATAAAAGCAATGTTAAAATTTTTATTCTTTAAATCAATTAAGAATTCTGTCATATATTTATTTTCTTTAATAACATCATTCCAGGAACGAGAAAGCATTTCTGCTTCTTCTGGAGAAAAGGCGTCTTCCAAATAATCACGCATTGTTGCAGATCCACAGAACTCTTGTCTTTCAATTAGACGAAGATAATGTTCAACATCTTCAACATTAGCATCAAGCTCTGAAATTATTTGCCAGAACTCTTTGAAATCCAAATCAAAAATAACATTTCCTAGGTCAAAAGCTATGTATTTTGATGACATATTACCTCATGCAGGAACGGTGTGTTTTGTTTGCTTAGAAAATCTCTGCTGCATTCTCTCGACAAAGCTTTTTCAATTGTTTCTAATGCATAATAGTCCATCAATTCTACTTGTGCCAAGTCTTTTCCAATAGAATATTCTTCCAACAACACCGAATTCAACAACGCCTCCACATCATCTAAAGAAGGAAAAGAACATATATTTTTTCCATTATAAATAGCATCTGATATTGAACCTGTATCTCCTTCGGATAATACCTTATTGCATCCATACAGTTCTTTAGCATAATCTTTATTAACAACCTCTACGTTGTCTATATATTTAATAATATTGGATAATGTTGGTTTTCTAACAGGATCGTTTAAAATTGCAATGTTTTTATCATGATTGCTTTGTTGTTGTTTGATATAGTATGGAGAAATCCAGTTGTATCCATATTTTATATGTGGACGAAAATTAACATCACCAAAAGGAGAATAAATAAACACTTTATCTGCCTCAGGAAATGAATATAAATGTTTATATAAATAAAACAGTTTAGAACGATAGTTTAATTTAAAATCTTTTTCTATTCCAAGAAATAATAATATAGGAGAGCAGTACCATAATTTTATATTTAATTTCTTAGCAATATTAGATAAAGTTATTTCGTCATCAATAATTATTAAATCTGGTTCAAATCTTTCTATGTCAGAAATCAAAGACAACAATATTTTATAATTAACACCTAATGTATTTGGTCCTAATATTTCTCTAGACTTATTATATTTGACATTATAATGTAGGGCATCTAAGGTCCAATCTATAACAGGCAGGTCATAACTAGATTTAATATAAGCCGCTACTTTTATTTCATGTTCTTTTGGCAAAGCATTCAAGAATCTAGATAGTTGAATGCCTGCCCCAACTCTATTTCCGGCAACATATATTATTCGCATTTAGCTAATTTTTCTCTAACAATAGGTGAACATGTTTCTATGAATTTTATTAAAAGATCCGCTGCCATCCTTGTATCTGCATCTGCTTTATGTGCTTTTTCTTTTTTTATACCAAAATCTTTTATTAACGATCCTAGGTTGTACTTTTCTCTTTTTCTTCCAATACATATATCGAAAAACAAAGCTAATTGAATAGTATCAACGATTAGTTTTTTATAATTTGTTAAAAACGGGAACGTATCTAAAGAATTGCAATCTTTCCATAGTGCGGTCATATGTTCAAAATCGAATATTGGATTCTGTCCAGCAAAAACCCGATCATGGGCAGACATTTTGTCTTCTGCAATCCAGTCCTCAATTTCAATTACAGCATCGGCGGGTTTTTTATAATTATCTCTACCATATTTGGTTTGCCATAGGATATCTTCTTTTTTGTGTCCATTTACAGCTAAAGCATCATCTTGGATAAATTCTGGTTTGGTGGCTCTTATAAGCCAAGTCCTTTGATCAGATTCAAAACCAGATTCTGTTGATGTCAGCCTCAATAGAGATAATTCTATTATCTCATTAACACCAGGTTGTAATCCTGTTGTTTCTGTATCTTGAACGTAAATTATGTAATTCTGCATATCAATCGGATATCTCTTCCTGAGATCTCTCGACTGATTTCGGAGGCTCTGAAGAAAGTAGTCTCAGGTAAGCAGATATTAAATCTCCCAGAGCTCTTGGAATAGGTACTGATACCACTTTTCCGTACTCATTAGAAAATACCAATAAAGAAGTTTTTTTATTACATGTTTCAATAGAGTTTAGCGTAATCATTTTAATCCTAATTTAAATTTGTTAACAGATCTCCATCCTTGTTTATACCCATCAATTAAAAATTGAAATCCGGATAATGTTCTCAGGTATTCTTTCTCTTTATTAGTAAGCCTATTTGATGGAATCAATACGGAAATCTTACCATCCTCTAATATTTTCCAAATCTCTCCGTCTTTTTTAGTCTGCCTTTTTACTTGAACTAATGGTTGAACTATATAATCTTCATCTTTAAATAGTTCATTGTCGTTCCTTAAAGGCATTAGTGGATTATTTTCATCCATTGAATACTCTTCTTCCTCTGTTGGCGTATTTTTATAATCTTTCATGTTTCACCTTAAACAACTATCTATTGCAATTACTCCCGTTATTGCTGCGTTATTAATGCCAAATAGCCCGGCGCTTTCTCCTGCCACAAACATACCATCAACTTCTGTTTCTAAATTAGAATTAATTACAATAGGTGCTGTTTGTGGTTTTATTGTTGGCGCATGAAAATATCCTCTATTTATTAAATTGGGAAGTATATTATTTACTTCTTCAACCGAATCAATTAAAAAATTATATTCTGGAATCTGAGACAATATGCTTTCTTTTTTAACTATTGATTTTATTTTTTCCCTGCCAATCCTATCATTAAATAAAAGAAACGCAAGTTTGGCTAATCTTTCCATTTCTTTTATTCCATTTTCTGGGAAACATTGCTTGCTAATTATATCAAAAACAACTTTATTTTTCCCCATTTTTTTCCATCTTTCCTCATTAGATCTGAATGCTGATAAAACAACATCAGCGTGATCCTCTGGAATAACAGCTCCGTCCCAACAAAACGGACCAATCTCTAAATTGTCTTTTATCATAGAACAATGAGTGTGATTAAGCTCTTTCATATATTGTGCAGAACATTCGGCCTTTATTCCCAGATAAGCATAATTGTCTTCTGTTATTAAATCAAATGATTTATATATGTCATGTGCCCACCGCCAACCACTTCTACCTACCGCAATAATAATCTTTTCGCATTTAAAATCACCAAGCTGTGTTGTTAATTCGAATACTCCATCTTTTTTAAGAATCTGTAATACTTCATTGTCAAAAGAAAATGTTATGTTTTCCGAATCTAATGTAATTTCTGAAATTATTTTTGATAATTTATGAATGTATTCCGGTTTCCATTGAATATAATCATTTGTCTGTAATTCGAAACCTAAATCATTTGATTTTTTTTGAATTAAAGAATTGGGCAATTTATCTTTTATTACTTTAATTGGCCCGGCTTCTGATAATACACTTTTTACCCATTTGTCTACGGGTTTTACTTTTCTTCCATCAATTATTTCTAATATTTTTGATATATCTGTGTGTATTTTCCCATCACTAAAAGGAAGACAACCAAGCCAAGCCTCTAACTGGCGGCGTCTTTTTAGCATTGGCCGCCCTAATTCTAATACTAATACGCTTTCTTTTTTATAGTTTTCAGCAGCCCTAAGAGATGCAAAAACTCCTGCAACACCAGCTCCAATTATTCCAACATCATATATCTTGCTCATGCTGGCATATATAACCAGCAAATGCTTTCGTAAACATTTTTTAAGCAGTCAAATGCCATTTTGTTTTCATTGTATTTTTTATTGATTGTTCATGGGCTAATGTTATGTTTTTATTTGCAAATATTGCAAATTCTCTTAGTCTCATTGTTGGATAATATGGGGAAGGATACCCTAAATATAAATTAGTAAATGTTAAATTATCAGCACAATTAGTAGTGGCTAAATATGTGCTACCTATAGATCCTCTATGTGCCGCTTCGTCATATATGTGAGAAAATGTAGCATTCCAATTATTTGCAATAGAGGTAATAGAATGCTCATAATTTGGTGGGGGATTTTCCCGGTCAAATCTAGCTGATGTAGAGGCAATAACTACTAATTGCATAGCTGTACTTGTACTAGACAACGCATACAAAACCTTTGTATTATTTGACACATCAGTTGCTGCCCCAATTACTCCACATTTAGCACCATTATTAAACACACTAACATAATTAGACGCCTGCATATATTGTGTGCCAAGAAATACTAAACATGGACCAAATCCATCCACCCAATAAATTGGCTGATTTGCAGCTGTAGCTTGTTCCCACCTATGTCCATTTCTTAAATCTGCCCAATATAATACACGTTTTTGTTCTGTAGTAATATTTTTAATAAGTATCCTGCCATCAACTCCAGTCCCGTCCCAGATCAAATTAGTACCGGTTGAGTCATACATATATATTCCTGGCGTATTATATCCTGCTGTCATTATTTTTGATCTCAAAATAACTCTATACCAGCCATCTCCTAAATCAGACAAATAACCATCACCAACTGGATAGGATGTTTCTAAATTAGTTTGTTGTAAAAATGAACTAGCCCCTGTTGTTAGATTTAACTTTAATTGTACTCCTTGATATAACTCAATTTGAATTGTATCTATTGCTGAGCCAGTGTCTTTTTTAAAATCAGCTTGAAATAAATATGGACCATTTACTCTTGATGGTTGTGATGTTAATTTTAAATAAACAACATGATAATTATTTGCCGACGTATTAGCCATCACATAACCGTCTCCAGATGCCCCAATTGTGATATTAGATTGGGTCCAAGATGTCAAAACAATTTGTTCAGCTTGTGCTCCATAAGTAATCCCTCCATAACCATCTGTATAAATTATAGGATCAAAATTAAGAATTAAATCTCTACCAACATCGGAATATAAATTAATTCCAGATGAAATATTTACATTTTGAAGAATATTTGTCATTTGGTTCCTGTTATTTCACTTATCATTCTATCAAAATCTTCTGAATAAAGTTGTTTTTGAATTAGTTTCATCTCCGTTGGTCTGTCTTCTTCTGGAGTTCCTTTAATTGATTCATAAAGCCGACCACTATAGATGTCTTTAAAAGAATCATCACTAAATGGATAAGCATGATTAGCTTTTTTATATCTACAATATATGAAAGAATGCGATGGACCAATCCATTGTTTGTATTGTCGAGTTAAATCCCACCACAATTCATCTTCTCCAAATTTGGCCACAACAGGAAAATTGGGAGAAATATCTATTCTTCCAGCTAATGTGGGCCCATGACAAAACTGTCCGTTGCACCAACATTCTGATACACCTTCTACAAACCATAATTTATCATCACAATTTTTAATCCAACACGAGTTTCTTCCTACTATCTGTGCCCCTTTTTCTATTGTGTCCTCTATTGTATTAAGATATCTCGACAAATAACGATCATCACAATCAAATTTTGTAAACCAATCATTTTTATTACTATTCTGTCTTGCCCAGTCTAATCCAACATTCATTGGTTGACTTACGCCATCATTTGATTCTAAAATAATCTCATCTTCTTTTTTACACCATTTTGCTCCACAGTTTTGCACTACAATAAGTTTTTTATTTTTATATAGTTGCTGGTTAAAATTATTCCATGCATTTTGTTCAAATGCTTGTTTTGAAAATGGAACAATGCAATAAATGGTCGTATTAACCTCCATATGTGCCTGTCATTAATAATCTGCAACGTATCATAAATCTATAATTTCGTGATGCAGGATCTAATATTAACCTAATTGTAGCAGCATCAGCAGCAGAGGTTGCCAATGTCCAATGAGTAACTAAACTATTTATTTCTACATCAAGATAATTGGTTCCAAATGTGTGCAATGTATTGTTGCTATCTTTAACGAATGTGGCGTAATAACGTTGGTACACGCAACCGGATCCCGCATAACCAAGAGGATTGGTAGCAAGTATATCATATATTGCAACATATGTTCTATAACCATCATGTGGAGCGTCTAAGTTAGAAATGTCTATGTCAAATTCTTGAGCGGTTCCATCTGTCACTTCAGCGGACCACATATATTCTCTTGTATTAATTGGAACGGTTAGAGAGCCAGGAACAGACATTACAAATGGTGTCAGGTTTTCCTTTGCATAAGCGTTAGAACAAATTATTGATGAGTGTCCTCCAAAATCAGTGCCTGATCCATCGTCTTGGTTCAAAACAAAAGCCCCTGTAGTGCTGGTAATGTTGTCAGCACCTATAGTTATATTACCATCACCCGCAGTTATATCAATATTACCATTAACAGGTCCTGAACCAGTGGATATTGATAAGCTGCCTCCATAATCAGATCCGGAACCACATTGTAGTGTAATGGAGCCGCCAATTCTGTGGGGAGCCTCAGAATCATTTCCAGTAATTGTAATTATCCCTGGAGAACCCCAAGTAGCTCCACCTCCAGAAATAACCACTTGTCCACCAGTATGTCCAGCAGATCCGTCTCCAGCGGTAATGGAAATGTCTCCACCATAACCGTCTAAACCTTCTCCTGCGGCAAAAACAAGATCACCACCATCGTTGGCAATTCCAGTCCCACCAGTAATACTTACGCTGGCACCAACTGCTACGCTTGAAGTTCCTCCAGTAATTGAAATAGGACCTCCGGTATCAGCCCCACCTCCTGAAATAGATAATGTTCCTCCAGTACCATTAGTGGTAGAGGAGCCGGACCTAATAGCTATATTGCCACCAGTAAATCCGTCTCCAGAAGCTGCCCCACCATAAATATATGTGTGCCCAGCATTACCAATCGAGCTATTCCCTCCTCTTATTGTAGCGTCGCCAGAAGCAATTAACGCCGTTTGGTTTCCACCATATATATTAATTTCATTTACGCCAAACAACACTTTGCTCCAAGTATCTATGTACATAGAAACAGTTGAATCAACATGCTGAATTTCTATTCTTCCATCTGTAGAGCTGCCATCTCCAGGTCTTAGAATTACATTTCCTCCAATGGCTCCATTTCCGCCGGCAACATAGGCAGATCCGCCAGTGCCTAGTGTAGTAGACCCCCCAGTAATTGATGCTGTCCCTCCCAGATAACCATCTCCTTCTGCACTTCCTCCCAGAATAGTAATAGTACCTCCATTTCCCAGAACTGTGGAAGATCCTCCCTGGACAACTACTCCACCAGGAGATCCTGGAGACGCAGAGTCTGATTCTCCAGTTAAATGTAATGTGCTGTTGCCAACTAAAGAATTGCCTTGGAAATAAGCAATAGTAGTGCCATCTCTATATTGGAAATTAATTTTACCATCAGTGCTGGATTCCGCCACACCGCCCATCCTCAGGGTAATATCTCCTCCAACCTGACCGGGACCGCCAGTAATATATACAGGACCACCAGTCCCGCCACCATTAACTCCATCACCACCAATAATATTTATTTCTCCCCCGGTGAAACCATTATGTGCAACACCAGCGGTTATATTTACATTACCGGCATTAACCCCTCCTCCAAACTGTAGGGTAGACGCAGCGGTCAGATTGATACTACCAGGTTTAGTATTACTTTCTGGAAGAGTAATATTTAAATTTTCCCCGGCAGTTGCCGTAATGGAATATCCATCACTTAAAATAACCAAATTATTATGTATATTTACGGCAGTACCAGATGTGCTTAATAGCGTATCTCCGGCATTACCAATATTTACACCGTATCCATCTTGTGGATCTATAGTGATATTTTGATTAATTGAGGAGAATATAGAATTTCCAGTAAGATTAACCGTGTATCCGTCAGATGTATTAGATGTACCCAGGGTAGCCCCCCACCCTACATTTGCATCAGGTAATGTGGTCCAACCACAAGCTCCTGAACCGTTAGTATTTAATACTTGACCGTCTAAACCTTGTGTGTCAGGTAAAATAAATGAAATGTTACTAGATACATTAGATCCCTTAAATGTTGTATAATTAGTATCTGCTGCATTATATAATCTAATATCTTTTTGTTTATAAATGCCAGCAAACAGATCATCAAATACATAGTGTTGGACAGCTGGTGCTCCTGGATTAAATACTATTCTTTCACCATATAGATAAGTAATGTATCCATCATTTCCATACCTTACAGTATCATTTGAATTAGCTTGAATTAAAATTAAATTAGCCGTATTTTCTACATTTCTAAAATAAATACTCCCAGCAGAGGGAAGTCTAATATATCCAGATGTAGATGGGTTAGATCCCACTTCTAATCTACCACTAGCAGATAGATTTAAAATACCTGCATCGGATAATGTAGCTACAGAGTCTTGAATTAATTTACCTGTAGCTAAATTATATCTAGCCACGGCATTGTCTGTTGCAGATGTTGGCCCAACAACATAACCGTTTATCATTATAACAACGGCTGTCCCGGCCTGTATTGTCTCTGGAGCATAGGTTCCAGAAAAATCAACAGCACTACTTATCCAAGTAATATAATAACCAGGAACAGATTTTGCTCTCATTACATACGACATAGTTCACCTTGCTATAATGTCAAATTATTATATTGCCAATAGACCTCATATATTCTTCCATAATCTGATCGTCTGTTAGCTGGGAATTTATTAGTTTAAAAGACAACATTGTTGTACCAATTGTTAATGGGGTAGCTGCATTTTCTCTTGCACCAATAATAAATGGACCAGTTGTTCCTCCAGTAGGAGCCGTTAATGTTGTTGAGGTATTTTTTAATATACCATTTATATAAAATTTCAATACTGTGCCAGCAATATTCCTTGTTATAGCAATATAACACAAGCTTGATTTTGGTGGCCTTGCAGAAGAACTATATGTAATATTAACTCCCGTGATATGTTCTGCAAAATAAGAAATTCCCACACCAGAAGATATAAAAAAACTAAATGCTACATTGCCTGTCTCAAGTTCGTCATTATTTCCATTATCACAAATATATTGACTAGCAGTTGTTGTTGTTGTAAAATTAATCAAAGTTTCTACTGTTATTTCTCCAAGTGAACACAATGCATCTTCGTGAGTTTTAGTTAGATAAGTTGCCCCATCAAAATAAAAACCAGCAAGATTATTAATCTTGGCATACATTTCTGTTCCAGATACAGTTAAATTATATCCGTTGCCAGATGAATCATTTAGAGTATTATTAAAATTATATAAAGCAACTGGAGAATATTTGTTATCTAAATATGTTATATTTCTGAAAAGGGTCATATAACTCCATATACTGATCCTAATGTTTTATTATATTCGCTGGCAACCTGACTATCAGTTAATTGAGAATTTATCACTTTAACAGAAAAAAGTATTGTCCCATTTAATAATTGATTACCTCCATTAACATCAGCTCCAACTATTAAATTGCCCAATGTTGTGCTATCTGCCTCTATTAATATACTTGATGTATCAAATAATTTACCATTCACATAAAATTTTAATATTGTTCCTGCCGAATTTCTGGATAAAGCCGCATGACAAATTTGACCAACAGGAAAACATGCAGTAGATGTATATGATATATTTACTCCAGCACCATGTTCAACGAAATAATGAAGTCTATTTCCAGAAGAAGCTCCAGTCGGATTTGCACTAATTAAACTCCACGCTTGGTTTCCTGTTGCTAATTCAGAGTTATTTCCAAATATAACAATAACATTTCCTGTAGGTAGAGCAGTTCCAGTGGTCCCTGGCAATATAATAATAGTTTCTATTGTTATGGCTCCAAAATTAATAAATGCACTTTCTAGAGTTTTTGTTAAATATTCCGTTCCACTAAAATAAAATCCAGTAAGACCATTAATGGTTATATATTTTTCAGTACCATCACCCAATGTCAAGTTGTATCCATTTCCAGACGAATCATTTATAGTATTATTAAAATTATATAATACCATTGGTGAAAAAGCTGTATCTAAATAATTAAATTTTCTAAGCTTCATACTTCTCCAAAAGAATTTCCAATTGTTTTATAATATTCTAATTTTATTTGGTTATCATCTAGTTCCTTATTTAAAATTTTCAAAGATGGCAAAAATCCTCCATTAGGAGTAGAAGTAGTAGCGGCTTTATTAGTTCCAATTCTAAGAAAACTATTGGTTCCACCAGTAGGAGCATTTAATGTTCCTGAAGTAGCTTTTAGTTCTCCATTTATGTAAAATTTCACAACTGTTCCGGCCGAATTTCTAGTCATAGCAAGATATGTTAACTGATATGTAGCAAGAGATATATTTGATGTATAAACAACATCTGTTCCGCTGGCTCCCGTATCTGCAAAATAACCTATATTACCAGTAGATATCATTCTAATAGAGAAAGAATTGTTGCCGGCAGGAGCGCTAGTGTTAGATCCCATTTGAACTATCCAAAATTCAGAAGATATTATTGGAATCATTATTAACATTTCAACAGTTAATGCCCCCAATATTGTTAAAACAGGATCGTTTGATGGTCTGGACCAATATTGTACTCCACCTTTTAGTTTTAGACCAGTTATGCCATTTTGTTTAGTAAATAATGTGGCTCCGGTTGTTAATGCTAAATCTAAACCATTACCAGATGAGTCAGTTAGAACATCATTAAAATTATATAAAGCTACTGGAGAATGTGTTAGATCAAAATAATTTATATTTTTTTTTATGAAGGTCATACAACCCTCCACCTAAAAGAAAATGGATCGTATAAAATCGTCACCGAATCATTTTCGTTAAGATACAACCCCCCTATTTGTGAAATTATTCTATTATTATCACTACTTGATACATCTTGATGTGAAAGAACAATAGATTTTGTACCTATATTAATAACTTCTTTTCTTATAATTGCAGCGGCTGCATCAAATCCAGATATAATATATCCATCATCTAAAGCATTTAATCTAAGAGCAGTAGCTGTGCTAAATCCAGTAGGATTATAATCATTAACATTTGTCGAAAGATCTGTAGGGGTTATAAATGTATCAGCCGTTTCAACAGCAGAAATGTTAACACGAACATTTATCCTTGACATTGTACAAATAGCATAGTTTATAATGTCGCTTTCGCTTAATCTTATTTGTGCCTCATAAATATTTGAGCCTGATGATATAGTTATAGACTCAGACATGAATGTTGGCATGTATCCATCTACAGTTAATGTACTTCCTATTTGTAAACCTGTAGTTATATTCATCAATCTGACTTCGGCCTGCAAATAACCGTCAAAAACCCCACTTGTACTGTACAACACTGCTTCAAAATATCCATCCGCAGATGAATAATTTACAGAATTTATTTCAGTTGATCCAATTGTTTTCCAACCGTCTAGATTATTAAAACCACCACCAATAGAAAATGATATGTATGTTGTTGTGTTGTCAAGAACATTAGCAATATATCCATCAACATAATTTCTTGTTGCTGCATCTTGGGTAGCTATTGGATCTGCAAGATTAGTTATATTCAAGCTGCCTGCGCTGTTGCCAGCCACTAATACTTGTGATAATGTTTGTGTGCCAGACGTTCCTGTTGGCGCTCTTGATTCCCAAATTCTTTCAACAGCATCCCATGTTAAGACATAACCGTCTGTTATCCCACCAATATATGTCAAGTCTCCACTATTTGTTATTGCAACATATCCATCATTTACAGGATGCGTTAACAAGTCTAAGCTGGCAATATATCCGTCAACATAATTTCTTGTTGCAGCATCCTGTTGACTAATCGGATTTGATAAATTTGTTATTATAAAACTACCAGCACTGTTTCCTACTGTTAATACTTGTGATAATGTTGGTGTTAATGATGTTCCTGTTGGGGCCCGTGATTCCCAGATTCCTTCAGCAGCGTCCCAAGTTAAAACATAACCATCTGTTGCTCCACCAATATATATTAAATCTCCATTATCAGATATAGCAACATAGCCATCATTAACGGGATGAGTTAATAAATCTAAACCAGCAATATATCCATCAACATAATTTCTTGTTGCAGCATCCTGTTGACTAATCGGATTTGATAAATTAGTTATTCTTAAACTGCCGGCGCTATTTCCTTCGGTTAGAATTTCAAATAAATTTGAAATAGTTGCTGAACCAGTTCCATTTAAAACAATATTGTTTCCTGAAGAATCTGTTAAAACAGCATATCCATCTGATTGTCTTATCCAGAATGTAGAATGGCCAGAAGCTGGATTCCCTCCAGGAACAGATGATTGCAAATCTAAAACTAATCCAGTAGGATCTATCAGTCCACTTACTGTTAGTTTCCCATCTATGCTAACGTCTCCGTCAAATTCACTATCTCCAGAAACAAATAATATTGTATATCCGTCATCAGTAAGATTTCCGGGGAAATTTTTAATTATATGGACATACCCATCAAGACCAGGGCCTCCAGCGCCTGGTTGTAAAAATATACAACCAGATCTAGATATATTACTTACACTTCCTTTTAAGAAAATATTTCCAGCAGATATACTGGTTCCACTTCCAGATTGTAAAACAATATCTCCACCAACACTATTCGCTCCATTTTTAGAACCTGAAGTGATAGTAATATTTCCGGCAGAAGCATTTGATGCACCGGCGTTCCCAGCAGACACAGATATGTTTCCAGATACGGAAGACCCGCCAGAAGCAGTTATAGTAATGTTTCCAGCATTTGCAACTGGATTAGTTTTGATTAATATATCTCCACTATAAGAACCAACGCCACCGGTTCCGGTTTCAATTGATATGTCTCCACCAGTAGACGTATTTGATCCGTAAGTTTTTAAAGTAAGAGATCCTGAATTTCCGGCATTTGATTGGCCAGCATATACAAGTATACTTCCAGTATTTGACCCTGCCGGACTAGTATAAATATTTATATCCCCCGAGTATCCCGCATTTGCAGGATCTGGAGGGCCAGTATAAATTGCAATAGTTCCAGTATTTGAGCTACAAGAAGTACCGCTACCTGTAAATATAGATATTTGGCCTGTTGGAGCACTGTTAGTAGCAGTAGAACCTGTAGATATATAAACAGAACCGCTTGATGTAGCTGTAGAACTAGCCGCTCCAGTAGTTATAGAAACCCCACCACCATCTCCAGAGCTTGTATCTCCGGTAGCTACTGTTATTACTCCCTGTGCTGGCGATGTAATTAAACTAGAATTAGTAATAACAATATTATAACCGTCTGTAGTATTACCAAGATTTAAAATTTCAGCTAAAGTTCCTCCACCAGTACCAGTTCCAACAATATGAGTTCTCCAACGGCCTGTTGTTTGGTCATAAATTATAAGAACCAAACCGTTAGGTTCTAATATTAAATCAGAACCATCAGATGTAAGAATACGATCCGGAGCACTACTTCCCAGATTTTCATTCATTAATGTTATAGCATAAGAGCCAATATTAACAACAATTTTCAACAACATGTCATCGTTTTGCAAAACAGCTAAAAAGCCAGTAATTGTTGCTATTCCCGGACTGTCCAAACGAAGGATTTGTAAACTTGACCAATTTGGTGGAGACACATCATTGTTTGCTCCAGCAAACAAAGAATGATTGATAACTTGTTGATAAGCTCCCACTCTAAGAGAAAGGTTGCCTCCGCCAAGATCCAAAATGCCAGCTGTAAGACCATATCCAATCGAAAGTTTACTAGAAAGATATCCGTCAGTTGTATCAATTGCCGACACTTTTACAAATGAATCAGATCCACTAACCGTAATTGTTGCAAGATATCCATCACTAACTACTGATTGAACACTATCCCCAACAAAATTTAATGTAGTTATGTCTGTGGAAATAACAGAGCCCTCATCCATAACTGTAATATATCCATCTCCACCACTAACAGAAATTGTAGCAACATGTCCACCACTAGACACTGCTTGCACATTATCTCCAACAAATTTTAGTGTTGTTATGTCTGTTGCTACCGTTGTGTTTTCGTCAATAACTGTAGTGTATCCGCCGGAAACAGTTGCGCTTCCAGTACCAGAATCTACTGCCGACAAAGCACCGGCAAAATGAAGTGTGGTCACTTGATATATTATGGCCGATGTATTATCATCAACAACAGTAATATATCCGTCCCCTCCGCCGCCGTCCCCAAGCTCCATAGCATCAAGACGCTGCCTTACTGTAAGATAATCGCGGCTGGGATCTATCCCTAGTTCCGTTTCTATGGCAATAATAGCGTCTCGTAATTGATTTACTACTTCGGCCTGAACTGGAGTAATTAAATCAATTGCTCTAGGCAGCTCAGTATTCGAATCTATACCGTATGGATATCGTGTGGTCAAGATAAACCCCTATAAAAATAATCAATCACTAAAATACCAAAATATGCAATAAAAAAGCCCGGCCATTTCTGGCCGGGCTTTTTATAACAGTATATAATCTATTAACTATCTCTAAAGACTGTACGAAGTTTCGTCACAGTCAACTCCCTTAATGTAAGTCGATAACTTGTTTGACCGTTCTCTCTACGACAATGTACTCTAAATGCACCATACTCTGGCTTGCGAAGGTCTCGAATACGTGAATCTGCTGAACTAACCCTAATGTTTCGCGTCCTAACCCATCCCTCTCCATCATCAGCATCTACCAATAGTTGGAACAGTACCTTTTGTACATTATTTGTAAATCTACGTGTATTTACTCTGCTTACATATCTCTTTAACGATTCTCTCATGGTCTTTCTCCTTTGTGGATATCTTGTTATCCACTTATTATTAGCCGTTCTCGAACTATTGTTTCTGCTTTATTATTTTTGGCAACTCTATCCCTAAGTCATTTACAAGTTGCGCAAACTGATTTATTGTTATCTCACAAGCATTTATTTCAAATTTTAAACCATCATTTCTATTTTTAGCCCCAAGAATTACTGCTACGTTTCCAGGAGAACCAATCTTTATTTCTATAAAACTTCTATCTTCAAAATCTATTTTCATAAATTTTCTCCAGTAATTTCTGTTATAATATGGACAACATCATCCATTAATGTTATTGAATTTTCAAAATGACATCCAATATCTGGGGTTAATACTCCCCAACCATCAGAAGCAGTTTTTGTGGTTGGATATCCAATAACAATCATAGGCTCAATAGCTATAGATAATCCGTTTGTTATTCTTACACCTTCATTTATAGAAGATTTATTTGCTATAAACGGATTTTCGTGCAAATTTGGTCCTATGCCGTGTCCACCATATTCTGTAATTAAACCGAATGAAGATTTGGAAACAATTTTATTTATAGCATTTCCTATAGATCCTATTCTGTTTCCTATTTTTACAGCCTCCTGGCCTGCACGTAAAGCTTTTTTACATACATCAAGCATTTCTACATGCTGTTTATTTTTCGGCTCTCCACATATCCAAGTTCTAGCCGCATCAGCAATTGAACCTTTATAAGTGGCACCTACATCTATTGATACTACGTCCCCCGACTGTAGTATATAATCAGAAACAATTCCGTGAACTAAAACTTTATTTATAGAAACGCATATTGCGCTTGGAAAACCATCATAGTTCAAAAACGTTGGTATACAATTATATTCTTTAAAAGAAGAAAAAGCTATATTTTCTAATTCTTTTAAAGAGAGATTAGGAACAATTGCTTCGCCACAACTTTTAAGAATATTAGATACACATTGGCCAGCGTGTTTTTGGTTTGCCAGCCAATCATTATTTTTTAATACAACAAAGTCCATTTAGGAACTCTTTTTTCTACCCTTCTTTTTCTGATTCTGAGTTTTCTCTGCTTTAGAGATAAGAGCAGCTACGGCAGCCATATCATCGTCAGCATCAAAACTTGAAGATAAAGCCTCTACGGTAGGAACGTCTTCTGTAGTGGCAGCTGCCTCTTCTTCCTCATCTTCTTCTAAAGCTAATTGTGCCGGTGTTTTTTCTGGTTTTGTAGCAACTGGAACTCCTCCAATAAGTTTAGCCTTTTCTTCTTTTACTCTCTTGGAGATATCTACATAATCATCATTATTTAAGTTTACAGATGATGCGGTTTGTCCAGGTATTTGTCCAGAAATTAGGACTCTAACAAAAAGCTGGTCTAAAGAGCCGGCTCTAGCAGATACTTGATGTAAAGTTTTTTGATCAATTACACCTCTGCCCATATTAAGAATACTATTTATATGATCTCTAACAGCAGCTAAGTTTGCCAAATAATTAAGTAATTCTTTATCCATTTTCAACTACCTCATCTTTTATAGGATCGGCTCTAACAATAGTGCCGTCTTCTTTAATAACATCTGTTCCAAGCAACAGTCTGTACTTGTTATAAATGCTTATAACAACATTAGTTGCTTCCAAATCTGCTACCCTGGCAATAGCAACAAACTTTTCAGCTTCCATCTTTGTTGCCGCTGCCCGAGCCCTGGTAGCACTTACTGCATTTAATTCTTCTTGTGTAATTTTGTCAGTCATTTTTAACCTCTTCATCAAAGACAGAGCCGAAAAGAACCTCGACATCCATGTAATACTTTTCTTTTTTATTAATTTTAGATCGGTCAATACATAATTTATAGTGTGGCTTGTTCCATTTTCCAATCAACTCATTTTCTACATATATCCCAGCCTCACCGTCTTTGTTATCTGAAATGAATATTTTATTCGTTTCCAGCGTTTTTCTCATTTTAGCCCGCTGAATAGCAGAAAGTGATTCAGGGTCTCCATCGTCCGGTATACAATCCTCAAAATCTACACCCATTTGAGACAATACGCTATATATCCACTGATACATTAATATACGAGCACGATCTTTAGCGTCTTGTCTAGATGCTAAGAAAGACATTGATATCATTGTAAAATCAGCCACACCCTTTGCTCCATCCACAAGTACAAGACACGCATCCGTCAAAATATATAAGCTCTTGTTTTCCACAAGTTGGGCACTTGCCTCCAGCCTTTTCCCCATTCACAATGTATTTTTTAAGCACCCTGGACGTTGCAGAGGCAATATCAACCACGTCTTCAGCAGCTTTACTTAACTGATCTACAAGGAATTTAATAGGAATACCATGTCTCAGTGATGTTGACACCATTCTGAATAATATCTGTTCTTCACCTGTAAATAATGATCCGAAATTTTCTATTACACCATTGGTTCCCAATTCAAGTTTATAATGACCATTCTTAACTTTGATCATCTTGCCTTTTTGAGGAATCTTTATAGAAATAGTATCTGGAATAACCCCTCCAAACATTTCATACGGGGAGCCTTCTTGAAGACCTACTGCCATCAAGTATTTCTTTCCCCTTACCTTTACCTGATACAAATCTGCGTCTAATTCCTTTTTTCTCTTTGGAGCACTAGTGCTTGTTTTATTTTCAACGATAAGGTTTAATTCTTTTAATTCGTCTTCAGAGAAATTATTAGTATAAATCTCTACTCCGGCGGATTTAAGATTAAACGCTAATGTTTTAAAAGGAATATCAGAAACTATTCCGTACATTTTTTTATCTGGGAAAGCGGCAATGCTTTTAACTCCTTTTTTATTAGCTTCCAAAATTAGATCATATGTATCATGCCACGAGGCGTCTTCTGGCAAAGCATACGTGACGGATATCGACGAATCAACATTTTTCATCAATTTAGACATTAGATCAAGCTTATCTAACGCTTCGATTTGTGTGGCTTTTTTGAATTTAACACCAACCTCTTCTGCGGCCACATCGATAAAAGCGGCAACAGGCAAACCTGTTGCTCCGTCCCATGTGTCTTTTACACAATCAGAATCTATAGGAATATCATAGCCTTTCTCTTTGAAGAAAGACCTGACGGCGCCAGGAATACAGAAGTAGTATTCGTATTTACCAGAAACTCTGGTTCGTTTCCAAAAATACATTCCAAAAGCAGGCTCAACGCCATATGACATAATAAAATCTCTGAACATCAAAGACAAAGAACCCGTTGGTGCTGTACTTGAACATGTACAATTTCTCATTGCCTCAAATACAAGCCCTTGTTCCATCATATTTTTTATGAAAGGAGATTGCTCATATTTTTCTCTAACAAATAATCCAAATGATCCCTTTTCTTTTCCTAATAAAATTGATGATTCATACAAAAAATAATTATATGTTTTGTTAAAATCAAACATAGCATTATTAGCTTGTTCTGAACCATATTCTAAATTCTGTTTAAACAACCATGCGGCAACATTGGTAATGCCCGCCCCTGTTCTTCTTAACTTCTCTATTGCAATTTTTTGATGAGGAGTAGCATAAGTATTACCAACAATTTCCATTGTATTTACATTATCAAGAAATCTGTTAATAGAATAGGATATTGTATTTAATTCTTTTGTATATGTCTCATTGTCTGTAGAAAACTTTCCCACATTAATACTAGCCAATACACAAAGGCTTTCTCTAGACAGATATTGTTCAGAACAAGCGTTGGTTCCAATAATAGGCGCCCCCACGTAATCACTGTTCGACCAATATCTAGCAAGATCAATTTGTTGAATTCCTGGCTCGCCATTTGATGTTGCGTTCTTTGCAATAAGTTCCAATAAATATCTTGCCTTAACCGTTTTTACAATATTTTCTTCTGGCCGTGTCTTTTTAGCTATTTTATAATAGCCTATTTTATCTTTCTGACAATCCATATCAACAGAATGTACATCTACATAAACTTTTCCTCCAGCTTTAACGCCAGGAATTGTAAAAGAAAGTTTCCAATCGCCATCTTCTTCTACTGCTTCATAGAAAGCGTTATTTGTTTGGACAGATATATTAGCGTTCTGTATTTTTGTATAATCACTCTTTACTTTAATAAATTCTTCAATATCCGGATGATCAACAGATAATGAAAATAACATAGCTGGTATTCTACCTTTTTGCCCAATATAATTTCCAAGCGAATCCATCAACTTCATCCAATGAACAACTCCTTGGCTTTCATTAGATGAATTTTTTACTTGTAATCCGCGGGGTCTTAGTTTAGAAAAATCTATTCCTAGCCCTTGTCTATAAGCAGCGGTTTTAGCTACTGTGTAAGCTGTGTTCTTTATTATGGATTCTAGATTGTCCCAATCAGTATCTTCTTGACATCCTAATGACAAACAAGTACAATTAGCCATTGACACATTTCTGCCACAATCAGCACCTTGCATTATTGATCCGGCAGGGTGCCACCAATCATTATAAACTTCGTCAAACCATCTTTCCGACCAATATTTTTTTAGTTCTTCTGTTTCTTCACAGGAAGCTATATAATCACAAACTCTTTTTAAAGCTCTGGAATAATTTTCTCCATCCTGTGAATATTTTTTATTGAAAATATCTATACTAAACTGGTTGTTGTTAAAATATTCTTCTACACTGACGTCTTTAACATCTTCAAACTTTATCATACAAAACCCTTACTAGATGGCAAAGAAGATTACAGATTATTAGTTGGTTCAACCAAAGTATCTTTGAAGCTTATTTTTTAGTGATTTTTCAGCTTCTACAAGAAGCTTTAGACAAGCAGGTCTTGATATATTTAATTCTTTGCTTATCTCGCTTATGGCAGTATTGTGATTGCTAAAACCATAATGCATCATTATAACCTGTCTGTGCTTTTCAGAAAGTTCTCCCATCGCCTGTTTTATGACTTCCTTGTCCTGTTCTGACTCGACATGTTCAGAGGGGCTACTTAAATCAATCATCAGTGGCAATGAATTTGCTTTATACGGAGGAAGCTCTTTGGCCTTTTTTATTGGTATTCTTATTGTAGAATGTGCATTGGCCGCTCTAGAAATTCTAGTCTCAATATATTTTGTTGCCCACCAAACGAAACATCCCTTGTCAGGATTATATGTTTCGAAGGCTAGCATTAAAGCTTCAAATCCGTCCTGCTGCAAATCTATGTAATTAGAAAACTTCCTGTACTTACCAATTTTGCTGTTTACCAAAAAACTTAACTTCTTTATACAATATTTTTGATATTCTAAATATTCTTTTTTATTTTCGCCATCTCTTAAATCTAAATATTTTTTTGCTATACTATTAATCTCTTCTAAAGTTAAACTCATATTGCTCCATAATTATACTATTTGTTTTAGTTCTTCACCAATTTTATTACAGTTATCCTGGGTCGTATTATAACTATCTTCCCCAGTGATATTTGCCCTGAAATTTTCATCAGTAGCAATTTGTTTACGAATCTTCTTTCTCTCTTCTTTAATGTAATTTTTAAGATCTCTGCCTGTTAGAGATACTCTAATAGCAGGAACCCCAAGTATTACTCTCCTTGCTTTGCCCCCGCATTCCGGGCAAATTGTCGGAGGATCTTGCTTAATAGAATAGGTATCCTGCCAAGCGTATTTACATTCATAACACTCATGATCATATTCGGGCATTATTTTTCCTTCAGATGTTTTCCAATAAGATGTAATGGAACATCTCTCATCCAATTATCCTTAATCTTCTTTTTAAATTGCTCGTCAACTACTTCGAATACAATAAATAATTCATCAGTAGTTTCATTTAGTTCTATTCTAACAGCTTTAGCCACGGTTTTTTCTAAATCCTTCACTCTAATCGCCCCCTAAAATATCTGATATCTCACCTGAGAGATCTTCATTTGAGGCCCACGAAGTTGCAGCATCGACATCATACGGCTTATCTATTATTGAACACTTGTTTAAATTCTTATAAATACTATGACTCTTGTTGGACTGACCATATCTGTTCTTGATTATATGATAGATAAAATCATCATGTGTATCCTCATCCTCTCTTGTTTCAATTTGCATAATTAAAGTGGCATGAGTTGCAATTAAAGCTGACCGACCTATCCTATGTAAACCTATCGATTTTAAACTGGACTTCCTAAAAGTTGGATCGATTCGGTTAAGCTGTACCGCTGTCACTACAGGAATCGCATGTACTCTAGCAAATTCATGTATCTTGCCCGCCAGCTGGCCTATTGCCAACCAATCATCATTATCATTATCTATATCTTCCATTAATCCCAAATAATCAATAAATACAACATCTGGAATATATTCTGATTTAATCTCCTCAAACATAATTTCAAGATTCTCAACAGAAAAACCACGAGGAACATCTATAATATCAAACTGATAAGGATATTTCTTCATGAATTTACATGCTTGGCTCAAACCTTTCGCTTCGGATTGTCCCAGCTTAGCATCACGAATTCCATATTCTTGAACATCGGCCATCCTAGCCAATGTCCTTCGGAAGCAATCATCATATGGCATCTCTAATGAAAAATATGATACATTACATCCAGGCCCAAAATTATCAACCATATCAATGCGATTCTGCTGCATATACATCTGAATCGCCATATTATTCATCCAAATACTTTTTCCCGCACCTGATTCTCCAGCAATTATAACCAAATCTGCCGGCCTTAATCCGTTTTTAAGATAATCTAACATGGAATACCCAGTAAGTATGCCTCTTCCAACATCTGGGTTTTTAACTTTTTCTTTGTAGTTCTTTACAAAAGTATTTACATAATCTTTAACAGGTTTCCTATCATAGGTCTTTTGTTTGTTTGCTGTTTTTATTGCGCCTATTTCTCTCTCAATATCTCTAACAGTGCTGGTTATATCAACCAGATTTCCGTCCATTCTAGTTTTAATTTTATTTAAACACCTTTCACTATAAGCCTGTTTTAATTTTGCTAAATCATATGCATATTCGGACTCTTCATATGAGGCGTTTTTAATCTCATCATAAAAAGCATTTATATAAGTGCACAAATCTTTATTATCAGAACGGCTCTCTATTAAAACCCTTCTAGATGGTTTGTTTTTAAATGTTTTTATATAATCAAGAAAAGTTTTAGCAATAATTCTTCCTTCTGATGTAAGGAAGATCTTTTCATCAACCGAGAATGCAAAATCAAGAGCGATGCTTTTATACTTGGTTATAGCATTTAATATAGACAGTTCTAAATCATGCATTTCCATTCTTTTTCTCCTCAATCCTGTAATCGGAGCCAAACAACGGAATTACATCTACGTAGTTTTTCAAGCTATTTACGCTTTCTTGGATTGCCCCATTGAACGATTCAAAAGGCTTAGACGAATTAGAACATAATATCAAAGGCAATTTGTTCTGGCTTCTATTCCTAAGAATATCCTCCAAAGTTCTTCCGTAGAAATCAGAAGCATTCTCGGTAGCTATATATCTAGGATCAAACTCATCTACTACAAGGAAATCTACAGTCAATATCTCTTTCCTTGCCTCGTGAGCTTCTTTGCTTTTTATTGCTGACATTATGTCGTTCAAATTAACATATAGACCAGAATAACCTTTTTCTAATGCTCTCTTCAAGATGTTGGTGACTAAAAACGTCTTACCTCTACCATAAGCTCCTACGAAACAAACAGATTTTCCGCTTTTATAAGCATAAACAACATCTTTGAACATTTTATATTGTTCTATAACAGACTCATCCCCAGTAAAATGTTTGTCCATTTCTAAAGACCAATATTTTACAGGGATGTTTGCTTCGAAATATCTGTGATATACTTTTTTAAAGATATTTCTTTTTGTTGGGTCTTCTATTTTTTCAATATCTTCTAGAGCAATATCTAATTTATTTCTTGGAACTGTTCTTAAAGCTTGGCAAGGCATAATTGTCCTTTAGTTTAATCAGGTCTTTTCTGTTCATATGTTCTTGAACTGCCTGACGTGTTGATTGGCTCAATTTCTGATATTGTTCGGCTTGTTGTCTAGCCCTCTCGACAGGATCTAGAGATAACTTCATATCATCACTAGGAGCTTCATCAACAAAAGCTTTTCCTTGTTTAACAATTCTTCTCGTTATTGATACGGGCTGAGCTACCTTTTCTATTTCTCCATCATCATTTACGCTTTGTTTGATTATATTATATCCAACAACGTTTCCTTTTTGAGCTTCAACTAATCTGTATTGCCCTTTGTCTTCTTTATTTTCTATTAAATATCCATTAGGTTCACTTTTAAGAACATAAAAAACAGATATATCATTCATGTTAATTGTAAAGGTTTTAGTTTCATCTTTTACAACAGCCCAAAGCATTTCCCACTGAGGAACTCCCCATTCGACAACCTCACCTTCTATTTCTGTTTTGTCTTTCGTAATAATATTAACTACTTCTCCTGCTTTTGGAATAATCATTGCATTTCCTTTATTGCTTTTAAATCTAATCCTAGCAATTCTAAATTACCTAATAATATATATCTTGGATTTTGAGTGTCTTCAGGTTTTCTTTCTACATCTAATTGAATAAATGCCAAATCACCATATGTATTTACTTCTATTCCAAGATCTTTTGCTATATCTTTATAAGATTCTGGCAACGGAGTAGATCTTGTTATTGTTTTTTTCTTCATTCTATTATGCAGGAACTCATTAGCAAATCCCTCAGTTAGAAAGAACCCCACTTTCCTAAAATGAACTCTTTTAGGTATGATTTTGTTGTCATATACCCAATCAATATATTCCTTAATAGTCCTAGTGTTGGTTGTATTCAACGATGCTATTATTCGTTTTACTATATAAATATCAGGAGACTTCCCCGGAGCCCCTTTAATAGCAACCGAAAACTTGTTTTTAAATAACGCTTCATATCTTTTACAAATATAAGCTAGAAGATGAACCTCTTTCCACTCCAAAGGTTTTAAAGTTTCTATCTCGTTGAATTTATTAAAGAATTTTCTCCAGGCGGCATTTAGTCCAGCATATGGATCATTATCTAGGTCGGCCATTTGACTATGAATCCTTCTTCGGTTTCGTATATCTTTTTTCTTGCCTGTGAGTGGCTCTTAAGATATGGAGCATTGTCCACAAAATCAGCTACTGCGGCAAACTTCTTGGAGCCCCAAGGCCGCAGCACTCGGCCGATTCGTTGCAATGCTCTAACACTGCTCTTGCCAGATGAAGCAATAACTAGACCAGATAAACAAGGAATATCAACGCCTAAATCCATAATCTTACTAGCTATTATTGCTTTTATTTTTCCCGTTTCAATATCTTCTTTGGCTTGATTTCTAATTTTCATTTTATCTTTTCCACTTAATAATGTGCATGGAAAAGATTTGGATAATTTTTCATAAAGAATATCTCCGTGTTTTATTGAATTAAATAAAACTAATGGTTTATATCCTTTCTCCAATATCTTATTGACTTCTTCTAATATGAGATTATTTCTAACATCATTTTCTACGATATAGTTTTTATAAATTGTTTGATATTGTTTATTTAGTTTAGTAGGATATTTGGGAACTTTAATAAATTTTATAATTGGTTTAACCAGATAACCTTGTTCAATAAGAATAGAAGCAGAAACATCTATAATTTTACGCCCTAGGAAAGCTTCGATAAGCAGATCTTTTCCATCATCTCTCCAAGGAGAAGCAGACATTCCATAAAGATGTTCCGGATTTATGTTTTTGGATATTTCTACCAGAGTATCTGCTGCCGAATAATGGCATTCATCTAAAATCTGTAGCTTTGCCTCTTTCAATAAACTCTTGATATCATTATATTTTTCGGGGGGAAGTTTTTGTTCATCTTTGTCATTTTCGATAAGTATTTTAGATTCATCCAAACCGAGAGCCTGTCCAGCGGTCCAAACAGAAACTATATTAATATACCCAATATCACATTGGCCATCTCCAACAATTCCTACACTAATATCTTGAAATATAGATTTAAATAAATAATAAAACTGATATAATAAATCTTTACCAACAACATATATAATTGTTTTCTTTCCTATATCAGCGGTAATTAAAGCTGCTAAAATTGATTTCCCAGCCCCAGTACCAAGTCTAATAATACCTAAATCATTATCTCTAACTGCTTGCAAAGAATTAATTTGATATGGACGGGGAACTTTTTCTAATTCTCGAAGCCTAGGAAGGATATCTATAGCCGTTCCTAGGCTCTTTGGAGGCCTTTGGTCAACTACCTCAAGCTCGGCTCCATTGTTGCTGTAGAAGTCAATTACACGCTTTACAAGGCCGTTCTGGAAACTTAGGTCTTTACATTCTAGAAGCTTCTCTTTCCCATCCCAGGCTACAAACTTTCCTTCAACAGGATCCATGTAGCCTTTATAGGCCCTAGTAAAATGAGCCCCTTGAACATTAAAGGACAAATGTTTATCCAGAGCCCACAATAATCCAACATCACTTTCCTCAATCCTGGATCTTTGAGGTCCAATAATTAATTTAACCATAATTTACTTGCGGAAGTCTAATTTGCCACCCTGTCCAAAATTCTGAGAAAATTTGCTTTGGTTCTTCTTAATCTTCTCCCTAACTTCATCAGCTTTAGAAACAACTTTGTCTTTACCAGTGTCCAGTGTTAGATTCATACTTCTAGCCTGTACTCTTTCTTTGGTCTTTACCTGATCAGATTCTACATCCTTTCTAAGCTGTACCACTCGGCCATCGGGAAGACCCAACCCAGAGAACATTGAATAAATCTTAACAATATCCTCATCAATCTCATCATCTACATATGTGCCATAAAAAACAGCCTCGTGTCCGGGACAATTCTCTTTGATTAATTCTCTAGCATATTCTACAGCGCCTCTTGGAATCTGCTCCCATGCTTTTGAATTAGCAACTATTATTAAACCAGCGTATTTAGTCTGGGCCAGATTGAAACCAGAAGCTAATAGGCCATTCTCATGGTTCTCAATAACTGCCTGAGCAATTAGAGTATTATCATTTGCATAATTGGTAATTGTCATTTCTCCATATACACAAAGCCCTTCCCCATCGGTAAGAATCTTTGCCCACTCCATAGAGTCTAATGGTTTATCTAAAGATGACATTACAGAATATGAGTTAAACGCATCAATGGTTTTTACTATAGCTTGGTTGCCTACAGTAAAAAATGACATAACTCCCACATCTGTATAAATCGCCTCTAATTTCGCATTGTCTACAACAATCAAATTAGAGATAGCTTTGTCTTGCACTAGTTTGGCCAGGCTTGATAATGTCTGCAATGCGTTATTTTTTGTTTTAACATCTTCCGTGCTCATTGGAAGCACAGACACAACCACAATAGGCTTTCCTGTTGATCCCAAGATATCTATAAAAACATCATGAGAGCCTGCTCCGGAACCACCACCAAGAGAGAAACATAATAGGAATACGTCTGTATCAGATAGTTTGTCTGAGATAAGGTTAACAATACCATCCCTATGAGCTTCTGCTGCCTGATGGCCTATATCAAGGTCTTTTGCAGCGCCACCAATTCCGTATTCTAATAGATACTTGTTAGCTTCTGGCAACTGAATTTGTTCTAGGTCTTGTGGGGCGGTATTAAAAGCAATTGCCGAATATCCTAATTGGGCCCATTGTGAGGCTATTTTTGCTCCGGCATGTCCTGAACCAACTATTCCTAGATTTAAACTTCGCTTTCTTTTTTCTACAATTCTTGCAGGCATATTATCTTTCTCCTCCTCCTGCTTATTATGCTTAGATAATGCTAGTTTTGCCTTTAATTCTGCCAATTTATTATCAACAACTTCTGCTGAAATATCATCTTCTATTTGTTCTTTTTCTGTTTCTACTGTATTGTTTATTACCGACATAGTTCTCCAAAAATAGTTCTATTTTATTGCATCAATTATTACATCCAGAGCTTTAAAAAACCTTTCATCTTCTTCATATATAATATCTTTCTGCATAATTTCGTTAAGAGAATAAGGGCTTTCTAGTCCTTTAGCGTATCCGCCTAAAACTTCAATAATTTCACCATCTTCCATTTCTAATACTAGAATATTATAATTTTGTCTATAAGCTTTACATTTGCTTCCGGCAGGATAATTATAATGTTTCTTTTTTGTTATGTATTCTCCAAGAAATATCATTGAATTATATCCTTGATTATTGCTTCGTCTTTGGTTAACAAATTTACTTTTGATATTAATTTGCTAGGATCTTTTGGTATCCAGAACTGGTTTTCTAAAACACACAGGCCATAAATAACATTCTCAGGAACTAGTTCAGAAAAAACTAATTCTGAACCAAAAACATACCAATTTGTAGAGCCTAAATTATTTCTTATCTTTTCCAAGTGTTTGAGATTTTTTCCTACAAACATCCTCCACCTACTATTAAATAATATTACTTTCATTATAATATTCCATTGCTCAATTGCAAATTTTAAATCGATTATAGTTTTAAACAAAGAATCTTCCGAATTAATATAACGATCTTCTATAATGTTATCTATATGTGGTTTCAAACTATCAACAAATTCTTTTGTTATTTTCATTTTCCAAGATTTCCGCCATGTTCTTCTAAATGATCTAGAATAACTTTAAGCCATAATTCTTTTGGACCAACTCCATTTAATACATCTATTAACAATATACTATATGCATTTCTCCTTTTCCATTCTTTCAATAACTCATCTGATATTGTTGATACCGTAGATAATAAATCTTTTGCACAATCATCCAATAATACAAATATCTTTTCTTTAGGAAAGTCATCGTCAATAATATTCCCATCTGGTTTAGAAACATCTTTGACAACCTCTTCATATTTATCTTCTTTGCCTTCATTAACAAATTTACAAAAATTCTTTTTACCCTCTTCTGATTTTAATGCAGTAGTAAATAAAGCAATTTTACGATTGTTTGGGGCATAGTCTTTAACTGACTTTTGAAAATCTTGCAAAGTAATAGCTAGTCTAACCCCATCAGAAGCAAGAAACCCTAATGTTGGAGGGTCTTCTTCTATATCATCTTTATAGATAACCGTACAAGGATACGCTTTAACGGCATCCACAAACTCTAACACATCAGAATATAGTTTGTCTTTCATTTGTCCTTTAAAAACCATTGGTTGTTTTGGTACCAATTGATTGTATGAATCAAACCCGATTTGAATTTAAATAGTGGGTCCCAGCCAAGTTCTTTTATATTCTTGTCGTTCAGATTCAGTTTTGGCCACCTATATACTGGTTCTTTGCTCTGTATAAGTTCATGTCCTCGACCAAAGACATTGCATATTTCTTGAAACATCTCCAGGTCTGTAATTTCATTATTCGTCGTTATGTCATAAACATCATTATCTTTTCCAGCCTTGAGAATTTTTATAAATGCCGCACACACATCCTGAACATGCAACCAGTCTCTAATTCGCATTCCTTCAATTGGGATTGGTTTATTATTTAACACACCATCTATGATTTGAGGAACAAGATTATGCTTCTGTTGTTTTGGTCCAAAATATTCTGGAACACGGATTAGCACAGAGTTTTCTGGAACAAACAATCCTTCATATTGTTGAACAATTAACAGTCGTGTCTTATGTTTTAAAGACACTTTGTGTATTTCTGGCAGGCCCGTTTTCAACAGATGAATAACAACATCTGGTTTTTCAATTTGGAAAACAACATCTAACAGATGTTCATCGGACACATTGCCAACATGGAAACTGTGTCCTTTGTTGGAATAAATGGTATTGGCAACATTCGGGTAGGTACAATAGTCTATGCTAGCAACCTTATAATCAGAATAATTTTTAAGAATATATCTGATTAAGTTGGATCCAAAGCACCCACCTGAACCGGTTATTAATAATTTAGTCTGTGCCATATGTTATATTGTCTTCTTCTGTCTTTGAAGGCTCGACAGAAGATGTTTTTTCATTTAAATGATCTTCCAAAGCTTTCAACATTACATTCCCGAGGTCTGTCTCTTGAAGATTTGACAATGCGTTTTTTAACCGATCAATATTGTCAATATCTCTAATCTTTGCTTGATCTAGAGACGGAATAGGCACAAGTCTATTCATTTCTTTATTTGCTATAATTGCTTTTCCAATATATTTTTCTGGACAGACTTGCCAATTATCAGAGGCTGCATATATTTCATTTTCTGGAACCCTAGAATCAAAAATTAAATTGGCTCCCCAAATCGTCAAACGACCAGTATCTTGACATTTACTTATCTGAAATGGGCCTTTGATATTTGTGCTATCTTCTAATAATAATTTTTGTTTATTGTTTGGGTTCAATAAAAACCAAATAGAAACAGAATCATTACGGTCAACAAGCATTTTAGCTTCAACCATAGTTCTTAATAAACTTTCTTTATTACTGACTTCTACAATTTGTGTTATTTTTTCATTAAGAATTTGTGTTGCCACATCTTTTGTAGAATCAACATCAGAACATAATGTATTATTTAGTTTGTTTTCTAATTCTGTTGAAGATTCATTTGTTAAATTTAAAACATTAATAGACTTTAATATATTAAATATTTTAACCAAATCATTATTGTCTAATTTGATTTCATATTTTTCTAAACCTTTTTTAAACAGCCTTTTAATTTCATCTTCTTGACAATATTTATGGAACCTGTCTCGTTTTTCTTCTTCGCTGAATATATTAGATTTTTTTACTACCACGACATTACTAAGTTTGGACAAATTATCTTTATGTTCTTCTAAATCACAAAGCTCAGGTTTTGATTTTTTTGAAGAAGATAAGGGTTCGTGAAGACCTATGCCGTCTACAGCTATTCCTAATTCTTTATCTAATTCTTTTTTAAATTGACTATCATATTTTTTAGCTTCTTGACTGACAATTTCTTCAAAAGGTATCTGGTCAAGTTTTTCCATTGCAGAAACTAAAGCTTTTCGTGCAAATAAAAGTTTTCTATCTAATACAAATTGCTTAGTTGTAAGATCTCCAATAAGTTTTTCTAAACTCTCCACTGTAGATAATGGAGAAACGGGAGCTTGTAATTCCCAAAAATCTTTTATAATATTCCTCTTATCATCATCTGACACTCTTTCCTCTGGTCTAGAATTCATTTGGTTTAGCTCCATATTTTTATGATAAACTTTAGTATTATTTCCGTCTTTTATTATGCCTCCAATAACCGGCTTATTTCTTTTTACATTAAGAAACTGCGCTAGTTTATCTTCACCAATAAGATGAGCAATTTCATCAATGCCCTGTGGAGCTTCTGGAACCCTTTTTACTTTTTGACCTTTGAAGGCTTGTCTCCAAGCTCTTTCATTTTCAGTCTTATGTCTTGCGTTTAGTACATCTACAATGAGCTGTCTTTGTTTTAGATCGGTAAAACTATTAAAATCCTCAAATTGTTCTTTTAACCAAGATACAACATCTTCAACTTCATCTATTGGAACATCTTCTAGATTTTTTAACTTTGTTGTGTAATCACTTGATCCTTCAGAAACTTTAACATCTTTGCTGTGCTCCAAATAATATTTTACCAGAAGTTTTCTGGTTTTTTCTGATAAAATATCGTAGTTAGTAAATTGTTTCCTTAATGCACAGATTGCCTCGTCTATTTCATCTTTATAGGACTCATTTACAAATCTCTCTGGTTCCCTAAACTCATTACCGGCCGGTTGGTCAAAATTAAAAGACAGCTGTTCGTTCATATATATTCTCCTCTTTCTTATTGTAATATATCTCAAATGGCCAGAATTTGTTCTTTTATTTCTGGTATGCCTAACTTTTCACACAAATCTTTATTTGTTTCCAAACTTCTGTCGCATTTAGAAGCCTCATATGCAATTATATTTAAATTAAGATCAAACCTCTCATTAAAATATTGCATCATTTCATACTTATTTACAGCTGTAGGGGAAAATACATGATATAAACCTTGTTTCCACCAATCATTTTCTATAATCTTTTCGCATACTTTGGCAAACTGTGCAGTGGTTATTCCGTTCCACAGATGTGTTGTAAACCCGCGAACCTCTTTTCCTTTTTGGGATTTGGCCCACTCTACCAAGCTGGCGTTTTTATGAATCTCCTCTCCGATAATAGAGGTCCTAATAACCAAAGCATTTGTTGGTTCTCCTAGGGATTTGCTTTTTCCATAATCATCTAAAGCATCATGAGTATCTGTTTCAATATATTTGCCTTTGTTCCCCGAATAAACACAATCAGTTGTTATATGAATCAGTTTTGATCCATTGTTTTCACACCAGTTAGCTAAATCCCACGGAAACACGGCATTTAGATATCTTGCAGCTCTTGGGTTGGTTGACATAAATGGTTTAATTGTTCCGATACAATTAATTACATAATCATAAATTCCAACTTCACCTCCAAGGCATAAAAAAGTGGGGCCTTTTGCCGCATCAAACCAAATACGATTTGTACCAAACGCCACAGACTCATCTCTGTGGGTTAATGTAATATTATGTTTTGTTTGCAAGAAATGCTTGGATACAGCATTTCCTAACATTCCAGTGCTTCCTAAAATTAGTATTTTCATCGGTAGTCTTCCTTCCAAACGTTTAATGTTTCGTAATCAAATCTATAATCATCTCCTTTGCTTTCCTCTAATGTTGAGGTAGAATAAAATGTAATTATCGTACCTTGTTCCAAAGATTTAAACCCATTGGCGTATCCACTTGGAATAAACAAAACCTTGGGACTAGTATCTGATAATACAAATTTATTTACTTCGTTAGATAAACGATAGCCACTAGGAAACACTTCATCTTCTATTAATTTTGCAATGACAATCAAAGCAGATCCTTTGCCTACATAAACATATTTGCTCTCGCACAAATGTCCATGAAAAGCGCGGACATAATTAACCTGATGATCTTTCACATGATAAACACGTCTGACACCACACATATAAGGATCAAAATCATTTATGAATCTAATTGTTCCTCTATCGTCAGTAAAAAGGTTGCCTTGAATTATTTTAGGGTCCATTTTTAGAATTTTCCTTTGCCTAGCTTTGAAAGAAATGCAGCATTTGAATATACAGGATCATTCATATCCACTACTCTATTTTGCTCGAAGACTTCTTTCAATTCTAATATTCCGTCCTCAATAGTATAAAGTGGTTTCCAACCAGTGTTGAGAATTTTAGAATTATCAACCCTATAATTTCTTAAATCTTCAAAACTCATATTTTTAAATTCAACCTCTGTCCCTGGAATAATAGATTGTATCTTGGTGGCAATTTCATGAATTCTCATGTTGCTTTCAGATAGATTATATAATCCAGTTATGTTGTTTTTAAATCCATAAAGAAAAGCGTTGGCAACATCTTTTACATGAAGCAAAGGACGCCACTGGTCCCCACCAAAAACAGATAGCTTTTCCCCGGCCACAGCTTTCTTTGTAAGAACATTTACCACCAGGTCAAGCCTGAGCCTAGAGTAAGTATCAGAAAGCCCGTAGAGGGTTCCTAAACGGAACACAAGTGAGTTCTTGTGATTGGCCAGGATATATTGCTCAGCTAGTAGTTTTGTTGAAGCATATGCAGAAAGAGGATTAGGAGCCGCTGTTTCATCTATAAGATCGTTGTTAACACCATAACAGCTACAAGTGCTAGGGAAATTTATACCGCCACTGTAATTATCCACCAACCATTTAACTGCCTCAAAATTAATTTCATTAGTTAACTCAACATTAACTTGGCAAGCACCGTCCCCAACAATTCCCGCCAACCAAATAACAGAATCATATTCTTTTAATACTTTGGAAAGCTTATCTCTATCCCGAACGTCCCCATAAATATATTTAACCTCTTTAAGAAACCTAGTTTCATAAAGCAAATTATCATAAATAGCAACATCATAACCATTTTTAATAAACAGATCGGTTAGATAGCCTCCAACATAACCGGCACCACCTACAATCAATACTTTCATTTAATACCTCTTAAGTTGATTACTTAGCAAAAAATTAATAACTTTATCGGAAACATTATCTTCTTTATATCCAATTGGGAATTTCCAATCTTTAGATGACGACAATGCTCTATCAAAACAATTTAATATATCACTTGTTTCCAATCCTGAAACAATATTACTTCCACATTCTACAGTTTCTGGTCTTTCTGTGGAATCTCTAATGGTGACGGCTGGAGTATGAAATAAACAGCATTCTTCTTGGACCGTTCCAGAATCTGACACAACACACTTGGCCCAAGATTCCAATTTGATAAAATCAAAAAACCTCATTGGTTCCAACACAATAATTCTATCGTCAAATGTAAAATCGAATTTTCTTAATTTATTTCTAGTTCTAGGATGACAAGACACCACTACAGTAAACTTTTTTGATATTTGTTCCAAAGCTGTTTTTATATTAAATAGTCTTTTTGAATCATCTACATTTTCTTCTCTATGAGCCGTCACCAAAACGATATCTTTGCCTTGTATCCCTAGGTTTTTTATAATACTTGATTTAGACCATTTGTCTTGGTAAAAAGTAATCACCTCATTAATAGGATTCCCTGTTTCAAAAATACAATGTTTTTGTATGCCGTCTCGTAAAAGATTTTCTCTACTACCTGGAGTATATGGAAGATTAAACGAAGAGGCTTGATCGATAATACGTCTATTAACTTCTTCTGGAACCTTCATGTCAAAGCATCTATTGCCAGCTTCCATATGGTATACTGGATACCCAAGTCTTTCTACAATAATTGCACAAAGAGAAGTGTTAGTATCTCCAAGAATTAAGACTTTGTCTGGTTTATATTTATTTAAAGCAGATTCAATACCAATAAATATTTTAGCAAGTTGTTGACCTACTGTGTCTGATTTTGAATCAATAAAGAAATCAGGTTGGCGTAGCTGTAAATCTTCAAAGAAAACACCATTAAGATTATTATCATAGTTCTGTCCTGTATGAATAACAATATGTTCGCAACATTTATCTAGTTTTGGAATTATTCTAGATAAACGAATTATTTCAGGACGAGTTCCAAGTATTGTTAATATTTTCATTTATTTGCTAGCCTTACAAAATTCCAATTAAATTGATAATCAGAATTCCTCCATTTAATTGAAGGGATGTCATTTTTTATTATTTTTTTATTTGTACATAAAACAATTTTTTTCCATACGTTCTTTTGAATAAAAGAATTGTTCTCCGTTATTAAAATCATCAACCATAACTTTTGTTAAAATACAATCATAATCTATTGTTGAAAATTGAAAAGAAGCAATTCCGATATCTGTTAAATTAATATCATTAAATAATCTTGTTATTTCATCCACATGATTATGCTGAAGTACCAAATTGCATAAAACCAAATCTACCGGTTCAATTTCTTTTAATTGATATGACATATATGTTTTAGAAGCCCCTTGTTCTTTAGCTTCTTCTAATAGAATTTTTGACACATCAACAGCATACACAGTATTGCTTTTACATAGATTTTTTACCTCATCGCTTCTACCCACCCCTAAAACAATTATTTTTTTATCAGTTGGAAAGTCTAGCTGATGAAAAGATAATGTTTCTAATAATGATTGAGAGCTTATATATCTATTATTTTTGCCAGCATACTCATTCCATTTTTCGTAAATATCCATTATATCTCCTTATGCTCTTTTTCTCATAATAAGTCTTAACATATCACAATGTGGAACTGAGCTTCTGCTTTCACTTTCCAATGTAAAAGCTATTTTTGGACCAAAATAATAATCATCTTTTCCTCCACGAAAAATAATTTCAAATGATACCTTTTCTAAAAATGATTTATGATCTATTTCGTATGTTATACCAACTGGAAACAACAGATCTAGCATTCCATTGTTGGAAAGTTTATTATAACATTCAGATAAAAATTGTATAATTTCATCTTTAGTAAGGTGTTCTATAAAATGCCAAGCCCTAATTTCATCTAATTTATCGAAAGGCAGTCCATTTCTTACATCTAAAACCAAATCAGGTTCCCAAATTGGGTTTTTATCTATATTAACAAACCCATCATATTTATAGGGGCCACAACCAACATTTATTTTTTTAACATTACTCATCCATTTCTCCTTCCTTAAAATGATAAACCAAACTATCTAATGCAGTAATATGAGAAACCCCAATCTCTTCTAATTTCTTTCCCGTATAAACATCACCATAATCTATAACTTCTTCAAATGTGTTTCCAGCAAGATTTCCTTCAGGATACATTCCTACTTTTAACATAATGTCTTTATAAATTGCACAAGGCATATAAGCCCCACCTCCCTTTATTTGATTTAAAAGAATATTAGATTTTGCAAATTCTTCAAACCCGGCTTTATTAAATGAAGCAGGAGATGCTCCGAAATTTTTAACGATGCAGCCCGGAAAAGCTATTCCGTGGCGGGGATGAATTCTTTCTACCAACTGTGAACATACAAATTTGGTTTTATCTAAATGTTTTAGTAAATTTTCTAACCAATTATCTGAGAACATCATATCAGAATTTACCAAAACAACAATTTCTCCCTGTGATAACTCTATTGCTTTGTTCCATGCACAATAAACGCCATGTAAATAATTAGGCCAACCTATCCCCATAGCAAATAATTCTTCATTTGTTTTTTTTTCATTTGTATGAATGTAATGTTTATAATTTTTCTCTTTAAGATGATTTAAAACTTTATCAGTGGCATCGTTTGCTATAAAGAAGAATTCCGTATCATTATTCTGTAATAATGGAGTGTGTTCATACAAAGAATTATAAACCGCATCAGCAAAAACGGTTGATTTATATATTAATGATGCTATTGAAATTTTCATTGTATACCTATATATCTCTTCCAAAGATTTATTGAAGACTTTCTGTCCCAGTTTAGTTTAAATATATCGTCTCGTGTATTCAATGATGGAACAAAATCTTTTTTAATTCCATCTAATATAACCATCGGCAAATTACAAGCCATAGCTTCCCATTCAACCATAAAAAATGGTCTAAGTAGTCCACAAGATAAAAAGAAATCTGAACAAGCTAATAATTCAGATAGTTGCAACTGAGATACATGAGTAAAATTAGAAGCTCCATCTAAATGTCCAGCCTCTTCTTGTTGTTTCCAAACCACAATCCAATATATATCAGGATTATCATTTTTATATTGTAATAATTTATTATATCCTTTCATTGGGTGCGTTGTTCCACACCAAATCCCAATTTTTTTATCAACTGGCAAATTGTATTTTGTTTTTATTTCTAATTTATTATCAATTGGTTTGAACAAATCAGTATCTACGCCTATTGGCAAAACATCAATTGTACCAAAGTCTTTATAAAATTCTATCATTATGCTACTAGCTACAGTTCTTTTAATTGATTTTCTAGCACTATCTGCAATGATATTTATAATAGGATCTATGGCAGGATCTCCTAAAGCGCGTTTCATTTCAGGATGAAGTTCCCATAATAACGATATTGTATTGTTTGGGAATTTATTTGCTCCCAAAGTAGAATATTGCAAAATAATATCATTTGATTTAATACTAGCAGGCAATCCAAAAGATGAAACGTCTCCCATTTCCCTTTTCATCCATGTCCAAAAAGTATCTTCTCCTAATCCCGAAATCACTTGAGCATTTAAATATAACATTATATTAATTCTCCCCAATTTTTATCAACATTTCTTTTTATAATGCTTTTTCTAGACATAAATAATTTTTCATTATATTTATATCTTTCAGCATTATTACCTTCTAAAGTTAATCTTGGATGATACAAATGAACAACTTTGCAATTTACTTTAAAGTGTTTATTACCAACGCTACACATTCTCTCTACAATATCATTATCATCATATCCTGTTCCAATAAAATCCTCATCATATCCACCTATATCTACAAAATCTTTCCTATTCATTCCCATAAAAAAAGGCAAATGCATATTATATAATGTTTGCAAGGAATTATAATCAGTAGATATTAGCTCTCTACCAGTACGTAATATTCGTAAAAACCTTCCTATTTCATCATCTTTAATATCAGGTATAGTTAATAGTTTTTTATTAACATTTAATATGTTCAACATGTCCTGTACAGTATTATCCAAATGATACATTTCAGCACATGAAATAAATATAAAATCACTATCTGTTCTCTTTACCCCATAATTTACAGCGTATCCTGGAATTCTCCATTGTGTAGAATTTTTACCAGTATGAAAATATTTTATATTTAATTTATTTTCATAAGACATACATATATTTTCAGTATCATCATTTCCCCCATCATTTAAAACCACTACCTCTATTTCAGATTGTGAAAAAGATTGTTTGGCCAATGAGGCCAATCCATAATTTAATAGTTCGGATCTGTTAAAAGATGTAATTAATATTGTTGCTTTCATTAGTATTGTTTCCCCAGAACCGCATCATAATAATAAATAACCTTATCAATCCGCACTTGATGTTTTATTTTTGGCCAAGCTTGTTTTACCCAAGCAAAATCCTCACCAGTATTGGTTTGTGGAAAAATACAAGTTTTTGCAATTCTTGATGCCCAAACCATATTGTGAGACGGTTTTCCATACCACAATTCTGGAATTTCATTTTTAACACTGCAATTTTCTATTGTCCATGGTGCCAATTTGGTATAATCATATTCTATGCCAAATTTGGAATGTATTTTTCTACAGCCACTAATTACACAAATCATATCATAAACAATACAATCAGCATTAGGATTGCAATCTATAGCATTTAATATCTCAAATAGAAAGTCCTCGGAAATCCTATCATCATCATCTACAAATACAATAAAACTTCCGGAGGCCATATTTAATAATATATTTCTTTTTTCACCTATTGTTTTTTTATAATTGTCTAACAAACCCAAAACCTCAACATCGTTCCTGTTATTTTTTATAATTTGATTATTTATATTTTCTATCATATTAGTAAAAAACCGCTCGCATCTTTTTGTTGTAGTTGGAACTAATATACTAAGTTTCATTTTGCACCAATATATTTTACTACCTTTCCAATAAAGGTAGTTTTATCTCCGTTTAATGTTGTTATTGTATTTTCTAAATTTGCTGTTTTTGGATGCCCTCCATACCAATGAAATCCAATAGCATTATAATAATCCTCTACATTTAAATTATAATTAAGAAAGAAATCAATATTCTGTATCGAATATACGGTCTGTACATTTATATGTAATGCATTTTCATTTCTTGTAAACAATTTATTTCCCATACTTTGATAATCTTTTGCTTTAAATTTTTTTATTGCTAAGTTTGATATTTTTTTATAAAAATCATTATTTTGACTAGACATCAAAAATCCTATGGCATAAATTCCATCATCATAACAACAAACGCCAGTATGTGTTTTATTATTTAAATCATTATTATCAATCATATAATTTATAGGTTGAACATAAAGAATATCCATATCTGACCAAACGCCACCTTCCCCTGATAATAAAATCCATCTCAAAAAATCAGACTTATGTACTTCATGGGCAGTATTGGAAAATCCATATTTATCAAAATTATGTTTAACAAATTCTACATTTAAATCATGTATTAAATCAAAACAATTACTAACATTATTTTGAATTGATTTAGATATTTTTTGTTCAAGCGTTTTCCAAGTAGGAACAATTGTTCCTAAAACTTCAGGAATATGTAATTTTATTTTCCAATCCGGATTTTGTTTTCTAAAAGAATATATACTTAAATATCTTAAAAAAGATAATTTTTCTCCTCCCCAGTAAAAATGGGCTACTTTAGGTATATTTTCAAACTTCCATTCATTAGACCTATTTATAATAGCAACATTTCCCCAGCCTTTATTATTTCTAACTATAATATTCTCTCTTTCTTTATATAGTTTTCTATTATAATCTACTCTTTGTTGAACATATTGATTTTCTATTTTAAGAGTTTTTCCATTTATTAATAATCTTTCATGATATAAATGTATTATTCTGTCATTCGTGTAATGATATTTACAGCCATATTTTTTTAATCTTTCAGACAAATCGTTATCATCTGCAACAAGTCCAATAAAATCTTCATCATATCCACCAATATCAATAAAATATTGTCTATTTAAACCTAGAAAATATGGCAGCTGCATTGTTGCTGGATCATTCTCCATTATTTTTTCTTTATTAAAATCATTTTCAATATTTATAGATCCATCTTTCAATTTATTTAGAAAGTTTCCAGAACCTTCTTTTCCAACACATGTGGTTATAATTTTCTCATTATTATTTTCTAAAACATTTAACATCGAAGATATAGTATTATCTAAATGATATATTTCTGCACATGAAATAAATATAAATTTTCCTTTAGCTATTTTGACACCAATGTTTATAGCATATCCGGGAATTCTCGAAACAATACTATTTAAATTTCTCTGACCAGTAAAAATATATTTTATATCCAAATCAGTAAATTCTGAACATATTCTCTCAGTATCATCAGGAAGATAATCATTGATAACTATTATTTCTACATCGTTTTTATTAAAATCCTGTTTTGCAATTGAAGACAATCCAAACTTTAACAATTCCGATCTGTTGTAGGTACTAATTAAAATTGATGCTTTTTTACATTCCGTATTGTTATTTACAAACAATGGCACAACAACTTTCCAAGGCAAATTAATATCGAAATTTTGTGTGGTTATAGGTTGTAATGTGTTTTCATGTATATTATAATTAGAACTACTTGTTTTTACTATTTTTATATTATTTATTACCAAACTTCCAGTAGACATCTTTGCCGGCCGATAAACATTTAATATATACGTCTCCCCATATCCTTTATTTCCAGAATATATATCAACATTTATATTATTATTTCCTACTATGTTTTGATATACTACGCCTACATTATTTAATAATTGTACTCCTAACCTTCCATTTCCATTAATAACTCTAGATGAAAGAGAAATATTATATGTTGTGTTTGGTTCTAATAATGCCAACGGGATAGAAAACTTTCCCATACTAGACATCACTATTCCCCCGGATACTTTATTACACTTTTCTAACGAAGAAGCTAAAGTATCAACGGAAGCATCAATGATTATATTACTCATAGTTCTCTCTTCATTAACTAACTCACAGACCGTATGTTTTTGTATTGCTTGTTCTTCTTTAACAGCTTGTATCTTTGATGCAACAACAATATCATTTGGAACATGATTCTCTATAACAGCGCTGGTGTTCATCGTAATATCAAAAATTCTACATTGATAAATAAATACTATCTTTCCATTCTTCCTAATCCACCCATTAGGAGGATCTGTCTGCAAATCTAAAATGTCAGCTTCATTATCTATCTCTGCTGCCTCTGAAGCAAATACACCAAAATCTGTTTTGTTTATCCCCGAAGACTTTCCAATTTTACGCAAAAATAAATCCATATCGTTAGATATAAACGTGGGAATCTCAACAGGCTCACTCACAATAATATCTTCAACAAATAATTTAGAAACAAGAATATGTCCCGTTGCTCCACGAGGCCTAGAAATAACTACATCACTGGCCGTCTTTATTAGTGTTGGTTTTGTAGGATTTAATACATGAGTCGCCCCGTTTACAATAATGTTTACATCAGATCCTCGGACTCGAAAAAATTCAACAAATCCTTCACGGGGCAATAAAAACCTTACAGAGCTTCTTTCTCCATTTAATCGTAAACTGGCACCAACTTTACAACAATATTGCTGAGAAATTATCACACTGTGTAGGTCTAACTGCTTCACTAGTCTTCCTTATATGATACATATATTGGCAACTTGCCCTGTGAATATAATGCACAATTATTCCGGAACTCACTAACTTTACTATCATGCTCAAATGTTTTAAATTTCCTATACTCCCCCGTGTCATATTCTCCTACTCCCAGATGAATTCCCGGCTCTTTCAGATATCCTAGTTTAAATCCAAAAAACCTAGCTCTCATACCATAGTCGCTATCTTCTAAACCATAAAATCCAGTGTTTTTACCAGGAACATTATATTGTTTAAAAAATCCAAGAGCTTTATGCAACGGTTTCCCAAACACCATACAAGCAGTACCCAAATTCCCCTGAGGCTTATTCTGAAACTCATGCCCTCCCAGCTTAACCAAAGGATATGTTGTTGCCTCAAAATTGACTCCTACGGCACCGTAAACAGGATTGGCCTTGAGTATCCCAAGGCACTCTCCAAGCCATCCTGAAGGCACCTCGACATCATTATCAATGGTACAATACCAATCCGCCCCCATCTGGTCAGCTGCCCATAATGCTTGGTTCCTTCCTTTGCAAATACCTAGATTATCTGAATTTAATATCAACCTACCCTTCCCAACCAAATAATCATTTAGGAATTCCACAGTCCCATCTGTAGAACAATTATCAACAACAACTAGCTCATAATCCAAATCTGTATTTTTTTCTAATGAAGCTAATGTTAATTTTGTAAGCTCCAGCCTGTTATAAGTTATCATCATTAGAACTATTTTTTCCATTTTAATACCTCAAACATCTCCAACGGAGTCAAGTTTTTACTGGTTATTATTTTCTTGTTTGGATTTATAAATTTCTTATTTCTTATCAAACAGCATTCATTATAAAGTTTTAATGCACATGGCGTTGTGTTCCCAATAAACAACCCCGCCAAAACAAAATCTGGTTCCTTTGATAAAACAAAACTCGACTCTTTAATCAGATAAACAATATTCTCTACGTCCAACGAAATAGTTAATGCCCCCGTTCCATAATACTTTTGTGGATTAGGTGAGGCTATTATTAAATTATAATTTGTTTTAGTTAACATTGCGGCAAATGATCTAACTTCGTTTATCCCCCATGTAAGACTTAAACTGTTATGATCAGACCATCCCGTTATATCAGGGAATAATAATACAAACCTTTTTTTCAAATCAAACCTAGATGTATTTGCTATCTTTAGTAATTTCTCAGGCAACTCTATCCTTCTTAATTGTGGAATATATTTTTCATTCCATGTTATCATTAAATTATTAAATAATTGTTTTAATAATGGCTTGTCATTTCTATATTTAAATTCCCCCCAATAAGTATAAACATCAATATAATTATTTAAACAATTCATAATTGCTGCCGTTTTGTTCTTATTAAAAAATACAGGAACAGTATATTGGTGAAGAACAGATGCTGAAATACGTTTGGTTGGTTTGGCCAAACCCTGAATATCATTAAGTTTTTTAAATAATGAGTTGCCACACCATTCCATTGGATAACGTGAATATATTGTATTCAACGCTTCAAAATAAGATAATGAAAATAAATTTTCAATAAACCCTCCGTTAAGACAAAGCACGCCGGTTTTATCACGAAATAAATGGTTCCACCTATCAGAGTTCATTTCTGGAATAATGAATTTATGATTCCCTAACGTATAAGGAACTCCTTCAGCAAAAGGAAATATCTTAGTGCTTTGGTACATACAACATGTAGTTTGGATTGTTTTGATATATTTCTAAATCCATCTGGAATGTTTTTCCCCACTTATCTTTAAATAGTTTTACATTGCTCTGAACAAATAACTTATTTACAGGGTTTAACTTTAATGAAGAACTTTCGTTATGATAAAATAACGTATCTCCGCAATAAACAATTTTCTTTCCCATATTATATTTAATTGACAAATTCATATCAATGTCATCAAATGACCATATAAATGATTCACACATTCCGGATATTCCAGATTTGTTTGCTGTACATACTTGTTTAAAATATTTAGATTTAGTTAAACAAACGGCAGCAGTACAAGCCTGAAATTCTCTATTAACATTATCTTGTTTATTTACTTTGTCTCCGCGGCGATAATGAAAAGGCATAAAATTATACTTAGCAGATCCTATTACCCCAACATGAGTTATCGTATCTCCATCCGGATATAATATCTTTCCTCCAACTAATCCTACCCAAGAATCCTTTTCCATAATATTTATCATATTCTTTAATGATTTGTCGTCTATAACCCACAGATCATTATTAAGCAATAAAATATAATCATCATCGGCCGGTCTTGCTAAATCAAAAAGAATATTCATTCCTTCTGCAAAATTATGTCTGTTATGTCCAGTATAATATGGAACAATATTGTTTGATTTAATAGATTCTAGAAACTCTTTCGAACCATCATTGCTACCATTGTCTTTTATATACCAACAATAATCTAATCCTTTTAATGCTGGAAGCAAAGATACATATAATCTTTCCAACAAAGGTTTGGCATTCCAGTGAAGAGTAAATATCTTAATCATCTCTTGGTCCACTTTGTTATAAATGTTCTTTTAGATTCTAAATACATATTAGACAAACCTAGCTTTTTAGATGTCATCTTCCCAAAATGAACAACCGGAACAGGAATAATTTTAAATGGTATTCTTAGTTCTGTAGCACGAAATGACAAATCAACGTCTTCATAATACGAAAAAAATTCCTGTGAAAACGGACCTTTAACAGTATTCTCTGTAGGTATAAGTTTATCAAATACTTCTTTTCTAGCGCAAAGGCACCAACCAGACATATAGAAATTGCCGGACTCCATTGTGGTTGTTTCCCTAATGAAGTTAAAATGTTCATCCAACAATCCTCCATTAGGCCCAACAATGCTTCCATCAGCAGCTGCATCAATAAGTTTCTGAGTCCATGTAGAATGGTCTTTCTGTACCCTTATATCGTTATTTAAAAAGAGAACGTATTCTCCTCGGGCTATCTGGTACCCTCGGTTAGAAGCTTCCCCAAACCCCCTATTATCTTTATTAATAATAGCTATGAGGTTCCTAGGACGATCTAATCCCGTCGGATGATCCGGATGAACACAATCTACCATAATAAATGGATTGGCCCAAAGATGGCAGCTGTCTTTGGTTCTATCTGTGCTTCCGTTATCTATCAAAATAACCTCATGATCCTCTGGCAACTTGGCAAGATCTTTCAGAGCAGATTTGGTAAAGTTCCAATTATTGTGAACGGGTATTATTATACTTAGTTTCATTTATTTTTCTCATTTCTTTATTATTTTTTCTAGTTTCAATCATTTTTTTATAAGCACAAATAGGACAAAAATGTCCTTTTTTTATTGAAGACGGAACTGCGAACCACCTATGCCCAATTTCACATTCCCATTCTAATTTTTGACGACATCCCAAATAAACAGAAGAAATACATTTTCCACCTTTTTCTTCAGCTGACTTTTTATATTCTTCGAATTTGTTATAATAAATATTGTGCATATACGCCTGCGACAAATCTATTTCTTTATTTTCAACATTATACCCAAATTCTCTACATTTATTTATAATAAAATCTTTTAATCTAGGAAAACTTAATTTATTAAATAAGGTTGGAATGACTACAAGATTGATTCCTTCTAATTTACACTGTTCTAGTTTTAATTTATCATTTCTTTGAACCTCTTCTAATCTATTATTTGATTTGCCAAATGAATTATTTTCATAATGATGAGCTCCCTGATGTTCAAAAGCTAAATTTAATTCTTCACAATATCCGTCCAATTCAAGTTTAAAACCTTTGTCAGAACGCAAACAACCCAACCTAATAGTTTTAAATTCTTTATTAAAAAGTTGTTCAAAATGAGTCCTGCATACTTCTTCACTTAAATTATTATTTCTAGAACATTTTTGACACCAATGTCCTAAACTTACAACATCAAAATATTTAATATAAAAAATATGTCCAAAATTACACATCATTTTTATTTTTGACAAACTTGTGTCATATTTTTTAGACAAACATTTTCCACCATATTTTTCGACAATTTTTACCAAAACATCATAGTGTTTTTTATTATAACACTCTCGGCATTTGATCAAATCTCTACTTTGTGAATTAAAACTTTTATTAAATTCACATCCACATTTTAAACATTTCCAATTTAATTTCTTTTTATTATAAATGTATTCTTTTGATACACAAATTACACCTGTGTCTTTTAATTGTTCATTTATATTTTCTATAGATCTTTTTTTATTAGTACAATAATTTTTTGAACAATATTGACATTTTATCAAAGATTTATTTTGACAATCTAAAGTTCTTTCAAATTCATTATTACATTTGAAACATTTCCATTTAAGCACTTGTCTATTATATTCATAATGATCTGATATACATATTACATCAAAATTTTTAAATTTTTCATTTATGTTTTTAATTGTTAATTTATTTTTATACATTTGTTAAACTTGTAATCTGTTGTGCCACATTATCCCAACTCATTATTTTTAACTGTTCTTTAATCACTGGTCGGAACCTGTTCATTATGTCATCATAATTGCTAACTGCATATCTGAGTTTAGCAACTGCATCATCTATGTCCGGCTCAAACATCTCTGCAAATGGAGAATTTGTCCAGTATTGCATTTCTTTTGGAGCACGAATCATTTTGCCATCAATTAAAATAGAGTTGTTATTATTTAGGAAGTCTAGCTGCCCCCCATAGTTGGAATTAATTACCAAAATATTTGTGGCTAACGCTTGGGCCGAAGGCAGATGGAACCCTTCAGCATGAGTCATCGCAAATAAAATATTACAAGCATTATATAGCGGAGTCATTGTGTCTAAGAATTCTGGAATAATTTCAACTTCAGCATGTTTTGGATACTTTTTATAAAAATCTTCTACAATTCTCCAAAAATCAATATTAAATGGCATTGCTTTTTCTTTGGTCTGCTCTGGAGAATTCCTTTGATTCAGCTTCTTTGCAGCCCTAAGATTTCTAACCTGTTTCTGAACAATTGCTTTTGGTGAAGGTTTAACACTTATTTTGCACACCAAACAAACATCATCTTCTTTTGTGAACGCTTTTCCAAACGCTTCAAATAATCCTGGTATATTCTTTCTTATATGTGGTTGAGCTATATCTGATAATATTTTATATTTCTTTTTAGTCTTTAATTGATAAACCTTTTTGGAAGAATACTCTTCTACATTTATTCCATGAGGCACAACTATAAGTTTTTCTTCTGGAATACCACTATTAGCAAATATTCTTTTTGAAAACTCTGAAGAAGGAAGCATCTTATCACAAAATTTATGAAGTTTAGCAAACCCTTCAGGAATAATCGTGGTTTCATAATTCCATATTCCAAATCTATTTTTATTTCCATTATTAAGATAACGTGGAAAGTTTGTCATTGCCGTATAAGATAATTGCATATCATAATTTTTATCTATATATTTCCACGGAGTCGAATCCTCTTGCTCTTTCCATTCTCGCAAATATGGTTTTAAATCTTCTGGAAAATATTTAATTCCATTTGTTGAAAACAAATGAACGTCATGATTTTGTTTTATTAATGCCCTGGCAATATTCGTGCCAACGATTTGCCAGCTGTGATTTTGAGCTAGGAACTGTTGAATTTTAATTTTCATAACTTGCCTTCAATAAAAGAAAGGCTAGGACAAGCCTAGCCTCGAATATTTCTTTCTTTTCTTTAATTATGGATAGGTTGTTCCAAGACCAGCCATCTCACTTGGCGTTATGGTCAATACTTGGTTCTTCCATCCAGCTTTCTTCAAATATATTACAACCTGTATCTTGGAAACCATTGTTGCAAATAACGGGTTTTCATCAAGATCCCTTATCGTTAATCTAAGGAAGCCTGTAGAATGATCCATATACGTTCCAACTATATCATCAATTATTATTCCATAGCCGTCAACTAAGTCATATCCATCTAAAGAAGGAATGAAGCTTTGAATAGAAACATTGAATCTAACTTTGTTCCCAGCCAAATCTTCTGGCTGCACTGTTGTACAATCAGCATACCTCATGGCTGGATAATTAGCATTAGTCATTCCATCACCACGGTCTGATACAAAATCTCCAAATATATCAAATGAGGTTTCTGAAAATATCTGTGTTCCCAGTTCTAAGTTTATTATTCCTACCTCAATATCTACAGGAAGAGGAGTTCCATCAGGACGAATTAAAGAACCTGACCCAATAATTAGATTACCAGGAACATAGAAATCATTTCTACCAGGATCACAATCCGGAATCTCATTAGACCTTTCGGTACAATCAAATTGTGCAGATTGTGTACAGTCTGCCGCATCTATACTTGTAGGATAAGTAAAAGCACATGGCACAGCTCTTGCTTCTGCATTTAATGACAACATCCAATCAGCCCAGAAAGGAACATATATTATATCATAGTCTACAGAAACAAATGGAGCCACCTGATATACACCAGAATTGTCGTCATCAATTGTAGAAGACGTTATATTTCCATAATATGTTTTTTCTATATCTGATAATGAAGACGGATCAACTGTAGTAGGACAAGTATAAATTGGACCATCTGATTTTATATATCCATCACAAGTAAGTGTAATCGGATTCTCTGTTTGATAGCAAACCCAATATCCATCACTTCTAGCAACGGCCGGTTGAACTTCTAATTCTAAATGTGTAAAATAAGATCCTACTGGGAAATATCTATACCCATCTTCTCTATTAACATATCTTTGAATTAAATCGACATCAATTGCAGAAACAATTCCGTCTCCATCAACGTCAGCTCTGAGTATTTCTAAAGTAGTAAAATATCCGTCTAGAATATCTTGCTGAGTAGCTGCGCTGGTTATATCGCAGCCTATTAGTTGTGCTGCCCTTGCTACGTCTGCTGATGTAATATAACCGTCTCCATTTACATCTCCATAGCCGTCATTGCACAAAGTTTCTTTATATATTCTGTATTCATATGCTGCCGTATTATCTGGTACAATTTTTCTTCCAACTAATCTGTTTGCTAGAAGATCCCCGTCGGGATTAATAATAATGAAAGAATTATCATTGGCAAGACCTGGATAAGTTTGTGTTTTTGTTATTGTTTCTCTGGTTTTTGGATTGATATCGGCCATACAACCGATTGTTAAAGGTTCGGAAGTTTGCCTTAATGTAGTTAATGTAGCCGATGTTGCAAAGCTAAAAGAAGGAACATACTGTTTTCTTGAATAAACATTATTTCCAGTTCTCTCATCTTGTGTAGTAATTGACTTTTCTATTGCTGCCTCTATAACTCCGATATTATTTATGCCCTCGCCGTTTGAAACGAAGTTATAGAATCTATTATAATTATCTATAGTTGCACCAGTAGTCTCATCTATTTCGGTTTTCTCTATAGCAATACCATTTCCTCTATCATATGCTTGGCCAGAAGCAAACTTGGCAGAATTTGACCAAACCTGGAACCACATATCTTCTTCAAGAGAATCAACCCAGATTGCATTAAATACAGTGAGTCTTGAATTGTCTAGAGTGTCAGTGCCCACTTCCATATATATTGTTCCAAGATCAGCGCTTCCACTTCTCCTCACAGTAAAAGCATAATATTTACCATTCTCAACACCACCAGCGGCAGCAATAACAGAATTAGTAAAAACGAAATCTACAGGCTGAGGAACATCAGTTAACACATAACCTGCATCTCTTAACTCTGATTGACTAAAACTAAGTTCAGTTAATGGCCTTTCTTCTGGGTCAAAGTCGATAGCTAATTCGGGGAGAATATCTGTAGGACAAGCTGTAGTTGTTTGTAGTCTATAAACCGATACAATAAGATCTCCGTTCCAATTAAATCTATCTTCTATATCAGCAGTATAATCTCCAGACACAGACATAAGCAAAGTAATCTTTTGAATATTATTTGTACTAGCCAAGAATTTTTGACCAATCTGTGTAGTGACGTCATTGGGAAGAATGGCTCTCTGTGGCTGCCTTGATGTAATATTTATTTCAAGATCATCTGCGTCATAAGCGGATCCAATACCATTTTGGATAACGTTCCAAATTGACAGGTGGCAATCTGCTGGTCTAATATCACGAATAAATATATTAGGTTCGATATCTTGACCAACCACCATTGCGTCTCTGTTTAGCTCAAGAGGCAATGCTTCTCTGATAATTATTCTTCCGCCCCAACAAGCAGAACAGTTATTGTTTCCATCAAACCCGCTTAATAAAATTGTTAATATATTTGTATAATGTCTAAATGTGGTTTGTGTTTCTTTTTTATGAAACTCGAATCTATCATATTGTAAATTACCCTCGAAATCTAAACCTATAATAAGAACTTTAACATTATATCTACCAAAAGCTTTTGCTAAGGAGGGTTTTGTGGTCTGTGCAATACTTGAATCGGCATATTCTATAGACAATTGATTACCAAGAAGAGTGTCGCTTGGTTGGGTTGCGGGAGAAAGACCTGTTCCATCAAGGTTATTAGCTGCTTGTAATTGGGCCTGGACAGCAGATAAATTATCTGTATCAAATAATACAGTTGGTATGGGGTTCTCTAAAAGAACACCAGACCCAAACATATTTTGAACAATAGCAGAAAAGTTCCCATTTGTATTATCTTGTTCTACGTTCATATCAGACAGATCCACTTTCTGGCCATCTGCCCAATTATTTTGTAATGATGATACTGGTATTCTTGTTGTCATAAATTACTCTATTATATTAATTGTTGCTTTTGCGTGAGCTGGTTTTAATGTCAAAATTAGCTCTCTTAGTATTTGGTTTATTTTTGCACTGCCAGAAACAATATCAAAAGAATCAATTACATTAAGAATAAAACTAAATATTCCATATTGTTCATCTCTTAAAATTGCAAAGTCTTCATTTTCTGCAAATATTTGGTCAAAGTTCATTAAATATAATGTGTAAAGATCTTCGACCACAGGTCTTACTATATCAATGTTTGATTGATAATTTTCATCTATCGGCACTCCGGCAGAAACAAGTGGAGCTCTTGCAATATTACTAATCTTCAAATTGTCAAATCTTGCAGCTGCTAGACTATAACTCCGATAAGTTGAACCAATATATAATTTATTAACCATATCTAGGAAGTCTATATTGGCTATCAATTTAGAACTATCTATACTAGCCCCTTCTCCAAACACAATGCCTGAACCAAATACAAACCCTTGGCCAAATCTAATTGAAGCTTGTTCCCTTCCATCAACAAACATTCTTAACTCATCAAGGTTATCTCTACGGTTAAATTTAAATGTTGCACAAATTCTGTGCCATGTATCTCTTTGCCAAAATATTGGTTGTCGTACTTCAAACACATTATTATCCGCATAAACTCTAAAGTTTACGTATCCATATCTATCCTTAAATATAGAAATTCTATCTCCATTAAAACCACTAGAAATATATGAGATTTTAACTGGTGTTCTTGCAGATGGCAGAGCTGTTCCTAAATGAACAGTCATATAATCATTAGCAATACTTCCTCCCGCATAATACTCTTTTCCAATTTCATTAACATCAGTTAATAACCTTACACTTAATACTTGGTTTATTCTTCCTGCTGTTTTGATGGTTGTAGGCGTTAGACTTACGATCTCTTCAATAACAGAAGATGTAGCATCAAAATAATATCTTTCTACCGGATCATTATATGTATCGAACCGCGGGCTTATCCAAAATTCTATAGTTCCTTCCGATTTTGTTGACAAATAACCATTATTATCTATAACAAATGGCCTTTCTGTTATTACTAAACTTTGATTGAAATATTCATTTAAACTAGCAGATGACTGTAAATATTCTTTATAAAACATTTTATAAATGCTGGCTTCATTTGTAAATAACAAATCATCGAAATGAAGAAGCATTAATGTATTTTGATCTGGTCTAAAAGCTCTTAGAGTATTAAAATCGGTCGTAATTGTGTCTTCTGTTGCGGCAGCAGTTTCTCCAATTCTAATATCTGTTAGCATGGTGGACAATACTTTAAATTCATCTATTACCGCTTTTGCTTGATTTGTTCCATTAAAGTCAGATCCAATATATCCCATATGTCCATCAACATTAGTAAAGGGGATCTCTAACCAAGCAGCATAATCAAACTCATATCTTCCTTGAGGAAGATCATATGGGGTTCCAATAGAACCAGCTAATTCAAACATAAAGAAACCGTTTTGGAACCCCGACCTTCCAATGGTAGCATTATATACTTTAAACACACCGCTGGTAAATACTACTCCAGGAACAGGATCTAATAAAATAGTTCCATCAACATACACTTCATCAATTGTATACGTTCCGGCAACAGACAATGGAGAACTGATAACAATATAATTTCCAACATCTGTGTCTATAAAATGTCCACCTGAAACAATAGTTCCATCAGCACTAGCTAGATTGTTTCCACTCTTCTCTTGAAATGTAAATCTGATTATTGGGAACGCATTATTACCATCCGGATCAGTTAAAGAATAAGCTTCCTTTACCTCAATAGATGTAGTGTATTTATTAATTATAACTGGCACAACGGTTATAGTAATGTCAGAAATTGTCATCCACCAATATGTAGTTGTTATTGTGGTTGCCGAAGTAAACGCTAGAGTTTCGGTTGCTCCTCCAGAGGACGTTCCTGTAATGACAACTTGTACCGGAGTAGTAAAATCAACATTATCGCTGGTTATTCTAACAGCTAATCTCCTTCCTTCAACGGTATTAGATACTGCCGTTGGAACAATTCCACTTATTACCGCTGGAGAAGATGAAGCATACCCGTCATATAAAGGCAATATTATCGAATAAACATCAACCTCGTCAAGGTTTATTGGAGGAGGCATTTGTGTTTTAATAATACTTACATAACCATCACTGCTGCTTCCCCATAAATAAACATTATCCCTGCACCTTCTATGATTGATTCCGAGCGTTCTTATATATATTTGATCTCCAATATCTGCGGGACCATAAAGTTGTAAAACCGTTTGTAATAAAGCGTTCTTGTAAACTCTATATGCTGGGAAGTTAGCCCTCTGTCCAGCAATTTCTGTTTCAACATATCCGTCATATAACGAAACCGCAATATTAGCAGACAAATTTACCTCATCAGATACAACTGCCGAGAAGGGATTAATTGAATATCTGGCATCATTTAGTGTTGTATATGACGGCTGGTCTAATGTAAGTGTATGTCCGCTTACAATAGTAATGTTTGCGTCCACAAATCCCAGTTCTAATATAGAAATAGTATTTCCTGGTACAACGCCATCAATAGCAAAATTTATTGTTGGAGAATATACTGTATATGTTCCAGCAACTGTTTGTAAATCATCTCCACGGAATATTTGATTTGAAATTGTTCCTACTACGATTTCTGGTTTGACTATCCTAAACCTATCACCAGTGGCAACAATTGGTCTTCCACCATACTTTAATATATTAGGAACTTCAACTCCATCTATAAATAGATGTAATTCGTCTGCCCGGTCATATGTATCTATTTTCCAAGCCGTTGAAACCAAATGTGTTTGTCCTGATTGCCAACTTGAAATATCAGCACTTACTTTATATAATCTATAATTACTATCAAATACTTCAAAATTAAGATATCCTTTTCCATCTTTATAAATAGACATCCTATTTTTTGCCTTGGTTCTTCTTGCAGATATCTCAGCAGGATGTTCTCTTCGTGAAGTAATGGTTCCAATAAGACCAGTCGGAACCTCTACAGGTTCTGCCATATCAAATAGATAATGAGAATCATCCGACATGAAAGTTATTCCGTCAAAAGAATATCCGTCTACATAACCATCTCCAGTCGTATATCCGTCATATGATACATCGTTCCCCAAATTCCATTCAAATTTAATCTCGTTAGTTATGCTTCTTAAAATATCACCCGATTCTCCAAGATCTTGAATAAACTTGACATCATAAAATTCACCAGACGTAAATACTTTGCCAGAATACTCATGGGAAACAGTTGTAATGTCTTTTGCCAAGAAATTCCAGCGTTTAGTTGTATCATCATAATATATAAACACACCACTGTTTGATAGATAAATTGCAGAAGGAACGCCAACAGGACTTAGATCATCTAATCTATTTACTGTAAAAGATCCATTTGTTATTGTTGGATGATGGCTGCCTGATCCAATATAAATATTATTAGATGACACTGCATATCCGTCCAACATCAAATTAACAAAAGTTAATGTCGCATCATTATCTAAACCATCCCATTCTGGGATAACAAACATTTCCATTGTTCCTTCACTGATTCTTATATTATCAGAAATTGGAAATGAAATTGTTTGATCTGGTTCGTTTATTAAAATACCGTAATCAAATTTGCCAACTACTAGTTCTGGTTCCCCAGTATAATTTATTTGATTATTATATAGTGTGCTAATTCCTAGCGTCCAAATATCAAAAATTGATTCTATTATCTCAGGGTCAACTTTTGTTATATTTTTTACAAGATTTTTAATTGAAGGAATTGTTGGGCCTTGTGGGAAAGATTGCAAAGCTCCTTTTAATGCATCTCTGTAATTCTCCCTAGGAAGAGAAGTATCAAAACTCTGCATTATTGGAAGATCAACTAATGTTCCAAAGTTGGCCAACAAAGCATCACGTAAAGCCCCAACTCTATAAGAGACATAATATTCTGTTCCCTCATCAATAGATGTGCTTTCTCTAAAGTCAATAGAGTTATCTCCCCATTCATAACTAACCAATATTTCATCAGCCAAATATGAATAGTCTACGAAATAATCCCCTCTGTTATAATCAACAACAGGAGTGGACCCTCCATTCAAATTCACATTATAATTAACTGAAACAATGTCCCCAACGACCGGGGCTCCAATACCAGATAATGTTAAAACATAGTCAACTATTGTACCGCTTGAATCCCAAAGCTCTACACCATCTGATATTCTTAAAACACTACTTACAGAAACAACACTTATTCCATCACTTATAAATGTAAGGTTAACTTCGTTTCCAGCGCTGACAGCACATATTTCTTGAATATTATATCCAGCACTGTCTATTGTTATTATATTGCCACTTATCGTACTTCCTGTAGCAAAATTTATCGGATCTGCATTGTTGTTCAAATCATATAAATCAAATATTCCACGGACATCCTTTGGGTTGTCAGAAACAGTTATATTATCAGCTACACAAACATATGGCAACGTAGTATCTTCATTTAAAAACCGCTCATCTGATCTGCCAAAAGTATTTGGAATAATTTCTGTATCAGTAAAACTTGAATAATCAAGCGTAATAGACACTCCAGCATTTGGATTTAAACTATGATAAACTTCAGAAACGCTAATTATATGTTTGTTTTCCGTTGTTATGGCGGCTTTTTTATAATTAATTGTTCCTAAATCAAAAGTCTGTGCAACAGAAACTCCAACATATACAATGCCATTTATATAATCTACTAAATAATCTCCGACAGTAAGCTTGTTGATATTTTGAGGAACAGTATATGTTTGACCATCAAAATATAATTCATTTATAAAAATATCATTTCTACTAAACTGTACGCTAGTATTGAAGCTAGATCCTATAACATCTTCAGTAGAACTTATTATAGTGTCATTTAATAGCTCTATAGTAAAAATTCTAACCAAAGATACGTTTGTTGTCTCAGAAGATACCAAAAGCGTTTCATTTAATACATCAAAAAATGTTGCACGTTCTCTGGTTATATCAAATATTCTCGGATATTGATTGGCTGAAAAATATATTGCTGTATCACTGAATCTATTTACAACATATCTTTCTCCAGTTGTTTCATTATATAATCTAAACACGTTGGTTATAGGATAATGTTCTGTATGTAAAGAAGTAAGAGAATCTAGTCTATTATCTATTCTTTCATCTAATTCTTCTACATGAACGTTTCCATTGTAATCAGTGCCAGGAACAAAAACCTCTTCGTAATCAAAAGATATGGTTATTTCTCTTTCGGCAAGATCTCTTAATGGATTGGCTACTACTTCCATAAGCTCTGGATTATAAGTGTAGTCTAAATTGTTCCTGTATACTTTTCTATAATTATAATTCATCACTGGTGGAAATACACCAGTACCATCATTCGTTGTTGCTCCATATACAAATACTCTTCCATTCTCATAATCAATTGCATAATCACCAGGATTGCTTGGTAGCCCTTCCATTTTAAATGTAATTTCATTTAAAAAGGCCGGATGTGTTTGTGAGAAAGGAACAACAGATCTTGGATTGAGAAAATCTACGCCTCCTGAATCTGGTATGTTATCAAGAGTAGTGACTACAGGAGCATAATCTAAAGAAAATTCGGTTATAATTGCGGGAGCAACCTCTCTCAAAACAGGAATAACTTCGCTGACAACTACCGTATCTTCACTAATTTCTCTGCCAAGAGACTTGTATTCATATTCTATTATAATTGTATCTCCGGCCACCAGAGGATCTATTATGTCTAAAATATCATCACTTAATTTAAATTGATTATTTTCTAATAAAAGATATGTAGAAGCATAATCTGTATCATAAACAGAATTTAATATTTGATAACCATACTGTTCAATATCATAATCAACTACGGTTCCATTATAATAATGTATTTCTACTGAAGACAGTTTCGTTGTTGGACTATGATTAACTGTTAACGTCAATCCATCAAATGTTCCAGGTCCAGTACCAGCTATTAGTTGTTCATTTATAACAACCGTCCTCTGTAATGTAATTCTGTCTAATGGGAAACTATCATAATTAAATCTTAATGAATTAGAGTAGTTAGATTCATTAAGCCCAACCCTAAGTATTTCAAATGCCCCTTCTTGATTAAGCCTATCAAACGGCCCTGTCCCACGAATATGCTTTTCGTTTTCTACGGTATTATCTAAATAATTGTCGTTTGCTAACTGGCCTATATCACGTAATGCTTTTGATAAAAATTCACCCTGACTCTCTATTGTCTTTGATACAAGATTTGTTCCATCTAAATTATATATATTGTCTTTTAAATATTGTTTAAGAGTGTCTGTAATTGTATTGTCTTGTGCCAACCCTTGAATAAAAGCAATATTATTTTTACCATCTTCTAATAAGAATTCGTTTCCAGATTCCGATCTAAATCTTTGTGTTTGCGAAGACTGAAATGTAATTTTATAAGAAGCATAAGGTGTAAGATAATTTGTTGTAATATACAATAAATCTTCTTTTACCAACAAATCTAAAACTTCTGGTTTCGGTAATGAAGACAATATTGGTTCTACATCTATGTTAGACGTATTTATAAGAGTATCTAATGAAGCAGAAAATTCTGCCCTGACAGCATTGTTAGCATTTACTCTTATTCTGGTTAATCTAAGATTTGCCATATCACCTTTGTTCTATATTTATAACCACATCATTTGCTTGTAGATACTGATTTTTTTGAGCTGATATACTTAATACGTTCCCCGCACTTTCCGAAGTATTAAAATATAATACCCTGGCCCTATCTACTCCTGCAACGCTTTGAGCAACTGCAATTAAATCAGAAGAATCAACCGTGGTATTTAATGCATTTGCATTTAACGCACCAATTATTGCATCCTGAACGTTCTGTTTTACTGTCGCTGTATTATTGGTAAACTCTGATAAAACAACTATATTCATTGTAATGTCTATCAATATAGCTTGAGCTTCTTTTGTTAATACATCTGCTGTTATTGGTCTTGTATTCTCTATTGCTAATTGACTGTCTCCAATAAGTTTATTCAAATTATATCTTAATGAAATTCTTTCATTTTGTTTCGGGGCCAAATAGTCATAATAAGACTGGTATCTACTTCCAGTATTTGGTTGGTTTAAAGCATAAACTGTTAAGGTTGCTGCCTGTGATGCTCCTGAAGAAAATCCACTTGAAATAATTATAGAATTAACTATAGCAAATATTTTATCCGTATATAACGTTCCACTCTTTGAGAAAGATACATTTTCAATATCGCTATCTAGTGTATAATAAAAAGTAATTCTAACTTTATTACCAGCCTCTGGAGGATTAGCTTCATTTGTAATTGTTGCCGGCAGTCTGAATTCATTATATGTAAGTACGTTTCTTCCTTGACTTATCGCAATTGTTGTACTATCCTCAATTGATTCACTTCTAAAATATGTATTGTCTCTTAAAATATATCCTTTAATATCATATTCTTGTTCAACACTAAGAACATCGTTGCCAGTTGTCGCTTCAACCTTTTCTACAGACACAACTCTTGCAACTTTCAAATTGCTTGGAATTGATTCTGTAGAATTTAATCCTAAAGACGCTCTTATTGCCACTCCTAGATTTATTGTAAGTTCCTGATTTAATTGCGGAGCCACAGCAAATACTGCATCTTTTACTTTATGAATAGTTGTTCCAGTTATTGTAAATATGCCTGGTGAAATTGATCCGGATACGCTTAATACTAAACTGCTTGGTGCTTGACGCAAATTTTGTATTGCAACAAATGTTGATGGTTGACACCCTACCCCTACAGCAGTTAATGTATCAAAAGCATTTAAATTCTTTAAAGCAGGAAGATTTGCTAAAACAGTTGCTGGAAGTAAAGTTTTAATATTTGCTATATAATTTGCCTCAACAATATATCCATCAGCAGCATCTGTTGATGGAACAATTGTAATTATATTATTATCAAAACTACCTTGAAGCCCAGTAGCATTATACACATCTATATAATTATAAATAACATCTACTAATTGCCCGCTACTACCTAAACCATCTGTTGGTAAAAAGATTGTGAACCCAGTAAATGTTCCATCTGCTACGCTAGTATTCCACAAGTCTGTTCCGTCTACTAATCTAACTATAGAAACAACATTTTGAACGGCCAGTGGCACAACAACAGCAGACCTTCCATTTATTGACGTAATTATACCAGAATAATTTCTTGTAGTGTTTACAGACACTACAGCAGAAACCGGATGAGCAACTGTAGCCAATAACACAGATCCAGAAGCAGACAATGTTGCCTCTTCTCTCCTAACTGCATTAGAATATCCCCAATCAACACTGTCTAATACATCACGTGGATTAGGATTAATATTTGATATTCTTCCGTCAAAATCTATAAATGGATCGAATTCTTTAATCCAAGTATAATCAACTTGTAATATATCGCTTATTGATGGTAAACTGCTTCCGGATATCGTTATCCTTCCAGTATTATTGACATCACCTGTTCCATCTGGGTTCTGACTGGTTATTACGTATCTCTCGCCAGTTGTTGCATTAAATACTCTGGTGACGTTAGTGATGGGCACATGCGCAAGCTGAATAGACGCTCTATTGGTTCTGTTTACAGAGCTGTTCTCATTTACTACATTTATCCTTTGTTTACTGGAGCTGATATTAACAATATCAGTAAACGATAACGTATCTTGCCCATTAAATATTCCTTTTGTCTTATCTTCTGATAAATCTTCTATAGTATCAGATATCCAACGTAATTTATCAAACCCCCAAGCGGAACCAGCATATGCTCCAGTGTCTTTAACAAGCTCATAATTGCCAGAAATTCTGCCAAGAGAGTCTACAGATTTCTCTTTAAAATTGTTTCCACTGACAGAACCGCTTATATTAAGAATATTATTTACAGGCTGGTTTGGTAAAATACCCGTTTCTAGATCGTCTAGTCTTTTCCTAGTGACGGTTTTACCTGCGTCAGCTGGTATCTGCCCAATAACATAATCATTTGCAATGTTATCAGGGCTTCCAGTGTTGCTTTTATCTATATAGATAAAACTTTCTATAATTTCTTGCAATCTAGTTCCATAAACAATAACATCTACTCTTCCACCAGTCCCTTCTGATATTATTGTTCTTTCTCCCGTTTCCGGATTAACATAGACTTGAGTTCCATCTCTGGTCATTAGGTCATCACCAGGCTCAATAACTAAAGCGTCTAAGGCGGCTGGGTCAGTCAACACGGCGTTTCTGTATCCTAAAGAGGTTCCCGTATTAGACCCGGAGAAAACCGCTAGCATACGGCTCCTAAACGCCGCATCATCCTCTGCTAATGTCCCCCCGCTAAACGATACCACATTCGTTATATTCGATATTCCCGTTATAGAAACATTTCTTAAACTATACTTTGATATATTCCCCTGTAATCCGGCTATTGAACATTCTGTTAATACTTCGACGGCATAAATGTCTGTAATTCCAGCGGTATCCAATTCTGCTCTATATTGTGAAGCAATTGCTCGATAATTATTTGCTAAAGACTGACTAATAACAAATGATGACTTAATTAAAAAAGATGTTCCATTACGGGCACTTACAACATCTCCTCTATTTACTGGTATATTAGCATCAATAGAATTAAAAGTAAGAAGTGCTGGCCCGGTAGATTTTGTACCAGTTTTTCTAGTAAGTCCAAAGTTTGCGCCCAATTTATCTAGGTCAGCACCCAAAGCAAGCCTAATAGATTGTAAAGTAGATATCCGTTGTAATTCCTGATATAGTCTAGATAATTGTGCTGCGGGGGCATCTACAAGAAGATCTCTAGAAACAGTTCCAGGTTTTGTGTCCAAATCCGGCTGAGCTGTTCTAAAAAAATCAAGCAATGATAAAATAATTTCGTTTTGGGACCTAATCCTTACCATGAATGTTTTCCTCTATTTAATGCCTCATAATGCAACGTCTAAAGTGGCTTCTGATCCTCTAAGGCCTTTTGATAAAACTTTTACTGTAATTGTCCAATAAGTTGGGTCCGTAATATTTCTTCTAATAAAAACAGACTGTATTGCTGCAAGCATTTCTCCTGCTGTTATTCTTTGTCCACTGGCAGCCTGTTGTTTTTGTAGCTTTTGTAATGTTTCTAAATTAGAACTTATAATTTGTTTAATCATTGTATCGATAAATTTCTTATCTAATACTTGTCCAATTGATGCGTCTGTAAGAGGAGAGCCGTACCAAGGGAAAGATACATTTGATCCCAGTGGCGTCATAAGTATTTTTAAAATATCTTGAATTAATTTTTCTAAATCATTTATTTGATCAAGATCTCCATCTTGTCCTATTACTAAATCACCATTATTAATTCTTAAATCAAATGACATTATGTTCCCCTAATTGAACCCTTCCGTGCTTTTATCGGGGTTTGAGAAGTGATTATAATTAAACTATCTGCAAAGGCTAATATATTAAAAAATATCTTTTCAAACTCTTTAAGACAATCTAAAATTGGTGGCCTATTCCCAGCTAGTTGAGTAAAAACCTCATTATTTACCAATTCATGAAAATTTTCATCCAATCTGGTTAATGAATTATTATCCAAAAAACCAATTAGATACTTCATATCTATGGTATATAATGCAGTGTATATTGCTAAAATATCAACAATTCCAATTCCGGCTATTTCTCCAGTTATTTTTTCTATTGTTGCTAAATAATTCAAAGCCCTTCTTGCAATCTCATCCTCTTCTTTTTTTAAATTATCTATTGGGTTTGTTAGATTTTTCGTTAAATCAACAGAAATTCCGCTTACATATGAATTATCACCAACTCTGCTATCTTGTTTTGAATTTAATCTATTATTAACTAATTCTTTTAATTGCATTAATGCGATTTTTTGTCTTGTTTCTGATGTGTCAGTTAGGCCTCCGGATGTTTTTATCTTTCCGTTTTGCGGAAATTCCGGGCCGTTTGTTCCAACAATTGGTTGTAAATTTGATTTTGCACGCAAATATTCTAACACTTGAACTGACGCTATCAATTCTAAAACTGCTACTTTAATTCCTTTTATTAACGTATTTACTATAGCCACTTCTAAAGTTGTAAAATCTTGTATTGTTTCTATTACCTCTGTCCCTACATTTTCTAATGAATCCTTTCCAGATATTGCTAATAAAGTATATTTTATTTCATCACTGGTTTCCGCAGATGTTTTATTATCTAATATATACTTTGCTGATTTTATAAAAGTATCATCAATCTCTTTTACTTGTAATCTGTTTATTATTATTTGTTCCAAAATTGGACGGGAAACTTTTATATCACTTCCGCCTTCATCCTTTCCTGTTATCAATTCTTTTGGAGAACCAAGGAACGGAACAGCAACTCTCCTTGATTGCTCTGGCATAACAGCCAACTCAATAACAGGATCAACAACAAACGGTTTTAATATATGAGGAACGTTAGTTATTATATCAGGAATTGTACTTGTAATATTTAAATCATTTAATTCTTGTTTTCTGCTATCAATTGGTGTTCTTTGCTCATCAATAAAAAAAGGATCTTTGCCAGTTTGAGCAGATAAAAAAGGTCTTGTTTTTCTAAGCAATAACGCATATACAGAAGCCACTTCATCCTGTCTGGCAAAAATATCTCTCCTGTCATAGAACTGTGTCTCTCGTTCCGCAGTTAAAATAAAATTAGCCGAACTGCTATATATTTTATTCTTTACAGCTGTTCTGTGTGCTATCGTTTCACTCTGTTTAGGATCGTGCCCAGGATTAAAAAATGTTCCATCCGGAGCAACAACAGGAAATCCTACATTCCTATAAAATGCATGACATCGGCTTTCATTATATCTTAATACGTCTATGCTTCCACCAGACAATGCCTGGCTAGCAAATTGTTCTTGTTCACTTCTGTCAGTTCTTTCATTCTGAGACACCGTTCCCATTCCAGAAGAGTTCTGAAAAGACCTTATATTTTGATCAATAGGTTTAACAAAAGTATTATACATCTGTTCAACAGAGCTAATGCTTTGTATATCATCAGTCTTATCTGTCCTAACAAGATTTGGTTTTACTTTAATTGTCATTTATTAAACCTCAGAAACGTTATTTGCCACATCAGTTGCATCACGACGCACCTTGCCAACATCAACTCCACCAGCAATACCCTTAACACTACTAACAAATGTATATGGTAAAAATCTTTCTTGTGTTGCTGTGTCTATATCCGGATTGTCTGTGTTCAATTTCTCTAAAAACATATTGTTCTGCCAAGAAATCCTAAGCTCACCATCTCCACCTTCATCACTTGAAATGTAAGCTTCAAAAACACTTATGTCTTTATTATATGTGAATTTAGATAGTTCACCCAAAGAAACCTCTCCACTCAAAGCATCAGCTGCTGCCCCTGAACAACTATCTGGAATATTATCAGATAACACAACTCCGGCCTTATCCTTTAAAACAACAGATACTTTAATCTTCTCAGATATAAATTGCAAATCTGGTTCGATAGAAAATGTGCTACCATAAACATCAGCACCTGCAAATAATGCCCTACAGAAAGTGTCCTCCGCTTCTGTTTTTAATTGTTCCAAACAAGCAATCATATCTGTTTGGGCCGCCCTAACATTATCCGGACTAATATCATCTCTTAACTTTTTAATAACATTTGCCACACACTCCTGGGCCCTAGCTATATCAGGCATTGCTCCAACTCTTGTTATAACCGGATCAAATGATGAAGCCAATTCATCATTCAACCGGGTCGTCTCTATGGAAATATCTGGAGTACAACCTAATGTTATTAAATTATATCCAAGCAACGATGCGTGGTTTATATTTAATGTAAATATAATATCGTTAAAATAATATCCATCATCAAAACTTGGAACGGAACCTGCCTCTCCATAATTATAATGAATTAGATTTTCTATTGTTAGTTGAACTCCATTGGAAGTAATTGGGGTAATTCCATCTGCTTCATATGCCAACCCACCAACCAAACTTAATGTCCCATATAAATTATCTACTTGTTGGATTGCTCCTGTTTCATCTCTTACACCAATATATGGTTTAGATTCAACTATAGCATTTTTAACAATTACTGTTCTGGTTCCAGAATTATCGCCATTATCAAATTCATCAACATTCAAATCTATAAATGTAAGATTAACTGTATATGGAGCTTTCCTTAATGATGTTGTTGCACTATAAGTTTGTCCATCTGGCCAGAATATATCTCCATATTCAAAATCAGAAGAGTTTGATCTGCTTCCTCCATCAGCATTTCTCTGTGTTGTTGTGTCTTGATATTGTGTAATTATGTCTTTAAATGAATAAGGCTGCTCCGGATCGTCATTTACAAATTGCCACCATTCCCGGCGCAATGTGTTCCCAGTAATTTTGTCTCCAAAAATAGAAGAAAACATAGGATTATCAACTACAGACGGATCTATAATTTGTTTGTAATATATTAGCTTTCCCTGTATCCCTTGTATTCCGTTCGGATTATTCCTTATGAAGGGAGGACAAACATCGTCTCCACAACAACCAGAATCTTCCTCGCCATCCCTGCCACTGCTACAAATTCCAACTCCACCAAGTTGAGACAAGGCTTCAATGATTGCCATTATAACAGCAATGGCAGATAACATTGCCATTAAATTCTCAATAATACATAACAAACTCGCTAGTTTAAATGCAATTGCCGCTGTTGCTTCGGCATCCTGTGAAGTGACACACTTGCCAAGCAACTCCAAGTTCTCCAAAATATCATTTATAAGCTCAAGTATTCTTGCTATAATATATGAAATTAATGCAATTAATAAAAGAATTATTGACAATATCATTGCAATTAAAGCCAGCCATGGAAACAGATTTAAAAATGGAGGCAAACATTCTTTTATTAATTTCCTAACTGCTTTGATTAATTTATATGGATTAGGTATTGCACACAACACATCTATAATACACAGAATCATATTTAACAAAGCTGTTATAAAACTATACATAGATAAAAATGGACTTAACATACTAAATAGGTTCATTATGCCATTTAGTAATGTTGCGGCAAAGTTATCTATTTGTGGGTTAAGAATGCCTCCTGGCCAATTTATTTTTAATGCATTAAGTATCTCTAATACTTTTTCTGGAAATCCTTCTGGAAGTTTAAATCCTGGAATAGGCAACTGTATCGGAGAAAATGGTATACCAAATCCGGGTATAGGAATGCCTGGAACAACAGGAGGATGAAGATTGTTTGTAGAAGGTGAGCAAGGCGCCATTATATAGCCTTTCCAGGAGTTCTTTCAACAAACCTGGGACAATTTTTGTAATAAAATCCAATATTTGGAGCTTCAAAAAGTATATTAGTATGCGAATTAAAAACCATATCTTGCTCAGACATTATCTCAACCCTGCCAGGACAAGCAACTGTTGTTCCTTTTTCATCAATTCTTACCACAGTAAGTTGCCCATCGCTCTTTAATACCCTTATATCTAACACACCTGACTGAGCCAAACTAATCTCTTTTTCAAATCTAGTATCGGTTTTCTTGTCAGATTGAGTGTCTATGTTTAACCCACCTATCTGAACAAGAACATGCCCGTCAAATTGGCCAAGATAACTTACTCCCCTTCTATCTCTTCCAATTGTAGATACCATACCACCAGCCGTATCAAGCCACATAGATTGTCTATCTACTGTATTTGCTCCAACACTACAAGAAATAAAACCATCTAAATTAATCGTTCCGCTTCTTCCACCAGCATTAGCATTTGGCCCAGCTATGTTTATTTCAGATGTTATAAACTTCTCATATTGTATTTCGTTTTGTCTTGTATTTATAGATGAATCTAATTGATATCTAATTAATTTTCCACCAGAGTCATCTGTAATTCTCTTTTTAGTAAACTGATATCCTGCTGATAAAATATCATGATATACAAGGTTAAGTTTTGTTGTGTCTCCAGTAAACCTATCTATTGGACCAACTTGACCCTCTTGTCCCATCAATGATATTCCAGAAGAGTTATTTGTATAATTCTCAATATAAATATCTCTACCCTCATCTTCCAAAACAAAATCATTAGGCCCTGGAGTATCTTTTTCAGAAAACGCTAATACAGAAGAGTTTACATATCTTGTATGTAAAGGTATGTTTCCAATTTCCGATGACATTGGAACATTAAGTTTAAATTGGCCTTCTTTATCAATATCTAAAAATAGCCTAGATCTATCACGAGCATAATTATCTACATCAGATACATCTAATGGTTCATATGCTCCAAGAATTGATCCTTCAGTTATTGAGGGTTCTGGCAAACCATCTAATCCCCTCGGAAGTTTTTGCGCCGCTCCATTCTCTTTTCTTGCATTTAATTCAAAATGATAAGCTATTGATTTTCTATGTTCATTTCTTATTTTGATAAATGCATCTGAGGTATCAGCATTATCTATAAATGACAAGTCTCCTTTTCCAATTTGTAGAATAGATCTGTTTATGTCTAGAATATTTCCAAATGTATCAACCCCTGTTCCTAAAACTTCTTCAAATAAATGATTTGGATAATATAAATTTAATCCAAATGAAACAGATCTCATTTGTTGTCTTTGAACAATAGTTTGATTTGTTCTTTTATAATTTGGGTCTAATTTTAATAACTCAATATTGTCCAGTTCAAAATCTACTTCATTAGAAGAAGATCCAAACTCATAAATAATTTTTCTATTTTCTATTAAAGGTAAATTTCTAACCAACCCTAAAGACGTAGAAATAGAAGGTTGTATGGTTGGTTCCATTCCAACAGTCCACAAATTATCATCATATTCTCTGTCATTTAAAGATGAATATTCGATATTTCTAAATGAATTATCGTTAATATCTCTTTTTATTTCACCTATTATTTCTCTATGAGCTGATGTAAAAGAATATTGTTTTGCAAAATCGTGAGAAATAATATCTCTTTTTATATCTAATTGCAAAGATGATAGTGAATTGCCTGCCACAATTTCATTTGAAGAATTTGGGTCATTATCATTTGGGGCTTCTAGATATATTCTATTGGCAGCTTTTTTACTTTGAATAAGTATTCTGTTTGGCTTAAAATCAGCCATTAAATTTCCGAACACACCACTTAGACCAGAAGTATTTGTATTACTAAAAATATCATCTGGTCTCAAAAAACCAGAAATAAACCAACTTCCCTGGCCCTGTTCAACCATAACAGCAGTATTTTCTTCAGGATATCCGGCAATAACTGCGCCATCAGGAGAAGCAAAAGCCAATGGCAGATCTACAACGTATTCGTTATCTTGATTAGCTGGACCCGTGCCATCATCAAGAACAACATGGGCCTTACCATTTCCCACATATTTTATTATTCTTCCTCTGCGTTTAATACTAACTGACATTATTGAGCCTTAGGTTTAAATGATACCCAAACATCTAGCACTGTCTTATATAACACCTTTTCTTCTACTGTAGCTACGGATTGTAAACTAGAATTCATAGTATCTGATAGAGACGCCCAAGGAGCTGGCCCATCCATGGATCCTTGAGTAATATCATTATACGTTCCTAAAGTGTCTATGGCTTCTCCAGATGATTCCCTTGCTGCTAACCATGCCCTGCCTGATGGGCCTTGTGCTTCAATTGATGTTATGTTTCGTATGCTTACAAGCCTGTCAATATCATCTATTTTTAGACCTTCTGATATTCCGCTATCAGGAACCTCCTTGCTCTTTCCTAATAATTTATTTAATCCTGAAGAAGTCATATCACTAAAACTATTTGTTCCTGGTGGGAATTTAAGGGAATCTCCCTCTGCCAACCCATCAATTCCAAAAGTTTTTCTTGACGGATTTTTTAACCATGTTTTTATTAATTCTGCTTTATTTTTAATATTTTGATCTTCGGGGAAACCTTTTTCTGGATTTGAATAATATCTAATTTCTACAAATGCCTCATCATCTGTTGATGCCTGAGATCCTTTCAGAGCTAATATAACCTGTGTTAATGTTGCCCGGTTCTGGTCTCCATATTTTCCAACCACAATAGAATTTATACCAGAATTATTATCTATTACAATTATTCCAAGATGCTGATCTCCATTAGAATATCCATGTCTTGCATTACGAATCTTATTTGCTTGATTTCTTTTTGAATATAATCCTTTACCAATAATATCAAGCATTGTTGGGAAATATTCTCCAGGATTATGACCATATGTTAAAGTGAGATTAGTTGTAAAACTGCTTCCGAAATTAAAATTATGACTAACAGATTCTACATAGAAAAGAAGATCTCTATCTTCCATATAGATTACTTCTCCTGGTTGCATAAATTCATTCCCGGCAATTTGCATATTGCCCGAAATAAGTTTCCTTCTTTGCTCTGTTAATAACCAATTTGCCAATGGCGCTGCTTGAGCATCTGCATCTGAAATATATGGAGCAGAAACATTGCTGCCTACTTTAAATCCATACATTCTCCACAAATCATAATCAACAGCAATTGCTGAAGACTGCATGTTTCCATTGAATCCAATTTCTCCAACCGGAGGTACAAATCCTTCTCCTACCAAACCGTTAACTTCTATTGTTGTAAAGTCTGGCTTGTTCTCACTTATTGAAAATGATATTATTTGATTGTCTTTAATTATATATCTTCCACCAGAACCAGGTCCTAAATCATCTTCATCCTCATTCTCTATTAAATGCTGAATTACTGAAGGAGCCTCTTTCTTACCTTGGAAACTGGGGAATATTGCATTCCTCCTTGTTGTAGGATCATTGTCTATCAACGATGCTTGTTCAAGATTCTTTAATGAATTTTTTAATAATTTCAATACGCTCTGTCTTTCAGAAACATAAGAAGAAATTTCTTTTGTTAATTTAAGAATAGATGTTTGCGAATTTACGCTGCCTAACCCTTGATTTATTCTTTCTCCAACAAGATCTTTAATTGTTGGAACGGGCTGACCTGTTGTATTGTGTATTCTTGTACTAACTCTATCAAAAGCAGTTTTTATAACATCATCTGCGGGCATAAATCTGGTGCTATCAAAAACAGCAGATACTTGAGACGATGTATCAAATAATGCTCTGTTCCTTATTTGCTCTGCTATCTTTCCAGTTGTTTCTTTTAATGCTTTAAATTCATTTTCTTCTCTTTGAGAAGCAGAATCCTGTGCTACTAAAGCCCTTATTGTAGAGGGCTTTACTCCAAATTGCCCACGTTCATTTGTTATAAATTTAAAAGAGAAAGATGCGTCTCCAAAATTTGCACCACTTAAAAACTTCTGAGCTTCAAAATCATCAGTTAGTCCCATAACTAATGTTCTTAATCTAATCTGATCTTCAACAATACACAGTCTGTCAATTAGCCCATCCGCCTGATCTATAAATAATGTCTCTAATGTTTTTGGATATATTTTTCTTCCATCAGAAATCATTTTATAAAATACAGAACTTGGAACTTTATTGTATCCTGGCGGTTTAATTTCAACATGTCCTTGTGAATTTGCAAATACTTCTAAACCAAGAATCTTAGCAACGCTACTTATTTGTGTTGCAATATCTGTATAATCAGATTTTAGCAAACTCATCTTGTCAGCCAAAGCTCTTTCAAAAGCCTGTATGTCATAATCTTTATCATACTGATCGTCAATAATAAGAAGATTTTGATCGTCATTTGCACTTACTTTCCACAGCCTTCTCTGTGTCAAAAGCTTCATTTTTCTTCGCATCAAGGCTCTTGTCTGTTCTTTCTCTTCTTCTCCAACCTGATTCCCAAGCCCATCTAAATCTGGAGAATATGATATATCATCTCCAAATACTTGCATAGAACCGTCTTCTATTGTTTTATATACTTGGTTTTGTAAACTGTTTATTTTTGTATCTAGTTCAAATAAGGAAGTAGATGCCGCCGCTACTAAACCTCTATCATCTTGATTTGTTAAAGAAGTTTGCGGCATATTGTCTTTATTCATTTCTCCATTAAGAGATAATCCATAAATATTTGGGTTGCCAGCAAATACCGCATCTGCCATAGATAATGTGTCATATAATTTTGCCCTCTCTGACAACAGCCGGTCAAGCTCAGCACTGTTTTGCTGATAACTAAACTGTCCTGATATTGAGAACCTTAATGCAGCATCATCCATTACAAGACGTTTGAACGGAACAAAGTTTCCCCATAACGTATTATCTATCTGCAAATCAGAAATAAAACTACGGAAAAATGACCTGGCCATTTCTGTATTTGATAATCCGTCTTTGTTTTCTAAAAATGATAGATTTGAATTCTTAACAGAAGAAGTAATAAAAGTATTATAATTATATGGAACTCCAGAAATTAATAATGACAAAACATTCATTACATCTTGTCCAGCAAATGGATTTTTAGTCAATAATGGAGATGCAGACTTTCTAAATGCATTATTGGGATGTCTAGAACTATTGTATGTAAATGTTCCTATTCCAGACTTCCATCTATAAACAAATCCATCAGGATCAAAAAATACTCGCTGTGTTTGATTAACCCCATTGGCTGCTTTAATATTTGTATCCCCTAATAAATACAAAAATTCAGTCATCGGAGAACCGATAAATCTAGAGCCGTTTTTAAATTTAGCAATTCCACTAAATAATAACCTCTCATTTTCAGACAACAATTTAGGATGATCATTTACTAAAAATCCCGTAGCTCCATCAAATTCTAAATCAAATGGTGTTAATGGATCAAATATAGACCTCTCAGGAACATCTACCGCAGGCTTTATATTTATCTGGCCCATTTTGAAATATTCTGTATTGTCAGCACAACTAACACTTAATTCATATTTACCCGAATTATAACTTTCATTAACACTTATTACTAATCCACCAAATACATGCGTCCCAGCCGCCTGCCTAGTAAAATCATTCCTTATCGCTACCCATAACCATGTAGGGAAATCTGCTCCAACAATTGCTTCTTTTTCTACATCTGTATAAGAATACTTGCTGCCTCCACCAAAGAACCCACCAATATTATTAAATGATTGTTCTAGATTTTCTATAGAACTATTTAACATTGATAATATGTTGTTTCCAGGATCTACAATAGACCTAGAATCAAATCCAATTATCTTATTATCAACCATTGTTTTTGATGTCATAAAAATATGAACGCTATCCATTATCTGAATCATATTTTTATTAACATAATGTAATCTCATTTTTGATCTTAAATAATCTATTTCTCCCTGGTTGTCTTGATTTATTACATCGTCTATTTCTTCTTCTTTTTGTCTTTGTAAATTGATAATCAAATATATGTTTTTAGTTATTCTGTCAAATAAAATTTCTTCTGATCTAATAAGACCGTTTTCTCCTTCGGTTGCAGAAGGATCCAAATTAACTTTTGCTCCAATTCCCATAACACCAGGATCAAAACTAAATATTAATTCTCTTCCTTCCTCATCAATAAAAGCTCTTACCTTTGCACTGATAATTGCATTGTCATTTACCCTCCAAACAATTGGAGCAGCTCCACGCAGAAGCCTTGCTTTGTTCAATTGTGCCCGCATATCATTATTCTGCTTGGATAATTCACTTTCAGAAAATTGGAATAATGAAGAAGATTGTTTTCTATTGTAAATATCTGCAATAGCTCTATCTATATCTAACTCACTAATGCTCATTAAATGATAAGGATCTTCTATTGTTATATTACATTTGCCAGCACCAAATTGAACAGAAGATGTTGTGTTGCAAGAAGCTGCCATTGTTAGAGAAAATGTTCCCGTTCCTTCCCCTAAATCATACGGCATATCAGGACTAACAAACCATGTTGTTAAATTCCCAGGATCTGAAAATGCCTGCATTTTTCTTACTGTCTCTATTGTTCTCTTTGTCTTTTGATCTACTATGTTTACACCAAATGCCTCTAATGTCTCTATGCCTGAAATAAGAAGTGGTGTGAAAAAATCATCAGCAATACCACGGTTCTGAATTACTTTCTCTATCTTTGCTAATCTTTCATATGTGGCAACAACTTGACATTTGTTCTGAAATAATCTTTTACTTGCTTTAATAAAGTTTCTTTCAGCTTGTTCCATCATGTCAATTCTATAATTATCAACAAGAGATGAAAACATTCTCTTTTTAATAATTATCGTCATGTCAGGCTCTTGCAATAATGCTTCAAAAGACCTGGGACGAATATTACTAATATATCCACTTTCTACATAAGACCGTTGTGCAGAATGATCTATCTTGTTTGCAAATTCTCCCAATAAACCAACGTCAGCAACCTGATCTGGATTGTTAGGATCAGGAGTATACAAACTGCGCGGAGTATTCTCCCCAGCATTTGCATATGTGTTCATTTGTTTAATGAACTGATTTCCAACGTCCTTTAAAAAACTCATTTCTTCCTTAAATCATAAATGCATCTATAGTGTCAAACGATGTTAGCATATCTAATCTAGATTGATTAGAGCCTTGTAGAGGCGGAGAACTTGCAGGCAACCCGTCTGTTAAAACGCCATAACTTAATGGAGGCCCACCTTCTCTCCAATTGCTCTGACCATATGACGGATGATGGTGCCATGGCATAAAATTGTTCCTAAATCCTCTACGCTGTGTTGCACTAAATGTAAAATTATAATCAAATAACCCAAGCCTGTCTACAGAATCTTTATAATCAAAGTCTTCAAAAAATCCCCTAAATACCTCTCCCATCCAATACATCTCTACCGTAAATGCTAAAGATGCAAGTGTAGGCTTGTTCCTAGCATTTATAGCATTAGATGTTAAAGAACTGTCTATTTGATCTGCAACAAATGGAACCGCTCCGAGAAATGGAATGCTTCCAATTCCAAATGGCCCGCTTCCACCAAATATGGTGTTATCAAATGATTCTTGGTTTTTCTTGTCTCTCTCAGCTTGCAACAAAAGAGCATACGGATCAAACATAACTTGTTCATTTCTATATACATCTAATAAAACATTTATTCCTTCAATGCCAGATGTTCCAGTGGTTCCATTAACCGAAATTCCTATCAAATCCTCGCCCCAATATTGTAAAGAATATCCTCCTTTTACTCGGGTTTTTGTAGTTAGTTTTTTATACTTGTAAGACACTTGCTGTGGGTTAATATACATCTCAACAATAGGCTGCTCTGGCACAAGCCATCTCATAACTTGTCTGGTTGTCCTTCCGTCTATTCTAGGAGGAACTTGTGCTTGCCGAGACATTGCTCCACTCTGAGCAGGTGGCAACTTCCCAGTTAGATTGCTGGCCATTGAAGTGGCTGTATTTGCAATAGAATCAAAAAATTCAAAAGGTAGTTTCGCCATTATCTAACCCCGCTTGATGCCCTAGAGGCCTCTATTTGTGCTAATTCCATGCTCAATTGCTGAGTGTCTATAACCTTTCCTTCAGTATTCTTTACTATTACAGTTAAAGGATCAATTGTAAAATTTATTCCCGTTGTTCCAGATGCCCTCGGCGCCATTCCTGGCAATGTAGGTCCTATACCTACTTCTTTTGGTGCCGACGGAAGAACAGGGCCGGCTGGAATTTCTGGAACAATATTCTCCATTGCCTCTGTATCTGGAGCATTCTTTGCCGCAGTCATTCCAGAAACATATTGGTTTATTTTTCCTATTGTGTCAGATACTGTTGCCATTACTGCTGATGCCGGAGTTTCTGTTGCTAAAAACCCTTTCCCAGCCGTGCCAGCCAAATCCATCGCTTTACCCCTTTCTCCAGCATATAATTCTCTCAGCTGGGATCCTTCAAGATTCATTCCTCCAGCCAAACTCCTAATATACAAAGCATTTCCTATTTGCTGCTCTTGCAATAATTGTCCAATAGTATTCTGAATATTTATCAATGCATTAGCCTGCTTCTCCTGCATCTTTTCATCTGTCTTAAGAACACTAGACATTGCATCACCAGTTTCTCTTCCAATTGCTTCTGTATCAATCCCGCCAGGACCAGCTGTTTTAAATGCTTCTAATAATCTATAAGCCTGATCTGCGTTCTTTACAACAGCTCCAAATGGTCCTTGTGTTAAAAATTGAACTTGCCTTGTTAACTCAGCAGCCGCTGTATCTGATTTTGAGCCCTCTTCGAGGGTAGTCACTCCACCAAATTGTCCTTTTAATGACTGCTCCATCTTTTTATAAACTTCATCAAGCTTTCCTTGACGCATTAACATGTCTACTTCAAAAGCCCCTCTTAACCCTCCTGCCCCTCCAGTCTGTTGAGACATAAACGCTTTCTGAGCTAAACTCATATTACCAATAGATTGTGTAATGCTCTCTATTATTGCCTTAGTAGGTTCTATACCTAGCCCTGTACTTTTTAAAGCACCAGCTAGTGCTCCAACCAGATTAATAGATGAAGACATGTTGTCTCCAAGCATAGCAAATTGCTTTACAACCCCACCAATTATATTATCTACATCTTTAAATCCTATTCCCAATCTCTGAGACAAATCATATGTTTTTGTCATAAGATCTAAAGCGTGTTCGTTGGTGGTTCCAAATTGCCTAAATTGTAAATTCAAATCATTAACAACGTCTTTAAAATCTCCAGTGGTTCCTCTGGCTACTCGAATTGCTCCTTCTAACATTGACATTTGACCACCAGCAGCTCCAGAAAGCTGAACTGTTGAATTAAATGCTCCAGGCAACTTCATTAGTTCTTGGCCAAATTTATTAACCTCATCTATTGCTAAGTTGGTAGACTGAGCAACGGCAGTGTTCTGGTCTACTATTCTTATTAACTGGTTTTCTAAATTGCCGGTAAAATTCATTCTATTAATGTTTTGGAACCCAGCAAATTGGCCAAACAATCCCATTATTGAACTTTCAAATTTTCTTACACCGGCTGTTTCTTTTACAAGTTCTTCAACTCCGCTACCCATTGCTCCTGCTACTTTGGTAAATGGAGCCAATACTTGGTCTATAATTCCTTTCCCACCAGTGAATTTTTTAAATACACCTTCTAGTTTTTCTATTCCTTCTTTTGTGGATTCAAATAGTTTAGTAGAGCTTTCTATTCCAATAGCAGATGTTTCTCTAGATACTTGCCCATAATTTCCTACAGCGTCTCCAAGACCTACAACAACACTGGCAAGAAGCCCCCCAACTTGGGCGGTTTTCTCCATTTTATCTCTAAAATCAATATTCTCTTTTCCAGCTTTATTTATAGCATCTGACATTCCTAAGACGTCCATGGCTCCAGACTTCATTCTTTGTGCAAATTTTCCAAGAACAGAGTCTGAATTTGAAGCGCCAGATGTGTATGCTTTTAATATGCTATCCTGATCTTCTACTGATTTTGAAAATATATCAAAGTTTCCCGCTGTTTTTTTGGCAGTTTCTCCTGCTTTTTCAGTTGCTTCTGTTGCCTTTCCGGCCGACGTGGTTAATTGGTCTAATTTTTCAGGAGCTCCAGTAAATAAATCTGTTATTCTTGTGCTTACTGATGCTAAATTTGCCTCAATACTCTTTAATAACGCATTTATCTTTGCTAATAGTTCCGGATCCATTTATTCCTCAATAACTCTTCTGGCCCTTCTGTGTAATTTTTGATCTGCTATGTCGTTGAATTTACTAACCATTTCATATGACTTCTCATATTCCTCGTCAGATGTAGCATAATCTGGGTTATCTTGCTTAGATGCCCTGTTAGCCATTTCCCAATTAAAAAATGACCCCATATATAATGCATAACTTTTATATATTTTGTGCATATCTTCTTGATCCTGGAGCCAGCTCTGATACATCCACATCCATGTGAATTCATCCATATCCTCAAAAAATGAGTCGCCTGGCAAGAATTTGTAGGTTTTACATAAAAACCATATAAACCTATGATCCGGCTCCTTTATTATTTTTTTATGTTTTCAACTATCTCCTTTGGCTCTCCTCCCAGATCTTCCACCATGGCCTTCCTGTGCTCTACAATCATATTAGAATACTCTTCCCATAGTCTTCCAATAACTGACTCCTCCATCTCATCAATCACATCCTCGGCCGTCTCAGACCCCAAGAAATGCATGAACGGAACTCCATCTATTTCAAAGATGGATCTTGCTAATGTGCACTTTCTTATTGTAAGAGCTTCTCCTACATTTGTTTGAGATAATGCCGCAGCTTCAATAACTTCTCTTGTTTCTTTATTCTTTAATGATCTTAATGAGAATGTAATTCCTTCTATATCTACATCCTTTACTAATCTTCCAATTCCTGTTAATATCTCTAATCTATTAACTGCATTCTTTGGAGCTCTATTTGTTCTTTTTTCTTCCCTTGCTCGTTTTATTTCTTCTTCTAATTCTGCATTTGTTTTAAATGTTTCTTCTGGTTCTGAAGAAGAAAAACTTAAAATAGGTTGTGGCTCTGGCTCTTCTACTCGTAATACTTCTTTATTCTTAGCTTCGCCTAAATCAATACGACCTAGGGAAGATGATATAGCTCTTCTCCTATTAATCTCCATACACTTTCTCCTATGTTAATAAACCTACTCGGCTTATATATCACTGGTTATAGAGCACTGCCATCAAATGCATTAATAAGGCCAGCTGCATCCAAAGCACCACGGTAAATGCCAACATCCGCTTGCTGCTCAAATGGATTAACCACAAGTCTTGTAGGATCTGAAATGGCCGACTGCCCACCAGAACGGAAGCTCTTTATCGCTTCTGCTTCAAGATTCATATTATCCACAATAACAAAGTTGTCAGAATCATATGTATAACTAATCTGTGTAATCCAACAGTTCTGGATAACGGTCACTACCGTAGCCCCAGCTACCGCCATTCCTCCAGATCCTATCGCCCCACCTTGAATTAAATCATATATCTCAATATCAAATGGAACCCGCTGAGATCCCACATGAACATATGATCGGTAGAAACCTTCCGCAATTCTCTTGCCATCAAAACGGGTTCTCTGACAGGTCACGTTATATTCTGCTGACTTATTAGGAGCGGAATCTATAACGCCATCTGTCCCAACTTCAGAAATCCTAGTGACCGATCTTTGTTCTGTCACCTGAAGTTGTTTTACCGCCGCAATTGGGTTTCCAGCAATAGCAAGAATTATGTTTGTTGATAAATGCGTGCCAGTCCGGTTCCTACCTTGAAGCGTAATCTGAGTGGCATTTGCTGATTGAACATTTCTTAATGGCATTTTTATTTCCTTAAGGTTAATCCTACTTATTTGTTTTTATAATTTACTCTAGTAATCCAACAGAAACTCTAATGAAGATAAAATTAACCCCGTAAACAGGCTGTATTTTTACCGTAATATTCCATTGAGTTGGATCTACTGTATCCCTAGCAATCTTAAGATCCTTCCATGTTGTTATCAGGCCTTGTCCAACAAAGCTTGACAAAGCAGATTGTCCACGAGTTTGTAAGGCGCTCTCAAACACTGGAGAATCAGTTAATCCAATAAATCCATCAAATGCTGTTCTGAGCTGCTTAGCAACACTGTCCCTAATAAAGATAATAGAGATTTCTCTTTCCTCTACGAAACCACTATTGGTTGTGGTCTGGCCTCTAATAACTTTTCCACCACCAGTTATTGGCTGAAGAACAGTAATGCCTGCTGCTGTTAAATTCTGTAGAATTATTGGACGATATGTCTTGTCTCTGAGAATTGTAAACCCAGTTAATGACTTTCTTGTCAATGGCATTGCTATGTTGGTCACTCCTGAGAGATATCCTGCTGCTGCCGCGGCCTGATAGAATCCGTCAATTAATGTGTTGTCCGCCCCTATCTGAACCACAATCTCATCAGGATAGAAATAAACAACACGATATGTGGTTCCATAAGAATTCTGGACACCATAATCAGCAAGATCTTCTACAGACCCTGCTAGAATCTCAGTGACATCGTCTCCTTGAATTCCTTCAAGAACGCCAATGTTCTCAACTGCTGCATCTTCTGTTCCTATAACGTTGGCTGGTGTCAATCCTGCAATTGCCCCAATAAACAGAACTCTTTCTTTTCTATTCTTAATATTACTCATATATCTAACATGGGCAACACCATTCTGGAATATTGCAGAAATTGTTTGTCTTGGAAGAGGAACGACTATATCAACATCAATTCGCTCCAATTCCTCATAAGCTGATATCCATCCTGCATCAAAGAAATCCGCATCGCGAGTATCAACTACTGTTGCCCTAATCTGGGTTCCAGCAGGAATTTGTGCAGCAAGATCCTCAGTAAACAGAATCTTTATTCCCTCTTCAATTGAATCAATTACCTCGAATTGCAAAGCTGTCTCATTAACGAAGGTTCCGCTAACTCTGCTGATTGTTAATACGCCAGCACTAACTCCAGTAATTGCAAAAGTTCCGTTATTATCAGGATTAGTAGCGTTAAATACATGAACGCTTCTTGTGCCATTTATATCATCCTGACCAAAAATCTGACCAACACTTGAGAACGTTGCATGAGTTGCGTCAACAAAAGTAAGCACACCATCGTTGTCAAACTTTACAACAGCAGTATTTGTATCAACAACTGCTGTGTATGAGAATGAAAACACTGGATTCAATATGAAGTTTGTATCCGGGTTTGCGGTAATTGTTGCATCATAGAAAGCAACCTTGTTTGGAACAATCTGTGATTCCACACCTGTTATTGGATTTGTTAAAAAGAAGTTGATATTGCTATCAGCATCCGGAACAACTCCAAGTGGAAGAGGGAATGTTAAATCTTCAGGATCTGCATCTCCCGAAGCGCTTTCCATTATGATATAAGAAACTCTTCGTGGAATTGAAGGGGCTGCTTGAAGAGCCCAAACGCCAGGAGTTCCGTTTGCAAAGGCTAACTGAGCACCTAAAGACAAGGTATTGGTTGTACTTGGCGCACCATGCTTTGTCTGTAATTCATCAAAATCCGTAAAAAATTCAGGATCATTTATATCCGTCACAGCAATGTAAGTGGCTGTCAAACTGTCTCCAGCAAGAAGCACGCCACCTTCCACTTCGATTATGAACCTATCTCCCTCACGGAAAGCAGTTGTTCCTTCGCTAATTGAGAAGGATAAGATTCCATTGCTAACCACGGTTCCATTTGACTGCCAGAAAACCACATTTCCATAACCATCAAGAGGACTTCCGCTAACAGAACCATTAGCAATAAATCTAGCATATCCATCAATTGGATTGCCATAACCATCTCTTATAATCGAGGATACACGAATTGACCAGGTTTCTGATGGGGCATTAACGTCAACCAATGTAAGATTGCCAATTGTTCCATTTCCTGTATTCAATGAACTGGCGGAATAATACTGACCACCCTGATCAACAATAGAAGCTGTTTGCAGCTCAATTTGTCCGGTTTCAGGATCTACTCTGTAATCATAGCTGCTACTAAATGTTCCAGTTATAACACCTTCTGTTCCGGCAAGCAAAATGCCATTTTTATAAAGACTTGTTCTGTTCTCAATAATAGGAGCATGGCTTAGCAAGAAATGACGGCCATCTGATCCATTTGGACCTGCATAAGTCGGATCAAATCCATCATTACCGTCTCCGTTTGCCGAACTAACTAAAGTTTCTTTTCGGGCACCTTCTCCAACTAGAACAGCAAGCCGCGTTCCAGCTGGAATAGACAAACCACTAGAGAAAGTCTCAATTGACGTATATACGCCGGGAAGTGCATTCTGCGATTCTGGGAAGCTAGGCATCTGATAATTCCTTATTACCTTGGTAAGAAAACTACTATCTTTTTATATGCAAAATTATTGCTTACTATTTTTAATCTATTATTCCCCAATTTGTTCCTCCGAAAACGATACGTTTTCTAACTCAAGTTCCGTATGAACTTCAATATTTGGTGCGTAATTATCTGCACTTACATCTCCAAATTCTACACAAAATGTAATTAATTCAACAAAATTAGATATTGGGATCTCTCTTCTCCATTCTCCACGTATATTTATTGTTATTATCCTATGGTGAAGCTTATCATTGCGGTCTTCCGATTCGCTAGCACCAGAAACGGAAATATCAGGTTTAATGGACACGCCAGCCCTATAAAGATTATTCCAATTAATATCAATTAAATAAATAGAAATAAGTTCAGCAAGATCATCAGCTTCCTGAATAGCTCTTGATTGCACCTCTATATTTATTGAACCTTCCCAAGCACCAGCCATTACAAATTTATCTGGTGTTGGTAAAAACCGTCTTTGATAACCATCAGTAAATTCAGTTATATTATTTTCTACATAATACAAGTTTCTATTTAAAGAAATTGGGACATAACGAAACGAACCTGCTTTTACAAGAATAGCAGGATATTGAATTATATCATACCTGTTATTTTCTCCAATAAAAACGCGGGTAGTCAATTCATCATAAAGACCAGCATCGGCAGGAACATCAGTAAGATCTACAGTTTTATTATATCCGAAACTGTCTCCGTGCCAGGAATATTTGCTATCCTGCCCAAAAAAATCTTTTAAAGAAGCTACTATAAGATCTTTTGGATAGCGCAACATTGTATTTTGAACTATATAATAAAGATCATATAGTTCTGTATTATAAGAAAATCCGGCTGCCATATAAGAAATACTATAATATGCGGTAAGGGCTTGACAAAAGCTGATTCTAGACCTACACTGTGGTCAGATAAGGAGGAACATCATGACTCGCATTGCAACAATTACAACGATCCTACTGCTTTACGGCTGTGGGTCGTCTACGACCATCGTAGAGGGCACTGCTGAACCAGGAGAAGCCGGCCAGGCTCCCATTGATGAAACAGGTGGGTTAGAAGAAACGGGCGGCACAGGAGGCTCCACAGGAGGAAATCTTCCTACTGGCGGATTTGCTACTGGTGGAGAGCTCCCCACTGGAGGAACAATTACTGGCGGTGCTGCCGGAGCTGTTTCTACTGGAGGTCAAGAAACTGGTGGAACACCAGAAATTCCAGGATGTACAGTATTAAAAGAAACAGAAGGCGGAGCTTGCACACAATATAAAGCTTGGGATAACCCTCCAAGTCCACGAACAGAATGGAACAACGAATTAAACTGCACAGAATCCACATATCTTTCTGATGAAAATTTCTGTAATGTAGGAGCTATTCCTGCCAATCCAAATATTTGTGAAGACGGAGATACAATTTTTCCATTAGAAAATTTAAAATGTATGTTGTTGGTACATACTTGGCAAATTACCGAACCAACTGTTATTACATATAAAGAAAAAAACTGGTGCTGTCAATGGTTGGTTTAGAACCTATATTTAATTATAAGAGTAAGATTTATATCTGAAACAGCACTGGTTTGTAAATCAGCAAGAATTTCTATTTCAACATTTTCTTCAAGTTTTCTATTTATATCTATTGTTGCATTTGCTATAGTTGTGGCAGCAAAATTCATTGGGTTAGTACCAGAACTAGCAGTTGTAATAACGGTGCCATAATCTCCAGCGAGTTCATTATAAATTGCTCTTAATGTTATATTTCCTGTTGTTGCAAATATAACTGACGTCTCACCATAAATTGTTGCAGACATAATATATGCGCCACTTGGAATAAATCCTTTAAGTGGCAAACACCACCTTGATGTTGCTGCGCTTGTACTTATTGCAGAATCATATCTTAATTGAATAGTCTCACTATTATTAGTTGCCGCTGTGTTTTTGCCCCAATAAATTGGGCTGTTATTCCAATGCGTCCATCTATATGTTCCATATGTCCATATTGGCGTACCTTGGGTTGTTTTAACAGGGAATGTAATAACGTGATTTATATTTCTCTCAACTATAGTTGGTGAAGCTCTTCCCATTGCTACATCAATAGTAATTTCACTTGTTCCGTCTACTGTAGTTTTATCTAAATAGTTGTCTGTAATTATACCTGCCCCGGATCCTACAATATAATAAGTTATGCTATTTGTTCCTCTGAACAAATAGTTGTTGCTTATTATTGATCCTGTTGCTTCAGTATATGTTGAAATAACAGTATATATTCCGTATGTTGTAAAGGCACGAATAGTATTTCCAGTAATTACACATGGGGACAGAGCTCTAATACCATATGTATATTCAAGAACAGTAGCGCTACTATAAGTGCTTCCTGACTGGAATGAGTTATTTATTATCTTGGCTGGGATAAGTTGCGGTGCTGCCGAAACATTATCATACACATTTATTCCATAATTAACATTTAAATGAGTATCATATGCACCAAACGTGGTTGTAAATACAGATCTTGTTAGAATGTTCCCATCTAGTATTACTGCACTCTGCCCAGTTCTTGGTGTTGCATTAGAGGTGTAATTAAAATTAATAGTAGAACATGAGTTGTTTCTAACAATTGTAGATGCAAGTGTTTTTGGAACAGTAATATATATTTGACCATAAATATCTACTGCGCCATAAATTGCATTACATGCATTTTCAGATATAAATAACCCAGGCTGATTATTGCTATCTTCCGGATCAATGTTAGATCCGGCAGATACACCAATATATCCACATTTGTTCTTGCTGATATGAACATTAATAGCTGTAATTGGTGGAAGAGCTGTAGAAGATGTTCCAACAATAAATATACCTTGTTCTTGTGCACAAATATTTTTTTCAATAAACACATTGTTTAATATAGAGTGAACAAGGCCGTCTGTATTTGAATTTGCAATAACAATAGCAGCAGAAGTGGTTGCATAAGTATCAGAAAATGAGTTGCCAATAATTGAACAATTTTCGACAATATTATTATTCAATATCATATAAATAAATGGATAACGATAAGGATTGCCGGCTCCAAAAAAACTACAGTTTTCAATATTTATATTATTTATTGTAGAAGAAGAAAGTGTTGGTTTAATAAGAACACAGGCCAAAGGAGCCGACAAACTAATATTTACATTATTTCCCGTTGCTAAAGATGGCCCATATATAAAATTAATGTTTCTTATAGAAACACTGTCAGCAACTTTAATTCCAACCGTAGAACTAATAACAATTGTTGCTGATTCTATGCCGTCAGCTTCTAAAACCAAATTTGGTATTGCTGAGAAATCTAACGCAGTAGATAATACTATTGTCCCTCTAACAATTACTTTTTGTTTAAATGACTGGCTTGTTGCTGTTGCAGCTAATGTTATCCAGTTTTGTAAAGCTTCTGCGCTTCTAAACGAAGCTGAGAAGTTGGTTTCATCCTCTGCCCAAACAAATGGAATATTAAAAGATTCATCAGCGGCAAATCTTCTAATATCAAGAATGCTAGACAATAACGACCCTGATGCAGTCAGTGTTGCTAATGGCAAAAGATCTTTTCTTTCCGTAATTAGTTCTGTAAACGTGACGGAAGGAACAAAATAAGACGTTCCACCACCAGAACCAGCCTGTGCAAAGAATTGCTGTTTGGTTGCAGTTATAGGGAGAGATACAAGGGCGCCATCTTCGTTTACACAAACAACCCAATTAACAGCAGCGCTGCCGCCACTTTCTATTAATCTAGGAATAAGTATTTTACTGTTATTTACAGATACAATATTGCCATTAATAAAAGCCAGTCCTCCATTAAAATATAAAGCTCTTGTGTCTACAACATCTGTAGCTCCAAGACAATCCAGATCCCTAATTACCCCATTAGCGTGAAGGGCTCTATCACCGGCAGTTATAAAGCTTTTAGCCGATGCGGTGAATTCTTTTTCACTAATCGATCCTACTTGTCTTTGGTCCCGAACCCTTTCTACCAGAAGTCCTCCAGACCAATTCATTTCACAAGTAGATATTAAAGTTAATTCATCATCCTCCATTAATGAAGGCATAACTTCAATATCTACAACTCTAACCGGGACTATAGTTGTTGGTGAAGTAGACGTCTCTACATACTCTAGTTCAATATAATCATTCCCGGTCTCATCAAAAACCTTGAACGGAACATTCTTTTTTCCTGTTGCTGTAATACCAGTGTTAGCTATTGTTGTAGTGCTAGGAGGTTGTGTATCGCCAGCAACAGGCCTTCTGCCTATTCTTGCTGTAAATTCACCAGTGGTGATATCATATGTATCAATTGATAATCTTATGTATTTATTAAAATTAGCAGTATTATCTCGATATCCTCTTAGTTTCGACGAAACATAATTTATATGCCAATAAGTAGAATCCAAAGCCGTTGCGGTAGCTCCATGAATTGGCATTCTAGCTCTTTCATGAGAAACTGTCTTTGCGCCTTTGTTGGCATATATTTCATGGAAACGATGATAGTTATAAGCTGATGGGGTAGAGCTGTCGATCATATTATTTAGATCGAAACCAACAGTATCGTTCCCAAAATGTATTCTTACTTGAATTCCCATTCCAGGCCCAGTTGAAGAACTAGATGCGCTACCTGTTGCATGAATGCCATTTAATACAGTAATTATTGTATTTGAAGTATCACCTGGACAAGCTGGCTGATATACAACAGACTCTATAATAAATCTACCATAATCAGCACTATTATAACTAGCCGAATTCACACCGATATTTGGCAGAACGGTAATTGTCTTTCCTGGTTTTAGACCAGCCGTATTAAGACAATCATATATGGTGTATGTTGTGCTTACACCTACGCCAGAAACGGTTCTTGCTGTAATATCAGCAAGCCAATATCCATCATAAACGCCTATTGCCGATCTTAAATAATCTCTTGCAGAACCATCTGCAACATAATACCTTTGTTTTCTAGGCATTATTATTTTTGATGGATTTTGTGCATCGGTTGAATTTGTATAAGAAGACCTATATGCAGGGCTGGCCCAATTTCCAGCATTAAAACTTAGGCCTAAAGCGTCCCAATATTTATTATCTACGTTATAATCGCCAATAACATTTTCAGTAAAACTTCCTTCAACTCCAGATCCGGAACTCCAATCTCCATTAATTATTGAGAAAGCTGCTCCATCAAAAGGATCAGTCATTGCTATTCCAAAATTCCCGGCATATTGGAATGCCAAGAATCTCATGTTGTATCCTGACTGTCTAAACACATTGTTTGTGGCCAACACAACACTGTCTAAAGTATACTGTCCAGGAGTAGCTCCAGAGTTGCCAGAAACATCTACAGCAGGCATAACTATAGCTTTTTCAGCCGGATTTCCTGTTGGATACAATTCTAAATATAAATTGTAATGTGTAGAATCAATTTGGTTTGGATCAAATCCTATACCAAGAACAGATGCACATCTTGGATCTGCAACAGTGACGCTTGAATAAAATCCCGGGAAATATCCTGTCGGAGTGGCATTACATGGTGCAGATATTGCTATGCCGTACACATTTGGATCATAAAGAGCCCTGTCTATTCTTGCATAGGCATCTGTTGTATCAAGAAGGTTGTTAGAATCTAATCTTACACAGAACTCAATTCCAGGACTATATCTTAAAGATTCTACAATATATTGTGCCTCAAAATTATAACCGTCTCCATATACAATTCTAAGAATATCTCCCGGTTTAACTTGAGAGAATTCTGAATCTAATTGATATAATTCTGTTGAACTAGTAGGAACATTAAATCTGACAATTTGATCGCCATCATTTACATCATCAACCGGTCCTGTCCCAGGAAAAGCTGCCACATAAGCCTGAACTTGTCTCAAAGAAACAACAGCATCTCCATAACCATCCGTAATTAAACTCGAAGACCTAGCGTCTCCTGGAACACCCGATGAATGTTGAATTGCCCTATGCAAACCTATTCTCAAATCTTCAGAGGCATCTAGCTCTTCAAGAGCTGTTTGAACATCTATAGCTTCCTCCGACAACTGCATAAAATTACTGGTATCTACAGATATGGCCGTCGCTGGATGAGAACCAGTAATTGCTATTTCATGCCCAACTAATTCGTTATTAATTTGCTCTAAAGCTCTTCCAACATTAGTTGCACTACGTATATTGCCGCTGGTATCAAGCAGTCCTGACCAAACAAAAGAAGGGTCTCTAGAATCTGAAGGAATGGCATTAATATCAACATGACTTGCTACATGTCGAACCGAGGCAGAACCTCCACCAATATGTAAACCAAGACTGGTAGTGAGACCATTAACCGCTGTTTGAAGAGATGTTATAAGTGAAGAATTTGTTGCAATTAAGGATCTTAAACTAGAAGTGCTATAATCTAGATTAAGTTTCGATTCAGCGATGCCAGCACTGACACCAACTTGAGCATTATCAATAGGAAGGGTGACCAAACCAATAGCGGTTAAAGCGGCGGCTTTAACCGTTCCATTTGTATTGAATGAAACATCAAGAAATTCTTTCAAAGAATCAAGTGTGCCAGACGGTTTTATGCCAAGCTCTTCTTCAATTTTAAATACAGCATCGCGCACCTGGTTAAAATTCTGACCACTTATCTCGGAAATGTTATCATTGACGACATAAATAGTAGAGTTGTCATCGTAGCTGTAAGGGTAGGTTGACATTTTTTTCCTTCTATTTATTCATTTCGCCGGGGGTCTTTATTTGATTTCTAATATAATACATTATTCTAGGATAAGCCCAAGCAGAAACAAACCCCGCAAATGTTCCAACAAACATCCTCGACCACATTGACACATTAAAAGGATCGGGATAAGGATATTCGGAAATAAAAGCACCAATTAAACAACCAAGAATAACTGGCGCCGCTGGAAGAGCCACCTCTCTCCATAACCATTGATTGGTTGGTTCCCATTTATCTGGGAAATAGTTAGCCACTCTTAATGCTATTTGTTCTACTAGAAATTTAAATCCTTGTATTATCAAACCAATTATGATAACCAAAATCCAAAAAGCCGGTGTAAACAAACTTGAAAATGCTTGTGTTGGGTCCATAGCTTCCTCCGAATTAATGCTTGATTATGCATCCTTTAGTTTTCATTATCTTTTACATAAACATCAATCCAGGCTCGCCAATAAAATCCACTAAAATTAATTGGTAAAGCAATAGAGAATCTTGCACATCCTGTCCCAGAAACATATGAGCTTGATAATGATGCTGACGTATATCCTCCATCATCCCAAACAACTGTAGCTCCAGCAAATACAACTGTCGTATTTCTTTTATTAAAACAATCAAATGCTTTCATGGCAAAATACTCAGTGGGCTCCCGACTATGTGCAACAATATTTATTTCAAACATATATGTTGCGTCTACCTCAAGAAGAGTGCCAGATGTAAGAGGAATATCTATAGTATTACCACTTGCATCGCTTGGAATATATCCGTCCATTGTAAAATGTACAACTTTATCACTCATTATAATACCTCATATCCATGGTAATGCACCATCCTTACACTTCCAGATTTATATACTGATATTAACATTCTAGGATCATCTTCGCCCAAATGGTTAAATTGAAAATATCCGCTATTTGCAAGGTTAGATTTTAACGAAATTGGACCAGACGTTCCAGTTGAAGCTCTATATCCTGTTATTAAATACATTTGACCAAATGCTCCGGCAGCACTACCATCACCACAAGAAATGCTAATATTTCCAGCGTTTCCAGAAGCCCCAGCATTACCAGTATAAATATTAACACTTCCGGCATCGTCCCCAGTTGCATCACCAGTATACATTGAAATGCTTCCAGAATCTCCAGATTGTCCACTATATGTATAAATAGAAATATCTCCAGAACTATAAGTTCCACCAGCCAAAGATCTGATAATAATATTACCAGACCCTCCACTAGAGGTTCCTTCACCGCTTTCTATTGTAATATTTCCTCCAGGAGCTGAAGTACCAGAGCTTCCACCGGTACCACCAGTTAACGTAATGCTTCCACCACCAGCAGATCCCCCTGCTCCATATCCACCAGTTAATGTAATGCTTCCACCAGCAAAACTACCACCTCCATATCCTGCAACCACTACAATATCACCAGGTTTTGTCGTTCCTCCACTGTTCCCAGTGGTTATTTCAATATCCCCAACGTTAGATCCTCCACCATCTCCTGTGGCCAATCTAATGTCTCCTGAAGCGCCTACACTCCCACCATCACCAGTTGTAAAAATTATATGGCCAGAACCACCGTACAAAGATCCGTGAGTTGATAGTGTAATGTCCCCAGAAGAGACGCCTTCTTCTGTAGAAATTGTTATATCTCCGGATGCAGCTCCAGTGATGCCTGTTGCCGCAGATCCAGATGTAATAGTTATTGGCCCTCCAGTGCCACCACCGCCGGCCCCACCAGACCCACCAACAATACTTACAAAACCACCATTGCCTGTCCCAGCACCACCACTACCGGCCCAAACAAATATATTTCCACCAGCATATGCTCCAGAACCAGTCCCAGGATTTAATGTGATCTCACCAGTAGCTCCTGACCCACCATTATTTCCAGTAGTAATACTTACAGCCCCTGTACTATCAGAAACCGATGTCCCCGTTCTAATTGATATATTCCCGCTTGAACCAACATCAGCGTTGCCAGAATATAAAGAAATCGCACCAGTTAATAATAACCCGTCTCCTGTATATAAAGATAATGTTCCCGAACCAAAAACTGAAAGTCCTGAAGATAAAGAAACATCCCCCGACGCAGAAGATCCTCCATCTCCAGATTTCACAACCAAATCACCAGAACCACTTCCTGCTAAAGACCCCCCGGTTCTAAATGAATATGTTGCCCCTTGTCCCGCAGAATAATAATTAGAACCAATTGTTGCTGTTAAAGATCCTGCGTGATAAAATCTTACAGCCCTAGACGTAATAGCTTTTAAATCTATATGCTCATTAGAGCTAGTTATATACGATCCATCATTAAGATCTATAAATTCACCATTTGCCTGATTGTCAACAAGAAGAACATCTTCCAATCCTGGATTAAATAAATATCCATCAAGAATAGAATTAACACTCTCTAATGCTTCTTGAACATTAATGCCAGGAATATTGATTAATTCTGGATTCATGTTGATGTCGTCAGCACAATGATTAAATTGCTCTCCAGATGCATGTGCTAAGAAATCACGCTTATGTACAGCAATATATCCACCCTCAGGGGTTCTTGATGTTGCGCTTGAAAATGGTGTCCTTGGCGGTGTGCAACCTGATGCCATAATTCATTACCTCTCTATGCAATATACAATAATAAGCCCAATTGCCTTTTTAAGGCATAATGATGTTGTGAACGTGGCCACGACCCTCAATTCCAGACATTACAGCTGGCATAATTTGGCCGTTAATCACATCATGCAAATGAGACTCAGATATATTTGTTGTATTATTAATCTGAGATAATGCAACAGTATTATTGCTAACAACAAGCTCGTGCGTGTGCGGTATAACCGTTCCGTTTGGTCCCCTTAGCAAACCAACTGTTGTTGTCAATACAACGGGGAAATCTGCTGTGCTTCTTAATGCTCTCCATTGATATATTGGACTTGTCTTCCTTATTCTCTGAACTCGGAAATGCTGGTTTCCTGTCTGGCCATACAACAACACACCCCTAGTGACGTCAAGAATCTCATATCTAAATTCTTCTGTTCCATCAGGATTAAATCGGATCAATACGTCTCTGTCCTTTAATGCCGGATAACTTAATGTCCAACAATCAAAATTAGCTGTGCTCTCCAATCCTGCGTCTTCCATCTTTAGGTCTTCTGCTGTTGGTGTAAACCTAACTAAAATCCTACTATCTCCTCTACGCGGGTTATAATATTGCTCATACCCCCCGACAAATCCTACCCCAATACAGCTCGGGCATCTTGCATCAGGATATTCTTGGTTCACAGACATACAACTGCAAGTAATTCCTTTCCACAACCTTCTCAGCAACACACACAAAGAACCTGTTCCGAGTTGTTCCAAAAGAAATTCTTGCAACCTATCTGCTTGATCAGAGAAAGATACATTTCGAAGCTGTTGGTTAACTCCATTATAACCATCGGCGCAAAAAATCTCACCGCCAAGATAACTGTCCAAACAATTCCCACCAAATAACAAAGAAGGATCTGTTCTGTGCCATCCTACTTGATCATATGCTGGGAAATCTGATCTATCATCGTCATTCAAAGACAAATCAGCCATTAACATGCTTGTTCTGTCGATAACCCTATAGCCATCGGATTCAACAAATACTCCATTTGGCGGGCCGTATACGTTTTGTTCCTGAATAATAAATGCATTATCTTCTTCGTATCCTTTCCAGAATGTTATTACAGGATTTCTATAACCATATCCGTCATAACCATCAGTTAAATGAAGCCTAGCATTTGAATTTAAAAAGCCTCTTTGCCCTATTAGGGTACCGTTGCCTAAATCTCTTGAAGTATATCTAATAAGCTCGTAGCCTACCTGTATGACCCCATAATTAGGAAATATATCTACATCAGTTATTGGAATAACCGTCTGAGTATCATCAATATCTTCTGATAATAATGTTTCTGGGTACACATACAAATTTGTATCAATTTGTGCCGGGTCTCTAGGAAGAGTGGTAATATCATACCAGGCCGGATCATATTCAGTTGCCCTAACAACAAAGTAATATGTGTCTCCAGGTTTAAAATCTACAATTTCTGCTAATAAACCACTTGTGTTAGTAGAGACAAATTTAGGACCTTCAGAAATTTCATGGTCTTGTATTGATGAGTAATAAATATTATATGCAAGAGAATAGTCAGAAGGACTAGCAAAGGCCCGCCTAAAATGAACAACCATCTTGTAGCCGTCTGAATTTGAAGCCACAAGTTTTATTCCTGCACTTGTCCAAGGAATATAAAATGGTTTTGGTTGTTCACATGCCATTAACTCTCCTTCTGTTAACACTTGTTACAATTCCAACCGCCGCTTTAACAGAAATTCCGAATTTTTTTGCCACCACTGAATAATCTTTCAAATCATTATATGCAAATCTTACATCCTCTAAAGAATATCCGTTAACTAAAGTATAAAATTCAGATTGTATTTTATATTTTCTAAGCCAAATATCTAAAGTTATTTCACTACAATTTAAAAATTTTACTATTATAGATTTAGATTTATATTCTTTAGCAAGATATAATATTTGATTTTTTTTAATTTCTATATTTTTTTCGGCATTTATTTTTTTTTCAAATTTTATATTTTCTCTATTTTTTTCAAATTCTTTATATTTTTCTGCAATTTCTTTTTTTCTATTTAAAAATACCGTAGCATTAGCATATAAATAATTATATAAATTGTGAATCGACAACGTATCACTATAAACCAAATTATCAAATGCTAATTTTATTTTTCCATATCTTTTTTCTATGTTTCTTTTTTTCTTTAATCCTATGTTATTTTTTTTCATTATATTATTAAATGAATTTAAAAAATAAACATTCCCATAAATACTAAATACAACAATTTTGTTATTTATGGAAAAACAACCATCACCACCTATATATCCTCTTATAAAATGTCTAACTAATTCGTGATTTTTTAACCATTCTGGAATATCATAGATATAAGTTTTAGCAGAAATAATTCCAAATCTTTCTAATGATTTACAAATATCTATGGAATTAATCATTAATGAGCACATATTTGAAGAATTGCAATTTTTTTTAGTATTTTTTATTTTGTGTCCTTTTTTACATATTTTTCTTATTGGATGTTGTGATTTTATATCTTTTTTAAATTTATTTAAATGATTTGCATCCTTTTCTGCCAACTCAATTCCTAAACGATGAGGTATCATTTTTGGTCCTATAACCCAACCATCAGCAGCTATAAACCCAGCCCAATAAAATGATTCTTCTGTATCTCTATTAAAAAAATCAAAATCTACATTATAAATTCTTTTTTTAGAATAACAACATTTAGGGCACCAACTTCCACCAAGAATTTCTAATGGTTTTGCTTTCCATTTATGTTCTTTATTACATTTAAAAAAGATTTTATCTTTGCCAGTTATATATTTTTCTAATACCTCTCCGCCTTTGCTATTAACAATAGCTATTAATCTTTTTTCACATTCTTGTCTACGTTCTTCATTTGTCATATTCGCCTGCTTGTTAGATTAATATCTAACAATTGTTCTTACAGATCTCGATTTATTTGCCATTCTTAACCCTATTCATTCTCATTTTTGCGATATTCAATAATACTTCGGCTTTCTCTTCCCTTTCCTTACCTTTTATCTTATGTTTGTCAAGCACTCTTTTTACATATTGTTCTGCTTTATCTTGGCTATATTCATTTGCTATATATTCTGTCTGATTTTGAAATGCTTCTTGCTCATATTCGTTGTCTAAATAATTATCACCATCATTAGAGCCTTTTGTTGGCTTATCTCCTGTAGTTTGTTGAATAACATGAGATAGTTCATGAATTAGATAATGATCATTATCTATATTAGGTTCTTTTTTATTTTCCAATACATTATATGATAAATAAATTATTCCATGATCTGTTCTTGCGGAGACATCAAGGTCGGCAAAAGCAATTGGAACCAGATCTAATTCAGATGGGTCTAGGCCATATTCTTCATACATATTTCGAAGAACCTCATGACCTCTTATTTTATCCTTAAGATCATTAATATATTGCAATAATTCTTGTCTTGATGTCATATCAATAATATGCAGAATTATTCCACCTTAGGACAGGCTGAGGGAGATATCTTAAAAGCGCTAATAGTTAAACCACATTTTTTACAATGGGTTGCCATAAGCATTCCGGAGGCGCCGAAATTATTTGTGGATAACTGGGAAGCCCAATCGTGGGTTTTCTTCAATTGACCAATTTCAACAAGTTTTTTTCCTTGGGCCATTTTTCTATTCTGTGTATTTGATGCATATTCTTTCTTCCATGCATCAATTTGTTCTTTCGTCCATCCCATTTTATTTATCCTCTCTTTCGTATATTGCTGCCGGGCTCCAAAAAGCATCACTGGGAATTTTCCTTTTCTTTGGTTTTTTTGAAATTAATTGGAACTTCTCATGGTTTCCACGAAGGTGCATATCATCTACAATTTCATCATCTTTTTTTAAATAATATTTGTTCCTAGAAAAACCATCTCCAATTGAATAACCAAACTTATTTAATATTCTTTCAAATGCATCAAATCCTTTAACCTTAGATAAAAGACGATTGATCTCCAAAATCTTTGTTTCGGAAAATAATAAAGAGGATAGTTTAAGAAGAATATTATACATAACAGATAATTTTGTCATATTTTACCAGATTTGACGCTGTCTTAAAAATCTTAAACGCCTTACTTGAGGGGATCCAGACATTCCAGAAATTCCACAAAGGCCTAAAGGCGCACTTTTCATGTTGCTCTTAATCAACTGGCACTGATCCTTCCACATAGTATATTCATTTGAATACTGAGTCATCAACACATCCGATACGGCAGGTGCTTGGAAACTTACCCCATTATCATTGATCTGAAATTCTCTTCCCCTCTCAATTAAAGCCTTGCTTGCCAAAGCCCATATTAAAGCAAATCTTACAATTATTTCCCCGAATATTCTAAAGAATTCTGTATCCTCAAATGTATAATCAGTAAAATGAGGAATCATATTAAAAGCATCTAGTCCAGAAATAAGAAATATAACCAACTGAGGAATGGTATAAATATCACAATCGACCATCTGTTGGTTGCCATACTGATCTCTTATCAATGCTTTGCCAGCAGAGTTCAATCTTGCCTTTAACATTGCTAATAGTTTATTTATATTTTTTATTGCGTTTTGTGAAAAATCGAAACCCGGTTCCTCACCAAGTCCGACATAGCCATCAGAATTAATAATAGGAGCCTGTGTAGCATGAACCACAAAGTTATGTGTATTATAAAGAGTATTGGATCCATATACGCCTCTCCAATAATCTGTCCATACACCAAGAGAAGGAGTTGCCCCTACAGAATAATCATATCCATAATAACCGACTTGTAGTCGATAAACACCTGTGCTAGAGAAGTCAGAAAGCACATTCCCGCTAGGTTCCTGGATTGAAATCTGTGGAAAATAATCTAGATCAACAGGCTCACCAGTAGTAGGAGAACGGAAGTAAGTTCTTAATTGTATAATATCGCCTAATGTAGCGATTTGTCCTCTAGAAACTATTGCCATAATTTAATGGCAAATTATTGCTCCTGGTCTTCATTCTCCATAATAACATCAGAAATATCTTCTGCTATTTGTTCATCAGACTCAATTAGTTCCTCAAACTTCTCTTCTCTAATCTCTACTTTGGAATAAAGAGGTTTTCTGGCCCACTCTAAAGGATCTTTAGATATTTCAATGGTTTTCTGTAAATGAGGAGGAAGAACTTTTCTAACTTTAATTTTATCACGTTTTGCAAATATAGAACCTGATTCAGCAGATTTTTCTAATTGTTCCAAAGTATATTTATAATGTTGAGAATCCAAAAGATTAGCGTGAGATTTCGCTTTAACAGTTAATGCCAAATCTCTTAGACAAACATTCATTTTAGAAATATTTGTTATCCAGAAATCTTTTTTATCATCATTCAATAATTGAAACCTCAATTGCTTTTGGTTGTCCTCTGTTATTTTCACCAACCTGAAAATTAACTCGTTGGCCTTTTTTAACAGTTTTGAAACCTTCCATAGAAATATCTGAGAAATGTAGGAATAAATCTTCCCCACCTTCCCAATCAATAAAACCATATCCTGCTTTAGGATTAAACCAAATTACTGTTCCTTGATATTCTTTCATCAAACTTCCTCCAACAAGGATATGATATTATTGCCCATTTGGCGGAATTACTTCTACACCGTCTACAGATAGTCCGCCTTGAACATTTAATAATCTATGTAATTCAGCAACGGCTAAAACAGTAATTTGTTTTCTTTCAATTAAATTAGAACAATTATATAGTAATTTATCTGTTCTATCTAAAATTGCCAGCGCCTCACCTTTACACCCTTGTTTTTCTGCAAGGTCTAGCATATTTTTTCGGCTTTGCGCTTCATTTACAATATGCTTTTCATTTTGTTTAATGAGTCTTTTATTTGTCTCCATCTGTCTTGCTATCTTTTCGTTCATGGATCCTCATCTCTTTCTTTTGTGGTTGTAAATATGGAACATCAATATCGATATTCTTTTTTCCATATAATTCATATACCAAAGTAAACCCTGTTGGGTCCGTGCTAGGAAAAACGCCCAATATTTTTAAAGATCCTGAATGTAATTTGCTATGACAATTTGAACATAACACGGCAATATTCATATCATCATTGGTACAATTTAAATCTGTCCTTGGAATAATATGGTGTTTTTCAAGAATTTTAACATCCTTTTCTCCACAAACTTCACATTTAATCTTTGGTCTTGACATAAATTTGCCGAATCGGGCCATAATTGCCCGATTCATTGCCCGATTCATGGCCTGATTATTATTTTATACAAACCTGGTATATTCTATATGTTTATGTTCTGGAACAAACCTTCTTCTACTTCTAAAGCCTATTCTTTTTTGCTCGACATCTTCTCTACGAATTCTTCCTTTATCTGTTTCCATTCTTGGTGTTTGTCCTAGACTAATAAAATTCTTTTTATCACCTGGAAAAGCAGAATGTGTTTCTATTTCTTCTTGATTTCTAATTTTAGAACGTAAACTTGTCCACCATTCATATTTTACTTGAACAATCTCTGAAAACTTTGGTCTATTCAATCCAGATGTTTTTGTAATAACTTGTTCTGTATAATCACCCGCTCCAACAGCAGGGCCCGGTTTGGAACAATCATCAGAAATAGTATTACTACAATATGTATCACTAAGTGAAAAACTATTCGAATCAAATGATTTTCTTTCTGACATTTTTTGATGATCAGATTTACAAATAACAGTTGTTTTTTTAAAATTATAACAATCTGGTTCATAATGATAGTAATCTATTGGATTAATAACAATTGGATTAACAATAATTGGATTTCTAAATTTTATAAAATCAATTTGCTCTTCTTCAAATACAGCAACGGCGATTAATCCTTTTGCAGATAAATCGCCATGAGTATTTGCGGCCACTGAATTTTTTGTTTTTCCAAATAATAACTCGGCCCCTCCTTCATTTGTTTCCGGCCAAGCTTTAAGCTCCATTGAACAATATGCATTTACTACCCACATTCCATCAGCTATAGGTTCTGTATGTGCCAAATTTCCCGTTAATACGTCTGTCCCATCTACCGATATTCTTACCTGAACTTTATTATATGTATTATTTTTAAACTTTATTATAAATGGTTCATTTTCATATACTCCAATTACTTTCTCTCCATCTATATCGTACTTTTTAAATTGTCTATTATCTTCTTTATTAATAATTTCTAAACTATATTTGCTACTCATCTCTAATTGTCCTTATATTGTTTTAATAATTTAAAAATTTCATCGGCCAAATAAATAGCATCATTACCATTATAGTTTCCTTGCTGAGAAATTCTTAAAAAATCATGGGCATCTCCATTGATACCCAAAGTTGTCATTGTTTTAGAAGGCCCGGTGTGCATTGATCCACAAGCAGAACCCATTCCTACATATATTCCTTTTCTACTTAAATCATTTAAAATCATAAATGCTAAACCAGGAATCTGCACAAATGTGGTATTTGCCACTCTTGGAACTTCTTTTCCTATTATTTTCAAATTCATATCTTGAAGTCTATCTTCAAGAATAGTTTGAAACTGTTGCATATTTTGAAGATGCCGTGGCATTTCTGCTATAGTTTCTTCTAATGCTGCTGCTGCTGCAACTACACCGGCAACATCTGGAGTTCCAGGTCGGTCATTAAAATACCTTGGCCCGGTTCCATACTCTTTATATAACGCAAAGTTTTTCAAATATAACAATCCTATTCCTGCCGGCCCTCCCCATTTATGAGCTCCAAAAGCGGCTATATCTACCGGTAATTGTTCAATATTTATTGGGGTTTTTCCTGGAGCCTGACACATATCAGAAAAAAGTAGGCCAATAATTTTTGGTTTCAATTTTTCAATGGGTTGTATTATACCAATTTCATTTTGAACATGAGAACAAACTACACAATTAGTATCAATATCCGCCATTTCAGAAATTAAACCATTTTTATTATTTAGAATTTTTATTTTATTTTTTCTAAATATATTTTCTAATTTTTGATATACGGCAGAGTGTTCAAGTCCAGAAGAATAAATAAAACAATTATCGTCTTGTATTGATTTTTTTAAAATATCTAAACCCCAATCACAAGCCTGAGTGCAACCGCTTGTTATTATTAAATTGCCAGGATTCGTTCCCAATAATTGGGCCAATTTTGCCCTTGCTGTTTCAAGAGCAAGAGAGGCTTCTTGACCAAGACGAGACGGAGCTGAGGCATGTCCCCAACCAGCTCGAGAAGATTGGAAATCAGAGTATATTTTTATTGTAGCTTTGCTCATTGGAATATGGGCATTAGCATCTAAATACAGTTCTTTCATGTTCGTTGATATATCAACACGTTTTTATTAAATCGGAATTTGATTTACGTTGCCTTGAGACAATATTATACGCCTAACTGTTCCTGGAATATGCCAATCAAAAGTGCTATTATCTCCAGAAACAATAACGCCAGTTAGATCTACAGATTGAACCAAAAAATTAGTTGCGGTTCTTGATGCCTCTGGAGCTTCTAAAATTCCTCTAGCAACACCTATTCCTGTAGCTTTTGAAACAATTACCCCTTGACTATTTGCATTTCTAGCAGAAACCACAATATATCCATCATCAAGCGTTCCTATTCCTTTTTGTTCATTTGAATTAAAAGGAGTCTGTGCCCATGTTAAATCTATATTTGTTGAACCAGATATTCTGATAGAAGCTGTTGTTCCTAATAAATTTGGCTTATCTGAAGCGTCCGACCAATATAATGATTGCTCACCAAGAGCTTCATCAGAACTATCACCAATAAGTAATCCATAAAGATTTCTTGTTCCAGACATTCCGTATCTAGTCCAAATTGTTCCAGATAGAATAAAATCAATTGCTGAACTTGCACTGTTAAATATTTGCGAGTCGTATATTTTTATATTTACTTTAAGACCATAAGATATACTTCCCTGTGTTATTGAACCAGATCCACCTGTAGTTCCATATGCTAATGATTGATAAAAATTAAAAGTTTTATCATCTGTTAAATATATAGATTTAACTAACAAACTGTCTCTAAAATTTATATTGCCAGAACTTGAAGGCGCAACGTTAGCACTACCACCAAAACGACAACGTGTTAAATTGCAAGCAGGAAAAGACTCAGATCTAATATGAGAATCAATACTGCATCCATCAACCATTGCTATAAACATTATATTAGTAGATATTCCCAACCTAGACTGAGCAACCCCTCCTAAAGCCAAGTCTTTTATTAAAAAAGCGACTTGTGTGGACACTGATGTAGGAGTTCTTGATGGTTTTTGATTTATTGAAAGATTTTGAATTATTGGCAAAGACTCAACAACATATGTGCTTGTTCCAGCTGGAGATACAATTGTTGGAAGATATACAGGTGCCGCTGGTACTCCACCAAATCTATTAACCGCCGCAACATTTACTCCAACGCCCCCGGGGCTTGTTGCAGCAACCCAAGCTACAGATTGTGCAGATGCCCCAGAAGTAATACGTATTCTTTGCCAAACATTTGCTATCCAATCTGCTACACCAGAATCTGTTAACATTGACACTTCTGGTGTAATATGGGACCTTTCTGTATAAGTATTTACAATGCCAGTTCTAACTGTTGTTGGCACTCCGGCAATTGTAAACAAATATCCATTAGTGTCAATTTCAAGCATTGCATAGGAAATTACAGATTCCGCTACAACATAAACCGTTATGTCTTGTTTTAAACCTCCAACAGATAGTCTTCTATTTAATTCAGCAAAAGTTGCAAGAGGTGCTGTTGCACTTCCAATATTTTCATCATTTCCAGTTGAAGGATCTATATACCAAGTTGCTTGACTTAACCAATCAGGAGCTGTTGTTGATATTTCTCTTTCCCAATTTCCGCCACCAACAGCCGCAATTACAGTTATCCCATCTGGAGTAAGGCTAGAACTAGTATTTCTTTTCCAAAAACAAAGCAAACTATTTATCCAAATATATCCAGATGATGCAGAACTCAGTGCAGCTAATGTGGTTAAATTTTCAGCAACCCCAACTCTGTCAGTTAATCCTGAGCTTCCACTGCCACCAGATGTTGTATTAAAAAATGAAGACATTATAACCCCCAAGCTTCAATTCTAACCGTTCCACTACCAGAAACCAACCTAAACCAAATTGCGCTTATATTTCTATTATCAAAAAACATAGCTTGCGTCGGTTGTCCATTCTCCATGTCTCCATTTACATCAACTCCATTAAATGAATATTCTATAATCCCAGATCCCTCCCAAGCCAACGAAAAACTTAAATTAGAATGTCTATAATTAAACACAACATCAGCAGTTGTATTAAATGTATATCCGTCAACTGCTACTCTTGAAAAAGTATTATAATTAACCATTTCCCACCTAAAACATTTGGCGCCATACTTATGCCATTCTATCCATTGCATATTTTGACATTTTTGTGATTATGGCAACACTTGATAATATGGCCGACCAGGCCCTAGATATTGCCGGAACTTTATACCAAACTGATGATTTGGATAAAGTAGACGAAGCAGCACAATTAGGAAGACCTATTCAGGTCGGTGCCACTGCATCTATTTTAGGAATTGCTCCGAATTTTACATTATCTGGTCTTGTCGGAATGTCTCAACAAAGCGTTGGTCATTTCATTACTATAGAAAATGCAAACTCTCCAGGTAATAATAATACTTGCCGTGTTCTAGCTTATATTAATCCAACTACAATAACTATTTTAAATCCTGCCGGCTCCGGCGGAGATCTAAATAACGGATCTTTGTACTGGATCGAAAGATATCCTTGGTCAGCAGAAGATGACCATAACTTCCACAGAACTGATAGAGCAGATATTAAAGGCGTCGCTTATGACCAATCTGTTCCAACGTATGTTAGATGTGTTAACCAAAATGCACAAGTTCCGGCTAATCTAGCCAATATTGCTGGAAAAACAACAGATGCCAAAGCCTTCGTTGATAATATTAAATTTTTAAATGTTAGTGTTAGTATCAGCAACACATTTATTACATTAAATAGTCCTGGAAATTTAAAACATGCCAACGCAACAGACATTACAGGTGTTCCCATCAGTGATGGATATGACTCTGGAAATGATGAAGCTACATTTGTTGGTATTATAAAAGACGGTTATGGATCGGAACTGACTGTATTAAGAACCGTTGATGGTTATGTTCAGGCTGGTTGGAGAATTTTCGGAAAAACAAGGGCAGGATCTGCACTGTCCCCTAACTCTGTTGAAATTGAATTATTTGCTATGCAAAATGGCGGGTCTTTAGATAACGCACTTCCTTATACTTGGGAAATAGGACAACCAACATTAGTTCATCTAATTATAGGATATAGAAGTTGTTTATATAATCTTTCTGAAATAGCTTTTAGAAAAGCGTTGATATATTCTATGTTATATGGAGAAGAAGATCTTCCTGCTCCTAATGGTATTGGGCAGGTTTTAATGGCAATAGACGGAACAAGATTTATTCCTGCAATGCCGGTGACATCAATTAACGGATGGCTGGTTAATGACGAAGGTATATTAATTGTTAATGATATATATGGAGAAGTATAATGGCATTTCCTGGTGATAGAGCTTGGAAACTTAAAAGAACTGTTCCGTCTGCTAAAATTTACGGAACTCCTTCACACGATTGTTGGTTAGTATTAACTCACGACAATTTGCCTGATGCAATGATTACCCTTGGCGGAGCACAAGGAATGCAACAATATGCTGCTGATTTAGCAGCCAGCTCAGATTCCGAAGGATTAACACGAATTCCTCTATGGGTTTGTAGGGCAGATTTAGACGCAACCCCTGCAAACAGTCGTGTAGAAATATGGATACGTAGACAAGATGTGTCAGACACTTTAGATACAGATGTTTGGTTGTGGTGGGGATCTGCCGTAGAAGTTGCACCAGGAGTGACAGAAGATTATGGTCGAAATGATGTTTGGAATGGAACTACAGGAACTGGAATTCCAGTTGTATCATGGGCAGTATGGATGTTTGACGAGGACCCTGCCGCTCCGGCCCCGGCATATACAGACGTTTCTGGAAATGGACATCATGGATATGTTTTTGGAACCATAACACGTGTTGATTGTGCTCCTGGTAGAGGTTTAAGCACAGTTGCTGGAGGTGGCTGGGTAGATACAGCAAGCACAACGTGGGCTCCCGGAACAGGAGACTTTTCCGTAATAGAAGTATATCAACGCTCCGATGCAACCAGAGCTGGTGGTTCATATTTTAACGTCAATGAATTTGCTTTAGGCCCTGATTTCATATCTGCTACATTTAATACTGGAAACTATACATGGATGGTAACACAACCTGTAGGAACCCCATATTTGGTTGGAGGATCTAGAGATGGCGATAATTTTACCATGTATTTAGATACGGCAATTCAAAATGATACAGGATGGTCAGAAGTTAATGCTTCTAGTTCTGGAGCATTAACTGTGGTTTGGGATTACCATTCAGATACTAGATATTGTTCTTTCTTAGGACTTCTTAATAGTGCCCCCAATTCATATTGGTGGCGTACTATGTATGAAAATATTATTGCTGGTTCTTTTTGGGACGAAACAGGAACTATCCAACCAGCAGCAATTACTGCACAAATATATTTTGATGGTTTACAAACAAATTCAGAGGTTAGAATATATGAAACCCCACATACTCAAATCTGGACCGCAAATTTCGCCGGCCTCACCTCACCATTATTATGGGGAGATTATATAGCTTTTCAAATCCAAAGAGCCTCATCAACAGAAAATCATTATGCTTGGTTTACTAATTCAGAAGACGGATATGCAGACCCTGCAATAGCAGAAAGTATAGGCCATAAAGTAGTAGTAAATGACGGATATACAACAACACAAATTGCAACAAAATTTGCATCTGCAATTGATGGTTATGCAGATGTATCAGCTGTATCATCAGTTGCAATTGCAACTATTACTAATGATAGAAATGGACAAACAGATGAACCTACCGATGGAGGAACTTTAGCCACTTTAACAGTTGTACAAATAGGAGGAACCGCTACAACTGAAATAGATGGCATAGAAAATAGCACAGGATCATCATGGACAGCAGAATATCAAGTTATTAGACCAAGACGCGCTATTATCCATATAATACACTTGTTATATCAAAATAAAAGATATAGCACTATTTTAAACACATCGGGGTTGGTTGTTCCAGCCGGTGCTCTGCAAATTATAGACAGACAATATTCAAATCCAGCAGGTCCATAATTTATGGTTACAGCTCTACACAAAGATCATGGCGTTCCAGAAGGTATTCATCAAATATATAACTGGAATTTTGTCAATGAATCTACAAGATTATCACATATTTATCTTTCTAAAGATATAGGCAAAGTAGCAAGACAAACAAATGACAATACGTTTTGGCTGCTAACAAATTATTTCCCCACAACATTTGTTCAAATTGGAGGTTCCGGCTCATTAACCCCAACAAATCATCAAACTCTAAGACAACTAATTCATTTGGCCTTTGGAGGCCCATTCGAGGGTTTCTCAGGTGCTTATAAAGAAATTTTACCAGTAAGCGATCCCTTCCCAACAAATATTACTTGGTGGACTAATTCTAGTAAAACAAATAAAATTATTGAAAAAATAATAATAAGAAACGACTCTCAAATACCAATAGTAATAACATATAACGTTTATGAAATAGATGGAATTACTATTGAAGCGTCTGCAATTGATAATATTGTTTATAATGGAATATTCGAAATTAGCAGAGAAAGGATTATTATATGAGTGATAGCCCTGCTGTAATATTATATGACGGATACAGTAACCCGGTTGTTATTGAAAATAATACCGAATTTCCATCGTCTCAAGGAATTGTTCCTGTGGGAGGAATTACTACAGACGGTTATGCATCTGTTATTTTATTAAATAATGACGGAACTCTATCTTCTTATAAAAAAACAGAAAGATTTGAAAAAATCACAGTTGGAACAACAGATACTATCTATATGGGAGAGGCTGTGCCAGGATCTGCTGAAGGATCTTCGGTATGGCTAATTAGACGAGTAATAATTACAGATAATTTTCCAGTATCAATAATGATATCTAACGAAAATGTTTCTTGGAATAATAGGAATATTATCGAATATTATTGAACAATAATATAAGGTGAATATATGGCTTTAATTGTAGACCCAGATTATCTTCATGATGCTCCAAATTCCAGCTCTTTAGATGGATATGAAGTTTTTATAGATACTACTAATTTATATATACAGCTTAATATTGACGGATATCTATCAACCGATGGCGTCACCATTAAATGCTTATATTCATTTTTAAAAGAAGAATGGCGGCTTGATCCTAATGCAAAGAATCTGGCGGCTTTTCCTTTCCCCATGACGCCAATTACGGATGAATCTTTCGAACTCACAGATGGGTGGAATTTTGACGGATATCAATCACAATATTTGATTAGAACAGGTGGCTGGACTGTAAGAAATATTTCTGGCAACGTCACGGAAAAATGGTCCGGAATTATCGGATTAGGCACAATCCAAGCCGATGATCAGCTATATTTCTATCAGGGAGTTGATGCCGAAAACGTTCAGCTACAGGGGCAAGTAAACCAAGCAGTAACGGTCCTCAGTGACCCAAATGGTGACGGAACCTTTACTGACGGCTATGATTATAGAACTGCATTTACTATATTCTGCCGCGAGTATCAGCAGACATATGACTCATCAAATCTTGCTGACATCGGTGTTACTACCATGGATTCGATTGCTTATCGTTTCCCCCTATCAACAGCAACAGATTTAAAAATCACTCATAACGATTCAACCGTTTCCACAACAGCTCCTTATACAGGAATGAGCATTACTTATTATGCAACTCCACAATCAAGAACAATTGGAAGTTCAAGTTATAACTTTGGTATTATCATAAATGGAAATAGTGGAACCGCAGAACAAATATATGAATTTGTTCAATATAAATTAAGACAAAATTCAGATATCGATGCTGGTGCTGGTATTGTTATTGGTAAAACGGCAGATGCTTTGTTGGGATTTGTCGGAGACACATTATATACCAAGACTGCAACAAACCCATCTGGGGGCGGAACAGGTGTGTTTATCGACAACTATCAGGTCGTAGATGTTAACAGACTGGTGCTTACTGACAACACTGAAACAGAAAGAACCTTCCCTTATGTTGCTGCTTTAACAATAAACGTCGGCGCAAACCTTACTGGAGATGCGGCTGCTAAATATTGGGTATATTTCACAACTTTACCAGGTGGAGCAGATTACGGAACATCATTGGCGGTTATTACTGAAGACGCAGATGGTTATGATATGTCTGGAGATATAAGCGGAGACGCCTCAATTCAGCATTCATTTGCTTATGATACAAATAATCAAGGGGGCAGAACTCCAGCAACAGATGCAGTAATAACTGTAGTGGCAATTGGACTTAGTACCGGACAATATGTTAGAGCAACTGGAACAATTGCCAGGTCTACATCTAACGTAGTTTCGTTGGTTGCTGCTCTCGAAAGAAACTACTCTAACCCAGCTTAACCAACCCGAGAGTAAGATATAATGGGATATATTTTTGATGGATACAATGCTATAATTATATTAGATTCAATTGAAGAATTTAATATCGAAGATTTGTATTCTCGTTGGAAAGAATGGGTTCTAGACGGATACTCACAATATCCTGTTGCCTTCCGAACTCTTGGTGGGGACCCTATCTCTGCAACTCAAGAAATTGCCCCCTATTTTTTCTTAAATACAACTGATGGTTGGAGAATAAGACCTTATGAATCAGATCATGAACTCCATATCATAGGAAACTTATATCCAGAAAACCCATTGGATCCTATGTTTACTCCAACATTGGGAGAATATACCGTATTAGTCACTATAGAAAGATCTTCATCAGCCATAGCTTTTGAGGTAAATACAGGAAGTGGATTAACTCCAACACAAAGTATGTGGCTAGAAACCCTATTTAAAAATATTCCACTTCAAACCATTTTATCATTAAGGGCAAAATAATTAAACAACAATAGTTGCCACTAGCCCCCAGGAAATTGTTGCAGTGTCCAATAAAATATAAATCTCATTTGTATCTAATTGTATTGCCAACTTATATTTATCATATGCTTCAAATGGCCCGGCGGCTAATCTTTCTACAGAATCAATATACTCAAACGAAATAGCCGAGTGTAATCCTTCTAATATCGTCTGTGCTGTATGTCTAGCTTCACTCATATTGCCACCACATAATCTGCCACTAATACACTACTCTCCTTAGGAGAAAAATTCAATATTATTGTGTCATACCCAGTCCCGGAACCACCACTCTCTACAAGATAATAATCAACACTCTCCACTAAAACTCTACCATTATGCCTAAGCAATATACGAAAATCGTTGCTTTCATGTATTCCATTAATAAATTTATCCGAAGTAGTAAATGTTCTATTCACCCCATCTAATACTCCAATAAGATCTTCTCCCTGTTTAAATGCATAATCCAAATCAGCCGTTCCTCCGCCAGGTGTTATTCCAACCGTTATTCCTGCATCTAATAAAAACTGCCTATGGCATTCATCAAATTGATACAATTCTATGTTGCTCTCAACTACACGTATTTCTCGTGCCCTTATCTTAATATTTAAATCTCCTTTCAATAATGAATGACGAATAACGTCCTCAGAAACATTCGGAATAGCTAGCAAATCCCTAACCATACCATTCCCAATAGGTGTGTGAAAACACTTTATACGTTTCCCTTCTGGCGCAATGTTTTGAACCTTGAATACTACAGGACATTGCTTGTGTACAAATGTCCGATATCCCACTTTACTCCTTTACTTCATCGGTTATTGTAATAGTCACGGTTCTGGAAACTTTCTTCTCTCCATCCCTACGAATATTATTGTTCCCAAATATTGCTTCAATTATATTCTGCTGTGCAGTCTTGTCTCCGGTTATTACCATAGGACCACTAGATGCTTTACTAACCCCGCCAGTGTTCTCTAAATATACTCCCCTCTTCAATAAATCCTCGTCCTTATTCAATATAGCCTTTTTAAGATCTCTTGAAGACATCTTTTTTATTTCTTCCATGCTTAATCTATATCTGGCAAATAATAATTGTTCCAAATATGATACCTGAGGTGCAGATATATCTTGGTCTCCTTGTTTTATCCTCAAAGTCCTTCCTACATGATCCGATAATACACGAGCATAACTGTCATGATATTCTGCCTCTTTACCATAAAATTCTTTAATATCATCCAATACATTATTTAATTTGGCAAATATAGCAAGTTTCTCCTGCATATCCTCATCTATAAATTGATCTGCCCTGTGCCAATATTGTAATGCTTTACGAGGATTTCTTTGCTCTTCTTGATCAATATGTCTAGTGTCTATTGCAAATTTCTTTATTGTTTGTGAAGACGCTATCTTTATAAGAGCTGCTTTTCTGGCACTTCTACGAACCGAAGCAGGCTCTTCTTCGCAATCAATTATATAAATGCGTTTTGCAGGTATTTCTACAGCTCCAGCTTTTGCCATCTCATAGAAATCTTCTGAAATCCTTAATAAAAGCTCAGCATTACCAGATAATGTAAGTTTCTGATCACTAATGGTCATCTTATAGAAATACGACTTTATGCGTCCTCAGATACATTTCCAACTGCTTTGGCAGCATTAATGATACTTCCAAATTCATCAACAGATAATCCTGAGGATCCTAAAACCTCTCTCCTAATATGCAAAAAGAAACTTGGTCCATACAGTCGCCCAAATTCCTTTTTTAAAACGCTTTCACCACACTGCAAGGCGTGAGTGGCAGCATCATCCGAACCATTGTCAAACAGCCTTTTGGCTAGTTTATATGCAACGTAAGCTAACTCCTGGCTCTCTTGCAAAGACGCATACTTGGAAAATAATTTTGATAATTTATGAATCATACTATTATATCTTTTTATTAGTGGACAAACAAAAACGGCCTCCCTTTTCAAGGAAGCCGTTTTCAATTTTTATCCATCACTAGGATTTGTTCCTAAGAACATTATCCAACTAGCGTGCTCTTCCGACCTGCCGAAATTCCTCGCGGGTTCACAATGCCGATACCAATTATTTCTGATACCACCCAACCGAGTTTTAACTGTTTTGGTTCGTCAGCTGGTAAAACTTCAATTTCCTGTCTAACAGGCATAACACCAACGAACTCAGGATCTGCACAAGCATATACTGTTCCTGGGGGAACAATCTTGCTAACCATTATGTCTGCGCCCCAAATATGAGCATAAAGCCCTGTCTGGAGAATTTCACGCTGGCTAACAGGATCAATCTCGCCCTGTCCAACAGTACCACCACCGGATGCCCAGTTAAGAATATCAGTGTACTCACTGATGTTCATGAAATACTTGGTTGTGACGTTGTCCCAACGATCAATTTGAACCTTGAGCTCAACAAGATCACGCTTAAGCATTCCCTGGTCAGCAATGTCCTGAATGGTATTTTCAACACTTGAAGCTGCATCAATAGCCGCAAAGACGTTAGCGTCTTCCTGGGCCATAATTTCCTGACGTGCCTTCTGAACAGCACGGTCAATGATGTTAAATCTGCGTCTCTTTACTTCCGCAATTCTAACAGTTGGATTCGAGAAAATCTCGAATTCAGGAATGGTCACTCTGTCGCCGAATACACGGCTTTCTGGACCGGTACCATTTGAGGACACAACTACTGCTGTGACATCAATATCACGGTCATACACAGGGAGAGCTCCCTGAGGAAGAGGATCAACAACCAGTGCTCTACGAGCAATTCCCTGGTAATCTAAGTTACGACGGATAGGATTTGCCATTGCTTGAGCAAGAGCAATTTTGCCTTGCTGCGACATAATGGCAGACTCTACTAGCTGATCTCTACGATCTGCCGAGAGTTGAGGCTGACCAGCAAGAGCTAGATTAGAAGGAGCGTTCTCCTCTAGAATAGCTGCGAACTTTGCCAGCTGCATGAATGCATCTTGAAGATTGCTTGCATTCATCTGACCTTTGCTATTAAACAGTTGACTATACATATTTTTATTTTCTCCTTATTTGCCTGTCATAAACCGGCTAATAATTTATATTGGGGTTAAATGAGGGGCGGACAGAAAATCCGGCCGCCCCACAAGTTTTATTTATTAATACTCTGGATCGAAATGAATTACGACCTGAGTAAATGCTACCTGAACAGGAGTCTGAACTAGGTAATTAGGTGTAGTCACCAAACTGCCATTTGTTGAGAATTCAACAAGTCTTGCAACAACAAGGTTTGCTGCGTCAAATGAATCACCAGATGAAACTGGAGTCAAAAGACCTAAAGCTGTTGCTGTAAGAGGTTCGCCAACATCAAGTAAAGCATTGCTTGGAACAAGACCATCAGCTGAAGTATCAACAGATGCTAATGTCACTGCATATAGACCGGGTTTATCCCAAAGGGTAACCTTGCCGGAACCAGCACCAGTGTGTGGACCATAGTTATTACCAGTTGTATTCTGACCAGCAATTGTCCCAATTACTGCACCGAACAGAGTTCCATAACCAGTTGTTCCTTCATCAGCAAGGAATACGGGTCGTTGACCGTCTGGTAGGAAGCGAGTGACGATAGGACGATATTTTGTGGTTGTTCCCACATAACCGTCAGATCCGTTTGCATCAGCAGCAGCTTTATCTGTTCCAGTAATGTCATAGTTAACTAAGGTAACTACTTCACCACCAGTAAGAGCAAAAATGCTGCCTGTAGTGACTAGAATGTCATAACCATCGAATTGACCGAGTGGATATATTGCCTGTAATGGTTTAAGAGCCATAATATTTTCCTTTAGATTCTTTTATTTGTCTTTCTCTATTGTCTTACATATTGATGGATTTTCAAACCATCCAAAAATTATACTATTATATTCCCTGTTTTTGTATTAAAATTTTTCCTAATTTAAAAAATCTTTCATCCTTGGAACAATTAGCCAAAGAAAGCTTATATTTCTGGGCTTTTTGCAAAGCGGATTCGATATCATCTGGAGTTGTTGTTAACAAAATTCCAGAAAATTTTCTTGTTTCTAACAGATTATTTAGATTAGTTTCTATTATAGACACAAGTTCTTTTATCTGAGGGTTATATTTGCCATCAATAATTCCGGTATATTTTTTACCATTTAGGAAAGCTTGTGCCGCGGGGGTTGGATTTTGCAGATATAATTTCAGAGAAGATATATTTTTTTCGGAAGGTGTTTCAATTTTTGGTTGTTGAACAATAACAGGTTCTGGTTTCGGTGAAACAATTGGTGGTGTTGGCGGAGTAGTAGTTTTATCAATTATACCTACATTTTCCAATACAGATTTTCCTATATCTTTTGCACCTTCCCAAATATCAGTCAGAGAAAGATCGTTAACATCTTGTCCTGGAGTTGTATATGTTTGTTTCCAAGCATCTTGTGGTTTATCAACAAAATTAATAAAATCTATAACTCTATGTTCTTGTTGTCTTTTTGGCTCAACCTGTTCTATATATATTTTTTTATTTAATTTTTGTTTATCAACATTATTTTTTAAAAATGTTTTAATTCTATTTAAATTACTATCGTTTAAAATATAAACTTCAAATGAATCTTCGTTAACTCTAATGGCGTTCTTATATATCATAAATGTATTATAAACGCTTTTTCTCAAACTATACCATATTTCTTTAGAACCTACACACTGAATTCCAATATCATCAGGTAAACTTCTAACCACAGATAATGGCAAATTTCGATCTTTTGCCACTCGGATAAATAGTTCTAAATTATCAATCAAACGTTCGTTATTTGAGCTATTAATTTTTTTTTGTGAAAGAAATATTGCCTTATCAACATCAAACAAATGATGCAAAGCCGCTTCTTGATGCCACCAACCTTTGGTTTCTTCATCAATTTCTGAACCAACAATTATCCAACCTATCCAACCAAATTGATCATTCCCATCATTAACATCAGAATGTTCTGGATAAGTGTTCATAATCTGTGGGTGATTTCCATGAGTTCCATAATAATCAGATAAAGCAAATTCCTGCACATCCGGTTCTTTTACGAAAGAATAAGAACCAGTATCTCTGGTCATATCAATAGAAGTGCCTTGATTAACCATTATTCCTCTTTTACAGATTCTGGAGTTTCTTCTCCGCCCAATTGTTCTTGCAATTTAGCATATACATCTTCTTGTTTTTGTGCTGCCATTGCTTTGCCTTCTGTAGAGGCTTCTGCGAGCTTTTGAACAAAGGCTTGTAGGGAGTTGCGTAGAGCTGCTAAAGAGTTTATAGCATTAGATTTGGCACCACCAAAGACACTTTCCCAAGCCCCCTCTGCCATTTGCCACCATTCATTCTCAGCTTCTCCTCCTTCTTCCATCCCGTTAATTTCAGCTAAAAGCCCTGAATCACTTATTCCAGTTGCTCCAATTTTTGAAGCAACATAAGTTGCCATCTGCTTGAATTTACTAAGAAAATCAATGTCTTCTTTAGTTGCAGCAAGTTTATTTTGATCTAGATTAACATCCATTCCGACATCTTGTTGTTCGGTGCTGCCGGCAATTCTCTCTGCTTTTTCGGTATTTTGATAAAGCATTTGCAGAGCTGTTGTCCATTTATCAATTAGGCCATAATTAGCTGAAGAAACGGATTGTCTTAGTTCTTGAAGGGAAGTGATAGCTTTTTCTGTATCTGGCTTAACGCCCTGTGATATATGTCCATAAATTTTAGTTTTAATCCATCCGGCAGTTGCAATACCAGCAAGAACCTTTGCTGTCCAAACAAGAGCCACGGGCCAAAAGGCTTGTTTTACTAATTTATCTGCACATTCATCAGCCATTTTTGATAAATCTTCATCGCCTTCATTATCAAATTGGAAACCTAATCTAACAAGTTCATCAAGGAGTTCTTTTTTGGCATAACGGTGTTGAGTATGCATTCCTTTTGGTTTGCGGTTTACAATACCAACCATAATATCATGTCTTTCATTGATATTCTCAACTAATCCATTTAATCGATCATAAGAAGGAGCAATAATAACTTTTTCTGGATGAGCTTGATCAATAATGTTTTTAGTTGAATCATTGGTTTTAATTTCATTTCCATAAAGTGCCTGTATGGTTTCCTTATAATCTTCATCTGATTCTTTATCTTCTTGTGTCATAACATCGGCTTCTTTTACAAAGCCTTTTTCTGTCATAATTTTTACATAATTATCAAATATTTCGCTCATTTGTTTGCCTTTATGTTTCCAACAAATCTATCAATGACATCTTTCATTGTATGCATACCAGAATCTGGGGGCATTTTAAAAAATTGAGAGATTCCTTGCGGATTAACCTGATATATAATAGATGCCATCTTATTGAAAGAAGCATCATTTAAAATATCCTGTTCTCTCCCCGCTAATTCTGGATAAATATTAACAGCCCATTTGACAAGAGTATTTTCTACAGATCCTAAATTATCCATTAACCATATTGTTCCGGAAGAATTAATATGATATTGGTTTCCTCTTCCCGACGATTTTAGATTATGTGAGGTTGGTTGAGGAAGATCGTATTTAGGAGCTTGAATTCCTGTAGGCTTTGGAACAGTCATATTTGTTATAAACTGCGGTACTCCTATGAAAGAGATTTCTCCTTCCGGTTTTTCTTCAGGTTTTGTTTGCTCCGCTCCCGCACCAACACCAAAAAGAACTTTCGGTCCCTCAAAAGCAGCAACGCCTACAAGAACCGACATAACAATCCATCTTAAAAATCCACCAAATAATACTTTTTGAGAGCTCCTTCCAAGTCCTCTAAATATATTTAATAAACCACTTCTTGATCTTGTGGCAGCTTCTTTACTAAACCCCCGCATATAATAAACAATTTCGCCATTCTTTTCAATTTCTCTCAAAGGATCTAGTGAAGCTGCTTTTATCAAAGAAGAAGTTGATTGATCTGCAATTCTAGCCGCATCATCTTTGGTAAAGTCGCCAGTATCAGTAATTACGGATTGGACCATATCTACAACTGATTTGAAGAAACCACTTATATCAAAACCAAATAAATTTGCTACCACTGGAAGAATACCAAGAGGCCACCATATTTTTGCCAATATTGGAATTGAAAAATATGTTCCTAAAGTTGGAATAATTCCATAGGTTTTTATTCTATCAGAAACGGCTTGATATAATGTTTGCGCAGCTCCGCCAAGTTCTTCAGCAATTCCCGCCTGTTTAATAATTTCAGGATTTTTAGACAAGCCAGCATTGATAATAATAAGTTTATCAATTATCTGGCAGTCTGCTTGATAATCTTTATAAAACATTATTTTCCTGAGTATAATTGTTTAAGCTGTTGATTTGCATAATCAGTCAAAGAGTCTATTGTTCTACTCCATGCTGCAAGATTGGATTGAGCGGCTTGGACAGAGGCTTCCTTTCCATCCCATTCATATTCTGCACCAGTTTCGTACCAATCATTAACAATCTGATTTAATGCCAGTTTCAACTGAGGAAGAGCAACCATTAATAAAGCCACACTAAACACCTTATCAATTGCTGTATTTGCTGGAACTGTATTCTCTAGATTTGCAAGAGGGATATTGCCCTGAGGAGTTCTAATTATTCTATTTGGATTATCTCCAATAAATCTAATTCTATCAACCCAAGAAGCAACATCATATCTAAAAATAGGTGTCTGAGCAGGATTTGACCATCCTCTGCTTATATCCTGCAAACTTATTGATGGATTTAATATTTGAAATAAAGATTTTCCAAGGTTTGTGCCCGATTTAAGGCTTTTAATAGGTTTGTCAAAAGCGCGTGGATAAGCATTAGCAAGCTTCCTAACGTTGATTACCGAACCAAATGGTGGATAAAACAGCTTTTCTCTTTGTGCCCTTTGAACATCATATCCTTCATTTGGTTGTCCCGAGGTGGCGACTTCTCCTGGCTTTCCTGGTTCTTTACCAGCAGTTGGAGATTGTTTTATAACTGACTCTAATCCGGCGGCTGAAGCAGCTGTTTGATTACCAGTTGTTCTGCCAAGTTCTCTAAATCCGTCAACCAATCTACCAATTAATTTAGTTATAGCATCTACATATGATTTTAATGTTCCATCGTCTGCATCCTGAACATCTGCTCCAGAAACTGATTGTAGAAGTAATTTGGCCCTATTAAGGAAATTACCTAAAAGAGTTTTCCAATTTTCAAATGACACAGCTTGATTAATTATATTGCTAAAGTTGGTAGAGAACCACCTCTCAAATGCAACCAAGTCTGTAAGATCGGCAGCGGTTAATGGGGCCCCCATATCATCTTTTGTAGTATACCAAGCTTCACTAAATAAAGGAACATTAACTGGAATTTTATCATACTCTGTTGATGAAGAAACATTATTATTAATAGTAGTTTTAATATTAGCATCATATAGAATATTATTAATCAGATCAATGTTAGCTTTGGCTATGTTGGTCACTTCTAATTGTTTTTCTTTAGAATTAGCATACATAAGATAGCCATTTGGCAAACCTGTATTTATATCCTTTGCTTTTCCACTAATAGTAGAAAGGATTTGTTTTGCAGCATTTAATGCGCCAGCTGTTGCTTTGCCCCATTTGCCATCAAAATCAGCGGATCCTTCAAAATCTTCTCTGGCTGTTTGTCCCAATCTTGTAATAAGACTTTGATCTATTGGTTTTCCAGAAATTCTTGCTATTGAAGGAACTGCATCAGTTATTAGATTATGAAGTGTCCTTTGCATGTTCTCAACATTCTGCCAATATTCTGGAAGAACTGATGCTTTCCATTTTGAATTCTCTTTTCTCCAATCCTCATAGGAAAGTTGTCTTTTTTTTTGAGCAACCGGCTTTGTTGCAGCCGGAGTTGTTGTTGGAGAAACAGAAGGTGCAGTTTTCTGTGGCGTTCCAGTAGGGCCTCCAGCATTTTGTGCCACTTTCATTTTTCCACTAAATGCACCAGCTTTCTGCCATTGTCCAATCCATGTCATTAAAGACTGAATAATATCATCTGCACTTGCTTGTGGCATGTCATATGCTGCTCTTGCCTGTTCTAGTGTGTTTATTTTTCTAAATATAATATTTGGATTATGTTTTTTTTGTAAATTAAATAAATCTACAGATAACGATCTAATTTTTTCATTTTTTTCATTAACCAAATCAGTTTTTACTCGGGTTAAAATTAAAATCATATTTTCAATTTTTTTCTTAATTTCTCCCTGAAGCTCATGGCCAATATAAAAAATATTCCAACCGGATGGACCATTTAACTGATGTAATGTATTTAAAATAGAATCAATTTGTTTTTCATTAACATTAGCTGGCAACCCTTGCTTTGGAAGAGAATTTATACTAGCGTCAAGAATTTGAGTGAATTTATTTGCAGAATCATTAACTACATTAACATGAGCATTATAAAACTCATCAGTACCAGAAGCTCTAAGATCCGAATCACTTAATCCCCCTCCCCAAGACCTTATTAAATCATATAGTCCCGGCCAAGCCACTTTCCATTCATAAGCATATTTCCCGAAAATTCCGGGATCTATGGGGGCAACGTCTTTTCCTCTAATAATTACATCTTTAACTCCGGCACCTATATTATCAAATATAATTCCAGTTATTGTTCCTCCAACTCCAAATAATTGATTGAATTTAAATACGGGTGGGGTCGCCCTTCTTGCAGCCATCTGTTGTTTTACCAATCTTAATTCTGAATTAAAATAATCAATTTCTGAAACTCCCTGTCCAACCTTCAAAATTCCGGCAAGATCATTCAATAACCCTGCCGTTGCGCCTTTTCCCCGGATCATTTCCACAATCTTCTTATGTTGGCTTACTTGTGTCTCAACTTCTCCTAATCCTTCCTTCGCCGGAGCTATCTCAACATCACCATCAGGATGTGCAAAATTAATCAAATCTTCGCCACCATCTGATGCAGTCATGTATAATGCTACCTTCTCATCTAATCGGCTTGCCTCAACTACTCTGCCAGACCTCTTTAAACCTTTAGATAATCTAATTAATTGAGAAAGAATATCGTCTGGAACAGTTTCGGCCTTCTTCTCAATAGGCTTCTCACCTGTTCCATTCTTTGCTATCTCTTGTCTCTCTAGTTCTCGCATTACAGAACTATTTCCAAATTCATAAGAATTTCTCATTTATTCCTCTCCAAGTTTTAGGAGCATAACGCCTCTGACAAAAGCTTCATTATTAGCATTTCTATAATTAGGATCGTTTATCATCCTGGTTTGGATTTTCTTAAATTGCTCTTTTAATGCAGCATTCGAATTGATTCTCTCCTGAAGCTGAAGGAATTCATCTAAAATTGTTTCCTCAGATTTTTTCTCCGCCGCCTCTTTCGCAAGCTCTTGATTAGCCAAATTTTGAAAGACTTCCGAGCCAAATAAAGCCAGATCATCCATGTCCATAGTATTATCCTAATTTTGCAAACATCTAGTAATATACTGTATTATGCAGCTATCAAAGAAGCAAAAATTCGACTGTACTAAGTGTAGATCCCGGAGTTCCAGTGACTATTGCAATTCCAGGATGATCTGGAGAAGGTTGCCTTGATGTAAACTTCGCATCCTCTCCAACAAATAAGTTTGCATTTATTGGATACCGTTGTGTTGAATCAAACTGATCGGTTTGTCCAATGAACCTCTGAAACCATACCGTAATCCTTCCAGAACCTACCGTAGAATCATCTCCAGGAACATTTGGTACCTGATACGTATAACTAACTACCGTTTGTATGGCGTCAGGAATCCCGCTTCCTGTCATATCAGAATTTAATTCTGTCCCGGCCAAAAATGTTATTACTCCATTCCTGGCGTTTAAATATACATCCACAGGATCTGAAACGAATGTTCCAGGTAAAATAGAAGCATTTGCCAATTCTGCTTTTACATCAATTGGCGTTATCCACCGTCCAGCTGACATCACTCCCTGAATTGGGCCAGCCACAATTACTTCATTTATAGCTACTGTATAAAAAGAGTTAGTTTTTATATCATCAATTACCCCAATAGGACAAGTTCCGTCTGATACACCACAAACTACGTTATTTCCCATAACTTTTAGTTGGGCTATCATTCCTGGCTGAAATTCAGCTGCCGGATCTACTGGAAATGAAAAAGGAAGTGAATTTCCGGATTGTGTAATGCGCAACATAGTTAAACCTCTTCTTACCTATATATCAAAAAGATGGCCCTTCTGTAAACAAAAGGGCCATCCAAAGTTAAGTTATTATTTTATTCACCACATAGCTGCCAGCATTTCCGCAGAAGGCACATCTGTTTCCTCATCACCTTTTTCATCTACCGCTACTTCTAACGCCACATTTGGATCCGACATCAATAATTCGTATAACTCTCTCTCTTCTGGAGACTCCGTTTCCTCTATCTCAATATCTGGTTCTCTCTGTGCTTTTTTCGCTAATTTTGCAACCGGTTTTTCTATTTGCGCAATTTCCATCATTCTAACTATTGCATCTGCTTCTTTTGTAAATCCTGCCTTTTCAAAATTATCCGCAGCCTTATTTAACAATTTTAATGCTTGTAATCTGTTATTTGCTCTGCTTGTTTTTTGTTCAAATGCACCTTTTCGGAGATTTTTATCCATCTCAACAAGAATTTCATCAAGATTTACAGTATTGTTGCTCCACATTTAGTGCCCTGCCATTTTTTCTAATAATACAGTTATTGCCTCGGAGGCCTGAACGTCATTCAATCCATCAAATATCTCCGCCGCTCTTGATATGCAACTAATTGCCTCAGATATATATCCAGCCTTTGTTTCTTCTTCGGCCGCATCTGTTCTCATATACCTATCCATTAAACAGGCTAAATCCTCTGAGGCTTGTTTTATTTTATATTGAACCATTATTTCTTAATCCACTCGTTGATCTCATTCATCAAAGCAATTGCTTTCTTGTTTGTAATCTTGCGATTCGCAAAAATATTCAGATCATTTTCGTCTTCTTCCTTCTCTTCGTCCTCATCTTCTTCTTCTTCGTCTTCATCCTCTTTTTCGTCGTCGTCTTCTTCTTTTTCTTTCTTGTCTTTCTTATCCTTCTTTTCTTCTTTATCATCGGCCGCGAAAAGCTCCGGATCATAAGCATCTATATCTATAGAATCATCTTCACTTTCTTCTGGAAGCGAATCGGTTTCTAATCCGTGAAATCCGGAAACTCTGCCACCAAGTTCATCTAAAAGCTCAGGATCTTCAAGATCTTCTTCGCCTTCAGAATCTTCATTAAGTTCCTCTTCAAATTCTCCACCAAAATCACCAAATTGTGCTTCTTTAAGAATTCCATTTAAAAGACCAAGAGCAACAGTTGCACTCTTGTCCAATCCAAGATTATCAAGGGCCTCTGAGGTTGTTATTAAGCTATTAACTATATATTCTATAGCCTGTGCTTTTACCTTCTTGTCTACCTCTTTTTTGTCCTTCTTATCTTTATCCTTCTTATCTTTATCCTTGTCTTTTTTGTCCTTCTTGTCTTTTTTATCTTTCTTATCCTCTTTTTCTTCCTTCTTGTCTTTCTTTCCAAAAGGAGGAGCTTTCTTACCCTTCTTATCTTCTTTCTCATCCTCTTCGTCGTCTTCGTCGTCTTCATCCTTCTTTTTTGCTACTCGGATGAATGCCGAATAAGTAGGATCAGCATTAATAACCTGTGAAAAATCTTCTGGCTCAGGTTCAAAAACAGATTTAAATGCAGGATCGTTCAGGATTTTATCCATTTCTGCTGCAACAGAATCACCAATTTTAGAATTTTTTAGCATTGTTTAATCCTTGTTTGGAATATGGGGGCCTCTCGACCCCCACAATTCAATTAATACTTACGTCCCGCAAATGCCTGGTCAAATGCATTCTTTAACTCATCGTCATTACTTCTTGGAGAAATATAATCAGTTGATAATGCAACAGACTCTTTAATACCTACCTCAGGAAGAGAGGCTGTTTTGGAAGGAATCCTTCCAACTGTCTCCTGAAGATATGCAAAGTTCTCATCAGAACAATTCATAATCTTCTCGACCTGACTGCGTAAACTACGTGGGTCCCTGGCAACTAGGCCTCTTGCAGCCATGTCATAAGCAAGTTCATATGCCCTTGCTACCTTGACTTTAAGAGCCTCTTCATTTGCAGCTGCTTTCTTTTCAGTTGTCCCTTTAACAAGCTCACTTACCCATCTGCTAGCTTCTGGATCCTTTGCTTCTCCCCAGAACTTCTTCCAATAAGATACCGCTGCCGCATCAAGCCCCTCAGCAATCAAACCTGGGAAATCTGTCTTTGGATCAATTGTTCCTGCAAGAACTAGTTTCTGAATCTTCTCAGCTGCTTCCCTAACCTTGCCAGGTGCTTTAGTTGCTACTTCCATTGCCTTTGTATGGACTTCTTCAAGATCCTCTACCTTGGCAAGATCACCAGTTGGCTTGGTATCAAGGTCGGTTGTAAACCCGCCCTGAGGATGTGCTTTCGATAACATGTCAGAGAAGGTAGTTCCTTTTTGGGCAAGTTTGGTCCGTAAAATATCTCTCTCTTCTCTTGTCATATTTGCAATCCTCTTTGTTGATGCTTTTGTCTTAAGTGTCTCTGCTACCTCCGTTGGAGTACCTTCTAAATCTGCTGAACCGTCTTCGTTTACCTGTACCTTGAGATCATTGCTGTCTCCACAACCAATACAGCCTTCTTCTAATACGTTCATTAGTTCATCAAGATCGTTGCTGTCTGATGCTCTCTGACCAGCTGTTGGTCTTGGTGTAATACGTTGTCCTGCATCTGGGGCTACTGGAGGAGCCACTACTGGTGCTTTTCCAGAACCTTCTTGCAAAGAATTAGAGCCCGTTGAACCTACTGGAAGAGTTCCTGTTGGCAACCTCTGTGGTTTTTGATCAATAACATCTGGAATCTCTTGAGCAGTCTTCTTAAGATTAGTAATAGCATTTGCATATCTAACAAATGAAACCATCATCTTGTGTCCAGCCGATTTTGCTTTCTCAATGTCTGGCGATGCGTCTACAAGAAGTTCCGTAGTCATTCTAGCAGAGCTAGCTGTTCCATCACTATTAACCTTCTCAATTAGCTTTAACTCATCAGTCATATCAGAGATTTCAGCAAGAGCTTGCTTAATTCCCTTACGAAGACCATAACTAAGAGTCTTACGCATTGAACCAAGAGTAGTTGATGCTGTTGCTACTGGTACCTCTGGAACATCCAGATCTCCTGCCTGCTCTTCTTCATCAAGAGCTTCAACTGCTTTTTCAAGATCAGCAGAAAGATTACCTAGTTCACGAACCTTATCTTTAACCTGATCTGCTGGAGAACCCGTCTCTCCTGTTGGCTCAAAATCACCATCCGGAGGAACCGCAGCTGCTGGATTTGCAGCAGGTGTTTCGCCTGGTCCAGGAAGTGCCGGAGCAGGAGCCTGTGCTCTCTTAACAGAAGCATTTGCTAATACTCCCTGTGATGCAGGAACTACTGTCCCAACATCTTCAATTTCAAATGGAAGATTATATCCCTGAGCAGCAAGATCTCCCCATTCGTCAGTAGATAATGGTCTAGTTTGACCATTTGGCATCTTTACAACGAAATCGGAAGATGTATATGCTGTTTTTACTGATGCAGTGGCGTTTATTGGTCCAAGATTAACAGCTTGCCTTGCGGTATTAACAACTGCTAATAGCTCCTGCATTTCATTAGACATAAGTATTGTTCTTGCAGTAGACAGTTCTTTATTAATTGAAGCTGATATGTCTTTACCCTGCATAAAACTAATAACTTGTCCCCAATTTCCATTAGTGTTAGCTACCTGAACTTTATAATGCAAATTAACAAGTGTCATTAAATTTGCGGCGCGGAGTTTATCACGAAGGCCTGTGCCTGCTCTATTTGGTTGGAAAGCTCCGGGACCAGCCGACTCACCAGCATCAGAATGTCTTCCTGCATTAAAGTCGCCACCAGCATAAGGATGTTCACTAGGGCTCTGGGCACCTTTAAAAATTGCCTTGGCTGTATTCACACCCTCACTTCGGATTACATCAATCATCTTTAGACCGTAATCTTTAGTAGCAATGCTAGAATAAAGAGAAGCAACTCTTTCCTGTCCAGCTAATTCTCCAACTGTTGCAGAGAATACTAGGCGGCTCTTGCTATCATCGCCCTTAGCATATACTTGCCACTGCGAATCAGCAAGGTTATCAGAACCATCTTCATTAGAGGCTTTAATGAACTTTGCATTCAGTTTAGCTCTATTAATAAGTTTCTTGGTTTTCTCATCGTCTCCATAAAGGCCATCAATTTTTCCGACGCTGGGGAATGGAGAAGCTCCAACCATCTGCTTATCTTCTTTATCACGAATTTTATCTGAATCTTCTTTTGGATACTTTGGCTTGCCAGGAGTTGGCTCATTAACATCCCCACCACCCTGGAAGTAAGCTTCTCGCTTCCTTTGAATATTTTGCTGAGCTTTTTCTAAAGCAGCTTGTCTGCGAAAACTTCTTGCCTCAGCCTCAGAAGCAGCCCTCAGAAGCTCTTTCTTTTTCGCTTCGTCATCACCCCAAAGACCATCAGAACCTTCCTCGGAAGTCCCGAGCATCTGCTTGTCTTGAGTATTACGAATCGAGTCAGCTTCTTCTTTTGGATATTTGACCTGACCGGGAGCTGGTTCATTTACTCCGCCACCACCCTGAAAATAAGCACTCTTCTGATTAGCCATTACTGTATCCTTTTTGTTTTTGTTATTGCTCTCTTTAACAGAAGCCATTTTATTGATAAACAAATCTAATTTTTCTATCTTTTCTTTCAAAATATTTAACTCACTTGCATATCTGGCCGTATTTGCAGCCTGAGGAACATTTCCTTCTGGAACCTGCTCTCCTGAAATTTCTTTCATCTCAGGACTAACTCCCCTTTGAGCATAAGGGTCCTCTCCTACTAATATCTCATTATTAGCTATTTGCTGTAATTCTTTTCTAATTTGTTCTGCTTCTATAATTGCAGCATCAGTTGTTATACCTGCTTCGTCCAATTTTTGCTTATCATCATAAGCTGCAACTTTATCAGCTGCTGCAATTACTCTACGAATCTTTGCTCCAGGATCCGCTCCATTTACAACAATAGATAATTCAATTGGAGAAAGGTCTACGTTAATCTCTCCATAACCACTTTTTGATTTCATGTGTTGACAAAAATCAGACTCAACTCTGGCAACACGATGACAGCCTTTTTCAGTACATATTGCTCTACCAACAGCTACTCCCATCGAGACGTCAGCAGAATATCCACTAGCTACCTTTCTTGCTAAATCAGGATAATTCTCTTTATCCAAAGCACATAAAGCAATAATACGCTGTCTCTTGTCATCCCAGACAGTATCAACAATAACTCCACGAATATAATCTACAGAACTTGATTTATGATCTAGACAAAGGGGTTTTCCAATCCATTTCTTGAATGCTTTTTTAAGCTCTTTTGCTGGGAAAATATCTCTATTTGCATTTTTATAACCGCCAATAGAAGAATCGTTGCAATGCCATATCCAACTTCCATCTGTAGTTTCTTCCCAACTAGATTGAACATCCTCTCCATTAGCAGTCTTTTTTAAATTCCCATCGTCATCTAGCAAAGCAGCTTCAGCTGCGTGCATCATAATACAAGTAAAATAAAGAAAACCATTTGCTTTTGGAGCAATTCTCTTTCCAGAAGCATCTACGGCTTCTTTCTTTAAGAAGGCAACTTTTTCTTTAAAATATTGAATTACTTCAGGATCTTCATCTAAAGATGATGAATCAAGAAATCTATTATTTGCAATATGTGCGCTTGCAATTTTGATAATTCTATTCATATTACTCCAATGAACTGCCCCCACTTAAAAGTGGGACTTCCTATTGATATAATCTCAAGGCATTTTGATTCGGGTTGTTCCAACCCGAATTGGATTATTTCTAATCCTTTTATTATGTCCTATAATGCCCTGTGTTTACTTGTCTTTCTTCTCCTGAGCTTCTTTAATTTTCTGACGAGTTTCTTCATCATCGACAGGTTTAACATTTTCTGGCAATACGTCTATTACTTCTACTTTTCCACGTTTGATTATTGGCATATACTCTCCTTTACATCATCTTCTTCAATTTTTCTTCTCGATCTTTATATAACCTACTTATTGATGGTTCTTGCTCAGATATGTCTAGATGATATTTTTCACTTGCCCCATCTAGCCAGCTCTTAGACAACACATTATTATTTATATGATCTATCATTCTGTCTTCAATAAGTTTTTTAAATTCAGCTATTTCTTTTTTTAAATTTTCCATTCCTGAAATAACCTTATTTCTAAAATCATTTGATTCCCAATCAGATAAAATATGGGTCAAGTTATCTTCTTGTTTTTCAATATCTCCAAAATCATCTGTAAAAGTAGAAATAATCTCTGTAATATCTGTATCAGAAGAGAAATGTTTTAAATCTTTTATGCACAAAACAGCCATTTGGCTTAATTCATCAAAATTTTCATTAATTTGATTAATATATTTCCACAGAGATCCTCTATATTTATTAACCGATTCTTCTGAAACAGTTTGATGTTCTTTAAAAGGATTATATAATAGATTAAGATGCTTGTTAAAAGAGTCTAATTTCTTTACTAATTTTTCAAGGCGCAGAACAAGTCTAGCTGCAACTTTTTTATCAACATCTGGAATATCCATTGACAATTCAATTGTCTCTGCTAATTTACGAAGGGTCATGATATAATACCTTATAATTGCACGTAGCCGGCTGATTCAGAATTACTGGCAGCATTTGGTGATCCAGATGCTCCACTTGGTGTCATAAATGTATTTGATAACTGTCCTCCGTCATATGTTCTACCAAGTCCTACATCAGATATGCCTTTGGGTTGATGTGGAGGATTTTGCTGTTCTTTTTCTTCAAGAAGTTTCATGAGCTTTTCTCTACGTTTCCTTCTTATTTCTGCTTTTTCTATATAACCCGGAATAAGACCAGCTGGCAAAGACTCTGCATATGGAGATCCAGGTGGCCCTCCACCAAGAAATGCATCATTCTTATCTTCTTCCATTTTCTTTTCCATTTCCTCTAAATAATCATAATACTTATCATTTTCTGTTAAATGATCTTCGGTTATTTCTTTTCTTAATTTCAGATCTGGAGTATGTTCTTTTTCTATTTTAATTCCTTTTTCAATCTGTTTTGGATCAAAAAAATGTTTTTTTGAATTATCAGATAATCCACCAGGCAACTGGTCTGCTATCTTTAATAGTCTATTTATAAACCTTCTTCTAGCAATTTTATTATTAAATAATGTTTGTTGTTTTTTCAATTCACCAATTGTATAGCTTAAACCGGGATGAAGATTTCCCGGCAATTGATTCAGTGGAAACCATTGATAATCATCATTTTCCCAATTTAATTTAATCATTGGCGCCCACCTTTCTTTTTCATTTTTTGTTATATTATAGATAAATGTTTTGTATGTAAAACCGCCATCAGAAAAGGTTGTTTCCCCTAATTTTTTTTCTATTGTTGGTAAAGATCCTAATTCTTCTCTAACTTCCTCTTCCGCAGAATTAATAAATACATTAATTTCTGGATCTGGAAGGTTCTCTTCAGAATCTGAGTAATGATCTCCTAGTTCTTTTACAGCACCCCCCGCGACCCCCCAATTCCCACCCATATGAACATATTCAGATCTTTTTAAAAGCAATATTGTATTGTCTTCAAGACAAATAAAAATTATTCCAGAAGCTTTCTTTCCCCAATAAGAAGCAGCCGTTTTTGGTGTTGGATATTTTTCCTTCAAAGGATCAATCCACTGATTTCCAAAACCTATATTATCCGCCCAAAATCCCCCATCAGAATTTGTTGTAGAAACCAAAGAGCCTTGACCATATCCCAAATCCTTAACAGCAGAAACAACATCATCGGCCTGATTTGTTTCTACAGTTTCTTTTGTTTTAGGAACACAACCTAGAACACGATCCATACTAGCTTTTGCCACCGGCGATATTCCACCAGTTCCATATCCAATATTTTTTTCGACTTCTTTAATAGTTTGACAAGGTTCGTGTCTTTTTACTTTAATCAACCATGAAGCAACAGCAAAACCAACACGATCTTTTCCAGCCCTACAATGTATCAATATAGGTCTTTGTGGTGTTCCGGGAATATAATCCATTATATTGTTGAATAATGTTGAGGCCTCTCCTGCTGGAGATCCCGGATTAATATGAAACATCATATGGTGGAATAATCTTCTGTTCTTCCCACTCATATCGTTAATTCTCTGAGACACTCTTTTTGCAGAATCCCTGTCTAAAGACAATATGTCTCTGATATGATAAGTTCTATAAGCATTTATTAAATCAGCAGACATTGGCTCTTCGCTGGTAAATATGCCATATTGTTGATAAGTTGTATTAATTGGCACGTTATAACCTCTTTACTACTTCGTTAATTACAGATCTTACATATCCAGATTGTTTTCCATTTAATAATGTTTTCATAAACGTTATTGCTTGACCGATTGCTGCTGTATCTGGGGACTTCTTAGAAGATATATCATATTCATTTAAATTCCATATTTTGTGTCTAACTCTCATTAATGCATATGGTCTTTTTTGATAAGATATTTTGCTTAGTATAAATCTAATTATTTCAGCAATATTTTTTCCAGTTATTTCTATATCAGATGCTGCCATTGCTGCTTGGCCAAGCTTTAAAATGCGCCACACTTGACTCATGGCAGCTCCAAATTAATTTCCTTTACCGCTTGCAACATAGCTACATCATCTATATTATCTAATCCAGCTAAAAAAGCCTCATCAAATGCTTTTTTAAATGCAATTTGAAACTCTTTTAACTTTTCTGGATTTGATTTTCTAAATTCACGACATACAAAAGAATATGACAGATCAGGTCTGGCATCCTGAGCATTTATCTCTGAAGAAATAGCAAATACAATTTTGTTGCAAATTTCATCTTCTCCTTGAATACGAAATTCCTTTGCTAATTTTTTTAAAACAGATAAGTTCATATCCTCTCCATTGCAAACTTTCTTCTTTCCCTATCTATCTTTTCTTCTTTAATAATACTAAATTTAGACTTTCCTTCTTTTATTGTTGAAATAACGGGGCATTTGTAATTATTTAAAAATGCTTTCGATATTATTATATCAATAGCTTGAACAGCATCTTTAATATAATTTATGTCTCCAGTTGTATTACAATTAACCTCTACACTATTATTATTAACACAAATATCAGTATCAGCATCTATTGTTCTTGAAATTGCATTAGATAATATATAAGCGTATTCAATCATTGAAGAAAGTTTATCTGCTTTTATTTTTATATTAATATCATTTCTGGGAAGAATTTTATCACTAATTGCATTAACAACCATTTCTGTTAAATTATTTGCCACTAATTTAATTCCTAAAGCTTGTTCTAATTCTGCAAGTTCATTATCTGGTTCGGAATTATTTCCAATAATTCTATTAAGCTCTTTTAGATAAGCCTCTGGTTTTGCTGTATAATAACCTTGTTCATGTAATTTATAAACAAAATCTTCTACATTTCCTTGCGCCGCAGCTTCTAATGCTGGTCTAAATCTTTTTGTTAATGTTCCAAGATAAAATGCCAAACCTTCATCAGGTGTATCAAAAGCCCTAAAATAACACATCGGATGTCTTTCTGTAAATTTATAAGATTTTCCATTTAATCTTTCGCCACAAGGATAACTTGTCCACTTCCCAGACTTCGGAGACGCCTTTATATTTCCAAAATTATAATTATACATAGAACGGAAATTCCCCGTTTCCAATGAAACCTGTCCCCATAATATATTAATACCCTCTTCTGACATTGGAATATCAGGAATAACTTTTTGCCATATATTTCTTATTGAATTTATAAATTCTTCTTTAGAAAAAGTTGTTTTCTTAGGAGAAATATAATTAGCTCTATCATATTGTGCTTTTCTTTGTTTTATTCCTTCGGTTGATAAATACCAAGGTTGTGTTTGAGCCATTGCTTTCTTTGGTTCCGGCTTAACTCTAGCTTTTGCCCTTGGTCCTTCTCCGACTGGAATTATTGTTCCAATTTTTTGAAATACCCTTCTTTCACTTGGTATTGTTTTATTATATTTCTGATCCACAACAAATACTTCTACTTGCAATGACAACGGAAGATCAGGTACAGTAAATACAACTGATTGCACATAATATATATAATCACCAGCTAAATTTTTCTTATCATCTGATGTTTCTCTTTCAAATACTTTTACAACTTGCCCTGCTGCTACAGCCTCTTTAAATTCTTTCCAAAATTGTGGATTTTGAACAACTTTTTCAGCCTCAATAGGCATAGCATATGGATCGTTTCCAATAGATAAAAATCTAACAAATCTCTGATGCGCATTCCGTTTAAATCCTTCACCAATAACAAGGTTGTCCATTCCAAGAACATCATTAATATTTAATATTCCTTCTGGAAAACCTTCTTTATGTTTTGTATTTGGAACCACAGCTTCTGTAGCTTCTTCTGATAATTTATCTAGTTCTTTACTTAAATATGAAGCGTTGTGTTTTATTTCTTCTAATGCTTGATTGTATTTGTCAACATCCCCGTTTTCTATTGATAAATTAATTTGTTCAAGATATTTATCTAAATTTTTTAAATAAGAACTTATTTGAGCAGAATCATTTTTCAACTGATTTACTCTTTCTCTGTAAGCAGGGTCTGTAAGGCTTTTTAACCAATTCTGAATTCTTTGCAAAACTCCAGCAACCTTGACAACCTGTTTGTCATCAAGCGCATTTAATTCAATTGCTGCATTTTTAATAATCTCATTCATCCAATAGTTCCTGAGCTTTTGCAAGAAGTTGACAGCTTAACTCTTCATCTTTATCTTCAATAACTTCTGAATATTGAAGCATCATTTGTGCCATAAGATAAGGGTCATTTAATTCGGCAGCTTTTTGTAAACGATTATAAAATCGCCTATTGGCAAGCTTTAGAACAGCATTGTCTACTGTTGCTGTGATTGATGTCTGTGTTTCTACTTTGCTAAAATTCATTACACTCCTTAAATCTTCTCTGCTCCACACATACGCAGCAACTGATTTATTTTTTCTGTCTGCTTTTTCTAATGCGGAATTGGCAATTCCTCCATCAGCAGTTAAAATTGTTTCTTTTCCAAAATAACTTTGGAAAGCGGCACTAGCAGACATCAACTCTGCTCCCGTAAATTGTCCCCTTACCCAGATAACAACAACATCTGCATCTTTTGCTACAATATTAGATTGAGACGTTTTTGTAAAATTGTCAATATTTTCAATGTTAACTGTTGCAATCAAATTTTCATATTGAGCCTTTCCTGGCTCAAGAACTTTAGCCTCATCCCATGCATCATTTTTTGGAACCTCTTCCTTTTTTGGAGCCTTTATTGGCTCCACTTTTTTAGGCTCAACTTTAGCAACAGGCTCTTCTTTTGAAGGCTCCTCTTTTTTTGGAGGCTCAACTTTAGCAACAGGCTCTTCTTTTGGAGTTTTATTTTTTACAATTTTAAATATTTCTCGTAGCTTTGCTTTAGTATCTTTTGTCAACTTCTTTTGTAAAAGATCAAATGCTTCTTTGGGGAATATATTTTCTCCTTCTTCCGGATCTATTCCAAGAACATAATATTCTGCATTTGGATAATCTTTCTTTACCCTCCTATCAGATGCTGTCATTACATTTACCGGTTTACCTAAAGATTTAGACAAAGTCTCTATGGCCTTTTTTTCATCTGCCCTCTTTATATTTGAAAATATAATTATTCTATCAGAACCAACGTCTTTTTTAACTTCTTTTGGCGAAACGTTTGGTTGAACCTCTTTAATTTCAGTAGCTTTTGTCGGCTCTTCTTTCTTTGGTTCCTCCGGCTTTCCTGGCAACAAATTTGGCTCTTTTTCGGCAGCAATGGCTGGCGGCTCTTCTGTTTTTAATTTTTCTAACACAGTTGTGGCTTCTTCAACAGGAATTTCTATTCCTTCAACTGATACGACTCCATCTTCAACAGATCCTACAATATTACCATCAGAATCTTGAACAGTTTCGTTCTCGCCTTTATTTTCTACAGCAGCCTCTAGTACGTCAATTACATTCAGTATCTGAAGCTGACCCATCTGATCAATTTCATCAAGATATTTTCTTGTTGTTAAATCAAATGGTTGATTTTCTTCTTGTTCTGTGGTAGGTTCAGAGGTTGTATTTTCTACAACAGGCTCTTTTTTCACAGAATCATAATCTAGACCAACCATTTTGAAAGCCTCTCTCATTTCTTCTTCCGACTTTCCTTTGGTTTTTAAATATGAATAAAGCTGATTAGGATCTACACCAAATGTCTCTTGAACCTTCTTTGGAGGTCTTCCTGGCCCAGGCAATGGCTCTGATTTGTTGAATGGCCGCTTTGTTTCGGCAGGTTCATCCGGAGGAGGGAAATAATCATCTTCTAAAATAGATTCACGAGATTGTGAAACCGGAACGCCAGGAACAGCTTTTCCAGCCGGAGCACCAACTCCACCACTCTCAACAGAAGACTGTGGAACTGTTGGTTGTTTTTTTTGTTCTTGGTGTCTATGAACCATATCTAACATTAGATCTGCAAGAGCCTTTCCAGAAACATCTCTGCCTAATGTTTGAACTCTTTCATCTTGTTCGTTCTGTTTCGCAACATCAATTATTGGCTGAATAGCTGTAAATGCTTTTAATACGTCATTGCCATATTGTGGTTGCAGTTTAGCAATTTCATCCAATCCAGCAATCCAATCACCAATCATTCCTTTGGTCCTTGCCATTCCCATTCTATCAAATATAGCAAGCATATTTGTGGCAAATTGCTCAGCTTTATTCACCGCGTTCTCTACCGGGCCCCGAAACTTCTTTATCTCATTTTGCCAACTCTTCTGTAAAGGATCTCCAAACAAAGATCTATACATTCCTTGCAAAAACTGTGCTTCTTTCTTTATTTCCACACAGTTATCAGAAATTATTTCGGCAGCTTTCTGTTGTGATGCTTGGTGTCCTCTTAAAACCTCCATATAATCCATTGCTTGCGGATTATATTGTTTTCCATATTGCCTATATAATGCAGATCTAAGTGTTTTAACAACATCTGAGGAGCCTGCTAATATTTCTTGAGCAATTACGTTTACAACCGCTGCATAATATAAAGCATCAATTAGTCTATTTTCTTTTAAAGCCTTTTTGGATTCAACAATAGCATCTCTAACACTAATATCTATAGCAGAATCTTTTCCAAGAGCTATTGCACGAACAACATCATCAGCTGCCCTTAGCTGTTCCATCATATCTTTATAATTGGAAAATAGCCATTCGGACACACCTCTTCCCGCACCGCTTAATGGATTAGTTAAATGTGTTCTCCACTTCTTATATTCCTGAGCATTTATAATTAAACCATTCCTGGCAAATTTTTCCATAAGACTCTCCTACATATTAGACGAAAATAATACCAGGAAAAATTTGCTAATTATACCGGTGGAGCAGGTGGACCTCCTGCTGGCGGACCGCCTAAACCTCCACCCCCTCCCATCGGTGGAGGAGACGTTAATCCTCCCCCTAATCCACCACCAAGGCCTCCTCCGCCTCCTAGTCCCATATCCATTCCACCACCTAATCCCCCAGCTCCACCAGGTGGTTGAACAGCTTGATCATATGCTGTCTCTCCAGGCAACGGACTATCTATAATCTCCTGAATCTCATCATCATCACCAATGCTTCGGAGATCATTAAGCCCCATCCTTTGAAGGGCCTCCATCTCCTTGGCCTGTATAATTAACTCTATATTCTCTCTTCGAATATGCCTTACCTCTTCCTCATACTCTAGTCCAAGAGATTTATACATTGTCTGCAACGAAACTTTCCTAGGTTCCTGTTGAATTAAATTATATAAATTCTGAATATAATCACCCATATCAAATAATGACATGTGATTCCACTCAACATCAGGAACAATAAGCCTTTTCTGTCCATCAACAATATCATAGAAATCATTCATTTTAGATATTGGAGCAAATATTTTTCTGCGCAACCATGTGCTTAACATGTTTCTGAATTGCATATATCTCTGTCTTAATACGTCTAAAGATACCCCTCCATTCGCATACGTCACGTCTGCCCCACCATCCATAATAACCTGTGGAACCATCAGTCCTATATAAATCAACTTAATAAGCCGTTCAATATCACCAGAAATATCATAAATGCCAGCACCAAAACCAACAGGCTCAACTGATACCGCATCATGTGTAAATATCTTAAAATCCTTAGAATAACTTGCCTCTTCGAATACTTGACGCCATGGTTCAAGATCTGCCGGTGTTGGTTTGTAATTTTCTCCACCACCACCTATCTTTATTAATGTGAGCGGGTTGATAAACTGTGAAGCCTGTACATATTTTGACTCATAAAGCTGGTCAAAAAGCATTAAAGCTCTAAAACAACTTACTGGCAATCCGGTTCCTCTTACCTCATAAGGAGCTATCCTCCTAGCAATATGAGATACATAAAAATTGCTTAAAGGAATATTTTCTCCTTTTCTAACATGTTCTATAATGCTAGGGTCGATCTGTTGTCTCTGATATAAATCAGACGGCCTATTGCCAGTTATTATCTTCCTTAAATTCTCATCCGGCCTTAAAGACATAACCGGTTCACCAGCAATTACATTGCGCCTAACATCTATAAAATCAGGATTCTGAATTGTTATTCTACTCCATTTTGCAGTATTTTGATCTAATTCTGCATAAGGAAATGCTTCACCTAGAGTCCAATATTCTTGTGCTATTTGCGTACATACATTCATTAAATCTATTTCATCAATCATATTTTCAAAAAATGCATTAACTTTAGAATTTTTACATTTTATATTTAATTTAGATATAGGATAGGTAGAATGTAAAGAAATAGCATTTTGAACAATAGGATTTAATGCAAAAAAACTTCTACACCAAGCATTAATTGTTGCTTTATCTCTTGGCAGGTTTAGGTTGCTAAGCAGCCAAAGAGGAGAATAAACCTCGGGCATCATTCTATCAGTGCCACCAGAACCACGATATCCAGATCCAGTTCCTGAATTTGAATCAAATACTCCCGCAGTTTTTACCCTAGATCCAAGAACTGTTCCTAATGTTGTTTTATTAAACTCATCTGTAAAATTTCTACCTACAGGATCCCCACGAAACTTTCCCGACTCAATTTCTTCCTCTAAAACTTCTCTACGATATTGAGATACAGAACGCGCCATCCTCTCTGTAGCCTGTGGAGATACTCCTTTCTTCTTTGCTAAATATTGCTCAGAATTTGTTTTGATCATGAACTATCCTTTGTTTTAAAACATAGATTACCTTTTGATATAATCTCAAGGCTTTTTAATTCGGACAATTCCTGACCGAATACTGTCTCTAATCCTTTTATCAATATATTCTTAGCTGCGTTTATATCTCTATCATGCAATGTTCCACATGTGGAACATTGCCATTCCCTATCAGAAAGAGATAACTCTTGATGAATCTTTCCACAAACATGACATCTCTTTGAACTTGGTTCAAATCGATTGATTTGAACCAATGTTCTTCCATACCATTTTGCTTTATATTTCATCATTGCAACAAATTTGCTCCAAGAAACATCTCCGATGTTTCTTGACATTACTGAAGGAGATTTCTCCAAAAGAGATTTTACATTAAGATCTTCTAAACATATTACGTGGTTATTGTTAATAATATTAGAAGATAATTTATGTAAGAAATCATCTCTTTTATTGCAAATCTTTTCATGTAATAAAGCAATTCTTAGTTTTAGTTTGTTATAATTATTTGATCCTTTTATTTTGTTAGATAATAATTGTTGTAATCTTTCTAAATGTTTTAGTTCTTTATTATAGAATTTAGGATTATCTATTTTAGAACCATCAGAAAAAGTAGTAAAAGTTTTTATACCTAAATCTATTCCTATATAATTTGGACCTAAAGTCTTTTCAGGAAGTTTATTTCCGTCCTCAACTAGAATAGAAATGAAATATTTATCAGTAGGTGTTTTAGAGACAGTACAAGTTTTAATTTTTCCCTCAAATCTTCTATCAATTCTTGCTGCAATATTTTTAATTTTTGGCAATTTAATAATGTCTTTTGAGAAATTTACTTTAACTCCTTGAGGAATTGAATAAGATTGTTTTAAATATTTATTTTTAAATCTAGGGAAAGAAGTTCTTTTCTCAAAAAATCCTTTATAAGCCCAACACATATGTCCAACCTCTTGTTGAAGAGCTTGCGATGAAACATCATATAACCAACTATATTCATTTTTAAGATCTTTTAAAAATCCAGAAATAATATCAAAACATGATAGGTTAATTTTATTTTTATTATAAGTTTCTCGCTTGGCTTCTAAAGTTTTATTATAAACAAATCTACAACAACCAAAAGTCTTCGCAAAGAAAACTTTTTGTTCTTTAGTAGGATAAAGTCTATATTTATAAGATTTTAACATTTTTTAAATTTTTACCAATTTATAGAAATATACAAAAATATTAATTATATAAATTTTGCACTTGGGGTTGATCATAATTATATGCCTCAATATCTATATAACATCACCTGAACGGACAATAACCGACAATTGCAGGAATTTTCTCCGGCCCTCTCTTGTCAAATGGTCCTTTCTTATTATCAGAAAATCCTCCTGATACCCAGAATTTATATGCCAAATAAGCATTAACCAAAGCCATCATGCCGTCATTTGGCGTAGATCCTTTAATAAATCTCCTAACAGGCTCGTTTACCACGTTAAATGTAGTTTTTACTTCCATTGAAGCACAATGGTCTATTAACCAAGATATCTTGTCATATCCAGAATTTTCCCCTCTAGCTCCACCCAATGGAAATCTTATTAACCCACGTTTCATTACATTAAATACTTCTTCAATATAATATTCTCTTTCTGCTTTTATTAAATGAGGAAATGAATCTGTATATAATTTAGCTTTACCAGTTAATTTCCCTGCAAGTTCACAACCAAGGAACCTGTCTCCATATTCTCTCTGCAAATCTTCTGTAAGTTCATGGGCAAATCCAATATCTCCTATGGCCTGGACTATACTGTATTTCCTCATAACTTCATGAATATAATTTCTTTTATATTCATTGTCATTTTTTTTAACAATTCCAGCATAATCAATAACTAATCTTCCAGGACCGTCTTCTCTTAAAACAACACAAGTAGAATAAGATTGACCACCTGCTCTTCTTGCCTCTTCTTTCCCAACCTGATCTTCATCAGATCTCTTTCCCCAGTCAAATCCGGCAAATACTTTTGCTTCCTCAGACCTTGGTATAGTTGCCCGCATACATCTCTTCGAATCTCCACATTTTTCAATAATTTCTTCTTTTGAAATCGGACCCATATCACCAGTATAAAATTCTCCCAAAACCTCATTCATATAAGCCCGCTCCGTGTTAACAAGGCTTTTTTCCGGTTTTTCATCATCCATTGCTTCTCTGGTAAATCGAGGATTATAAAGCTGATTAATGTGATACCCAATCATAGAAACGTTAGGATCGTCATCGTCTCTGGTTCCTATCCATTTGCCCCTTTCTGCTGCTTCTCTTTTATCTTGAATATGATTGCATTCTGGACACTGAACCATAAATCCATAAATCCATATCTTTTCCCAATCATTGCTTCCTGGTGTATAAAGTGGAAAATGTTTGCCACAATTTTCACAACCAAGATAATAATATTTCTGACTAGACTCTGTCCACATTTTATAATAATGAGAGCTTTTGCTTCTTGGGGTACCAAAATAAACCTGTACTCCTTTTGTTGGCTTTCCATATTGAGCCTGAGTACACATCTTATTTATATTCGCAATGGCAGTCTGCATGATTGACTGAATCTCATCAAAAAGAATAATATCAACGGTACCACCCATCAACCTGTCCCCATCAATTCCAGTAGACTCAATACGAACGAAATTACCACCTTCAAATTGTTTATACTGCAACGAATTATTTGTTGGAGACGTCTTGTCTAATTTGGATTCAATAATAGAAATAGACCTAGATCCTTTGGTTAAACCAGAAGGAATAGATCCTTTAATCATTGAATTGAATTTGGTTTTTGCATATAAATGAACGTGAACCAATGTTGGGAACAAATGAATAACTCTTACTGGTGGCTTTCCTCCCCGGCCAAATATACCAGATGCCATAAAATAAAGTTCAAGTGCCGCGGCCATGGTTGTTGCTCCAACCTGCCGTCCCTTGACCAATATAATAGGTTTTGAATTAGCGCTTAGGGCACTTATGCCTATCTGCCTATAGATGTCTGCAAATGGCTTGTAGCCGTTCCCATGCACTCTGAATGGAAATCCGTCTAATGTAAGGTTCTGTTCACAGAACATAACAGGGTCTACACTTGAAATCCCTGATTTTAATTGTTCGAATACATTTATTTCTTTTTGTTGCATCTTTACCTGCTCACTTGGAAGCAGGCATCAAACTCATAAATGCATCGTCTTGTGGAACATCTTCCTTTCCTACATTCTTTCCTAGATAAGGACTCTGAACCGCAGGTGATACCATTGACCTGGCTTCCAATATTAAATTACTTAGAAATTCTTCAACTTCTACCGTCCTGACATCAGACGGGTCTACCCTAAATAAATGCTCAATATCATGCTGTAGTTGTGGAACTGAGGCCGATAATCCATGAACATTATCTATATAGTTCTTGATATATGTTATTATTGTATTAAAATCATATTTTTTTAATGACTCTGGAACCTCATCTTCTTCCATTATCTGAGCTACAATCTTTTTAAATTTATTGCTATCATCCTGCTGTATTTTGCTAAGATATGAATTTAACCCAGTCCTGTTCCTCATGTCTTCTACAGCATCATCTACAGTAGCATAGCGAGGTTTTGTTGCTTTTATATTGTTTATTTCACTAACAATAGATTGACGGCTTCTAGCCTGTTCAACAGCGCTATGTTGCTGTCTAGCCATTTGATCAACAACTCGATGCATCCATGGTGTTAGATTATCATAGCTCTCTTTCTCATAGCCAGAATCTTCATCACTAATTCTATTTACTCCAGAATATCCTCTAGGCATTATAATTTCCTTAGTTTAAATTCAAAGTCCCTTGCTAATGCATCCATCTTCCCGCCAGGAATGATCCCCAATCCCATTGTATCAATATATGGAAAAACACCTTCTCCCTCTGTATCAATTACATCACCTTCCAGCAATTGTTCAAATTGATCTAGGGTCATATTTTTTGCAGCAAGAATGTCTCCAACTGTAGTATCTTCTGTAATTCTCATAATTCCTCAATTATGCATGATAGTTTGCATTCCAGTCATAGTTATCTGAACTGGTTATATCTACATCGTCATCCCTCAAATGTCCTCTGTCCATTCTCACAGCATAACCCATGTTATCTAACAATTCTAATACAGAAGCTTGTTCTCTAACATTTAGACCATATTTTTTAACCTGATCTTCAAAAATTCTTTCTATATCATGTCCTCCAGAAACCATACCATTGATACAAACCTTAGCGATTCTGGCTAAAAGAATATCAACAGTGATTGTGGTCCTATTAACTCCAGAAATTTTCTGAGCCTCTTTAACTATCATATCCTGATACTCTGTAGAACTCTTTATCTTCTTTTTCTTTCCTCCAGCTGAAAGTCTTTCAAGCCGTTCTTTAAGTCTCTTCAAACCTTCTCTAATCTCTTTTCTGGCATTTTCTACCTGAGATATATCTAACTCATCCTTTAAATCGCTTCTAACGGCTCTAGAAATAGCACTATCTAATCTTTCCAAGAAAGCAATTGCCCTTTCCACACCAGACGTTTCATGTCCATGATATTTTGGAATAGAACCAAACATTCCTTGGAGCCAAGGTAAAAATTGAGCCAATCCGCCGGATTCCCAGTCCCATTTGTCTCTTTCAGCAACTTCAGCTTCGTCTTCTGCCTCTTCTACATCTATTTCCTCTTCAATTTCATCATCAAATTCTGCACCTGGAAGTTTTGGCAGAGAGAAATTGAATGTAATAGGCTCATCGTCATTTATTTGAAGCATTACTTGGCCTTCGCCATCTTCTATTTCATCTCCCACAGAAAGATCATTATCATCCACAAGAGATACTTCTGGCTCGTCTTCCCAAATGTTTTCTTCTAATTGTGCTGTTTTTGCAAGGCTCATTGTTTTCCCTAAATGTGGCTATTCTCTAATTAATGCTGTATTATGCCATTTACAAATTTAAAACAGATGTTGCCGGTCTGGCTTTCTTTTAGTATTATTACGGGTAATTTGTCCAACCCCAATCCAACAGCTAAACTAACTCTTCCCCTTCCATCTCCAATCATTGTTCCAGCTTCTAATGTATCTACCAAAATAATAGGAGGTATATCCTTCCAAGTTTTTACTAAATCTCCCCATCCGGGCCGGAATCTGTTCAATTCCCCTATAAAATCCTCATCTGCTATTTCTTTCAATTCTCCCGGGTCAAATTCTCCCCAGCTAGAATAATCATCCCAATTCAATATCTCCTTTAAATTCATAATTTTTTGTTCAACTATATCATAGCGGGCTTCCCCAGTAAAAGTACAGTCTTCTTGAAGGATTGCGTGTTGTACTGCGTCTTCTATGTCTTTAGACATTGCTGCTTTAAATAATGGCGTCGCAATATTGTCTTTGTCATATTTATTCAAATGATTATTTATTTCTTCTATTTCTTCTGGTTTTAAAGAAGACTCTTTTGCAACACGGAAAATTTCCTTTAATCTTTTTTCTCCCAATCTAGCATTATTATTATTGCCAATAAGATCTTTTACATTTCTTACCCAGATATCATCATCTGCCAGCTCTGGCAAAACCATATATTCTAATCCATAAAGACGCTTCTCTCTTTCCGCTTCCCTTAAAACATAATTAAGATCACTTCTTCTGTCTTCTGAAATGGTTCTAGATTGAACCAAACCATTAGTATTTTTTATTAATACACTTTCTGGAAGAACAAAAGGATCTGGTAGCCGTAGAATTAAATCATACCATCCATAAAAACGCTCATACTTATCATAATTTTCTACAACTTTATCTATATTTTCTACGGCCCATTGTAATATTTCATTTTTAACTTTTCCAAAACTACCATTACTTAAAACGTCTAAATAAGCTTTATCATCCTTATATTCTGTAGAAATATAGTGTGATTTTATATCTGACATTGTTTTATTCAAAATGTTTGCATAATCAGAATACCCTTCCATCTTCCAAAGTCTTTCAATAATAAATTGTAAATTTGATATAATTTTATCATATTTTGTAAACCAATTATCTCCCTCAAACATATCTGATATGTTTCTTTTTAGATAATATATATCTTTCATAAGTTCATCATGAATAATATAATCTTTCCAGTTATCTCCATATTCTTTTTTATATTTAATTTGTAATACTCTTTGATCTTTATTTAGTTTTGATAATATATTGTTTATTGTGGGTGCAATAAATTTCACCATTTCGGAAAGTTGTTCTGGATCTGTTTTTTCTTTATAGTGATGTGGCAAATGTGTTCCATAAGCAGGATAATATTCTATTTCTATAGGAACACTAGAAGATTTTTCCAACTTGTCTTTAATTTTTTGTGCGTCTGTCTCTTCTAGAGGATCTGATATAAAAATAACAATCTTTACTAAACTATCTTTAAATTCAAATGGCAAAGGTAATGCCCATTCTAGTTCATATCTATAAATTTCACTGGTATAAGTGGGTTTTCCCCTTTCATAATTTTCAGTACCAGCAAATCCCCTGTTCATAATTTCTTCATCAGACAAATATTTAACTTTCTTAACGCCTCGTCTTTGAAGCTTCCCAGCATCAAAAACAAATACAATTGCACCGAATTTACCAACGGCCCTTATATCACTAGTAAATGATACATTTGTAAAACTAGACGAAAGCCTATATATAGCTCTATTCTTTAACATAGAATATGCTTCTTCAACAGAATCAGTCGCATGATATAAATACTTTCCCAAGGCAGAAAATTCTTGTTTTGGTTTTGTTTTTAAACTTCTTTCCCAAGTTCTTCGTTCCGAAAATTCTCTTTTAACCCAAGACAATTCAGTGTATAATTTATAAACCTTGCTCGCGTTGTCATATTCTTCAGCTATCATAAGAAATTTTCTTAATTCATATAATTCTTTAAGAACAATGTCTATCTCTTGTTCTTGCCAGGTCATTGTATTTTTGTCCCATCCCATAGACAAAACTCTATCAAACAACTTTTCAATATCTTTAAATATTTCAGGTTCTTTTGATTTGCTTTTAATTTCAGAAATTTCTCTTCTTAAATAATCAAATCTATCTTTTTGGGACAATTTTAAAAAAGCCTGTTTTTTCATTGAAAAATTTATTACAACATCTTTTTCTTTCGTCCAACCACCTTCGTCCATTTCTATAAGTTTTGCCGGAATTTTATCTAATTTATATTTTTTGCTCAATAATAATCTATGTCGGCCATCTTGAACAAATATCTCCCCAGGATGATCCGGATACATTATTAACTCAATTGGTTTTAATTCTTTAGGATATTCTCCCGAGCTATTACTAAAAATAGGCTTAAGATGCTTAAAACTTTCCTCTCTCAATCCTTTTGAATAAATATTTATATCATCGGCATAAATTTCTTCAACTGATGCTATTTTTTCTATACTATTTTCGGTACTTCCCTGGAGCGAATAAATTCCATAGTAAGTATTTCTGCTGATATTATTATCTCCATACCAACCCATTGGATAAGAATATAATCCATCATAAGATGTTTGATCATAAACCCTAGTATAATACTTAGAAGGCTCTAAATTATACGATCCCTCTCCGGGTGTATCGCTATCAAAATTACACTCAACAGCCTCCTTGTCCTCAATTATCTTTCCAGCAAATGGACATATCTGCCCATCTGATTGCAATATACAGAGTTTTCTATTTGCATTAATTAGAGCAACTATTTCTTCCTTCTCAGCGTCATCACCAAGAATATCAATAGGAGCCATTCTGCGCACGCTATCTCCACAACTCTTGCAAGCCGTAGGTATATTGAGCCCAAATGGACACTCTTTGTCTTTGAGAATAGCCGCCAGTTTACACTTCATTATATAATATCCTAGTTAATTCGTCCAACATTGCTAACTTCTTTCCCTTAGCTTTGTACCTACGCTTCCTTTGCTTCTTTATAAAATCTTTTATAGGTTTACCTCCATATGGCAATCCATTATTCTGGGAATATGGCCCCGAACCTAAATCTGGATTCTTTGATATCATTGGGCCATGTGGTCCAGGCCACTCCCTAACCTGCCCTCCTTCGTCCTTCTTCTGTTTCTTTTTGCCAGCTTGTTTATTTATTTTAATATATTGTCTGGCTATTTCTAAAGCTTCTTCCTTAGAAAGAGCTGGATTTTCAAGCAACTTATCATCAATTAACTTCATTATCTGCCCGATTATAGGCCCTTTTTTAATTCCAAGACCTATAATATCATTACCTGAAATGGGTCTGGCCATTACAGTTTGACCACCAGGCAAAGCTTTTCTTATATTATTTCTTAATGTTTCATATCTGCCCGTCTCAGAAGCAATTTGCTCTGGGCTCATTTTTTCCTTTCCTAAAGCATCTGCTGCCCCTAAATCTATACCATGTTCCCATTCGTCCCCTAATTCTCTGGTATACTTACGATAAGCTTTTTCACTTACTCCTTCGTCTAATAAACCATGTGTCCTCATATGAGAATCAATTAATAATTTTACTCTTTTTATTATGTCTTTAGGCGCTTTAAGCCTATTTAGAATGGTTTCTGCCAATTGTCCGGAAAGTTCTTCATGGCCATGATATGTTGTATGTCCTGATTCGTTGGTCCCATGAACACCTTGATATCTTTTACCAATATCATGAAGAAGTCCGGCAAGATTTCTAACTAGATATGTTTCATATTCTTCTTTAATAGGCTGTTTTGTTTGGTCTACTAGATTTTTAACAACAGATAATGTGTGCCCCCAAATATTAAGATTATGATGAGGATTATTCTGTTCTGTATCCCAAGGGACCAGCTGTTCTGATAGACCCATATCTCTCATTTCTTCTTCTGTTGGATCAAATATTAGTTCTAATAGACCTAATTGTTTAAGCAAAGACATTGCTCCTGTCGGGTCTTGGCCAATTAATGCTCCCGGTTTCCACTTATCTCCTTCCTTTTTACCAGCAAGCTCTGCCCAAATCCTTTCTTGAGACATCTTCTTTTTAAATGCTTCCTTGACATCAGGATTATGTGCGGCATTAATAATTCCAGGATCTAACTTCAGACCATATCTTGCAGCAAACCTAACTGTTCTTAATATGCGCAAAGGATCATCAAGAAATGTTTGAACCGGATCCATTGGCGTTCTGGCAATCCCTGCTTTTAAATCTTTTAATCCACCAACAAAATCTTCTATCTCATCTGTGTTGATATTATAAAATAATGCATTAATTGTCAAATCCCTTCTCTTGGAATCCTCTTCTGGAGTTCCTGTCTCTATTTGAGGAATTCTACTATCTGCATATGTTTCTGTTCTCAAATTAACAAAATCAATAGGCAAACCAAATAATCTAACCATTGCTGTGGCTAAATGCTTGGACTGATCTGGGTTAGATTGAACAACAGAAATTTCATGTGTCTTTAATCCTTTTTCTCTCATATATTCATTAACAATATTTGCAAACTTTTCTCCTGTCATATTACTAATTGCAACGTCTATATCATTGGATGTTTTGCCCATCAATTTATCTCTAATCCACCCACCGGCAACCCTCAAAATAGTATCAGGAGTTTTATTTTTAATAACCTCTTTCAATAAAGAAAATATATTATCTTCCGTACTTGTTAAAGAAATATTCGTGTTCATAGAATATTTTTCAAATAAAGAAGATAATTTAACAACCAAATCAATCATAAAATACCTACATTGTGCGACATATAAGGTGCTATTTTATCAGAAACAGGAATATATGGCCATAGTCCCATTTCGTCCAATAACTTCACTGAAATATCTGGGTTATATTCAAATGCTTTATTAATCTTTTTTGATACATATTCTTGACCACCATTGGCCGTAATTTTTTCGGGATATTGTTTGACCCATTTTATAATTTCTTGATCAACCTGAAACCCTAATTTGGCAGCCATATATACAACTCTAACAATTCTTCTATTATCAGATCCAAGAGTTATTCTTGCTGGCAAACATGTTCTTAATTTTTTTTCCTTTATATCTTGTATTCCCAAACCAATTGGATCAAATATCTTTTTAAGATCCAATTTCATAAGCAATGCGTTGCAGGTAAAGTCTCTACTATACAATTCTTGTTGCATTGCTGTAGGATTTTTCATTCCCACCGAGGAAAGCATTTTTATTATTCCTGGCTCAATATAATTTGTTGAGAAATCTAGTTTTATCCCTGGGAAAATAAGCTGAGCATGACCGTCATTCATTTCTTTGAATGATGATTGTCCAGCCGTTTTGGTTGCCATTGTCTTGGCAAGTATATGAATTGAATTGTCTCCAGTAGTAATATCAATGTCTTCAATTGTCATGGGTTTACCCATAACTTTGTCTCTAGGAGTCCCTCCACAAATAAAAGGTGTAGCTGTCCCTAATTCTTGTGCCGTTTTGGACAATAAATCAAGTATCTCTTTTAATTGCATTATACTCTAACTCCTGGTTGTTTTGGCGCCTCCACTTCCACCGGAGCTGCTAATTCTGGTGCCTCATTTGCCTTTGGAGGCTCCTCTGGGGCAACTTTAGGAGGAACTGTTCCTGGAGCCCCTGGAACAGCCGGAGGGCCTCCTGGAGTCATATTAGCCTGCTCCTTTTGCTGACGCTTCTCGGAATCATTATCCTCTGCTGTCTCAAGTTTCTGTTTTAGAATATCAAGCTGGCCACTCTCTGCCGCCGAAGCTCCTCGCAACTTAGCCAATATGTCCTCGATACGTGTTAAAACATACTGATTCGAATCAAGTGCAGATTTGGTTGCCTCTGCCATATTTGGGAAATATGAAGATATTCCAACAGCATCCATCATTAAATCAACTATTGTTAATTCTCTTGCTAATGGCCTATTTTTATAAAGCTGAGTTAGTCCCTCTAATTTAAGAATAATATCTTTAATTGTAATATGCTTTAAAGCTTCTTCTATTACTTCATCTCCGTCTTTTGTAGTTGGGGTTATAGCGGAATCTGGAACAATAGGATCAGAGGCAGGTGGAACCTCTGGTATAGGCGCTTCCTGAGCCATCTTATACAAATCATATTCTTCCTCTGAAACAACAAGATCATCAGCCTCGAACTTCTCTTCTTTTTCCTTATTCTTGTCCGGTTTTGCTCCCAAATTCTCCATAAACTCATTCATGGCAGCATCAGGGTCATTATCCGTCTCTCCTCCAGCACCTCCCATATCCGGCATATCAGGAGGAAGTTCCAAATCTCCACCACCTTCTCCAACAGGAGGAGGAGCAACTGGCGCACCCTGCGCCGTTTTTACCATAACATTTGTATCAACCAAACCAATAGCACTAACATATAATAATGCCACATCTGTCTTTGATCCATTATTGATGCGCAATTTGTTGCCATATTTTATGACCAAGTCCTCTATAGTGGCCACATTCTGTATTGGTGCAGTTTGTAATTTCCTTTTTAATTGCTGTAATGTTGCTAACCAAGCTTCATGTTCAGTTCCAAGCAATTTTCTAAAATCATCATTAAAAGCATATAATTTCTCGGCGGAAGTTAATCTTGCAACAATCTGTTGAACCAAATCTCTTATTGTTTTTTTCTTTTCTGCTTTACTTTGCACTTCTTCAGGTTCATCTTCTTGTGGCCCCATAGGAATCCTAGCTTTTGGAAAAGATCCAATCGGAACCGGGGCGCCACCAAAATCATGGTAAACCTTCTCGCTTTCCGCAGCAAGTTTGTAAGATAAATGATTTCCACCTTCGTAGAATTTTAACCAGTGTTCAAAGTCTCTTTTTTCCATGGTATCCCATTTTTCAGTAATTTTATCAATTGCTTGTTTTTGATTCAACCCTTTATATTTTAAAGCATAAATGCCTCGCATGGCTTGAACCCATTTCTCTAATTGACGTGGAGGCTGATAGAACCCTTGATCTGTCCCCTGTGGATATGCCATTTTCTTAATAGGTCCAATATCTTTTATTGCTGCCTCAACTGCCCTATAAAAATTAGTAATTGTATTTATTGGATTTTCTTCTCTTTTACCATAAACTACATGTGCTATTTTAGCCAATTCCTCTGTTTCTACATTCCCAACAATATCTTTTATTATCATTGGAACATAGGCCATTACATAAAAAAAATCTCGATAATCTTCCTCATTATCAACCCCCGCAGAACACATTGCTGAAAATGTGTCATGAAGCTCTGTTAATAATTCTTTTTTATCATTACCGGCATTTTTTTCAATAAAATCTATTCTTTCTTTTAACTTATTTATAATAAAACTCATTCTTCTCCCTCCTTTTCTAAAAGGGAGTTAACTTTAGTATTTAATATTTGAACCTCATTTATTCTTTTTTCAATTGATACGGTTTGTGGTTTAGGCTCCTCAAGCATTGGCATTTTTTCATTCATTTTTTCCATAAATAAAAATGCCATCTGAGGATCAACTTCTGCACACGTTTCCCTAATGGCATCTTGAAGAAATATTGTATATTGTTGTGTTGCTTGAATATTTATATTATGCTGTACAACCATATCAGGTGCTTCATTTATAATCTTATTGGCTTTTTCAAGAGCATTTATAAGTACCTCAAACCATTTTATTAATCCATAATCTGGTTTCAAATTAGAAGGATTCTCCTGCATCTTATCAAAGTATTGCTCAACCCTAGACTCCATTAAAAAAATCAATTTTGTTAATGTTTTCTTAAGATCAATCTCGTTATCTGCTAACTCATTTATTCTTTCTCTATAAGTTTTATTATTTCTCAAAGAAGCAGCAATTTCTTTATTTAAATTCTGCCCATTCTTTATTCCAGAAATGTCCTGTTGGATCTGTTTATTCAGATCCATAACTCCGTCATTATCCGCAAATTCCTTCAACAAAGCGGCTGAAAGACGCAGATGACTCTGTTCCTTTTCAGGATATTTTAACTTAAGCCAATCGGCAACATCCTTAGATCGGATGCCGGTCATCAATTTGCTTATTATCTCATCCTTATTTGGGTGAGAAAGAATCTTACTAAAATCTGCAACCATTTATTCTCCGCAAATTAGCCCCGATTTAGGACCTCTTCACGGGAACTAAAGTTCATGCTGTCTTGGGCCCTGAATCCGAGCTGTGCTGTTTGGTTGGATACATCACTTCCTGGTACAACATTGCCCTTCGCTGTGGTATATCCTGCTTTAAAATCATATATCTTCTTAGTTATTGGACATTGCCAAATTCCTTCACCAATTCTAACTAAACTTACACCAGGCATGTCCGGACTATATCTAGTGCTTAATGATGCCTCCATTGGCCTATATTTCTTTACCTTTGCATCAATTTCTTTTATTGCATCATTTACATTAATTTCTTTTTTAAACTGCTCCCTGCCTTTTGTATATTCATCACGGTTTGTATCACGATATTTTGCCCGAAGTCTGTCTATCTCATCTTCCTGGGCCTTCTTGAAGGCCCCTTGCGCTTTTGGGTCAGCACCTATGGTAAGCAGTATCTCGTCCATTACTGATGCCTGCTTCTGTAAGAATTCATCTCCGCTCTCATCAAACGCCTGTGCTAATATAGCAAATTCGTCCAAATCTTGAGCTTTTAATCCTTCTTTTTCACCCAGTATACTTGTGGCTATTTTTAAATGTTCTGCCGCTTCTTGTAAAGCCGAAACAAATAAAACCAAATCTTCATCATTTAATAGTTGCTCAGCCTCTTTTAAAAAAGAACTGTCCGGCAAAGAACATTCATTAACTAATTTTGCAAATTTTTCTATTAATTTCATTATAGCCCCATTATGATTTTTGCGTTCATAAATCCACCAGCGGCAACTTCATCTGTCTTTTCAGCATATTGTCTGCTCTTCAACTGAACTTGACCATATTCATCAATATATACCTTGTCAGCAGGTAGTCCGGTTGTAGCCTCAACAACATTACCTCCAATCTTAATTGTCTTCATCCTTGGAGTAGCTTTTGCTTCTTTCTTAACTCCATTTAATGCTTCCATGTAAAGATCAAACGCATACTTTGTAGCCGTCTCATCACCTGTGGCCGCTAATGCTTTAAACGCATCTCCTGCCCTAACAATGTCCCCAACCTCACATGCCGCCTGAACCTCTTTTATAAGACCAGCTGGATTAGTTAAATCATATCCTAAAGCCATCGATGATGAATTAATATCATTGGCTCCAAGAGCACTTCTAATTCCATCCTTATCAAAATTCTCTGGACCAGATGCTGTCAATACCATTCTAGGAGGCATCGCCCTACCATTATCTACCTTAACCGGAACTTTAAATCCACTTCCCGCAACTGACACAGCATAAATAATTGAGTCATCATTAATGTTCGCAACCTTAACCTGAACATTGCTATATCCAAGAGCCTCTAAACCATTCTGAACCCAATATCTGCCCATTCCAACAGCCTTTTGTCCAAATACAAACTCGGCCTGGCCTGCCACTGACCCTAACTGCTCAGCAAATGTTCTCGTCTGCTTGCTCTCTGGAAGTTGAACTGCCTTTGTCTCAGCATCTACCTTCTGATATAGAATCCCTTCGGGTGTAAGGTTGTTTCCACCTGTCTTTGCTTTAAAAGACATTACAGCTGCATCTACTGCGTCTAAACCTTCTGTGTCCGGCTCACCAGCCGCTATTGCTTTTGCTTTTTTGATAATATTGAATATCTGTTCTGAATTAACTCTATAATTCTTTCCGGCAGTCCTAACAACATGATCTTCAATTAATTTGTGATTAAGATTCTCAAATCCTGCTGGAGTAAGAAAAACAGTTGGAATCAACGCATTTTTATTAATAACCTCAACTGGAATCAATACCGAAGATTTGCCTCTAGGAGTCTCATAAGTTGCCTGGCAAAGAACAGCATAATCCCTGCCATCAACCGTCTGAACCACAGGATCTCCTGGTAGAGACGCGGCTACAAGTTTTTCTGCTTTCTTTGCAACTGTAGGATCATATGCTTTATATGTGGTATTTTTATCAAAAGCCGCTTCTAATTCAGCTACCAAACCCTGATCAGCATGACGAGAATAAAGGTCTTCTATTGTCTGCCCTTCTTTTGCACTACGTCTGGTTTGTGCAGGTTCCGGAAGATTATGAGCTTTTAATCCAAGCTCTTCTTCTAGATATGCGGCACATTTTGTATTGCTGGTATAAAGGCTGTTGTATACATCAGCTAATTCTGCTCTGGTTATTAAATGACCACCGGGAGCATTTGATCTTCGACTAAGAAAATTAGCCATCTGAACAATTGTTTGATCTTGTCCATTTTGCTGTGCTGCTTTTGTTAAACGCGAGGCCAGTCTGGCTGTAAAAAATCTATCAGCAGCAGCCATCTTGTTGCTCAGCTCAGATACAAAGTTTCTAAAATCCTGTATGCTTCTGGGGTCCATATTAATAAATCCTATTAGGTGTTCTAAAATAATGCATAGATATTAGCTTCCCACAAGTTCCGGAAACTTATTCAATAATTCCGCTTTTTCTGCTGCCCCAACTTCTCCAAGCAACAGCGCTCTAAATTCTGTATCCTTTTCCAACCTTACAGACGCATTTTTACAAAATGCAGATAACTCTCCTTCTGGAGCTGCCAGTCTAACAACAGGCTCGCCCTTATAGAAGATATTCATTGTTTTGCCTCTTGCATCAGGAACCACGTCCCATGAAGACATAGAGGTCATTTTTGGATTGTCATAATCATATTTGGCAACAATAACATCCCCATCATCCGTGTTCTGAATCTCCCAAAGACCATCAATGTCCTCAGATGCATCCATAAAACGAACTACGTTGAAAGCTACCTTCTCTAATCTATGCTCTACATCTTTTAGAAGAAATGCTTTTGGTGCCGTTAAATTCTTTTCTAACTCTGTATAATCAATAGAATATTTATTCATTAATTCACCTGGTTCTAGCTAGCTATAATTTATATGCCAATTAAGTAGTTATGTATTATCTATATCTTTTTCTTCGATTTAATATATGCTCTTTCCTTATTAAGGATTAAAAATCATTAACTTCTCGAAGTTTTTTTAGAATAATTTGAATTTGTTCATCTTCCTCCGCAGCACGGGATAGCTTTTTTTTTGAACCACCATAGTTAATACGATTACCATTTTTCCCGTCTTTTCCTTTATTTTCATCTTTTCCTTTATTATAATCGCAATTACCGTTCATACTTTTAGTTATTGAACTCTGGTTAACAGATAACAATTTTGCAATCTCAGTCTGGGTTAGTTTCTGACAATAAAGAGTAATTACTTCTTTTTGCCTGCTTGTTAATTTTGTATCAACAAGTCTCCAGAAAGCTAGTCTTAATTCCTCTTTCAGTTCCTCCTCTTCTTCATTATAAGCAAATGGATTAAGCATAGAGGCCATACCATCATCTTCCATTGCCCTAGTAATCACTTCAGGCGAAACACTAATTTCCAGCAAATTGCTTTGGTAATGATCTGATCTATTTTTTGTTCTATCTATGTGTTGTGGGAAATCTGCTCTGAATTTTTTTTCCATAAACTCTCCCGAAATAAGTTGTGTTCCTTATCCTTGCAAAGATATATATCCACATCTTTGTATTCTTGTGGCAAAGAAATAGTTTTTATCTCAGCCTTGTCTACAAATCGTTTTATTATTTTACTGCTACTGTTCTGTCCAGCAAAATCATTATCTAATAACAAGTATATATTATTCGTATATCTTTTCAATAAATATAAATGATATTTTGTAAAAGCAGATCCTCCCAAAGCAACAACGTTCCTATATCCAAATCTATGGCAAGAAATGCAGTCAAATTGCCCTTCAACAATAATTACATAATCTTCCTCCAATATATATTTCTTTGCTTCATATAATCCAAATAAATTAATTCCTTTAATTATAGAAGTGTTTTTATATTTAGATATTTTTAATTCCTTCATTTCTTTGTCTGGCAAAAAAGTTCTGCCTACGAGCCCAATAATATTACCATAAACATCTTTATAAGGCATAATAAGATTATGATTTTTCAATTTGCCACAATATACCATTTCAGGTTGGCCAGAATCATAAACGCATTTTTTGTATATTACACCAAGTTTTTCTAATTCTTCTGGTTTAATATAATAGAATAATTCGTTTAATTGATCATTGGTAGGAAAGTATCCAAATTGAAAACCTTGGATAAAAAAAGAGGGAACGCGAGATTTTAGGTAATCCCGGGTTCCCTTAGCAATATCAGAGTGTTGGAGAATAGTATAGCAAGCAGACATCAATTCTGCAAATTTTTCTGAATTTTGCAGATTAAGTTTATATAAGTCTCGAATATCCATTGATTCCGCTTTCTATATGCCAACCTCCTTCTGGGCACGCATCTCGAAATTTAAAAACAACCAACTTGTTATTCTGATCGTGGCCGGCAGCAATTTCTTTAGAGATCCGATGTAGGCCACAAGAACAGTGGTTCACCTCGTAATTGACTCCTTTATGTTTTCCACCACAATGATGCACTTCATGTTTCCCATTAATATGATGAATATGATGGAAAAACCATAATATATCCGTGTTCATATTTAAATCTATAACTCTTGATTATTCAATGATATCCTTTATCATCATATTGTCTAGTATCTCTTGTTCAAATTCTTTCCAATCAGGACATAATGCTATTACGGCTATATTATATCCAGATTGTTCTATTGCAGTTTTTTGAAGTTCTTTTGAAGGGTTCTTTATAAATTGAACAGAATTTCCGTTCTGTTTAACTGCTTCTAATTGTACTTCTTCGGGAGGATTCTTTATAAATCGAATAGAATTTCCATTTTGTTTAACCGCTAATAATTGCATTTCCTTTGAAGGGTTCTTTATAAGTTGAATAGAATATCCATATTGTTTAACTGCTTCTAATTTTATTTCTTTAGAAGGGTTCTTTATATATTGAATAGAATTTCCATTTTGTCTAACTGCTTCTAATTTAGCTTCTTCTGAAGGATTCTTTATATATTGAATAGAATATGCATTTCGTTTAACCGTTAATAATTGCATTTCCTTTGAAGGATTTTTTATATATTGAATAAAATATACGTTTTGTTTAATTGCCTTTAAACAACCTGCTTCATTTTCAGGATCAAAACCAATAACTTTTATAATTTCCTTTTTAAGATCCATTTTACTCTTTACTTCCGCCAAGGTTCAGTCTTAGCATTTGAGCAATGGGAGGAGGAAGATGCGTCATCTCCACGCCACAAGGGCACATGATAGCTCCATTCCTTGCTATAGACGGTTTCACGGTCTGCCCACACCGTTGGCACTGCACAGTGAAAGCTTTGTTTACAGGCCTGTTATGAGCCGTTTGGCCCATTGATTTCATCGACACCTTCATGAAATGAGTGACGCCTTTTATTACCTTGCCACATGAGCCACAAATTACCTCATTAGTTGCTGTATTTAAAAGGTGTTCCCCCGATTCAAAGCAACCCTTGTTATCACACGTTATTAAGATTCCCATGTTTTTCTCCTACATAATATATATCAGAAATTTTATTCGATTATATCCTTTATTATCATGTTGTCTAAAATTTCTTCAGCAAATTCTTCCCAATCTGGACATAACATTATTATTTTAATATCATATTTAGATTGTTCTATTGCTAATTTTTGAACTTCTTTAGAAGAATTCCTTATAAATCTAATAGAATTTCCGTTCTGTTTAACTGCTTCTAATTGTACTTCTTCGGGAGGGTTCTTTATAAAAAAAACAGAATCTCCTCTTTGTCTAACAGCTGCTAATTGTACTTCTTTAGAAGGATTTTTTATATATTGAATAGAAAGCGCATATTGTTTAACTGCTTCTAATTTTATTTCTTTAGAAGGGTTCTTTATATATTGAATAGAATTTCCATTTTGTCTAACTGCTTCTAATTTAGCTTCTTCTGAAGGATTCTTTATATATTGAATAGAATATGTATTTCGTTTAACCGCTTCTAATTGCATTTCCTTTGAAAGATTTTTTATATATTGAACACAATTACCATTTCGATTAATAGCTTCAAAACAAGATAATTCATTATCAGGATCAAATCCTATAATTTTTATATACAATTTTTTCAATTTATCTTTAGCTAACATTGTTTTCTTTTTCTAATAGTTCAATCAATTTAGAACAATCATCTGGATAATTTACATTTATATTAAATATATGGCTGTTTTGATTGCCAGGCCCATATCCTTTCATTCCCATTTTTGTTCCATTTTTAGTCCCGGGATGAATCTTTAAAACTCTCTCTCCTTTAATTGTTTTTACCTTAACAGACTTTCCTTTTAAAGCTTCCAACAAAGAAATACTAATATTGGTCTCAATATTTTCCCCATCATCATCTAATCGCATATCCGGATCTTCCTCGACATGAACCAATACCTTTAAAGGACCATAATGATCTTGGTATCTTCCATTAATAAATCCCTGTGATGATCCTAGATAATTTCCTGCGCCATCAGCTGCAACAACAAACTTGTCTCGTAATGGGAAAGGAAGTTCAAAATCAATTGATACAGATTGTTTAACAGACCCGCCTCCATTACATTTATCACAATCTATATTTTCTTTACCAGATCCTCCGCAGAAATTGCATACAATCATTTGTTGCATATTTCCTCTTTGGAATATTTTTCCTCCTTTACCATCACAATGTGTACATTTGTTATTTCCTTTATGGTTTCCTTGCCCATTACAAGCGCTGCACTTTACATATTTATCATATGACACAGATCTCTTTGCCCCAACCATTGCTTCTATAAAAGTAAGACTAACTTCAACAACAGGATCTGGATATCTCTTTGGCCCACGGCTTTGATGAAACGAAGATATATTAATAAAATCTGCTATATCTACCGGAAATCCGCCAAAATTACGTTCTGGTCTAGGATTTTCTAGAGTGGTTTTGGCTTCATTTATTTTTTTAAACTTCGCTTCTGCATCTGGAGATTTGTTTTTATCCGGATGCCATTCTTTTGCAAGTCTACGAAATGCTTGATTAATATCCTCCTTGCTTGCGCCGGGGGAAATACCAAGTTCTGAATATGCTTCTTCTGGTGTCATATTACCAATTGCCCTTCATCCAATTCTTTAAACTCCATATTTTTCCAGTTTTATGATCTACTACATTATCATCTTTTTCTCGATATGTTCTAACTTTATCTCCACGCATTCCAGAACCAACTTGGTTCTTCCTATTAGCGTTTCTATTATTAACTAATTCTTCTTTTTTTATAGCTTCTATTTTTTGAGACAAAATAGCCAATGCTAATCTTTTACTCTGATATTGAGACTTTTCGTCTATTTTAACAGATATGCCTGTTGGAATATGTGTAGCAACAATACAACTATTTGTTGTATTTCTGTGTTGACCTCCAGGACCAGAACCTCGCTGATCTCTAATATCTATTTGGGACATATCAAGATTATTGATATTAAACTCTAATGGTTCCAAAACAGCCACAGTTATTGTTGATGTGTGAATTCTTCCTTTTTTATCTGTTGGAGAGCTTCTTTGGAACCTATGCCCTCCTGATTCATTTTTAAATATTTCTTTTACATTATTGCCAGAAAACAAAACAGATATAAAACCAGATTTTTTATCTAATAAAGAATAGTCAAAGACGCTCCCGCACTGCAACTTTCACATATACTCCAAGCATATCTTCAACTAAGAGTTTTGCATCATCTCCGCCTTCTGCTGCTTTTATTTCTATTACTATCGATTGCATATTGGTCTCCTACCTTATTCTATTATATCCTTTATCATCAGATCAATTTCAGACAATTTTTCAAAACAACCATCGTTAACCAATACGCGAAAATATTCAATATCTCTTAGATGTCTAACATAATTAAATTCTCTAAATTTATATTCAAACTCATAAAATCTACCAAAATTTGTTAGTTTATACAATATACCTTGATGAAAAGGTATGAAAAAACATATTATTAACATCACAACAACACTTTTGTTTGCATAAATAATATTCTGGCTTCACTCAATAATATCCTTTATCATCAAGTTATCTAATATCTCTTGTTCAAATTCTTCATCAAAATTTTGCCAATCTGGGCACATAAAAACAACCCAACAATCATATTTACTTTCTCTAATTAATGATTTTTGAAAATTAATTGACGGATTTTTAATTCCCATACCCCTACCACCTATATATGTGCTAGTAATAGAAATTCCATAAACATTTTTCTTTTTTAAACGATCTTCATAAGTAGATTCTGCCCAAGTCTTACATAATTTGTTTTTTACCACTTGTTTTAGTTTTTCTGACATTTCCAATATCCAATGCGGCTTGAGCTAACGCAACGGCTATAGAATCAGCCATATCATAATTCTCATCAGCCGGCTTTCCTTTTTTATTCAATTTCCAAGGAAAATCTGTTTTTAAAATCGCTGCCACTACTAAAGGTACATCTTCTTTTGCCAGCTTACCAGAATAGTCTTTTGGTCGAAGTATGCTTCTTGCGGTGTTTACGTTAACCATCACCGGTGGCTTTTGCAAGGCCTCGTACACCGTTAGGCCCACCATCCTATTATAAGTTGCCAATTTTATTATCGTTTTAGATGTACTCCTCCCAGGTGCAAAAAATTCAGCAATCTCTTCAATCGCCACTACATCAGGATTCCATTCTTTTAATAATTCAATAATATATTTTTTTGTTTTAGATAAGCTTTCAAATAAATCACATTTCTTATCTGGTTTATAATATTTGCAATCTTTTAATTCAAATAAACCGTTGTCAGATTGAATTAATGATAAGCCAATTGTTGTACTAGAACAGTCTATGCCTAAATAAAGTTTCGCCATATACATATATATAACATATGTAGTTCCGTGTTGATTAATAACAACAAGGGAGAACATAATTATGCTCTCCCTCATTATCATTTGTTCAATTTTATTTACTTAGCATCAGACCCATCAACTGAAGGAAAATCAGTATCTTCCTCTTCAGTCGTTTTGCTTGTTCCAGCTGCTTCAGGAGCATTACTCTCAGCCTGTGCCTTCGTATCTACTGCCTTCATTCTTTCCTCCACCTGCTCCGCAGTAGGGGGCGTACAACGCCTCTTAAGATCATCCAAATCAACCTGTTGCTTGAGTTCCAAGTCTCCTGCTGTCAGGGCCTTCTTAGGCTTTGGAATAATTGTATAGTAATTAGCCGGAACGGCCTGTTTATCAACCTTGATGTTGATATCATACTGACTTGGATCTCCCCAATCCTCCTCCCTAACTAATTCTTGAATTCCACGAAAAGCACCAGGAGAAAGATCTAGAATCTTGAAAGCTTGTGTTTTTCGATCAATTATTCCAACTAACCAACGTTTCTGAGACTTGAAACCTTTATCCTTTAAAGGATCTCTATCAGATCCTAGCGGTGCCAGGATCCTTACTCCGTATCCCGGATCGTCTTTATTTGTCTTGTACTTATAGACGGTGAATTCATGAGGCTTCGTAATAATACGAATCACGTTATCACCATTTCCCAACTTCATATACAAGTCTGTGCGGCCTGCATTTTGATTTGGTCTCTTAAGCTCTACTTCATCCCAATTTGTTAAACCGTATTGTACAGTCATTGTTAACTCCTATTTTTATGCTTGTATGTTATATTTTCGATGCTAACTATTTTTGTCCAGGGAACCCTCATGTTAACTACCTTAACGGATCCCTTTTCGACATAATTAACAACATCCTCAAACGAATTAATAGCATTTATTTGAGTCTTGCCTGCTTTGAATCCAAAAAAATCACATAGTATTGAATTTTCTTCTCTTACTTGTTTTAAAAGTAAGTAAGTTGCAACACCTGTTTTTTCTGATGGATCCTCCACACGAAGTGTATATACTGGTCCACTGACCACTTCTTTCATTCTTGCATTAGCAAGAGCTAATGCAGTTGCTTCTTGAGGTTTTTCCTCTATCACCTCTTTGTTCTTTATCAATTTCATCTTTCTTCCCTTCTAAAATAGCCGCCCAATTCTGATTGTTGAAAACTCACCTCCGATTATGAATTAGGCGGGTTGATCTTCTTCCTCATCTAATTTGCCAATAACAGCGGCTTGTTCTTCCTTCTTCTTAGCTCTTTCTGTCTCTCTTGCTTTATCTATATCGGTAATTAGAGAGTCTGCTAATTTTTTATCTTCTTTAATTGCGTCTAGAGTTTTCGGTTTACCTGTCCATTTTAATTCGCCATACTCATAAGTTTTCTCTGTAGGCTTCTTTAGAATGTTGTACTTGCAAGCAAGCTCGAAAATTTCTTCCTCAATATTAACAATTCCAACCCGGAAATCTACAGTAAATTCACACTTGCGGGGCCAAGGACCAAATTTAGACTTCTCCACCGTTGCTAGAATTACTCCGCCAATCTTTTCCTCATTTTCATCAAACAACGTTTTGTCCTTTGATTTAGACATTTTGAAATACACATTGCAGCTCAATGTGTGGTTCAACGTATTTCCGCCTGAAAATGTATGATCTGCTCCATACGGATCCATACTGTCTTTTTTATGGTTAATTATAATAAATGGAATATCAGCCCTATTAACTTCAAGAACTAATCTTTTAAGCTCTTTTGTCAAGAATCTGGCCATAAGACCAAAATTCATCTTGCCAACGGGAGCTGTATCTTCTCCAGGTGGAATAAGTTGTCCAAGAGAATCTAGAACAATTAAGTTAAAATTAAGTTCACCGCTAGCAATTTTATCTAACAGACCTTCTGTTTTCTTTCCTTTATACGCATGTGTTTTTGCATCTTCTTTTGGTTCTCCCAAAAGCATTGTAAAACAGCGTCTGCCATTAGCAGCTTGTTCACCATCAACAATAACAACTTTTCTTGGGTCTATTCCTAGCTGAATTGCCCAGTCTTGCGAATATGTTTGTTCAGCATCTATGAATATTTGCCTTGCTTTAGGATCTTCTTTTTGTGCCTGTTTTATCGCAAGCATAGACAAAAGAGTTTTGCCACAGCCACTTTCGCCATAATATTGAATAACTCTTCCCTTAGGAAGACCCCCGGATGATAAGGCATCATCAAGTGCTAACGATCCCGTTCTTATCACTGGTAATTTGTCATATAATATTGCGTCTGAAAAATGGAAATTTATCTCTCCATCTATCTCTGCGAATCCTTGAAAAAATGCAGAAACTTTATCATTTATATTGTTTTTCTTTGTTGCCATATTTCACCTTTATTTAATCTGCGGACCCATTATACCCAACCATGGTCTTTCTTAGTCCTGCTGCGATATCTTTGTAATGATGGTGTGCTTTAATTATTATATCATACTTTTTTTCCAACAGAGTTTTAGCGCCTTTGACTTTTGCCAGTTCTATCTCAATATCAAGAACTTCTTGGCTTGCTTCGCCGGCCATTTTTCTCAGTTCTATGGAAACTCGTTTATCATCCGAAGATGTATAATCTAATGCGATTTTATTCCTTACTGAAGACACTTTTGCTTCCAAATAATTCATTATTTTATGAACTTTTGCTAAATGCTCCGAGAGTACATCTGCCCCTCTCAAAGCCTCCTGACAAAGCCTCTCAGCTTGAGCTAATGTTGGCACATCCTCGCTTTGCAATTTAGAGACAACCTCTTGAACTTCCGTTAAATCAAACTCAAAAACGGCATCATCTAAACTGTCTCCAACTAAATCTTTTACTTTAATTATATCAGGCTTAACAACTTCCCAATCTGACATATTACTTTATTTCCTACTTTGCACACAAAAATCTTTATTTTTCTATCTATTGGAATTGAAGGGAAATAGATATATTCTAAACTTTTATAATCACCATTTAAAATCTGACCATTGTTGATAAATTCTTCTCCGACAAACTTCCACCCATCCACCATAAAAAACGTATTATTTTCAAATTTGTTATGTTCACCACGAATCGGGAAAGTGGCACATCCAATTAGATTTTTATTTAATGGATCAAAATACCACTGTTCTTTCAAAAAGGAATAAAGAACCCTGGGATGAGACACCTCAGTATAAAGGTAAACTATGCGATTAGTGCTATCAATAAATGCTTCTGATTTATTTGGCACCATAGCATCATGAATTAAAGAACAATCAGAAATCATTTTTTCAACTCTGCCAAGGCTTCTTTTATTTCCTTCATTGCTTCGTCATGTTCTTTATATATCCTTCGAAGATGTTGATGAAGCATAAGATTTTGAAGAAAAACAATTATTTCTAAACTGAACTTCTTCTGAGGAGCAACTAGATATACTATGATCCCATCATCATCTGACTCGAACAATCCTTTGAATAAGTCTTTCCCATACGGCTGGTGGGCAGAACAAATATTCTCGTACATGCTCCACTCATCCTGGGTCATTTCAAGTTTTTTGTTATCAACAAGCCTTATCTTTTTCATTAAGACCTCTTAATTTTCCCTATTTCCCCACCATAAGCCAATTCTTGCTGCTTCCTTAATCTTTCCATTCTCAACGCTTGCAATGCTGGCGAGCCTGGTTCTTCACCATTTCCAAAATCAATTCCCCCTCCTTCTGCCATTGCTCGCATCTGTTCCCTAGTTATTCCACCATTCATTGCAGATAATGCTTTTTGTGTATATTCTGGGTCCAATGATTCTTCCATATAGTTTTCAGAATAATCCGTCGGATATCCTCCTTGACCCTGATATCCTGGCTGTGGATAACCTTGTGGAGGATAACCTTGCGGATACCCTTGTTGTGGAGGATAGCCTTGATACGGCATTTCTCCAGCTAATGCTAATTGTTTAGCAACTATTGGGTTCATAGGCTGCCGAGGCATGTTGCCATAATCTGTTCCACCTTGACCACTCTGAATTTGTTGAGCAATTGCACTATATTGGTCCTTGCTCTTTATTCCAGCGCTTTGATAAAATTGTTGTAGTTTATTCGGAGCAATCATTGGTCTATTTCTAAGCTGGTCTTCTTTATTTCCTAATCCAGAATTGGCCATATGTTGCTGTGGCATATACCCTTGTTGCATTTGGTGTGGATTAAAAAACTGAACCGGCTCAGCCGAGCCAATTTTTCTCATCTCATAATTGGATAAAAGCCATCCTGCCAACCCATCCGGATCATTTGGCATCTTTTTTAATGCTTCCTTAATTTCATCAAGAAGTTCTAGTGCAGGATCAGACATAATTGGGCCATTGCAGCCCGGACAAAGGTTGTTTTGAATAGCGCTCCTAAAAGTAGGAGAAATTTCAACGCCACATGACATGCACTTCATAAATTTACCTCATCTGAATTCCGTATTATTATCTTCTTCATCATCAAGGTCTGCATGACCAGATTCTATCAATTCTTCTTCTAGTTCATCAAGTAGAACAGTTGTTTCAGAAGACTCTTCTGTTGTATTGTTCTTTTTTGTTCTACTAGATGGTAATTTCACTTTTTTAGCCTGCAAATTGGTGGGCAAAGGTGGTTGCGGAGAAAATTTCGCCAAATCATCAAAAATCACAGAAAGTTCACCATTGTACCAATTTAGATTACCATTTATATATAACCCCACTCCAGGCTCAATTTTATTTTTATTATTAGACAATTCAGATACACGATTTTGGAAACGAACCCAACTATCCGGAAAACAAGTCATAACCAATTGATTTCCATGAGGATCTTCTAATTTAACCTTGGCCATTACTTCGCCTTTAAATTTCGAATCCTCCTTCTTAATTTTGAATTCAAAGATGTTCTTAACCTCTCCCTGCAATAAAGTAATACGTTTCGTGTATTTCTTATGTTCTGCTGGAGTAAAAGTATCTGGTGGAGGGGGAAAAATCTTTGACAAACTAGCAAAAGAAGGTGCTCCATAAGTAAAGAAACCATTAAATTCCTGAACTTTATTTCCGCTTAAACTTTCTCCTATATATTTTTTCTCTAATGCACATTTTTCCGCAATTGTCCAATCTCCCTCATCAGGCCATGGATAATTAAACGAAACCCCGACATTCTTCTTTTTCTTTAAATGTTCTCCTAATTTCTTTTTATAATCAGCGGCGTATAAAAACATTAATTTCCTAGACATACCAAAAGAATCAAGGCAACCAGAAGCGGCAAGTGCCTGAATTGAAGGAGCACAAACTTTGCTTCCATCAATCTTTGTTAAAAAGTCTTCAAAACTTGTGAAAGGACGCTTGGCAATAATTTCAGGAATTGCATTCTTTCCCATATTTTTAAGAGCATCAAATCCAGTGAGCAACGTATGGTCATCTATAATTGTATAAGTTGTTTCGGACTTGTTTAAATCAGGAGGTATTATGTTAACCTTTAGTCTACGAATTTCCTCTTTGATTTTTGCTATATTATCTTTGGCAATTTTTGCATTGGAACCAACTTCATGTTTAAGGTTTGAAACAAGAAATTCAAGAGGATAATGTGCTTTAAGCCATGCTGTATGAAAAGAAATCATTGAATAAAGCACAGCATGGGACTTATTAAATGAATATTTTCCAAAAGGCTCTATAACTTTTTCAAATATATCTTCCGCTTGTTTTTGCGTAAGATTATTTTTCATTGAATCTGAAATAAAATCTTCTTTAATCTTTTTTGCTTTTTCTGGATGTTTTCCTTTTGCTTTTGTAAATTTTCTTAAACCATCAGCTTTTTGCAAATCCCAATTAGCAACATCGTTTGTAAGTATAAGCAACGATTCGTCAAAAAGCGCAAATCCAAAAGTATTTTTAAAAGCATTTTCCAATAAAGGATGCAATAATTTTACTTCTAATTCTCCATTTTTTGTTTTAATATAATCTGCCCTAATTTCTTGTGCTGCTGGACGGGCTAAAGTTGTAATAATAGCTAAATCTTCTATGTTTTTTGGTATATATTTTTTACACAAATCTATAGTCCCACCACTAGTTCCAAACTGGAACACACCAAATGTGTCTCCTCTAGAAATAAGATCATATGCTGGTTTATCATAAGAATGATAATCGAATTTTTCTAAAACTTTTCCAGACTTTTTAATCAGATTATATGTGTCTGTAATAATATCTAAAGTGGATAATCCTAAAATGTCCATCTTAACGCCACCAACCGCTTCACATCTTTCTTTTTCCAACTCAATAGATATTTTCCCTTCTTTATCTCTTCTAAGTGGAATAAGTCCTCTAAGTGGTCTTTTATTTATTACTATACCTGCCGCATGAGTAGAAATGGCAACAATTTGCCCGCCAATATCTTTGGCATAATCTTTAAGTTCTGTATACCCGCCACCATTGTCTGCCACCGGCTTTGCATATTCGGCAAATAATGCCGCTTTCTCCAAAGCTTCTACTACTTTGTGTATATCATCTGGTATGGCGTCAGCTAACGCAGTTCCTACTTTAACAGCTGTTTTACGATCTCCTCCATACATAAAAGCCCTAGCAATTGCTCTTGCATAAACTTTTGGAGTCATCGTATTATAATTGCTTATTGCCGCCACACTGTCTTGCCCATATTTTTTTACAATATATTCAATAACTTTATCTCTGTTTCTTGTTGAAAAATCTATATCTAAATCTCCATAGTCAATTTTAGACTTATTAATAAACCTTTCCGCAACTAAACCATATTTAATTGGATCTGCTTCCTGTATTCCCAATAAATAATTTATTAGAAAACCGCCACCGCTACCTCTTCCCGGACCTACAGCAATATCATTTTTTTTACACATGTCTATAAAATCATAAACAATTAATAAATAACTAGATATTCCACAATAATATGATATATCTAATTCTTTTTCCATTCTAGCCCTATATTCGGGCTTATTCGGAAACTCTTTCTCTATAGCTATTTCGCATTTGTATCTTAAATATTGTTTGTCTTCTTCTAAATTATTATATTGTTCGTTGCACTTTAACCATTCTTGAAATTCACCATAATCTTCCTGGTCTTTTACCGGAAACTCAGGTAGCTCCTTTCCACTTGGATTGGAATACTTAGGATCAATCCATTCCGGAAATTCACACTTGTCAGCAAAATATTTCGTATTTTCAATGCACTTCTGCGCAAATTCAGGATCCTTTCTACCAAATTGCCTGTTCAGCTTATTATATACTTCCTCCCCACTCTTCAAATAAAAATCATCTAAAATTCCATTGGCACCAGAATACTTAAGCCTATTCCCCGAATCCACTGGAGAACCAGAGGCTATTGCTAATAATACATCATGCGCCTTTGCTTGTTCTGGGTTTAGATAGTGAACATCCGTTGACACAACACATTTAATATCTAGTTCTATAGCTATTTCTCTTAATCTATCATTGGTAAATTGTTGGTCAATTTCTCCAGAATATGCGTTATTTGCTCTCTTTAATGCATGAGCTTGAAGCTCTATTCCTAAATCATCTCCAAATATCTTTTTTAATTTAATTGCATTGTCTTTTGCTTCATCATATTTTTTCTGATTGATGAGTTGTCCTAGGATGCCATTAGAGCAGGCTGTTAGGCAAATTAAACCATCTGCATACTTCTCTAGTATCCTCCAGTCAACCCGAGGCATAACCCTTTTAAAAAGCACTATAGAATTATCATAGCCCTCTGCCGAAGCTTCCAACAAATGTCTATATCCAATCTCATTCTTTGACAACAATATAACATGACGCATTCTGGCGTCTTTATCTGCCACATCATCAACAAAGTAGAATTCACATCCTGGAATAAGCTTTACACCAGTTGACTTGGCTTCTTTTAAAGAATCCCACATTGCGGCCAATGTGCCATGGTCTGTGATGGCAATTGCTGTTTGACCAAGCTCTTTGGCTCTTTTGAATAAATCAGCAGGCTTAACAAGACTATCTAGAATTGAGAATGTTGTGTGATTATGTAATGATACATATTCGTTCATGATTGATGAAGATATGGATCTAGAATGGCTCGAATGGAACTAGAGTCTTCTTGGTTTGTTGCCACCTGGCTCATTTTCTATTGCCCTGAGGACAGCTTCGAATTCATTAATGATATTATCACAATTTGCACCATTACAACGTACATTAACATTACAGATACCAAAAGTACAAGTTCCTATGAAATTTTCTTTTTTAGCATAAAGAAGACCAGCTTTAATGTAATTGTCTGGACAAATAAACCCAGCTTGTTGGAATAGTATAACATGATTATTTCTTACTGGACGCAAAGTAGTCATCACAATCGACTTTCTTCCACAACAACCTTTTGTAATTCTTCGTTCTACCATGATACCTTTATTCTATTATATCCTTAATGATTAGTTCTTCATTTGATAACTTTTTAATATATTCTCCCACAAACAATTTGGGCAATATTTCCCACCAATAACGAATTAAAACTGAGCCTGACTTTTTATATTCTTCAATGTAAACAAACCAAATACCATTAGTATACATATCTGTGTTGCCATCAATGTTTTTAACAAATCCAATAACATAACAATTGTTTTCCTCAAAAGAAATCGGGCCTCCTATATTATAAGTTTTATTACAATAATAAACTCCCCCTAACTCTGGACCCAATATCATTCAATTATATCCTTAATCATTACTTCTTCATCCGAAAGTTTTTCCAACACTCCAGATTCTATTAATTGGTTTAATATCCATTGAGTTGTCGTAAAACAATAACAGCTATTTTCTTCTGTTAATATACAATATAGCTCGTCATCCTCCCAATGGGTTTCTATATAACATTCATTTTCTATCAAAGTCATATTTAAATTAGACTTTAGACACAAGTAAACATTATAAAAATAGGCCTGAACTTCCCCAGAAAGAATATTCAGGCCCATCTTTTTCATTTTACAGCGACTTCTTTATAAACACACAATATCTTGCTTTAGCCTCATTAACTTTAATTCCATCCTTGTAAACCCTCGCCGCATCCTGATACACTTCCTTCTTTTCCTGCAAATCAGTATCAGCATCCATGTCTTTTTCAAAATCAGCAATATTCTCACTGTATTTTACAATCATGCCATTTAAGTCTTCTTTATTTGCCTGCTGAGCTACGTCTAGAAAATCATCTGCTTTTCCAGATCCGTCATCATTTAAACAAAGCTTCTCTAATACTGTCCTCCACTTCTTTGGAAAATTATCTAACCTGGGATCTGTTGCTTTCTTTTTTGCCATTTTATTATACTCCTACAATCTTTGTATTATCTACCAGCCACTGCAATGTATAGTCTACTTTTGCTTTAGCAATTAGGCCTATTAATGTTCCGTCCTGTGATGCTCTCTGTATCCAAGCATCAACATTCTGTATTCCCCTTTGGGCTAATGTCTGTTTTAGCATAGACACTGCCTCCAATTCAGAAATTACAGTCTCTGGTTCAGCTTTATTAATAGAATCAAGAATTAAAGTAAACTTAACGTTGTCTTTTCCTCTAGCAAGGTATGCAGTTTTAATATCTTCTTCTATTGTCTCCCAAAGTTTAAATCCTTCCATCATTGACATATGTTGAGCTTCCATTAATACAGACCATGTTGGAGGCTCAAAATCATGTGAAGAAACCAATGTTGCCTTTATCTGCTCAGCAATCAATGAATCTCTATTTGATTTAAATTGGTTTTGAGCAATTGTTTTTGCCGTATTAAATAATTCTTCCAAACTATTCAAACCAACTTTTTTAGCCAATTCATCGTCAAGCGGAGCAGCAACCTGCTTCATTCCCATATGAAAATTAACTTTACATGAAGTTTTCTTTCCATTAATATCCAACTCAAACTCTCGTGTTTCACCAGGAGACATTCCAAACAAGTTTTCATCAAATTCAGGATAGATCTTCTGCCCAACTTGATATAACTGACCCTCTTTTGTTTCTTCTCCTACAGTGTAGTCTAATGTGATTCTGTCTCCAGCTTGGATAAAATCACCGTCGCCATATGGAGTTATATCAGAATGTTGTGTTCTAACGCCTTGAACGATCTGCTCTGCCATTTCGTCCACTGTTTTAGGAGAATGTGGTTCTGGAACCTCAATTCCTTTATACTGTTTCAATTCAAAATCTGGTTTCTTAAGATAAACCAACTGACAAGAGAATTCATTGCCTTTTAATGAATGTTTTTCTACTTGTGGTTGACCAAGAGGAGTCATTTTTGTTTCATAAATGACATCATCATTGGCTTGATTGAGCATTTCTCTTTCAACCCATTGCTTGATCTTATCTTTGAAATGAACTTTAATAGCAACATCTGTTGCTTTTCCTGGTCTAAAACCAGGAACCGGCAGCTTCTTAAGGTTATAAATTGCTTCCTTATTCTTTTCGGAAACCACCTTAGAATCTGCCGTGTAATTAACTCTAACTTTACAATATTCAATTTCTTCTGTTGATACTTGTAGTTCTGACATATTTTTTACCACTCCGTTTCACCAAACTTTTTTGAAGTTCCTGACTTTTTGTTTTTTCTTTCTTCGGCTTGTTTAATCCATTTCAAACCATCTGGACAATGTTCTGAATAATCACAATAAGGACAAAGAGGCCCAGTGTCTGGCCTAAATAATTTTTCTGCTGCTATCTCGGCAGTATAATCTCGAAAATCTTGTTCTATAGACATTACATTCTCTCGACTAAATTCAAACTTAATTTCTTCAAAATCAAGCTTGAGCATAATATAAGATCCCCGAACTTTTTCTAATTTAGGATCCTCCAAACACATAGCATAAGCATATGTCTGTAATTGTAAATAATCCTTTTTTAGATACAAACCAGTTTTGCTTGTTTTATAATCATCTAGATGCAAAACTCCATCTGCATCCAATTTAACCAAATCAATAAATCCATTCAATAAAACATTATCGCCAATATCTATTGTAAACTCTTTTTCCGCCGCAATTGGAACATAATTATATGTAATTCTTTTTTTCAAATATGAGCAAAGAATATCAAAAGCTTCTTTTTTTTGTTCCTGTGTTATTTGTGGCCAATTTTTCAATGCATTGGCAAAAATTGCTTTCATTAAAATATGATATTTTTCTTTATTCCCTGCAATAATGGCCTTTTCAAATTTTTCTAAACACTCATGAAGAAATTTTCCAAAAACCTGGAACTCCCATTCCTTTTTCGGCAATTTCTTAATATAATTAAATAGATACTTAGCTTTGCATTGTTTAAATGTTTTTGCTTTGCTTACGGATAGATGAAAATAATTACGTCTATCCTGTGGCAGGACCGTTAACAACTTACCTTGATTTTTTATCATCTGTATACAGATCTCTTAAATGGAATCCACTTAAATACTTTACCAGAACTAACCTGGCGTGGAAAAAGAACATCACTCATTGCACTAACCGTAGTGGATTGTCTAACCGGCTCAATCGACATTATCCACCGATTTGTTTCTGAGTCCCTGTAGTAGAACGTATAAGTGTTATCTTTTTCATTGTACTGAGGTCTTAATAATGACCCCGTGTTTCCATTTCCTTCAAATGCAGTCGTGTTATACATTATTCCATTTCGAAGCCTTTCCTGATCCCCAAGAGAAAAGAATTGCCTGTTTATTAATGGATTAACCGGATTTTCATTTTCCTCCCTACCATCCTGAATAATCACTAAAGCCCTAGCGTCAAATAATCTACTATTTGCATCCGACATTGTAGGTGGAGGTGGTCTTTGAAGAATAACCACATGGGCAGGTAAATTTCCTATATTTCTTCCTGTTTCACCTTTCCAATTAGATTCAGAATACTTTATATCATAATTAGTTCTATGATATGACTCTAATGGCTCAACAACAACAGTTCCGGTAGCTGTTCCATCATATCCATCAGGAACACCAACAACACCTTCTTTTTCTACAATTACACCGGCCGTATTGCCATAACTTACATGTATGTTAGGAAATCCCGAACCAAATGCTTTATTATCTGTGTATGTGCTCGCCGGATCTAAACCTATCACAACATCATGAGCCTGACGCAAACCAGACCATGTATGTCCATATGTATATGTAATTACTGGTCCGATATCAATCCCGTCAGTAGCAAACAATTTTAAATTAACAGTATTTTGATCTGTAGGTAAAGTTATTGGTCCCACAGATATATCTGAATCAAAAGTTGGGTTAGTTCCATCAGTAGTATAATACACAGTTGCAGGTATATTAGTGCCAATAACAATAGTTTTAGGAATACCAGCAATAACCTGGATAGGGCTGTCTGTAATTGTAATAAGGACTACTGCCATTTAACCAACCATATGCAAAAACTTCTCGGAAGTTTTCTTATTTTCATTAAGTTTTAATAATCTACGATAAACAGTATGAGCGGCTCTTCGGAATACCTTTCCTAATTCAAAATAACCCTCTTCTCCGGAGCCTCTATATAAAGCAAAAAATGATTCAGAAACAAGAAGCATATCTAAATCCGGATTTGCTCCTGGAGTTATTCCTTTAAGAAGTCCATCTCCAATTAACTCAGAATACACCCCGTCTCTTCCTTTTGCTTTGAGGAGATTGGTATAGTGGTTTAGGGTTGTGTTTTTGAGTTTCATTATGTATTTATACCATTATATACCTATGGTTTTTAACACTTTAGTTTTAAGATCATCTAAAGTTCCATTATTTTCAACCACATAATCCCAGGGCGAATTCGGATCATTTGTCTTGTATTTGTTTAAATCGTTTTCGCTTATATGATCTAAATTTGGTCCGGCAGGCAGTTTTTCTACAGGTCTAACTATTAATAATATTTTCCCGCCATTTGATCTGATACAACTTATTTCATTAAAAAACCTTACATCACTAAATACAACGTTTTCCGTCCTATAATTTTTAGCTAGATTTTGTGGTTCTGAAACTCCTTTAATTTGATTATATCGAGAATACGCTTTTCCTATATACCTTTCTTCTGGTCCAGAATAAAATTTAGGTTGTACATAAACGTATTCATGAGGAACGCCGTCTATTAATTGTTTTGCAATATTCATTGCGAAATTGGCCCAAGTATCAGTATAACAGTCTCTGCCCCAATCTGTCCCAAGCTGTTGTATTGCATATCTTGGTGTAAGATAACATTGTGGTATTTCTGCATTATGCTTTATAATTTCATATCCGCAACATTTGCATTTTCTAAACTCATTAAATGAATGTTCTCTTGGATACCTTTTATCTAATTCATTTCTTTTTTCTGACGGTCCCCATAATTGATCTTCAGAAAATCCATAAACTTTTACACAAATTCTTTTTATTTCATCTGCCAAAGTAATTTTTGTGAACCTATATTGTTCAACCAAAATATCTGTTGCTTTATCTTTTCCTGTGCCCATAGAACACATATTACCATTTGGGTCAACAGATCTTCCTATAATACCAAGAATCATATCCAATCCTCCGGAATTTTTTCTGGGAAATACCACCTAACTGGTTTACCTGTCCTAACAGCATGTTTTATCTCTCTTCTTGTACTTTCGCCAATATAACCATCTTTATTTATAACAAGGATTTCGCCTGCCAAATCTATTTTTTGAAGATGTAGTTTGTCCAGCATCTCTTTCTGTTCATCAGAGCATCCAACGTGTTGGCCGTGTGTTTTTTCTGAAGAATGCATGAAAAAACCAACAGAAAGAACTATATTCCCCAGCATAGTTTCTTCATAATTAGCCTTCATAAAATCTTCATAGAACTTAGTCGAACCGCACAAACAAACTATTTTTGGTTTCTTTTCTATCATATGTTCACCAATTTACCTGTTGCCCCGTCGCTATCTTTCTCGACCACAATTGCATAATTAAATTTATCCTTCAGCCTGTTGTCATGAGTTATAACAAGAATTTTATACTTTTTCTGATATTTTTTCACAATTTCAACAAAAGCATCTTTTCCTTCTTCATCCAAAGGTTGATCTATTTCGTCAAACTCTAGTAATTTAATATCTACAGAAAGCCTGTTATAAATTACTTTTGACATTCCTAAACGTAAAGCAAATGAAATATATGCCTTCTGTCCTCCAGAAAGCTGATTATATTCTAATTCCACCCCATTGTCATTATAAGAAATATCAAGTATATCTTTGTCTTCTTTTTCAATAAGAAATCTTAAAGATAGTTCTGGCCTTATATCTTGAAGTATTTTATTCGCTTCTAATTGAAGATCGTCTAGAATAGTATGTATAATCATTGTTGGTATTCCAGAAGAAGAAAATGCTTTAACTACTCTGGACCATTTTCTTACACCATTTTCTAAACCTACCAACTGACCATTTAATATTTCTAATTGACAATAATCATCTTCTTTTTTTCTTTTTCTCTCATCTAAAATACCTTTTTGCGTACTATTATTAGAAAGATCTTTTATTAATTTATTGTCCTGATCTTCTGCAACTATAATATTTTGCTTTATTTTTACAAGTTCAGAATTTATATCAGCAAAATTGAACTTTTCAGCTTTCTTATTTAGTTCCTTTTCTTGTTTTTCCAAATCTAATAAATCATTAGAACACACCTTAACATCATTTAAAAGCTTTTTCGCTAATTCTTCAACTTTGTTTAGGTATTGCTTGTTCTGATCTATTTTTGTTTCAATAGAAGATACAACAGATTCTAGTTGTTTTACTTGATGTTTATGTTCCAATATAACATTCTTCTCAGAATTAAAACCAGTTCTCTTAGTATGTAATGTTGTAAGTTTCTTTTTAGAAATCTCTAGTTGTTTTTGAGCTTCTTCCGCCTTTTTTGCGTTTTCTTTTGAAACTTTTTCTCTATATTCATCATTAAGTTCATTAAAACACACCTCACATTCTGCTCCTGTTGGCAGAACTTTACTCCATTTGTTATAATTTACTTGAATTGATGCTACATATTCATTTCCTTTCTTTATTTTTGTATCAACTTCTTCTACATCTTTTTGTATTTCCGTTTCTTCTCTTATCTTTTTCTCTAATAAATTTTTATATTTAGATTTATTTTCTTCTAAAGATTTGTTTAACTCAACAATTTGAGAGTTATATTTATTTATTTCGTTTTTATATTGTAAAGCTTGTTGTTGCAGCCTTACAATGGCATCTTTTTTATTTTTCTTTTGATTATTTATTTCAACAATCTTTTCAGATATCTTTGCATCATCAGATGATAATAAATTTTCTAGTTCAGAACATTTTTTTCTATTTTCTTCTAACAGTTTCTTTATTTGCTGCCTGTTATTTTCAGTTGTCTTTATAAAATTTTCTATATCTTTAGAAGCTGTATCAATAGCTTTGATATCTTCTTGTGGATTTCCTAAAGTATCAATAATGGTTTTTATTTTATTATATTCTTTTTCTACTTCGGAGTGTTTTACTTTAGCAGTTTTCTCAAATTTAGAATAAATAGCAAGAGAAAGAGGCTCTTTGAACAAATCTCTTCTCTTTCCTTCCGTTGCTTCCGCTATTTCAGAAAATGATCCTTGAGAAAACAAAACAGAATTAGTAAATGATTTATAGTTTATTTTTATTAAATCTTTTATATCTTCTTCCATTTGAGAAGAAGTTCTAGTGTCATCTTTTTTCCACTCACCGTTATCTAAATGTTTAAGAAGAACTTCTTTGGTTGTTTTATTATTTCTTTTCCTAGAAATCTGCCAATCTATACCGTCTTGTTCAAATTCATAAATTACTTCACATATTTTCTGACCATTTTTAACAAGTTTGCTTACTGATTTTAAATTGGTTTCATTAAATAAAACCCAAGATATGGCGTCATATATTGTTGTTTTGCCTGTAGCGTTAGATTTTCTTGGATTAGATTTATATTGACCAATAATAAGACAAGAATCAAATTTAGAAAAATCAATAATTGTCTCTTTATGGCCTTTAAAGTTCCTTATTATTAATTTTTTTGGTAGCATTATTTAACCAATGAGTGAAAAACTTCTAAAAACATCTTTTCTGCTTGCTTTTGAGTCCAAGGTTCTATTTTAGACTTTAAAGGTTTTACATTAAAATTAATATGATTATTATTCATCAAATCTCTTATCTCAGTAGCTCTAACAATAAGGTCATATTTTAAAACTTCTTCTGGCTCTTTTTCTGGCAATCCGTACTTTTTGCATATACATTTAAGAACTTTATCCTCCATTATTTTATAAGCTAGCAATTCCATTTTTATTGGTGCTGGCAAATCAGATACATATGCTTCTGCTGAATCATGCAGTAAACCCCATAACCTATTCTTTTTTGAACATTCAGCAGCAACCCTAACACAATGCTCAGCAACTGATGAAAATATATCCAAATGTCCATTAAACCTACACTGCATTGATAAAGAATGAGCAATATCTATTATATTTATCTCGTCTTCTCTCGGATCCATGGGCCAAAAAGTAATGCCCGTATAAGTTATTATAGCTCTGCCTTTTCTAACTTTATCTTTAAAACCATTTATGTCTTTAGCTGTGTTCATTTACCACCTCAATGCAAGCAGAAATAAACTCATCCCGTTCATCATCAGGAAAGTCCTGTTTGCTAGCCCAGAGTTTTACTGCCGCTTTAGGCTCTATAGCTTGCCACTCTTCTTGTTTATCATCAGATATTATTCTGCTAGACCTGGACTCAGAAAAACCACTCACATAATAAGCTCCTAATTTATATAATCTATTTACTATCTTATCTCTGTCTATTTCAACAGCATTAGGATCAATTAGTTTTATTTCAATTTTAACAATTGCATCATTAAATGATTGTTTATTTATTTCATTTAATAAACAATCTGTTGGATTTTCTTCTTTTGGAATATCTAAACGAATCCTTTTTAAAGGCCTTGTTGGTAATTTTATTTCCTCAAAACCATCACTATCAAATAAAACAACAACCTTTTCTTGTTCGGTTTCGCCAAAATCTGAAATATCAATACTTCCTATATGAGCAATATAAGGTTTCTTGCTAAAAACTTGAGGTTTATGCACATGTCCCATCCAAACATAATCATATCCTTCAAAAGAAGGAAGCGGCACCATTATTTCATTAGTAAGATCGTCTATTTCATCTGTCCAAAATGATTTTTCTATAGCCAAATGACCAATAAGAACCTTTGTTTTTGATATTGATGTTGATTCAAAAGACAATAATATATTAATTTTATCTATTGCCTCATCTATTGTATTAGCATCTAACGATCTTCTGTCCCTAAATGGAAAAAATGTAAAACTCGCATCCTCAGTATGCAAAGTATACACCCTATTATAGATAAAAATGTTCTCTAATTCGGCAGCTTCAATAATGTTTAATATTGAGGTATATCTGTTTCCTATACGCTTAAGATCATGATTGCCAAAAATTATATGAACATCAAGCCCGTAATCTTGACAATGCTTTAACCAATCCATAAAAATAACGACCATATTGGCGTCTGGTTTCAACTCATCAAAAACATCTCCAGTAATAATAATTCTCGAAGCATCTTTAGAAATAGCTAAGTCTAAACACCAATTAAGCAGCCTAATTTGATCGGCCAGCCTGCTATTTAAAGATCCGTCAATAGATGGTCTGCCAATAGACAGGCCTTTTCCTAAATGAAGGTCTCCAACTATTAATGTTCTATCTGCCATATTCCTGCAATCTTAACTTTAATTTGCGTAATCTCTCAGCTAAGTTTGTCTCGTCAATGGTTCCGCTCGGCAGATGCTTCTGAATGTAAATATCCAGCATCTCTGTTGTCCTTTCTACAAAGGATAGACCAACAGAACCATTGTTGTTTTTTATAAAATCGTGCACGTAATTGGAAAAATCCAAGAGCAGATCTTCTATTTTTGAATTGCTATCTTCGCCAGTCTCAATATAGAGGTCAATTGAGACATTGGCACTATTAAGAAGGATTTCGGCAGCATCAGAGAAAGTAATATTCTCCATATAAGAGACAAATTGAACAGATCTGCCCCCTTTATTGCATCCGAAACAAAAGAATCTATCTTCTTCTTTGTTATAATGGAAAGATGGAGTAGAGTCTCTATGGTTTGGGAAAGGACAACTCCTTACAAAGGACCAACCACTTGGACTATATCTTTCCTCAAAATCTATTTTATACCTATTTTTGAATAAAGTTTCTAATGGAACTTTTTTAGAAGCAAATTCAATAAGCTCTTTTGTTATTTTAAACTTCTCGCTTGGGAAAGAAGTTTCTGTTTCCCAGCCAGAAATTTCTCCAACAGATCCACTCTCGTTTTCGAGACTGCAATAGCCGTCGGATCCGGAGTTATCAAAAACCTTGAACATAACGAGATATACTTATTTATCGCTTCCTTCTCTTCAGTTAGAAGCTCAACAATGTCATCTCTAGAATGTGGCTCAAGAACCATCCTCGGCATCTTCGTCAATAGCTTTCTTGATATCAGACAAAACCTTCTTCATTTGAACTACCTGATAAGCAAGGTCATTTATTGTATCTCTTTGGATTAAAATTGCTCTAAATAATAGATTGTTAAGACCAATTGATCCTAATCCCTCTGGCTGGCTCTGATCATTATTCATCCTTAAACCAACATCACATAGTTGATTTATTAATTCGCTTTCATAATCCTTCTTAATTGGACCTTTATTTTCTTCTAAAGTCCTGTCTTTTAATGTTGATTTAAATTTTCCAGATAACTCCATTACCCTTTGTCTAATATCATTTTCATTCTTTTGATGATTTATAACCTCTTTATCAAAATCTATAGCTGTCTTCTTAACAGGCGCATCATCATCTTTCGCGAATCTAGATTTCTTTACCAGATTTTCTTTCAAATTAGCTTTTGGAGGAGCTGCGTCTGTCTGATCATCTGTAAATGCATTATAATTTATCTTTTCTGGCTTATTCATTTTATTCAATATCCAATATTACTGCTCCCGAATCTTCACCTGGGAGTTTAGGTTCACAGGATCCTATATCACCAGATACGCCTGCTGCTTTACGAATATTATCAACAATCTCATTTTCAAAATAATCTACAATACTTTGAGCTTTTTCTGAAGAAATATACATTCCATGGAAATCAGCTGTTCTAATAACTAAATTCCATAAAGAATCCTGGATATCCTGTTTAAAATCAGATACAGGATAAGTATAAGAAGCTGACGCTTCTCTTACAGGATTTTTTTCAACCTGCCTCGTAATATTTTCAGCAAGTTTGGTTAATTGAAGTTTATCGGCTTCATCTGCTTCTGCTACTAACCTGTCCCTATAAATCTCTGATATTGTTCTCATTTTTAACCCTTGTTTACTTCGTGTTGCTCTGCATAACCATAATTGCTAGTATTTCTTTCTGTTGGAGAATAATATTCACGCCTAGCTCCACCAAGAGGATTTGATAAATATAAATCAGAATTATCTTTATTATTAAATAATGAATTGATTATTTTATTTAATAATATTCTGCGTAATTTTCTCCTACGTTTTCTTTTTTCAAAATCCTCATCCACAGAGAAATACGAGATTATTCATCATCATCTTTCTCTAATTTCCCGGAAAGCATTTTTGAATTCATAATTTCTTGTTTCAAAGCGGTTTCAATATCGTTATCATTCATATCCAGGTCGGAATCTTCTTCATCATCTTCGTCCTCGAAATTGCCCATTAGAATCATTTTCTGGCTAGCCTGCTGTGCCAGTGCTAGACGCCTTGAAAACTCTTCTGGGGAGACCTCAGTAGGCTGCAAAAGGGGTTGTGGTGTTTTATCGTCCTCTCCAGCCCTTCGGAACATTTTTCCTTTTGGCTTTAGGGCTGTTTTTGGATCTGCTGTAGATGCCGCAAAAATAATCTTTCTTGCGGTAAATTCTTGCTCAAGAAAATCTAATATGCCCTCAACTGGACTTTCTCCAGCTAATATTTCATAAATTTTCTGTTTATATTGCTCTCTATCAGATTTGTCAAATTTAAATGCTTTTTCCGTTAATCTGTGCAGCGTAAAATAGTCAATATCAACTTCACTCATGATTATTTCCTTAAATAGTAATCCAACAATTAGAAGAACAAGAGTTTCTAGAATCAGGCAATATTGCCTCACAAAATTCACTGAACCCTTCAATTGACACAGAATCATCATTAATTAATGATTCTGCATATTCTTTTATTATATTTCCCGGCTCCCGACCATCTTTTACTTTATTATGTAGTTCTTTATTATATGAATTCAAATCATAAAATATTACAGATATATTAGAATTATTTTCATAATGTTCCATAATCAAATTGATTATTTTTTCGTCCTTTTTAGTAATAACTCCACAATAATTATGATCCTCTACCTGAATAGAATAACAAAGATACTTTGTTGGCCTTGATGTAGATTTTGAAACAGATTTTAAATTTTTCAAAATCATATTTAATTTTTTATTCAAATCATCATCCAATATTGACAGAAAAACACCCTCTTTAATATCAAACATTCTATATGCTTTATTAAGAAACGTATTTAATAAATCAATATTATTTTCTGCTTTCTCCGTATTTTTTCTAAATACAGACCAGAGAGTATTTGATAACTTTCCACTAGGAATAGAAATGCTATCTACAACAGCTTTGCGTATTTCATCAAGAAACTCTTTTTCTGTATCAAAATTCAACATTTACCTAAAACCTCTTATCTTATTTAATTTAACTTTGGTTTTCTTTATATTACTTTTAGCAACTATTTTTATTTGTTTTTCTTCTAATTGTTTTGATTCTTCTTGCGTCAATAATAATTTTAAATACAAGCCACAAGATTTGTGTTCAAGCAAGAATTTTTGAAATAATTGTATTTTTTGTTCCGACCACAAATGCCTACTAGAAACAACCTGATCGAATTTATTCTGCATATTTTGAAGAATATGTCTTATTGCATTAAAATCCAGTGCTGCTTTCGAAAACAACTCACAATTATCTAAATAATCCATAATTTCATTATAGTTGTCTAACCCCGAATGCACCAATAGTATTCTGTTTTCGCAGGAGCTACAGCTTATAAAACCATCATCAGACCTGCCAAAACAACCTAACACTAAATATAGTTGTTCTGTTTCAGAAACCACATGGACTTATATATCAGAGAAGTTTCTTCCTGAGTATTTTCTCAACTTTTCCTCTACGCTGATAATAAACATAATCATCATCAGCTACTGGTACCGTTTCAACCCGCTCCACAGTAATAAAACCACCATCTGTAGCGTTTACAGTATATTTGCTTCCAATAGCACTTCCTAAAGATGCTATTACTGCCTGAGATTTTGGCTTAAGAAAAAGCACATCACCAGGAACAGGCTTCATTTCTACATGGTTTCTTACTGTTTGATCGGCTAAAGCGTACATGTCAATTGGAAGATCCTTGATTTCTTTCCAAATCTTTCCAGCAACTCCCAGCTTTTCACAAAGTTCTTCCTCTGATACGGTCTTTTTTGTTTCTTTCTCGGTCATGATATCCCTCTTGCTATGGTATATATCTTAAGCTGCTAACAATTCTCTAAAAACTTTCCTCATCGGCTCGATAAGTGTCATTCCATTAATTCTTTTTACCTCTTCCCCATCTTTTAATAAAATCACCGAAGGAAGACTCTTAACTTTAAATCTTTGAACAATCTCTGGAGCTTGTTCTATTTCTACAGAAATAAATTTTATATCTGGAAATTCTTCTTCTAATTTCAACATTGATGGGTGCATTTGTTTACAAGGCCCGCACCAGGTTGCCCAAAACTTTACGGCAATAAATTTTCCATCAGAAACATTAAATTCATTAGAATCAAGAATTGGTTGCATATTACCTCTTTATATAAGAAACGGACCCAATCGACAAAATTGGACCCGTTGAAGTTATTTCAGTTTACTGCAAGACTTTGTTATGTTTCTGCTCCGAAATCATTTGTTCCATAAGTTTCTGGAACTCATTTGCTGAACCCTTTAATGACTCAACATAATCCTCTTTTGTTATTACCCCTTTGTCAATAAGTACCTTCTCCAAGGATGATAATCTTAAAAGAATATCTGCTAACGTTTCAAAAACTTTATCTTGCATCAATGATATCTCTCCATATGCCTATATTATTTTCCACAACACTTTTTGCTCTTAATTCCCGATCCACAAGGACATAAATCATTAGGCCTAACCTTGTTTTTCTTTACAACATCTTCTTTAATCGCAACGTCAGGCAAAAGAACTCCTCTTAAATGATCAGATTCGTGTTGTACTACAACAGCAAGCATATCTGTTGCAACAAAACCGTTAGGATAACATCCGTTAATTACATGAATTTCATTATATCTTCTAGTCTTTTCTCTCTTGCCAGGAAAAGAGAGACACCCTTCGCCATCAACAATTTTTAAATCAAACTGCTTTTCAATTATTGGATTAACTAAATCAATTGATATCTTTCCCGGCCTAATAATTGCCATCTTTTTATAGATACCAATTTGAGGCGCCGCTAAGCCAACCCCCTCATTGCCTCTTTCTCCAGATAGCTTTAGTTCTTTTTCTAAAGCAACACGTATTTCTTCTACTTCTTCTGGTAAAACATCTTCACATTTTATTCGAAGAAGTTTTTCATCGGTTATAATCATATTATTCTTTCTTCAGAAATGTTCTATAAGTTAACATTTCTCTATCACCACTAGATTTTGAAGATTGTATAAAATCATTTTCACTTAAAATGAGTTTAAGCTCTTTTTCAGAAACGTCTATTTCTAAACAATTATAATCAACTAAAGTGTCATCAACAATATCGACATAATTAAATAATTTGGATACAACAAAATCTTTATAATCTTGATCTTGCAAATACGGAAATTTTATATTTAGCTTATACCACATCTTGTTTTAATTCCACTTCACAATCAATATCAGTAAATCTTTTGGCCAACTCATCTGCTTCCGGTCTTGACAAATCAGATCCCACACAAATTGGCAATTTTGTCAACATACTAAATGCATCTGGCGTCTTCACTCCCAATACGTCCCTAAGAAGCTTCATTGTTTCAAATTTTTCATCAAATGACGTCAAATAACATTTGTAAGAACTTAGTTCATCAGTCATTTATTATCCTTTATGTTTTTTATTAACCACACCATTGATGGAAGATTTTTTGATATTTCTTCGGAAATATCATCTCCTTTACTAACAAATTCTATAACAGAATGGAAAGATCCGTCTTTCAACCTTTCCTCAAATAATCTAAATTCAACAGGCTCATAACTATTTGTTTTCAACCCTACATTTGTTTTATAAGTCAACGAAACATTAACTAACGGATTTTGTCTAAATGTTTTAGTGTTTAAACCAGACTTAATTAATTTTTCTTTCAAATTCTCTAAATGAGACTGGGTTTGTTTTAATTCTTCTTTCAAAGAATTTGATTTTTTTAAATAGCACTCATTACATAGCCACATTGTTCCCCAACCCAAACCACCACCAAGCAAAACTGGAAACGTTTGTTGTTGCTCATGTAGTGTTTTAGGATCATCACAAAGCTCACATAAACCACAATTATCTTCTAATGAAGAAAACGCTTTCGTCATGATGCCTTTGCTTCCTTTTTCTTACCAAGAGTTGCAGAAAGAACCTTTCCCTGCATTGAAGGCACATCTAGAAATTCAGCATTTGGAATCATTTCCAAAAACTTGTTCAAAGTCTGCATTCCAACTTCCCTGTGAGTAATCTCCCTGCCTCTGAAAATAATGAATACCTTGACCTTGTCCCCATCGGCTAAAAACTCAGAAGCTTTATTTGCCTTGGTCCTAAGATCATTAATATCTGTTGTCGGTCGGAATTTAAGCTCTTTAATCTTTATAACAGCTTCCCTGTTCTTTTTTTCGGACTCTTTACGCTTTTTTGTCTGCTCATACTTGAATTTGCCATAATCTAATATTTTACAAACCGGAATTCCTTGCTGACCATCAGCAATAAGAACAAGATCTAGTTCTTGCTCCTTTGCTTTATTTATAGCCTCTTCCTTGGTTAGTGTCCCAAGGTTATTACCATCCTTATCTATGCAAACAACTTGTGTTGCCCTAATTCGGTAATTAATCGGTTTGTCCTTATCTGTCCTATTAAAATTTTTGTTATATACCATATACTTAACTTATTTCTCCTGTTTAAAACAGTTCAATTATTACAACTCCTCTTTCTGAGGGTTTTTCCTTTTTATCTTCTTTTTCTATTGGTTCTAACGGATATTCCTCAATTTGAAGTTGTTCCTGAATGAAACTTTCTTTTTTCTTGCCCGGATTTGTTGGGAAAGGAAACATTTTAGCTCCTATGTGAATGCCTCAATATAACCATTCCCGCCGGTTCTGTCAAAGCCCAAATCTCACCCCTAGCATTACAGCCACATCACCCTTTAGACTTGTTGAAACAGTCGGTCCCAAAAATACATTATTAACTAATGGCAACGGATGACCAATATTATAATTCACAGGACTAACCACAAATACAAATCTGTCCTGTACCGCTTCGTAGCCCCCACCAAGCCCTAGGAAGGTCCAATTAGGGTCAGGCCTAGTCCTGCCAAAAGAAAGCAAAGACAGCTCTAGGCTGGGAGTAAACGCCACCGAGGGTTCTGTAAAGTATGCCCCAACATCTGCTCCCGCATACAAACGAGGATCCCAACGAAACTTAGCTTTTGGATACTGCTCCACAAACTTTGCTTCATTCACCTTAAGATCATACTTCTTTCCATCTACTGTTATAGAAAACTTATTATATACATAATGTCTTCCTTCTTCGTCTTGGCCAAGAACATTTACTACACCATATTCTCTCTTGTCTATCTCAAGATCCCAAGGCTTATCCTTCCAAGCAGAGAAGCCTACAGAACCAAATGGAACAGCTTTGTCAGCAAAAGGTTCAGTTAAAGCTAATTCTTGCCTTTTCGCATTATATTCAAATGGATCTGGATTAGTAGGATCGATAGGAGTTGGGTTGTCATTAGGAGTAGTTGTAGTAGAAGGAAGATTTGTTCCAGAATAACCGGAAGAAATAACCTGAACAGTTGATATCCCTTCTATCTTTGCCCCGAGTTTCTTTAAATCTTCCTGAATTGGTTTTAAATCAATATCCGACTTTTTTGCGAAAACTTCTAAATCTTTCTTCTGAATATAATAAGACTGAGCTCGAATGATATCATCTGACAATTGCTTCTGGGCAACAACAGACTTTTCTATTGTTTGAAGTTTATCCATCTGATCATTTTGACATTTAATAACACATAACAGGCTTGCTATAACGGCAGCAATTCCCGTTCCAACACCAACTTTTTCTTTCCAGTTCATAGTTCCATGTCCTTATCTATATCTCGTATAGCTTGTTCAACTTTTTCTATAATTTCTTTATGCTTTGCTTCAGGTTCTCTCGAAAAAAGAATTATCAATTGACCATATTCTTGTCCGACCGATTTGATTAAATCCGAACACCTAAATTTGCCAAGCATTTCGTCAATTAAAACAATCCAAGCAACCGGAATATTAGATATACAAACAGATGGATATCTTTCTCTTATGACATCCGTCTCGGATTCATTAAACTCATGACGGGAATCAAATATCTTTTTGTATTCAAATAGAGTCATAGTATTTTATGAATGAAAGAACTGTTGCTAAATCTTTTGCTGCATCAACTTTTGCCGCTGGATTACGTAATAGGTATGATGGGTGATAGACGGGGAAAACAGAAACGTCCCAATCCTCAGACGCACCATTATCTATTTTTGTTGTAAATCTCTGACCGTGTCTTTTGGTTATACCTTCTCCGGGACCAATTAGAGCCTCCATAGCTGTTCCACCAAGAGCAACAATACATATTGGTTGGATTACCTGAAGCTGCATTTTTAAATAAGGCAAACATAATTCTATTTCATCTGGTTCCGGTTTTCTGTTGTCTGGAGGACGACAATGAACCGTATTGCTTATAAAAACATCTTCCCTTTTCAATCCCATGTTTGCAATCATCTTATCAAGTAATTTGCCTGCTCGGCCTACAAAAGGCCGGCCAGAAATATTTTCATCGGCACCGGGCCCTTCGCCCACCATAGCAATCTTTGCATTAGGATTCCCCTCTCCAGGAACAGTTAAGGTTCTTCCTTCACATAATTTACACTTCTCACATTGAGAAATATCTATTGCTATTAAATCAAGAAGGTTTTGTTTTATCATTGGTCCTCTTTGTTATATTCGGGGACATATACGAATCTACTAATTTTTCCTTTAAAATTCATTTCAACACCAATTCTTCCCCAGTCGTCTTCGCACCCAACCAATCCATTTAAAACACCCAAGAAACCAATTCGTGGGTTTATATTATTTCCATCACAATCTTTATCAACTATAACAGTTAAATCTTCATTATTTGCCAAATCCCAATTAATTGAAACTCTTTCATTAACTAAACCTTTTATTGCCTCGGGATCTTTTTCAAGAAGATCATTGAAAAAATCTATTATTGGTTGAGGATCTGCTTTGTTGTTATCATATGGAGCTTCTGTTGAGGTCATTCCAGCCAAGGCCCCGAATATTGTTAATTTATCGTCATAAAAATGAATTGTAGGATGTTGACGCAGATCATTATTAACTGGTACTTTAATTAATAAAATCTTCTCTGTTGCTTCTGGATCTAACCTTCGCATTGTATCCAAAAGATCTGCTACATATTGAGGATGAATTACCGGATTATCCATATTACTTATCTCCACTTGACCCAAAACCGGCCCTATTGCCAGTTCTTTCAGAACAAAGTTTTTCAAACTCTTCAGTTGATATTATCAATATATGCATCTCTTGCCGTTTTACTGGAATTATTTGTCCAATACGTTCTCCAAAATCTATCTTTAACTCATTATCATTAAAATATTCTTCTAAATCAGAAGAAACAATATCATTTGGCCCACCAAAATGGAATATTGGCGGGATCCATTGAACGGCAAGTTTCCAATTGTAAGAAAACGTTTCATCAATTGTACCATAAAGACAATGCAATGATTTCTTTGCAAATGTAGAAGATCTCGGTTTTAATTCCGCCCACCATTCATTTGGCGCAAAAGCTCTAAACCCAAGATTTATTAATGCTTTATCAAATGGTCGAAGAACAACACCATTCTTTTCTGCACATCTTACATCCCAACCAGTAGCATTAGGTTCACTTCTAGTAGGAAGAAAACTATTATCTAATCCTTCGTCAAGAACAAATTTAAAGTATGGAATCATAGTTTTGTCTCACAGCTGGCTATGATAGCATCTGTATAGTTGTGAATGTTTATTTGGAATTCATTATAATCTGGAGCTTCATATTTACATGTTAAAGAATAGTTTACTACAGTTCCTGGCTTAACACAAGTAATCCACCTAAGCACATGGGCGGTAGTTGTAGTCTTTGTTCCAGAATATTCACAAAACCATCCAAAAGGAGGATTATACACTATACCAGGAGGATCATTATATCCAATTATTTGGTCATTAATTATCCAAGTAGTATCATAATAATTCCATGCCGAAGTTGCTGGGATTGGAGCCCCTTGTTGATAATAGGTATATTCATGACAACTTGTTAATGCTAGAGACGCTATTATTGCCGCTAATATCTTTTTCATTTCTTTCCTCTTTTTCAAATCTGAAAATCAAGTATATTTTCTTCCAAATCATTTAACCTAATACTCACAACAGACCCTGGAACCATAAACTTGTGGCTTAAAGTACAAATGTTTTTATTACAAGCATAAGCTTCTTTTAAGAAAACTGTTTTTGGCATTAAAAATGCCCAAGCCCACCAATTTGCTTCCCATTCAACTCTATTATTCCCACCATATCTATCGGCTTCTACTTCTAGTTTTCCACGCTTACTATGGAGTACATAATGAGCAAGATCATGAGTTAAACTAGTATTGTCTCTAGACAAAGAGAAACAATCCAAAATATTAATAACAAACTCCGTTTTTGAAAATACCCTTAATGATGGTGTATTTTCATATTCTTCTTTATTTGTGCATCTGGGATTAAAATATTCAACTTTCCCACCTAATCTAGAAATAACCAAATTAACATTGACAGGAATATAACATTCCATTTCCTTGTGGAAATCTTCAGCTAATTCCTGAATTTCAGCTTTAGATAGGTTAGTTGGTTTAACTTTTTCCATCTTTTATTTTCAACCATGTATTATTTCTAATTTCTCACAAGGAACCAGTGCTTGTGGTCCATGTCCCCGATGGTGGCATTCCGTCCAAACAAAACACAAATTTTTATTAATATCTTTTACATAAAAAGTACAAGAATCAATTCTTTCCACCACTTCCCATCCTTGAGGAAGATTTAACCTTCCAAAAGGCACACAATAGTTAGGCAAAATATTTGGATTATCAGGCTTTGGTTCTTGCTCAACTAGAGAAGTAGGATCTGGTTCGCACCCAACTAGACAGATCAATAAACAAAATAGTTTTATGAAATTCATATTTCAATCCCACCAAAATCTAAATTCGCCCGTTTTTGCATTAAATTTAAGTTCATCCGCCCCAAGACCAAGTAATTTTATAGTATATGAAAACCATTCTCTTAATTGCTTTTTGGAATAATTAGAAGGTAATATTCCATATACAGTATCTATCGAGTCTCCTTCATTCAACCCAACATAAACAAATGGAAATTTCTTCATATATAAAAGTAAATCTTCGCCAGGCCTATTATTCGTCTCCCACTCTAATTTCAAGCCTTTTTTAATATATTTGTTAAGTAATTTATAGTCTATATCAATTTCTTTTTCAGAAATTTCATCATACAACATATCAGAAAGCTTTTTTGAGAAAAGCTCTTTTTCTTTTCTATTTCTCATTTATCCCTCGTCAATCAAAAGTTCTCTCTGCAAATTGCTATACAACACATCGGGGTCATTTTCTGAAATTCCTGACATCGTTCCGTCATTCAACTCGATAACAATCCAATCACCTTTAACCGGCTTCGCCACATCAATTACATAATACACAGGAGGCTCCGACAATTCTGTATTTTGAATTGTATCAATTACTGTTTCTAAAAACTCAATCGGCACCTCTTCTACATTAATCTGACCAGCAAGTTCCTCGACATGTGAGGACCAATAAAAGCCTCCAGACAGTATCTTCCGTTTATAAACAAAAAACCGATACTCGCGGCTTATTGGCAATCCTTGCAGCCCATCTGCCAATTTCTCCAATGGCACATACTCTCTTACATAGATTTTTTGATACTGTAGCAAACTGTCTTGCAACAATCTACTCTCTACAGCAATGGCTTCTTTTTTATCCCTGGCAAAGAAATGGCTGTTCCATAAAAACTTCTTTGAATTAGTTTCTCCCTTTAGTATAAATTGTTTTCCTTCTGGCAAATAAACTGTGCTGTCCCAAGTCTTCGGAGTAAATTTCTCTAAATCCTGATACCAGTTGCCTAAATCAGCAATATACCTGTGTTGTTCATAACTATTTATTAGTTTTGCGCCAATATATTTAACATCATCCTCTAATTCTTTAAAGAATGGCAACGCGGAAAATCTTGGGATAACTAAATCATTGGATTTAATTTCCATTCGTGAAGAGATACATGGAAAATATTTCCTAACTATATTGGATTCTTGTCGCCAATCGACATCATCTCTAAATAGAATTACCGGTCTCATATATTGATCTTGTCAAAAGTTGGTTTGTGTCCTTCTACAAAAACAAATTTTCTGCCCAATTTATCAGCAACTTTACTGACATTTGCTGTTCCAGCAAACAAATCAAGCACTGTATCTCCTAGATTAGTATGTGTTTCAACCATAATTTCGCTTAATCTTTTTGGTTTTTCACATTTATGTGTTTTTCCTCGTAGAATTTCCGTAATATCCGTCCAAACGTTAGTTCTTCTTTTGTATTCGCTTTTAGCGGGATGTTTCTTATCATATCCATCATAACCACGTTTTTCATTCAACAAAGGAATGTTAAACACTAATGGTTTATCTCCTTTTACTAGCCAGGCTATTTCTTCTCTGGTAAAGAGATAATCGTCTTTCTTACCATAAGCTCTCTTTTTATTCCATGTAATGACATTTTTTAATGTCAAAGACGTTTGTTCTTCTACTTCAGAAAGGAATTTAAAAAATTGTCTATTATGTTTTGTTCCAATTCCTCCCCAAATATAGGCACTTCCACCATTGCACAGGAGATCTTCACATAATTCTGCTAGTTTTATATAGTTTTCCCATGTCCATGACCTGTCCCAATTATCAGAGACAATGCCACCATAAGGAGGATCTGCAATAAGTAGTTTATATTCTTCTAATTCTTTAAAAAGATCTTCATCAAATACATCACAGCAGTATCCTGTGCCATTTGCAAATTGTTTCTTTTCTAACATGTCCTCTTCTTTCTGTGGCAATCAAAGAAGTCTTTTGCAAAATGCCATTTGTCATCGAGTCTTTCTTTTTTAGTAATTCGTAAATCTCTTGCCATATTCTTCAATCTAACCTCTGTTAGAAAATCAGAATTTGTAGAAAAATTCATCCTGTCCAAAAAACCATCCGAAAATAAAGACATGAAAAATGGAAGATTTATAATGTCTTTATTCTTCCAACCACATTCTTTTGCAGCAATCATTATATGAATTGCTTTTAACGCGGCCAATTCAGATTTGAAATCTTTTACAAATGGAGGATTGCCTTTCATTTTATTACCCATCTTTTTTTATGCACACACCAAAAAAAACAACTGTCTGTGAAGTTCTATAGAGACTTCAACAAATTCGTAATCAGAGCCGTACACAATTATGCCTCTTCTTTTTGAATTACTTCCATCAAAACATCCATAATAAAATCTCTTAAAGATGAAAGCTGATGAATTCCAACTTCATATTTAAATGCCTTATTGATCATTTGTGCTGGTTTTGCTATTACAACCTCTTTAGAAGCTACACCAACAAAGTTCAATCTTCGCTGGCCTCCCAAGCAATCTGCATCACCTTCACGCAAAACCAGACCGTACATATTAAAATCTTCATGGCCTTTATTAACTAATAGATTACAAAGCCTACCAGATTCTTTTCTTCGAGTCTTCATATCAAGACGAGTAGTTCCGTATTTAAAATCTCCAGAATCTCCCATGCCCGTATAATGTTTTCTATCTGGATCTTCTCTCCTATCAAACCCCAGATGATCATATATCGGATTCATAAGATAAGCAAACATAGCTTCTCCATCTATTGTATCCAACCTAGACCCCCTATGATTTCTCTCCATAACAATTTGATTATGATCTTTGTTTTCTTTAGAATCAGGTTCAATTAACATAGAGAAAGTAATAAACCCATCATTTGCTATATTAATTTCTTTATTTTGAAGATCTTTAAAGATTCTGTGAAGCTGATTGTCAAAATCTAAAATGAAATTCTTTAGATTTTCTTTCCTTTGCTCTAAAGGAATAGATGGTTTTTTTGGAGCAGCAGGAATCTCTGGGGCCAGCTTTGCTACAAATTTTTGTTTTTCCGCAGCAACGAGAGCTTTTAAATCATCAAATTCACTTGGTTTTGAAGGTATAGGAAGTGGAACGGGGGACCAGGTTGCTTTGTTATTGTTTTCGCAAGGAAGAAAAGTAAACCCAAGCATTCCATGTGCTTGTCTGCTTTCTTTGCCAGACTTGTATTGTATAAGATCTTCATCAATTGGAATAAACTCATCTGAATCTTTTAACCACAACTCTGTTATGTTATTTTCATCAAGTGTAAACTTTGCTTCAGTATTAGCGTGGGTTTTTAAAAATTCTATTTGTTCCTCGGTAAGTTTGTCTAAAGAATAAGACGACACAGAAAATTTCTTTCCAAGCATCTTAATAGACCAATGATATCCAAATTGGTTTTTAGAAACAGTTAATTTATCAGTAATATAATTTTCCGTTTTATAATAAATATTATCAGCGACTAGATCTAGTTCAGAAAGAAGATTAGTTTGATTCATCCAATATCTCCAACGTCATGAAACAGTTTTGTACCTGTCCTTTTGATATTGAAGATACACATCTAAGGTCTCTCGATTATTGAGATTCCTTTCTTGATATTCAAAACCACATCCGGTGAAGGTTTTTAGCAAGCAACAGTGTGGCTTTTTCAAACCTAATTCGATCACAATCTTCTACCAGAGCATCACACTCGATTGTCTTTTCTAGCATCCACACTATTTCTTTAAATGCCTCTATGGCTTCCGGCCGACTAAACGGATCTATTTTGATAAGCCTTTTTAACCTTGGCAACATAAATTTAGCAACAGTAATGTCTAAACTCCACAGCTCATCATCTGAGAATCCTCGAGTCAATTTTTGTTTCCATAATTGTAAACGACGTTTCAAAAGTCCAATGTCCAAACAGGGCCATCTTATTGATAAATTAAATCCTTTTATAAAATCAAACTCTCCTATCAAACCATATGGAAAAATCATTTTTCTTTGCTTTCTTCTAACTGTTTTTCTGCAATTTTGCGCAGAGTTTTATATATTTCTTCGTATTGCTTAAATTGACCCTCTGTATTATTGCCTTTTCCCCAGATATTATGAAACTGATCATGACATATTTTACAAAGAGACACGCCATTTACTAGTAAATATCGTTTTTCAGGATAAGCATTCCAGGCCCAAACATGATGACTTTCTAAATAAACATCCTTTGCCAAACAAATTGCACATTGGAAATTACCGGCAGTTTTTACTGCTCTTGACCATTGTTTATACTTTTCATCATTATCTCTGTCATCTGACATACATTTCACTTCACATTTTTGCTTATCTTAGCGCCTCGGAAGATAATCACCGGATCCCTTCCTTGTGCAGCCCTAACTTTAATTTCTGTATTATATTTGTCATCTAGATATACTAGTCTGCTCCAATCATCATGGCCCAAATCAGTAAAATCATTGATTATTACAATTACTCCGTTGCTTTCATCATATTCAGCAACAGCAATTACTCCACCAACACTAGCAAAAATATCTTCTATCATTTCAACAAATCCTGTAATCTTCCTTTATTTTGTTCAATCCATTGAGAAACTTTTTGTTCCTCAGATTCGGCCGGACTTTCTCCTCCAACAAATCCTTGATCCTGATTATAAGATTTCGTGTGCGCAGCTTCATGAGCCACTGTTAATGCTGCCTGAATAATTGCCTCTGGCCCTTGTCCTAATCCTTTTATTTTACCAATATTTATATTTAGAATAGCAGGATCTTTGTTTGGACCTGATTGCACAAATCCATAATACATAGATGCCGGAGAAACTTGAATCTGCCTTATTCCTTTGAAATAAGTCGGGTCCATTCTCTTAAGAAGTTCTACCGCTTTATTTATTGTTGGTTCCATTGGTTGAACAACAACATTGGGAGATTCTAACGCTTGGTCTATAATTTGACCATATTTTGCTAAAAAATACTTGGCCAATATATTAATTTTGCTCATGTATATATGTTATTTTATTCTATTATATCTTTAATCATCATTTCTACACAAAGCAAAACGTCATTATTCCCATAATATGAACCCTTGTAAATATAATAAAAAGGATATTTTGTTGACATTGGCCTTAACTGAGATATAATCTGAAAAAATTCTATATCAGTATCAGTATCAGAATGATTAATACAACGCATACCACATTTTTTACAATTATAAACTCTCGATTCGTTAGAATTATCTAAAGGTTTATAATTGTCGTCTATGATAAATTCATGATCCTTCTTTGCTTCTTCCGGCAGCATTATTCTATTATATCCTTGATAATATATTCGTCATATCTAAGACACGGATAATAATCATCTAACAAAAGCCAGTCAGCAATCTTTAATCTTCTCAATACATCTCCTTGATTTTGATCTAAAGAATTTAATAAAAGAGCATAAAATTTTCCACAATGTATACATTTCCCATCAATAAAACGATGTCTTATTCTGTCTCCCGTTATTTCTATTCTGTTATTTTTCATCTAAATTCATTATTCTATTATATTTTTTATAATTATCTCATCACAAGAAAGCTCCTGTAATTCATAAGACGTTTCCCATAAAATTGGTTTTCCATATCCAACATAAAACCCTTGATCTAAAGCTTTCATGTTGTATATGTTTTCTTGCCAATCGTTTTCATTTTTATAAAGACGTAAAACTAAACCACATTTTTTACATTTATAATTGATAAAATCAAAATCATAAGCTCTATTACCTAGGGAAAAACCTTGATCATAAAAAATTACAAATTCGTGATCCTTCTTTCCTTCTTCCAGCAACATTATTCTATTATGTCCTTTATAACCATATCAATACACGACATTTGTTGAGCTTCATATGAAAGTTTATATGTTCTAAAATCATAATACCAGCCCTGTTCATATGCCAAACTGTTATATACATTTTTAATACACAATTCCGGATTTTCAATTACACATAATGTAATTTTACATTTGCTGCATCTATAATAATGCATGTCAGAATTTTTACATTCGGGAAGATCATATCTTTCAGTTGAAATGAAAACAAAATTATGATCAGCAATGGCACTTTCAGGAATTGGTCTCATTCAATAATGTCCTTTATCATTGCTTCACTCTCTGTTAAACATGGATAATATTTGTCTAAAACGGAATCTATAATATCAAATGTTTGTCCGAAAGAACGACTATATTCTTTTTCATGTTCTTTTTTTAATTTGTTCAATAACAAAAAATAACTTTTCCCGCAAATTCTGCACCCATATCCATTTTGGTTTTGAAAATGAACAAACCTATGATTCATTCTCTTTTCTGGCATTTAAATCTCTTTTTAATTCTTCTTTAAATTCCTCTGTAAAATATCTACAATATCCCATTATTAGTCCAAAACACCTCTTGCAAACATAATTCGTGGCCGGATGTCTTGCATATTTTACCCATTCGTCAGAATACATCTCCGGAGAAGGATATGGCCAAACAATCTCTTCAGAAATCTTCACCTCAGCAGAAGTTGTTTTTCCAAATAAATTCCTGCATAATGAACAAGTTTCTCCAGTACATTCATCTGTCATTCTCTACCTCGTTTAATCTTTTAATACATTCATCCGCAATCTGTTGGTGCCTGGCATCATCAAGCTTTGCCTGCATATATGCATCCATCCAAAATAAAGCCTTATATGATGTAAACATCAAACATAATAGAATAAATACCAAAAATATATAATATTGTTTCACTTGTCTTCTCCAAAATATTCATCAACTATTTTTAAAGCATCAACCTCTTGCTGCTTCGTCATTCCGTTGCTTCTTTGATCATAAATTAAATTACAATGAATGTTTTTCAAAGTTTCCCGATCAACATAAAAATATAACAAATGAATCCATCCAAAAAACACCAGGGCCAATATAGACAATATTGTGTCTTTAATAGACAGTTTTTCATAATTGCCAGTTGTACTAATTGTTTTCTGAATATCAAAACTCAGCTTGGCAGAATTCCAAACCGATGTAATTGTAAACATTATATATATTAAAACAAACAAACAAATATAAAATATCAAGGTATTTTTCCTCCGTTGCTATCAATTATATTTTCAAGCCCTAAAAACCATGGTTTAGGAATTTCGTCTCTTTTTACCCATCTCCACTCTTCACATTTATTAGGCTCCATAATTTTAGCAAAAACCCTATTAACAAGAATACACTTCATAAACAAATTAATATATCTTTTATCATCTGAAAATTCGTCTACAGTAAACCCTACTTCTTTACAACTACTACTATCTATAGCAATTCCTGTCTCTTCAGCAAGTTCCCTAACAGCCGCAACATTAGGCAATTCTCCAGGCTCCATATGCCCTCCTGGAAATGCCCAGGTTCCTGCTCCATGAGATCCTTTCCTTAAACCAACAAGAACATGTCCATCATGCTCTAAAATTAAAGAAACCCCAAGTTTAAATGGGGATGCCGCTTTAGGAAAATTACTACCTCTAGTCGTCATCATATACAAACTCCTTTAAAACCATTTGTCCCACTTTTCATCGCATCCACCATCATAATCTTCCCAATCATCAACATTTGTACCATATTTTTTCAGAGCTTCTAAAACTCTTTTTCCTTTTTGTGTCAGCCAATAATAGCTAATTGCCCCGCCATGATCAATTAATCTAATGTGGTCTAAATAATAAGCGAACGCCCACCAATATGACATATGCTCATCTGGAAGATCTTTAGGAAAACTCTTTGTTTCTCCACCCTCTAACCAAATTAGTAATAATTTCGAAACAGAATCCGGATCCCCACATCCACAAAAATGTTGGGAAAACCACTCAGACAAATATCCGCTAGGTGGAATTTCTTCTTCATTCATCATTGTATTCTCCTTCGTCATTGGTAAACATTGATATTATAATCTCTGGTTTAATACCTTTTAGAGAATTATCATCTGAAAATTTTTCCACGAGAGGCCCTAAAACTTTTGCTAATATAGATCCTGTTGGAAAGATAACCTTCTCAATTTCCTTCTTATCTTCCTCAGAAGCCGTTTTCAGCCACTCTAATACATCATACAACTCCATAGCTGTACCAATCTAATCATCTACACGGCCTCTGTCAAGCCTGGCCCAAATAGACCTGCCACTCGGGATGAATATCATTAATCAAATATAACTCGCCTGCCAAATCAGAATTTGGCACCGTAGGCTGTTTTAATATTTTCATTCCTGCTTGCTCTGGAGTTCTATCTCCTTTTTTGCTATTACATGAATAACAAGAACAAACACAGTTCTGCCAACTTAAATGTCCTCCCTGGCTTTTTGGGAGAATATGATCTATTGTTAACTCACTTGTTTTAAACTGCCCCCCGCAATACATACATATAAATCTATCTCTTTTAAATAGACCAATTCTGTTAAATCTGCTCTTTTTTGGGATCCACTTAACATAATATAACAAACGAACTATTGCTGGGAAATTAATTTCTCCACTTCCCCAGCGTAGTATTTCGTTGTCCCAACTTGATACTATCTCTACTTTTTTCTTAAAAAATAGCCTTATTGCTCTTCTTTCATTAAGAAAAGCAATTGGTTGATATGTTGAATTTAATAGAAGGACTTTCACTGAACTAGGTTCTTTCTATGCTTTTCCGTCAATTTTATTTTTAAGAGCTGACCATTGTTCCATACTTAAAAGAGTAATGTCTGCTTCTGGATACTTACTAAATACCTCAAGATATTTTGTTGGAGACTTTGTATATTCTATAGGAAGCTTTCCTGTATCAATATGACCAATAATTTTTTGAATTGTATTTAGTGTATTTGCAACTGATTGTCTCATTGCAACTTCTTCTTGAGGATTACGTGGATTCCTCTTGAATAGAGAAATTAATTCTTTTCTCTGTGAATAAGCAAATAATCTACGATAAAGCTGTGTAAAATAATTCTGTAATCCGGTTTTTAATTCAATTGTCAAAGTAATTGCATTTGATGCATTTTGTGTAGCAGTAGGTTGTGCAAACGTTGAAGCTGGCTTTGGAGCCTCTTCAGGTTCCGGAGTAGTTTTCGGCTTCGCAGCGGGTTTGTCAAGATACTGAACCATAGCTTGTGCAGAAGGGCCCTCTGTATCTGCTGAGTTTATATTTTTAGTCAATTCTTTCCATGATTTATATGATTCTACATAATCAAGAGTATCTGTTCTTGCCGCAGCAATTCCTCTTTTATACGCTTCTTGATTAAATCCTTCCGGCAAAATATTTTTTAGTGGTGGAACTCCAACTGTTGCCGCATGATATCCTAAATAAAACGAATTCCATGGTTCTCTAGTAAGTTCTGCTGATTTTGCGGCCTTTGCCTCTTCTTCGGCCGAAAGCTGAGCTTGTTTTATCATCCCACGATAAATTGTCTTGAAAATATAATCTAGTTTGTCCATAACCGAATGTCCAAAAAGTAGTTATTGATTTTTAAATTTTTCTAAAGCTTCCCTTATATCTAGCCCATCAATATCATTTCCTAAAACTTCCCATCCTTTTCTAGGTCTTCTACCAAATAATTCAAGCTTTACTATACTTTCGCCCGGAAACATAATATCTAACCTGTCTTGCAACTCCTCCGGCTTTTGTGAGTGTTTTGATAAAGCGGGTCCAATATATACAGATCTTTGAGAACGATTCTTTAATAATTTCGTATACTTACCTTTGGTTGCAACCAAAGCAATCTCATGAGTTTGTCGGAAACAATGTCCCATAAAGAAATTTAAAACATCGCTAATATCAAATTCCTCTATTTTTTCTGAAATAAGTTTTTTAAAATCGTTCTTATCTTCTTTTTTTAGAATTTTATATATGTCTTTTCCTAGGTTAACCAATGGATTTTGTTTAGTTTTTACCCAAATAAAAGTTTGAGAAACAGTAAATCCCCATTTATTACAGCATTCTATACCAACTTCAATTTTAGAAGAAGGAACCCATAATACAAGTACACACTCAGACGCACACACGCCTGGAACATCTAGATTTATAATATCTTTATCCGTCATTACGGAATAATTACTTTCAGCTCCCCTTTTTGTTGCGGACATAAGGAGACGGTCCGAAAAACTCCACGCAGGATCACAAGCAATTACGTTAGCTTTCACCAAAATCTCCACCAGGGCTTTTTAAACTCTACCCCTGTATTTCCCTCAATTGGTCTAAGATCAATTAATCTTCTTGATAACCTGCCTAATAAATTATTTAAAACAAACATGTGATATTTTTCCGGCAAAGAATCAAATTGATCGGCATTTAATAGAATATCACATTTCCATTCTGAACCATCTTCCAAAATAACAGTTAACACATCAGTTATTTTAAAACAGTCAGTTTTAATAGTCATCCCCCCGTTTGTAGTAAAACTTATACCGCTACTCATCTTCTTTCTCTCCAAGAATATCAATCAAGGCCTCTATTTTTGTTTGCAATAAATCAATATAAACAACTTTTGATTTTGCCACCAATTCCTCTTTGCTCTCAATTGCTTCCAGGGCCTTTTTTCTCAACTCTCCTGCTTGCAACACATCTCTAAACTGGGTTTTCTTCACTCGACCGAATTTTTCTACATCAATCAAATCCCTTATCGACTCAATTGATAAATCTTGAATCGTTCCCTCATTCATCTTTATGTTCTTTGCAGCTGTTAAATAATTATTCGACAACCTACTAACTTCATCATTAGCCCGGTTCACCTCAGAAATTATTCCGTCATGTTCTGCTAGTTTCTTATTAACCTCCGGATGTTCATCAATCCTTTGTAAGGTATCTTTGAATTTTTCTCTAGCACGACGTTTTATCCACGGATTTTTTCTAGGTTTCTTCATCTTAGAATAATTTTATATCCTTCTTTCTCTAAATAACTCGATAACATAGGTCTAATTGATGTATATCCGTATCTTTCCCAGGTCAAAAATGTATCTCCATCCTGGAAAGGAAGAATGTCTTGAACAGTCTTTTCTTGTTTTGTAGCAGATTCCTTTATCTCATAAAAGAAATCATCCAATTGTTTTTTGTAGTTGGAAACAAAGAAATCGGACGCCTTCTTTTGATCTTCCAATTGCAATCGGCGATATTCGTCAGTAATTTCTTGCAAGGGAACAAATGGTTTAAATGCGCCATCTATTTTTGTTTCGTCTGGCTTTGAAGTAGCTATAGCTATCTTTTTTCCAGATCCGTGGTTCTGAGTTTCTCGATATGATGCAAAATATAGTGTTGTCATTTTACCTGTATTGGGTTTAAATTGATTGTTTCGCCACCGTTTTCTGGAACAACAATATTCATTTCAGCACTAACTGTCGGTATGCCAGCTGAGCCCTTTTTAAATACTTTTACAATATAGTTTCCGGGAGGTAAGGCTCCAAACCATTTGCCTGCCGTATTCGTTTTTTTATTATCCATTAGGACCAAACTATTACTTCCAGGAGACATTGTGAATATTTCTACTTTAGCAGAAGGGACAGCTTGCCCATTTGAAAAACATACCTTCTGTTGAACGGTAGTATTGCCAGCTGGAGATTGAACATATCTCAAATCTCTCCTCTTTCCTTTTGGCAAATCATCCTCTGTTGCTTGTAGAAACTCATATTCCTCTTCCTTAACCGCAGGAACAAACTGTGCATTTCCCAAATTAACACCCGATTTTATTCCAGGCATCTGAGATTGAACAGGTTTTGGAGGAGCAATTGATGCTGTAGGTTTTTCTAATTTGGATATTCTGTTAGCAAGATTTTTTAATAAAGAATCATTGTTCCTAAGGTGTCCAAGAACCTCGTCCAATTTAGATTCAATATCTAACAATATTTCTGACGCTTTTCTCATATTAATATATCGTCTCGATTTACAAGGCATCGAGCTGCCTTTGTAGCTTCTATTATCGCGCCGGTTGGAAACGATCTAGTCCTGTCTCTAATTATTTTAATCACACCTGATACAATTTAATAAACCGATTTTGTATCAACTGAATTAGTAATTGGTCTGTTAGATATATTTTTATTACCCCTCATCTACCAACAATCCATATTTTAAATTAACCCTCTTTAACAAAAGAAATTCAGAAACATCAGCTTCTTCGCTATTTTCTAATAGCTCTACTAACGTTTCCACAACTTTCTTTTTACTTCCAGCTACTACAACACTTTCCTCATGAAGCAGTATATATTCCCCAATATTAACCTGAGAAAAAGAAAATTCTTCATCGTCTTCTAGTGCCTGTTGGGCAGGAGTTAATGGTGGAGAAAAAACCTCCTCAACTTCAATTGGTTCATTATAAACTTTTTTCCCTGTTATTACCTGATCTTTTGTCCAAACAAGGTCTTCATTCTGCCCAACAGATAAAGCTCTTTCTCGCTTTATTTCCATTGAAGCATCTTCTAAAACATCTGTTCCAAGAACCTCTTCTAATTCCTCTTTGGAAATCTTGCCATTCCTATAATCTTTAACAAAAGAAATTAAAGCCTGGTTCCTTTGTTTATTTGTGTCTTCTTTTTTTATAAGCTTATTATATTTCTCAAAATCAGCCGGGTCAGATTCTCTGACCTGTGCCGGAGTTATCCCTAGACGTTTATACTCAGGCGTGTATGCCTTCTTTTGAACATCTTGAACCACCCTTCGCCTATTATTTTTAATAAAGATTTCGCTCATAATTTATTCTCCACGACCCTGTTGTCTACGTTCCTGCTTCTTCTTCATTCTCTTTCCCCATTCACCAGATTGAACGAGTCTCATTTTATATTCATATGCAAGCCTCTTCTCAGTAGCCTCCCTTGCCTTCCGACGTTTCTTCACAGAAGGTTTTTCGTATTGCTGTCTTTCCTTGTATTCAGCAATAACTCCCTCCCTTTGAACTAAATTTTTAAAAGCTTTTGCTGATTGTTCAAAATCATCTGGGTTTCTAACTATTACCTGCAATGGTTTAAACTTGTTTAGATAATCATCATTCATTTTTACTCTATTCCTATTTTTGTTTGATTTTCCGAGATAAAGTCTGAATCAACATTTTTCTTGTCAGATAAAAGTTGCTTCATAGCTTTTTCTATGTCCTTCTTCTGTGGGTTTTCTCTTCCAGAAGATAAAGCATGGAATGCTGAAGTAATATATAACTCCTTAAGATAAGCATATGAAAACTTTCTTTCGACCGCAATTTTTACAATATAATTCAAATTATTCTGTCTAATAGAATTACCATACCATTTTTGAAGATATTTCATTGCCAAATCCTCTGTTGGCAAAGGAAATTCCCATTTTCTATCAAATCGAGACGGTCTGTTAAGAACAGCTCCGCCTAACCTTGATAAATCATTTGCGGTAGCAACAACCAATATTCCATTCCTAGAATATACCCCATCCATTAAATTCAAAAAATGAGACAGGCTAACATTGCCATTCCCCAACAAAGTATCTAAATCCTCAAAATAAAGCAATGCCGGCTCTTGATCTTGCGCATATTCAAATGCATCTGTTATTACTTCGTCATTGGTCTGTTGGCCAGTCATAACCGTCACTGGCTTGAAATCATAGTTGGAAATAATCGTTTTAATGCAGCTGGACTTACCCAGGCCTACATCACCATACAAAAGCACACCCCGCTTCCAAGGAATTTGCTTTTTTGCATACATTTCTTTAGCAGAAAGGAACCCTTCTACAGTACCTCTAATCTGGTCTTTAAGATCTTCTGGTAAGAACAAATCATCCCAAGACATATTCTTCTCATAAGGAATACTCTCAGCACCAACCACATGGATCTCTAAATTGTTCCTATCTCTCTCCGTAAGCCAGTCATCAAACGTATTTCTTAATTCAATATACTTTTCATAATCTTTGTCATCCATAATTGCAAAAAAAGACACCTCGTCCTCATTCTGATTTCCTTTATGAAATAAAGCTGCATGTAGGAACTGTAGCTTCTTATAAGAAATTTTAAATACTCCTTGGGCCATAAAATGTTCATTATGGTTATCACTCCTCCAAGAAGCAACTGAATCTCGATATAAACACTCTATCTTTACACCTACTTGTTCAGAAAATTCAAAAAAAGCCCCATCCATAACTATTTTATTATGGATCCAACAATGTAATAGACCTACATTGTTAGTTATACTAGTTCCAAAAGTATCTTTGGCCCAATGCATTAACTCAATTAAATTTTGAGTTGGTCTTTGATTAAAGGTCCAGTTATTTTTTGGATTTAATAAATCAAGTCTTTTTGCACTAAGATGTTCTTGTAAATCAACCTGCTCTTCAGTTAAATAGTTATTTTCAGCCATTTGTCTTTTTCTTAGCCTTCTTTGTTGTTCTTGCCTTTAATGCCTTTTGAACAGCCCCCGGTTTTTTATTAAATTGTTGTTGCTTCCTTAATGCAGTTGGGTCGTTCCAACCACCCTTATCTTCTCCAGGAAGATCCTCGACATGTTTACAATTGTGTTTTTCAAAATACCCCATGCAAGTCAATTTTCTTTGTCCACTAAATACATTAACAAATAACTCACATCCACAATCTGGACACTTCTTTCCATATGGCACCTTCCTGTTTCCTTTACATTTAGGATAATTAGAACAATAATAGAATGGTCCAAACTTGCCCGCACTATTCAAAAACATGCCAGCGCCACACTTGGGACAACTAACTCCATCTACTACTTTTCTTTCTTCCTTTGCTTTAATTATATATTTCCCATCAATTAACTCAACCGCATGGGAACCTTTACAATCAGGCCTTTTTACACATGCAACATAAAACCCATACGGACCATGCTTTAATACAGTCTTCTCACCACATTTCGGACACGGTATTCCTATATCTTCACCCGATAATGCAGACGCTTTCTTGCACTCCTTCTGGAATGGAATAAAAAATTCATCTAAAGCCTTTACATATCCTAACTTTCCTTCAGCAATTTTATCTAATTGCTCTTCCATATTGGCCGTATATTGATAATCCATAAAGGTAAAATTATCCTTTAACTTGGCTATCACCTTTTTCCCTAAATCCGTAGCATGATAAGTCTTATTCTTTATCTCTACATAATCTCTGCCTTTTATTGTTTCTATAATTGTTGCATATGTAGAGGGCCGGCCTATTCCACGTTTTTCTAATTCATTTACTAGAGTGGCTTCACCATACCTGTTTGGTGGTTGGGTGAACTTTTGTTCAGCTACTATTTTTGGATCTACCAGATGCAAATTATCTTTAGCATCCAAAGATGGAAGCATTTCATCTGCACCATCTTCTTTCTTCAAATCCCCGGCAACCGACAGCCAACCCTCATATTTCAAAGATCTTCCATTGGCTTTTAGCTCATGGCCCGAAGAGGATTTAATAACCACAGACATTGTGTCATAGACAGCAGGTTCCATCTGAGAGGCCACGAAACGCTCCCAGATTAGCCTGTAAAGCTTTTTATGGTCATCGTCGAGGAATACTGCATCCGGCTTCTTAAACACGTCTGAGGGCCGTATAGCCTCATGTGCATCCTGTGCTGAATCTTTTGATTTATAAAAATTAGCCGTTTTTGGCAAAGACATATTATTTTTCTGAAGAAAATCCCTAACGGAAGTTATTGCTTCCGGAGATATTCTTACCGAATCGGTTCTCATATATGTAATTAATCCAGTCTCATAAAGTGATTGCGCCAATTGCATCGTTTTCTTTACCGGGAATCCGTATCTTCCTGATGCCGATTGTTGCAATTTAGATGTAGTCAAAGGTGGGTAAGGATTTCTATTCTTTTCTTTTCTTTCAACCGATTCGACAACATATGAATCTGTATCAAGTTGAGACTTAATTTTATTTGCTTTTTCCTCATTATTAACTTTGCCGGTATATTTTGCAACAAAACTTTCTGTAGTTTTGGCCAAGGTTGCATTTATGTTCCAATATTCTTCTGGGACGAAGGCTTCTATTTCTAATTCTCGGTCTACGATAAGTCTTGCTGCAACAGACTGGACTCTTCCAGCGGAAAGATTTTGTCCAACCCCTTCTCGTAAATAATCAGAGGCAAGGAATCCTACAAGACGATCTACTACACGCCGAGCCTGTTGGGCATCAAAAAGATCTTCGTCGATGTCTCTTGGGTTAGCGACTGCATTTTGCAGCACCGTTTTCGTAATTTCATTAAAAGTAATACGTTTTATTGGTTTTCCAGTTGATTCTAAACATGATCTTAAATGCCAAGCAATGCTCTCACCTTCCCTATCGGGATCAGAAGCTAATAATATCAATCCAACATCACTGGCCGCATCAATGATTGATTGAATTTTATCTTTTTTATCTGGCATTAATTTATATTTGGGCTTATAATCATGTTCAATATCTACGCCTAATCTGCAAGTTTTATCTCCAGTTGCAAGATCTCTAATGTGTCCATAAGAGGCTCTAAGAATATAATTAGAGCCCAGATATGAAGATATTTTTTTCATTTTACTGGGAGACTCCACAATTATTAGTGTTTTCATCTATTATTTCTCGATTTCCTTTTAAAAGGTTTTCTTTGGCTGATAGGGGGCGAAGGTTCTCTAAAGCCCAACATTTCTTAAAATTTTCATCTTCCATTGATGTATATATCAATTTAGATTGCGGAATTATATGATCAATTTGCCAAGTCCAAGTTGTTGAATTATTATCGTCCCATGTAGCCACGCGATATATTCCATAATTTGACCAATTCATCCACGGTTCAAATTGTTTTTCTAAATGTTCTTTAAGTTCTATTGGTGTATATGGCAAATGTTTAAAAGACGAACCGCCATTTTTAGAAGATCCAGCTCTATGCAAAGCTTCCAGAATCATATGAGAAATACCGTGTCTCATTATTAATTCTGGTTTTGATTTAATCCAATTACGTTGTTTTTTATTAATTTTTTTTCTATTTTTCTGTGAATAAATTCTGTCTTGCCGTTTTTTCTTTATTTTATTTTCTGGTTTTGAATAATGTTTTTGTTTTTCAATTTTTATTTTATCTGGATGTTTTTCTCTATATTTTCTTTTTGATTTTAGAACTTTGTCTCTATTTTTTGATCTCCAGTTCTGTTTCCTTTGGCGATCTAATTCTTTGTGTGAATTTTTGTATTTTTTATCAATTTGTTTAGAAACTTCTTTTCTACATTCTATACAATATAAAAGTCTAATATCTGAAGATCTCCAAAAATCCTCTGTTAAAGGAAGAAATTTATGACAACGTTTACATTCTTTATTTACTTTCTCGTCCCAATTCTTGCATACCATTAATATCACCCAATAATTCGTCTGCAAGGATATCAGTTATCTGAGCATAAGCCCTCGATAACAATTCTCTTTTCTCTATTGATTCTTCGGAACCCATTTTACTTTTGCATTCCTCCGCTGCCTCTACTAGCATTTCCATCGTGAATCTTTTCATAAGATTATGCCTTTTTATTCTATTATATCTTTTATCATCATGTCAACACACGTATAGTTGCAATATTCTGACCCATCTATATAATACCACGAATCATTAATCCATTTATCCCGTGATAATTCATTAACCAATCCGCCATAAACAGTATCTATAAACGTTTTTAAATCTAAAACATAAATACATTTAATATTGCATTTATTACATTTATATACAATAAAACTTTTATAACTATAATCAATATAGAATTTATGATCTTTCTTTACTTCTTTTGGAATAATTACATTGGTTGTTTTATAATATCCTTTATAACTCATTCTATAATATCCTTTATCATCATATCTACACACGTATAATTATTTATACTTTTACCATTATACATATACCACCACTGTTTTCCTTTGGAAGTTAAAGGTCTTAAAAAATCCTCAGCATTATCTAAAACAACTACACAAATTAGTTTGCATTTGCTACATACATAATACGTATAATATATTCCTTCAAAATGAAAATCAAAATTATGATCTTTCTTTGCCCCGTCCGGTAATGGAAATTTGTTCTCAGTCATTCTATAATATCTTTTATAGCCAAATTATCTAATATTTCTTGTTCGTATTCTGTATTTATTAAATATTTAGCGCAAAAAACAACTATTTCTTCATCATATTTAGATTCATTTATAGCTAACATGCATAGTTCTTTGGACGGTTTTCTTATCCATATAATTGCTCTAGGATAGTTTTTAATAATTTCCATTTTGTATTCTTCAGAAAGGTTTGCCGTATCAACATTAGTTAATATGGATTCATTTGTACTACCTATCGCATAAAGAATAACTTCAAGCGACGGTTCTTCTATATGAAATAGAGAATCTTCATCATTTTCCACTGCCACTTTTTGTAATCTAATTGTTTGTTGTTCTTTAGGAAGAAAATAAATATTATAAGGGTTGTCTTTAATCATTGATAATATTTGTTTTTTATTTTTTGGATCATATTCTATCGTTTTAACAATAAGATCATTTAAAGATTTCATTTCACAAATCCTTTATCACAACACGTTCCTTGCCAGGAGAAGCAATACAAGCAGTCATTGATTCCAATTCAACACAAGCTAATTTATCACTACCAGACATATCAATCATTAAATACTTCGGATGAACAAATATACCTTTATAATTATGTCCACATATTATTTTCTTTTCCCACGAAACATTTTTCTTTCTATTTATTTGCATAAAATTCCACATGCTACGATCCCATAACAAAACATCATTTCCCTGCTCATCCAAAGGAATATTTGGATCACATCCGGCATGAACAAATATATACTTTTCCGTTTCATAAAACTGATATAATGCCTCTAGAAATTCAACATGTTTTTTAGGCATTATGCCTTTATAACGAGTAAGAGGAATTGCCATAGTTTCCTCTACAGATAACCCTATTTTTGTAGCATAGGATATAAGAGTATCTATTCCACCATTAGATAGCCATACTTGTTCCGGTCTAGGATCTCCTGGCAACCATAAAATTTTCATAATTCCTACAGAAACCATTAACATCCATTCATGATTTCCAGACAAACAAGTTATATTCGGTTGTTTGTCCAGTTCTGATAACGTCTCTATTACTTCGTAATTTCGTTGTCCACGGTCAATATAATCTCCAAGGAAAACCAATTCATCTTTGGGACGAAGAGGAATAATTCGATCAAGGATTTTCTTCAAACATTGGTAATTTCCATGAATATCACCAATGACATATGTGTTCTTTTCTGCGGAAGGTCGCCATTTACTCATTTACATCACATGATATCATCTTTACAACAACTTTTCCAGATTTATATTCCACTGTTTCTCCCCGGTCTCTAATATAAAAAGGTATTGTACCGTCCCATGTAAAACCAAATATTGCTTCCTTTACCCATCTTTTAAGGATATTAACCATTCTTATATTTTTTCGTTTATTTTTAAACTTCTCCACCAAAGGAACCGTGATTTCAAAAACAAATTTAATTTCACCATTGTTATTCATTATTGTATTTCTCCCAACTCTTCTAAACTTACCTCCGCCGTCAACTTTTTTTTCATTTCGTTGGAAATAATATACTCTGCTTTAATACAACTATCTGTTTCCCATTCATTGTATTTAATTATTAATTTAGAACTAGGATAAGTTTCACTATATGTTGGTTCACCCCAATTAAACATATCACACCTATCATAACATAATCCTGAAGAACAATATTTTTCTTTCATTTCAAATTGTCCCGATGTATTTTCATTATATTCCAAATATTGGTTTCGCCCCCACCCTCTAAAGGCTGTATAACAATAAGATTTCTAGCAACTTCCGAATAATTCAACCTTCTTCTTAACGGGGCAGCAAATAGCCCGGCTTTTACACGATTCCTCAAAGAAACCGGTTTTATCTTATTTACCAAAATCCATTTAATTTTTCCTCTAGAATTTACTCTGGCTAACCCTGCCCTAACATCATCTAAATCTGCTGATTCAAAACAATATCTAACTAAAGATCTTTTAATCAAATTATCTTCATTAAATAATGATATAATTTTATCCGTTCCACCAAAACTGTTTACGAAATCTATATTATTCATCTTGTGCCTTTAATCCTGTCTATCCACGTCTCTAATACATTAATTATCTTTGCCGCGTTCTCAATACCTTTTTCATCTGGAGATAATATAAATGAATTAGTATCATTTTTGTCATAATCATTTTCTTGATAAACGGACATGAATGCATATGAGTCGGCGTCAATAGATATTCCAATTGATCCGCCATTGTCATCTTCACAATCTTCTAATAGTTCTAAACTCATCTTATTAATCTCCTTATATGCGTCATTTTTTTCCACAGCAAGGGCATTTTTGTCTTTCTTCCTGTAGGTGTTTTCCAAGTGGACAATCACAATATTTATATTCGCTCCACGAATAATCCGACGACATACTTCCGTCATTACTTTGACAATGATACTTTATCTGTCCTTCGCCTCCACACTTGTGGCATCCCTTAGGTGGGTCCGGCCACGGAGTAAAACTTTTACATTGCAGATTTTCGGCGCAGTCCCGACTTACAGCATTAGGCGCAGTACATCCCAACATCCACGACGGGGTGGATGTGTATCCTCTACTATATTAGCAAGTATAAGAACGCTCCCTAGCCAGCCTTTGCCTATCCTCGTAATTCATGGTGTTTTTCTTGGCGTCTTTATTTTCTGTCATATTACTCTCCCTAATGCTTTCCGGTTTTTCACAACCGGACAACGCAAAGTTTCTTTTACTTTATCCGACATTTTTATACTACCCATTCTACAAATTACATTTCCACTCTCATCCACAGAATCCCATTTATCATATCCTAAAACCAACCCTGGATTATCATACATTACTGTCCTTGGTAGATACTAATCGCGCTACATCCATGAACCGTTTATCCCAGTTATCCACTTTCTCTACTTTTTCATACCTTCTTTTTTTTTACTAGAGCGATGTACTACTTCCCGGCTTTAGAAGCCAGAATTGAACTCGTTTTCGCGGTGGACCCCACCCTCGCTGCCGGCGACGCCGCCACGACCACCACCACTACCACTGGAACGGCATCGGTTACAACGCAAGGGGTAACCAAAGTCCCAGCTCTCGTTGAGGATGTGGTCATAGCACTCTGTTTCAAAGTATTGGCACGCCGAAAACCGGCCGCGGCTTTTCAAGCCCGGGCAGTTACGGGGGCAGTGCTTGTCCCCCGGATTGCAAGGAATCTCAACACTGAGATTGATTTTCATATTACCATACCTTCGTGCGCTTCACGGTACCACTTCTCTTTCTTAAACTTTGGTTTCTTTTTCGGAGACTCTAATTCTGTTTCTGTCATCTTATTAATCTCCTTATATCTTTTCTTGTTAAAGGTTTCATATTCTTAATCTCATCATTATATTTTTCCGACATTTTACACAATGCCTTTCTACAAATAACTTTTCCATTCCCGTCTACAGAATCCCACTCATCATACCCTAAAACAATTCCAGGATTATCAAACATTATTGTTCTTGTTGGTGGCTCTAATTCTGCTTGTGTCAATCTTTTTTCATTAATCTTTTCCTTTTTCCATAATAAGGAAAATGCTAATAATAACTGTTTTTTAATCCATTGAATCATTTATTATAGCCTTCTGGTGGGTGATTTGTCATTAAAAAATATCCACATACATCTTTTTTACTTTCTTCTAAGCATATTTTGCCATAATAAAAGGATTAGAAATAATCCAATTCGGGTTGGAACAACCCGAATCAAAATGCCTTGAGATTATATCAAAAGGAAGCCCTAGCTTTTAAGTGAGGGCAGTTCACCCTATTTACTTCCACTGCACAGGTAGCAATCGTCTCTTCACATTTAAGAACATGATATGGTGCACAATCTGGAATACAGTTATTTAACTTATAATGTTCCTTTATAAATATTGCACATACAATTATTGTAGCTATTAAGCTGGCCAAAATAATAAAAGGCAAAATATTTTCAACAAATAATCTTTTCATTGTTTTTCACTTTCTTTTATTGACTTTCTAAATCTATCAGCAAGTTCTTTAGCATAATCTGCCAAATGACCATTAGTAAATATTACTGAATCAGCTTTAATATCTGTTTCCAAAATTTTCATCAATCTCTCAACTTCACCCGCTGGAGCAGCGTCTCTTAAAAGATCATAAAAGAAATTTTGAATTGGATCATATTGGTATTGTTTCTTTTCCATATCAGAACCTTTCTTCTACAGAGATTATTATATAAAAACAATATATTAACAGATTATGGGGCCCATGTCCAAACCCAATCCTGAGGCCAATTATCATCCGCACTAATAAGTGCGCATTCTTCACACTCCAAAATTATACTCCAGCCATTCTTTGTTTCAACATATCCCATCAGAGGAGAAAAATTACCATGTCCCAGCAAACTTGGCCTTAACACCACTATATTAGCCCTCTTATTTATTAAGAGCCTTGGGTCTTCTCTTTTCCAAATATCCATCAGAACCATTCTTCTCCAGGAATCATCATATTTGGTGCATAATTAAAATTCCTGCACAAATGTGCAGGGTGGCTTACTGCTTTAAATAATATCGAAGCGATCTCAATTGGTTTGTCAATTTTCCATCTGTAAGAAACGGCTATATGGTTAAAAGAAGTATGCAACATGGCTCCTGAGCATTCATCACCTAGTTTCCACAAACTAGCATGGCATATAATTGGCCGATCTGATATTGGTGCCGGCTCATACTTCTTCCTCTCCTCAGGTGGCAACAAAGCCAGTTTACCACGGTCAGGTACGTTCGCCAAGGGCACGGCAGAGAGGAACCATATTGCCCATGCTGGTTGCTCAGAAGGGTCCCTAAATGTCATTAAAACCTCATCAGAAGCCACATAGTATTTCCCATCCCCTAACCTTATTGAATACTTATCTGCTATCTTTACTACATCTGCATAAATATCATCAGCATCTTTCAATATTGAAATCACTTTTCCGTCTTTTATGAATTTTTTCAAAGCTTCTTTCATCTTTGGCTCCAAATTAATCTTTTCTTTTTGAATCTTATCATCTGTCATTCCATAAATCGCTTTTAACACATCTCTTTGTAATATATCTTCCACCGACGCATAAAAACAAAGAAGCTTAATATGTTGTTCCAAAGTAATGGCCGGGTCTATTCTATCATCGACAGAACACATCTTATATGCTTGTGCTGTGGCGGACAATATAGAAACCTGTCTATCCTCCTCTTCTTCTCCTAATTGCAAAGCCAACGCATCATTTTTTGATAAATGCCATTGTGGTTTAAATCTATTAAATAGTTTTTCGTTTAAGTGGCCAGCATGTTGATTAATAAGCAATTCTAATTCTGGGAGAGTAAGATCTTCTGCATTATATATATTCTTTTCTTGAAGAATTGCCGGGCCGATGCTGAGGTATTTTTTTAACTCATCAGTAGACATTTCTTCAAATTTGGCACCATTATCACTTCCTTCGGATTTTCCATATCCTTCGAAAGACTTATTCCCCCTTGCAATTGGAGTCATTGGCTTTAATATATTACTTGTCGCCATAATAATCTTCTAGCTCTTTTTCAGCAATTTCTTTTTCTGTTTTAAAATACTCTTTTACTTTATTTATTATAACATCAGATATCCCATATATAACAAATTTTTCTTGCCAATCCTTATCAGGTCTATCACCATAACTACTAGCTTCACCGACAGTAAGACAACAAGGATTAGAATAAACCTTAAATCCATCTATTTCCAGATATGGCCAAACTTCAACAGGGGAATCACCACAACAACCACAATCATGTCCAATTTCACATTTGTCCACCAATGAATTGACAGATTTAGAATACCACCTTTCTCTTTTCCACCGATTGGTATGTTTTTTAAGATCAGGATATAAAACTGCTAATTTTCTTAGCTCGGCCATTTTATTTAATATTAGCGACGCCTCTTTCTTTAATAATTCTATTTGATAATCTATACATAATAATCTTTCTTGTTCCGCTAAGAATTCATCTTGTTCTTCTTTAGTTCTCATAACAAATTCCTGTTCTTTTCAATTATTTGTTGAATGTCTCTTAATGCCTGGACGGCCTTGTCTGGATTAACAATTGCATCGGAAAGAGATCCGTAATGTTCTTCAAGGCAGTTCAAAAGGAGTTGTTTTATAGCGCCTTCATCTGGAGAGTGGCGCAGGGTAGATTCTTCGTAAAGTTTATCTAGATACTTCTCTTTCTGGGAGAACCATTCGTTTATATCTTCCATGGACTTTTCTCCTCGACGAACGGCTTTTAGAATTTCTCTATTTCTTTCGAGGTCAAGATCTCCTTCTAGAAGAATTTGCTCTGCTTGCATGGCCAGCCGCAGAACGTGATAGGCGAATTTTGTTTCTAGTCCGTACTTTTCTACGTTTGCCGCCCTCTTTGATCCGGGCTGATATCCTTCTATTTTCATTTTATGTAATTGTGAAAATGAGTATCCGATGTACTTTTGTTTCGCCCCCCGATGAAGGAACATCTTTCTTTTTTCTCTAATCATTTGTCCAATACGAGTAATATGCAATACGCATCTTTCTGGAACAAATAAAGAGTCAATCATGTTTGGATTATTCTCCATACATAATTGAAAGTATTTAACAATACTATACACAGAACAATCATATTCTTTTCCTTTATCCGGATCTTTAATATGATGTTCTTGATATTGTTCAAATCTTTTTATTTGATTTCCGAATCCGGGAATTTCTCCACGAAGATGGGGAAAAATCATATCTTTTGGAGGGATACAGAATCCATAGATATCGATATCACTATCATTGGAAGAAACACCATAAGCCTCTGATCCCATAATGACTTCGTAATGAATATTAGAAGGAAGCCATTGTGGCGGATGAATAATCTGATTTTGAGCTAATCTTGATACTACACTTGGCATTTTATTATTCCTTATTCTATTATATCTTTTATCATTAACTCGTTTTTAGATAATACAAATATTTCTGCATCCTCAGAAAGTACCGCCAACATAATTTCTTCCGGAAAATCTTCGTTAAAAGCTATATATATTTTATAACTATTATTAAAGTTTTGAGAGATATGTTCTTTAATACAATCTCTAATTTCAACTTCAAGACAGAAACTTTTAAATTTTGGCCAGTGAAGCCAACTCATTTTACCATTATTATAACTAATATAGAATCGTTCTCCAGATTTAATACATAAAGTTTTACACCCAACACATCCCATTATTCTATTATATCCTTAATTATCATCTCTTCTTTGGAAAGAATTTTAACACAATTTATATATTGTTCTTCAATAAAATAACCTAGAAATAAACAATCTTGAAAAAAACAAACTAATGAATAAAAATCTTCTTTTTTAGAATTAAAATCATTAAACCAATATCCGCATGTGGAAAAATCAACTTTGTTTACATCGTCTCCTGTTTTATACAGCTTTTTTATATTAGATAAGTATACTCCCTCTCCTTCTTTCAAAATAATAACTTTATGTCCTATACAAGGCATTATTCTATTATATCCTTAATTATCATTTCATCTTCTGACAATATTTTATATCTTGTATCAGACCATTCTGATACAACAAACATTGAATATGCCCCATCTTCCCAATTTACAATAACCATTTTAGGATCCAAACAATTCAATTTTGCAATTTCCTCAAATACACATAACATAGTTTCATAATACCAATTATACGAAACGCTATTAGTATATATTTTATTAGGATAAAATATATCGTTTTTCGTAATAGTTCCACCGACTTTGTTTTTAATATTTAAAAATTTACACATCCCCGACATTGATAAATCAAACATAATATCATTATGATTAAGATCAAAAACAACCTCCCATTGAGATTCCTTCTTGGCCATTATTCTATAATGTCCTTAATCATCATTTCATCTTCGGTAAGAATTACTATTTTTTCCCAATCATATGCTATAATAAAATTGTAATAATTTTTCCACATAAAAGTATATATTATTGTAGGATCGGGCAAAGTTTGAAACCCTTTATATATATCTTTATAATTCACATGTTGGTTATAACCAAGCCTTTTATTAAACAAACGTATATATTTTTTATTACCATGCACAATAAAACCTTCATCTCCATCATTCATAATAACAGTTTTACAAGCAATAATCATTCAATGATGTCCTTTATCATTATTTCGTCTTCAGTAAGAATTTGAATCATTTCTATTTGATTTGGTTTTAAAAAACCACAAGTATAACAGCCATCATCATAAAAAATTATATACGACATCACTTCTTCGTCTTTATTTAAACCCCATTAATCCATTGAGTATAGTGCTTAAAAACATCTTCTAAAAATGGGGATTTATTAAGCCATCCATTGCCTAAATAACCACTACAACGTGCTAGCTTTCCTCCTTTAACATAAAATGTTTTATGACCAACCAACATTATTCAATGATGTCCTTTATCATTAAATCATCTTCGGTAAGAATTATATATTTTAAATATTTAGAGTGTACCACCAATAAATAAGAACCTTCTTCCCAAAACACATTTAAAAATATTAAACTCAGATTATATAACTCTCTACTATGAATCCAAATTTTATTTTCTCGGAAAAATTTTGAATCACCCTCTCTAATTTCATGTGGATTTTTAACGATTGACGGTTCGTCTGAAGGAAGACTACGATCAATAAATAAACACTGATCGTCTTTTAAAACAATTGTTTTAAACTCAAAATCCATATTATTCAATGATATCTTTAATTATCAAATCGTCTTCGGTAAGAATGTTTATTTTATCAAGTCGTTCTAAAGGAACAATTCCGGCACTGCAAAAACCATCATCATAGAAAATGAAATACAAAACCTCCGAACAATCTATATGGCGCTGTTCTATTATTTTATTTATAAACTGAAAAGTATCCGAAAAATCACTCTTCACAATGTCAAGATTTTCATCTGAAAAATAAGCCCGCTTTGCTCCTTTTACATATTCAAATGCTTTAACATTATAATTCACTTGTTTTTGTCCCACTCTCTCTTAACAATCTCTCTAATAAATTCTTTTGAAATATGAGAGTCCTCAATTGCCAAATTGCCATAAACAAATGATACGGCTTGCTCAAACCTTTCTTCATCAGTCATTTTATAATCTTTAACTGATTCAAGCAATTCTTTAAGCTCTTTAGACATCGTCATTCTATTATATCCTTAATCATTAAGTCGTCTTCGGTAAGAATTTGCATCATTTTTATTTGATTTAGTGTTAAAAATCCATTAGTATAATAACCGTCATCATAAAAAATTATATACGACATCATTTCTTCATCTCCATTTAAAACCACTTCAATCCAATGATTATAGTGCTTAAAAACATCTTCTAAAAATGGGGATTTAATAAACCACCCATCACCAAAATAACCACTACAACGTGCTAATTTTCCTCCCTTAACATAAAATGTTTTATGACCAACCAACATTATTCAATAATATCCTTTATCATTATTTCGTCTTCAGTGAGAATTTGTAATGAATCCAGCATTTCCTCAGAAAGAAAACCAGAACCCACTTTACCATCTTCAAAAAAAATTATATATGATATAAACTCTTCGGTTTGAGACAAAATATGCTTCATCCTATTTGCATAAAACTTCAATGTTTCTTGAGTATTTTCCTTAATAATTTTAAACTTAGCAGGCCCAACGTAAGCCTCTTTGCCATCTTTAACATAAAATGTTTTATGACCAACCAACATTATTCAATAATGTCCTTAATCATTAAATCATCATCAGTCAATACATAAATGTTAGTTTCTCTGTTAGAAAAATATCTATAATCAACATTACCTTCGGGCCAGAAAATTGTTAAAAATAAAAAACAATAATTATCTTTTTTATTTAATGCTTTAATAGCATTATCACAACACCAATTCCTTTCCTCACTATTATTACGTAATTCCTTATTAAAATTAAATAGATGATCTCCTTCCTTTAAAACAATTACTTTATAGTTAAATTCATCTGGGGCTTCCATTTGTCTTCACCCTTCCACCCGCCAAAAACATACCCTCGATCCTTATAACCATTCCCGCTAGCGTTGTCAATAAGCCGAATTGAACAATTCCCCGGCCCTCTCTCTTCCTCAAACCACTCATATCTATAATGCAACCATGTCATCGTAAATAACCTAGATACAGTTCCGTGGCAAACAATTATATGGTCTTGAATTCCTTGCTCCTCATCCCGGTTCAATGTTCCATTAAATTGTCTCAACCTACAACATACATCAAATGCACTCTCCCCCATCGGGTATCTGGCCCAAAATTTTCCATTTGCCTCTTTCTGCCTCATAAAACATTCGTTCTCACCAGGGAATTTACTCTGCTGTTCCTCATCACTTAATCCATCAAATAACCCAAATTGCTGCTCGCATAACAACACATCCTCCCTGGTGTCTTTAATATTCTCCCCAATCAATCCTCCAATTATTGAGGCAGTTTCCCTGGCTCTTCGATATGGAGAGTTCCACAATCTAGACTTATACATCTCGTTCTTTATTTTATTAATATCTTGTCCTTGTTGTCCAGCAAGACTCATTATTGTTCCAAACAAATTCTCAGCCAACGCATTTTGCATAACTATTGCTGGAGGATGATCTTTCAGGAATTTATTTAAAAATTGTCCAGCTGCTTGTGCTTGTTCCATTCCCCGATTAGAAAGAGGAATATCGTGGTCTGGAGCGGATTTGTGCAAATTTTGATTTGCGTTCGCTTCTGATTCACCATGTCTAATTAGAAATATTCTCATTTTCTAAACCTCCAAATTACAATGTTCTTATAAAAAACTACGGTAGCATTTCATCAAGATCACAAACTTTGCCAGTTGTAATATACACATATAACAAATATATAGGAACCATAATTAAAAGCAGAAATAAAAACAGCAAACACAACGCAAATAATAAAACGCCCCATATTGGACATGTTAATACTACTAATGTTCTAAATAATATTCCTGCCCAATCTTTTCTATTTTCTAAATTTTTCCACAACTTTTGCAATTTCTTCCACATTTGCCATTGCTCCTATTCCAACTGTTCCACAAGCCAATTGTTTTTCCACCGGACCAACAAAAACACATTTTGGATCATATATTCTATAATTGTGATTATTTTCCAACAGCTTTATGCACTTATCCGTAGACGGATGTTTCCACATATTCGTATTCATTGCTGGCGCCAACACAACTGGTTTGTCTATATCATAGCACCTATAGATACATGTAAGTAGATTATCACAAATACCATTAGCTATTTTACCCAATGTATTTGCAGACAAAGGCGCAATAACAAGAACATCTGCCCATTCAGCAAGATCTACATGAAAGACAGGGTCTCCTTTTTTATTCCATTGCCATTCTTTATTATCATATAATATTTCTTTAAACCAAGACTCTGTGTCAACGGACCAATCTACTGTATCTAAAATTTTTGCGGCAGATTGTGTTGCAACTGTTTTTACATCTCCAATATCTAAAAGTCTGCGTTCTAACTTCTGTGCTACTATTGTCGCTACTGAACCAGTTAGACCCAAAAGTATATTCATTCAGTTTTATAGTTCCTTTCCATCAACAAACAACTTGACTTCAACCTTTGCTACAACATATATATCTTCGTCGTTATCAATATCATAAACCTCAATATCAAACCCTTCATCACTATTACTTTCTGCTTCTTGTGTATATAAATCTACTAAATCATTTCTATCGCAAAAAGATCCGTTTGATCCGCTTCCCCAAGAACATTTGGCATAATATGGTTTTTCCGTATTTTCTTTTAAAGAAAATCTCTCAATTGTATCTTTTGTAATATTTTTTAATTTTATATTTAGAAAATTTTCAGCAACCCTAATTGCCCTATCATCTAATTGTAGGAATTTTGCTTCCTTTTTCTTTTGTTCCGCTAATAAATTATCATGTTCTTCTTTGGAAATTATTTTATAGTTAGAAATTTTCTTTTTTGGGGCACTAACAATACAATAAGCTTTTACATATTCTTCGGCCTCCTCAAATGAATCCTTTCTAATTTCCATCCATTTTCCCAAACCATCCCTCTTTATCAAAGCAAAATAGAACATATTATTTTCTCACCTTCTTTATTACTTTTTCCAATTCCCGAGGCAACCAATTTCTGCAAACTGGTTTATTTATTCCATCGGCCAATATTATAGCCCGGTCTTTTGCCCATTCAAGACAATTTGCTACAATTATGTCGGCACCAGATGCTACCCGACTCTTTTCTGCTATTTCAATCAATTCCTCATCAGATATTCCTACCTGCAATTTAAATTTTACCAACGTTCCTTTAAAACCCCATTCTCTAATCTTATCAATAATCTTTTCTGTTTTTACTAACTTTAAATATAATACATCATGATCTGAGGATATCTTGGCAGAATTATCTATTTGTACTAAATTTCCCCCAACAACACCATCTACTTTATAATCGCTTACAGCAGCAGAATGTATTATTACATCATAGCGTTCGGTTTTAATCGATTGTTCCATAATAGTATAGAGCTCATCATATGTTCTATAAGAAGAACAAACATAATCTAAATGCCAATAAATTTCATTGTCCATCAGTTTTTCAGTAATGTTTTTGTTTGAAATTAAATGAATATAATTTTTCTTATCAAGAAAGTGTTGAGCCAAATCATAGCCCGTTTTTCCTTTAAAAATATTTGTTATACTTCTAACTTTATCTATCGGGACTTCTGTATGCCCACCTGTTATTAATATTCTCATAGTTCGTTCCATTTATCTAGAGGTAAAACGTCTGGTCTTTGTTGTTTATGCAACCTCTTATAAATACTGGACACTAGCCGTTTACGGCTGCGTTGTAAAAACACTAGACTCTTCATCTCATAATGTGATGGAATCCTATAATGCTTCACAGACACTTTGGTTCCAGGTTCTACCCCTTGCATATTTATCTGAACAAAAGAATAATCTTTTATTTTGCTTTTCAAGCTATTACCAGATTCATCTTTAATATCAATAACTAATCCAATGAAACATGGACCATAATTTTTGAACTTCCTTCCTCCCATATAACACTCTTTTGTGTTATTAGGAATTGTTCCATCACATCTGACCACTGCATCGAATTCACTTATTCCATCAAATAAAGATATCTTATCATCTAATAAAGATACAACATCGTATAATTTCCCATCTTTCTCTATTTTGCAAGGCAGGGAGTCTTGTATTAAAATTACATATTCCTGGAATATTCTGGCTTGCAACGGAAAATCAGCGCTCTGTTTTAGATGGGCCAAATAAGATATCATCTCTTCTGGATACTTATCCACCATTTTAGCATATGCCTCATACATAGACACTTTTTGAAGCATTGTTCCTTTAGAATTTGTTCTTTTCACCTGTTCTAATTGTTGTTCAATTACTTCTTTTATTATAGCTAATTCTGATTCAAAACTTTGATTAACCTGAATTTTTAAATCTGGGTTGGCAATCTCTTCTTTTATTAGATCTAATAATTCAACACCATCACTTGATTCATTAATATTATTTCTAGCTGGAGATTGCAAACTTATGTTGTATTGTTTTCCTTGTCCAACAGGATGATTCATCTTCTCCAAATCAGCTAAGCTTCCAAAAAAGAAACAATCTGGATATGGGCAAACAATACCAGAATCACTATTAGAGGATTCAGGAATAAACCTAGCACATTCAGGACATTTATATCCTTTCTTTGTATGATATTCAAATGCCCGATGTAGTTTAATTTTTGATTCCAAAGACATTGATATGTCTTTATTATTTAGAATCATTTTTGATATTGTTTCAATTTTATTGGAACATTCTGGACATTTCCAAAGTGCACCATGAGCTTGAAGATATTCTTTTTGATTATCATATTTACATCCCGGACAAACGAGAAAATTGGTCTTTTTTTGACCTTCTACGTTTGATTTTATTGATCCGGTTAAAGTAGATAAACATTTAAGAAGATAAGTATTTATATCTCTTCCCTGACGCCAATGTTCATATTTAAACAAATATGTATTTAAAGCAGACCTAAATTCTTCTTTTGCTCTTTCTGTAAATGCTTTTAATGGCAAAGATGCTCCATCAGCAAAAGCCTCCCGGCCATAAGCAAAATAAGCAAACTGACGTATTTTCGGCTCGTAATATTCTAAAAGCTTAGGAACTATCCACTCATCTATATCATTTTCAGAAAGAAATGCTGCAACTTGATTTATTTGTTGTGTTATATCGCCCATGTTTTACGTTTCTTATGGAGACTTTAGCAATCATCTGCAACGCTCCATGGAAGTTCTTTTCTTAGATCATTTATTCTAAAATCTGGGAATAAAGACCCGTTAGTAATCACAAAATCATTTATAGATCTAATTACGGGTGCTAAATAAGTTTCTACAATAGACCCATAGAAACCAATTAGCACAGCTTCTTCTTTTGTTATTTTGCGACAATAATGATTCCAGTGAGGATTGGTGGTTAGAAATAACGCCAGCACGTCTGCTGAATCGACATCTAAAACAATTGCTTGATGTATTTTCCCACCATCAATATGATCAACAACGGACCCAGATTGGATTTTAATACAACCCTCTCCTCCTAACTTAACACTATATTGATCGTAAAGTCTATTAGCTTCACTTTCGGCATCTTTAAATGTTTTAAATGCCCTATAATGATATTCTATAATTTCTGACCCCCTTGAGTCATATTTCTTCAATATATTGTTCTTTTTAGATGATTTTGCAAAGAAAGATACAATCTTTCCTCTCTCATTTCTAGCAACTCCAAAAATCCACTCCTCTAAATTTTCCATATGATTTATCATCCAAACCAAATGTGTTATTTTATTATATCTTTTAGCTTTAGTATTATCTTTATTACTACGCATTATATTTTGCCTACAAAAGCACATTGAAACCTAACAAAGTCATGAACTGGACTTTTAATAATAGCATCTCCTCTTCCAAGAAGATTCTCTGCCCCGACCTGATCTAAAATAACTTTAGAATCAATTCCAGAACTCACTTTGCAAGCCAACCGTGCGGGGAAGTTGGTTTTAATCAAACCCGTAAGTACATCAACACTAGGCCTCTGTGTTGCCAGAATAATATAAATTCCCGCAGCCCTTGCTTTCGCAGCTAAAGAACATAAACTCTCCTCAAATCCTCCCCGCCGCGGATTCTTCTTTCTAGAATCCTGAATCATTAAATCAGCAACCTCATCAATTATTACAATTATTTTATTAAATACATTAGGACAATCAATTACATTTCTTATTCCCATAACTTCCATAAGAGAATATCTCTTGTCCATAATAATCCGCAATACATCAAGCATTGCCATCGTTTCATCATAATCTTTAGCAATACAAGCAGAATCTTTATAAATTCCAAATTCTACACCAAATTTAGGATCAGAAAGATATAAATCAACATCCTTCCTGGCTAAAGCATTCGCAATAATAACATGCAATAAACAGCTTTTACCACTGCCGCTTGCCCCCGACACCAGCAAATGAGGTAGCGTGGCCATGTCAAGCCATAGGAGCTCCCCAGAATCGCTTTCACCAATCAGGAAGGGTAGGATGCCGTGTGGCACCAGCTCCCTTTTAAAAAGCCCGTCAAGAGGCAGAATATCTGCTTCTCGGAAAGCCACCTTAACTCTAACCACTCCCTTCTCAGGGTAAGGAACAACAATAGGAGTCGTCTTGCTCTTTAAGAGCAATCCCAACTCCCGCGCCGACATCTCTATTTTTCTTATCCTAGAACCTTGGTCTAAATAAAGATCGAAAAAAGCCAAATGTCTGTGCTGCTTTGCATTGACACATCTTGCATTGATATCCAAAGATCTCAATGCTTCGTTCATCTGAACAACTAGATCCTGTGTCATGTGGTCAATCTAACCCGTCCCGAGCCGTCTGTCAACCCAACCCCACGGAACCATTCCAGATTCCTAAATACATCGCCTGTTCAACCAGTCGCTTGAAAACATTTATATCTATACTGTCATCCCCGTCTAACACATCCGTCGATGTCTGGAGCAATCGCTCTACCTCAGGGTGGTTCACGTATAGTTTAATTAACTGTTGCATTATTCTTTCAAATCCTCTCCCCAATATAAAGAATCCACATTGATAACGTATGGATTAATTATATTAGCAACAACTTCCATTATCCTTTTGTCGGAATTGTTTTTAAACAATACAACCTCATCTGGCCCCAACTCAGAATGAATTTTATCTAAAATTTTATTACAACTCTGTCCATTTCCAGAGGCAATTAGTGTTGAAAAACATTGGGCTATGGTTGGCATGATGCTAACTTAACCACCAACTAGCGATCTGTCAAGTGTTTAATTATAGTTTTGTTTCGTAATGCTTGGCCAAAGTAGGAACAGACAGGTGAAGTTTAACATTATCTCCCGGATGGAAAGCATGTTTTGATGAAGTACCGGCCGGCAGTTCAATAACTAGATCTGTTGGTTCATTGGGTCCAACAAACTTTTCTGAAAGAGGTTCTCCAGAACATATTTGAACAATCTTTCCCGCTTTACAGAATATAATATCCAATGGAGAAACTGTATTTTTCATCCAAAATTTTCTTTTTGCTTCTGTATTAAATGGAAAAGACATTACTGGAGGAGGCCAATTAGCATACATTAAACCTCTCTCTTGTTCCTCATCTGTAATTGCTACAAGTGTTGGAAACATCCTTCCATTTATAATAATTTTATCCATTCTTCTCCGATTCCCCACTAATAGATTTTCCCTGCATATCTTGAACATCATTAACAAGCTTCTTTACTTCATTAGCCATGCTTGTTATGTCAATCTGATTGATTGGACCAATATCATGCTTCTCGCCCGAGGCCCTCTGTTGTCCATAAAAGGTATTATGATTGTTAGCAAATTGAACAAAATCATAAGCAATTACAGCAATTTCCTTATATAAATCAGAAAGCATAATAAATAATTCGGCAATTTTAGTATCTTTCCTCTCCAAAAGATCCATGACAGCATTCATAAGAAGAGAAAGATTCCTTAACTTCTTTACTGTATCTAATTTAGATTTTGAGAATTCATCAAAATAAAGACTCAATGTCATTCTTCGCATCCATCTTTCAAATTCCCTCGCTGCTACTTTTTCAAACACTCTATCTGCTTTCTTTATTTGCATTAATAGATTATATAATTCTTCAAAAGAACTTGCTTTTTGATTTAATTTCTTATTTAGAACGCTTAACAAATCTTTATATCCTTTTTGAAAAGCATTAAAGTCAACTTCTTTCTCAGCCACAATAGCTGTTGCTATCTTTATTAACTCATTAGCTAATGATTTAAACTCATTGATATCAACAATTTCTCCTTCTATAGCCTTTAATTCAACCAAAGAATTATGTCTAGCAATAGTAGGTTTAATGCTCTGAAGATCGGCAACTATATTCTTAGCCCTAACTATTTGTTCTGCTTTTGTATCAATTGGACCTTCTGGTTTAGGAAGAGTGTCTGGCTTAGCAGCATCTTCTTGTTCTGCTTTATTCCTGCTTTCTTCTAATTTTTTCTTAGTTTCCTGAAAAGCTTCGGATGGGTTTTTAACTTCAACAGTTTTTAATAGATTATCAAACTCTTCTTTTTTAACACCAGTAAGTTCTTGTCTTTGCCTATCAACTTCAAAATTAATCTTGTCAATAAATCTATTTCTGAACAGACCAAGAAATCTTAAATATGTAAAGAAGGAATGAGTTAGGGCTTTTTTGTCTTGTCCGGCAAGAACATACTCAACATCATTAATTTGTTCTTGAAGTTCTGACAATGATGATAACAAACGAAGTCTAGTTTTAGTAGCTTTATCGTCTTTGAACCATGGTGTTTGAGTCCAGATTGACCATATCCTAGATAAAGGAGTCGAAGCCATTTTATAAGAAGCTTGAATTGGTTGAATTTCTTTTTGGCTATGTCGCCGAGTTTTGGAATATTCTTCCTGATGTTCGACAATCTGTCTGGCTATATTGGCTAAATTATTGAATCTACTAGACATTTCTTCAATGTATGTAGAAATTTCAGGAGGAAGAGGATCTTTAATATTGGATGGAGGAAGCCCGGCCTGGGCATCACCTCTACCAGCAATACCCCTTTTTAAAGCAATGGATTGGGCAATGAAAACCTTCATTTCCTTTTGCCATTCCTTTTTGAGGTCCCGTAGGGATTGTTGCTTGGGGTCAGTGGATCTCGCTAATTTCTCCATGCTATAATGTAATATTATTCAGTGTTTAAATCTTTCAACAAACTTTCTGTTATTGCAACAGTCTTGTTTCATGCTATAAATGTTGAAGCATTTAGAACATTGTGTTGCAAATTTAGAGATCTCTTTATATTTAAAAGAGGAAGAACGAAAATATAAAAATTCTCTAGAAAGAAAATTCTCACTATATATACTATAGTAAGAAAATTTATACCTTGGTATATTCGACCAATGCCTGGAATAATCTTTCCCCACTACTATAAAATCAGCAGCAGAACATAACAACAATTCAGAACCACAATTCTTGCATCTTGTGTGAAGATGCAATGTAGGTGGACCCATTCTACATTGTGCAATTCTTTTTCTCATCTAACTCTGTATACTTTACTTGTCATGTTGCATTTTTTACAAGAAACTTGTAAAAAAGTATTTCCAATACGATAATTAGTCCACATATCAGAATTAACCAATACAGCCACTTGTGTCCCAAATAGAAGATTATATCTTTTCTGATTAAAAATATAAAATCTTATGTCTGTCAAATCTCGGGCATCGTAATGAACTTGTTTATATCTATTAAATGCATTTAATTTCTCTCTTTTTATTAAGAGAGAAGATTTAAAAGGTCTATTCTCACACAAAACTAATTCCCCGCCGCAAAACTTGCAACGTTCGCGGCACTGGATTAATTTTTTAACAAGATCCGTCCTAAACAAATGTTCATCAATACTTTTCATTTTCCAAACATATGAACTGATTTGTGCCACCCACATCTTTTACAAGATAAAAGAAGCTGTTTACACGTACAGTATTTACTAGAATCAACTGTATAACATATTCTTCTAGTGGTTTTATCAACCAAATCCACAATTTTATCATTTTTCGAATCAGAATAATCTAAAGAAAAATAAACAATACTACTATGAGATTTATACATTGTTTTCGTATTATACATTTGTGCAAATCTAAGCTTAAACTTACCTTCTCCATAAGTAGAAGCGTCTATAAATGCCAAGGAGGCGCCACAATTGCCGCAGCGCCTCCTGTTGGATACAATTTTTCTAAAAAACTCTTGTCTATACAAGCAGTTTTCTATTTGCTTTTGCGGGTTTTTAATGTTTTTTCTCCAACGATTTTATCAATTAAACCAAAATCTTTTGCTTCCTCAGCGGAAAAATAAGTTTCTTCTTTCATTAATTTTTTAACTGTTTCCAACGATTGGCCGGTAAAATCAGATACCATACCTGCCAGCTTAGTATTTAAATTGTTAACCATTGTTGCTTTTTTTACCAAATCGGAAGTTGATTCAACAAATTCTTCAACATTTACATTTTGAACTTCATGTATTAAAATGTGAGAATTAGGAAAAGCTCTTCTTTCTCCCTTTGCCCCAGCTCCTAAAAGTATAGCTCCACAAGAATAAGCTTTTCCAATACATGTTGTTCTCACTGGCGCTTTAATATAATTCATTGTATCGTATATTGTAAATAGTCCAGAGTGAATTCCTCCACCATTCGTATTTATATACAAATCAATTGGATCTGTTTCACTTTTGCTATTTAAAAATAGCAAAGATGCACAAATTATTGTTGCAACCTCAGTATTGATGTCCGTTGCAAGAAATAATATTCTCTCTTTAACCAGTCTGGAAAAGATATCATATAAAACTTCACCGTCTTTTGTCTTCTCAAATACTAGTGGGTTTATCATTTTGTTATGCTTTTTTAAATTGTTTTGCTTTATGTTCTAACTTCTCAGCACAAACAATACAGGTTATTACATCAGGTTTAGCTAAAAGCCGCTTCTCTGCAATATCTTCACCACACTCTTCACATTCACCAAATTTGTTATCGTCAATACGCTTTAAAGCTGCTTCAATGCTTCTAAGCTGTTTTAGGAGGCGAATCGACAAATCTTCCTGCATTTTAACTAATGTGGCACCGGCAGCAACATCTATCTCGTCTCCATCCACATCATATTCATTTTCATCGTTCTTTGCAAGTTTTTTATTTATCTCTTCCCTCTGCTCAAGAAAGGATTGTTTTATTTTTTGAAGTTGGTTTTTTCTCATAGATTTATCCAATTGATCAGTTCTCAAACAATTATATGTGTTCATGCCCAGCCTGGACAAAGAAGATTCGTTCCTCACAGATCTCGACAGATTGCCACAAAATGCAGAAAACCTGCCCTTGAGGGCAGGTTTTCCATTTATACCAGGTTTTTATTATGCGCCTTGCATCACAAGGCCATCAAGATCCTTGATGAAAGCTGCACGAGAATTCGGAAGGCTCTTCTTATCTTCCTTCATATGAGTCTTGAAAATGATCCAACAAGAATCATCGTTGCCCTCAATAAGACGAACCGTCACGTTCCAGTCCTTATACACAGCAGTGCCGTGTCCAGGCTTAAAAACAATTGAGGTAAGATCAATCGAAGGCCCCACCTCACGCTTTTTCTCCTTGGGAACCAATACTCCAAGGCGAGGATAGAATGGACCCTTTGTACTTACGTCCTCCTCAAGAACACCATTGGTTTTGGCAAATTCCTTTTTAGCAGCCGCAATAATAACATCACTGGGCTCGAGGGTGCCAGGCTCAGCATCATACTCAGACATTACGATTTCGTCATTAACAATGGCAGCACACACAACCTTAACAGGTCGGGGACTCTTCGCACCACCATCCTCTACCTTTCGACGGCCTCGCCCCCGTGCCACTGGTGTTGTTTCAGTTGTCGTATTGGTTGTCTCAATTGTCGTATCGGTTGTTGAATCAGTCATGTTTTATCTCCTTTTAGAAGCTCTCCGCCTCACTCTATGAACCTAAGGCCTGATCCTCCTTCTGTCAACCTCCACCACCAGCTTTTTCTCGCCAACCCCCATCACTTTGGAGCAACTCCCCTACTACTCCCTATTTTCTCTTTCTAATTTATTTTTAATCATTTTTATTAATGATATGTTGGATATAAATCTAACTACGCTTTTTCTTACACTAAATATTCCAAAATTGTTTATGTTAAATATTCCGTCTTCAATAATCTTTTGTTTTATATGTTTATTTGCTTCACTAATTACATCTTCAATTAATAATTTAGATATTGTTTTTCCTAATTTGTTATAGACTTTGTCTGTAAAATCTTTTTTCAACATAAAAGAAATGGGCCAGACTTATCTGGCCCATCGACAATTATCTAATAAACTCAAACTGGGAAAGAAATCCAGGGAACAACAAATCCTAGACCTTCTCTCTTCAACTTCGCTGAAACAATTTCTTCCAACGTTCCTTCGTCCTTAACAATTTTGTCTCTTAATTGCATTAAGAGTTTGCCAAGATTATTTTCTCCATCACCTTGGCGATTAACTCCCCAATACTTATCCTTAGAGTTGCCCATAACCAATTCAGCATCTCCTGTTTCCAGAAGTCTTACCTTCATTTCAAAGTTCTGGAATTTATCCTCAAGAATTCTTTCCATAATAATATTTTTTCTATTATCCCAGTCTGGGATAATTGGAGATTTTCTTCCTAATGATACCGCTGTTCTAGCATCCGGAGCATCGATAATAAGTTGCTGCGCATCTTTATCAAATGTTTTATTTGCTTGATAAGCATGTTCAACAGTCTTAAAATTAACAAAGTGTGAGCAATTTCCACATTGGTCATCGTCATAAAAACATAACGATGACTGCAAACAAAGGAAATCGTTTCTCAGAAATTCGTGATCCCCAGAAAAATCAGATATAACCTTGCCTGATTTCGTAGGAGCAACAACTGTATCTGATGTAATTCCTCCAGCAATTCTCCTAAACATTTCAGCATCATCATAATCAAGAATTGTTGAATATTTATGTGTTTCAACAATTGGCACACCATCATCAGGCTTAACCGGAACTATATCATTCTCGTAATCCTCTTCATCATCATCATCTGAAGTAGGGGTTGCAGACGGACCACAACCAGAACAACCACAGCAATTATTTGCCTCTCCGCCTTGTTCTTTGGCCTTAGCTTCTCTTTCCGCCTTGGCTCTTTCAAACTTCAGCATCTGGTCTTGGTTATAAAAAACATCTCCTCTGGCATTATTAGCAACCTCCGAGACAAGAGAATGCAAAACAGACTCAATTTCTCTAGTAGGAAACTCCTCCCACTTCTCAAAAAGTTCATTCATGAATGAATGAGACTCCTTATAAAAGGCATCACCTTCTGGGTTTAAAATTTCTCTATTGTCTTCAAATAGTGTCTTCACTTTGATTTTCCTTTCATATTTCTAGCAATCTCTTTATCTAACTCATTGGCAAGTTTTCTCAAAATATCTGGAGTCAATGTTGATCCTATCAAATTAAAAGAAGCAGTATTCCTATAGCTATTTAATTATAGAGTCTGATTTAAATAAATATTATTATCATCATCGCCATTATCAATAATCTCAGTTGTCAATAATAATTGTTCTCCGCCATTATCTTCCGGATTAAAACAAAAAACATGTATTTTCTTAATCTTGTCCATCGCTAACCTGCCCCTCAATTCAAACCTAACCATCCCGCCGTTGTCTGTCAAGCTAGTTCTTTAAACTTTCTTTCGTCCCCACCACAAAATTCCTTCAATTCATCAAACCAACTCTGCCGCTTCAACTTCACCATGAACGGCTGGCCGGTCTTTTTGTCCAAACTACCTTTGCATACAACCCCCTCAGATCCTAATCCTTCTAGAGTTCCGTCTTTAACCGATTGGACAAAATCATCTGTTAATGGCCCTTGGTAGAGCACAGGGGCCGTTTTTGAAAACAATTCAACGAACTGCTCCGGGATTAGAAAACCCTTTTTATAAAACGAAATATCAATAAATGAACACTGGTGCGGTTCCGTGTGATGTTGACCAAATTTAGAATGTTCCCCATGAAATTCAAAAAAGCATATGGCGGAATCTATTTTTGTGGATAATAAAATATTATTAATATCTTTTTCTTGTTCTTTGATCAAACCAATGGATTCACCAAGAGGAACATCAGATTCTGAAATAAGTCGCGTTCTTGAACCAAACTTGTAGAATCCTCTTTTTCGATTCCATTCTGCTCTAATATTAGAACCATCTATCTTTTGGAAAGCAACTATATGTTTTCCAACATCAGATTGTTGAAAATAACGAATTGTTGGATATGATTTCAATTTAAATATATCTTTCTATCAAATACACTTCGTCTTTTTCATCATAGCCAACAACTAGAATTGGTTCGCCTTTTCTAATTTTTCTACGATATGTTTTAGACATCATTGATGTTTTTGCCATAACATGTCTATCATTTAAATAGATTAGACCGCCTTCTTCATCAATAATTGTTTCAGCAAAAAATCTTTTTCCAATAAAATCACTTGGTTTTATTTTTGGCTCATAATAAAACATTGTTGCATAAACTGCAACAAAAACAACTATACTAACTATTATTGGAATAATATATTGAAACATTATATATTTATACTAAAATATGTGTTTCGATTATCCCAAGCTGATCCTTTCAGGATAGCTCTAAAGGTGGGAGACTTCTTTTCCTCATCCCGCATTAGAACAGATCTTTCGAATAACCATTTAATAGCCAGATATACCGGGGAAGGATCTAGACCGTCGTACCCTACTTTGTCAATTAGCTCTCTTGACGTCAAGGGCTTGGAGGAACTTTCCACAACATCAACTATTTCTTTTAATAGTTCTTTATACGAAGGATCATCCTCTGCTTCTTTTAATTCATTATTAACAATTGTAGGTTTAATTCTACGACTTCTTTTAACATCTTCATGATTAAAAGCCTTTAATACTTTTTGCAATTTGTCCCGTTCTTCTCTAAGTTCATATATCTTTTCTAGTTCAGAATCAATTTCGTTGCGTCTTTCTATGGCTTTTTTACACATATCGGCGGGTTTTGTAATACCGCTATCTACACAGCTTGAAATGAAATCTTCGACAAAATCGGACATGCTTCTTCTCCAATGATGGGAGGAAAGGTTGTATTAGACGGAACGGCTCGACAGATTAGCACATATTGATAATTTCTTTCAAAGACTCAAATAAATCATCATATTCATCACACGGCTCCCATAACAAACCCAGAGAGCTCATTTTTTCGAAACCGGCAGATCCAATAAGCATTTCGTACAAACCTTCCTGTTTCCATCCAGCAGGTGTTTTTAACACAAATAAACCATAATCTTCTATTCCATAAATAGCTTTTACTCCATGAATAGGTCCTTTGTTTACGGCATAAGTGGCCAAGAATTCATGATAATCATTTTGATTATTGCAAAGATCCGTTGCAATAACTTTAACTTGCATACCTTGGTGCTTTAAAACACCACACCATAAACCAAATTTCTCCGGTGATATATTCCCTAGTTCATCTTCAAACTCTATGTTAATCGTTTTATCTAGAAGAAATTCTTTCGTTGTTATTCCTGTTTTGCCAAAATTAGGAGGTGGAACCATTCCTAATTTGCCCAAAATCAACTTGCAAAGTTCTTTACGAAGTTCTTTCATTCTATTATGTCCCTTATCATTAAATCATCTTTTGTTAGTTTTATTATTTTTTCATTGTTTTCTTTAATATAACCGGACATAATATAAAAATTATTCACCAAAATAACTCCTTTACCAAAATTTTTTAAAAAATAAACACCATCATTTATTCCAACACAATCTGTAAATTTATAATATGCACTCTCGATCTCTACAATGTTTTCATCAAAAACCCAACTCCATTTCTCATTACACTCAACATACCCTCCATTACTCAAAGCCTTATTAAAATCCAATGATCCTCGGAAAGATCCGTTCATCTCAATATAATTAAAAATATTTCCTTTAAGATTGGAAGGAAAAATATAAGTCTCTGGACCAGAATCAGGAACATTTGCCGCCGAAACTACAATACAAGTACCGTTTTCTACTGCGTATACTTTTTGCGAAACATAATGGTCATATAAAATATTATTATTTGCAGGATTTTGATCTTTTAAAAAAATTACCTTCATTCTATTATATCCTTAATCATTAAATCGTCTTCAGTTAATTCTTTTATTTTGCCCGTTTCAATTAAAAAATTAATAATTTCTGGCGGATACGATATTTCCCAACTGCCAAATTTACAATTATATACATCAATCCAGTCTTTATGAATGAAAGCATCCGTCCAATAAGATTGATGGACAACTTCAAAAATACCTTTCATTCCATACCAAGGAATCATATTTCCAACCTTATTTGGAAAAATAAATTTTTCAAAATTAAAATAATATATTTTAGAACCAGGTCTAATTTTCACTCTATTATATCCCTTATCATTAAATCATCTTCAGTTAGTTTTTTTATTTTGCCTTCTTTAATCAAAATGTTAATGACTTCGGGCTCATACCATATTTTCCAGGTACCACGTTTAAAATCATATACATCAAAATAATCTAGATAATATTTGCTTTTTATAATTTTATAGATGCCTTTAAATCCTCGGCAATAAATATTAGCAAACTCAGTTGGACACCAATGCGTTTCAAAATTGAAATAATATATTCCAGGCTCAACTTCCATTCAACTATATCCCTTTTATTTAAATCATAAAATGATATCAACAATAGTTTTTTCCGCTTCAGATAATTCAACTAATTGATATTTGTCTAAATATTTATAAGCTTGACACGGAATAAACCAATCAAAATGTCCATCGCCAACTAACAAATTTTCCAATTCAACAAATGTAGAGCTTAAATTAATTTTCACCAACCCATGAGGGAAATTTTTAGAATTATCTTTTCTAAATTTATTATTAGAAATATAATATAAACCCGGTTTTATCATAGTATTAAATCTCTAATCATCATATCATCATCAGTTAGTTTTTGAAAACTTTTATCATTTAAACCCTTAATAAAATTTTCAAAACTACCAATAAGATTTATATTATCTTGTATATCAAGAAAATTATAAATATTTTCATCTTTATCTTTATAATGGAAAGAAACTTTATAAATATGTCCTTCTTTTTGCCACCAATCTGCATTGGTAATTATGTTTGTTAAAAGATAGTACCCCTCTTCAATCATCTTTCTTCACCTTAATGAAAATCCCAAAAGGAGGTTCGCAAACTGGACTATTTGCTGTTGCTAAAAATATTGTCTGGGATCTCTTTGGTTTATTCGGCCATCTAACTAGCATCATGTCAGAATAAAGAATTATGAGATCCGGATGCATAGTCTCGGCAAGTTCAAAAGCTTTGCTCATATCAGACCCACCCCGGCCTTTAAACTTAATATCTCTATCCTTTAATGTCTTTTTTATTCGTTTAACCCTAATCACTTCCTGAACTACTACATCAGACGTAATTACTGTACATTTATCCACTAATGTTCCTAATTTCTCTAAATGTCCACAAACATATTCAAACTCTTCCCTCTGCATCGAAGCTGATGTATCTACAATAAATACTAATTTGCCAATTTTACTAGTTTGTTCTGTAGGAACAATTATATCAAATGGAAGATATTTTGGATCTGGTTTATATGGATTTCTATCCGTTGTTCCTTTAAGGATCTTTTTAGAAAACCTAAATAATATTCTTTCCCATGGTATTGTAGATTTTTTTAATGTATCTATATATTCTTCATACCTACTTGGCAACCTGCCTTTCTTCATACTTTTTGTTCGGGCTGCCGCTTTAATAATAGCATCAATCAGCTGTTGGTTATCTACAGATGATGATGGTTGTTCTAAATCATTTCCCCAAATATTATCATCTTGTTGCAATAAATTAACAGCGTCTTCTAATTTAATAACATCAGGAGTTTGCTTTTTAGATTGTCCAGGTTCTTTTTTATCTAATTCAGAAATAAGAAGTTTGTATATTTGTTCTACTGTTTTATTTGATAATGATTTGTCGTAATATATTCCTGGTGGAGGAGAATATTGTCCACGGAGATCTGATATAATAATATCATTTACAACATAATCCGAAGCAATTGTCCAGATTTTCTTTTTTCTTCCTTGCATTCGTTTTGGATGTTGAAGGGCGACATGAAGCCATTCATGCATTGCTACAAACATCTTTTGTTTAAATGTAAGTTTGGTCCATTTATCCGGATTGCAGAAAAAAGTTGTTCCATTTGTTCCTGCCCAAAAATTAAGGTCTTGGCGGAATTCAATTGGCATCATAAGAATTGGATAAGAAAATGGCGAAATTACTGCCAAAGATGACAATACTCTTCTAATGTCTTTTATTATTTCTTCATGCATGTTATTCTATTATATCTTTTATTATAACTTCGTCTTTAGTTAGTTCTCTACATTTGTTTTTAACATATAGTTCAAAATCTCTATAAAAAATTTTCCCCAAATTAATATTCTTTCTATTAATATAGAAAATAAATGACGGATTAGGACTATTAGCATTTTTAATATCAAAATACTCACCAACATCAAAACTCCAAATTTCTCCACTAAATAAAAGAATATCAATTTCCTCCAAAACAACATATGTTGTTTCTTTTATTAAACCTAAGGTGTGTATGTTCATCATTGTATTATATCTTTTATTATAACTTCGTCTTCAGATATATGTTCAATATATTGTTGAAATTTTTTAAAAGATTGAGGTTCTGTTTTTAAACGGAACGTTAATCCAAAAGATTGAGGTTCTGTTTTTAAACGGAATGTTAATCCAAATGAATTATTTTTTACAATAAAATCAATCCAAATCGGTTCGTTTTCTAAATAAACAAATTTGGCTTCTAAAACTGTTCCGGCTTTAAATTGAAAATAATTATTTTTCAAAATGAAAAACCCAATAAACTCTTCTTTTCTAAAATGAATCATTTGATAATATCCATTATCATCTTTTCATCCTCAGTTAATTTTTTAATATTTTCATTTATATCTTCAATAGAATTAATATAATATTCCTCATTGCCTATTACTAACAATTGATTACTTCCATAGAACAATCCAAATTTAATAATAAATATTTCTCCCTGTTTAAAAACAATATTGCAATAATCATCATCGAAAATTAGTCTAATAACACAATTTTTCTCAACATAATATGTTCCATTTTCTATCATCTGATAATATCCATTATAATAATTTCGTCATTTGTTAGCTCACGACAGTTGTTCACTATTAGTTTTTCCAAAGCCTCTTTACCATCACTAATAAGTGTTGCTATGGTTAAATTATCAATGGACTTTATCTGATAATCCCCATCATGTATTATTTTAAACGTTTCTCCTTTAACAAAGTCTCTATAATTATTGTCTAAATAATGTATACAAAAAGGTTCTAATACTGTATAGTACGTTTCAGTTATCATTCTATTATATCCTTAATAACCAACTCTTCTTCTGTAAGTTTTCTTAGATGATTTTTTATAATATATTCCTCGTTATTATCAAATAATTGTTTGGCATCAATCTGTATATTGTTTTTATAACAAACCAACTCAAAAGCATCAAAACACTCATAATATCTTAAAACATATAATTCTCCAATTTCGTACTGTAAACCGCAATAATTAAATCTACTTTCTACAGTATATAAACCTTTCTCAATCATAAAATGATATCCGCAATCATAACTTCGTCTTCAGATATTGGGTCAAGAAACGATTCAAAATTATCTAAATCTGGCCCTGAAACATATACTAGATTCAATGCATGACTAAGCTCTTTTCTTTTGCATAAAATTATAACAAATTCAACAAATCTATTTCCAATCATAGGAATTATTGGCTGAGGATTATAATCCGTATAATCCGTAATTACTGCTTTAAATATTGTTCCGCAAGGAAAATTATAAAAATCCTTTTTAAGGATATAATAACCTTCTTTAATCATTCTATTATATCCTTTATCATTATTTCGTTTTTGGTTAATCCTCTACATTTTGGTAATATATTCTCTGCAAAAATCCGTTTATTTACAACTGTAATATTTTTATTTCCAACCAAATGTATTGCAACATAATTAACACCATATTCGGCTTTAAAACAAACATTATTATCAATAATAGTATCGTTTCCAAACTCAATTCCAAACTCAATTTTAATTTTAATATTTTGTAAAGCAACAAAATGTTTAATCATTCTATTATGTCTTTTATCATTAGTTCGTCATCAGTTAGTTTCGTACTGTTTTTTATAATTTCTTTTATATCTGATTTATAGATATAAATTATCTGGCCTTTAATAATTATATAATTGTGTTCAAATTGTTTATGAAACAAATCGCCATCATAATAATCTATAAAAATAGAGTTTCCTTTTTTAATAATACAACATCCTAAACTTTCAAACTCTTCATTAACAACATACCAGCCAGACTCTATCATCCTGCCGCCACAAATTGCATCAATTCATCAATCTCTTGCTCTGCCAATCCCGAGTCCATTATTATATTTATCAACCGAGTTGCATGAATCTGTCTCAAATAAATCATCCTAACCTCAGGAACCAAATCACCAATAAATCTAACAATGTTCTTTACATACTTGCTATTAAACTTTGCCTTATGCCTGTTCTCTTCACAAGCCTTCTCCACAACAAACATATCACTGTCAATCCGGTCAGACATTGCAAATGCAGCAATACATTGTTCACTAATTAACTTCTCCCCAGACATACTGTCCTTTGTCGGTATCCTTTCCTCTCCCTCTAAAATCTTCATAACATCATATTTAAGATACAATTCCCGATACATAAAAAATTCTGTCTGAGCTTGCTTCCCAACAAAATCCTGTAGTTCATTCCTAACAATGTTATTAAAATATTCTACTTGCTCCGTATTATTTTTGTCTATCTTAAGTCTCTTCTCCAATTTATCAATCACTCGGGAAGCCATAACCCAACTTCTCGGGGTTGGATAAGCATAAGTCTGCTCTAGATCATATTTAACTAACCACTCTCCATTGTTAAATTTGTGGAATAAGATAATGTCTTTTCTAACATCATGATCAACAGCCCATTTGATCCATGTATCTAGATCTGGTTCAACCTCTAAATGAGCACATCGGTTCCGCAGTTCTGGAGGAACTGGGTTGGATAAAATACTATCTTCCTCGCGATTTGCCGCGGCTATCACATACCATCCATCTCCTAAAGCAAAATCGCCAATTACTCTATTTTCCAAAAGATGCGTTGCTGCCCCGAATTTAGTGTCTGAACATTTGTCTAATTCATCAAGCAGACAAACTCCGAATTTTTCTTTTTTACATCTCTCTAAATTTTCAGGCATAACAAACCGTGCATAATTTTCAGATAAAGAAGGGACTACGACTCCTTGAAGTTGCTCAATAGGTCTTTCGGCTAAACGTAGAATAAGACAATGAGGAGCAATCATATCAAGAAATTCTTTACCAACATAAGAAAAATTCAGAACCTTCTTTTTATGTTCTAAATTTCTCTTAGCTTCTTTATATTCTTCTAAAGATTCATAGTCTTTATTTTTCTTTTTTAGTTGAGAAATAAGTTCAGAAAACTCTTTTTCTGCTTCATAAACCATTCTCTCTGAAATAATTTGATAAACCAATTCCGTTTTACCGATTCCAGGACTTCCCCACAAAATTACAGGATAATTATCTGTAGGATCATTCCAATCCCATTTAGAAAGAATTCTTTCTTTTGCTTGTGCAATGTTAACCATATTTCCTCTTTTATTCTATTATATCTTTTATTACTGCCTCTTCAGCCGTGATTAATTCAAGTTCTTTAAATTTAAGATTCATTGAATTTTTCAATGAATCCAATGAATTATATGAGTTCATATAACTCGCAGGATATAACAGTTTATCATTATAGAAAATTATAAATGAAAAAGTTTCGTCAGCTTTATTCATTTCGCTAATTTTATTTACAACACGTATAATTATACTAGAGCTATGATTAAATTTAACAAAATATTTCTTACCAAAATTATAACTATATATTTTATGTCTATCAGATAAATTAGAACAATAATGATTGCAACACTCTCCTGGCTTATAACCAAATTCCGAGATTACAGAATTATATATAAATTCAATGTCATATTTTAAATCTATACAATGTTTTATAAAATCATTACTATTCATTCAATAATATCCTTAATAATACTCTCATCTTTGGTTAATAAACCAACTTCTTTAAATGCATTAATCAATGCTTTTCTTAACTCTAAAGGAGTGGTTAGATTTCTTTCCACATAATAGCTATTGCCCATAAAACGATCATAAAACATAACCGTACACCCTCCATAATAACTAAATCTAATACAATAAATAATATTATCTTTAGAAGATTTAACAAATCCATTATCTTTGTTGCCACACACAAGATTTAATATTACTTCGTCTGAAATCATTCGTAATTTACCAAAATCATATCCATAATCAACAAGAATTGATTTTAAAACATCTAATATTTGTTTTTTGGTAATCATTCAATGATATCTTTTACCATAACTTCATCTATAGTCAATATGTTAAGCTTCTTTATATCGAAATATTTTTCAAACATTTCTACAAAATTTTCTAATCCACCAGCATATTCCTTTTCTCCCAACCATCCAAAATTTTTTATCAAACTTCTTAATGTTAGACGGCCTTTTTCTTTCTTAATTGTAATTTTATTTATTTAATATGGGGCGGTTTTGAAAAGAAAATATATTCCTATATCCAAATCGTCAATAGTTATTATGTTCTTTAAAGAATTTATAGAAACGTTATGTGAATATTTTAACAAATAATCAAATATATTCTTATATTTTAAATTTTTGTGGCTAATTTTCATTCTATTATATCCTTAATTATCATCATATTTTTATAATTTTCCTCAACTTTATCTAATTTAGATAGATCTTTTTCTAAATAAGATAACATATGTTTATGATGATTAATTTTATCAATAATCAAACGTTTCATATGCTCTTTAGCATTAAATAATGCCTCTTCTGGAAAAACAAATCTTCTATCTAATAGACAATTTGATTTTTCATCAATCATAACTGTCCACATATCATCAAGATCATGGTAAATCAAATCAACACCCAAATATTCTGAATGATAAATATAACTCCATTCACTATGTTTAGTATCAATATCTTTGATACTAAAATAAATTCCTAAAACAGTAATTTCTTTTTCAATAGAAGGATTTTGAACCGCTTTTTTCATTCAATAATATCCTTAATAGACATTTGCTCTTTACACTCTTTAAATATCTCTTCCAATGTAGTCATATATTGACTATATAAATGGAATCTTTCATTTGCTTCTTTTACTTTATTTTTGCAAGCGGAAACTTCATATTTAGCATCTTCTAATTTAGAATTCATTCTTTTTTTAAAATCGCCAAGAACTCTATTTAAAGCCTCAACATCTGTTTTGCCGCCAGGAAAAACATCTCCACGAAAAATAAAACTATACTTACTATTTTCAAATTTTTCATCAATATACATTTCTATAAAAGGCAATTCTGTACATTCATATTTCATATTAAATTTGCCATCACACAGATTAAGGGTTTTAAGTGTAAACTTTTTTCCACAAATAACAATTTCTTTCTCTATGTAATTCATGTTAGTTTCCCTACATTTGGATCAATCTTTTTACACAATTCTAGCATAGCTTCACTTGCTGAAGAATGAATTTTAGTAATATCATTCTTGTTTCCAAGTGAAAATGTTTTTATATCAGTTGTCTTTCCTCTTTTCAAAGCAAATAATGCCGCAGGCCACAATCTTTCTTTTGCAGCTAATGCAAAAGTTTTTATATCTTCAATTCCTTGAAGATCCTCCCAGTCCTTCTGGGTTGTAGATATTACCTGCTGTACAATAGGTTTTAATTTTAGAATGCGTTTAGTTATCAACTCAGGCATCAATCCAACAATATCATCATCTTTGCCAAGCAGAATGACATTTATACAATTCTTTACCGATGTTTCTAAACTAGTTCTTAGATGAGAAGCCGCTAACCAAGCCGGATTTTTTACTTTAATCCGATGCCAGTATTTGTCCCTAACAACAACCCCTTCATGTTCTTCAGGATTCCATTCTCGAATTACTTTGACCATATGCTCAATATTATAAAATGAATATGTATTTGGGACACATAATTCAAATCTGTCATCTCCAAGTCCAATCCATCCATCAGGCTCCTCTTCCTCTAATGTTATATTGTCCCTTACCCCAATTAATGTCAATTTTATATCATCATACCTACATACTACCCTATTGTAGGGGGATGTAAGTTCAAAAATGAACGTTTTGTTCTTGGCGTCTGGCCGACATTCTGATAAATCTCCCATCAGGTCTTGTATAGACATCGGCGGGTCATCAGAAACAGTTCCTGGAGCCTGTTGAGCTATATACATTTTATCACAGGCATAATCTACAAGTTTGGAAAAAGTTAAATCACATCCGTTCTCCAAGGGAACATCTGCTTCCGGACGAGATCTTGTTGCGACATACCAATGATTTTTGTAAAAATACACACAAATCATAGTTCCGTCTAGTTTTTCTAAATATCCAGCACTTGACCAGTCTATTTTGGCAGCAAACTCTTCTTGCTCGAGATTAAAAAATCTTGAAAAAGGAAAAGCTAGAATATCATAAGATCCTTCTTCTAAAACCAAGCCACGACATTCACAAGCTAGAAGATCAGAGTTAGATACTTCTAGTTGATCATAGTTTAGAGAGATCTTTCCATTAGTTATGGTAGCATAAACGCCATGTTCTTTAGCAAGATCATCGAGGGTTTTACCAGAGAGGAGGTATTTTTGAATTAGAAGCATTTTCTATTGTTTCCTTATCTGAAACTATATCTAATACACCAATTATTCTTTTAATATTTACAAATTTAGTTTCGTCTATTTTTCCAATAAAAATAGTATAATCTGCTACTTTTATTCCAACAACCGAAAGTTCTTTAAGTTCTTTAATAATATCCGGAATCTGATCATTTGAAGCAGATTTAATTACATAACCAGAGCCTACAGACTTTAGTAGTGATGATAGATCTGAGATCTCCTCTGTGGGGACAACATCACCATTTTCTCTACGTCTGTCAAGTTCTTGCATTGCTTTAATTGCCAGGTCTTTGTTTATTTTGAAAGCCCTATATGTGGCAATTATTGAAACCAAAGAATCTATCGTAAATGTTTCTAGTTCTATCATTCTATTATATCTTTTATCATTGCTTCGTCTGGAGTTAATAGTTTTAACTCTATGAATTCTTTTTCTAAAGCTGAAATTATATTTATATAAGAATTTGTATAACACCAATGAAGTACAATAGGATGATCTGGATACGATATACAATATATAAATCCAGTTCGATGATAACGAAAACAATTTATTTTAACATAATTTATTTTATGAAGATTTTTCAATCCAAAAAAGAAATCGCATCTAATTATATAAGAAAAATAAAAATATTCATTATGAATTTGTATTTTACTTTTGCTAGTATTATATCCGAATTTTTTCAACAAATTAATTATATCCACAGTTATTTTGTTTTCAAAATAAAAAATGTGTCGGCGGAACTTTTCTTTTAATTCTTTTTTCTTCTTCCTACTCAATTTCATTCTATTATGTCCTTAATAAGCGTTTCGTCTTTTGTTAGAACCTTGCTGTCTCTAAATGTTTTTACCAATATATTTTTGATATCACTGAAGTTAGTGAAAATATATTTTTTACCATAATCCAAAGAAGATTCAATATAAAATATTTTTCTGGATAAAATTACAATATACCATTTATTACATTCTAAATAATTACAACCATTACTAAAAAGCTGTTGAGTATTACAAAGATGAATATAACTCTCATGATTAGTATTAAAATCATGATTCAATTTAACAGCATCAAACTCATAATTGTTTTTAATAAACTCAATTATTTGATTATATAAACTAAAATATGTTTTATCATCATTCATTATTCAATTATATCCTTAATCATAGCCTCTGTTTTGTTCAACAAACCTATATTTTTAATTTCTTTTCTCAAAAATGATTTTATATCTTTCATTGAATTATAATTACATTTTTTAAAATTAAATTCAATCTTATGTAAATTTTGATAAACGAAAATTCTTTGAATAATTTCTCTTTTAATATTGTAAAAGCCAAATGTTATTATATTTCTATGAACAATACAACTAATATTAAAACCATACTCTTTGTTAAAGAAATATATTATTTCGTTTATTAATTTTTGTTTATTCATTTAATATCTTTTGTTGGAAAGAATTTAACTCTTTTCTTCGACAAAACAAATTTTCCCAATCCATTAATTGCAACCTCTTTGTTTTTCATTAATTCTGTTCTAATTTCCTGATAATACTCTTTTAGAATTATTCCTATCACCGTTATGTCTAATCCTGTTTTTGCTCTAACCGAATACAATAATTCTTTTTGATCTGAGAATGAAATAGGAATATTTCCAGAATTTTGTTCTGAGTATTCTTCAATTCCAGGAGGCAGATCGTCTTTTTCTTTTTCTGCCCCGATTTCTTTATTGTTTTTCATCATTTGCCAAAAATTCGCCATAATACTTCGTATTATGTCTTATTTATTTAGTAGTATGTATTCTTACTGATCTCAATTGGATCATACTGATTGTATGGATCGTATATGATGATCATTGTATACCATGGGATGCGCGGGCGCGAATAGATCTTTCAACAAACTCTCTCGACTTTTTCTTTCCCATTTCAATTATTATCTAGATCGATGAATTAATCATTGCTAGATGATCTTAATCTGGACTCCATCTGAGCAGTGGGTCCAGAACGTTTTGTTTAAGGTTTATTCTTTTTTGTGAAAAGCTTTCGGGGCTTGCTTGAGGGTGAGCCGGGGTGTGTTTGAAAACGATTCCTGGAGACCCCTAGAGGCCGTAGCCAAGATCACACTTTCAGTATCCTAAATTTAATATTGGTTTAAATGCTGGGCCATCAATAACAATTTTATCACCAAGTCCATCATTTGAAATAATTTGTCCAGTCAACCTGCCAGTATCATAGATTCCACTATCTAGGTTGCAAGAGTGAGTATAATACTTTGCCTGGCCATCTTCCTGAGCAGCATGTCCAGAAACAATATATCCAAACCGCCCATCATAAACTTCATGCCATGATGTTCCACCTTCTTTGGACTTAACTAGAGTTTTTACTCCATTAATCATTTGCCAGACTAGTGGGATCATTTTTCCATTTTCATCTACGTCTCGGACATAAACAACCTCGACATCTTTGCCGAGACTGTTCTGATCCATCAGCGGACTAACACCAGCATGTAGAACAGTTATTTTCATGTTTGGAAATTCAAATGTAATAACTAATGGTCTTCCCCTCCACCATTTTAAACATTTAGATAAAGGATTTTTCTTTTTCGATCTAATTATTTTTACTTCATGATTACCACGGACAGCATAAGCAATATGTTTATCAGATAATCTAATAAGTTCTTCTGTTATTATTTCAGCAGATTTTTCACCATAACCTTTATCATAAACATCTCCTACTGAGACAATTAATTTCGTAGGAGAAGGTTTCCATTCTTCCAAAAGATTAAAAAATTGTTCTGTATGTTCATGTATATCGCCAATAATACATATAGAAGTATTTTCTGGAACCTGAATTGTTTGAAATGCAGGCAATTTAGAAGCATCTTTATATGTATTGCTCATTCTATGATGTCCTTTATCATTGCACAGTCATAATAATAGTTTAAATTGTTTTTAATTTTATTTAAATCTTCTAATCTTTTCTGTTTTTCATTATAAAATTCTATTAGTTTTTTATTATTTTTCAAATTTTCATTTTGTTTTAATTTCTTTTCAATTTTATCAACAAAACATTGCGAATTATCTTTCCAAAGTGAAATTAAATACAAAAACAAATCTTTTGACATACATTTTATAGCAGAAAGATTTGGTTTATCTGGGTCATTATTTTGAAAAATAGTATCCATATAAATTATGGATGAAAAATCTTTGTTTAAATGGTTTTCGCCATCATAACTCATAAAATTTTCTAAAGATCCTAAAATGCCACCATTAAAATGTTTTAACAAATTTTGTATATCTGGCAATAAATGTAGTTTGTCATCATCGATTCCAATAAGATCGTTAGAATCTAAACTATACTCTGTTATTCTAGTTAACCAAATGATCATTCTATGATTCCTTTTATCATTAATTCGTCGTAATATTTGTCTACATTGTTTTCAATTTTGTTTAAATCTTCTAAGAATTTTTTATAATAGGTATAACATACCAAAAAAATATCATCTTCCTCATCTTTTTTATTTATTTTATATAAATAAAGTTCTTTCCACAATGAAATCATATATATAAACAGTCTTTTAGACATATATTGTAATAACTCATATCTTGGCTCAGAAATATCTGACTTATCAAATATGTCTTCATAATGAATTACATATACCAAATTTACAAATTGATTGCTTCCATCATAACTAGTGAATTTTTCTATAAGACCAAGAATTTCTCCGCCATGAACTTCTTTACAATCTCCCGTATTTTCTAAATAATAATTTAAATCTGATAATAAATCAATTTTATCATCGTCAAATTTAACCAAATAATATTCAATTTCTTTTCTTAAATAGACAATCATTCGATTATATTCCTTATCATTATTTCGTCATATACAAGGTTTATTTTGTTTTCAGACAAATATTTACTAATTATTTTTAATTTACAACTATCATTTTTAAATTTAATTTTCCACTGTTTTACCAAATAATTAATCAATTTTTTCGGGAGCCAATAAAAATGATAATCTGTTTCAAATGCCGAAGGATCAAACAAATCTTCAATTTTTTTATAGAACTTATTCTTTCTCAATGATTTTATTTTAAATTCATTATTTGGAATAATAGCATAAATTGTATTATAATACGATTTGATAAATTCAAAATTTTCTATTTCGTCTGGAATCTCTAAAAATCTTGGAACAAACCATTCATAATTATGTTCAATATGCTCCGTTGATATGTTATTTTCTTTGTAAATTACAATCATTCGATTATGTCTTTTATTAATAAATTACTCATTATCTCTTCTTCAAATTCTTTATAATTAGGACAATACATTATAACGTTTAAATTATATTTGCTTAATTTAATTGCTTCTAGTTGAACTTTCAATGTTGGGTTCCTAATATATTTTATTATTGGAGGGTGTTTTCTAACAATACGCAATTGCAATTCTTCTGATGGGTTTAAACCAACCTAAAATCACCTAGACCAACACCATTGTCAAGGAGAAATAATTTTAAAAAATCCTCTTCGTCATTTGGATTATATCCCAAATGTTTCACTATCTTTTGTTCCAAGGAATTATTTGCCATATATACATGACCGATTTAGAAGAGAAAAATCCAATTGATTTATATTTTGATATGCGAGAAGGAAGAGTAAAGTTAGCTCAGAAAGAAATGGAAGAAAAATCTGATGCCCCACGAATACTTTGCGCCTATCTCGGCCTGCTACGTACTATGGTCCTTGTCTTCCAAAATAGCCACTGGAAGTGCCAATGTCCAGCCTTCTACGGCAACCATCTGCTTTTTGAAAGAATCTACAATGATGCCGCAGAGTTAACTGATGCCATGGCAGAAAAATTAATTGGATTATTTGGTAATGATGCTTTGAATCATGCAGAGCAAATTGAATTGATTGCTGGATTCTATAAAAAATATATTAGCGATAATCATATTGAGAATAGCTTGAATATATCTAAAGACTTTATCAAAGCAGCCGACGACACTTATCAACGAATTAAAGAAATGGGGAATATGACCCTTGGTCTGGATGATATGATCATGGCCCAGAGTAGCAAAGTAGAAGAATTCATTTATCTATTGACACAGGTTTCCGGAACACCATAAGCAGAAATAGTAAATAGTTTCCCACACTTAGGACATTCATAAACAATTGTTGTTTGACCCATAGTTAGCAACTTCAATGTATCTATTGTTCCTTTGACTGTAAAGGTATGATGATTTGGACTAGCCACAATAACATCTTGTTTTATCCAATCTTTATGATTGCACAATAGTTTTTTGATTATACTAATCATTTTTATTTCTTTCTTTGTCTGCCAATTCTTCTAGCCATTCATTGTATTTTGCCAAATCTTTTTCATACTTGTGTTGTTTAATGTTATATTTTTTAATGGAATTAATATATAATTCTCTCTCCGATTTATAATTTTCATCTTTTAATTTATGAACAATTCTAGCAGAAGGATATTCTCCACCATTCTCATCAGCTTTTAATATTGGCTCAATAAAAATATTTGAAGCTAAATTTTCTTCTATTTCATTAATATCATTGTTTGATGTATATTTTGCTCGAATTTCATTTAATAATTCTTTTAACGAAAGAGGACAAGGGATTTCTGTATATATTTCTATTTCAAAAAATTCTTTAGGACAAACCATTAGTTCAGATTTTTCTGGCGGAATTGGCTTTTTCATTCAATGATGTCCTTTATAGATTTTTCTGTTGCCGTCAATTTATTGTTTTGATACATTTCTTTTATATCATTTATTTTTAATAAAATAAAATCTCCAGAAATACCAGGAAGCTCATCCCAATAATTTTGACTATTTTCGCTATAAACAAGCCAATCGTTGGATTTAATAAACTGCGGATTGTTAATTTTTAAAAAATTTGAACTAAAATTTACAAATTCCCCAGATATTGTAATGTCATCCAAAACAGCAGTAATCATTTTCCCAATAAGCGGTACGAATAATTTTTCATTGCTAACTTTTCCTAAAGAAATAGCCAGAGAAAAGCCTTCCCCAGCATCATTCTGTGATGGTTTGTTATTTCCCATTCTATTATTTGGTCCAATACGTAGTAAATCCTCTTGTCCCTTCAGTCCGGAGCCCCTTTTCTCCTTTTGAAGCCGTCCATTCTTTGCTCATTACATGAAGTAATGTGCTCAGAACCTTAGGATTAATATCATGTTTCGCATTAGCAAGGAATTCTCGAATCTCCCTCACCGTCATTCCTGGCTTGGCAAATACAGCTGCTGTAATCGCCTCTCTGTGGCCTTTTGACCCAGGCACTGGACCTACACCCTTCTTGGCCTGGCGAGGCTTTGTAGAGGCAGCCAGGGCCTGAGAATTGCTATTAAGCTGTTCTAGGGCTTTTTTAATTTCTGCTGTCTGGGCTTCAGAAGAAGCTAACGCAGCCGTAAGTTTATAAATAGCCAAATTGCGAATATCAGGATCATTAAAAATAGAAATTAGGTCAACCATTGTTATTCCTCTCAAGATCGAGAGACAGCATATGCATTTCTAGTAGGCTTGTCAAGCCCGGTGCTTGGTAGCAGAGATTTGTAGTTCTTCCTCGCCAACATCTGCTATAAATATTAGAAACACAAGTTCTTGTGAACAGTCTAATGTTAAATCAGCTTGTATTTTGCCAACAAAAAATTTTCTAGGAGATCTATTTTCTTCTCCAATATCTTCGAATCTTTCTTCTAATTCTACAGCTATATTATTATGTCTCGAATATGTTTTCTTTTTATTATTAGAATAATATTTAAATATATTTGTAAATTCTGGACAAGTTAAAGGAGCAATGTGAAGTTGTTTTAATTCTCCTTCAAGGAAAACCAGGAAAGCTTGTCCTTTAGCAAAGTTTAAAGTTCCATTGAACTGTAGTTTTCCTATGTAATATGTTTGCCCATCTCTATCTTCTTTGGGAAGTAATCCTATTTTTATTGGATGCATATAGTTCACTCTATTATGTCTTTTATCATTGCTTCGTCTTCAGTTATACATGTCTCAACACTTTCAATTATATTAAACAATGCATTTAATATATCTAAATCAACATGATCAAGCTGACTCAACTTATCTAAATTGTCGTAATCAACATTTTTACTGTCAATTAGTTCTTGAATTAATTCTGATAATTTTTTCTTGCAATTAATACATACGGGTTCCATTTTACCAATATTAACAGGCATTTTATGATTAATTCTTTTCATTCAATTAAGTCTTTTATCATCAATTCGTCTTCGGACAAACATCCTTTATGATGGTTCTCCACGTAATTAATTTGGACATTAACTGATGAATCAGAAGAAATGGTTTTCAATATAGGATCACTTGCCCATTGATTCCATATCCTCATATCAGTTGAATCAACAAGCTCAATGTATAGTTGATCTAAACTTTTCCCGCAGTTTATGCATTTGTAATTAACGAATGTTTCATATGTCTTTTGAATATTATGTTTCACCCAATTCATTGTATAATATCCTTGATAATTATCTCATCACAAGTAAGGTTTTTGTTAGTTGCGGAATCAGGAATTATTCCCTCACCATAATCTGTTGCTTTAATTTTGCAATTTTTGCATTTATAATAAATTGTTCTGGGTTCGTGATGAACTTCGGCGGTAGAATCACTACGTCGAATAAAGAATTTTCTGCCACCAGATACTTTTACTGGCTCCCAATCATGTCCATAACTGTCCTTTCCCGATTGATTTGGATAATTTTTAAGATAATCTTTCCAGGTTTGTGGCTGCTTCACATTATAATATATAACAGATCAAATGCAATCATATATTATTTTATAATTTTCTTTTCCATCATGTTGAGTTATAACCGCATAACAATCATCAGGAATTTCTATTACACAAAGATTCATAGCCCCACCTAAATATGGTTGTTCCTCTTTTTTCAATCCAAATTCCTTCTCTAGATCTTTTTCTAATTGTTTCAATATAGGTTCGTCTGCGTCAATATCATTAGGCACAAATATATAATAACCAAGCCTTCTAAAATAGTTTTTATCTTCTTCTAGTTTATCTATGATTGGTTGGTATGTTGCAATATATCTAGCAAGTTTAGTATTGCTACATTCTGAGCTCCAACCGGCTCCATAAGAATTGGTAATAAGTATTTTTCTCATGACATTCCGAAATGTACCAATTGTTTTATACAGTCAGGTTTGCTACAACTAATTGGCCTGACAATGTTTTCAACTATTTCTAAATGAAACCATTCTATTTCTTTACAGTTGGGAGTAAATCCTTCATCAATTTCCTCAATAACAAAGTATATATCATTGCCTTTTGTGATGTCGGTGTAATATTCTTCCCACCACCAACCAGTAGATAAAGTAAAATCTTTTGCATCATTAATAGAAAACCAATAACCGCGAGTTTCTACTTTGGAATCAAATAAAGGATCGGTATTAGGTTTTATATATACTTGTGATATTACAAAAATGCTGCTCATAGTTGAAAATACCTATATATAGTGAAAAGCAAAACGGCTACTGAAATTATATATGCAACTATATGTAAAGGTACGGTTTCAGCCAGGTTTAAAGCCCCTACTAACTCTTCTAATATTTGCCACAACAAACCACAAATAGCAACTAAAACAGAAATTATACAAAGAAGAACTGTTGTCATTTGTGCTCCGGCGGAATTTCATTTAAATACTTGAGACCGAACAGCTTTGTTATTATCTTTTCTAACCAACTAGGTTTGGAGCAGATTGAACATTCATTAGTATAACTGGTTGTTATACCATTACTATTTCTGAATATCCTTGTACCACCCGCTCTGTGCGGGCAGGAATATATTTCAACCGTTCCCATTATCTTTGTTCTTTTCTAGATCGTGTGGTGTAGTAAAATATACTCTAGGGCCCTCGACAACCCGTATGAAGTATGATGGATATTTGTGTTCTCTAACTCTTTTTAGAGTTTCATCAACTTCTTCTAATATCTTTTTTAATTTCGGACTCATTTAGCATAACCTTCTCGTCTAGCTTTCTCAAGAAGGTCTTCTGTTCTAGCATTATTTCTAATCCTATCAGAATATACAGCTCCGCCTTTTACTTCAGTAAGCCAAACCGTATTTCTTTCACCAACTGTTTCATCCATTACTTCGACCCATCCTTTTTCAGGACGCCAAGTATAGATCAAACCTTCGAATCTCGTGCCGTCTTTAAACTCAATATCAATTGCAAACATGTGTTTTCCTTTTTTAGAACCCTCTTAACAAAGCTACTCTTCCAAATGGTGGTTTGAAATTTTTGTTTTCTGATGTTATTACCCAGAGAACATCGACACCAGGATCTTTTAACTCAGTATCGAAAAGATAACCATCAGTCATGATGATCATCATGTCAACTTCTTCTCGGATATATTTTCTCCAATTGGTTAATAGGTCGGAAATTACGGTGCCTCCCCTGCCGTGGATGCTTATATTCGGCAAATCATTCATTCCTTGAATCTTTGTTGCTTTGTCCCAATACACTTGTGCATCCCAACAAACAACAGTTCCTTCAGACCTACCGTCTAGGCATTTCAATTGACTTACTCCGTAAGCCATATCTTCTCTAGTCATGGAGCCAGACGTATCAAGGCC